ACCGCCGCAGAGCGCAATGCTCCAGGTTACTACCTCAAGGAAACTTTCCGAGAAAAAGGCGTCAATGTTTTGGGCGCTGGTATGTATGGTGCGGCGATCGAGGAAAACGGTAACGTTTTCAAAATCTTCGGCAAGGAAGAGCGCGGCTATGGTGCCTACCTGGCGTATCTCAAGGGCAAGAGCAGCGTACTCCATCCCAGGGTGAAACTGGTGGGATCGTTCGGACTTTACACTTGTGTCCACATTGAACGTCTTTACGATCTGCGTTCTGAAATCGGCGCCGACCTTGCTTATGAGTTTGCTATGTGGGCCAGCTACATTGCCCGCAAGGCATATGTGCGCGCGGGAGGTAACGACTTCGTCGAGAAGGTCCGCTTCCCCAAGGCGGCTGCGCAATATGTCAACAAAGCCAACATGGTTGGGATGCTCACCAAGCTGGCCAAGTTCGTTGCCGAGCACAATGCTGCTAATGGGCGAGTAGGATGGGACCTTCATAGCGGCAATTTCATGGTTCGCCGCAACGAAGACGGCACGAAGCAAATTGTCCTCACTGACCCCTTTTGCAATAACTGAAGGGCAATAGAAACGCATCGACTGGCACGGTTGGGCTATGTTCCAACCGTGCCATTGTCTGGATGGGTCATTATCCATGGAAACTTGTCCATCGATGTTAACTATACTAATTAACGTTAACAAAATAGTGACCACAATCTTCCTTATTTCATGTAAGGCTTGACTCCAATGCTCTCCGACCATATACATCCATGGAGAGCATTGGATGGAAGAGCATCCATCAATGAACCCTTGCGGAGGACATATGGCACGAGAAATTCCGTCTAGCACTGCCGAAAAGCTCTACATCGATGCCGACTGGCAGTCGTTTGGGCTGGACGAGATCGTCGATCGAATTAACGATCATTTTCCGGAAGCTCAGTCGATGACTTACGAAGAAATCGTCGCCAACTATCAGATCGAAATCGAACGAATCCAAGTTACCGGCTGTGGATGCTGTTATGACCCGTCGGACTGGAACACCTATATCGTTATTACCAGAAAGGTTTGACAATGGAAGATTTTGAACAGTTCCCTCCCATCGAAGGTAACGGTCATCCAACGTCCGGCTATCTTTTTTTGGTGGCGGCTATCGCTTTGGGCTTGACCGCCTTAGTGCTTTCACTTATCGGTTGATCAAAGGAGATTACTGATGGCAAATATCCGTTGCACGACTACGCTGGATGGTCGTATGTTCCACACTTTCGAATCCGGTGGCAAGACCCACGTGCTGGGAGTGGTGCGCTCGACTGCGGACGTCAAAGCCTGCCGCCGTGTCAACATTCTTCAGAGCCGATCGCTGGCGAGCGAAGGTCTGGGGGGTTGAAATGAACCTTGATAGCCGCCAGACAGAGCCGTTCAACAGCGGAGAAGGTGACGGCCAGTATTGGCAAGTCACTCGCAGTCACGATATGCACGCCTTCGACAACCTTCCGCCGCGCATTCGGGCATATATGAACGAGAACTTCAGCCACCTCCCGGCAGAAGACGTTCTTTATAATCTCCGTTACAATTGTAACGGCAACGAGGAAAAATGTCTAGAGTCGCTAATTGCCGACAACGTAATGCTGGAAAACATCAACCGGGAACAAATGGCCGCTTGACTTAGGCCGCCGTTCTGTTAGACAAGCGGTATGAAAGATTACCTTTTCCTTGATGATGAGCGTGTCCCGCACGATGTGATTTGGAATGGCAATCATCGCCTTTACCAATACGACTATCTGTGGGACATTGTTCGCACCCAGCCTCAGTTCGAGGCATATATCCTGGAACACGGAATTCCCAGCGTCGTGAGCTTCGATAACGACCTAGGCACTGGAATGGGTGAAGGAATCTTCTGCGCCCAATGGCTTGTCGATCAAGTGCTTGACGGGAATGTCAAGTGGAACCCCAATGTGACCTTTTTGGTCCATAGCAAGAATGGTGTGGCTGCTGACCGCATAAAAGGGTTGCTAAATAATTTCATCTCCTTTATAGAGAATGAAACACGGAGGTAGGAATGGCGTTTATCGATCGTTTTGGGGTTGAAATAAACGAAGGCGATCTAGTTGCTTTTGCTTGTAAGGAATACAGCAGAGACGCAATGATTGGCGCCACCGTAGCCTTCGGGACGGTCAAGCGTTATTATCCTGCTGGGGGTATGCTAATAGATACTGTCGACGGTAGAGAGGTGCGTTTGATGAAGATCGAACCTAATCAAGTCGTCGCCCTCAACGAAGACTTTATGGAAATGGTGAAAGTGGCTCGCACTGTCGCTATCATCTGCGCATAATGTTAAAGGAAAAGATATTCGTCGTGGAATCAACCGAGCTCTAAAAACAGACCACCCGTTCTGATTTTTGTTGATCCGGAGACTCATTCTGCTAGAAGGATGGAGTAACGAAGGAGAAGACGATGAAAACGATCGCAGATTTCACCGCCCTGGTCAAGCTTTGCATTGAGACTGCTGAAGCCAAGTATGGTAAGATTGGCCCCGTCGAAATACGTTGCGATGTGCGCGGCAAGACTGCTGGCTATGCGGGTTGGAAAACCAACCGCTGGACTGGTGAAAACTCCAACTTTGTCCTGCGCTTCAACCGCGAAGCTATCGCCAAGCATTGGGATGAAATGGTGCAAGTCACCATCCCGCACGAAGTTGCTCACCTTGTTTGCGCTGCTCATCCTGAATTGGGCGGCCGCGATCACAATTGGAAGTGGGCACAAATTGATCGCTCGCTCGGCGGTAATGGAGAGCGTTGCCACAATATGGAACTCACTCCGGGCCGGAAGACCAGCCGCTATGTTTACAAGGACTCACTGGGCCGGGAAATGACTGTCGGCCCCAAGCACCACGCTGCTCTCCAGCGCGGTAAGTATGGACTTCTCCGCAACCGCAAAACTGGTGCCACTATCACCCGCGGTGATTACCTCCGACCCGCAGCTTGACAAAAAAAAAAGAGAAAAGGGGCCAAGCGCCTCTTTTCTTTTGATACTGTTTGTTAACTATATTCATTAACGTTAACGAATGGTTAAAACAGGCCGTATTTTATCTTTCTTATGGTTTCGTAAACAGTGCAAGATGCTAATTTTTCTCATCGTTATCTTTTAATCGTATTGACATCCGACCTAGCTTTCTATAATATCCCACAAAAGGAAGTTAGTTCGGAGTTGATATGAAATCCACTATAGTCACATTATTGTTAGTCGCTGCGGCAGGAATGTTAGCCGTTGCTGGCTACAAGGCTATGACCTTCAAATCACTCAATGTTACTGAGGTTCAATTCCAGGACGGAGAAGCAGACGAAATCTGCTATAGTCTATTGAAGGACTGGAGTGAGGATCCCAATATGAGGGAAAAGGTGCAGGCTGCAACTGCTGACAACCTTTTCACTGACGATGAATGTCAGGACTTGCTCAAGTATCACGATCTAATCGACGCCCAGGAAAAGAGGGCTCGTATGGATCATTATATGGAAGATGCTAAGGCCAACGTCAAGTAGCTCTTGGAATTTCGTTGTAGAATAAATGATCACCAATTTGGGCCACCGGATCAATTGTCTTAGCCCAAGCAGGATTGACTGCCTTTGTGTGATAGTATAGTGATCCGTCAGTTGGGTCTTGATCACGACCTTGGATGATCTTTGTAGCTAGTTCCTGTGCCTCTAGCCATTCTTTATAACCAGGCATACCTGGTTCCAAATCCTGAATGTTGAGCATTTTGTCTCTATTTGGATCCCCAGCATTCCAAGCAGAAAATTGCTTTGGAGCCAATGCGACGCCTTCAATACCAGTACCAAACATCTTAGGATGATTACTGTCTGCACGATTCTTAATTACGTGCCCGACCGCTCTCATTCCTTCTGTTCCTTGATTACGGGCTTCACCCCACATTGTCAACGCCATTGCGAGCATTTCCTCTTGGTTAGGAGTAATGTGGTTGACTGTCTGCTGAACTGCTGGTTTAGTATTATATGCCTGAGCTGGCTTGTTTGCTTGATGTAGGCCCACCATTGCTGCTCCAGCCAAGGCGGCTGTGCCGAGCTTCTTTGCAAGAGGACCTTCATTGACGTTTTCAAATTCTTCTAATCTCATATCTCTATTTATGTTAACGTTAATTATTAGGGTTAATGAAAAAAGTGACCGATTAACTACCTTTTTTTCTTGTGCAGATGGTCAAAGGCTGTATAAGGAAAGCATAACAACGCAACGGAGTAGACGAAATGAAGCTTGCACAGATCCACGCGCTGCTCAACAGCATCAACGGCAATACCTTCGCCGCGATGGACACCATCACGGAAGTCGACCTCAAGGGCGGCAAGAAGAACCCGATGAAGGGCCGTGTCACCAAGCACACCACGGGCAACCGCGTTCAGCTCTTCACCAGCCACAAGGGCTACAAGAATATGGTCAACCGCCGCCTCGAGGCCGAGGGCAAGGTTGCCAACTTCGAGCCCGCTGCGCTGCGCTGGGGCACTCGTGTCGAGGACAGCCCGCTGATCGAGCACAACGGTAAGTTTTACCTTCAGTGCATCTTCATCAAGGGCGGCGAGTCCACCTACTACCTGGACAACACTGTCATCGACAAGGCCAACATTGAAGGCTTCGTCGAGAAGGAACCCAACGCCGGCCGCACTGGACTGGAAGATGGTAACGAGCCCATCGTCAGGACATTCGCGCTTGACAGCATCCGTGAAATCCGTATGATGGGCCAGGCAGTCAAAGGATAAATGATGTTGGGAGGGGTGGTATGTCCCACACCCTCCCCGTCCCGGCCGTCGGATCAATCCGACAAGCTTAGAAAGAGTGGTGGACGGAGCCGGCCGTGCCACCACGTTTTTCAAGGAGATAAACGTGAGCAATCTTCCCCGTCGTCCCAACACTTTGATGGGCTTTCTGCTCATCGCGTTCGGCATTGCATTCGTTTCGGTCATCGGCCTTATGATCGCTGGTGGCATCTGGAATTACAGCCTCTATCGTGATTGCATCAACGATGGCAAGAAGGCATACCAGTGCAAGGCAATGCTGGATGGCGGTGCCCGATACATCGCCGTGGATGACGTCACGGAAAAGTAATCCTTGACAGCGCTTCCGTGGAAGCGTATCCACGGAGGGCAATCCACGGAGGAACACTTGCTTAATCGTTTTGAAAAATGGATGTTAAAGCGCATCCTCCATAAGCTGATCCGTCAAGGTCCGCACAAGCACAACATAACTTTGATGTATAAGATTATCCGCATCAAAGCAGAGCAGGTTTTTACCGAAGACAACCATCCAACGCTTGACGCATTCCTGTATGAATGCTATCAGGACAGTAGGAGGTAACGCAATATGTTCCTAGCTTTTGAATCCCCTATTGTTGGTGATCATCGCCAACCAACAATCAAACATTTGATTGGGCCCACCAACATCAATGTCGACAAATTTTATGGTCCTTTTGGGGATCGTATGGAAGTTGACACCTATGCTGAAGGGCAGCTTGCGGCTGGTTGCAAGTGCGATATTGTCGTCGTGCCTCTGGCGGATACAAAGTCCAAACTGGAGCGCATCGTTGAGCTTCTTCGGGAAGCTGACTGTCTTCAACAGGAAATTGCCACTGATACAAGCTCGGATGGGTTTTGTTACAAGACCCACAACCAGCTAGAGGATTTGGCTGATTCGTTTGAGGCAATGATCGTCGCCGTTGGAGACGAATGATGGCTGACATTTCTAAGCTCAAACCTGAGACCCGGGCAGACCTTCTTGCAATGCTGGATGAAGTCTTTGCCGAAACTATAGCAGAAGACCATCTTCCGATCAACACTATTGTGGAGAACAACGTGGACGAATTCGACGAGAACCGCGAACGTGATGCCGGCGCACTGCGCGATGCGGATACTATCATCAAGGCGCTCGCAGAGCAGGGACACGGTGACTATTCAGCTTATCGCAATCAGATCGCTGACCTCTGGGATGGCGAATATGGACTCTGGTATGGTAACGACGAATGTACCACGGACCTGGAAGATGACAACCTCCGTGACCTGCGCCTAATCCAGGAAGATCATTATGATCAGCATATGGACGAGGACGAGAAGCCGGCGTGGGGCGATATGATCTGCTATGCTGGTGATTACGTTTTTTTCGCCTAAAGTGAAAAAAAACTGTTGACGCACCAAACACCAGATGCTAGATATACTGACATAGGGCGACGATAGCGCGCAACGATAGGGCATAGAGGCTAAGCGACGGTTTAGCAGTTCAGCCCGACAATAGCGCGCAACAATAGCCCGACACTTGCCGGGGAAGGTGCTGATCACACTGGAACCACCCCAATAAGTTAATTGAAACGGCGGATTTTCACTCCGACATTGTAGGTATCGAGGCCTACTTGGGTGCAAGACGTTATTAGGAGGAACGGCGGGTGCCTTAGATGGTGGGCCGTAGAGTTTTATCGTGTGTGGCTAGATGGGGCGAGAGGCGGCCCATACTGTAGTGATACAGGCGCCCATTACATTGATGGAGGGTCGCTACCTCCTAGTGATGACGCTGGTTCGATCCCAGCCACGATGACCAGTTTATGCCCTTCCTGGGTTCGAATCCCGGGTCGAATGACAAAGGAAAGATGTAGATACAACGGCCGTGATGCTACATTGGACTGAGTCAGGTCAGGATGCAAGAGTCAAGAAAGCTACTTGACAGACTGCGGCGGAGACATTAATGTTTCCCTCTACCTCGGATTGGTAGTGCTGATCAGGATCTAAACAATCCTTGGCGCCACTTGGCGGGTTGAGCAATAGACAAGCACCAGCGTCGGTTGCTCCCCGCCCTTTTTATTGATTGGAGTAGATGATATGAAGAAAATGGTTGCAGGTTTTTTTGTTTCGTTTATGGCCATAGGAGCCCTTGCCGGCTGTGGTGATACTCGTTTCTCTTCTAAGGAGAGCAGGACTGAAGCTGCCCAGGAACGCATTGAACGTGCTCAGATCGTGTGCAGGGATCACGTTGAGTATTTGAGCTTTCCGAACTCATACGGCCGCACTTATACGGCACATTTGCAGGTTGACGGCAAACCCTACACCTGCTAAACAATACGAACACTGGCGCAATTGTCCGGAACATTGCGTTAAGAGCAGGCACTATTCCCTTAGCCGATCGTGGGAATTTAATGCTGTGGGGTAAGAGTCCCAAGAATGGCACGGAATTAGGGACGGGAACAACTCGGCTGGCTCATTGCGTAGTACCGGAGCCCGTCCTACTAGAATTAGGTGAGCAGTTTCAGGTATTGACGAGTTACATAAGGTCGTCTATATCCCTGCTTGTATTGGATCAGAGCAGCAATGCTTGGCTGGGGGTCGCGAACCAGTTTTGAGTCCAACACCTAAAAGGAAGATGCTGTAGCTTACTGGCTGAAAAGCGCGTATTTTATACGAGATGGGAACGAGAGCGGGTACCCAGCATTTAACAACGAGGGAGGAGCAGCGTGTGCCTTTGATGGTGGGCTGTAGCAAAGCAGGGCGGTGAGGGGTGACGGGTGCGGCCAATATCGCGGGTCATAATTTAGAGTTTTATAGTCTGTGGCTAGTGTTAACGCGAGCACACCTTTTGGAAGTGGAGGTTGGATTCCTCCACCACAGACTAATTACTAACGGTCAGAGGACCGTGGCGCGGAAGGTGGATTTATCCACTGGAAGGTTGTAGGAAGAGTGGCATAACCCACTATTATTTCACGGAGCGGTCGGGCCGTGGATAGTTTTGTAATTGACTTGTCTGGCTGTTCTGCTATTGAGGGAATATGACAAAGCTTCGCAAACCCCCAAAGAATCCAATCACCGAACGGCGCAAGTTCCGTGAACGCAATCCTCAACCATATGACTGGTCTCGAACCAAACTCAATCCAGACAAGGGGCTGAAAGGCGGATCGTGCAACAGGACAGCCTGTCAAGCACCTGGCGCAAATTACTTCAACTATTCGACGGAGAAATATTATTGCCGTCGTTGCGCGGAAGATCTGAATCGCGCCAACCGGTTCGATGCTCACAAAATGTATGGCCACGACTTGTGTCTGCTTGACACATCCAACGGCCCACTGTAAACAAAAACTCCAAACGGAGATAACAATGTTCGAACCTGAAAACGATCTGAAGATCAAAATGATTGCCGGCCACATTGTTGCCCAGGGCCAGTGTGTTGACCTTGGTAATGAACATCGCGAAACGACCTTCAAACTGGATTCGACAGTTGCTCGCTTTATGCGCAATGCTGCTGGCGAGTTCACTTCCATCGCCGTCGAGGACGAAGAAAAGAACATCTACGCATATTGGTCGGAGGGCTATGACGTCCAGTTTATGCTCACTGGCGATGGTAGCGAATTCCAGAGACTGTATTCCCAGATCGAAAACGAACTTGGGATTTGCTTCTAAGTCAGTTGACACGCAAGAACTTTTAAGTTAACTTGTAAGTCCGAATACAGGAGACAACGAATGCGCTTCAAAATCGAATGGGACAACGGTTACGATGATGGCGAAACAATCATCGAGGCAGAAACTCCCTGGCAGGCCGAAGTCAAATTCGAATCGGAATATCCTGACCGAATGGTCCTGGGGAGTCCGGAACCTGTGGAGAATTAACCCCAGTTAAGTTAATCAATAGGAGATGTGCTATGCGGTAATTGACTCAACCTTGATTGTTGTATAGAGATAGAGAAAGAGTTGTTTTGTTGATTGTAAACCTTAACCCAGGAGAGGTTATGTAAAAAGAAGTTCGGCGCGGGTCCTTCCTAGCCAACCACTGTTAGGAGTGTTTTTAGATATGAGCGCGATGCGGATTTATCCGTAGAGTGAGTGGGGAATGGCCTAACACTTGGCCCCATTACTAGGTTGGTTTCAAAACTGACAGCTATTGTGCAAGGCAGCTAGTAACCCTTTAGGAAAACAAATTGCACTTACTCGTCTGTGGTAATGTCACAGACCGTTGTTAACTTATTTTAGAGTACACCTCACGTGGATTTATCCACAATCTGCCGTTCAGATAAGTGCAGGTAAAAACTGCCTTTATTTGACGGCAGAGGGGGAAGATAAGCAGTTCGCCTAAGCAATATGCAGTCGCACATAAGTCTTATCAGTGGGGCAGGTCCACAGTTAACAATGAATAGATATTGAAAAAGAATGGGGTCAGGTAACTGGCCCCATTTTTTATTTGACTCTGGATCAGATTCCGCTAAAAGGATCTGGTAACAAGGAGACCACAATGCTTTACGATATGGTTGCAGAGTTTTTTGGCGTTGATAACGACGCGAACCTTCAGACTGCCATTGATGCATCTGGCGTGAGCATTATCGACTGGCTGGGTGAAGATGGGCAGCCTGATCCTGAAGCCCGCAAGCGTATTGTCGACGCAATGAACGTGCAGACGGACAAGATGATCGAGGCAGAGATCGCCAGCGGCGCAAACAAGATTCCGCTCGAAGAAATGCTGTTCCAGTTGAGCCAGATGCCGGGCATCCGGGTAACTGGATTGCCCAATCGGGCTGCTCGCCGAGCTGCAAGGAAGAAGAAATGAGTCCCGGCTATTACGTCGGCCGCAGAACAAACCGCAACAATAGCGGCAAGTTCGTCATAGTTGAGTCTCGCCCGTTCACTGCCCGATCAGACTCTGAGGATGACCAGTGGCGCGCCAAAAGGGATGCTGCCGCTTGGGGTAGACATATCAAAAACGGTCATCCCAAAGACGAAGTGTTTATCTTCGAAGTTACGTCACTGGAAGATTTCGAAAAAATCGTAGATGATGGTTGACTGGTGGCCAGATTCTGCTAAAAGGATCTGGTAACAAGGAGACACAAGATGGCAAAGCTTCAGATTGTCGACGGTAGTAAGTTCACCTGGAAGGGCACTCACGGCACTTCCGAGGCAAGCGACCTGTTGTTCCGGGAATGGCCTGCCAGCTTCTACATTATGTCTCCCAAGACAGGTCAGCAGAAGCTGTTCCTGCAGGGTGAAGCAAAGCGTTGCGGCACTGCTGACAACGAGCTTCAGAGCGTCGACTATTTCAATCCGGGTGGCGGGATCACTGTCACAATCTTCAACGATTGATTGGTTGACTTAGCATCAACCAGATGCTAGAAGAAGGAATACAAAGGGGCGGTTGCAAACGTCCTGGAGTTGTCGACAAGCCGAAAGGTTTGGAGCCTGTCGTCTATTAGCCAGCGGTGTTCGAAAGCTTCTGGTTCAGGTAAGACGCCACCTCTTGTATAGGGGAAAAGTGGGGTTCGAAGCCCACCAGGCCTTACGATCTGTGCCCAAGACCACTAGGGCCTTGTTAGGGTGGCACTGAAGGAGAAGGTATTTTTACGTCTTCCCGGAGGTTTTGAAAGGGTGTGTAGAAACCGGCCAGCCATCAATGGCTCGTGGAGGAAGCCTCATCTTAGGTTGAGTGCAGGTACATAGAAGCGTGTGCCGGACCCACTTTTTAGGAGATTGTGATGCGAGTTATTCTTTTTGCTTTGGCAGCACTAGCACTTATCCCAGCAGGGATTTGGCTCGAATTTGTCCATCCGGTCAATTCGATCACTGCTGACTTGGAAGCCGATGGGGTAACTGATATCAATCTCCAGTATCGTATGTTCAGCGGCACGATTTTTACCCGCTGCAACCACGAACACGCAACCATCCGTTCGTTCACCGGCATCAAAAATGGCCGCTATGTGCAGGGTATTTCCTGCTATGCGCCTCTTTGGGGTTCCACACATTGGTTTGATTGACTAACTTCCAAAACTGTAGTATTAAAAGCGGGAAATGGAGGTTAGTTATGTATCAGATTGTCGTCAGCGTAATGCCCAAGTTTTTCGATGCATTCAATGGTCCTGCTGGAAATAGTGGCCGGCCCCACTCGTGGGTTTCGGCTTCCGGCGATGAACTTCCGGATATGATCCAAAGCCTGCGTAAGCACGCTGCTCGTGATATGAAAATGTCCGATGACGAGCTGGGCTTGATGGAACGTCTTGTCCTCAATGCTTGGACCAATCAGCTCAAGAACTCCATAGCAGTGTTCAGCAGCGATGAATTTGTCAACATCTCCATATTGGATGCTGAAGACATTGCTGCCCGTGATGCAGCCTTGGCTGAGCTTGGCTTTGGTGGGTTCAGCACAGGAGGTACTATCCATTGAAAGTGCTGGCAGATTTCGAAACCCGTGCTGGGGATTATGAGATCGTCGAATTTCCTGACGGTACTTACAGGATACGATGCGATAGGGTTGACAAGCACGGCATATGCACAGCTAATGATGTAATAGCTTGGCTCAGTAATGCTCTGCACAATGCAGAATTCCTACTCAACAAGCACAATATCTAAAGGGGCCCAGGCCCCTTTTTTTATTCATCACCATTAACTATATCTGTTAAAGTTAATTTTTAGGCATAAATTTGTGACCTTTTTTTGTTGACCGCATCTTTTTTTCTGCTAGAAGGATGGGGTAACGAAGGAGATGTTAAGATGCTCAATGCTGCTGAAATCGCCGCCCTCGAGAACAACATCGACAACGTGTGGTCGCTGGCTGACTACCTCTCCTACCTCAATGCCGATGCGCGCAAGCGTATGGCTGAAACTCCCGGCCTGTGGTGCTCGGAATTCACCGAGGACCTGTCGCACTGGGCTGAAGTTAACATCACCACAGCTCGCGATCTCGCGAACTATCTCGACGCTTGCTTCCAGCGAGAAGTTCAGAAGTCAATGTATGACTATGATCGGTTCGATGATGAAATCGAGGCTTCGCGCAAAGAGCAGGCACGTCGTGATAATGTTGAACGACGTGCCCTGAAAGCCCAATATGTGAATGTGGCACCTGAGCCCAACAATGCTATCGGGAATGCTCTCCTGCAGGCATTGGGGGTCAAATGCTAACTAATCCCAAGTTGGGCCAGGAGGTAATCTTCACCTCGCGAATCCGTGGCATCTGCTATAAGCGGGCCATTGTGGTCAGAGTCGATGGTGCTTGGGCAGTCAAGCTAAAAGAAGACGGTGATACGTTCTTTGTTGATTTGGCTGATGAAATCGAAAATGTGCGTGGTACGTGAAAAAAAGACCTGTTAACTACCTTTTTTTTGTCGACCAGGCCAATAATTCTGCTAAAAGGGTGGCAGTTAAACGCAAACGCAAGGAGATACGAAGATGGCTACTGCAATTGAAAAGCTTCAGAATGTTATCGCCAAGGTCGGTGATGTCGACAACGCCGGCGAGATGATCGCACAGGGCATCAAGGCTCGCAAGAAGGCGGACCTGAAGGTGTTGGGCTTCACTGCAATGTCGGCGACGGTGGCAACGGACGAAGGCGACACGCTTCGCATCGTGTCCAAGCGTGATGCGGCTGATGCTCAGTTCCAGGGCTTTACGAAGCGCAAGACGTCCGTTATGTTACCCAAGACCGAGACGGTGGCGGACCTGGATGGTTTCCGGATCGACAAGATCGAGCAGCTGGTGCCGCTGAAGACTGTCATCGGCGACGACAATGATGCATTCAACAGCTGGCTGGCTCGCTATGCAGGTGCTCGTTCGACGGGCAAGGCAACTCGCGGCGCTCGCGATGAAGCTGCTCCGGCATCCGTTCAGAACATCGTCCACGTCGGCAACCTGCGCGGTCTGGTCAACAAGATGGTCCAGTTCAATGCCGGCGCAATGGCGATGACGTTCGATCGCTTCTCGGTCCGCGAGAACCAGGACGGCACGAAGCAGATCGTGATTACCGATCCCTTCAACGCCTGAAACAAAATGGGAGTCAATGAAATAAAGTAGTTGACTCCCATTCATCCAGGCCATAGAAGACGAATATCAAATGGGCCCGCGTAGCACAAGCGGCTAGTGCGCTCTTAGACTTTACCCGAGGTAGGCCACCGAGGGGCTTGGATAGGCCATCCAATGCGTCTGAGTGAGATTCCAGTTCGAATCTGGACGCGGGCAGCAGTATAGAAGGCCGAAAGGCAGAAGTAAAACGAGGCGACTGAGCGCGCCTATCCACGGGACGGACGACTACGCGCGGTAGGTAATCAGCCCTTGGAGGACTATACTGGCACCCATATCCGTGGATGGGCTTCCACGGAAGCACGTGGATGGAGAACAATGGCGAAGCGATCATTTTGGCAGCCAACTGGTGGCGGCTACAATGTGTTCTATGCGGAATACAGATCCCGCGAGGATCCTACAATCAAACTGTGGAAACGATGCTCCTCCGGCAAGGAACGTGAGGAGTTCATTCGTGAGCAAAGCTTGATCATTCGGCGGTTTGAGACTGAGAAAGAGTATCTGGATTTCTACAACTTTCTGTCGACATTAGTGGCATAGCCTGCTAGTACGATTCAAAGGAGATTCATATGCAGGTTGAAACTAAATTCATCGCCAAGGATGGCAAGAAGTTCGACACTCAGCCTGAAGCTGAAGCCTACGAGGCTGAGCTGGATCGGAAAGCTGATGAGCGCTATACCAAATATCTGACCAGCTCTGCTGGCAAGCGGCTGCTCCAGGACCACAGTTCCACGGAAGAGGGTTATTGGCACGCCATTGGAGAGAGCGACGATCCTGGGATTGGCGGTGGACGAGGACCTGACCTTGGAATCTACAAGGGCCGGCTCGTTGATGTTATTCGCAAGGTAACGGCTATGAATGCCTTCTGGTCCTGGGGTGGCGGTGGCTACATTACCAAGGTCAATGTGACCGAACTCTAAATTGACAAAATGTAAACTGAATGTTACCATTCGGTTGAATACTTTTGGAGATTTCAGAGATGGAAACTAAGGTTGTCAAGCCTTTTACTAGTTCAGAGCTAGAACGAATCAAGAAGCTTGCGAACGAATACCGACCCTCAATGGATAAAACAGTTGTCCACGCTTGGGGCGAAGACGTTGCTAAGCTTCTTAGAAGCTATCTCACGCGCATTGGAGAGCAGTGATGTTCAACGTGTATCCTTGCGAGCTAACGTACACTAGAACTACGAAGACGGGCATTCTAGCAGGCATTCCGTGCCCTTGCATTATCGGTGTCGCGTCCAAGAAGGACGGTGAGAAACTGTTTGCTGATTTGGTCAAGAACAATCCAGACATCTCATTTACAAATCCAAAGATCAATGAGCGAAAATAATTCTTGACCTAATTCCAGATCCTGCTAAAAGGGTCTGGTAACAAGGAGAAAGAAATGTCTCGCACTCATCGCCGGCATCATCCTAAGACCACCAAGTGGGCTCGACGCGAAGTCGAAGGTTACACGTTCTGTGGTTGCCGCTATGCTTTCGAGGATAACAGCGATATGAGCCAGCGCCACACGCTCAGCATCCTGCGCGGTGATGATGGCCGTATCCGCTACGACAAGTGCGCTGGTGCTGTCTCGGACAACGAGGGTAACTGGAAGCTCAACACTTGGGACGAGTCCCCTAGCAAGCACAATGATGCCCACCGTCACCGCCGCCGCGCTGACAAGAAGCTCATTCGCAGCCAGCTCAAAGATATGGATTGACAACCCGTGTGTAAGAACGTAATCAAGAACACGATGGCCCGTCTGCCCTGGGAGAAGAAGGCAGAGTTCAATATCCGGCTCACGCTAGTGCGGGCTGCTAAGCGGCAGCGGCTCTGGGTAGAGCAAGATGGCAAATGTCACTACTGCGATCAAGAAACAGTATTGCCCAGGCCAGGACAAAACAACCGTGGCGGCAATCTGGCAACGTTAGACCACATCATTACACAGAGCAATGGTGGGACTGATAGCCTCAACAATCTGGTCGTCGCCTGCCATACTTGCAACAGCAACCGCCTTGATATGGATTATGAAATTTTTTATAATCTAATGAAGACTCCTGGTGCTTGGAAAGAACATTGTGCTGAAATGGCCCGGCAGAAAGCGGCTCGTGATGAAGAACGTCGCAAAGCAAACCTTCGCCGTCACGAAGAACTCCTGGCAATGGAAAAAGCTGCCGCATCTGCTCGCCAAATGGAACGGCTCCGCAAACACGCTCCGAATGTGATCAAATTTGCTCAGCGTGAGGGTTTTATTCTTCCTACTGATCCTGAAGAGCGTATCCAATGGGCTATCAATTATCATCTTGAACAAGCTCGGCTCCACAAAATGTTCGGTCCTAATGGTGACAACCTTTTGAAGGATTGGCTCCATCGATCAAACTTCGCACCACGGAAGGATGGCCGTGGATGGGTAGCTATCCAGGAATGCTCTTCCAGGGACCCTCTTCCGTGGAGGGACTTGACTGGAGAGACGGAATTCTATATTATGAATTAATCGCAGGCGTAGTGCTCAGTGGCAGAGCCGGGGTCTCTAAAACCCGTCGGTCGTGGGTTCGATGCCCACCGCTTGCACCATTTTTAGGAGGTTGAATGGTTGACATTAAAATCGTTTTTGACCGAAAACTAGACATTGTTGAGCTAGAAGTCTTAGCGGCGAAATTTCGGTCTGGAATGTCAACCCATACTTCTTATAAAAAAAAGCCATATGTATCTGGTTTAGCCAACACTGCGGTTATTTCAATACCCAAAAAGCATCTTTATAGTGTTATTAACTATCTTCTTACTTTCCCTGAAATCAAATATGCGGATCCAATGTATGACTGAAAATGATGTCGTAAACAGTCAAGCATTCAAAGTCATCAACCTGATGATTGACCAGAAGGCTGAAGAACTCAAGCGATATATGCTCGGTCTCAAGGACCGTACTGAGATTCTGTTCCGTGAACAGAAATATCCTCCAGCCGTTCGCACTCGCATCCATTGTGAAAATCCTCGCAATAGTGGTGCCTACACAGCACTTCCAGCCCACCCCCACGAGGTCAAAGACCTTCAGCACTACCTAGATTCAATCGCCACGTTGGAGAAGGAAATCAACGAACTCCAGAAGATGAAATGTCGCTTGACTGGCGACTGGGATTTCACTAATGGTGATACATCCGATATGGAAGCCGTTTTTGGCGAAAAGATTGAAGGTATGTGATGTACATCAAGAATTTCCTTAACAAGAATATGTGCTCGAAGTATTTCGAGATGTTCTGGAATGACCTTGATTGGGAGCGTCGTCCGGATGCTCCGCGTCGCGAATATTGGACTAACCTGTATGACCGCGATTATACATATGGCCGAGGTGCTGGCATTCGCACCTATCAGGCCCGTGAAGGACACCCAGATATTTGGGCTATCGGAACCTATTCAGAAATGGAAGCCTTTGACCACGGTATGATGGACAATGGCCAGATGTTTGAGGGGTGCTTCCTCAATGGTTACGAAGGGGCAAGGGACTGGCTGGGCTGGCACGCCGATGACGATCCAGCTATCGATCACAGTAAGCCTATCGCCATCGTGACACTGTATCGTGAGCCCGAGAAGAAGCCGCGTGTAATCCAGTTCAGGGACAATGCTACGCAGACAGTTGAATCTGTCGAACTACACCACGGCTCCTTGTATTTGATGCCGCCCGGTTTTCAGTTTACACATCAGCATCGAATCCCTAAAGCGGGATTTGAATGCAGTGACCGGATCTCCCTCACATTCAGGGGCTTAGTAAAAAACTAAGCCCTTGACTTTCGCTATAGTTAATGTATGCTTGCGTGGAGATAACTACGTGAGGTAAATTGTGGCGAAAACCCCATCGTGGAGAAAACGCGAACCCGTCGAGGCTCTAGAAGACCTAAGGGACGACTGTATCGCAATTGTCATCAATTCGAAGATGACATTCAAGCAAGTCCACGAACAGGGCGGGCCAACTCCTACAACCATCAGCAAATGGCTGTACAGGGAAACGAAGTTCCCTAGATTAACGACCATACGGGCAATATTAAATGCCTGTGATCACGATTTAACAATAACATCACGTGGTGATCGTGTCAAGAGATATGGGCACGAAGGAATCCAATATCCTCCGAACAAAACTCGTCGCAAAAAATAATCATTGACATTTCTCCGTAATCAGCTATCAGTCTGGTGACGGAGGAACAAATGAATCTTTTGGCGTACGAAATTCGTGGTGCCCAGGTCCACATCAAAGCAGCCACGAGCGTTAAGAAAGACGGATCGTTCCGCCTCAAGGAAACATACGGGATTGGTGGTAATCCGCAAGGAGTTCGCGGTTCTGAAAAGCATATCAAAAAGCTGAATCAAGTTTCCACCATCTTCTCAAATGCTACTGGCGATGACTGGGACATTGGTGAGTTAGTTTACATTGATTCTCCCCGCCAATATTATGGCTACATTACAAATGGGGAGGATAAACTTCTCTATATGTATATCGCCACCCACGCACCGGGCAGTGGGCAACAGTATTTCTTCTCACCACATTTAAGCCCGACACGGGTATTGAACTCCAATTTCAATCCCGAACTGGCAGCTTGGATTATCAAAAGTCGGTTTTCCAAAGATTATCAGAAAATCGGTTGGAATGATCAGCAAATAATGATTGACCTACTCCGCCAAGGTGTTACAGCTGATGTTGTAAACACCGCGCTTGCCGTAATGCGCTGAGGAGGTTATAAATGAAACCGACGGTTAAGGAACGCACGAAGGTTATTGGTGATACCCGTATCACGTCTTTGGTTTCGACCACCAAAGCTACCTGGAAGCGAATCTCGACTTACTGGCGATTGCCTTGCGGATGTGTCAATCCAGATATTTGGACCTCGGATGATCTCCACCAGTCAGAATGCACGGATTGCGGGCGACGATGGAAGCATATGACCACTACTTGCGAAATGCTCGATGGGCAGCCGCAAGGTCCTGAAGTGTATGTGCTGACTGAAAAGATGATCTTCAATGGTGTCTGAGGACTTATCAGCTGGTGATCGGCAGGGTATTATTGATGCCCTGAACAAAGCTATTATGAACCTCTATGAACAAGCGAAGGATTGTGTAAATGATCCCGAGTTTGCTGACTTGGAGGATATGTATAAGGGCGATGCCTCTGATCACGAAGGAATTCTCGAGCGGTTTATCGCCGGGGATTACAAGTCAGCAGCCCGTCAATTCCAATATATGGACACTGCATCAAGGGACAATGTGTTCGCGTTCTTCCAAAGCAAACAACACGAGCGGGCATTCATTTACTTTCTGGAGAACAGTTAATGTTCAAATGGGTTGAGGGTCGACAGAACAGTGGCTATTTCAAAATGCTTCTGTTTCGATCCAAACTGCTCAAAATGGATATGTACCTTCTCAAATTTGAAGAAGGGGTCGTAGTGCCTTGGCATAAGGACCCTGCCAAAACTGGTCAACATTTTCGTTTCAATTTATATCTCACTCGTCCTGGTGGTGGCGAGCTTCTAATAGAAAAAAATAAGAAGGCTATTTTTCCAATCGACTTTGTCACCTGTTTCGTGCAGATGATATTCAACACGCAATGACGCAGGTAGAAGGTGGAACCCTCTATATGCTCTCTATCGGGAAGGTTATATAATGTTTGGCATCATGTTTTTGATCGGTCTTTTTCTGTGTCTAGTTCTATTTGTGTGCTATACATTTTATGACGGATCAGTATGGCAAGCATCGCGCAACCCGGACAAATATACAGTCATCGACGTCCGAACTGCCAAGACTCCAGTCAAGCATGGAGTTGCCGTTGTGCAATATGATGCTTGGGGTGACCCATATGTCGACTTTGGTATTTCTGGCAGTTACCCACTCACTGGTACTTTGAAGGTGCTAGAGAACGGTAAGATCCAGGAGCTGTACCACAACACTGAATGGCGTTTGCGTTCTGGTCCAGAGATCATTTGGCCGAACAATTCTGGCCGCAAAGCATTTGATGGATTTTAATTTTTTCTATTGACTGCTTTCTAAATTTTGCTATTGTCCTGACATAGCAAACGGAGATTCCAATGACTGACCTCAACGCAACCTGGAACGAAGCACAGCGTGGTCCACGTATGTCAGAAGCAACTGGCAAGGTAATGTTCAAGTATCAGATGCCCGTTAAGGAACAGTTCACTATGGAACTCCCTACCGGCGCACAGATTATCCGTATGCAGGATATGGATGGCTTCTTCTGGCTGTGGGCAGTCGTCGATACTGACGCGCCGACCGAGAAGCGTTTCTTTCGTGCGTTCAAGACCGGCGCCAAGATTCCCGACGATTTCGACACCAGTCACTACGTTGGCTTCTGTGCCGTGTTCGTGCAGATGGAACTGGGCCTCTACATTTTCGAAGATCGTGCAGCGTATGACCAGCTGAATCGAATCAAGGACCGTTTCCAGGTCGAGGATGCTCCTATCACAAAGAGTGCCACGCTTCGTGAGATCGCACAGAATGCTGGTAAGAAGGTGATTGACATCAAGCTGTCCAGTCAAAGTGCTGAAGACTTTGCTGGCATTCCCTCTTTTCACGTCAACGAAGAAAACGCCCGCAAGTGGTTCAAAGAAGCAACCGCTTGGATGTATGAGGATCCGAAGAAGCAACTGAAGCTTGACATTGACGAAGTGCTGTCAGAATTCGAAGATGTACTACGGCCGATCATTTTTCCCACTGTTAAAAAGCTGACCCAAAAGCTCATCGACGAAATCGAAGCGGCTGGCGGTTTCGAGGAGGACGAGGAATGAAAGTACATCTCCATTCGGAACAATTTGACGGCTACTTACACGCCGCCTGTTACCGAGCACCATTTGATCCTCCGGCTCCTGATCCCAGAATTGTCGGCGAAGATGATTTTGAGAAACTGCCAAGAGCGGCCAGGTGTCATTACTGCACTCGAATCAATTGGCCGCGTGGTGGAGATCCTATCAACGGTGAAATTTAATTATTGACTCTTATGCCATTTCCTGTAAAAGGGACTGGTAACAAGGAGGCAATGATGCGTTACGGAAATCTTCCCACTGATCTCGGCCTAGTGGATATCTCTCCCAAGGAGATGATGTTCCATATGTATATGCCAATCAGTCTTCCAGGATCGGATCAAGTATATCTTCCTGAGCACCTCGAAGTGTTCAAGCCCCTCGTTGTCAAGGCGTGGGAAGATGAGCGCGAACGTTTCCGCGAAGAATATGTTTACCTGACTGCCAAGACCCTTTGGGTCAGCGGCCAGTATATTGGTAATCGGCCCGGATGGCACTCAGATGGATTCGGCACAAACGACCTCAATTATATTTGGGCCGATCGAGCGCCGACTGATTTCCTCCACAGCCGCGAGGGTTTTGAATTTGAAGGTCACAATTGTGACCACTTCTACACCTTGTGCGATATTATGGAAGAAGATACGTGGCGGCGGGACTGTGGTCGATCCTGGAGTATCAAGCAGTTTGCTGACAAGCATTTGCTCAAGTTGGATCCGAGCGTGATCCATCGTAGCCCAGTCGACTTTGAAGATGGAATGCGTTCCTTCGCCAAGGTCAGTATCTCTCCTGACCAGTATAATCTGGAGGGTAATGCCAGCAATTACCTTTTGGATCTTGACTGGAAGATGAAACCGCGTAATGTAGATCGCAATCATCCCAACAAAAGAGACTGATATGATTTTCAAAATCACTCCCAAAACTGCGCACGAGCGAAATCGTGTGCGTGAACACGGAAATCTTTGGGAGACCTACTCTGGCAATTGTGTCACCAAAGGTGATTCAAAACTCCTAACGTCTACCCAGACTGGATACAGCCGTTGGTGGATGAACGATCAGATAGAAAAAGTAGTTGACAACGAGGGTTGATTTAGCTACATTGACCTTACCAGCGGCGGGGACGCTCAATCAACCCGGTCCTAAGCATCTGCGGACTAAAGAGGATGGCCTTACGGTGTTGGGTGTCAACACTGCCCGGGACACTGGAGGAAAGTGTGTCGCTTGTTTTGGGATCAAGATTCAAAAACCGAGGGCGAGAGTCCTGGACGAGGCAAAAGTCCAAGGGGAGGCAACGTGGTAAACTGCCTCCCCATTTTCTTGACTTGACTCCTTGTTGGTTTGTGCTATCAATCAAATATGAAATATCAATTCATCCTCGTCGAAATGAATGTCCCTCTGGATGACGTGATTGGGTTCATACGTGACGATGAACGCAATTATAATCGAGTAGAAGAACCCCTCCAAATCGAAGCCGTGAAGGCTTGGCCTGGGTGTCTGGAATATATGGCAAAACCATCAAAAGCAGTCCAGGAAGCAGCCATTAGGCACAACCCAATCAACATTGGGCGCATCCGAAAACCGACCAAAGAGATTCAATTACTGGCAGTGCAGCTAGATCCTAGGGCGATCGAAATGATTGAAAAGCCTTGTGACGAAGCTAAGTCATTGGCAACACTTTTAGCTTGACGGGAAATTTGTTTTTGCTATAAGCCTTGTACCAACTAGAGGAGAATGGTAATGCGTACCCCCGATCAGGTCATTGCAGATCTCAAGAAGGCCGAAAAGACTGTCGAAGATGCTATCGCTGCTCGAGATCGTCTTAAGCAGGAACTGCTTGATATGGCAAAGCTCGTCAATGATGAAGTTGCGGCTATGAAGCCCAAGCCGGTTCTGGTTGCCCGGAATCAAGGCCGCACGAAGGCAGCGGCTTGACAAATATCAAATCCGTGTTACAATGGTAATATGGATTTAAGTGATTTTTATGAAGAGTGCGGGAAATTGTTAGGGGTTGGCCATCAAGGCCAACCCTTTCCTTATTATAAAAGAACTCGATGGAATAACCGCACGCCTGGTCAGGGTCGATATCCTGGTCGTGGTATAATTCGAGTTTATGGTGATGTTGTCCACATTGCCCTGCAGAATCCTTCCCTATATAAAATATGCTCTCAACAAGAATGTTTGGACATATTGAGAGCTCTTGACTTGGCTTAATTTCTCCATTATGCGATGTGAATCGTAACGGAGATTCGTATGAGCAAAATTTCAAGATCACTAATTATCGGTGCTTGTATGATTGCACCTGGTGGTCTTATTGCTCTAACTGCATTGGCGGTCGTCGATAAAGAGACAAGAAAGAAACTCATCGATATGAAAGACCAAGCCATCAACTATTTGAAGGAACGTGGAAATGACAAAGATTAAAGCGGCTGTTGCCATTGCCCTCTTGTGTGTTTCCACTTCTGCTATTGCCAAGAGCAGGGAGTTTTCCGATATGGAACGACTTGCCAGACGTGGTGATATGGATGCTGAATATCGAATTGGTCTTGCATATAGGACTGGGACTGATGATGTCAGGGTGAATCCTGAAAGAGCATTGGATTGGATCCGTAGAGCAGCCCAACAGGGCCATCCAGGTGCTATTGCATTGTACGGGCTAATGCTCTATGAAGGCGATATGAAGGAACAGTCAGAGTACTGGCTTAAGATGGCTGCAACCAACGGAGATGCTCGCTCTCAGTATGTGCTCGGGCTCGAATACTGGAATGGCGGCATTGTGGAAAAAGACCCGCAAGCTGCTGTCTATTTTTTGAAACGAGCAAGTGACCAAGGGCTTGAACCAGCGCAAAAGGCTTATAACGAAGTGATGGAGGTCCTTCACCCAACGCCTGTTATCGAAACCCAAGTGGTGGAACTTGACGACACGTTGGCTGGGCAAACAACTGGCAATTATTATATCCAGCTAGGCGCTTTTAGCATCAAATCAAATGCCACAACATATTGGGATCAAATTAAAGCCCAAATTGCTTTTGGCGATCACGAAATGAGAATTGATGACCAACGGCTTCACTTCTTGAGGGTTTACGGCTATCAAGCAGCTCAAGCCCGGAACATTTGCAATCAGATCAAATCGCTTGGCAAAGATTGTTTAGTTAACCGCAATAAAAGCAATTGACATTATTAGACACTAATGTAGGTTGGAACTGTAACGCAGTGTTACACTCTTAGCAAGGAGAAGTTGAATGGAAATTGGTTCGAAGATTGATTACAAGACCCCTGGCAGTGGCCGCGGCCGTCCCTCGAGCGGCACCATTACTGGCAAGGGCGATATGCTTACCATCGTTACCCGTCTCGGCGCCACCCTCGAAATCGACCCCAACTGGGTCATCGGAGCACACAAGGGCTCCTATGCTCGCAAGACGATCGAATCGACGGAAGCTGCGACGGCTGCCTAAAAACAGCCTCAAATGACGAAGAGGGTCGGTAGAAATGCCGGCCTTTTTTGTGACTACGTGATGGATTTGTTAACGTTAATTGATAGGGTTAATGAAAATATCCATTGACTAGACTCCTTATTTTCTTTAATGCTGGCATACAGGAGGAAATTAAGAATGGATAAAGTGAAGGTTACGAACACCAACAATGGGCGGACTGTTGAGGCAGAAGTTCTCCAGCGCTCAGACAAGCGTCTCCGCGTTGTCCTTGTTGGGACCAGCATTACCCTCACGATGACCCGAGAGGACACTCGTCGAGCATATGTGGGCAATTCCAACGGCCTCGAATTTACGAGTATGGGCTAATGGAGGAGCCCAGAACTGACTATAAACACGGAGTGAGCTTAACGCTCGTCGGACTTATGAACCGCTTCGAGCAGGGTGAAGTTACCAAAGAACAATACCTGACTGTCGTCGACGCTCTCCAAGCAGTTTCAGTAGACGATCAGCAGAGGGATTTCTTCGACGCCATCAAGGCGCTCCTGGATAAGGTTGAAAAAGCAGTTGCTGGGGTTGACACTGACGACTAATATGTTAGGATGGGATTATGAAAAAATTTGGGCTTATGTTGTTGGTTGTTTGGTCGTGCTATACGACCTTACTATCTATTAAGTTTGTGTTTTTCACGCACGTTCCAGCCTATAGTCATTCTGACATTGATGAAGAGATAGCAACACAAAACATAAAAAAATTCACAATGGCTACTAAACAAAATGATAAATCTTGGGCGTGTGTTTTATCTCGAGATTTATCTGATTATTATATGAGTAAGGTAGATCAACATAATTATGATGTATGGGAAAATAACGAAAAGAAATGGTGTGCTGACTTTAACGCATTATCCATCTAAATCCTCCAGCTTTTAATGGATGGCCAGATTTTGTTTTCTTATTAATAGCATTTGAAATGGCGCCTTGTCCAATCCCTAAGGTTTGAGCTGCTTGTTTCATAGACTCCCATTCCTTTATAACTTCTCCAGATAAATCACACTGATAAACTCTCATACGCTGCGATTGGGCGTTCTTTCTACACAGTGCCCGAGTTTGTTCTAATTTGGATCCAGAAAGAGGTTGTGCCCAAGTTCCGTTTAAGAGCTTTGTCGCCTTGATTTTGTCTCTAACAGCTTGCCCCTTAACTGGATCATTATAAGTGGCCCTAACTGAGTCAGATCGTTTTTGAATTATTTTATCACATTCTGGATGATCGCCAATAGTATTTCCACCAGTTCCTCCTGATGTGATATTCATCAATGTTCCGTTTTTGTCAATACCCTTTCTACCATATTGAGATATCAATTCCATTTCAAAATTTAAGGCTTGCTCTTTGGATTCAAATTCAGTATAAGAGTATTCAACAGAACGTCCTTCTTTAAGGAGTTTTTTAATCTTGCGAGTTTTTCTTGGATTATAATCTTCCCCTAACCCATATCCAAGATCCTTGTCGCCCCTGGCGAATTTTTCGTGTGAATACATTCTATCACCAGTGCCGTATCCCACATAGAACGGCGTGCCTTGATCTGATAAAATATATGTATAATAAACTTTCGCCATTGACTCAAGTTCCTTTCAATGTTATTGTGTATTTATGACAGAAGTATCCCGCTACCCTCGAACACTACACTGGCCAACTAGCCCTGGGGTGCAGTCCGATGACAAGATTCATCGAGACATTGATCGCCTGATCGGGATGCCGGTCACTATCACGGAAAAGATGGACGGCAGCAACGTAACTCTCTGCAATGGAGAAGTTTATGCTCGTTCCACAGCCGTATCTAGTCAACACGCTTGGCACGGTATGGTGCGAAAGCACCACGCTTGGAAGACTCAAGAGCTTGGTCCAGACTATAAAATCTGTGGCGAAGATATGTATGCCATCCATTCAATTGAATATGATGGCTTCCGAGAAGATGAGACTTTTCGAGTCTTTAATATCCTCTACAAAGATACTTGGCTGTCGTTTGCTGATCGAGCTGCTCTTTGCCAACAGCTTGGGCTTATGATGGCCCCTGTTTGGATTACTGGGGCCGTGTTCCAGAATCAAAAAGACGTCGACAAATGGTTCGCAAATGTTATGAAGATGGGAAGCAAGCTCGGCCCTGTCAGCGAAGGATTTGTAATTCAGATCGAAGACGCCTTTCATAAAGATGATTTTCGAAATTGTGTTGCGAAATACGTTAGGGCTGGCCACGTTCAAACAGATCAACACTGGTCAAGGAACTGGAAGCCTTGTAGGCTACTTCGTCCGTCGACGGACTTCCATCCGTGAGCTTCCATCCGTGGAAGCTCTTCCACGGAGACACTTGAAAGGAAATGTAGATGGCATTTTGGGATCGTTCTAAAACCAATCGGCTGAAGAAGCCGAAAGGTGTGAAATTAGCATATATGACTGATCCAAATGTCATCAATAAAACTCGCACTACTTTCTACGGCTGTCCTTGGCCAAATCTGGGCGATTATGTGTTTGTCGGTAATAGTCCAAGTGCTGGCACTGTAGGCCGCGTTCGCCGATATGAGACTGGGTATGAATGCCACGGCGGCCCCGCAATTGAGATTGAAATGCTCTCTGGAGAGATCAAGACTGAATGGGTTTCTTATTCCCTAGTGATTGATTATGCCGCCGTCCAGGAAGTCAAAGATTTCTACATTGCTGACGGTCGTCCGCAGCGAATTCAAGTGCCTTGGTGATTTTTTCCTGTTGACTGTATAGTCCAAGTGCCGTATAAGAATACAAATTTTCGGAGGTTTATATGAGCGTTTTGGACAAGATCAAAGAAGCCAACAAGCAGGGCAAAGTGTATCGTGTAAGTGACCCTTCCGAACTGGTTGAACAGCTTCCTGACGGTCGTTCAGTCATCGTTGTCCTTAGCCAGGGCAAGTATGAAGACTCGAATATGAAAACGAGTCGCTATATGGGCCCGTTCCGCAGCGAACCTGCCGTTTTACTCAAGCCCCTCAAGTATGTTGTCCGCGGCGGCCCAAAGGGTGGCATCACCTCCAAGGGCACGTATCAGGCTGGTGAAGCAGTGCGTATTATGGGTTGGCCTGGCTTTACGGACAAGACTTGCTGCGATCTCATTACTCTGCTGGGAGACCAAGACCTTCCTAAGGGTGAAGGCGCCCGCGAGGATCTGTATTCTCGAATCATTTCCTGCAAAGAAGGAACTTACGTTAACCTTCAGGAAGGCGTTGATTTTGAATATACTGGTGCGGCTCCGATCTCTGCTGCTAAGACGAAAGTCGATGCTATTGCGGTGCGAGATATTGATTACGTGGACGAGATGTTTTGCGATGGTACCATCTATGCAATGACTTCTGTTCATCTTTGCACACAGTTCGGCGAAACTTTCCTGGAATACGAAGGAACTCGAATCCTCGACAATCCAGTTGAAGGCGAGGACTACATCTAATGTCAGTCTGCCACGAAGGATACGATACCGTCTGTGGCAAATTCTGTACGTATCCGGAGTGTATGAGACTTCGCCATCTCTCCGATCCAGGCCCGTATGATAAATCCAACGAGGAAGAAGATGAAAACGTATCAGGATATGTTCAACGGCCCAGTTGATTATGAAGTCGGAGAACTGATCAAACTTCTTCGAAAAAGTCATCTCGAATCTGGCGGAGATCCTGTTGACTTCCCGGCATTTCTTGCTAAACAAGGGATAACAGCCGTTGGCCCATTCATCAAAATCGATGATAACGCCAAGTCCATTATCGCTTTGTTGAAGGATTAAATTTGATGGATCAATTTTTTAGCCAATTCGGAGAGAAAGGTTGTTTTGACCTTAGTGCTAAGGTACGACTCTTCCGCAAGTCGTTCCTGGAAAGCGGTGGCGATCTTGCCGATTTTCCAAAATTTCTGGAAGAAAATGGTATTAAGGCTGATGGGGCATCGATTACTGTCGACGATCGTGCTAATACTCTGGAACAATTTTTGAAGGATTGAAAGATGCTTATTCACGCTAAGGGTAATCTTCTCGCTATGGCCGCCGAAGGCCAATTTGATGTTATCGTCCACGGCTGCAACTGTCAGGTTGATATGGGTGGCGGGATTGCTAAGCAAATTGCAGAGCAGTATCCGGAAGTGGCTGATTTGGATGCCAGCTTCAATGAAATGTTCGTCCACAAAGCTCTAATGCTTGGCAACATTGAATGGACTGATGTCGACGATGATGCTTTTACCATCGTCAACGGATATACCCAATTGATGGGCGGAAGTGGCACTTTCAGCTATGCTGCTCTGGAACTGGTGCTGATGAAAGTCGGAGCCGTATTTGCCGGTAAGCGCATTGGACTTCCTTACATCGGCTGTGGCATCGCCGGCGGGGACCAGAACAAAGTCGTTGACTTGTTCGAACTATTTGCTATAAAGGCTGCAAAGGACGGGACGAAAGTGACGCTCGTCGAATTTGCCCCGTAAGGAGATAAAATGCCCCATTACCTATACATTCTAACTGTTACGAAGGATATGCCTTCGATGGGTCGCGGTAAGAGCGTTGCTCACGCTGCCCACGCTGCTAATTTGTTCACGTATGATCATTACGTAACAACGGACAATGACAATCCGCCATTGGATGAAGTAGTGGAATGGCACGAAAGTGCTAATGGTTTCGGCACCACCATTGCCTTGGATATTGGCACTGTTGCTGAAATGGAAGCTATTATTGCAGAATCAAAGGGTCACGAATGTCTGTCTGGCATTGTAGTCGATCCCACATATCCGTATTTTGTGGATGCTGAGATCGTATCGCTGATCCAGCCGGAACTCCACACAATGGAACCAATTCGGTTGGATACTGGCTCGTATCTCTGCCACCGCAAGCAGGCAACTGCTGCTTATATTTTCGGCGACAAGGAGGCTCTTGCGCCGCTGTTGAGCAAATATAATCTGCTGTCCAATGACACAGTGCCTCGCGCTCGCTGATCGCCTTATGGGGAATTACATCCTGCTCCGTCATTGACGGAGCAGGACCCCTCAATGGTAAGATGACATTTGAGCGTCGATTTAATATGGATCACGTTCAGATTGTTGCTGGGGCTGCTCTCAAGAAGCTAGAGGCTGGCGAGCCTCATACTAATGTCGGTGTTGAGTTCATCATTGAGCAGCTACTGGTGGAAAAAGACTGGGCTGGCTTGGGCCTAGATCCGTATGTGGCTCCTATCAATTACGAAGCCGTTGAGGAACTGAAAAAGTACCTTACTTAATTTTACCGCCACATTCTACAAAGCTGGCTTCAAGTTCAATAACATACTCTTTGAGTTGAGCCAACGATTTTCTCATAACAGTGTTTTGCTCTTCTAAATGCATACCAGTTCGTGCGCGGTCTAAATCTGTTGATTTTCTTTTAACAGTAACATCACATATTACAACTTGAGCTGTTGGGATTGGTTGCACAACAGGATGACTTTTCGGTGTCGATGCACACGCTGCCAGTAAACTAATGACTGGTATGATTATCCATTTTTTCATTTATTAGCGCTCCAATCTATGATGAATTGATCATTAATCTGTTCTTCAGTTTCAACTCGTTGTGCTGGTGTCTTACCACTTGGGGCTGGGCGGCTATATTTTCTAACTAAATGCTGGTAATAAGTCTTTTCTCTGCGTAGCTGGGCTGCTTCTTGCTTAGATTCAGCTATTTCCTGCTGTAATTGCTGAACCGTTACATTGACTACTTTTACTTTACCAGGAAGCCTAACAGTGCGTTCTTTAACTTTATAAGTTTCGATAACTTTAGCTTGTTCCTGGATGATTTTAGTCTTTTCCTGGATAATGTATCTTGTTTCAACCAATGTACCAATAGTAACTACCCAAACACAGCAAAGAACTACGGCTAAAGTCATAAGGAATGCTTCTGCTTCTGAAGCTGGTGTTTTAATTATTCGCTTTCGGGCCCATTGCCAGATAGCTTTCAAAAATTTCCCCACCATTCGAAATGGAAAAAGTAAAGCTGATAAAACCTTTTTAAAATTTATTTTCATAAATTTTCCTCGCCTTTCGCGTATTTATTTCATTTGACTGGCTGACGCACTTATGCTATTGGTTCAATATACACAAGGAGACAATAATGATTGCTATTAAGTATTATGCTTACCAGGTGGCATTCTTCCTCACAAAATATGTCAATCCCTGGTTGCCGTGAAACAGGTTTACACAATTGGCGGTCTGAATCGTGGATCGTTCAGGCGCAGCCTACAGGCCTACAGTATCCACTATGTGGAGGACAAAGGTTTGTTAGATAGTCAATTTGTAGTTGACGCAACACCAGCACAGCATCAGGCTATTATGGATCACATCGACCAAATCAATTATCAGGCAGAATTTTCATTCTTCACTTTCAAAATCAAAAATGGTGGAGAAGCGAACGAATTCGAAGCTTATGTGGAAATGTTTCCAGAAGCAAAGATGACAAAAAAGAAAGGCTGGTTCAAGACCACCTTTGATATCTTTTGTCATCCGACTAATGCCAAACATTTTCAGAATATGGCATCCGAATTGAGTTGACATCGACGGGTCAACTCACTATAATGGAATCATAGTGTTGTTGAGCTGGCCTCCAACACTATGAGGGGATGGGGTGGAGTTGAGCTTAGGTTCCTCCACCCCAATGTTTATAATTAATAATAAATATTCCTATACTATTAAGGAATATTCCCCTATGAACGACGAAGATTTAGTTAAGCGCGTTGTCAAGATGATTGAGGATTTAAGATCACTTGGTGGATCTGATCGTCTCTATATCTTCTCGCCTTATTTCAAACCAATCGACATCAGTATGCCAACATTGTTCGGTGCATTGATGAACTTCACCAATTTCCAGGACTTTTCAGAAGACAAAGTCCAAGGCTTCAAGAAAATTGTCAATGATAATGAAGACATTCTAACTGGATATGTACGCATCGGTAATTCAGTTTATAAAGCTGAAATGGATCACGAATACAAGACTCTTCCAGAAACAAAAGGCCGCGAACTCATCAAGGCATTAGTAAGCCGCGCTGTTAAAGTTGGCCGCTTTGATTTGTCAATGTTAAATCCTGGTTGGCTTAAAAACAACGAAGCGCACAACACGGTCGAAGCAGATCCGCATCATACAATGCAGGAAGCTACTTGGGCGCACGATGAAGTTCCTATCCACGATGTAGCTAATGAGCCAGGCGAAGCTGTGCAGACAGCTCTTAAAATGCTAACTGAAGTATTTGGTCAATGCACTCATAACAACATACAGGTCCAAGAAATGGAAGAGATGTTGGAAGACGCAGTTGCTCCTTACCACATCGAACTCACTCCTAGCAAAGACGGTATTCAAATCGTTGGTCAGAATCACGTCGGAGTTATGCTATATAACAACGACGGTGAACTTTACTGGGAATTCTAATTGACTTCACATTAGTCCACGTGTAAGTTAGACATTATGAAATTTGATCTTATGTCTGACCTTCACGTGGACCTTTCTCCGAGTTTTAGACTCGATTATGGTTCTATGGCAACTAGCCCTATTGCAATTGTTGCTGGTGATACTTCAAACGATCCAGATACTACAATCTTCGAACTAGAACGAATCGCTTCCCATTATGAGCAAGTATTGTTCATTGACGGGAACCACGAACATTATGATAATCGTGATGAGACTCGTCGCCGCTCAGACAGGATGCCTGAGTGGGTATATGCTTACCTGCATAGCAACTTTAGGGATCACCCTAATATCACGTATCTGGGCTCTGGAATCAAGCCTGTCATTATTGGCACTACCGCATTTGTTGGTGCTAATGGATGGTACGACTTTAATTGGTTGTCTACTCCTCAGGATTATTGCATCCAGAACTGGTACAGCAAAATGAATGATTCTTATTGGGCGAACATTGATCACGGCTGGGTCTTGAATGAGTGTACAAGGCTAACAAATAACATCGTGCAGACAGTCGATCAACTAAACCAAGACCCAGCAATTAAAGATATTGTGTTGGTAACCCACACGATTCCTATTGAAGCTGGGGTTTATTATCACCCCACAGATCCGACTTGGAATGCACTCAACGGGTGCTATTTGAACTCACAAATCAAAGCAGCACACAAAGGCAAAGTACGTGTCCATTGCTTTGGACACACTCACAGAAGGCAATTGTTCAACATCAATGGCATCGACTTTGCCTGCAACCCACGAGGCTATCAAGGCGAGCCTGGATTTGCCAGCTGGACTCCTATGGAGATAGATCTTGGGAGCTTTAAAGTTTCAGCTTTTGGAGAGATTGAATGAGCCCGTTTTGGAAAGGATTCTTTAGCATTTTTAGCTTTGGGGCTCCAATGAAAGATCCTTATGTGAAATACAAACAAAAGGAATTTCAATGGTATCACAAGGGTGAATGGTGGGAACATCCTATGTGGGGCGATACTTGGACAAAGAAAAAGGACCGGGATTAACCGGTCCTTTTTTATTGCCTTACTTTACAGTCTCTCGACCTCGCATACTCTACACTAATGGCCATCTAAGGGCTTCACAAGAGCGCTTTTGATCTAACCAGTAATGCTCGTAACTTAAGGCTTTCCAATACACCAATAGAGGTGGGGATGATTGAAATCATCCCCCACATATCAAAGGGTTGGCTTACTTGATACCCCAGCCCGTATGCACAGTCTACCTCGAGAAAGGCAATTAACGATCGCGGCGGTAATAACCCCGGCGGCGATCATATTCACGATCACGATTTCGATAGTAGTGACGATAGCCGTAGCCATTGTCCTGATACCAACGATCCCGATAATAATAGCCGTCTTCGCGGTAATAGTAGCCCTGATACCAGTAGCATCCTTCTGAGAAATAACGACTCTCATAGGGAGAACGTAAATGCTCCCATTGATCATAGCCATCACGCTCACGTTGATTGGATAATGCCAGTCCGAGAATTACACCAGCAACACCAACTGCAACGACCGTTCCAGCATCTGCACGGCCACGATGATCGTGATATGGATTTTGCTGCCAGCGTTGATGAGCCATAGCAGGAGTTGTCAGTGCTACTGATGCCATAAGGGCTAAAGCGACGAGTTTTTTCATAAACCTATCTCCTATACGTTTATCGTATATAGTAGCACTGACAACTTTAATCAAGCCTTAATTGCCAGCCTCCATTGCTTCATAATCGAGGTCCAGTTTCAGCTTAGTACGAAGGCCATCAAAGCCGTCGTAAAGCATATATGTGGTATGAAGCTCTGGAGTGAATTCGATCTTAATTAGCGTCGTCGCTCCTTCAGTCATTTCCTCAACTTGCTCACCTTGCTTGTTGGTTACCATCACCCAAGCATTGCCGGCAGCAGAAAGACGATTCAACTTACCCAGCACTGGTTTGTGGGCGCGTTTGGGCTTGCAAATAACCCAATCACCTACCTTGATAGTGTTGCCCAGCATATCAGGCACAGCCGTTTCCTTAATAACTGCTTTAGGTTTGCCCTTCTCAAACTTGACGACGTGGCCGCCAGTATAACCGACAAGAAATTTATGATTGTTATGGTATGCTTTGATACCAACTTTGATCTGCTTTGCAGGCTTATCACCTTCTGCAGGCGAAACTTCTACCAATATCGACCGATCCAGATAAACATTTCCTGAATATCCGGTTGTTTGGAATATAGTAGGATCGACCACCTTAGCAATGGAACCTTCCCGGGCACCATCTTGAAATTCGTACCAAATGTCCTCACCATTATTAGCAGCATCAATCAGCTTTCGATAAGGATGCTCTTCCGGCTTACCATAATGGTACGTCTGCCGCGCGGTCACAATAACTGATTCAACCAATTGTTTTCTCCTGAAAATGCCAGATCCTTATAGCAAATCTGGCATACATATGCAAGCCAAAACTTATTCTTGGTGTTCTGCAGGGGAGGTTTTGACCTTAATTGATGCCTTTGGGAATTCCTCCAAAATATTTTTCTTGGCGATTCTTACTTGCTGTTCTGAAAAACAAGTAATTACGTGCAAGACTTCATTATTAGGACCGTAAGCAACTACGGCGTGAATTAAGGCAGACATCAACAGGCCTCCAGAGGGTTGTAGTTCAATATCTATACTACAGTTTTGTTACAATGTCTACTTAGTTAGTCAATCCGACGTGGAAATGTACCGGATAAATGCTCATATCGTGATCAGTCATCTGCATAGCAGTTGCCAGACTTTCATCAACGTCAATTTTAACACCGTAGATAGTGTTGGTAATTTCCTTGCCGCCGGAATTGAGCCCAACCCGGATAACTGTGCCGCCTTCAGTAGGACGACACCCATTAACTGTGAGGGCGTCGTCGTGCATTTTCACGTAGGTAAATTGTGCTTGCTTCTCAGAGCGTTTCCCGGTGTAGCGAAGCATCCTGAACGGGCTTCCAGTTTGCTTTAACTCAAACGGGCCACTATACATAAGGACATAGTCACCGTCTACAATTTCACGGCCGAAAAAGTCAACCAAGTTTTTGGCTGCGTTCTTTTCCTTCTTGACGATTTCTGTTTGGCGATCACCACCAATGACAATCGAGAAAGGGTATTCGCGGCCATAGCGCGGTATTGCTTTCCGGAGACGGAATTGGAAGTTCCGATTAGTTCCTTCAGCAGTTCCTTCCCAATAATGGTCTTCGTTAATGTTGGGGCCATATTGGACGCTTCTGAACACTTTAGCAAGGTCGGACGGTCGTCGATACTTATTCACCTTCAAGCGCACAGTTGAACCGGCGAAAGTGCCATATGGTACAGTGAAATATACAGGAACATCTGCCTCGATGGCTTCCTGGATTATCGCATTGATATTCGTCAGATCTTCAATCTTTTTGCGACAAAAATTACGATCAACGTGAAATACTTTTTCTTCCATACCAATCTCCTTTGCATTATTCATACAAAAAGGGCCGGCACGTGTCAATCACGAACCGACCCTATTGGAAAGGTAACGATATTAGTCGTTATTGCTGAAAATACCCATAATGCGCAGGATATACAGGAACATATTGACAAAGTCCAGATAAAGCTCGAGAGCGCCGGAAATTGCCATCACGTCATCGCCGTAACCTTGATTATAAAGGTCCTTGATCTTCTGTGTATCATAAGCTGCAAGTCCGGCAAATAGCAACACGCCAGCAAAAGAAACAGCAAGTGTAAACACAGTGCTAACGATAAACATATTGAGGATCAAGAGACCAATCATACCAAACAGTGCAATGGTAAAGAAAGATCCAAGGCTGCTCATATCAATCTTAGTCGTATAACCAAATAGACTCGTACCAGCAAAGCCGACAGCAGTAGCAAAGAATGCCTGAGCGATCAGTCCCAGCTTGTATGTGAGAAAGATAGTAGACATACTGGCGCCCATTGCTGCCGCCAGAGCAAGAAACAGAGCGCCGTGGACCATTGGATCACGTGGCAAAAGCCACATACCCAAAAGTGCAGCAAATGGTGACAGGATGACAGCCCAAGTCATTACCGGCGATGCCAGCATCGCAACAGTAGCACCGCTGGTGAACATAGCCCAAGCAACGCCACCAGTGAGAACGAGACCAAGTGTCATCCAATTGTAGACCTTGAGCATAAAGCTGCGCAAGCCTGAATCATAGGAAACAGTAGCAGTAGTCATTTTCAAATTCCTCCTTAAAGGATAATTGTGCAGATAATCAGTGCAGAGATGCCAGTAGTAATAAGACCGCCAAGTGCGCCGCTCCACCAAATTTCATCGGCATCGCGGTATTGGTATTCTGTCACATACTTCTTATTCATTAGTCCAAACAACACAGGCTTGGTCTCGAATGCTTTCGGAGTGCGACGAAAAGTATTCCACACCTTAAAGAAAGCGAACCAAATCGTGATCACGAACGGAATGCCGATGACAATCCCGCCCAGCTTAGACCAGAAAAGATAAATGGTAATGAGGATGCCGGCTGGTGTGCGAAGGAAGTCATTGACTGCAATGCCTAGTTCCTTTGCAGTCTGCCCAATAGCCGACCCAAACTCCTTGGCAAGGCCTGCCCATTCCCTGACATTATCAGGACTCAAAGTCTCACCAACAGGGGCGGCTGCCTTGACTGAATCGCAGGCGCGGCGGACATTGATAATGTCCTGATCTGACATCTGGCTGATATCGAGAGCATTACAATTAAGTGATGCACCGTCTGGCCCTTTAACCATAGCGGTTGCAACCGTACCAACAGCAGCGCCAGCAGCAGCCGAAACAGCAGTAGATGTGTCATCAGCAAAAGCTGGAGTGGTGATGGCCATAGCAGCAGCCAACATAGAAATCAGAGCAAACTTACGCATTTCATCTCCTTGCAAATATTCATTTTATCTATACATTGTGTTGGCCCATTAGTCAATCATTTTTGGATGATCAACCTACACCCTTCCTTGCAAGCATCGACTAGCCGATCATAAACGTCAGGCATAATGTTAATGCATCCATTAGTCACTCGAACTCTGACTGTTGGGTTATTAGCTTGGAGCCTCCAAACTCGACGCTCACTCGGCCTAAGTGTCCAAACACGATGAATAGCAAAAACTGTGGAAGGAGATTCATCATACTTCAAGACATCGCCACCATATCCAGGCGATTCAGTATAGCGACGGATGATCTGATACGTTCCAGGAGTCGTGCGATCGCCCACCAATGCTGGGTAGCACTGATGGGCGAAGCATAGGGTCGCAGCAGTTAAGCTAACGAAAATGTCCAATTACTGGCCCACCGGCTTGGCTGGGACCTCGCGTTCGACTGGTACATACTTGACAGTACCAACTTCACACTGGGCAACCTGGATGTTAGTGACCAAGCGAGTGTTGCTTGAGCTGGTACCAAAGCCACCCTGTCCCCAGGATTGGTTGCCACCACCGCCACCAATTGCGAGGTTACCACCACCGCTGATGCCGATCACAGTTGAGAACATCACAACCTGGCTGCCGAAGAGACGGTAGCCTGAACCATCTGGAAGTGCAACCTGACGGTAGTCGACAATGTTGCCATCCTTGTCAGTGTATGGTGCAAGGTCGTAAGTGAATCCCTGGTCAACCTTGGACTTGCCAATGAGACCACTACGGGTTCCGACAATCGGAGTCTTCACGACAGTCTGGAGCGGACCACAAGCAAGGGTTTCCTTGATGATGTTACCGATAGCAACCTGGCTTGGCGGAGTTGCTGGAACGACTGGCGGGATGAACAGCGTCTTGCTTGAATAGTTCGTAACACTGCGGTCAGATGCATCAACGCTGGTGGTGTTACCCTGAGCGGCATTTGACGAATTATTGCCGGCGTTCGTCTGGGTTGACTTGCTGTTATTGCCAGCGTTTGACTGGTTGGTCGAATTTGACGAATTGTTACCAGCGTTGGTCTGAGATGCCGAAGCATTTTGCGTTGCCTTGCTGTTATTGCCTTCGTTCGTCTGCGACGTAGCACCAGTGGTCATCGATGCGTTGTTACCAGCATTGGTCTGCGTAGTAGCACCTGTGCTCACAGCAGTGTTCTGCTTATTACTGTTGGCGCTTGATGCATCAACATTGTTGCGCTGATCAGCAGTAGTGTTGTTAGACACTTCAGTATTCTGACCCTGAGCATTAAGCTGGCCTTGTGTGTTACCACCAGAGTAACTGTTGCCCGAATCCTTTACAGCACCACCGGCTGAATAGCTGTTGCCACCAGTGAGTGTTTGGTCACCACCAGTTACACGAGTATCGCCTTCGAGGATAGTGGTGTCGACGCCCAGCTTAACATCCTGGCTACCAGCAACAGTGTTGCCCGAACCGTTACCATTGGCGTTAGCGTTCTGCATCTGGCCCTGGGCGTTACCGAGGGTGTTTCCGCCGGAGTTGGAACCGCTGATCGACTTAGAGTCGTTGTTGAAGTCGTTGCCTGAACCGTTGCCATTGCCGCTGTTCGCGCCAGCGCCGGCCCCAGCTAGAGCACCTGCCCCGGCGCCTGCATATTGACCAGCATTCTGGCCGGCGTTCTGACCAGCTTGAGTGCCAACATTACCGACTGACGAATTACCACCAAAGCCAATACCGCCAGTTGCGTTGCCACCTTCAGCCTTGCCACCGGTTACCGTGCCATTGAAGTCGGAAGAGCCGCCATTACCGCCCATACCAACACCAACTCCGAGGCCGCCTGCGCCACCATTGGCTGTATTAGTGTTATTGATGTCGTTGCTGGAATTTCCAGACCCAATAGTGCCAGAAATGGCGCCGCTGGATGAATTAGATCCTGCAATTGCCCCTGCAGCCGCGCCAGCATTAGCATTTGATGTACCACCGGCTCCACCGTGACCGCCCTGGCCGCCGGTTCCACCATTACCACCATTACCACCATTACCATCAGATGGCGGAGTAGGGGTCTGACAATGAGGATTGCCAGTATGCTTACCGTTACCACAAACGGAATCTGGCTTGTCACTGTCATTACCATAAGTTGCATAGGCCGGTGAAGCAACTGCAAGAGCAGCCGTAGAAGCCATAAGAATTAAAATTGATCGCATTAACAAATACCTTTCCCTGTTACAATCGTCTGCTCGTATAATTTCTTTCGTATCGTTTGTCAATCGTTTTAGGCAACAAAAACGCAATAAGATTTCATTTCTGGGGTCGGACTATTGACATATTGAATATATCTAGGATCGTATTCCAACGCTTTCCATATGTCATCTTCTGTCTGATCAGACAAATATTGGAAATAAGATGTATCGTTTTCAAAGGCTTCGCGGCGAGCGCGTGGGCACCATTCAATTCTTCGATCACATATTAGTGAAGGCTTCTTGCGAATAGCAATGATTTGGAATTCTTCGTCAGCCGTCGCAGAATTTAAAATAGTGTCTGGATTTTCTTCAAACAGCAACTTCCAAAGACTACGTGATGGATTTTTGATCTTTTTAAACACCTGACCAGCAGTCAAGGTCCCGTGCTTTGCGGCTGCCATCTGAACCGTCTCTGTTGGCTCATCAATAAAGCCAATCAGACCAGGGTCTTCATAGATCGCCTTCAGGCATTCATCCTCGGTAGGATTTGCAATGTATTGGATATTGGCGTGGTTGATCGCAAGAAGAATCTGTCTCAAAATAGGAGTGCGATCAACCTTTTCTTTTTTCGAAATCCATTCAGTCAGCTTATCAGCTTCGTGCTTAGTAAGCTGATTTGGCGGGACCATTTTGTTCACCAGATATTCCAGTCCTGCCTCAGGCAGGATGGTTATCATATTAAAAAGATCTCGAATGGACATCGTCATACATCACCTATATGGTGACGCGTGTCATATGTCAACCACAAATAATAGCAGTAGCAATCATTTCTGGAGTTGGATCGTTTATAAAATCAATCGACTTAGGTTGGTTCATAATAGCTGACCACTTGACTGACCGGCTAGGAGATTTAACTCGTGAAATGTTAGATGGGCCGTGCTTGACATATTCTATTGATGCTGCCTCTGGCGGGTTTTTGATTTTGAGATAATAGCTAGGGTCATTGGCAATAGCAATAACCATAGCTTCTGGACAAGGACGACGTATTGAACGAATAAGATGATGATTCTTATTCATTGCATAAAGTTGTTCAGCTACAGTTGGATTACTAATGTGCTGGATGTTTTCTGGATAACGCTCAAGTGCTATCTTACGCACAGTTTTGGTTGGATGCTTGAAGAAACAAAACGACATCGGTGCCGAACGTAATGCAAGCATCTGTAATTCAGTCGTCTGTTGCTTAACAAACTGAATTGCGTTACCGTCATTACCTACCGCAGCAAAAATCATCGCCTTCGTAGGATTACGAAAGTTTTGAAGATTCATACCATACAACGCACAAGATTTAACAAGTGCGTCTGGATGAATGTTCCGAATCATCTTATAAGCATTCTTTGGATCTTTTTCAATAGCAAAGAGCTGAAGATCTGTCTCAGGATAGCGGATGAACTGAATTGCTTTCCAGTTGTTAGTTACTGCTACAAGCTGGACTGGTCGTGGAGGATTCTTCATCCACTTGATAGCGAGCGGATCAGAAGCCAATTTCAGTATAGCTTGCTCAATCTCCGTCTGAGACCAGCTTTGCATAGCTTACCATCTCCGGTGAAGGATTTCGAATCTTCTTGATGAGAGTCCCATCAGCGTAGAGAGCAGCCCAACAGCATTCTTCAGTCTGATTGACCATAAGCTCAATCTGATCAGGGTATTCAGTAATATGACGCAGAGCAATGTCTTCGTCAATCTCGTTCAAATAATGGATGCCATCATCTGGACGTTCTTTGAGGATGAATTCCTGATGATCACGATGAGGATGCTTAACCCATTCAATTGAACAAGGATTTTCCTTGATCATCATCGCGACCATTTCATATGTAGGCTCATTGATGAACTGAGCATTTTTGTGATCGTGTCCAATCGCAATTACTTGCAACACGTGATCTGGATTCTGAATGTGCTTGATGGCATCACCATCACGAGTAACTGCTCGATGCTGTTGAGCGTACGAAGGATTTTCGATGAGGCTAATACAATTGCCATTGATACTAATGGCTGAATCAAGGACCTTCTGATCAATGTCAGAGATCATTTCGACCAATTCAAAGATACCATCGCGATCGATATAGCCCTGTGCCTTGATGGCTTCCTGCTGCTCAAGCACAGTAGGATTATCAAAATACTGGATAGCTGTAGGAGAACGCTGGATAGCCGCCATACGGAAATCTTCGTCAATTAGATCCTTGGGGACCATCCTGACGAGGTTACCATTTTGTTTGATCAAGTTCAGGGCGTATTCGCGGTCCATAACAATTCCTCTAAATTTCCATATCTATACTGGATTAATTGTTATGCGTCAACCACAAAGTATAGCGTAGCTTTTCTGTTCTTTGGTCAGGTTCATAATTCCATATTCTTGCGGGAATTCTTGAACCAAATCCCACCATTGATCAGTGGTTAGATTGTGATTCTTGAGATCAATTTTGCCGCGGCGGAATGATTGATTCTTACCCATAGCTATTGCCAGCTTGATAGCATAGACATCGGCATTAACAACCTCATTGATTAAAGAATAATTATCATCCAATGCCAATAGTTGGGCATCAAGGCACGGATGTTTGATTCGAGTTATAGCTTTCGAAATGTTGGCTACTGCTGCCTTTTGAACAGTTTCAGACGGTTCTACGATCAAACCAACTAAAAGGCCATTCTTTGAAATAGCCTCAAGCTGGACTTCTTCATCCGGATCTGGAATATATTTGAGAGCTCGGGGGTCATTCCTGACAGCAAAGAGCTCAATAGACTTATCCTGTTTCGGGAGGCCACGCAAAGCAACGATATTTCGTTTGATGGCCAACTTGACCAATTCGGGACTCGGATTGTCCAGATGCCAAATGACCTGATAATTGATTTCAACAGCCTTAACCAGGAACTCTGGCGAGGGGTTTTGTATTCGAGAAATTTGGGTCGGATCATTCCGTATCCGACCCAGCTGTAACGTTTTCAACATATTAACTCATGATGGTGGCTGCGGCTTTCATTTCCTCGGAAATGTTCTGCACGTGGTCAGCCAGGGAAGGATCTGCACACAATACGGCCCAAACCGTATCATCGCTGGGCTTCTTGATGAAACGGATAACTGAGGCATTTTGAAGGACAGCTCGGTGCCACATTTCATCAGTAGCCGTATCTCGGAACTGGAGGATAGCCAAGCCCTGCACATCAACGAGAGCAAGTCGAACTGCTTCATTTTCCTGCAATGCTTCAGGCAGGTAGCGGAACGAATCTATATCCGTCTGTACGGCGAGGACCGCAGCATCTTCCGTAAGGTTACCAATGTTGGCAACAGCAAACGGATTGGCAGTGATCTTCTTGATCTGGACCTCAGGCTTGTAATTGCGCATTGTTATCTCCTTTACCTCCGCACAATAGCACGAAACGTACCGCAGTCAAGAAAAATTAGGTGAAAATTTCACCATAACACATTGTGAAGACCATCTTATCCTGAGGGTCTGTAAAATAGAACACAACGTCCTTGGTATGATCAGTCCAGCTTCGACGCTCTTTAGTGATATAAAAAGGCGAAATGCAATTGGCTTCCAGCCATTTCACAATAGGTCTAAGCTGCTCTTTAATTTGGGCTTGCGTAGGGCGCACGTCGACTGGGCGGCGATGAAAGCTTTCTTTACCAAACTGTTTACACAGTTGTTCAAATTGTGCAGTTGTTAACTGGCTAACCATTCGTTCACCTTTCACAGGACGATTTATGTGTTAGCAAAAGTATGGTTTTTAGTCAAGAAAAAAGGGCGGGGTTACCGCCCTTAATTCCAAAGCCCCAGGGCTTACTTAATGTTGATGAACGGGGTCGTTCCAGGACCAGCAATGACCTGCGGCACATCGCCGTTCCACTTCTTGATCGCTTCCTGCTGGAGGATCTCAGGATTGGTGCGGATAGCTTCACCGCGGACTCGCATAGCTTCAGCCTCACCAGTTGCTTCTGCAACCTTCGATTCTGCTTCTGCCTTCGCCTTAGCGACGTTTGCCTGAGCAGCAAGAGCAGCCTGTTCGTTGGCGATCTTCTGGTTGATCTGAGCCTGCACCTGCTTCGGCATACGAATGTCCGACGCCCAATACAGTTCGTCAACTACCAGGCCTTGCTTGGCGAAGTATGCACGAACCCTCACCAGGGCCTTCGCGATCAGCTCAGCCTTACGAGGACCATAAATTTCCTCAACGCCCATCTGCGATGCTTCCTGCACAATCGCATTGCGGATGTTATTGCGCATCGGGCCGGCGACCAAGCGATCCATTTCCATACGATATGTAGTGAACAGCTTTGGAGCCAGGGCAGGATCGACTCGATAGGCCACCGAAACATCAGCGCTCAGGCCGAGACCGTTCTTGTCCTGGAACGTGAATGCTTCGCTGTTCGGGCTCTGGTCAGTTGAATCAGCTGTCCAGGCGTAAGTGTTGGTGAAGGTCGGATATTCGTACATATTCACGCCTGGAGGGGTGAAGTACCAACCAACACCCTTGGCGACTTCGTCAACGCCACCGCCGAGGTTGCTGACCTTGATACCAACATAGCCCGGAGTGACTCGGGTAAAGCTGCACGAACCGACGAGCAGCACGATAAAAAGTGCAATAGCACCAAGAACAAACTTAAAATTCACGTGTTAACCTTCCTTGGATTTGTCAGCAAAATCCTGGGCAATAACTTTAAGTGCAGGAGTGAGCCGACGGGCAGAGATATATGCAGTGACAGGGATGCTAATGATCCACATCAAAGCAAGCGGTACGAGGATCGATCCGTGACTGGAGAGCATCCCCATAATTGTAAATATTGCCACAGCGTGGTACACAACCACTACTGCCAGCAATATATAACTTCTAAGAAGAGACATTAATTTTCCTTCGTCTTCAAATGTGACGTTGGCTTTATGATATCTTTCAATTTATGTCAATGGAAAAAGGGAAGAACTGAATAAGTTTTTAGAATCTGAAAACTTCCTAATGTGGTGGTGATTGGTCTCGAACTGCCAACCGATAAATAAGTGGTGCGGGGTGAGGGATTCGAACCCCCAACCTACCGGTTATGAGCCAGCTGCTCTACCGTTGAGCTAACCCCGCATCGTATGTTTATTTATACTGGAAAACCTTAACAATGTCAACGTGCCATCACCCAAATTGTGAAAAAGTTTTATCTGGCCATCAAAAGAAATATTGCTCTAAAAGTTGTGCTACAAAAATGAATAATACTGGGAAACGGCGACACGGAAAACCAGTCAACATTTGCCCAGTTTGTTTATCACCTACAAAAAGATCATCAAGCACTTATTGTTCAAACAAATGCCAAAATTCGGTAAGAAGAAAATCCGAAAAAGAATTATTATCAAATAATGCTGCTCGACAATCAACATACCGAGCGAAAGGCTACAGAGCCATTGCCCCCAATGCTGATCGTGATTTAATTAAAGAAATATATAAAAACTGCCCTGAAGGATATGAAGTGGATCACATCACACCAGTATCAAAAGGTGGTTTACACCACCAAGATAATCTTCAATATCTAACGATTAGTGGAAATCGTGCTAAAGGAAATCGAATTTAACGTCTTGTTGCGACTTTTTCAGTAAATTTGGTTTTTTGTATGCGTAGTATTTCTGCGGTAATTGCTTTAAGCTCTTGGATTGTATTTTCCAAGTCGCTAGTTTTATCACACAATTCGTCAAACTTCTTATCGCATTTTTTCACAGATTCATTCCTTTTAGGAATATCGATGTTTCTATTTATTATTTTTTTAAGCGATATACTCTTCCAGCGCCAGCATTTTAAGTTGAACACGATCCAGATCGTGCTGACACGCATTACGCTCACGAAGCTCAGCATACCAAAGAGCCATCTTATAATATTTATTGATCAAAACTTGGCGACATTTGTACCGACGAGTAGACGGATCATAGCCTAGCTTTTCATTAACTCTCTCGAGCATCTCGATCTCGAAATCAGTCGGCAAACGTTCGCCTTTATCCTGATTGCAGTCATAATGACTGAGTAGTAGATTACCAGCATTGACTTGATACAAATGAAGAGGATAGACGTGATCAACCGTGACATCGTTTGATACAAGTCGTTCTCTGCAAATCGGACAGGTATGATCCTGCGCTTTAAGCATCAAAGGAACACCAACATTGGCTACAATCAATCGAGCCTGGTGCCGAAGCTTCCTATACTTTGCTTGGTTTATCTTTGCCATAGCACACAACTATGGCAAAGATATAAGTCAGTCAAGTCCTACTTTTCAATATCCTTTAGAAAAATAGTCATCAATCAACTCTTGGACCATCTCAACCATTCGGATATCTCCGTCGCGCAAAACCTCCAAGAGATCACGCTTCTCACGGAAATAAACTTTGGCGAAATTCGGATCGCTGACCCGAATATCCTTCAAGTTATCGTAAGAATCAATCAGCTTAACTGTCTTAATAACAGTCGGTGCCTGAGCGATATGGTTCTTATCGATCAGCTTTCGGGCTTTGCGATTTCCATCTTCCGGCTTGGATTGGTCACTCAGCCACCACACACCTTGAGATGCATCGTTGCCGAACAAGACTGACAAAAGCTCAAACGGAACATCTTGATCCTCGTGACTGTCGTGCAAATATGCTGCAATAACAGCCCACTCTGTAAGTCCCAGCCACATAGCCATATCGCCCACAGCCTCAGTGTGAGTCGTATATGCCTTACCAGTGAACTTACGAACCTGGTCGCGGTGGACATAACGTCCAAACAGGATAGCATTTTGAATCATACCTCCTATTAGGACATTTCCAGGACAGTGTCAACCCGGAATGAAGAAACTTACCTCGACTTGAATTATGTTACCATTGCTGGCAAAACGATTCGTCTTTGCACCGCGGTACGTTTTGAATGTGCGAGCAGATTCAATGTGCCGAGTCATTCGACCGCGGCGATGACAGGTGACATACCCTTGTGGGGTTTTAATCACATACCGGGTGTAAGTTTCATTCATTCTCCAGCCTCAATAACTAGTGTGTGATACTCGCTCAGAAATAAAGAGCTCAGTATCATCAACAATGCCTTCATCGTTCAAAAGATGAAGTTCGTCCGGACAATCACGGATCGAAGCTGCCTCGACTTCAAAAGTGACCATAACTTCTGACGGCTCAATAACATCCATCTCGATGAATTCCATATCAGTATTTTCATACTCAGACAGATATGCTTCCAGGTCTGACAGATCAATATCACTGTCGTCGCGAGTCTTGACTGAGAAGGTAAGTTCAAAAGTTTTCATAAGTCTCCTGTATATGCTTTAAATTTGGAATCTGGTCGCTTGGCCAACAAGGCTCAAGGGTGAAATCAATTACTTCTTGGGGGGTTCTCAGTCGTGCTACAATGTCCTCCCAAAAATATTCTTTAGCCCTACGCCGGCTCATTACAATAACATCAGGTATGTATTTGTCACTACCATATCGAAATTGAGTTGCGGTAACATCAATAACGTGGTGTTGAGTCATCACAAATGCGTGTTGGCCACCAGGAATTTTTGAGATAGCCACATACGCATTGATTGATTCTTCCTGGAGGCGATGGAGAATGTAAGTAGATGCCCAAGCGCAAGCCCCACAAAAGTCTTTACCAAAATTACTACGACTGAGATTTCTTTCAATCCAACTACGCCCCTTCATCGCAGCAATGTTGACTTTTGAACGCACCTCTGACACTTTTCATCCTCGCTAAAGAACGTTGAAACCATACCAAATCGGATTTGTGGTACATAAGCAAATGTTTGGAAACTGTCAACGCCAAGTTAATGTTTTTCTGAACTTTTGACACAGTTTCATCATCAAAGACTGTTAGAAATTCGTCAGCCATCTGAGCAACTGGTTCCCTGTTCACACAGCATTTGAACACAAACGAGTCTGGATCAATTTTCATATCCCACGTGATGAGAATGGGCATATCCTGACGAAGGATATTGTAGAACAGGGGTCGGTTGATAGTCTTACTAATCATTTCAGGATATGGAAAAGAACAGCGCCGCTATCAATTGCGTCATTCACAGTCTTTTCATCCATTACTGCACTGTCTTCGAACCAGTGTTCCGTTGCACCAGTTTCTTCAGAAGTCCAAGATGCATTATTAGTTACTTCAAATGGGCCGTAGAAATTGATTATTGACCCAGAATCATACGCACTGATGGGAGTTTCTTTTTTATAACGTTCCCTCAATCCATAGCAGTAGGCCAGCAATTCTTCTTTAGTATCTCGGGTGATGACTTCAGTCTCATTAAATTCATTGACAGAATGATAGCGCGAGTCTGAGTTCTCACGAACATTAACCAGCACAGTAATCATCATCCAAGATGTTGTGCGAGTCACGCAAACTGTGACCAATTTTCGTCAATGTATGATTTGATATCATAGGGAGTGACTACGTGGCGTTCGATCGGATTGCGAGGATAGCCCATCAATTCGCTGGTAGTGATCTCAATAGATTTGCGAATATCTTTGATAATCACAACAAACCCATCAGTCATCCAGAACAGTTCTCGGCCATTGACTTCAATAGACCTGTATCCTTTGGGCTTTTTCATCCGGTTCAGGTTAGGATCATCACCACGAACTTTACGACGTTTTTCCATTTCACTTCCTTATATAAGTTGGCTTCGGTGAAGTCGGTTTCACATATTCCCACTTACCTAAAAGGCCAGGAACACTTGCTACTTTTTTCTCCACATATGGCGCCGCCAACAAGTCATATTCACCATTAGCACCATATCGGTTCGGATTCAACCAAAAAGCTGATGGATTTTCAAGATATAGTTCTTTTTCTCGTTGATCATCAGCAGCCGTCCAGAGATCAGGTAGTGCTGGAGTTGGGGAGGATTTAAGCTCTGTCTCTAAAGTGTCCGCAATATTGAGCAATGGCAACAAATAGGATAAAGCGAGAGATCCTATAACCACTGCGGTGAATATAAAAACGAACGTAAGCACAAGATCCTCATAAAAAAGGACATTTTCATCAACCCCTCCCTCCTTGAGGGGTCAGCGACCTGTATGTCCAAACGCAAACTTGATTTATTATATTTGGATCACCGTGTCAAGCACAAATCGTCATAGCCATCTTTTGATCTTCAGATAGTGTTTGGTGGAATGACGAGGGCATAACTGGACCTATACCAGCCATAATGATTTTGTAAATCAATTCGTCGTCATATTTGATCAAAGTCGACACTCGTTCAAAATACAGCATCTCACTTTGGATCTTGTAAGCAACCATATCTGGATCGTGTGACCAATTTGTCAAGAATTGCTCAAGAGCCCACCGAGCAACTACAGGACATTGAAGAATCCTGGATCCAAGAAAATGAGATGAGCTTAAATTATATTCGTGAATCAAATCCAAAGGAGGGAAACGGCAATAGAGGATAGGGTTAGTGTCCAAAGGACGTAATGCGCTCCTGGTGCCGTTCACGGTGCGATGTTCCCAGCACTCCAAGGCGTGCTTGAGCAGGTGGCGGTGCTCATTATCCTTGTAGATGGCAAGCATATATGGATGTAGTTCAACATCCTTCAGTTTTTCACGCATACCAACCATTAGAATATTCCCGCCTTCTGTAACATACTGTTCCACTGATCTTCGACCCATTTCTGGATTTCAGTGTAGTCACCAAGCATAGCTGCGGTGCCGATTCGTTTATATGCGACAGGATTGCCAAGATATGTGGCAAAGTTTTTGCGGGTTTTAATCACAGCAGACGTGGCAGAAAGTTCATTGAAGTGGCGATCACCGCCTTCATCGTAAAAGAATGATGCATTGATCCACCCAATACGAAAATCTTTGACCCAAGCTTCAAAGATCAGAGTTTCATAAAGGGCGCGATCGCCCTTTTGGGTCTTAGCAGGTAACGCCTTCCAATGAATCTTCACTGCTACGTTTTCCTAAATTGGTGCCCCTGGCCGGACTCGAACCAGCACTCCGAAGAATTCGATTTTGAGTCGAACGCGTCTACCAATTTCACCACAGGGGCTCTGTGTCTGTTGTCCCCATATTAGTTGAACAGGGAGCATCAGTCAACCAAATTCTTTAAGCGTTTCCTCAATGTATTCAAGGGCATTGACTCGTTGCTTTTGTGAACGGCGAGTCATAAAATCAACCATATCGCCAGTATATTCCAATCCATATGCCGCAGAGAACGCTTCATCGCTTTCATAGCGATCACGCTGTTTGTACATATCAGCCAAATACTGTGCATCTTTTTGAGGCTTGTCTGAAGGGTAAGCGCCCCAATATCGGTTACTGTCCGGGGACAAAAACCAATCACGGCATTTACCATAATACCAAACAGCAGCGTTAACCCACTCGTCTCCAGCAACCTTGCGAAAATTTGGAAACCAAATGGCTGAGTATTGCTTTTGGAAATTTGGATACGGTGTCCATCGGCAATAGCTACATTCCATCCAATGTTTGACTTCCGGATGCTCGTCGCGTTCCCAATCGCCAACAGTAATAGATTCACCTTCCCCAATGGGGAAATCGCCAATCATTCTGACCTCAAGGTAGCCATAATAGGCCTGCTCGCCATTACAGAATCGAATGGCCCGCTCTCGATCAAATTGGTGAGCTTTGAGTTCAGCTGCCAGTTCATCTTCATCCCGGATGCCATTACCAATGACATTGAAGAACTGGTCATAGACCCGAAGCTTCGCTTCATCAAAAGTCTTGGCCGAATACAATGAAGGATATTGATCCACACGGGCCAACACCATTTCCTCAGGTGTAAAAATCTTCCTTGCCATCAGAGTTCCTTGATAAAGACGCGGTGGCAGCAAATGTCCAACTTAGGGCTGAACATTGCATTGACCCAAGCAGCACGGGCAAGCTCATAAGTCTCGAATGGACCATAATGCTCTTCAGTGCCTGGCTCCAGGTCTTTGAATTCCGTCGATGTATAAATTCCGCCTTCGACGATATACATTTCAATTCCTCTTTTTCAGTCGGACATCAAGCTGGCGAAGATTTCGCCGGCGGCGGAAAGGACGAGTGAGCTTTTCATAAACGTAGGCCAGGAGGATCAAACAAAATCCACCAACTGCGGCGGCGATCAATGCAAGCATCCCAAGCAGTATGACCCACAGCGGCCACGTAATATAAACTGCTATGATCACAACAGCAATTGCAATAACAGTCGTCGGGTCCATCAACAATTCCTTTCAACGACGGAACTATATGATAGCCAGCACCTTGTCAACGGTTATCTTTTGAAGATGTGAGCGCCAATAATTGCAGTAGTCTGCCGATGGCGACCAAGATTTGGTGAAACTCGTCGATTGTGAAAATACAATGCGCCGTTGGATGGGTCATCGTACTTAGCTGATAAAATTTGACGAGCAAGTGCAATACTGCGGGCCCAAGCAACTGGATTCAATTTAACGCCGCGGCGCACTGATGGTTGTATCCACGAGAATTGGCTACGTTGAAAGACAACTCCGCATACTGTTGACGGGAATTGTGGATTTTCAACTCGATTCATCACAACAGCACCAACAGCCAGACGGCCTTGCTCGCTCTCGCCTCGGGCTTCATAATAAATCACGCAAGCCATACAGGACAAATCATTTCCTGTATTATATGGACAATCTCTAAAAACTAATGTGTTATCTACTTCTTGCGCAAACGCGGACGTCGACGCAAACAACATTAAGATTGCCATCATTGTTGAAATGATGGTTCTCATAATTCTTTCTCCTTTTCTCAAAGGACGAAGATAGCTAAACGCCAGCAAGACAGAGTCTTACTGGGTTGAAAGGCCTATATTCAAACGCTTTGATGAAGGAGAATTCCTTCTACGAACGGATCCCGGACAAGCCGGTCAGGAGAGTTCAAGTCCTATGACACTTCAGTGTTCCGCACGATTTCTTGGTTGTAAGGGCTAACCCTAACTGGCTGTCTATCAGTTACCTGTTAGACAATTGCGTTTTCATCGCCAAGCAATCTATGTTTCATCCTTAGTTGTTTCGGTAACAGTTATATTTATACGATATTGACGTGAGTTAGTCAAGTAGATATTGCGTCGCAGCAAATAGGATCAAACATTCGAACGTTAAATCAGCACGGTCTATCTTTTCTTTTTTTGCTTCTTATCCAAAATGCGAGCCATACGGGCATTTCGATATTCTTTCAGGTGAGTAACTTCTTCACCCAGCCAGAATGGAATTCGTATAAACCGATCAGGCTTATCGAGCTCAATCTCAGCTAATGCCAGGCCTTTAAACTCTGGATTAAGGAACTCATCAACTTCCCAAGCGAATCGTCGCTCTTCACCATATGTGATGCGATGACGATTTTTAATCAATGCCGGAGTGGTAAGAGTGCGGTCTTTGGCCAAAAACTTGAAAGACTTTTTATCAATCTTTTCTTCAAGCTCAATTGAAGTGCGATCATCAATCCGCTTCTTCATAGTCTGATAATAATGGTAAACTTCTTCACCATTGAGCCACTCTTTGATCTGGCGCACACGGATTGCCCAATCACCAGTCTTTTTTAGATAGTGTTGAGTTATTTCCGTTGTGATCCAGATCTCACCGTGCTGGCCATCATAAAGGTCGCTGTTAGTATTGGTCGCCTGTATCAGGTAATCAATATCAACGTTGACCTTAAATTTGCGTTCGATTTCGTGACTCATCTTGTAATCTTCCACCAAATCCGACCCGGGGCCATCCAAAGTTCAGCCACCACAACCAATACAAGCCAAGTTACAGACCCGGCTGCAATTGACATAAGAATGCAGTAGAACGGATTGATCATAAAGCCCGCAATGCCATAAGAGAAAACAATCCCTAATAGCCAAAAGACCACACAGGCCCCATAAAGTGTAAACACTCTAACGAAAAACTTAATCAGGATGGCAGCACCGAAGATATAAACGAATGCCATCAACCAGGAGGGGTCAAAGTTATCCAGTTCCTCCCAATGGATTTGTGGGATAGGATCAGCCTGCGACACTGTCGCGTGATGCTGTTCAACCCGGGGTATCTGATATTCAGTCATTGTGCTCTCGTATCTTGATAAAATCGATTACGACATCATCATACACGAAATCATCTGGGATGCCAATAGGAAAATTCAAACCAGATTTACGAATCAATTCCAGCTCTGCTTTAAGCTCTGCTCTATCTGTGAATTCGTAAACTTCCGGATCAAATGCATCTGGACGCCAAAAGGTCATCTCGTCAGCAGCCGGGTCACAATCAGAGCCTTCCCAGCCAGCGAAATAGTATTCTTCATTGCCATCATCAACGACAATAACGTACATACAGTTGCATCCTTTCAATGAAAGAAGTAGCCTATTTCTCGTTGTCAGTCAAGTTACGAAGCCAAGGCGTCTCTAACATTTCAATTTCTTCTTCCATCCATTCCAAAAACTTATTTTGGTCAAAGGATGAATCAATGATTGCCAAGCCAGGTAACATATGCTTAATAAAATTAAGCAAGAAGCCCGCCTCGCGTTCTGTTTCTGTTGACTTAAAGAAGGATATGGCTACAACTTTAGCCAACTGTTTATAAAACTGATCGCCTTTGTCGCCAGAGGGCATCGTGTCGTGATGGATTTTATAATTACTCACGTGTGAACCACCTTCTTAATTCCATAGTGATGGATCGCTGCTGCGCATCCAGTGCAAGGCTTGGCGGTGCCAATGTGTTCCATATCTTCACCAAAGACCCGTCCAACATACAACGTCGCATTAACCAAATCTTCTGGATCATTGTTACGAAGAAAATTCACCAAACAATTGATTTCAGCGTGTTGAAAGATGGCATCTGGACGCCGGGCAAATCTCTTCTGCAAAGGATGGGTCTTGTACATATTTTGACCCATTGATACAACCCGGTTACCAATAACCAACAAAGCGCCCAGGCGTGCTCCACCCACACGCTCTCCAGCCCTTGCAAGCTGGAGAGCTTCATCAATGTACTTAGTGTCGCGTTGGTTCATATGTCGCACGGTAGACATTTTCATCACCATAGTCAATTACTGAAGTTCAGTCGTTTCACCCTTGCGTGTCAGATAATCAGGTGATACCATCTTAAGCATCTTGCGGCCAATGAAGCCAGTATCAGCATTGTCGTCATCACGGATGACAATACCTTCCTTGAGAGTCTTACCGTCAATTGACGACTTGCCATCACGCAGTGTGATCAGGTCAGCATCACCATATCGGCCCTTGAACAGTAGCGGAACCGTTTCAACACCCAAGCTCTTGGTGACTTTTTCAAAATTCCGATATGAATCAACCTCGCCGTCAGACACTGTATCAAATGCCAGGAACTTCGGCGGAGTGCTGTAGCCAAGATCCTGAATGCCTTGGCCAAAAGTTTCGCCAAGAATCAGGAATGCTGATTCGTTTTCAGTCTCACCATACAGGTTAGCAAGCTGCTCAGAGGTTCGCGAATCAAGGAACGTCTTGAGCGACCTCATATAGAGATTCTTGGCCAAGTTCGTTTCGTTGGCCCTGAAGCAGAGCCCCTTAGAACCAAGGCCCTTACTATATGCAGTAGCATACAAGGTGCCTTCCTCAGTCACAACTTCCAAGAAATCTTCACGCTTTTCAGTCGTAAAGATGAAACCGGTAAAAGTGCCGTGAAGCTTTTCAGTAATATTCACAATGTCGTCAGGGAAGAAGACATTTTCGAACTTCTGAGCATTTTCAATGTCGAACTTGTAGATGAGATCATACGAATGACTGAACACTTCACCACCCATACTGGCTGGAATAGGCGGCTCATACTTCGTGATGCCAAGCTGTTCAGCAACGTCCCAGCCGATGCCCACCTTGTGGATTTCGCCATCAGCCATACGCATCCACTTGCGGTAATGCGTACCAGTTTCTTCGTTAGTGATGCCACAGCAGGGATAGATAACACCCTGGCTCAAGATGCCGCGCAGCCGCATTGCCTTGATACGATCGCCGTTAGATCCGTTAAGACGGCCTTTGCCCTTCTCATCGTCCCAAAAATCCAACTCCTTGAGGAGCCATTCAGGAAGCACTGAGCCTTCCGGGATATATGCAACAGGATCACCATCCTTATAGCGATGGCTCCCATCTTCCAGCTTCGCGCTAATACACGTAAAGCCGTTGATATCAAGAAGGCTTAGCCTGTCAGCATTCGGATGATCACGAACGTTCTTGACCTGCTCAACCAGCACTTCAAACTTAGACATATAAACTCCTCAAATTTCCTGTCCGCTTATATATGAAGGAGTGGCAGTGTCAACCCAAAAAGTTTAGGCTTGACGGTTTTTTTCCACTTACGTAAAAGCAGGACCTATGGTAATGCGTAATCCCTCCTTGGCTGCCAGAGCCCTTGCCCAACTAGTAGATGGGTGGTCCATCTACAGCCACGGCGAGCACCTTTCTGGACATCTCAGTTTGGCTGGGTTTGAAGTAGTTAACCACGGAAATTTTGCATCAGTGGTGAACGGTTTGCCTAATCAGGTAATCAAGATTTTTGGTTTGAATGATATTGGCTATCAGCAGTTGCTTCACGAATTCATCCATAACAAATCAGATCATTATCCAGCAGTGTACTCTTTTACTACCAGCGGTAATTATGGCATCGTGGAAATGGAAAAGCTAACACACAACACTAAAACGGCTGTTGCTATTTCAAATTACGCAGATCGTCTGAAGAGCGGTTGCTCACTTAAAAGCCATAAATGGGGAATTACGTTCAAGGATGCAGTGTTGCATCTTGATATGAAAAGTAAAGAATACAATAAGAAGCTCAAAGCAGTACAGCTTCATTGGGATGGTCACGAAGACAATATTATGTTTCGTGGAACCATCCCTGTGTTGTGTGACGTATTCTATGGTGAAAAAAATTAATTAGCGATTTGGGTATGATACTTGTTTGCTACAAGATATAGTGAACGAGCATAATCCATCAAGGTCACAATTGATTCGTTGGATATTTTAAAAGTTCCAAGACTTGAATTAAAAGCGTGTTCTGGTTCTTTAGCGTTGTGGTACATACCAGTCGATTGTTTGACTACTCTGTCAGGGATCTGTTTTGTTTTAACACTTTCAATATGCACTAAGAAATCTTCCAACATCCTTTTAACTAATTCTGGATCAAGATCAAAACTTTCTTTCATAACTTGATCAGCAGCACTCTTGATTGCCTTGACTGGTATCGGCACCTTGACATTTAAAATATTGTTGATTTTATGGATACCGGCGCGTGCAGCCTTAGTCTTAATTGCTTGAACCAAATTCTTCACACCTTGCTTTTTGGCAATAGGATCAGCAGCCCATTCAGATTCAGGTATGCTTGCACTTACGATTTTTGTCAATTCAACTAATGGGTGCTTCATTTTACAGTTCCTGCCTTTTAGTTTTATTTATTTTCACAAGATATAGTAAAAAACAGCCGATTTAAACACAATCAGTAGATTATCTACTACATTTAGTAGTATGACACTACATCTATGTACTACATATAGTAGTGGCTCAAATAATTAAAATTCTTGCATTTTTCACGTATCGATACATAGGATTTTTGACATTTTTTACCACATACTATATGTTGTGGTGAATAGTGCTGATTCAACACGATATAGCACAAGATATAGTAGCTAGATCTAGTTTTTGGCTTATTTCAATTTTTTTTCGTCATATTAGAAAAATCTGTTGACTCGTTCCGGCATTCATATAGAAGGGCTTGGTAATCCAAGAAGGAATCAAAATGTTCAAGTTTGTCCACATTTACCACCTCGACGACGTGCGTCACGCGATCTCGGAAGACTTCTTCCTGGCAGAGCGCGATTGGGGATATGTGATCAACTATCACATCAACGCTTTTCCGGAAATCAAGGACGAGATGAGCGACGAGGAAAAGGCGCTTGAATATGCTCGTCGTGAATTCCGCGGCATCAAGTTTGCCAAGGATGGTACGCTGCTGGCTCGTCCGTTCCACAAGTTTTTCAACTGGGGTGAGAAGGAAGCTGAGATGGCTCAGTTCGACTTCGATATGCCTTTCGTGATTATGGACAAGCTGGATGGTTCGATGATCCATCCGATGTTGGTGGATAACAAGATCGTGTGGTGCTCCAAGATGGGCCCGACGGATGTTGCCCTACAGGCCGAAGCGTTTGTGGGAACCCATCCGGAATATGTGGAGTTTGTGCTGGCTGCTATGGGCGGCGGCTATACTCCGATTTTTGAATGGTGCTCGCGTAAGCAGCGCATTGTGGTCGACTATCCGGAAGATGCACTGATCCTGACTGCCATCCGCGACAACCGGACTGGCGAATATGTGGGTATGCCGTCAATGAAAGCGAAGGCTGAGCATTACGGTATCCCGGTGGTGAAGACCTGGAATGGCACCTTCAACGGCATCACGGACTTTATGGAAGCCGTTGGTGGTGAAGAGCAGTGTGAGGGTTATATCATCCGGTTCGAGAATGGCCATATGGTCAAGCTCAAGAACGCCTGGTACTTGAATCTGCACCGTGCCAAGGATCAGCTGAGCAACGAAAAGAATGTCTACCGTCTAGTGCTCAGCGAGCATCACGATGACCTCTTGCCGCAGTTGGATCCGGATACCCGCAAGGCTCTGGAAAACTTTGCTTCTGACCTGAGCAACGCTGTGAAGGTACAAGCTGCTACGCTGGCCAACGCTGTGGCTGAGAATTGGAAGCTCTACAGCAACCGCCGTGATTTTGCTCTCAACTTTGGTAGCAAACAGGAACTCTCCGCCGTGGTCTTCAAGATCCTGGATGGTAAGGATTCCTACGAAGCTCTTGTTGATTGGCTGCTGGCTCAGACGTCGACTCAAGCCAAGCTGGATGCTGCTAAGAAGAAGTTCGGTCAGCTCAACTGGTCGGAATATTATTACGCGGTGGATATGGATGGCTAAGGCTCGAGCCTTTATGCTTAATGTGATGATGGTCATTATTGTGGTCATCATCACATTCATATTCTAATCTATAAGAGATAATGATTCATTATATCAGATCGAATGTTATCGATCTGTCAGAGTCAAATGTCGAGTGATCTGTGTGAGTGAATCAGTAAGATGAGTGTATGATTATATTCGAATCAATGGTCCTGCTCAACACCGTATCAAAAAATATAAAATTTTTTTCACGGCCCGCAGGCCCATTATACAGTATGAAAAAATACTGTCAATAAAAAAAGGCAAAGAAAATAGAGCTTTATTCACTTTTTTTAGCAGAATTTCGAACTTTAGTCAATAAAATACGCTGGATGAATACAACTTTTTCATCCAGTCAAACTTTTAGTAATGCGAGGAAAAATGTTGGTCAATGTTAGTAGATGGTGGCCAATGTTAGTAGGTGTTAGTAGAACAGAGTAGGTGTTAGTAAGTACATTATTATATAGCACGTCTGAAGGAAATATTTCAACCTTGTTAACGTTATTTTGTAGGGTTAACGAAAAAAAATGAAAAAAGTCATTGACGGCCCTTGGTACATTTTATATAAGGGCGATGTAACGACGCAGATGCACTAAAAAATTTGCAAAATGCAAAATTAGGTGCTGACGCAGAGTTACCGAATGCGTATAACGCAATTGTTCAACCATTGAGAAGGAAGAAGTTTAATGCGTCCCATCGAAGTTTCTGAAGCAATTAGCGTTTACGCTACTGCTAACGTCCCCGTTATGCTGTGGGGACAGCCGGGCGTTGGCAAGTCGGACGTTGTCCGCCAGCTTGCTGCCAAGACCCCGGGCAAGTTCCTCAACCCGCTGACGGGCAAGAAGGAACGCAAGGTTTTCGACGTTCGCCTCGCACTGCTGGATCCGACCGACCTGCGCGGCATTCCCTACTACGACCCCGAGATGAAGACCGCCCGCTGGGGCCAGTCCTGCATCCTTCCGATGATGGGCCGTGAGGAAGACGAGGATGCTATCCTGTTCCTCGACGAGATCAACTCCGCTCCCCCGGTTATCCAGGCAGCCGCTTACCAGCTTGTCCTCGACCGCAAGGTTGGCGAATACGAGCTTCCGAAGGGCGTGACGATTATCGCTGCTGGTAACCGCCAGTCCGACAAGGGCGTGGTGTTCCAGATGCCCACTCCGCTGCTCAACCGCTTTGCCCACATTGACTTTACGGTCAGCAACGACGACTGGATCGAATTCGCGGTCGGCGCCGGCATCCACCCCAGCATCATCGGCTTCATCAACTTCAAGAAGGATATGCTCAACAAGTTCGACAGCCGTGGCAAGAACTCCGCGTTCGCTACCCCGCGCGCCTGGGCGTTCCTGGACCGCGTTATCCGGGCTGCTGAAGCTGCTGGCACCAAGGACACGATGATCCGCAAGCTCGCAGACGGCGTGGTTGGTGAAGGCGCTGCTGTTGAGTTTATGAGCTACCGCAAGTCCGCGGAGAAGCTTCCGAACCCGGACAGCATCCTCGATGGAACGCTGAAGAAGCTTCCGGAAGATGTCAAGCAGGATATCAGCATCCACTTTGCGCTCGTGACCAGCCTGGTTGCGGCCATCAAGGAACGCTTCGAGAACGCCAACAAGAACCCCAAGGACGAGAAGTTCGCGAAGGCTGGTGGTAACTTCCTCAAGTTCCTTAACACGGAACTCAAGGACGAGCTGACGCTGTTTGGCATCCGTTCAGCAATGAAGACTCACCAGGTTATGCTTGCTACTCTTCCCGAGTTCCGCACTGACGTTAACCAGAAGTTCCAGAAGGTGCTCTCAATGGTTGGCTAATCCCCAACTATGTTGAGGGGTGGGGTTAATTTCTCCACCCCTCCTTTTTTGTATTGACTGAGTTGGCTTGTCACTGTATAAGATAAGTCTAACAAGCAAAGGAACGCTAAATGAGTAATCCTACCGCATCCGAGATTATGACCGCAGGCCGGTTTTTTATGATGCAGAAGTTTCCGTTCTTCGCTTACCTGCTCTTCAACCTCGAAGTTATTGAGCTCGGCGAGGATAACAATCCCTGGAAGCTTCAGACCGCTGCTGTTGACGGAAAGCGCTTCTGGTATAACCCTAGCTTCATCCAGGAAATTTACCAGGAAGGGCTCAAGGAGAGCAAGGAAATTGGTAACCACAAGGTGGCCTTCCTTTGCGCCCACGAAGTGATGCACTGTGCCCTTGGTCACTTGGGCCGCCGAATCGACCGCGATCCTGAAATCTGGAACCAGGCGGCAGACTACGCCATCAACGCGATGCTCGTTGAGGCGAAGCTCACTATGCCCAAAATTGGTCTGTATGACAAGAAATACAGCGGTTGGTCGGCAGAAGAGATTTATGACGACCTGCTCAAGAATCCGGACAAGACCAAAGGTAAGTCCACGCTGGACGTTCACGCTGGCCAACCTGGCTTCCCTGGCGAGGGTGATGGCCAGGGCCAGGATCCTAATGGCGGCGGCGACCCGGCTGATGCCCTGAGCCCTGAAGAGCTTCAGGACCTCAAGGACCAGTGGGAAGAGAATATGGTCCAGGCTGCCCAAAACTGCAAGGACGCTGGTAACATTCCGGCCGGCTTTGAGCGACTGATCAAGAAGATCACTGAGCCCAAGGTTAAGTGGAACGAATATATCGAGACTGTCATCAAGTCGCTCGTGCGTTCGGACTACACCTGGCGCATTCCGAACAAGCGGGTGTTCGCTAACGGCATTACTATGCCCAGCTTGGACTATGATGACTCCGTGGAGATTGGCATTGCGATCGATATGAGCGGATCCATTAGCGACGAAGAAGCGGCTGTTTTCCTTGGGGAAATTAAGTCCATTATGGGACAGTTCACTAACTTCAAGATCCACATCGCTTGCTTCGATAGCGCTCTCCACGCGCCCGCAACGCTGGAGAGTGAGGAAGACCTGGATAACTACGAACCCAAGGGCGGTGGCGGTACCACCCCTATGGCGTGGTGGAACTGGGCTATGAAGCAGGATTGGTACGATACGGTCGGTACTGTGATTATGTTCACGGACGGCTACATTGGTGGTCCAGAGCACTGGGGTCCGGGTGAGGAGAAGAGCCCTAACACGATTTGGCTCGTGAAGGGCAGTGACTACGAGGGCCCATACGGTACCACGATCCTCTACGAAAAGCTCTAACGGGCTCTCCATAGGGGCTTTCCCGTGCGCAAGTTAGCGTGGATGGGGCTGGCAGGTAACTGTCGGCCCCATCGTTTTGGCTTGTGCTTTATCCACAGAAATGCACAACTCGCCCTAAAATACTCATTGACTCGTCGTTGGCATCTGCTATGTAGAAGATGCGTAGGAGGCGCACATCAATGGATAATAAAGAATACAGTCTTAAAATTTTGACTAAGACTGGGAGTAACATTTTAGATCCAGATTATTTCGGATATAAGTCGCTGGAAAGGAAGCTCGGACGCGCCCCTATCCTCTCAGATTTTGATCGGTTTAGTCTCAACTCGTATGCTGAATATCAGGCAATCAATGAGCTCAAAGCCATATTGTCTGATCCCAGCAACACTATTCACATTCGTTTCAACCACGGTGCCCGCGCCGGATCGATTGCTCGCGTGTCTAACCCTGCTGATATTTTCAGGTCAGATACTACTGGGTATCGTGGCAGCGTTATGTTGGATTGGGATTGCAAGCTGGAAGTCGTCTGGGACGACAAGAAAACTTGGAAGTTCAAGTTCACTCGCCACGTTGATGACAAGGTTATTGGTGAAGGCAAGCATCACGATTTCTTGATCAATTACGCCGGGCCTAGCGTCAAATCCTTTGAAAAGAAGGAACGAGTCGAACTCCCGCCAGCGTATGTTGAAGACGCATATGGTCGTGAAATCCAAGTAGGCACTTGGGTTTTGGACAACCGGTTCAAGCTGGGCCGCATTGAGCGGATCAGTCACGCAGGCACCCTGTGGATTGATTTCCTCCAGCAATCTCTTGGATCCAAGTATGCAGTCAAGGGCCACGTGCAACAGTTTGGGCGTTCCCCTAGGGAATTGCTGGTGATGGAATTGCCTGATGGTTTCGAGACTACTGCAATCATTATGGACAAGGACATTCGGGATTTCGTAATCACGCCCACATTCAAGTTTGGCTACGAATGACCAAGGAAGAATTCCTTGAGAAATACGAACACCGGAGACCATTCCTAGAATGGTGCTCCGGTGGGATGGATGGTGGCAATTGCTGGGGTGACGAGGCCACTGAAATCTACCCGGATGAAGAACCCAAAATTGACGATGCCATCTGGGATTTCTTGAATCTATTCACAGACAATGTATCTGACCAGGAGTTTGCGGCTATTAAATATGCGCCCGGGCTTGAGGTAGAAAAGGAATGGACAGATAACGAGTATTATGGTAACTATTACTACCGCCATTCTAAAACTATTGACCTTGAGGTAATTTGGCCCTTCATTGAATTAATCATTGACGTGCCTGAATCAGATGCTAGAAAGGCGCATTATATTTTGATGGAGGATTGATATGAAGAAATACAATCGGAATATCAATGTGAAAATTTACCACTCTGTGGAAGAAATTTATGACTCCGTCAACAACGACCCCAAGCGCCCTGGCTTCCAGATAGCTTATCTGGATCGCTCCTCTAACACTAAAACCAAACAAGCCTGGATGCAGCACCTTATTCAAAATGGTTACTCTGTTGCAGAGATAGCAGAGAAACGGCCCCACCTCGGTAACGAGGAATATGTCGCACTCATCATCAAGGCTGGCCCTGCTGATGTGCTGGCTTTGAAATTTTGTTTCTGATTTTTGTTGACGCTCGTAGCAAAAACAAATAGACGGGTGGCATAGCAAGCAAGGAGTAATTGAAATGGCACGTATGAATTTCGTTACCGCAGTCAAGACCGGCCTCACGATCGACCAGATCCGCGAAGCCGCCCCCTCAGTGTTCAACCTTCACGCTCACGAAAGCCGTAGCGAGCGTTACAATGTGGCGCCCACTGTCGAGGTCGTGGAAGCTATGATGGCTGATGGCTTCAAGGTTGTCCTTGCAGGGCAGCAGCGGAGCCGCTCTGCAGACAAGCTGCTCTTCACTCGCCACGTGCTGCGCCTCCGTAAAGACGGCGTCCACAGCATCAATGATTGCTTCCCTGAAGTGATCCTCACTAACAGCCACGATGGCTCCTCGAGCTATCGCCTGATGTTCGGTATGTTCCGCTCGCTTTGCCAGACCCAGCTGTCGGTAGGTGATGCGACGATTGCCGGCCAGAAGGTCACTCATAGCGCCAAGGACACTGCTGAAAAAGTGGTTGAAGGTGCAAATGATGTGCTGGCCAAGACCCCTGTCCTCAAGGAAGCTATGGACAAGTGGCTGGGTATTGACCTCACGGAGAAGGAGCAGGAACTCCTTGCCAAGCAGGCACTGACTCTCCACTATGGCGATCGCGTCCCTCCGATTACTGAGCACGAAGTCCTGCGCGCGACTACTCGTTACGATGAAGGCGCCAGCCTCTGGAACACCTTTCTCCGGATCCAGAAGAATCTCACGGAGGGCGGCATTGTTTACCAGCGCACTGGTGGTAAGCACAAGCGCGGCACCACTCGTGGCATCCGGGGCATTCACCGTAGCCTCCAGTTCAACCGCAAGCTCTGGGACCTGGCATCGGCTACTGCTGAGATGGCGCCGTCTTCGACTCCAGCAGTATAACAATTAAAAAGGAGGGTTAACGCCCTCCTTTTTTTCTGATCATCCATCTGTTAACTTTACTAATTAACGTTAACAAAAATCAGAAGGTTTTTTCGTCGCAAAAACAAATTAGGATTGACTCTGCTTCGAATTAGCTTATAACTCTTGAACAAGGAGATTTTATGAGCACCCTCGAACGTTTAAAGGCGCAGTTCAATGTGATGGAGGATATCGTTGGCAAAGTTGCCTCCGGTAACCTCCGCGGGCTCATCATTACTGGTCCTGCTGGCATTGGTAAAACCTTCAACGTCCTCAAAACCCTCAAGGATTATCAGCTCTATGTCGCTCCCCTAGCTGGCATCCAGGCTGAGATTGAGGTTTGTGCCGGGCATATGACGACCGTAGGGCTAGTGCAAGCGCTGTGGCGTAATCGCCAAGAGGCTAACACCTTAGTGCTTGATGATATCGACACTGTGCTTGATACGCTCGATGCTATCAACATTCTCAAGGCGGCGCTTGATACTGGCAGTCAGCGTCACGTGTCGTATATGACTCAGAATGCTGCATTGCGTAAAGCAGGCATCCCTCAGCATTTCAATTTCAATGGTGCAATTATCTTGATCACAAACCAGGATATGGAAAATTGCAAGGGCAAGATGGCTCCCCATTTCAAGGCATTGGTGAGCCGCTGCTTCTATTTCGATCTCGGCTTTGAGGGTCGTGAAGACTGTATGACTTGGATCCAGCACGTTTCCGAAACTACTGGTATGCTGGGTGATGCAAAGAAAACTTCGGATATCCTCCGTTATATGCGTCGCAACTTGAAGGACATTCGCGAGCTTAGCTTGCGCACTGCCGTCAAGCTTTCGTCCATTTACGGCAAAGGCTGGAAGGAAGTGGCTGATTTTACGGTGTTGACATAGGATTCAAAATATTATATCAGCCGTGATATTGCTACAAGGAAAGGAAATATGAAGTACAATTATCGCCAGTACGATGAGGAAGATTACAGCCTGGGTGATGAATACCGGGATAGTAAGCGTTCCCGTCGTGACAAGCGCGCTCGTGGCAAATATCGCCGCGACTCATTTGAAGGTCGTGATCGCGATGATGATTGGGGATGGAACTGATGGAAATCGTCCCCAGCCCGCCAATTCCAGCCCCTGAGCTGCCACCGGTCAAGGTGTACAAACATCCTTTCCTTATGAGAACGATGTTCGCTCTCGGACTGGGTTTGATCGGCGCGGCGATAACTTTCGCATTTGGATACTATTTGGTCCTAGGTGCAGCACCATTGATGATGAACTATGTCATCACGATGTCTGGTATTGCTTTTGTGCTGATGGGCTCAATGTATTTTTGGATGGATCTCTCCAAGCCTACAGTTACCCTGGAAGAGATGTGGTTCCGTAAACGCTTGGATCAAGCCCGCCATTGCGACACTCGTGTTGCTCAACTCAAAGCAGACTATGCTTTGCTGGAAGCGGCTGCTGATAGTCTGTATAATTCCCTAGGCAAGGAAGGCTTTGCAAAGCTGAAGGATGCTGACATCATCAATCACGCTGTCGAACTTGCTCGCAAAAAAACTGTTGACTGACATTTCTGCCCTGCTATAAGGGCAAGGTATTCCACGCTAAACAAAGGATTAGTAATGAAGATTGAAGAAGCAGGCGTTGAGACTTTCTCGCTTGGTCAGAAGGAAGTTTCCGTTGCCAAGATCCAAGCAAGTGCCAAAGCGTTTGAGATCCTGAGCTCAAGCCTTTATTCCAACAACATTCTCGCAATCATCCGTGAGCTTTCTGCAAATGCGAAGGACTCGCACAAGGCTGCTGGCTGCCCTGAGAAGCCGTTTGACATTCAGCTGCCCAATAAGCTGGACCCTAGCTTCAAGGTTCGTGACTACGGTGTAGGTATGGATCATCAATTCGTGATGACTCGCCTGAACACTTACTTCGATTCTACCAAGAACGACAGTAATGAAGAAATCGGCGGCTTCGGTCTCGGCATCAAGTCAGGCTTCAGCTATACTTCCAGCTATATGATCGTCACATTCGACGGCACGACACGCCGTGTCTACGCTTTCCAGATCGGCGCCAGCGGACTTCCTGAGATCAGCTTCCTGGCTGAAACTCCGTCGACTGAGCCTCGCGGTGTTGAGCTCAGCATTCCGGTTATGGACAAGGACTATGACCGCTTCCGCGAAGAAGCTATCGAAGCTCTGACGTTCTACGAACCCAAGCCCAACATCAGCGGCGTTGATGCTTCCGCGTTCGACATTAAGCCTTTGTTCCAAGGCACTGGCTGGAAGATTTACCAGAATCCTGGCCGCCTCAAGAATGAAAACTATGTCGAGATGGGCAATGTGATCTATCCGGTCATTGAAGAAAACAATCCTTACGACGAATCTCGCCACTACCGCCACCATCGCCGCGGCCGCGGCGCAGATATGATTATGGTCTATAGCGCCGGCATTGGTGAGATTGACATCACTCCGAACCGCGAGCAGATCAAGCTGACCGATCGATCCAAGGCCCGAATCACCAAGTTTGAAGAAACGGTAACTGAAGAATTGATGGCCACTATCCAAGGCTGGCTGGATAAGGAAACTGGTACGCTTTGGGAAGTCCTGCGCGGCGATACGGTGCGCCGTATCCACGACCAGTCCTACTTCTTCGAGAGCCGCAAGGTTGATCTGAAGAAGCTCAAGTATAAGGGCTATCAGATTATGGTCGGCGAGTTCCGTTATACTGAAAAGAGCCCGGCTGCTGACAAGGTGGTAAAAGGTCACACCTTGCAAGAGCAGTATGGCGAGATTCGTATGGATGAGCATCGGATGGCTCATTATGGCATCCAAATCTCAGCCCGGCATTCGGAAAGCGTTGGTATCATTATTGGCACTCCTGGTTGGACGGCGAAACTGAACCAAGCCGGCGCTCGTAAGTTGATCAATCAGACAAAGAAGGTGCTTTATCTGCTCGACGTCAAGGCTGCTGATCAGGCCGATGTTATTGCCGGTCTCAATAAAACCTTCCCGGACTTTGCTGATAACATTTACAATTGGGATGATTTCAAAGCTGGGATCAAGGCAGCCAAGCCGGAAAATGACTACTATACTTATGACCTGAAGGATGGTAACTCACGTTATTATAATGAAGGTAATAAGAAGGAGTTCAATATCAAGGACTTCAGCAAGAAGAAGACCATTTATTATGGCACGTATAAGCCTAAGGCAAATAACCTTAGGAATTACCATTACAACCGCGAGTCGACGCGAATTCAGGAAATCTTGAGTAGCTGTTATGACGAGACCTATGATGAGATCCTGGCCAAGCTGAACGGCGAGAAGGTTGTATATGCTTTCCTTGAATCCCAGGTCAAGGAACTGGAAGCTGCAGGATTCAAGCTGGTGGACTTTGTTACCACTTTCGAAGAACTGCTCCATCAGGTCGCCGTTGAATTTGCTGCTGAACGTCCTACAATGACGCTGAAGGAATACCTGAAGCCGTTGCAGGAAAAGAACCCTGAGATTAGCATCTCCACGTTCTACAAGGCAGTGAAGCGTTGGGCCCGCGAATGCGGTATGGAGGACGAGTATCAGCTTCTCCTCAAGCTGAACGACCCGTCATCATCCTCTTACCGTGCCTCGGCTAATGACCAGCTGTTCCGCCAGGTTCACAAGATGACCATCAAGGAATATGTGAAGAAGCACAACCTCAAGCCGGCCAAGCCGACCAGTAACCAGTTCGCGATCGACCTCCGTGACAAGGCCCCGCTGCTCAGCTACTTGATCACTCGCTATAGCGTCCCTGATGTTATTGATTATGTGAAGAAGGAAGTGGCTGGTATTGTGAAGGCTCCTGCTCCGGCTGCTACCGTGAAGGCTCCGCCAAAGCGTAAGCCTAGGCCGCAACCGGTGGTGATTCAGACCATCAACCCGTTGTCGCTTATCCCGACAGCACAGTAAAAATAGTTCAATTTAAGGCTTGCAATTGGTGCCCCGTCCTGTATAAGGGCGGGGTAAACCATTCAACAAGGGATTAGAAATGAAGATTGAAGAGCAGAAGGTTCCCACGTTCAATGTTGGACGCAAGGAAACGGCAGTTGCCTCGATCCAGGCCAGTGCGAAGGCTTTTGAAATCCTTAGCTCGGGCCTCTACAGCGATGCTGAGTTTGCCATCGTGCGCGAGATTGCTGCTAACGCTTGGGATAGCCACAAGGCTGCTGGTTGCCCCGAGAAGCCCTTCAAAGTGCAGGTCCCTAACGGACTTGATCCTCGTTTCTGTGTCCGCGACTACGGCACAAGTATGTCACACGAGTTTATGATGACTCGGGTTAACCGCTATTTCGATTCTACGAAGGCGGAAAACAACGACGAAATTGGCGGCTTTGGACTTGGCATCAAGAGTGTGTTCAGCTATGCCTCCAGCTTTATGATTTCCTGCTATATGGACAGCGTCCGCCGCGTTTATGTTTACCAGATTGGCGAAAGTGGCCTGCCTGAGATCAGCTTGATGGCTGAGACTGAGACTGACGAGCCAAATGGCGTGGAAGTCAGCATTCCGGTCAAGAGCGAAGACTATCAGAAGTTTTCAATCGCTATCCAGAAAACGTTTGCCTTTTATAAGGTCAAGCCTGAAATTGCTGGCGTGGAACTGGCCATTCCGGAATTTGACAAGCTTCTGGAAGCTGACGACTGGTTCGTTTGCCGTTGTCAGAGCATTTTCAATAAGGCTTCTTATATCGAGATGGGCGGCATTGCTTATCCGCTGGACGAACAGCTGACTGGCCTGCGTTCCTATTACAGTAACCACCACACTCTGTTCATCAAGGCAGAGATTGGCGATGTTGATATCACTCCGAACCGTGAACAGATCAAGATGACTGAGCGCACTCGCAGATTTGTCAAGGACAAGTTGAAGACCATTAACGACCAGGCTGAGAGCATTATCCAGGATCTGATCGATGCCCAAGGCCACACGTATTATTGGGACTTCATTGCTGAAGTGGTCAAGTATGATATTGATCTGCTCCGCAGCATCGGCTTCTCCAAATCCAAGATCACGTTCAATGGAAAGAAGTTTGACGACAATACGTTCACTATCCGTATTGCTCCCAAGCCGGCTCCTGAAGATCCAATGGATCCTAATTCGCCGATCAAGCAGCCTACCCTTACGCCGGAAATGGTCGAAGGCATCACCCGCTTTGGTGAATGGTCACTGCACGATAGTGGTCGAGTTAAGAAGGATGAAGATCGCTGGAGTTATCAGAATGCTTGGAATTTTGATCGCTTCAACAAGCCGCGTCCGATTGTGGTCGCTGACGAAGCTTCAGTTCGTCGTATTGCCCCTTGGATGCGTTACAGCGATACTGACAAGATCATCCTGGTCAAAGTCGAGCCCGGTAAGATCACTGATGTGATGGCCGCAATCAAGGAGCGTCTTCAGGACTTCAACAACATCCACGATGCTTCCACCGTGCATTTCGAGAAGGCACCGAGGGCTGCGGCTGCTGAGCGCAAGTATTATATGTACCACACCAGCACTTGGAATGAAGTTGTCCGCAAGGAAATGGATCTCGGTTCACTACCTAATGAGATCTACTATTTCCAGACCGATGGCCGCCAGCGTAGTGAAGTGTTTGGCCGCACTACGGACTTTAACAAGGATGCGTCATTCATTGCAGTGGCTAGGACTTGGATCCCGAATGTTAGCTTTTACTTCCTCACAGAAGCAATGATCAAGAAGATTGAAAAGGCCAATCCTTCGGCAGTTTTGATCGAAACATCTGCCAAGCTGGCTGAAATGCTTGACGACAAGGTTCGTGAAGCTGGGCAGAATTATGTTTCCCGCAGCCTTGAGGATATCAAGGCACCATTTGCTCGCTCGGGCGGCAGCTGGCGGACAGCATCTGCTCTTGACTTTTGGGCCAAAGAGTTCAATTTGTCCGATTATGAACAGGCAAAGAAGGATCTCGAAACCCACAAGCCGGATAGCAGCCTTGAGAAGATGTGCAAGCTGATCAAAGGCAAGACCATCTTCGAAATGTTCACAGAGCTTGGTGTCAATACGCGCAACGTCACTGTACCGAGCTTTGATAATATGCTGGCAAAGATGCCTTATGTCTTTGCAATGGTTGATGACTATTCCGAGGAAGAAGTTGTGAACCATATTGGCGAAACGATGGGCTGGAAAAGAAACACCCAGCCTGTCACAATTTGATTGACGCATTAAACAAAATGCCGTATTACGGTAGCACCAACTAAGGAGGTTTTGAATGACAATTCTTGCAGTTTCTTTTTCGGGTGGCACGGAAAAGGCTATCGGTAGCCTTGTAGTCACCACCGACTCCCGAGTGTTTACGCTCACAAATGATCACAAGGATTTCGACGATATCCTTGCTCTGCTCAAGTCAGGCGATCACGCCCAGGCTGAACTTCGTCTGGACCGCGCTATGCACGTTCGCGCCGCAGTTGCCGACACGGCATTCAGCATTAACGGCAACGTCGTTACTTACAACGGCCGCCAGTTGCCGGCGGTGATGGCGCAGTACATTATCCGACTCAATACTGAAGGTTTCGACCTCTCGCCGCTCGAGAAGTTCACCGCCAATCTGTTCGCCAACCCCAGCTATCGCGCCACGCAGGAATGCTTCAAGTTCCTCGAAGCCAATGAGATGCCGATCACGGAAGACGGCTGCTTTATCGCTTACCGCTCTGTTACGCTGGACTACAAGGATCACCGCACTGGTACGTTCGACAATAGCGTCGGCGCCGTTTGTAAGGAAGACCGCAACCTGGTCGATGAAGATCCGAACAACACCTGTTCCAAGGGTCTGCACGTTTGCGCTCTCGGCTACATCCACGGCCCTGAATCGCACGGCTACGGCGGCAGCCGTTCGCACTGGGTGATTGTCAAGGTCAACCCGCGTGATGTGGTCGCTGTACCGCACGATTACAAGAACACCAAGATGCGCGTTTGCGAATTTGAAGTGGTCGGCCAGCTGGACAAGAGCAAGATCGCTCCTACGGCCAAGAAGTCCTACGCTGAAGACAATGTGGTCTACAAGCCGGCACCGAAGGCTGCTCCTGCTGCTCCAAAGGCTGAATCCGATCAGTCGATGATCCAAGCTGGTAAGTTCTACGAACTCGGCCAGAAGCACGCCGCTCGTAATGACGAGCGCGGTAGCGGTGATCCGCTCACGTCGGTCAGCTTCAATAGCAGCACCAGCTATGAACTTTATATGGCCGGCTACGAAGGTCGTCCCCGACCGACTGCGGTGATGACGGCTGTCCCGGCTGCCGGCGGCAACGCAGGCATTGCCCGTCAGATGTTCAACGAGGGCCGCTATACTGACCTGATGCGTTTCAAGAAGGAAAAGCGCGTTGGTTTTGGGCGCCTCGGCTTTACGGCTGCTGAAGAGGCGATCATTGAGCAGAACCGTAATCAGAACGGCACTGTCTCATCGCCTGCCACCTACACCGACTCGCTGGGCTTTATTGTTCCCGCCAAGCTGGTGTTCGATGCTCACGGCTATGATCAGTTCGGCTTCCGCCGCTCGGGTAAGAACCGCAAGGGACAGACCCGCGGTGATCTTGGCTTTACCCGCACCACTGCACCGCTTGCTCAGGTAAGCACCACAATCGCTTCGCCGGCTGCTACTTCTAATCAGTCAGCCAAGTATCAGGAAGGCTACCGTGATGGTCAGGCTGCTACCAGCTTCAAGCCTCTCCAGGTTGGTAATGAATACTGGTCAGGCTACACGGCTGCTTGGAATGTGAATCCGAATCGCAAGTAAGCCTCCTTAGCTTGTGCGAGTGTGATGGGGTGGGACAAAATCCTGCCCCATCTTTTTTCTGTATTCGATTTGATGAATCGTTAACCCAGTGGCTACTGCTAATTCAGTCTTGGTCAAGTATTGACCATTATAAAAGAACGTTCTATATCGGTCCCTAAGTTTTTCTTTGTGATTTGACGACAATGTTCTACCAGCCATTGCTTTGGAAATTTTAGATTTATGATCATCATCCATAGCCCCTCTCGTATAGCCACCGTTTCCTTTTCCTTTAGACTGGCCTTTATTATGTGCTGGCTTTCCTCGTTTTGCTTTTGATATTTTATTTCTAATTTCATTATTTTGGATAATGGCTCCGCTGACATTTTTATTTAACCATCGTTGATCTGATAGAAAATTATAAAATTCAGTCATTACTCGGAGCTCATTATGTAAAGCTTCTTCAGCAGTGGCGCAAGGAAATGACCATTTTACGTCAGGTAAACCATACTGCTCAATCATATTGTGGACATAAGTAGACGATGTAAAATAAGTAGTCATTAAATCTTTCGGGTTAGCTTTCTGCTTACCGTTAGTAATTCGACAACCAACATACCAGCGGTCTATCAGACCAACCGATTATATAGAAATATGGTATATAAATATTCATAGCTGATGCTCCCTAAAGCATTAGGGCCCTTGGATGTTGACGCATCGCGAAGGGCATTTCATACCTATTTATCTATTGACTCTTCCTTCGTATGTGTTATTCGTCGCAATATCAAATGGAGGTTGAATTGGCTACTAGCTTGGTTGATGATTATGTTTTGAACTCGCGGGTGTATCGCGATGTTAAGGCTGACATCAAACTCCAAGATGACAGTAGCCGACTCTGTTACGATGCTGAAGGCATCATCTGGGCAACAGAGCAGATCGACTCAGACATTTATTGTCCGCTCCAAGCTCTGCAGATCGACAAGGGCATTATGTATAGTGATGCTGAGGTGGATGATTCCACATATATGGCAGAACTGATGGTCAACCTAGCCACTCTTTGTGGGGGCAATTTTGCACAAGATACCTTGTGCCAATATATGTTTGATTCTGAAATGCGTGTTTGCCAAATGCGAGTAGCTGAGTCATATAAACATTTCTTTGACAAAGTATCAGATCGCAGTACAGTGTTTCCTGAGGTAGAAAGCTATCTAAAGGTGATGTCGTGACCCCGGGACAAATACAGCTCATTGTGCATAGAAGCTTGCTTCACAAGCGCACACATCGTGAAATTCAAAACAGCGAAACTATTAACTGCAATGTAAGCATTTTATTCCAGCTAATGGTTGGTGATGCTGCTGCGGTGTTTCCTGATGCAGACCATACTGCAATATTTGACCAAAGCCCATTCATTTTAGATTATGTTGATAAAATTTGTGCTCAGAGCGATCACCGCTCGGCGAAAGAGTTTATCGTCGATTTAGGATATCTTGGTTTCTACAATTTACATTATAATCTGGTATGTAAGTGGCACCAAGCCTTTAGCAAATATGAGTTTCAAAAATTACAAGAAGAAGCTCGCAATCTGATGGTGTTGATCCGATGAACCCTCAGACGATTGATATGATCAATGATTGGTATGATCATTTACCTAATGGCTACCAGGCAACATCGTCTGAATCAATCAATGAGCTTCTAGGCCTGATTGACCACTGTGTTACAGTTCTTGATCCAGACCATTCCGTATGGCGCGAACTTGACGAATGTGAAGACTTTGTCGAGTTTATCAGTGTTGTTTCTTCCTACTGTAATATAGAAGGCACCCAATGTCTGGCAATTTTTTGCCTTGACAGGGGTCTGTCAAACTGCCAGATGGAATTTCACGAAGAAATTTACCCAGAGTATTGGTGCTCTGAAGTAGCAACGTATAGGAAGCTAGTTAGCTAAGATGAACAAGGACAGATTGTTTGAGCGTATGCAAGGCTTACAAGACGACATTTTCGCTCGTCTGAAAGCTTCTGACAAGCGTCACGGTGGCGATCCTTACCCTATGATAGGGCGCAAGTTTGATAATCTTATCAACTTTATGAAATCGCTCAACATTGATCCGGATACTGATGAAAATTTTACCGTGCTGGTAGACACGCTCGGACAGACGGTTTCGCGTGAGAAGTATATGGGCCCCACTGCAATGCTAGTTTGGGTTCTGACGCTCTTAGACAAGCATTCGCTATATGAACAGATGTGGTACGTGTACCAACATTCGGATGCAAAGCATCAGCCCTCATTAGTATCGTTCCTGCCTCCGCATTATCAATCTGCTGCGATTGTTATGCGATGAAAGCAGACAAAATCATCTCAATGCTGTTGACGCAAAACCAGCAATCCTGGAAGCGACGACAGCTCTGGGGTCAAGTTCAAATTCTGGAACGGGCTATGAGCCAGTGGGAGAACCTCAAAAAGGTTTCTCCCCGCCAGCATCACATATGGTCAAAGAAATTTTGGGATATGTGCGAATGGTTTTGCATTGAGTTGACTGACCACCTTGAAATCTACAAGGCGGCTCAATTTAAAGCCCCAGGGCGGCAGCCGCCCAACTATCCCCGTTTCCTGAAAAAGCTCTACGAATTCGACTCTGACAGAGCGCATCAGCTTATGATGAAACAACCTCTTGCCTTCTCTATTGTAGAAGAGGATTGGGCGCTCTGGACCAGGATCGTTATATGACGCAAGATATAGTTGAGTTAGCCTGGAAGGATCTTGATCAGATAGTTGGCCGCTATTACCGCGAGTCATTAAATGACCAAAGATTTCGCTATACCGTAGCAAAGCTGATGCCTCATATGATTCAAATAATTGATTGGTATGGGGATCACAAAGACTACGTTGATTTCAAAACCTATCTCATAATGACGGGCGTGATAATCACTAACTACGTTGAAGTTCTTGGTGCTGCTAAAAACCTCTGTCTGGAACGTGATGGAGCGATATCAAGTCACATTAGATCCCACGATGCTCTGCTGGAACTCCTTTACGAGTTTGACGAGCAATACAGCCTTGAGCTTATGATGCAATATCCTAAAGCATATGTGGGCATCAAAGGCGAATGGGTCAATCCAGCAAAGTTCTGCCTCTAATTTTTTCCTGATCAGATTAACTATATTTGTTAACGTTAACCTTTAATCCTGATTGTTAACGTTAATAAGTAACGTTAACAAAAAACCGGCTTGACTTCCAGAAAAATCCTGCTAGGCTGGACCAATGAGCTCAATCTGGGCTCGTTAACTATTGGCATTAAGGATTGGTATGGTCTGATTAACTATATTGGTTAACGCTAATGAACAGGGTTAACACAGACCGTGGTCTGATTAACTATATTGGTTAATAGTAAACGTTAACTATTAACGTTAAGGACCGCCCCTATAGTTAACCACCGCCCGATCGCCCGATCGCCCCTTGACTGACTTGTAATTAATTAATTATTTTCGGCCAGCGAAGCTCTGGCCCACTTCCTGCTTGGGATGTTGAAAAGGAAAGCCCCAGAAGAACGAATGTCCTCTGGGGCTCCTTAGCAAGGAGGTTGTCACACTTGACGCTATCATTTTTCCTTAAAAGGTAATGTTTAGCTATGACTCCTACAATATATGGCAACCTTTGAAGTCTGTCAAATAGATTTTCACCTTTTATTATTTTGAAAATAAAGAATAAAGTCGCCACCAGTCTGACTTAATTTTCGTCGCAAAAACAAATCTACATTTAAATCAGTCAATACAGTCATTGACACACAAATCATTTTCCTATATAGGAAGCTGTAATGATTGGTGTATTTTTATATGAATGGTTGACTGATATGATTAGAAAAAGTGATGCTGAGAAAATTATAAGAAAAGTGTCTTTAAACTCAGCTCGGTCTTCAGGACGCAAAATCAATACTTGGGTTTCCAATATAATTAATAATGCCAGCTGGCCGCCCACGGAGGCGGGCTCCTCCACGGAAGGGCCTCCACGGATGGACACGTCTCCACGGAAGAGCCTCAATGGAGACGTATGAACCCATATTCACCCAAGTTGATGTAGCTGGGGAGGTTATAGATTGCCCCCAGACAGAACACGAATGGCTCTACCCAGATGAGTATGTGGGAAAGAACATAATTTGGTTTATGGCCCATCACATTTGTTTAAACGATTTTGTCAGCACGGAAACGATTAACCGTTTTTTCCGAGTAGAAGGAAGTTGGAAACTTTTAAGTCAGATTCTTTCAATGGCCAATGGTCACGAATATCTTAATATAATTGACAATGCAAGAGAACACGTGACTGATTTGGATTTGCAGGAGCCATTGATTAGGATTATACTGGACAAACACAATTCAGGTTTGTACGAAGTATTTGTCAAAATGACAAAAAACCCATATTTAAAAACCGCTCGCCACAACATATGGAATTTCTTGAAATGAATGAGGAAGATGCAAACAAAATACTTTTCTACAATGGTTTCACGTGGGAATTTAATAAAGAATATCCGTCCACAATCAGTCTTCAGACGGTAATGGAATTGACTGATCCAAACATACAGGAAGGTATTGTCCACATTCTAAAGGCAAGTTTTAATGAGCCCAGAATAATTGAAAAATTTATTGACCAACTTTCTCCCACGGAAGAACTAAAACAACTGAGGATGACTATATGGCAAATGATTCGCTAGAAGGACATATTTTGATGGCTTGGATTAATGATCCAAGTTTTATACAGGATACTGATAAGCAGGAACATTTTGCTGAACGATTCCTACATTGTCCCTTCACGGATCAATATAAGCTTATGGCCCATATGTTCAGTAATTTGACTGATATGAGCATTCAACCCTGGCTTATGAATTTAGCCAATCAGATGGTAAAAAGTGAATCACCCAGCTATCAGCAAAGTCAATTCAAAAGCCGCCATACTATGGTCGAATTCTTCATCAAGCAATACTCCTATGGCGAAACTGAAGAGCTTAGAAACACACTATGGTCGATAATCAAATGAGCATTTGGTGGGATGAATTACGTCGGGATCATAGCTTAATTCTGGATGAAGAAAACCGCGAATCCCTAGAAATAACCGCCCGCACATATAGCCCTATGGTCATATTAAGCACTATATATGATTTAATGCAGGACGAATCATTATTGAAAGAATTTGAAGTGCAAGTATGGTTAATAAACACACTTGCAAAATATCGTAATGGCGCATTGGTTGATTTTGTAAAGCCAGACCCAGACTTTATATGTAGTGACAAAACAGCTACCATAATAAGGAATACCGTATGGCAACTGACCACATAAACCTATTCATCTATATGGAATTCGCCAATAGGGAAATAGACGAACTGCTACAAAATGTAACTGAACCTGATAAGCAAGAAACACTAGTCAGATACATTATAACTCGTTTCCTATATAGGGATAATCTCCAAGCTAATATAATAAAACATAGCCCTACGGAAGAACTGACTAATATAAGACTATCCATACTAACTATATTATGTGACGGTGAATACTTGAACGGATGGGCACCAGAATGATCAAATATAATTTAGAGTATCCAGAAAAACAGCAAATTATTCTCAAACGCCTTCCCCAATTTGATGAAAAAGGTATATTAGACCTATTCCACGAACTCAAAGACGATATGACTAATAGGGAGGAATTGGATAATTTCGTGGTCCAAGCTATGATAATAGTCCAGGATAAGGTCAATAAGGAAAACCCTATGCATCAAAGGCACAACTTGGCTGAACACTTCATAAGGCAATACAGTAATAAAGAACGACTCCCAGTAAGACTTACCCTATATAGGATAATTAAATGAAACAAATATTCCAAAGACACATTGGTAAAGTTTACTCCATAGGAGAATATGAATGGCCAATCAAGTTCTTCCAGAAGAACTGGTCCTATTCAGACTTAGAGGCAAATAGCCTTTATCCACACATAATTACGGTGCGGGTCCCAAAGAAAAAATGACTGAACGTTATCCTATAGTCAGAATCATCAATAGTGTTCTTATATATGACGAAATAGAGAACATTAAATGTCCCCTATATAGGGAAAGACGCAGTCAGGACATTATAACCGTTAGTATGTCACACCATCGCAGCTATGCTAGAAAGCTTTTATCCTATTATACTGAAATAGACGAAGTTCAGGAATGGATACTTCACCTGGTCGGCCTACTATATAGGAGACTGGACAACTCCTCCTCTGGCTTACGGGAAAACAAACAAATCAGACAATCAGCACTACCAGAATGCTTGGATACGGAACTTCGCCACTATCGTGAAACTGTTTTAAAGCTTCTTTCTTAATCAGACTACTGTGAAATACTTAGCTTTTTTACTCTTCTTAATGTCGTGGCTCAAGCCCCTTTAAAAAATTATCTACATAGTATTGATATACCACAACATATAGTACCATTCTGTGTCCATAGTCCCACTATATAGTGGCAGTTATCTGACTATCGGACTATATAGGATCACGTGATCAGACTGTTACGATAATTATCTCTTATATAGGAATATCATAATGGGATTAGGTGCCAGCTATTGACTATAGGATGTTTTTCCCGTATAGGAATAGCTATGAATGAATCACCCACTTCTCTTAAAGCTATATTGACTGCTAGTGGTTCCGCTTGGGGTCGTCAAGTCCTATATAGGAATCTCCTCACTGTACAATATACTCCAGAGACTCAACTCGCTATATTACGTTACGTATTGGAACACTTTATGTTTTGTGTTTCTCCCCGGGAAGATTTCTATCAGAATCCTACTCTGGATGATAAAATCGTTCTTATTATGGATACCTGGGAAGAAGCTTGGCTAACTATTATCAGTGAAGGTTTCTATTCCTATATAGGATATAATCAGCGATTGAAGTTTGCAGCGGGATTTATGGCGTGACTGATTGGCAGGCCTATGACTTATCCTATATAGTGGAAAACTTGGCTTCTCGTCGGGACACTTATGCGAATTTTACTCTCCAGTACATATTAGAAAATAGAACATTTACCTTGGAGGAACAAATTCAATTTTTAGTTTTTCTCTTTACTGATTACCAGCATTTGATTCGTTCTGTTCAGGGTCATAGACCTGATTGTAGTGAACGATCCTGTACGGGAGAAATATTCAGTATCCTGGATACCTGGGAAGAAGCTTGGACATATGTTATTCTTCAAGGTACTCCCTATATGGGTTATAGTCAGCATTTGTATGAAATTTGTCTATTGTGTCGTTGATTTTTTTGATGGGCGAAAAATTTCGCTTTCCTTGACTTATGCTTTAATACACTGTATGGTATATTTTTGTTTGGGATTTTGTGGCGAAATATTCTATGGATGATAAAATTCTCGTTGATCAATTTTATGAGATTTGGAACGGTCATCGTCGTGATAGTTCCCGATATCAGGATGAGCGTAGCCGTGGGTCCCTTAATGGCCACGCGATGATTAAAAAGTTGCAAAATAGCAAAGACCAGACTGCCCATTTGATTCGTGTTTGGTTTCAATCATTGAGTGAAGAAGAGCAATGCTCAGTTGTTCGTTCCAGTATGGCGGATAGCACAATACACCGTGGTGTAAGCTTTTATTTTACTGATATTCATAAAACATATAGGAAATTAATCAAATGACTGATATTAGTCAAGACACCATATTGGTTCAATTGGACAATCTAGTCAATAGCGTTGAGGCCAATATCGTCCCCAGTTACCTTCAAGGTAGTGATCGCGATAATATGGCCATCGAAGTCATAGAACGACTTAGATTGTTGTTAATCTTCTATCAGGAAGAATTGGATGAAGAAACAGTCAAACGGATATTTGACCAGGTACTCGTTCCTATCGTGGACTCATATCAGAAGTACCGTCTGAACGCCAGTAGGGAAATCTCATTCCACATTAAACTGGATAGTGTTTGTAGACATTTAAGTCAACCCAAATGGGACAATGTTTGGACCCAGGCAATCGTCAATCATAATAGAACATATTGGTCAGAGCTCTACTATGGCGACAGTCCAATGGTGAAAAACAGCTTAGTGATTTGTGGATAAAGGGATTGGATAACGTGGATATTAGGAAAGAATTATATTATCTATACCGTGAGGCGGATGATTTTATCTTTATCCAATATCCAGACAATCGGACTCGGGATAGTCGAATGATTCACTTGGCAGATAAAACATTATCATTGATTGAAGATCGCGGTGGTGAATTATATCAAAACGATTTGTATGAAATGTTTCGGCGAATCCTTTTGCCACTGGTGGATATTTGTATGAGCGGACAGCTCAGTGTAATGTCCCAACATAAATTTGTTGATATTATTAGTAAAATTCTGGACTTTACCTATGATCCATTTTTCAGCGAAGTGTGGATCCAGTTAGTTATGGAAGATGCCAGCCCTTATTTGTCAAGTCTCTATATGGGCGATGATCCTGTGGTACTCAACAGTATGGTGATTTGTGGATAGAGGTTTTAAATATGGAGAACTAATGGTCATTAGTAGTGGTGGCGGATCTTCTATCTTGGAACAATTAGATAATATGATGACCAGTGTGCTGTTTGCTAATGGGCAGAGCAATCGGTATCAGGCTAAGTTTCTTCTCAATAATCATACTAAAATCAATTATTGGACTGAACAATTAAAGTCCAGTGGACCAACCGGACCTTACTACACTATATTGGTGGAAATTTACGAAATACTGGATACGTGGTTGGGTGGATGGGCTACCTATTGGCAACACGTTAGTCCTGTGCTTTTCCCCTACCTGGGAGACGATCCAGAGATTAAATCCCTGGAAACTTTGATGAAATAAAATTATAAAAATGATAAATCCATAATAGGGAGAAAAAACGTGAACCCAATGGAAAAATTCCTACAAACAAACGCCAACATTCATCACGCCCAAATGGATGATGAAACATATGGCGCCCGGTGGTTATCTGCATTAGAGACTTTAGCTAAAAGCAATCACGCACAAATTCAAGATCCTACCTTACAGCAGGAAATTATCTATATGGCGCATTTTATGCGTATAATGTCAGACTCGGATCAAAATAGATTTCTGCAATATTGTGAAAAACTTCTCCCTATGGATTGTATTTTGGAATTATTAGATAAAAATCCAATTTTACAATACAGCTACCGGGGAGAAAGTGGGCCAATACGATCCTACATTAACATTATGTTATGAGAATATATCTTAAATTTTCCAGTAAATTGATTGAAGATCTATATACGGATACTTGCCACGAAGGATATGAGCAAATGATCCTAGGTTTGTTGGAAATATTAGTCAAGTTTTCCCGCAATTTAGAAATTACAGATTACCACAGTATATTGAGTAAACTATCTTTCTGCTATAATTATTCAGAAAATTGGGACGATTTGAATCAAAGATCCATCTATCTTCGAGAATCATATTCTAGAATATGGGACAGGGTATTAAAAACTACAGATAGTTTGCTGGACATATGGCCTCAGGTATTATGTAGACGTGATGCAGATGACAGTACGGAATATTTTGGTAACTGTGAACATCTAGAAACCATCTGTAGATTGACAAGATAGCTTGACTGATGTATCTAGATCATCTATAAAGATCTAGATAGATGGGAGATAGATATCCGTGGAAGTATTTGAACTAGAGATTGAAAATCCTACCCTACTCTCCTGGGCTTCAGATTTTAGACGTTATGGCCATTCGCCACACAATTCTATCTATCAAAGTTCTGACAGCGATCAAAAGTTAAAGAACGCCAACCAGGCCAAGGAATGGTTTCGCTGTTTCAATAAACTATGCAGGCACTTTGTTGCTTTTGTGCGCGAACCATCCGTTAAGCAATATGTGCTTGATACTTTTCCACTGCATCCTATCCTGGAGGGCCTTTGGTCCCACTCATCCGCTCTATTAAGTGAATTCTATGGATCTACCTTGGCATTATATGATGAAGACTTTCATATTGAATTCATCAATAGATATCCAGATGTTGGATTTACTCTTAACAATTTGCCCTATATTAAAGAACATATGCCTGTTTTGCATTCTTACTTGACAATAATGAAATAAATCCCTGGAAGTAAATAGCTATGGAATGCATAAACATAAATTCTATGAAGCCTTTTTTGATTCACTAAATGTTCGTGGTTTCAGTGTTGATCACGATCTCCTCTACTATATAATTCAACTTGATATAACGACGGATTGTAAATGTCTAGTCTTACCCTGGTTATCATATATTGATAGAGGGTATGATGAGGATAAATTTCAAGATATACTTTCTATCACAGACACTTGGGAGGAAGCTTGGCTTTTTGTTATGAGTCAGGGTGTTCGATATTGTGGTAACAATCCATACTTAATCACAGTCTCTAAGCTATACGATTGACACATTGGCTATTTCCATATAATGTCCACCAGAATAGATGGAGATCTTTGGATGAGTTTTGGAAATTTGTTGCTTAAATTGGACAAGTTGCAGACTAATGACATTGGTGGTACGATTGAGGCAGTAGGCCAAGCATATAGGACCCGTCCTAATTTGATTCTAAAAGATATGGAAGTTTGTCATTATATCAATAACTTGGCTTGGATCAAGGATCCGTCGCTGTTAATGTACACATTGGCCTACAACAGAAGAAATTCAGATCAAGATGGATTTAAAGATTTTGAAAATCGGTCTATTTTATCACTATTGGGTAAGTTTGTGGAAAATGATGATTTTTGGATAGAAATTTGCTTCAAGTATCCAGAATATGCTAAATTTTATCGAAATCCAGGATACGGGTTTAAAACTATGATGGCACTTTTGAAATGAAACTGAAAACGATCAAAAAGAGAATACACGATGGGTCTAAGTCAGGTGCCCTCAAGACTATCGCCATTCTTCTGAATGATAAAACGTGGTCAAAGGATCACGTTAAATTGTTGGCTGAAGCATTAGTGATAGCTAAGTCTGAATTAATAGGTAGTGCTCGGTGGATTAATAATAGTGGTCCACGAAATCCACCCCCAGCTGGTATGGGTTCTATCGGTGGTCGCCTACACGATATAATGCTTTTTGAGATAGGTGGCTTACCAGAATGGGTCAAATTTGATTTAATTATGCACGATCCAGAATTGGGTGAGCTGATATCCAATATGTCTGAAACTTTAAAAAACACCTGGATATTAATTAGATGAATTACACTAAAGCGTTGGTTCTCTGTGATGAAGTGATGAAGCAGATGGAAGATCATTTTGATCGTTTGTATGAAGAATCTGAAATTCAACATTTAAAAAATGTTTATAAGCAACTAACCAACATCAAGGGAAATATTGGATCCTTGATGAAGGATGAAAAAAATTGGGCTCATAGAGCCAATAAGGAACAACTTAATGATGGGCTGTATAAGCTATATTCAATCACGATAGGGAATGATCCTTGGGCTGATAAATGTTATGAGATAATCAAGGCATTGTATAACTGGGAAGTGATTAATAATTCAATTTCAAGGGTAGAGCAAAATCCAAATCTTTTACCTTCTAGTGACTTTTATAACCAATATCGGATAACTTATGGTAGGCTGTTGGAAAGTTTCAACTACACGGAAGATGAGATTGTGAACTTGATAACAATGTATCCATATTTGTCAAAAATATACACTGGTAACCATAATGTAGTAACATCCATTGGAGCAATGTTGACGTGAAATCTGCCAATAGTAGTAAAAGTTTTTGGACTCGCCAATACAAAGAGTATAAAAAAGCTATCAAGGAAAATACTCCTTTGATTGAGCTGTTGCCCAGTCACCCATATGTTATTAAATTTATCAGTGGGCCTACTAAGGAGCAGCAACTGGCAGCGGTCTTGAGCGATGCCAGAGTAATGAAATATATTAAAGGGGTTGACCATTACGTTGCAATACGTGCCATCAAAGTATTACCTTGGGTGATTAAATATGTGGTAAATCCCACGGAAGAAATGTGGCTCCACGCATTAACCCACGATCCAAATTTAATTTTTAAATCTCCTAAAATTACCTGGCCTATGTTTGAAACCGTCTTTGGTAAGGTGAAAAGATTAAATAGTCATAAGGGATTACTGCCTGAAATGAGGACTGCTATAATATTGGTTAGTTGATGAAAACAGACTGCAAAAACTTAATTAGAGAAATTAAGAATACTGTACCACTGACAAGTAATCTTGCCTCTAATATACACGAAATTGAAAAATTTGTAAAAGTTCAAGATCTAATAGTGGAACTTGATGGTATTGGACTTGATGAGCAAATATCACTAGTAGTTGGAATCTTTAAAGACTATTTCCAACCTATTATTTTATCCACACTTTCATATGAAGTTGATTTCATCAAGGTAGTTGAACCAATTCTAAGAACTCCAAAAATACCCCTACACGCATCAAAGATTTTAGGAGAACGTATAGGAATTTCTCCAGCATTTTCCTATAATTCAATTTTGAATAAATTGATAGAACCAACGGAAGTTGAGAAAAAAATAGGTGAAATTTTATTCATTCATAACTCCAACAAGCTATCTGGTTTAAAAAACACATCCGCATTACATATTGCGCTTAGTACTCTTAAGGATTGACAGGTACTATAATTCATTGTAAAACCATCTACAGTGATAGGAGGTTTACGTGAAGCTAATTGATAAAGTTAAAAAAGATCCTTCTCTTCTTCGAGATTATTCAACGGCTCCTATCGCTGTTCAGCGAGCAGCTATTGAGGCTGATTTCAATTCTATTCGTTATATTAAAAACCCAAATCAAGAAATACAATGCTTGGCTGTAAGGCGTGGAGGTATAACTGCCTACAAGTTGATTAATAGTCCGTGCTATGATGCAAAAAAAGTTTTGGCCGAAATGCAGCCGATGAAAATTAATAAAAATATTGCAGTTGATGAAACCCTAATGGAGATAGCTATTAGGGCTAATACTGACTGTGTGGCAACATTTCGTACTATTCCTTACAGGCTTCAAAAGCTGGCCCGAGAATTGTCCAAGCCGGTCGAAATTATTAATATTATCAAGGATCCGCATCCAGATTTAGTTAGGGATTACCTATCTGAAAACAATCGAATTAATAGTTTGAATTCTGTCCCACCTGATGTAGAGCTTGAACATCTGAATAGGGCTAAGAATGCACAAGAAGTATATTCCCTATATGGACAATTGCGGAACCCAACTTTAGTTGCTCAGAAACATTACGTTAAAATGATTCTTGCAATGTCAAAACGTGAAAATATGCCATTTGTCAGCATCGCCTCCTGGAGAAATGTCTCTGGGCGTATTGATGAGGATTTGAAATATGAAATCCTCCAAAATACCAATATGGCAGAACTGGATCAACGGACGATGCCGATTCTTCGAAGTGTGTTTCGAGGTAATGAAACTCTTATGAATGCCTTGACAATTTTGTCTTGATATGTTATTACGTGTCAAGACACTAGGAATCAGTAAATGAAAAACATAAAAAATGCACTCTACAATTCTTCTTGGCAGACATCAGTAACGACTGATCAACAGATTAGTCTTCTGAAAGAAATATCGAAAAAAATGGATGACAATATAATGAAATCTATATATAGTGACGTTCAAACTATCTATGATGATAGTAAATCTACTTGGTATTGTGATTATGAATCATCCAGGCCGATCAAAGATACAGTATCAAGATCTCAGCACAATTCAGTAGTTAAAGATCGTGATAGTGCTAAGGAAGAAGCCGCTGATGCTAAAAACACTATCCACGCATTAACAGATGGTAATGAAGAAATGCAACGGGCATTGATTAAAATCGATCCTCATAACATTCGATATATTGAAAATCCATATGTAAGTGTCCAGCTTGATGCGATTATGGCTGATCCTAATTGTTTCACAAAGATTAAAAATCCTGCACAAGAGGCAATTGATATGTACAGGATTGTTAAATGAGTCATCAGGCTTGGATTAATGACATAAGTGAAAAGGAACGATTGTCTATCTTGGAAAAACATCCAAGAGCTATTATTCACATCAATACTCCATCCTTTAACGAATTAAAAATGGTTATTGATTTAGATGTCGATTCTTTAAAAGAACAAACAGAAATGTGCGGAAAAGCCCAACTGTATTTTATACAACGATATCCGGATATGATCTACATTATTAAAGATCCGCTTCCTGTTGTATTGGACATCGCTATAGAGAAATTTCCTCACGCAATAACACAAGTTGATAACTTTAGTGATGATCAACTTATCCGTGCAATATCCTTAAATCCAAAAGTTATTGATTCTTTTTCTCCTGATAAAAGAAATAGGATAGAAGGATATATTGAAACATACGCGACGTTAGTGAAATAAAGGCATACTATAATGTATAAAGATTCATTAAAAGAGGCAAGGATCTACTTAAAGTCGATTGGTAAAACTGAATACCATTTGACTGATGATCATATGGCCGCCGATTTATTTGATCAACTTCAAGCCAAACGGCAGGAAATCAATGAAGCAAAAGTTGCTGCAATGAAAGAAGTTGCTGCCAAATATGACGAGCAGCTTAATGATATTGAAGATCAATATTCGACGCTATTGAGGATGATTGCTTAATGTCACTTTCAATTAACATACCGGATGAGCATTATGTTACATTTACTTTTCGAAGTGATGACATTTATCCACTTGGTTTCCTAGTCCCGGAAGGAAAAGATCAGGCATCTATCAAGAAAAAAGCTACTGCTGATCAATGGGCAAGTAGGTCCAAGGTTCAAGTTCCTGCCAAAACTTTTAAAAATAAACCAATGGTCGGATTTGAAATTCGAAAATCTGTTCAACATTATCGTAGCCGTGGAGCAAATAAGGAAGTCTGGAGGATATTAGATCCGCGCGGATTTGAATTGGAAATCACAAATGATAATATGGAATTCATCATTGATCATTGTATCTTAGATAAGGGCGAAATTATCAGTTCCTGCATTTGGGGTAGAGAAGGAAGTAGAAATATGTTGCTTCCAGTAGACTGTGACGAATACCGGGCCGCAATTGCCAATACTGAACGTTTGAGTAAGAAAGCATCTATGAGAGATGTTAAGCTAGGTGATCACGTTACATTTAAGAAAGGAACTCGTGGTCGATTCTTAGGAAAATACTACAAATATGTTTTAGAAATTGGTAATCAGTTTGATCTATCGTCCACTATTGAAGTCAGTTCATCCAAATATTATGTGTTTGTTGATGACAAACAAGAATTAACTATATCTTCATCAGTGCAAGTATCAGAAATTAACAAATCTGAACCGATTTCTGAAGCTGACGCTGAAGTATTAGTCAATCAATTAATTCAAGTTAAAAACTCTAGCTATCGCTATAGTGATGCTCCAGTAATGATGTCAACTGAAAAGATTGAATTTAATAAGTTTACACCAGATTATAGCCCAATATCCAATTTAGATGAAGTTATGCCGCGCGGTTATTATCACGCTATTTTGACTGCTAAGAATAATGGGCTAACTTATGTAGTTGATGCGAAATCTTCATCTTATAGCTATAATAAAGATACGATCAATGCTACTGAAATTAAAAAGACAGATTTAGACGAAAATATTATAACGTATGTTCAAATCCCGCAAAGTGGGTACTATGGTGGTAATAGAATGACTCCCAAAAGGCTGTCAATTGACTCTAAGACACTGTCGTCAATGTATGATATTGAAGTATTGTCGTTTAGTTATAAAACTAGTTTAGGTACAGAAGTGGAAATTAAAATATAATAAAAGCGGCTCAAGCCGCTTTTATTATGCCATTTGAATTCTAATCGTATATTGTATTCTTAAACTTCTGTTTAAGCTTTTTTGGATAGTATTAAAGATAACGTGACTTAGGAGCATCTCTTCTCCATTTTCACCGTCAGTCTTTAATCCAATTTCATCGAACATATAATCGCTATTCATATCAGTTGAATCATCAAATGCGCTCTGGCCAGATGGCTCACCAAATCCTAACAAACAAGTAATCACAATATCAGTAAAAAGAGCATTAGTTTGGTGAACTATTGTCATATATGAATCAGCAGAAGTATCTCCTTCAGCATCTACGACTTTTTCATAAGTTAAGTTATAAAGGTCAGCATTTTGACCTTGAACGTTAGGTGGGAGGTACGTAACGATTCCAAGTCCGTTAACTGTTGATCCACCATTACCAAAGCACATTTTATAAATTGGACCATTGCCCATATTGGCCAAGCTTCTAGCAATACCAATACTCATATTTTCAAAATGGATAGCATTTCTTTTTTCAAGAAGAATTTCACCAGATTCAGCATCTGCTATTTGGACAAATCCTTGTACCATTGGTTCAGCAATATCAAACACTATTCAATTCTCCTTAATGCGTATTATTTATTGTATTCAAAATTGATAAATCTTGCCATTTCATCAACGGTGTTGAATTGGAGACCAAACGGACTCTTGACCCATTTATATCCCTTTTCATACTCGTGTGGCAAGCAAGCATTATAGACGGCCGTACCAGATGGTATGATAGTTGGCTTTGGTTTAAACACTGTTATCGTTAATTCAGTCGCAATTGGTAACAATTGGTCGACTGTAAAGGTACCAACCCCGACGGCTGTGATCTTAGTTTTAACGTTGTTTAATGAAACAGTATCGCCAACTGTCATATAGTCAATTAGTGATGAAGTTAGCGTATAATCATAACCTGTTTGCGTAAATTCACCAAGTCCAAAATGTTCAGTCTGGTATCTAAATGTAGAACCGACCGATTCAGCATATCCAGCAGATGTTCCGCCAGTTCCACGGACAATTTGTTTCAATACATTGCCATCTCTTCTCCAAAATTCAATTCGTTCTCCACCAATCCATATCACTCCTGGTTTGTCCATTCGAGCCTGGCTTGAACCTTGACTTGGTAAATCTATTGCATCAGTTAATACAATTTCACGATCTCTCCATTTGAGTGGTTCAGCCAATGATGTGGTATTCTCAATACTTACTCGATACAGACGATTCTTGGCGTGCTGTCCGCTGTGATGGTACAACTTAGTACCAGCAGCAAAAGTGTATGAAGTAGTATAGTCATAGTTTCGAATCACGTCATAAACAACATTGTTGATCATATATCTTACAACAATTCTAACATTTGAAACTGGTGAGCTAAATGACAGTTGCCTGTTAGATGGGTTATAGTTATAATCCACCAAAGGAGTCATATAGCTACCATCAACATATGTTATACCATCTGGACTTAAGACTTGTTGAATCACACTAATTTGATTAATTGTAGTGACTGGATTTGGCAAAGTTGTATATGATGCTATATTTTTCTTAACCAAAGAAAGTGGTTCTCTGACAAATATTTCCTCAACATCTAAATTCTTAACCAAAGTAAGTCTACCATAATTAAAATCAGTTAAATCATTCAAGACCAATGTTGTGTCAGTTTCAGTAATAGCATTACCTAGAGTGAATATGTTTGATGCTTGGTAATCTTGACTCAATCTATTACTTTCTTGATCGTAATGAACAATAAATGATCCATTACCATTGGCATTTCTGGATGAATAATAATAAACTTGTATTTCGTCACCATCTATGCTCGATGGAATGTTCAACATTTGTCCATCTGTGGTATAATCATCATTATGTTTTAATCTAATACCATTAACAAATACCATCAACTGATCTGGACTGAATGGTACAAATCCTACATTGTAAGTTCCGCCGTTAGTACCAGTAATATCTACGTGGTTTATAAATTTGATTTTCATTTCTAACCAGTTTCCTTCACCTGGATCGCTGGCTAGAATGATAGTATTTTTTACAGTATCGATAGAGTATGATATTGCATTACCATTTAATGTAGCAGTGACTTGACTTGCTACCATAATATCGTGTGGTATAGCGTATTCGACGATGCTACTATATGTTGGTGTTTCATAAACAGCAATGTCGTGCGGTGCCATAAAGACCTCAACAATATCATCGCTATCCATAATTGAATTTCGGGTGCCTACGTTAATTCCCATTGAGGAAGCACCGCCAGCACTATCACCGATTGTAATTGGGTCGCCGATAATATTGGCAATCACTAATTGCTTTTTATCAACATACGAAATAAAGTTGGCAATATTATTAATGGCTGAGATTAGATCGTTAATTGTTGCTCCGCTAACAGTTGTTCCATTAATTTCAAATGCTGCACCATTATATAGGTCAGATGCACCTTTAACTTTATTGAAAATAGTTAATGTTTGGCCATTGATATCGTAGTCAGGGAAATCACCATTATTAGCGATCACCAGACCATTAATGGATACAAATGCTTCGCTATCATCTGGCAAGGTAACACCAAGGTCAAATGTATTTAAACCACTAAATGTGTAATTTTTCTGAATCATTTGAGTGTAGGTAGCAGTCTTGAATACTACTATGTCAACATTTGATCCAGCTACTATAGGAGTATTCATTACAATATCATCACCAGATATTGTGTAATCGTTTCTGTAGTCTCCATCAACAATCACCAAAGGATATGGATGTGATGAAAGCTGGTCCAATGTAAATGTATCTGTGTCAGCAAGTAGAACTTCGTGTAGCTGGCTGATTATTTCTTCACCACCTATACCAAATGAGAATATATCAATTCTATCCTGTATGGTTAAATGGATGTTGTTTCTAATAGTAACAAACATTCGGTCATTACTAATTACGTAGACGGAATCATCATTTGGTTGTAGAACACCATTTATGAAAACTAGTATTGAATCATCAACTGTAGCGGTCTGACCAATTGCGAATGGCCCGTTTGATTCACCACCATAAATTTTGTTCATAACCTTACCGTCAGCAGCAATACCGTCAGCTTGAACGAATATTGAAAGTGATTCACCAATTGCATTGATGACTAGTTCTTCTGGGTGATCTGAATCAATATATGGCTGTCTGAACAAATAGCCATCCAAAACAATGTCAGATGATTCTTCAACTGATGCTTCATTGAAAGAGTCGTCATAGAAAACACTCACTTTTGCAGTTTCACCAATCTCTAGAGCAGTAGGGAATGTGATATTAGATCCAGAAAGAGTGAAATTTTCAGTTTCAAGATCATTAATAAACACTGAAATGTCATCGTTTGGTCCAATGCTTCCACCCAAACTAAATGTAGTAGTCGTTCCGTCACCATTCAACGTCCTTGTGAAGCGGTATTTGGAAGTATTTCCTTTATAAACGACATTGTAGTCACTGACGTCGATAATATTAGAACCAGATGCCAATGGTGACCAAGGAGTATCACTCCAAGGACCAGATGCTGCTGATGACCATCCGCCAATTGGATTTTGAACTAGATCCTTAAATGTAGCATTATTAACTATCGTTCCTCGGAATGAACATCCAGGAATTAAGTCATCCAAATTCAAGTTTGTATTGACATTATTATTCAAAACATCTGCTTGATCAAATGGTAATTCTTGATAGGATTGAACAATACGATCAGCAGCCGTTAGATATTCAGGAATGTCAGCATCCCAAACTTGTTCACCCCAGCCAGCACTATCCCAACCAAAGCTTGCTTTACAGCTCACTCGATCAAAGTACATAGTGGTTTCAATTTCTCTGACTTGGTGGGTACCTTTATTATAATACTGACTCCACCAATATTGATCACTATTTGGATCAGTCATAATTGCCATATCACCAGCATCATTTGGATCAAGCACTCTGTAATCATTAAGTTCAGGATCAAACCATACTGGCTTGTCAAAATCAGTTACGATAGTTTTAGCAATATCAGTACCAATCATTAAGTTAATTCTAAAATCTCTCAATTTGGTATGATATGGCTTAGCTTCCTGTATGTATTCAATAAACGAATCACTTCTATTTGAAATAAACACTGGGCTTTGGCTGGCAACTTGATTTAAACCCTCGCCAACAATATATGTTGTCTTAAAGGCCCAATCGACATTAAGCTGTTCGCTAAAGACTTGATTGATCATACTGAAGAATATCAGGTTAACTTCCATATTGGTGAATATGGTATTCCTCAAAATATCAATAATAGATTCGATAGCCAATTGGCGACCTGGGACGCCATTAGGATAAAAACTGCTGGTAATCTTTTTATTAGGATTGCCATAGGTCAAGTCGATAAATTTATCAACATCAAATTGGATAGTACCATTTTCTCTGAATTTCAAATCAAATCCATCTGCAGTATATTCATAGACAGCTTCAATGCCAGTTCCGTCATTGTAGAAATCAGTAATTCTAACTAAGTCACCAACGGCTAGTAATGATAAAACAATGTCTTCAAATTTTTCATATGTGAATTTAACTAAAGCATTGCTATCATAGTCTGGTGTAGAAAAATCTGCATAATCCCAGAAATCGGTATATTTGAACGATTCGGCACAAGTTTCAACAAAATTATCATTAGAAACTGGTATAGTCGTATTTAGGACTTTATAAATCCTCCAGAAACCACCAGTATCTGTTCCAGCTCTTACTAAAATTTGATCATCAATAGTAGCTAAACCATTTTCCACTAAACTGTTTCTTTCAATAAAAGTATCTACGATAAAAGAACTGTCAGTGCCAGTGTTATTTGAATTGTAGTTTAGCGGATCACTAAATTCGCACGGATTTATTGGTCTGGTTGATGCCAATACTGTGCCATATGCTGCTGGAGCATCTGCATCAGCTAATAAGTTGTTAAATCCTTCGCGATCAACAATTTGATCTAATTCAAATAATCTATTGACTGATTTGAAAAACTCTTTAACTGCTTTATTTTGATCAATAAACCAAGATTGTCTTGGGCGCTTCAAATTACCATATCTGTTAATAGGATCAACATTAATATCTGGCACTGGTTGGTAAAGAATGTTGTAACCGCTTAGACTTGCCTTCATTTGGTTCCAAAAGCCCGTAGGAGGCAATGAAAGTTCATCACCCTCACGCATCAATAACCATTGTGTGTGGGCGTCATTGAGGTTCTTTTGATTGTTATAATTAATTTGAATGCTAGTTTCGTCGTTCAATGCAATGTTATTCAAGTTTGCCACCAACAAGCTGGCAGGTCCACAAGGTGCAAACCAAACAATCCCTTCACTTGTAGGATCTCTCAAAATATTAGCGATCTGGAAAACAGAATATTGTCTGTTCTGGAATGGTGGATTTGATGACAAGTCCTTGACCCAGAAATAATATACTGTCACAGTTTGATTATTTTTGTTGACTTTTTCACCCACAATGTATGGTGCGATACCATTTGAGTCGTAATATGGCTCGCCGTTGGTTTGTTTGTAATAATCACTTGCTGCACTATTAGTTGCCCATTGGTCTGGTGTTACAGTAGACTCAACCCATTCATAGACATCGACAGAGCTGAATGGTGAGAGCGCTCCCCAGTTATTTGAGCGATAGTAGCTATTTGAAACTTCATAATTTTCATATACTAGATTATTAGTATTCCACCAAACTTGCCCAACTTGGCCAACTCCCCAGAAACCATTAGTATAATCTGCAGGATCGACATCCAATTTGTAATCTATTTCAGCAGCAACCTGACCTGGGAACAGGTTCTTAGCCGGGTCAAAAGCTTGCAAATGCGCAATAACGAAGTTATCGTTATTATCATAGATAACCGTATTCTTAAATTCCTCAGTATCAACCTTTAAGTTTTGGTTTCTAATGGTGCTCCATCCAGTATTGTTGATATTTGCTTTTACATACCATCTTGCTTCAGTTGTTGGTGCTACGGTACTATTCATAGCATCAAAATATGCATAAACGTCCTTCAAACGACTAACTGTAGAACCAGAGTTGTGTGACGATATTGTCGTACCATTAACACCTCGACCAAGCCCTTCCAATTTATTACCGTTAATCGTTTGGTAATTAATCATTTCACCATTGATTTGAATTAGACCTGGAGCCTTCAAATTCTTTGCTGATGTTAAATCAATAACTTGATCAGTTGATGCTAAGTTGGATGCTAATGTAAACACTGTCATTGAATAGTCGTTGGAATTGAACAGCCCGCTTTCATAATGGTATCTAGATTCAATCAAATCCAAAATACTGATATCTTCATAGTTGACGGCATTGGATTCGGCAATAGCTAAATCAATTTTAATATTATTTCCATAAGATTCAATTACTTCGTAGACACCTGAATAATTAATGTAATCGATAAAGAAGTTTTCAAAGATAATTGTATCACCAGCAGAGTAAGTGTTGTTAGACAACTCGAGGGTAACTTGATCACCATACCCACTGTATTCAATGCTGAATAATGTACCTGCCGCATAGTCGCCATTATTGACTGGGTCGCCATTCTGATCCAAATTACCCACTAATGTATTATTGTACCCTCTTTCCAAATCAGTCAAAGTGGTCGTAGTCTTACTGTTGTATTTGATTTTTTCAAGTCCAATAGTAATGATTCCTGAGTCTGGCCAACTTTCAGTATTTGATACATTAATTGAAGTATCATTTATAGCCAAAGGAGATGTTAAAGTGCTTGTGTAATTAAAAGGTACACCCACCACATCACAATCTTTCAGTCTAATAGTGTAAACTTGGAACTGATCAGGGAACGAACTATCACTGCTTGGCATTTGATCGATCCAAATTTGATCATTCACTTCAAGAGACCCGTCTTGTAACAATATAGGTAAATTGTCAGTGAAGTCATATATGGTATGATAGCGAGCTTTCATTTCTGATGGTAGCACATAACCAGCAACTCGGTTATCTGTTGGTAATAAGTATTCACCGTTAAATCTTCTACCACCAGCAGGTCTTACATTAAAGATGCTGTTGGTTAAAATCTTTGGTTTCATTATCCAACGTGAATCGGTTGGGTTTATTGTGATTACTGAATCATAAGCAAGGTCGTCTAATCCAAATGTTGTATATTGGTTATGTGTCGAAGCCGTGGTGCCTAATACTCCGCGCTCTAAACCAGTCAAAGTTGATAAGGTTTTACCAGAATATCTTATTTTTTCGTCATCAATAACAATGATACCTTGATCGGGCAAGTTTTCAGTATTTTCTACATTAGCAACTGTATCATTATCGGACATATTAGCCGTTAGTCGAGCAAAGCTGAAATCAAACAATTGAATATTTGTTCTTAGCTCTGAAGGATTGACATAAAATTCAGCATTAATGCCGTTCATAATATTACCAAAATCGCCAACTTTTAGTGCCCATTCTTCATAGAAGGTTACGTCATCACTGCCACTGCTAATACCACTTCTCAACAAGGTTGATAGTGTGGATATAGTACCTTTATTTCTTATAAAGCCTTGGTAGAATTGGAATTGAGTTGTAGGGCTAATTAGAATTTGATCCAAATAGCTACGGCTCTGGTACCCAATGTTTCTTCGAGCAACTTCCTGTATTAGCGGAATATCGACTTGCTTTTCAATATCAAAATATTTCTGAACATCTGCAACTGATTTTTCAAGGTTTGGACTTATAGTATCTGCCTTGACAAAATAGCCTGGAGCATTAATTCTACCAACCCAATCAAGAGTTCTAGTTGCTTGCAATCTCAAACGTGGTTGATACAAATTCAAAAGCTGACTATAAATTAAGTCATTAAAAATTGTTTTATTATCCAAAATGATAACGTGTTCAATTTCAGAAACTACAAGTCTAACGCCAAAAATTGGTATAGTGGATTGGATAATGACTTCATTACCATCGCGGTTAATAAATGTGTCAGATTGATCAATTACTGATCCAGTAACGTCAATTAAACTGTAAACACCATTAATTAGTTGATTTAAGTTTTCGACAAAACCGTGATTGGTCACAAATTTCATATTTGTGCTTGATGGACTTAATGACAGTGATGCACCAGAAGCCCAACGTCCTTGTGCCCATAATATGTAATCATTTGCCACTTTTTCCCAAGTGTCTGTAGTATTGGTTCCTGCATCGAAGTTTTCAAAAATCCATCCTTGAGTGGCCAACCATTCACCATATCCTAGTAAGAAATCGTGAACTTGCTGAATTGTAGTAAATGTGGTACCATAAGGAACCCTTATTACTTGATCAGTAAAGTTAGCAAATTTCTTAATGTTGACTTGACCAATAGACTTTGTGGTTTTTTTGCTATAAATGTCTGGTGCCAAAGCATAGAAATAGTTGTTTAGGATGTCATAACCAGTAACTACCCATCCATTTGATTCTTTGGTGATTGTAATACCACTGTAGACAGCTTCACGAACTGACGGGTTTTGATACAAGAACACATTGACGTTTTCTTGCGGAATACTTGTTTGAACGTTGTCAGCCAATAACTTGATAGTATCCTTGTTAATAAAACCACCAGTTTTATAGCCAATTCTTATATCAATGTTTCTTGCCGTTGAAGTAAATTCATACGTAGATTGGCCATTTGACATTACATAATCAACTAACCAAGTTTGCAAACCGTTGCCCACATAACCATTTTCACTTTGAAGAATTGAATCAATTCCTGGACGCTTTCCTGTAAATCGGTCAATTAACTGTGGATTTTCACCATCTGGATAAGCCAAGCCAATATTATCTAAATCCCATCCATATGTGAAGAATTTAGCAGGATGCATCAAATATCCAATAATCGCCACCGCAAACGGCCAATGTGAAGATTTTCTAAAGACAGCCTCTCCTGGTGAGAAATCACCAATCTCCCAATTCTTTATTTGGTCATTTTTTAGAGCTTGGCTAGCCAAACCTAAACTAATAGGATCTCTTAATCTACCATCACCATCTGATGGTGCTGGTAAGCCAGTTCTTGCATATTCAGAATATATACCTTTTCTTGGTCCGTCAAAAATAACACCATTTCTCATATCATCCCAAAGAACTGGGTTATTGAAACGATATGGACGAGGACCGTATCTTCCTTGCCACCAGTCTGGCTCTTCACTGAAACCAAACATTTCCCACGGATGAGTATTTGGACGATCAGTGCCGTAGTAAAGATTAATTATGCCTCTCCAATATCCAGGTAAGTTTTGATTGGAATAGTTATATGTAAACGGATCAGTTTCATCGTAGGTATCATTAATTTCTATTTCAATACCTTCCTTAGCTGACCATTGTAGTATAATTGGCGTTAATAATTGATTAAAATCATCTTGTGAGTATTCAGCATTTCTATAAAGAGTTGATACTGATTCCATAATATCATACAACTTCGTGTCTTCACTCTTATATGAATCTGGAATTGAGTCATATATGAATTGTTCAAATTCTAATATAACATCGTCACGGAAGTCATTATATGCAGGCATTATTGATCCGTCGTGGCCTTGAATAACGAAAATCGGTTCCTTCAAAGTCAAGTCAACAAATTTTTCTGGAGTGTAAACGGGGTATAGTCCTAGACGACTTGGTGTCGCTGGGATAAAGCTGCCACTAATAGTATTATAAGTGAATGGGAATTGCTCATTTTTTGCTAAATTAATAGCTTTGATAGCATCGTATAACCAAACTTTAGGATCTAAGTTTGATGTATAAGTAGTATCACTTAAATAAGCCGTTATCTTATTAATTAGCTTATTTTTAAATCTAATATATTCTCTTTCTGAATATTTGATAGCACTAACGATATTCAAATTAGCGTTACTGCTAATACCCATCACTCTTGCTAAAGAATTGTGATGTTGTAGAATCTCAGTACCAACGCCATAATTAACATTCAAATTTCTATAATTGTTTGATCCTGATGCAACGCCGTCAAAATTATTTTGATTACCAATTATTGAAAGGAAGTGTTGCAAATAATCACTCTTACTGATTGTCGACACTTCTTCATTAAATGGGTTTGCTGACAAGTTGATAGGTAGTTCAAAACTAGTAATTGCTGACCTTTTTAATGTGTCATTTGTGAAGAATTTAAATTCTACAATTGAATTTTTTCCAATTGGCTCATCAAATGTGATAGTTGTCCCATCAACGGTATAATTAGAAACTAAAATACCATCAACATATACAAGTAAGTCAGATGGAACATAGTCAAGATTGAAGGATGAAGTTTCAATCTTGACCTCGAATTGAGAAACTAGACGCTGCGAACTGAGTGATGGTGACTCATACCAGCTATTGCCAAATTCATTCTTATAAAAATCTCGATAGAAATAATAGCCATTAATTGTTGCTTGATCTGCGCCATACTTGTAAGAGGCTAATTCTAAATCATTATTGAAAAGGATTTCTCCATACTGATCATAGGCCAATCGTATATCTAAATAAGGATCAATTATTTGTGTCGAGGTAGTGTTTTCTGAATAGCTGAAAATAGTATTACCAGAAAATGTGCTGAAAGGATAGGTTCCAGCATCATTCAATTTGACTCCAGACAAATCATATAACATAAACAATGGTTTTTGATTTCTAGTTTCTTTTGCTTGCGCTTTAATCCAGGAAGAACTGCTATTGCTCCAATAATATTCAGAACCAGCATTTGAACCACTGTCAATTAACAATATATCACCATCTTGGAAGTTATCTAAATAGCCAGAAACTTGGTATTGATTATCAATGTATTCAACACGTAATCCATTGATATTTGTAGAAGTGCTTAGTGTAAAATGTTCAGAGACATCTAAACCACCTACATATACTTTAAATTCACCATTTGATCCATTAAAAGATGTAACATTACCATTAGAATCGGCAGCTATCAAGTGATCACTATTAGTAATAAAGCTAATAATATTTGATGGGCTGAAATCTGTGTGGTCACCATCAACCATTTTATAAACAGTAGTTGAATCACTAATACCGTCTAAAGTTTCTACTTTAAAGATTAGACCGGCTGTATTTTGATCATTGATAAGAGTCTCAAAACCATTTGAGTCAATTGACAAGTTATTTTCACCAGTTGAAGTAAAATCTGCATTATTGGCAGCAATTGTACTGGCTAGAAGTGGGCCATAAATGACTGTACCGTCAAGTTTACTAACTGTCCATAATGTGTCATTTGCTGTATTTCTTTTATCAGCCGTTAATGTAATAGTGTTTTGTGCTGGCACACCAGCATTATCATATTCGACAATATTAGATGAAGTATTGATAAAAATTAATGCTGGTGAATTTGAATTTGCACTAGCTTTAGATTTTGATAATTTAAAATTAGCGGATAGGTTAATTCCAGCATAAGGTCCGAGACCTTTAGCAGCAATTCCTAATGTTGAAACATCAGACCCAATTCCTGATTCAATAAGTTGAATTGAATCACCAACTCCACTGACTGTGAAAATTCTATCCTTAAAAATCGTTGGAACTATTACTATAGATACTTCACCAGTTTGCAATCCTGTAGATACAAATTCTTCATTAATAGTGATAGACGTTGGTGAAACAGCTCTGATATGGTAAAAGCCATCTGCAGATGAACCAAATAATCTAATTTTTTGACCAGCACTAAACACTGTGTTGAAAGTCGTACCACCAGTGATAATACCGTGACCACCACCGTTTCCTAATGTGATAGTATTTGCCGCTATGGTTTGGCCAGATGAAGAATCCCATCTTCCGGCACCACCGTTTTCACCCGCAAATGATGGATAATCCCAACCAAAATTTTCATCTATATTTGGATTAGTGAAAAGAATCCTCATTCCATTACTTAATGAAGTACCGTCAATTACATAATTAACTGAGCCATTAATTACTGATGGGTTTGTGGTCGTTGAATCAAGCAAATCAACTGAATTTAATCGAGTTTTACCATAATTGTAAAGTTCCAGATTTTTATTAAATTCAATAATTGGTCGCTTAGCTCGGAAATTCTTTGCAATATCTGCATTACCTGAACTTAAATCATCAATATGGTACCATCTGTTGCTTACTGACCAAGGATTTTGGTCTAAAGAATCTCTTGATATAACAATATAATCTTGATCGCCAATATTGTCTGCAATCACAGTCTCTATTTCTTGTGAAATAATAATATTGTCAATACCGAAAGACTCATTATCGAGACTTTCGTCAGTTATAGAACCAAATCCAAGCTTGATGTTGGATGTTATCCCAGCAATGTTAACTTCAACTCGATATATTCTATCAACAAAACCATTATAAAAACCCAATTCTTCTTGTGAAGACATTGGTGATGTAATGGAATATGTACCAGCCCCACCACCAGATAGTGTAAAGCTGCCAGTCTTTAAGTAATATGGATCACCAACAGTATTAACTTGGTCTGGTATAATTTCAAAAACAGCTTCATCATTGATGTAGACAAAGAGACGTTCTGGACCATAAGCCGCTGGGCTAGTGTGAGTATCTTGAGTATCCCAACTATCAATTTTTAAGAAATTGAATGTTATTGTGGCAGAGTCAGAAGAAGCATTTAAAGCATAATTCTTATAAACGACTTGATGCCCATCTGTATTTTCACCAAATCGACCAAGGAATTTGGAAAATAGACCATTTGGGCCAGAAATAGTGGCAGCAGCGTTCGTGCCAACTATCAGCCAGTCATTTGAATTTCCATCTTCAAATGAATCAGAATGAAGAATAGTATTAACCAATTGAGTGCTGAGACTGTCTGGTAACCACAAATAATTTTGATAGTTAACGAATTTGTCTAAATCAATCGGCGGCGCCCAAGAATAATACTTTTCTTGGAATAGTCTATTGTGGTCAAGATCATTACCGCCTTGTAGGCGAATTAGATTTAACAAATCTGGATAAAAAATTGCGTGATTTATAGTATCGTTAAGTTCTGTAACAGCCAAAGGGGCCAATTGGTAGACTGAACGATCGTGAGTCTTTTCTGGTAAGTAATATTCTGTCTGTGGATCGTAATATGGAACTTTTTGACCAATGAAGCCAGCAATATTTTCAGACTTTTCTGGCTGAAATGCGTGGTTAACTGTACTAGAGATAAATTTATCAACAAGATCAGTTTTATTAACTGCTGGTAATAAGTCAGTAATGTTTCTTGATTGAGTATCGGTCGTATCGTCAGGATTGATTGCTGATACTTTTTTCGGATTGATTGTGCTCATATTATCCACTAACAACTAAATTATATCACATATTTATTACGTGAAAAAACGCTATTCTTGGATAATATGAGTACTTTATTTGCCAATTCTAATAGTATTTGGATTTAAAGATTCCACTATTTGAACATCTGATACTTTTGCAGACGAAATGAATACCTCATTTGATGCTGATCGAACTTGGAATAACTCACCAAACTTACTTTCTTCATTTAATGGCACAACCACAAATGAGCTGATTATAGTAGCCAATTGTTGATGCACATATGCGGAAAGTTCAGTAAAATAAAACGATTCGCCAAAATCCCAGTTGTTTATTGAGAAATATACGTTGATTGCGTCAATAATTTTTGATTTAATTTCACCATCAGAGAGTGAAACACCTGGAATTTTTGTTACTTTGAAAGATGCACGTAGTTCTTCAGGAGCCTGTGCACCGAAAAGAACTTTATAATAAACAGGATGCCATATTATTTGATCACTGATTGATTTTTTAGTGCCAATTTCATTAAATGTAATTTTCAAATCTTCACTGGAAGGAGGCTCGGGCATTTCATCCAATGTGCCATTTGAATCAATCCAAGATCTGATGTTATAATCATATTCAACAGATAGTACATAGTTGTCAATAATATTAGTTGGTGATGGATCAATTCGGTTATCAATTGGGGCGAAATGTTTCCATACAAACATCAAATCTTTTCTACCACGGCGATATTCATAAGCATTGGACGTTGTTAGCGCATTTGTAGTGGATGAGTATTGATAGAATATTTTTTGTGATCTTATGTAAATCACGTCACCATCACTAAACGTAAAAGGAACACCTAATGCTGAAGAAATTAAACCTTCAACATTATCAATAGAAAGGTCAGTTAGATCATTAAAAGATGCTTTTACGCTTGATGTTAGTGATCTTACTGGATATCCGTTTACGTCATACACTGTTTTGAAGAATAACTCACTCGAATCAACTTTAACGTCTTCCAAATCAGTATGTAACACTGGATAGTCAATGGCTGTAATATCTCGATAAACATAAGGATTATCTGGCAAACCGTCATAGTCACCATCAAAAAATGAAATTTTAATCCTTGATGGGTCAACAAAGCCATCTTCTTCTAAGAACACGTCAACAACATTGACATCATAATCTTCACCTAAAGTCGCATTAGGATTGATGCTAATTGGAGGAGAATTGATGTCGTCAACTACTACTTTACTATTGACTTTAAGTATTTTAACAAAATCTGACACTTTCTTGCCAGTGTTTAGGTCAATAATGCTGTCAGTGTTTGAATAATAGAATTTCACATCTTTAACACTTTCAAAGATATATTCCATAGATCTGGTATAAATTAACCAACTATTTTGGTTAAATTCTACTCGAATAGTCCAAGAAGCATCTTTCTTTAATCCACTAATGTCGCCAGCGAATTCTAAACTGAATGGGCTATTTTCATCAACATTGTTACCAGTAATGATCTTCCAAGTTCTGTCACTTGTATCATATCGTAGGCCAAATGCTGTTTTTAAGTTAATGAAACTCGCAATTTGCGATGTTTCTGTTTGACTGAAGCTGTTAGGATAAGGTGGTATAATTGCCAATACAACATTTGGATCACCATTAACTGAACCCGGAATGATTTCACTTAGTGTGATTGCGCCATCACCATTTGCTGCGCCAACCGTACCATTGTTAATTACCTTTTTTACGCCTACCCAATTACCATATTTGAATTTAATTAGCGAACCAGCAACTATATGATATTCCAATCCACCAGAAACGCCAACGGTTACAGGTATGTTGTTTGATGTAAGATATCCCGTACCAGTATTTGTTGCATTTGAAGCAGGAGTCCATTTCAAATCAATATAGTTTGCACCATTTGCTACATCGTAGGGATATGATGGATAGTTGAAATAAAAGAATTGGCTGGTTGAATAATCTTTCAATTGGCTTGCGATGTAGCGAGTGACAATTTGAGTACTAGTCAGTTCAGAAGGATAATCAACTTCAACTAAGTTAATGTCATCATTCAAATATATCATACCATCCTGTCCCAACAAGGATAAGTTTTGGCTGTTACCAGTCGGGTCATTGATATCTATATAACGACTGAAGCCGCTGTGAATTCTATTCACACTTTTAATTTTTGCAATACGTGGATCTTTTAACGGGTAAATGTTGTAGTCTTCACCATTAATCATTCGATCCTGGGTGTAAAATACTTGCGGGGCAACAGTCTTGATACGTTGTGACGATTCACTAGTGAATGAATTACTTACTGAATTTTGCAGCTCACATCTGAACGAAATAGTATTGGTTTTGTTATTTTCGCCTGAATAGTAGGAAAAGCTAAATTTAACATTCTTCATATCATCAGGTCTAATGGTATAACGAGCATTTGCTGATTGACGATACCAAACACGGAACAATCCGATTGGAATCTGTCCAAAACGACCATCAGCAAAACGAACAGCAGCTTGGTCATTTTCACGAGTAATGACGTTGTATATTTTCCTGATATTTTTATCAATAGCATTGAAGATAACATTGTTACCAACTAATGCTGGAACTTTAGTCCATTCTTCCACTAATTGTCCATTGGCATCTATTTCCTGGAGCCAAATGTCTTCGTTATTAATATTGTCATTTTTTAAGTTAATAACTCGGTTTTCAATTGGATTACTGATATTGTAATCTTCATTAATCATAGATCCTTGTTTGAAGTAGAAAAAGAAGCCAGTGTTGGGGCTTGAGTTTCCACGACCATCATTTCTGTAAATTATATTAAAAGCAGTTGCCGGATCGGGTGATTTTTCAAAAAATGTCTCATTATTGTTGAAATCAACATTAACGATTTCAAAATTTAATGATTGGTTATTAACAATTGCGGAAAATGGGAAACAGTTGTTATATCGACTGACATTGTTAAAAGTATATGTTTGTGTGTTAATTCTAGAAACCAAACCAGAATTAGCTGGGTTACCGAATTGGTTGTCTGATAAGAATGCAGCATTTAGGACAAGAATAAACTGCTCAAACCAATCTGGATTTGTGGGATCGTTCCATATAATGCTTTGATTGGCTAAATTCTGTCCATTGCTGTCATAAACAGTTTGGTTTGTTGAAACTTGGGTTAACTTCACCAATCCTTGCGCTGCTTGATTTCGGCTTGGTGTATAGCTGAGCATACGCGCGAGTCGTAATATACTGTCACGGCGTTCAGCAGTATCTATGAAATTTTCACGGGTATTGAGATCTAAACGGAACGATAAGCTTTGGCCAAGGTAGGCCACTAATTCAATAATAGCAACAAATTCGCTTGATTCGATCCAGTCATTAAAATCTTCAGGAAAGTTGATTCTAATATAATCAACCATCGAGTCTCTGATTGTTTGGAAATCATAAGCCGTGTAGTTGGCATTAGTGAATGCCTGATAGACTAACCTCCAATCTTCGCTTGAAAACAGTGCTTTCTGTCTTAGTGCAGTAGTCATCCGGTAATCTCCTGGGCCGTCATATTTCTTCTATCAAAACCAATTGTAAATATGTCTATGGTATCAAAACTAACATATCGTAATTGAAAACTTATAGTAATACCGTGCTCTTCTTCTTGAATGTCAGTATTTAAAATTTGTACTCTTGGGTCTGATCTAATTACAGTATTCACATCATCCAATATTGCATCTCTGGAAATATCGTCCAACGGCTCAAAAAGATAATCCCACAGACTGGACCCGTAATCTGGTCTCATAACTCTTGAGCCTTTTCTTGTATTGAAATGGTTCAAGATGTCACGCTTGATTAGGGTCTTGTCTGTGAGTTCAGTAAATGGTTGAGTTTTATCTACGCTACTAAAACCTTTAAATGAAACGCTTGTCATTAATCAGAACCCTATTTTGTTCTGATATTTATTATAGTGAAAATGGCTTATTTCAAAAGGTGGCTAAAGTCTGGTGCAGTCCAACCCTTGCGCTTGAGTACTTTATTGTCTGCCTTGCGGTAAACAATCCATCGACCATTTTTTTCCTTGTAGTAAGTTTCAACTGGTTCTGGTAGTGAAGCGTAATGTGCTACTGTTTCTTTAGCGTGGTCTTCAGAATCGCAAGTTTTGTCCATATTCGAATCGTGAACGATGTTAAAGATCTCATCAAGTGGTATGCCGTAAGCAACGGCTGTGCCATTAATAATGTAAAGCTGGTCCGCGAGGGCATCAGCAATTTCCACAATATCGTTTGCCTTTTCCCCATCAGTGTATTCCTTGTGCTCTTCTTTTAGCAGACGCTTGCGGAGAGCGCGAATCTTCTTCTTTGGTAGTCCTGGCTTGTCCTGACTGTAAACGTCAAACGTATCGTGGAATTCTGCAACTTTTTGTAATTGTGTTTTCATTTATTTCCCTCAGTTTATATCTAAAAAATTAGTAATTGAATCAATTTTTTTCTTCATTAAATTGAACATTTTTTTATCACGTTCGATTAAAATAAATTTTCTATTAGTATTGAATGCTGCAACGCCTGTTGATCCGCTACCAGCAAAAGTGTCCAAAACTATATCGTTTGGGTTTGAAAGCAATTCGATGAAATATTCTAATATTTCTGTAGGCTTTTGGGTTGGGTGAATTTTGTCTTTCCCCAGCCCGCCGCTAAATGTGATAGTATTCGGTATAACACATTCAATTTGATTATTAGATGTTTTTCTTGAAGACATCATCTTCTTCGAATCAGCTAATGCTAATTTAAATATTTCATCTATAGTCTTGTTGTTTTTTTCATCTTTAATCATTTTATAAACAATACTGCTAATTTTATCAGCGCAAGCATATCGTTCAACGATAGAACCCTCAACACTATTGGCATTAAATGTTCTCTTGCCACCGGGCTTGACACCAAACAAAATGTATTCACAGGCACTTACTGGATTAACTTTCCTATTAAATGGTACTGCTGCCGGCTTCTTCCAAGTCCAAACACGCTTTGGCTCAAAACCAGCTTTTTCCATAGCTTTCCACAAATATGATATGTATTGATCACTGATAAAAATTGCAAATGCGCCACCTTTGCGTAATTTTTTAAACCAAGCTTCTGACCATTGACCAAGTTGGATGATAAATTCGTCGTGTGATACTGAATCCCATTTCTCATCAAAATTCTCATCAAAATTTTGATTATGAATACCACTTTTATTTTCACCAGTTTCTTTATTAATCCATACTGGATTAGCACCGTTTTCGCTAATATTGTATGGCGGATCAGTTAATAGTAGATCAATAGATTCGTCATCTACGTGGTTTAATTCTACCATCATATCTCCCATATATAAGTCTGCCATCAATCTATTCCTAAAAATGCTGGATAATTACGTAATGGTTCACCAGCATTGCTCCAATAATGGATTATCCACTTGTTATATTTTTTAATAGTTTTTGTTTTAAACAATAGTACATTATTACGGCAATCATAGTCAAAATATTCATATATTGTTGAAGCATTGACTCTTACCATTTTTTGTGCAAATTTAGTTATTTTATTACTATGATAATGATTATAGTAGTTACTCCAAATTGTTAATAAAGTAAACAATAAAGGTTTGTGGCATCCATTTTCATAATTATTTTTAAACTTGTCAGTAGCTATACCTAACGGCTTTCCAGTAATGTTTGGTTGACAATATATTACATCTGAGTTATATTGCCTCCAATCATTTGATGAAACATAGCTGATTAATGACGGTTTATCAAATGAGCCTAATTTGTTTTTCCACCAATCTAATTCTGGACATTCATACGAGGCATAATTAAAAGCACCAAACATATCACGATCGTACCATTTTTTAAGCATCATTTCAATGTTGGAATTACCTAATTGGTTAATTACTGGAAGGACAGATGGGTTTTTACAGAATGAGTAACGACTGCCACCAGCGTCGCCTTTCGCACTAATTGGGATATTATTGTGAAAAAAGTCAACATTTAAAAAATTACCAGTGGCTGGGAAAAAAATACTCCCACCTGCATTTTTTAATCGATTATATGCCAACGCAATCTCGCCAAAATCACTAGTGATTACACCTTTGTTACTTTTCAATGCAGGAGTTATATTAAATGCGCTAGTGCCATCAATACTGTCTAAAATATGTTGGCACCCACTGATTAAATCTCCGTGTTGGTCAGACTTTGCCAGTGCTGTGATGACGTCATCTTTCATTTCATCAATATTTGTGTAAGTTTTTCCACCCAATCCTAATAAAACTGGTGAAAATGACTTTCGAACCGCACTGTCACCATTAGTAACTATCAAAGTTTGATAGCTATTATAGTTTACTAAGAAAACGTGCTCTCTTAAATCTTTTCCGCAAGTGATTGGATATTCTTGAGTTGATACTCGTTCATAAGTTATATCCAATTCGTCTAAGAATGACAACACCTCTTGTTCTTTCGCTTTTACCCGAATTCCAAATAGTGAATTTTTTGTTTTCTTATCACATTTAAAACCAGCGCTTCGTAAAAAACGTAAGACTGTAGTGACATTACTACTGACCATCATTTTTAACCTTTTATTATTTTAATTATTGTTAAAAATTAATTAAATTTCGTATGACTCTTCATAGCTGTATTCTGTAAAGTCATTTTCTTTAGTAACCAACAGCACGGTATTAACTCGAGCAACAAACTCATCCTTATGTGAGATAAGGAAGACGTTCTTTTTGTTGTCACGTGCCATATATTTTAACATACCCAAAGCAGCTTCACCGCCAGCAGTATCCATACCATTATCGACCAATTCATCAATGAAGAGAACGTTTAGTTCATTTTTAGTGTTCTCATAAACATCTCTGAATGCCATACTTAGGCTCAGGATCAAACGAGTGCTTTCACCAGTGCTCAAGTTGTCAAAGTCAAAATCTTGACCAAGCTTGGTGATTTCTACACTCAAATCGCTCAAGAACTTGACTGAATGAGGCAATCCCATTTTGTGCAAGTAATGGCTAAGTTGTGTATTGAGATAACCCAAGTTCTTCTCAATAATCCTCTTTCTGATAACAGAATTCTTGTCAGTTAGCAATTTATAAAGGAAGTCTTGGTGGTCCTTCATTACAATCAATTCATTCAATTGTGTATAGTCAATATCAGTCAATGAAGTAGTCTTCAAATTCTCAATTTGATCATCATATGGATTGGAAAGATTGATTTGATTCTCTAATTGAACTTCAAGCTTATGCAAGTTGTTCTTATGATCATATGCATCATCTAATGTTTTATAGTGAGTCTTGGAAGGTATGGTTCCCATTTCATCAAGCAATTTCTGCTTTGAATCTTTACGCTCTTGTGCAGTGTTTAAAAGTTCTAACTGATCTTGTAACTTTATGGCAGTCTTTTCCAATTCACTTTCAACCTTGCTCACCATTTCTTGATGCTGGTCGTCGTGTAAATCGTGACCACAAGCGTGGCATTTTTTATTCAACAAATTAGTAAAATCGTCTTGCAATTTCAAAAACATATGTTCAATAGTATCGTATGAATTTTGCTCAATATTGAGATTTCGTGTAGCATCTCTCAAGTCTTTTTCTAAAACTCTATACTGGTCAATATTTTTGTGAGCATTAATTTCAACGTCAATGTCAATTTCCATCATAACTGCAATATTTTCAGTAATGGTATCCATATCTCGTTGATACTTGGATTGCCAAACTTTATGCTTATTCTTCAAATCATTAATAGTTTGTTGAACTTTGTCATTTTGAGTTTTAATGATGTTGATTTTCATTTCTTCTTGATCAATGAGTTTCCGCGTCTCCTTGATCAGTTCTTTTAGTAGTTCAGCTTTTTCAGACAGCTCAGTAATGCCCAAAAGTTCCTCAATGATTTCTTTTTGGGGACCTGGCTTTTCATTCAAGAATGGTGTTGTCTTGGTAGTAATTCCTACAATATGTTTGAACAATGTATAGGAAAGGCCTATGACTCGATTTACTTCCTTTTGGGTTACTGAATTTTCACCTTGTGATTCATTGCCTTCTTTAGTGTTGACCATTGAATCATTAACGTAAAATTCAAAAATGTTAGGACCACGGCCTCTTACGATCTTGTATTTGTTGCCACCCTTTTCAAAATATAACTCAACTGACATATTTTTTTTGTTAGTTTTGTTAATTAGGTTATTGAGCTTGATGTTATTTGATATCGGTTGGCCATAGATTGCATACGCTAATGCGTGGAGCAATGTTGATTTGCCCACACCGTTTCTTGAACCATTACCGCCCATATCCAAGTTATTGCCTAAAATCAGCGTTAATGAATAATCGTCAAGCTGAATTTCCTGCGGAGCATTACCAACAGAAAGGAAGTTCTTTATTATTATTTTTTTAAACTTGATCATTGCGTGCCTTTAAAGTGATAATGTTCTGTAGATATTCATTAGCAAATCTGAATCAATAGTATTACTATCGATTGAACTAATGTATTTCATAACAATGGAGTCAACTGATTCAAGATCTGATTCTTCAACAGCCAAGTCATCATCCTGTTCTTCATAAACAGCACTAAGTGACAAATCTCTAGGGTCATAAGTCTTTTCTAGAAGATCGCGCAAGTATGTTGACATTTCATATGTTAGAATCAAATCATTCTCAATTCTAATATATGTCATATCATCAATATATTTTGGAGGGTTCTTTAAAAGCTGTGAAAGTTTAATTTTTCGATACTTTGGCGCTTTTGGCCAAGATTTATATTGTGGAACTCCGCCCCATTCAAGCATACATATGCCGCGATCGTCATCCCAAGCGTCTGAAAAGTCGTGAGGAAAGCAGTTGCCAGTATAATGAATATTGCCTTTGATTTGTCTCTTATGGAAATGGCCTGAGAATACATATTCCGGCTTGGTGATATCTTCTGCTCGAAGTTCACCAGTGTCTGGCATCTCAACCATCGCATTCATTTTAAAATGCGGAAGCTCAAAATGTCCCATCATATACTTACATTCAAGTTCTTTGACTTTTTTCCATTCGTCATTCACTAGCCACGGAACAATTGCTACTTGGCCTTCAAGGAAAATGTCTGATATGATATGTACATTGTCTAATTGGCGACCAAACTCGATAGAATTAATTTCCCGTTTGTCGCGATAGTATAAGTCGTGGTTGCCAGTAATCAAATAAACATTTTTAAATGCTTTGCTGAGTCGCTCAATATTTGATATTGTATAGTTGATAGTGCTGACATTGATTCTTGCTCGGTTGTGGTGCCAATCACCATTGAAGAAACAAGTCTCTGCACCAAACTTTTTAGCCTCTTCAATCATCCAGATAATGAAGTTTTCACAATCCACATTATGTTGGCGACTGTCATTGCTTTTCCCAAAGTGTATATCTGTAAAAATTACAGCTTTTTCAAAAAGTTGATCAGTTGATACGTTCATGTATTTCTCTTTATTAGAAATTTCTACTAATGTTATATTAATGGTAGGCTGGCGAATAATCAATATATTTTGGCTATATTTTTTTCCACATTGGATTATATGGATCACTACTTACATTGACGAATAATGTGCATCCCACTGGGTCGAACTGTATTTCGCCTATGGATGGTGTCGAAACATAACCGTATCGAGTCTTGAACCCAATAACTTGATTCAAGTGTGGGAGATCGCCCCACTCTGGAAATGATCCAAATGTGGCATCTAGCCAATTTAATAGTCTTTTTTTCACAGCATTATTTCTCTTCATCAAAAAACAAATCAAACAAGTTCTCAACGAACGGTGTATATTTCTGTTTAGGTTTGCCTTCATTATTTTTTGCACGTTCATACTTGTCAAATTCACACATAACATTTTGCAAATCCTGTGCGTGGAACGGTTCGTCTTTAAAATGCTTGTTGACTTCTTTAAGTAATTTTTGCAAATGTAATAGCCAGTCGTCAGCCATCCAGGCATCATTTTTATTTCTACCAAAAACCCGATTTAAACCACGTTGTGATCCTGGTCCTGGTGCGGCCCAAGTCCACCAGTCAGATGCATTTTTTAATATTGGAGTATATTTCATATCAGCTACTACTTGAGCACCTGTAAAGCTTCCTACTCCATAGCAAGAAAGTAATTTTTTATGGAAAGATTCCAAGGTATCATTCTTAGTGGGTCTTATTTTTGCTCGATTTTCCCACATTGGATTGAGTAGTTTTTGAACAAGAAAATCTTGTTTTGGGCCAGACCAGTTTGGAGTGGCAATCATATATGCTGGATTGTAAATTTTAAGGTTTTTTGATTGTCGCATTGCCACCATATTGAGGAATTTGTCTGGATCCCAAGGAACCGGATATCCAAGGTCGCTCATTGAATCAATGTTATTTAAGGCCATTCTAGCTACAGCCATAGCGAACCACAGATCTGGATCTAAATTATTAGGTTCTCGCCAGTTATCATTAATCCAAATAGTTACTCGGTCGTCTTCCCGACGCATATTACAAAACCGGTAGGTTTCAATAATAGTGTCACCAATATATGGTACACCATTTAATTTTGCTTTACGGGCCTCCTCCCGTTTAGTGATGAACTCTACAACATCCTGATCTCGCATCATTCTGACTCACCATTAGGTTCATTATCATCTTCATCGTTTTCCTGGCTTCCTGTATATTTGGATCTTAATGAAAAAATAGAGGCAGTCGGACCAGTCATTGGTTGAACCCCGCATATATCGTGAGCAATGATAGATGGCATCACTCTTCGAATAATTGGCAAAATAACTTTATCATATTGAGGTTTACACGCCTCATTTAATGATGGAAAAGTACCAAACCAATATTTCAACCAATTTTTGATTTTATTGATTATCATCGTGATGTTTCTTTAATAGTTCTGCCATTGTGAATGATTTGCCAGTTGTCATATCGACAATTTTTGTATTAGACAGATTGATAGTCAATGGAACATACGGACAATAGAAAGCAGAAGCATCGAACATCTGCTTTCCTTTGTAACCCAGGATCAAACTAAAATGGTCATCAATATTAATTATTCGTCCGAAGTGTTTTTCGAACCAATTCTTAATTTTATTTAGATGGTGTTTCACTTTCATTAGGTTCGGCTTCTTTCTTAACTTTACCAAACATTCCCTTTTTACCATCAGCAACTTGCGGCATCATTCTGCGTGGCTTGTTTTTCTCTCTAAAATGACCATTGCTAATGTGCCATTGGTCACTAGTTTCAAGCTCATTAGTAATTTGTCGACTCATTGATGGCGCTTGTCCACTATTTTCTAACAGGTCATCGCGCAAATCACGATCTTTCTTTTCAGTATTGAGAACACGTTTGAAGGTGTTATATACACACGTGGTTAAGAACGCGAATGGGTTTAACATAGTCCCGCGGGACTCGTTGAATTGAAGACCAACCATTGAGAGTTGGAGTAATGCTGAACTTTTCATATCGTCTAGATATGAATAATTTCGCCAGTTTGACTTCTGCCCAATCTTTTCAACCAATAGATAATACATTTTGCCAAGTTTCGCAGTGGTCCTACCGTGATCGGTTGAGAATTGACCATCCTGGGTGTGATGACTCTTTAGAACCGTTCGGACATCATCACCATCAAATATTACGTGAATAAATGGTGGAAAATTAACTTTCATATATCCATCTGAGAGTTTTTTCTTCATTTTGTCATCGGGCCAGTTTGGATCAAGCGGTATGTGGTCAAATGACATAATTCGTATCACCAAGTCGTCTTTAGTCACAACGGGATCAGTTTCACCATATTCTTTAACCAATCGTTTTTCTCGGGTTTCAATCAAGCTTTCAATCCACGAATCAAAATCAACAAACATTGTTTTTTTGAATAAGTCTCGATTTGTTAGTATTTCGGGATTGTCGATAATAGTATCATAGTCTGTAAATTTTGGATCTTCATAATAACAGTAGGTCATTTTACTCTTGTGTATTTCTTTGACCAGATCCTTGTTGTTTAGGTAATTGGTAGTTGATCGTTTTGCCATTCAGTAGGGTCTCTCAGTTCTGCTTGACGGGTTGATGTGAATATGTTATCACCGCGCCATAAATATCTGTCTTATAGATAGATTGTAGTATATTGTGGTCAAGAAAGTCGATATTTCTGGACACAGGAAAGCTCTGATTAAGTGATTTTTAGCAAATAAATAGTGTATTAGAGGGTAGGTTAGATGAAAATTACAGAAGTTAGCAACTTTGATGGTAAGAAAACGGCAGTATTTTCATTTGCCAGGATGAACCCGCCGACTGTTGGGCATCAAAAATTAATTGGTAAAGTAATATCAGAAGCTCAGGCAATGTCATCTCCATATTTTATTATGATTAGTCATACTGTTGATAAGAAAAAGAATCCTTTACCATATGACATAAAAATGAAATTTATTAAATCCTGTTTTCCGTCTATCAAATTTATGGATGCGGTAACTTTGGAAAAAGATGGTGAAACCAAAACGGTGAAAACACCATTTGAGATGTTAGAATATCTATGCCAGCAAGGATATCGAAATGCCATAATGGTGGTTGGTGCAGATCGTGTTGAGAATTTTGAAAATATGATCAGACCCTATATTGGTAAAGATTTTGATTTAGACTCCTTCAAAGTAATTAGTGCTGGTGAACGGACTGGTGAGGAAACTAATGAACAAGCTTCAGGAACTTTAGTTAGACAGCTTGTTAAAATGGATATGAAAGACGAGTTTGATAAGTTCATACCAACCACCAATCAAAAGATAAAAGACGAACTTTTTGACGAATTAAAAAAATACTTATAAAGGAATTCGTAATGAATGGCATATACGGACGCTGATTTACTTAATATCTATAAAGGATATACATATGGAATAGCATCTTCTGAAACTAAAATTCAGAATATGAGCTCTTCTGATAAAACAAGATTAGCATCACTGGCTGAAACTGATTGGTATGCTGAAAATTCAACTCAAAGTGCAAATGCTATATTAAAATTAACTGACGTTCCATTCAGTGCATCATTGATTAGGAATGTTAAAGCATACAATTCAAATTCCTCGAATAACCAAGATAATAAAATATACTCAAGCACGTCATTGGCGGTGGAAGATTCGTCACCATTAAGTATTACTTCTGACTTATCTAGATTTTCCACATCATTTAATGATAGTGTAGACAATACGGCTCCCGGAAGTGATATAGTTGTAAATCAATCCGCCATTCGCAGTGCTTTGAGCTCATCATCACTTCTGAGCACATCATCATTATTGTCATCCTCTAATGCCAATAGCATTTCAAGTAGCTCATCAACAATAGTGCCACAGCCAAAGAACGATAGAAGGGTTCGTATATCACCCAGAGCTGCGGTATTTGATCAAATGATTACTTCATCTGGAATAATGAGCCCATTGCGCGAAACATATGGATTTATGTTTCCCATAACTCCATCAATTTCAGAAACTATTGAAACAAATTACGAATCTTATGATATTGTTCACGGCTTAATGCCAATTCAAGCTTTCAAATCAGGTGGCGCAAAAACACTTACAGTGAGTGGTACGTTTGTAGCTCAGACGGATGTTGAAGCTAGATACTGCTTGGCTTGTATCCATTTTATAAGATCATTTTCAAAAATGAACTTTGGTGACAGTGATCCAAATGCAGGTACTCCACCACCAATCTTAGTGTTCAATGCTTACGGGGATGCTGCTTTCCACAACATACCAGTCATTATATCACAAGCCAGCTTGGATTGGCCAAATGACGTTGATTACGTATATACCACAGCTGATTCAACAATTGGTAATTCAAGCGTGGCATTCAGAACTAATGCAAATAGTACAAGAGCATCCGCACGTTCAGCAGCATCGATGGTGGCTGATGGGTGGGTGCCGTCGAAGTTTACCATATCCGTCACATTAACAGTTCAACATACTGCATCAAGGTTGCGTAAATTTAATTTAGAATCATTCAGAAATGGATCACTTTTGACTGGTAATGGAGGCTGGATATAATGGCAAATTATTCTAAGCAGTCGGTATTTTATAAAGTACCTACCTCGTATAAATCTGGTATAACTTATCTAGATTTTAATATTTTGAAGTCATTTTCTTCTGATGTTAGTGACTATGAATTCACTATCACAGAAAAATATAATAATAGACCAGATCTTTTAAGTTATGAATTATACGGATCGCCGTTTCTATGTTTGATTTTTTCATTAAGAAATCCGGACCTATTAGGCGACCCAATATACGATTTCACTACCGGCAAAACCATTATGGTACCAACGTCAGATCGAGTCCGCCAATGGAGCAAATAATATGGCTGATGAAAAACCAATTAATTCAAAACCGTTTTCAACATCATTTTCTTTCAACAGTCAAACTACGACGAATTTATCTGATGTAAGTTCGCGTCAAATCACAACTGATATTTCTTATTCAACATATTCAACACCGTCAATTACCACACCATCGGCGGGTAGGTTGAGCATTGATAATTTATTATCTACTACAAGTCCTACATCATCAAGTTCATCTTCACTTTTAAGAAGTTTGCCTGTGAGTTCTGATATTTCGAATATAACAAGCTTGGTTATTCCGCAATCAACTCCTTTATCTAGTTATTTGGACAATAACACACAATTTATTTCCAAACCCCTTTCATTATTGCCGAATTCGATACTAAGTTCGACATCTTTAGGGGCTGATTTACAAGACACATCAATTGGCTCTGATCTAGTCGAAGCGCAAACTACTGGAGAGGAAAATACTCCACAGGACATTACAAACTATTTGAATAATTTGGCACTTAATCAATTAAATGATTATGATCAAGCAACATATCATTTAAAATTGTTTTTAGTTAAGTCAGAATTAGTATTGAATCGAGTTGGTAGTATTGATCAGCTTTTAGAATCAACTCCAGATTTGTTTTCAGATGAAAACATCATCGTTATTGCGGAAAGTGGCATTACTGCTGGTTTGTATATTGAAAGTTTTTCAGTCAATAATATATTCTCAATAGGCCCACAGCTCAACTCTTCAGGGGTTGGTGCAAAAATGGTATTGAAAGAACCATTTGGGGCAAACTTTATTGATTATTACAACGGCGCGATTGATGAATTGGGATATGAGACAAGAATTCAAGCACCAATTTTTCTAGAAATTACATTCAGAGGTTATGATGAAAATGGTAACTATATGAATGTTGACGATATTGGTAATAAAATTTACCGCTTCACTTTAACTAATATTGATGCTAAATTTCTAAGTTCCGGTACTGAATATGATTTAGATTTTATAGTCACGTCAGATATTGCCCGCCAAATGGCAATAGCTAGTACCAGTAACAATATCACAGTACAAGGCACTACAGTTAAGGACTTTTTTGATAAACTGGTCGAAGAATGGAATAAAGCTGGTAAGGACATTGAACAGGACGAATCTCAGCCACCAGCGCCAACTTCTGGTACATCTGGTGCTGTCCCGTCTGGTAATAGTGATACATCAGCACTGCCAGCCACTGATAATCAGGAAAAACCGACCCCGACTGAAAAAAACGAATTTGCTATCATCATTGATGACAAATGCACTGAATTAAAAGATTGCCTGTCTTGGGAAGTTGGTAAAGCTTCTGCTCCAGATCGCCTCAGAACAGCAAATACAACGTTTGAAAGTGGCAATGGAACTGTGGAAGCAACCTGGGCATCAGGATCTGATCGAGTTGGAATTTTGATTGATATTTTGTATAGCACTACCAATGTTCAAACCTTGATAGTTAACGGCAAGCAGGATAGTGAAGTCAAGCCCGGATCAAAAGATTTAGGCGGAACATCCTACATTCCTGAAATTGATGTCAACGTTGAGCAGACAACTTATAATAGTGAAACTCATACATATAATAAAAAAATAACTTATATTGTTCAGGAGCGCCGCACGACACAAATTGCATCAACTCCAAAAGAGATAAATGATGCCGCCAACGATGAAAAAGCCTTAATCAATAAATTGCAATATGTCCGAAGAAGATACGATTATTTTGGTACTGGTAAAAATACTGAAATACTTAATTTTAACATCAGGGTTAATACTGATTTATTGATTAATTTACCAGCATACAACGCACAAAAGAGACCTTCAGTTGCAGATAATCCAGGCACCGGATCTGATGAAATACAAGCCAAGCAGGTCGCAGATGGTAATAAGGTCCAATCTAGCGAAGGTGTTAAGAAACCAGCACCAGTAAATCCTGATAATACTAGCACGGCGCTGTCAGCTGATCCAACTAGCGGGTCTGAAACGTCAGTTGTAAATCAGTCAAGTGATATTGTGGTTAACTTGTCCAGTTCTTCTATCCTGAACGGACCATCAATACAATCTAGTCAAGCTTTTGATACATCATTTGGTATTGATTCGCAGTTAAGCGCACAGTTGGCTTCATACAGTTCACTCAGTAAACCATTGGATTCATTGTCATTGACAGCCTCAGTTTCACCTTTGGATTTGATCTCGTTCCAGACTACAGGAACTTTGCAATATGGTGCAAATTCAAACTATATAACATCAATAGCAAATGATCCAATATCGAGAGCGAATGATACTTCATCTCTCGGAAAACGCTATTTGGAAGATTTTAGTCGAATAAAACCTGACTCGCCTAAGGGTGATACCACGTATCAACGCGCAATTATTAGCACAGATATTAAAAATAGGGGTGGTTATAATCTAGATGATTCATCCGGTTTAGGTAAAAGTTACATTACTGCATTGCTTGGACATTTTTATGGAGTCAGGCACGATATGAATGCAGTGACTATGGAAGTTCGGGGTGATCCGCTTTGGTTGGGTGTTAGAAATAAAGCATCAAGAGACCAACTGGGCGGAATGGTCCTTAAAGACAAGGATGGTAACGAATTACCGCCTAGTGATCAAAAAATACTTTTAACTGTAGTGTTTCCTAATCAGTATGACGAAAATACTGGATTGGCTATTCCAAACAAATTGTCTGAAGGATACACTGCATTTTATAATGTGCGAACAGTGACATCGACATTTGAAGGTGGTAAATTCACTCAAACTTTAGATATGATTCAAGATAATTCAACTGAACAAGTGCGTAAATACATTGACCCAGCCGGGTCGGCAGACATATAAGGTTTAATAGATAATGTCCATATCACCAAATGATATTTTAACGAACGCGCACGAATTATACAATAGACCACAAGTAATTGGTATGCCATTACTTAATAGGATCTTTTTAGGCAAAGTTAGAGATACGCGCGACCCGCAAAAAATGGGAAGAATAAAAGTTTGGATTCCTGACGTGTCAGGAAACAGGGATAATGCGGCGACCTGGTTTACTGCCAGCTACTGTTCTCCATTTGCTGGTGCTTCTTTTGTGAATGATGGTTATTATAAAGATACCCAAACCAATGATGCAATTCAGCAAAAATCATCAGTGGCAGCTAATAGAACACCGCCAAATGTTGCAGGATCGCTAGGCGGCCGTCAAGGATATGGTATGTGGTTTCCTGCTCCCGATGTTGGTAATGATGTGTTGGTAGCGTTTATTGCTGGCGATCCAGTTAATTGCGTATATTTTGGTTTTTTATTTCCACAAGATCAGAATTTTATGGTACCAGGCGCGCCAACCGCTACTTATTCTGAAAATGACGGTTTGCCTATAGATTCTGGACCTGCATTGGAAACTGATTTGAGGAATAGGTCAAATCTTGGATCAGATTCTCCTCAGCGCAAACCCTTTACGGCTCTTGCTCAAGGACTTATTGCTCAAGGATTACAGGATGATACCATAAGAGGACAATCAACCTCAGGCGCACGAAGAGAATCGCCAAGCCAAGCTATGGGTATTTTAACCCCAAGCGGGCACCAAATTGTATATGATGATGGTGATGATCAAGGCAATAGCAGCTTGATTCGTCTACGAACTAGATCTGGTGCTCAGTTATTGATTGATGAAGTCACAGGTAATATCTATGCTATTTCAAAAAACGGCCGAACTTGGATTGAACTTAATGATGACGGCAATTTTGATGTTTATGGACAATCAAACGTAAGTGTTCACGCGGAAAATGGTAATATAAATCTAGTAACTAGCTCAGATGACATTAATATCCAATCAGCAAAAGATGTTAATATCCGAGCAGCTGGCAGTTTGAATTTCTATGCTGGTGAACAAACCAATATAGTAACTAAATTGGATTTTCGATCAACAGTTGGTGGACAAATACAATTTGGGTCTTCCGGCCACGCTACTTTTGCAAGCGCTCAAGGGTTATCACTAAGTAGTGGCGGGAAAGCATCACTAACTGGTGCTGGCGTGGCTATTGGGTCCTCTGGCAGTATTGGCATCAGCGCAAGCGGAAGTGTTGATATTGTTGGTTCGTCAGTTAACAACAATGTTGGCCCAGGACTTGCTCCGGACCCAGGCTCAATTGAAGCACCTGGTTTGCCAGACATTTATTCAGGACTTCCTGAAGCCCCGGTTATTGAAAATGGTGTTAAGAAAAAAGGACCAAATTCATTAACAGCGATCGTGTCTAGAAAACCACAAGCAGAGCCGTGGGATAGAAATGTTGCTGGATCATACACTCCAAACTTTCAAGGATCTGAAACTGCTAATGACTTGGTAGACGGACCTGCCGCTCCAATACCGGCATCATTGAAATCACGCGGCCAGAATATATATACTGAACTGAAAAAGCGTGGTTTTAATGATTTTGTATGTGCTGCGTGTCTTGGGGTCTGGCAGCAAGAGTCGTCATTGAGCCCATCAGCTCAAGAGCCTAAGCGCGATACTACTGGATGGGGTATTGGATTAGCTCAATGGAGTAGAGATCGATTGGGTGGTGGAAGATGGGGCCCAGGACGTAGACAGAAAATGATAGATTTCGCAACTTCCAAAGGCCGTGGGTGGAATGATTTATATACGCAATTAGACTTTTTTGTTCACGAATTAGGAACTAGTGAATCAAAAGCTGGTAATACTTTAAGATCTGCTACAGCATTAAGTCACGCTATGGCTGGTATGAAACAGTATGAAAGGTATGGTGAGGTCGGTAGACGAGAACAGTATGCGAGAGAATGGCTCACACGTATTAAAGAAGGCCAAATTAAGTAACGGAGTTTTATATGGTTAATTTGCCACTAAAAAAGAATTTCACTCCTGTATCTAGCACTGCTTCGAGTGTTACTAGCATTATGACTGATCTCCAACGTCAGCAGGAAAACTTGTCATCAATTTTAGGAACCCTCAATAATAGTGGAAGTATTTTCTCCGATGATCTAGTTTCAGTCTCAAACAACATTGATAATATTATTGCACAGACGACCGGTATTACTGAACGGTTGGGGAAACAACAGCAAGTTTTAGCGACAATTCAAACCAAATCAGTCGCATCGAGTACTGAATTATTGTCCAGTCTGACTGGCGAAATTAATAATTTAAAAACAGTCACATCATCGATATCTGATCAAGCTGGTTGGTTAAATTCGATAGTAAGTAAAGGATTGAATTTAGGACTTTCAAATGATAAAATTGAATCTCAGCTTAAATCAGCAATTGGTAATTTCTCCAATACGGCCAATACTTTAATCAACGGTCTTAATGAGCATTCAAATGCACTAAATGCAATTATCACAAGTGGTGAAAAAACACTAGGCGGCGGCCTTATTAGCAATTTCACAGATAGTAAAATACCATCAGTTGAAAATTTAATGTCTGGTGTGGGTGTTAATACATTAACTGAGCAATTAGGTTCGCTATCGTTACCAACAGATGAAATACAAACTGTCACTAGAGAGGTTGAACAAAAATTCTCTGATATATCTGATATAATTTCAAGCAAGTTGGATGATTTGAAAAGTTCAGTAGTGGACCCGATTGCTGCTAAAGTTTCGTCTAAAACAGACTTGTTATCAATTGCCGGTAACCTTGATGGAGCGTTGGCTCAAGCTAAAGACGGGTTGACTAAAATGGAAAATCCGCTATCACAACTATCTGACGTATCGTCAGCATTAGGAAGTATTAAATCTAATCTAACTTCCAGTCTTGGATCTATAGATTCAAGTGTTATTAGCGGATTTACTGACCACATAAGTCAAATTGATGATATTGTGGGATCAATGTCCAATTTGGGTTCGCAAGTAACCACTCAAATATCTGGTTTGACATCTACTATTAGCAGTTCGTTTGATGCTGTTGGTGGTTTTAATAGTATTACTGGAACGACTGGCGGTGTTGATTCGTTAACCAATATTGTTGATCCGGCGGCATTACTTTCTTCTTCGTTGAATGATATGAATGGATTGAGTAGGAACTTAATGGTGTCGGCATCAAACTTGTCACAATTGGCATCCGATCTTCCAGAAAATAATCCAATCAATAATTTGTCATCTCAGTTGATATCAATTGGGCAAAGTATTAATGATCAAACATTTAATACGCCGCTGGAATTGGATAAACTAACCGCAGTGACACAGGTACCAAATCTGAATTTAAGTTCACTTGAAAATACAATAGCTAACACGGGTGCAGATTTGACATCAAAAAATATCAATGATATTAAACTCAATGTCAATGTTGATAAAATATCTCAAGATTTGGCCAAGCAAATTCTTTTGATCAGCAACTCTAACTCCATTCCTGAATCTTGACGTCAAATTTGCCGATATGATTTTCCTCAATAAACCAATCGATAATTTTATTAGTCCATTGTTTTTCAGCAATACGTTTTTTTAAATCAGTTTCAAAATATGTGACTTCTTTATTCTTGGTAGTAAAATCTTTTCCAGAAATTTCAGTCAAGTAAAATTTATCATATTGTTCCTGGAATGCTTGATAAATTAATCCACCGCCTATGATCATAATTTCTTTTGAGATGGCTTTATCTTTAATATCATCAATTATAAAACCAGGGCAAGGGAATTCATTGATAAAATGGACATTTTCTGGTAAATTTTCAGGTTCTTGTCGAGTGATGACAAACGTTTGCCTATTGGCCAATGCTGCTTTTGGTAGAGATTTATATGTATTGCCACCACATACAAGTGTTTTATTAAGTGTCATTTGTTTATAAAATGCCAGATCGCCCTTAATTTGCCCCCAAGGCATTTTACCATTAATTCCGAGAATATTTTGTTGATTAACGGCAGCAATGCCAGTTATGACAAACTTACTAATCATTTTTAATTTTATTCCTGTCTAATTCTGGAGGCTGTTAAGCGTGATTACTCACCTCCAATTCTATTAAAAAATAACAACTCTTCCTGAATTAGACAGGAATTCATTTAAAGTCAAATAGCAATAGGTGCCTTGACAAAACTATGTGATTGGTAGTTTTCTACCTTAATGTCTTCTGGCTTATAATCAAAAATTGATTTTACTTCCGGATTAAGCCAAAGTGTTGGAAGCGGAAGCGGCTCTCGATCCAACACAATATTTACTTGATCCATATGGTTTGAATAGATATGGGTATCACCGCCAGTCCAAATAAAATCACCAACTCCAAGTCCGACTTCTTTAGCAATCATATGGGTCAGTAAGGAATAGCTGGCAATGTTAAATGGTAATCCAAGAAACGTGTCGCAGCTACGTTGATACAATTGGCAGCTTAATTGATTTTTTGTATTGACGTGGAATTGAAATAATGTATGGCACGGCGGTAATGCTTGACGCCCTGCCCTCACATTATCCAATGGACTAATACTTTCATCGGGCAACATTTCTGGATTCCATCCACTTACGATGTGGCGACGCGAAAATGGCTTATTTTTAAGATTGTGAATCAATTCTGATATTTGATCGATAGTATCGTCTGAAGTGGTTGGCCAACTTCTCCACATTTTCCCATACACGGGGCCGAGATCGCCGTTTTCTAAAGCCCATTCATTCCAGATTGGATTTTTGTGATCTTGGAGGAATTTGATATTAGTATCACCAGCCAAAAACCAAATAAGCTCACTGACCACATTATGGAATGGTACCTTTTTTAGGGTAACTAGTGGAAAGCCATCATTTAAATTGAATCGCATTTGGTGACCGAAGATAGACGTAGTACCAGTTCCAGTTCTATCCATTCGTTGCTCTCCAACATTAAGTATTAGTTGGAGCAAGTCTTTGTACTGCTTCATAATATTGCCTTTTTTCTTATATTAGAAGGTTCATTTATGATAGTCAATTTAATCTAAAGGTGGCATATTGAAGAAATAATGATCAGCTTGTGCAAGAAAGGAATCCAACGTTACGATATGATATTCCTTGTAATTAATTATAGGTTTAAGATCCCCAAAAAGATCAGTTAAAACAACAATATCAGACACGTTATTATATTTTATTATTAATGCTGCGAGTTTCTTCGCATTCTTAGCGTCTTGTGTTGCTTGGGAGATCCAACCATCAAGTTGCTTGCAATCTTGCTTTACAATTGAGGAAAAGCTTGGTGGTGTTTTATAGTTTTTACATTCAATAGAGAAATTAAATGATCTTGGACAAATTAAATCGCCAAAAATAGCAAATTCAGTGTCATATGTTTCAGTCCTGGTCTGGTTTTGGCCACCAAAAAAGGAACCCGAATCTGGATTTCGGCGGAATGCATTGTCTAAACCGGTTTCTTTTTTAAAACGTTCAGAAAGGAGATTAGCAATTTTCCTTTCATACGTATTACCTTTTGCTTTACCATTAACTGCCATAATATACTCTTAATAAATTAATTGATTTGCTTGCTTACTTAGTTTCTGGTTTTCAGCAAATCTTCTACTGATTTGTTTCTTTTGTTCAATAGTTAATTGATACGCTTGATCAATATCAATGCTTCCCCGCATAAAAAAGCATATATCAATTAGTTCTTTCTCTAAATCCCTCCCGTCGGCGGCCATATTTTGAATTAGTGTTTCCACCTCTTCAGCCGTTTTTGCCTCGAGGAGGGCTATGCGAAAAAACCTGCGGGATCAAAATTGATGTTTGTTGTCCATTTGTGTTTACATTTTTCACAAGTGGCATCAATATCCTTACGAATTCCAAAATCAGTGTTCAAGCTGTTGACCAGCGAAGTAATTTTTTCAGCTTCTTTAGCTGGAAGATTGTTAATCCATTCGTGAATTGATTCTTTATCATCGACATCGAATTCTTCGCCAGTTTCGGTATCAACTATTCTAACAACACAGCTGGCTACCAATTTGACCAATTCTCTGGCAATTTCTTGAATTGATTGGAAAAATTGCGATTTCTTTTCTGGATCTTCGAAACTTTCTTCATTGGCGAATAATATCTGTGCAGTTTTTGATTCTCTGAATTTAATGTTGGCATCCTGAGTTGATTCAACCATTGTATATGGTCTTACGAATACTTCAATAGTTTGATCACCATCCTCAGATGGCACAGTAATAATTGCTTTTGGATTTTCTGGAAGAAATTTCATATTATCCAACGAATACCTAATTGGCATTTCAAAATTATGTTGATGGCCACATTCAGGGCACGTTAGATCGATATCTGTATTTTCACCAAAAGTTGCCAAACGTATGGCTGCATATACGGCTTCGACATCTGGACCATATAATGCTTCAGGATAAACAATGCTTGGGGCACAACTTTCAAAGATTTTGACTGAGGCATCGCCACTAATTAAAGCTTCGGGATTTGAAAGTGTAATTTGGTCTGCGGTTGTCATAGGCTTCACACCAACTTCTCCACTTGGTGAAAAATTCACAGTGCCAGGAGGATATGACAAACCTTTTGATGGTAAATGAATGAATACCGTTTCTCGGCGTTTAAAATCATTCAGCGATCTTTTGATTGGTGCATTCATAGCGTTTTTACCTGTTATAAATAATTGTAGAGACTATATCTCGATAATGTATTTATCTGCCCAGAAAACGTATTTTGAGGATTCTTAATGGCTGATCAACCACAAAATGGTACAACTCAACCCAACTTGCCAGGTTTTGGTGAATCTGCCAGTGAGCCGTGGGCCCTTGAGGAAACCTTAAAAAAGGTTTTGAGTACGTTGCAAAAGGACTTGGCACAGGGAACTCGCCAAGGCCGAAGTCTTGACATACTTAATAGAAATATTGATCGCCTCTCCCAAACAATAAGCGATACGGCTGATGATAGCCAAGATGATCGTCGACGAAATTATGTTAATAACAATTCAACAAAAAAAGCATTAGATGATATCAGAAAAGCTTCTGACCGAGCAGCTAAAGCTCAGGAAGAATCTACAAGAAATGAAAAACTAAACAAAAATACTGCCCGTGACAACTTGTTGGGTGGTGGAATGCCCGGAGCAGGCGGTGGCGTCCTTGGCTTCATAGCTAATGCTGCGATGAAAACTGGTAAAGGTTTGCTTGATGCTGGTAAATCTATTATGGAATCGGGCGGTGATATTAGAGATGCTACTGCCGGTGTTGCGGCTGCAATTCCAGGCATTGGTGGCTTACTTAAAGCTGCTTCAAATATGGTTGATAATGCCCGAGCACAATTAGCAGATCTAGCACAGACTGGGCAAACTGTAAATTACAGTATGATGGGCTTTGCCAATGCAGCAACCCAAGCAGGATTAAGCACTAAACAAGCTGCTGATATCATAAAAGCAAGTAGCGAAACGGCTGCAAAATTAGGAACCACCGGATTCCTTGATCTGCAGATGCAAGTTAGAAGAGTAACTGAAAGATTTGGGCGTTTTGGTTACAGTTTAGACGATCAAGCCAAGATTACTGCTAATTTTTACGAAACCCAAATGAGCTTGGGCCGAAGAGATACAGCTAGAAATTCACAAGCTATTGCTGACTACACTGCTAAACTTTCAACTCTGTCAAAACTAACTGGTAAATCTGTTGATACGCTATTGGCTGAGCAAAAAGCTATTGCTGATAGTCCAGACGTTTATGCTGCCGCAACTCGAGTATTTCAACGATCGGGCGAAACTGCGGCTAAGAATTTTGAAAACGTCGTAGCCGAAGCAGCTAACAAATTGCCAGCATCATTGCAAGATATGAGCACTCAAATGCTCTCAGATTATGGTAAGTATGGATCAATTGCGTCAAGCCAATTAGGTCAGGCTCTCGTAACTGCCGGTAAAAGTGATATAGTAAATCAATTGGACCAAGCTATTGCATCTGGTAACAGCGATGCTTATGCCGCCGTTATGAAACGAGTAGCAGACGAAGCTCAAGACTTTAGAAGTCCAGTAAGACAGATTTTTTCCGACATTGCATCATCCACTGGACCATTAGCCGATGCTATTAAACCAGTTATTACTGGTATGAAAGATTTGTCAAAGACAAACGAAGGAATTACTAATTTACCAGGCGAGATTGCTGGAAATATAGCTAATGCTGCTAAGTCAGATACTGCCGCCAAAGATCAAAATGATACACAGGTTCAAATTGCACTTTCTGGAGCATATGCAGCTACTTTAGCACAAGCACAACAACTCCAACCAGTATTGCAGCAATTGACCATTGAGGCGGCCAATATGACCGCGGCTTTCCTATCTTCCGAAGTGGTAACACAGGTAGTTAATGAATTTGCTACCTCTATGGTGGATGCCACACAACACGTTTCAGATTTTATTTCTACTTTAACGTTATTTGATTCAGTAGGTAGTGGTTTGAGTTATGTGATTGGTAAATTAATGGAATTTGGCGGTTGGTTGGGCAGATTTACTGGCATTGGTGAAGGATTAGGTAAAATATTAACTGCCGCTGGCGCTTGGTTTGGTGGTAAAAAATTAGCAGGAAGTCTGCTTGGAATGGGCGGCAGGGCTGCTCGTGGAGCAGCTGGAGCCGGAGCAGCTGGCGGCGCAGCGCAAGGCGGCTTAATGGCTGGATTAAGAGGATTAGCTGGTGGCGGTATTAGAGGGTTGGCATCAGGCGCTGCTCGCGGCCTTTTGCGAGGTGGTTTATTGGGTGCGGCTTTTGAAGGATTAGGTTATTTAGGGCCAAATGGTAAAGCTCTTACTGGACGAAATGTTCTCCGATCAGGTATATCATTACTTGGAGGGGCCGCTGGCGGCGTACTTGGATCTGTTGGCGGACCTGTTGGTACAGTTGCAGGCGGCGCGTTAGGTTACGCAGGGGCAAAATATTTGGCTGATAAGCTATTGGGCCCTGATGATATGAAACAGGTCCAAACACAAGTGCAACGTGGTCGAGAAGAGCGAACGCCACCACCACCTAGACCTATTGCTCAAGTTCGTGCTCGACCAGATACTACTGAGCGCGATCATTTGAGAAATCAGGAAGAAGTCACACGCAGGATAGCTGAAGTTCAGGCAAAATATCGAAAAGATAATGAAGAAGCTATGGCGGCTATTAGAAGACGTGTGGAAGCACAAGCAGCTCGTCCACCAGCCCCAATCCAAAATACTGGCCAACCGGCAAGACCGACAACTGGTCCTGCGCCAGCATCTATACGTAGACCTGAATCACATAGTCGGCCAATGTCTGTTAATGAAATTAACAAGATGGCTACTACGGCAGCTCGCTTAGCCAGACCAACCGATACATCACGTGTAGATTTCCCAGTCGGTGATGAAATGCAAAATCGCCAACTTCAAGAAATGCAAACAACTAATAAGTTGTTAGCTGGTATCTATGTCAATGGTCGACCAGTTGTTAGACCAAAACCGTCAGTGGTCATGTATAATGGCGGCTTGTTTTAAAATATAGACAATTGTGGCCATCTCAGTTATAGTTAAAAACTTGATAAAGTAACCATAAATAATCAATAATCACGAATGGTAATATTTACACTATGGCATGGACTAAGCACTTTCAAAAAGTCAATTACAACCCAGCATATTATGGGCAAGGTCAACAAAATTTCAATGATCATTTAATGATGGATCATTCAAGTGCTCACACCAGCACTTTTGCTTCTTGGCTTCCAGACATCTATTCAGGACAACCAAATCGTATTGAACGTTATGGTCAATACGATTCAATGGATCTTGATAGTGAAGTTAACAGAGCACTTGATACTATTGCTGACAGTTGCACCCAGGAAAATGCAGAAACTGGTATGGCTATTGAGTTGATACTTGACGAGCAAGCAGATTCGGAAGATGCTGTTATATTGAATGAAATGCTCAGGCAGTGGTATGAATTGAATGAATGGAAAAAAAGAATTTGGGGCGTTTTCCGTAATATGATCAAATATGGCGATCAATTAATGATTAGGGATCCTGAATCACTCAAGTTGACTTGGGTGCAACCATCAGATGTTGATTCTATTATTGTTGATGAAGCTAAGGGCCGCGAGCCAGATTCATACTTGATTAAAAATTTATCAATTAATTTCCAAACATTAGTTGCAACTGATCCGTTGATTCAAAATAGTCCAAATACAATCGGAATGGCACCAAATATTCAAAATCGCTTCCCAGCATATAGTACGCCTGCTTTGGCAAATCCATTGCTTGGCCCTGGATCAGGAGGCAACGAAGGTGCATATCAAGTCAATGCTACACACGTAGTTCATTTTACATTGAGTCAAGGCACGGAAGCGTCTTGGCCATTTGGTGTTAGCGTTTTGGAAAACGTTTTTAAAGTGTATAAGCAGAAAGAACTTTTGGAAGAATCTGTTTTGATTTACCGAGTTCAGCGAGCACCAGAGCGACGAATATTTAAAATTCACACTGGTAAATTACCTCCACACAAGGCCGCGGCATTTCTTGAACGAACAAAGAATGAAATTCAACAAAAGCGTATTCCAAATCGTGCAGGTGGAACCTCTGTTGTTGATGCTACATACAACCCAATGTCAATGCTAGAAGATTATTTCTTCGCTGTTGGTGAAGATGGTAAAGGATCAAGTGTGGAAACACTTGACGGTGGCCAACAATTGGGTGAAATTGATGACTTGAAATACTTTAACCACAAATTTCGTATCGGACTTCGTGTTCCACGATCATATATGCCAGATTTTAATGATGGTGGTGGTGCAGTATTCAATGATGGCCGTGTTGGTACTGCCTATTTTGAAGAATATAGCTTTTCACGTTATTGCGAGAGACTTCAAAATATGTTTTCAGATCCAATGGATTTGGAATTTAAGATGTTTTGTAGAGCCCGCGGTGTCAATATTCACGCCAGCTTGTTCAGTATTAGACTTGTTAAACCGCAAAATTTCTCCAAATATCGTCAAATTGAGCTTGATAATGCATTGATTGGATCATTTTCAAATATTAAAGATACTCGATTCATTAGTAAGAGAATGATGCTCATTAAATATTTAGGCTGGGACAATGATGACGTCCTATTAAATGAAAAATGGTTTGCTGAAGAAAATAGTAAAGGAACTACTGGTATGCCTGAACAAGGTGGCGGTGGTGGATCACTAAATAGTGGTGGTGAGCCACCTCTTGATTTAGAACCAGAAGTTGAACCATTGCCAGGTGAAGAAGGCGGTGAAGAAGCACCTGCTCCTGAAGAAGGCGGCGCTGCTCCTGAAGAAGGCGGTGAAGAGTCCGGCTTAATTTAAGGATATTGGAATGATTTTACGAGATCTTTTTGAAGCAGATGGTTCTGATAAAAGCAATAATGAAACACCAGATATGACTGTAGCAGGATATCAAGATCCTGCTCAGGACACGTTTGGATCCGTGCACGGAACTAATACCCACACGCCAAAATTATCATTAAAAGTTATCAACAATATGAAAAAAATAATGCAGGCTAAGAACGCTGAATCTGAAAGAAGAAAAGAGCTTATGGCCATTATGTATGCTGCTCCACCATCCGAAGAAGGCTGATCCTTAGCTTAATCCTACATTTTTCTATCCATTCTATTAAATACCATATAATTGTATTGCGCGCAATCGCGCATCCCAAATATGGAGAAAGTAGAAATGTCAAAAAGACAATTCCTTGAAGATATGGTCAATTCAATCATGGAAAACAAGATTGAAGATGCCCGCGAAAAATTCCACCAATTTGTTGTTGAATCTGCTCGCGAAATCCACGCATCATTAATTGAAACTGATGAACTCGAAGACGATATTGACGACACTATGGAAGAATCATTTGAAGAAGTGGTTGAAACTGATAGTGACGAAGATACTGACTTTGGTGCTGACGTTGGCGTTGGTGGTGAAGATCTAAGCGATATGGGTGACGACGTAGATCCAGATATGGATGGTGATAACGACTCAGAAGAAGACCACGTTGAAGTTGAAGTAAATGAACTTGACCAAGTTAAAGCTATGCTTGCAGACCTTCAAGCTAAGTTTGCTGAAATCACTGGCGAAGGTGAACCTGAAGAAGCAGGTGACGATTTCGGTGGCGAAGGCGAAGAAGTTGATATGGGTGATGAAGGTGAAGTTGAAGAAAGCGTTTTTGAAGCCGACGATATGGAAGGTGACAAGGACGAAGACGGAGATGAAGATTCTGACGACACTATGGAAGAATCAACCGATTTCGACTTAACTGAAGAAGATCTACTTGGTCTTGAAGAAGGTTGGTCAGAAGTTAAAGTCTCAATGGATGGCGGTGAACTTGATGGAAAGTTTGCAACTCCAGAAAAGACTGTCAAGACTCCAGTAGCTGACAAAGAAGAAAAAGAAGTAGACGCCAAAGATATGGTTTCAAAGCAAGATGCCCACAAAGGTTACGAGCGTGAAAAATCACCAGCAGTTGCACCTGCAAAGACCCACGCAACTAACATTATGACATCTGGTAAGAAAGCTTGGTCAGAAGAACATCCAAAAATGGACGGACAAGAACAAGGTGGCGGTAAATTCGCAACCCCAGAAAAGTCAAAGACAACACCAGTTGCTAAGAAGTAATCCTTATAAGAGGTAAAGAAGCAGATGTTACTAAATGAACATATGACATTTGGCCAAGCTGGTATCATTCGCGAGTCGGATGATAATAAGAATCTTTACCTCAAGGGTTGTTTCATCCAAGGTGATGTAAGAAACCAGAATGGTCGCATTTATCCATTAAAGGAAATTTCGTCAGCTGTTGAAAAAATGACTGACAAAATTAAAAAAGGTTTCCCAATTTTGGGAGAATGCGATCATCCATCCGAATTAACTATTTCGTTAAAAAACGTTTCACACGTTATTACTGAGATACGTTTAGATGGTGCAGACGGTGTTGGTAAGATGAAAATTCTTGACACTGAATATGGTAGACTTGCTAAAACGTTGGTTGAGGCCGGAATTCCTTTAGGAGTTAGCTCAAGAGGTTCCGGTAATGTTGATGATCGTGGTTATGTTTCAGATTTTGAAATTGTAACCATTGATTTAGTTGCCACCCCATCAGCACCAGACGCATATCCAAGAGCAATATATGAAGCACTTGGCTTTAAGCACGGTGGTGATAAGATTCAAACTTTAGCAGAAGCTGTCAGACACGATCCGAAAGCTCAAAAATATCTTTCAAAAGGTATAGTTGAGTGGTTTAAAAGCCTTTAATTTCAAATATTAGATAAGGCGCAAGATATAACTCTTGCGCCTTTTCTTATCAAAATACCATTAATTCACTAGAATAATCCACCCACAAAATAAATAACCAGTAGTTTAATACGGTGTTACTGTATTAAAAAATAATTTTGCCAATTAATTTTGGTGAAAAAAACCTCTTAAAAGGAGGCTTAGGTTAGATCATTCTAACATAACCCTTAGGAGAAAATAAAATGAATGACATTCTAAAACCATTGCTTGAAAGCGATCTCTTGTCTGAAGACGTTAAGGTTCAGATTTCAGAAGCATTCGAAGCTAAGATTGCAGAAGTCCGCGACGAAGTTGAAACCCAACTTCGTGAGGAAATGGCAAACCGCTTTGAGCACGATCGTGAAGCATTAATTAATGCAGTTTCACAAATGGTTGAGGAAGCATTGCAAGTTGAATTGGAAGAATTCCAAGCTGATCGTCAAGCTGTTGTTGAAGATCGTGTGCGTTTGGCAAATCAAATTACCGAAAATGCACAACAAAGCAAGGATGAAATGGTAAAGCGTCTTGAAGTTATGGAAAGCTTCATCCTCAACGTTCTCAAAGAAGAAATCGTTGAGTTTGAATCAGACCGTAAGAGTTTGAAAGAAGCTAAAGCTGAATATGAAACTTCACTCGCAGAGCAGACTCAAGCATCAGAAGCTAAGTTAGCTAATACTATTGAAGCATTGACACAGTTTGTAACTGAAAATCTACATACTGAGTTGAAAGAGTTTAAGAAAGAGCGTCAGGGTCTTGTCGAACAGCGCGAAAAGCTCGTTAAGGAAGGTAAGATCAAGCTTGAAGAAGCACGTCGTGATTTGATTAACCGTACAGCAACAATAGTTGAAGAACAAACAAATGCCTGGATGAAGGACGAAATGGTTCAACTTCATGAAGATATCGTCGAAAGCCGTAAAAATGCATTTGGTAAGAAAATTTTCGAACAATTTGAAGCAGAATTTGCTTCACTATTCTTCTCGAAGAACAGTGTTGTTCGTGATCTCCGAGCACAGCTCGAAGAAGCTAAAGCAGAAGCAGCAAACGCATCTACACTTCTTGAATCAGCGCAAGTTGAAGCTAAAGAAGCTAAGAAGCGTCAAATGATTGCAGAAAGCACAGCGAAACGTTCTGCTACTTTGAATGAATTGCTTGGTAAGTTGAATGGTAAGGCAAGAGAAAATATGGCCCATCTTCTTGAAGGTGTTGCTACTGAAAATCTCAACAGTGCCTTCTCAAAATATTTGCCATCTATCACCTCAACAGTTAGCAAGCAACCAACTCGTTTAGTTGAAAGCAAGAAAGTAGAAGTTAGTGGAAATAGAAAGCCACAAATTATACAAGAATCTGTTGAAACTGACCAAGAAGATGTCGATTTGGGCGAAATCAAGCGCCTTGCCGGCATTTAAACATAAATATTAACATAAAAGAGCTTTACAAAAGGAGAGCTATAGAAAATGTCTAAACTCTTTGAATCCAAATGGCAGCAAACCAAAGAGACCCTTCTTGAAGGTCTCGAAGGTCAACGCCGCAATACTATGGGTGTAGTCCTCGACAACACACGCAACAGCCTTGGCGCTGGCCGTGGTTTCTTGGCAGAATCCGCAACACCAGGTGCAACATCAGCAGGTAACGTAGCAACCCTTAATAAGGTTATCCTCCCAGTTATCCGCCGTGTTATGCCAACCGTTATCGCTAACGAATTGATTGGCGTTCAGCCAATGACTGGCCCAGTTGGTCAGATCCACACTTTGCGCGTTCGTTACGCTGATACTTTCGGTTCACCAACCGCAGTTACCGCTGGTACTGAAGCCCTCGGTCCATTCGAAATGGCTAAGTTCTACTCAGGTAACGGTGATAGTGCAAGCCCAGCAGCAGCTGATACTTCAACTCTTGAAGGTTTGCCAGGTAACCGTATCCAAGTTCAAGTCCTTCGTGAAACCGTCGAAGCTAAGACCCGCAAGCTATCAGCTCGCTGGACCCCAGAAGCTTCACAAGACGCAATGGCACAACAAGGCATTGATCTTGAAACTGAAATCACCGCTGCTTTGGCACAGGAAATCACCGCAGAAATCGACCAAACAATTTTGGCTAACCTCCGCGCTCTTCCAGGTGCTCCAGCCGTAACTTACGATCAGAACCTCGTTTCTGGTACTGCAACTTACGTTGGTGACGAACACGCTGCACTTGCAACCTTAATTATGCACCGCGCTAACGTTATCGCTCAGCGTACACGTCGTGGCGTTGGTAACTGGGTTGTTGTTTCCCCAACTGCTTTGACTGTATTGCAGTCAGCTTCAACTTCAGCTTTCGCTCGTACCACTGAAGGTACATTCCAAGGCCCAACAAACACCAAGTTTGTCGGCGTTTTGAACAGCAGCATGAAAGTTTATGTTGACCAGTTTGCTAACGACACAACTCCAGTTCTCGTCGGTTACAAGGGCGAAGGTACAGAAGTTGACGCAGCAGCATATTACTGCCCATACATTCCATTGATGAGCTCAGGTATCCTAACAGATCCTAACACACTTGAACAAGTTGTTGGTTTCACCACACGTTATGGTTACTTGGCACTCACCAACAGCGCAAGCAGCTTCGGTAACGCAGCTGACTACTTGGGCTTGATCGGTATGTCAGCAAATACCCGTTTCTTCTAAGTTTTACTTAAAAAGATACAAGATTGGGGCGGATCGAAAGGTCCGCCCTTTTTCTATGGATCGGTGATTGACATACAAATTGGTTATGTTATGTTGTCCACACGATATGGAGTAGATATGAAAAAATATCTGAAAAAAATTGCAGCTATTGGCATAATACTTTATATGGCACAAGCTATGGTTGGTATATATTACGGCATTCAGCTTGGAATATATGTCTCTCAAGAACTTCAAGAAAGGAAATAACGTGGCTCTCAACGAAGAACAGCTTGATACGCATTCGGTACCTAAAGGCTTTGGGCTATATGCATATCTGGATGCTGAAGCCCGCAGTAAGTCTGCTCTTATTAATCGTCCAGATAAGTTTGATTCTAATCACCTTGCAAAGGTCGCTCAGTTGGAGGCTATTGTTAGAAAGTTTTTCTCTAAGAGTAAGAAAATTTACATTACCCATCGTGAAGATGGTCTTTTCACTGTTGTGAAGGTTGATGACGTAATTTTCCCTAATTGGCTCAAACGAGAAGAAAAAGATCAATTTGAGATTGATATTCAAACTATTGGGGCTATTCCTCGCAATCATAAGAACACGGCTGCCCGTTCTTACAAAATTAAATGCTAAAGGGATAACTATGTTTACTATTGGTAATGTGGTCCGTCTCAAGCGTAGTATTGGTCCAAATATGACTGTTGACTATGCTGACGAAAATGTGGTAATATGTATATGGTTCAATACACGAAACGAGTTGCAAGAAGAACGGTTTCGTCCTGAACTTTTAGAGTTAGTAAGGGAGTAAGTGAATGACTATTTTTGATAAAGTGAAGGCAAAAAATATTGAACTTAGGAAGGCTCGAGATCCTCTAGCTTCCGTTCTTGGCAGTGCTATTAATCTTGCCCAGCTTAATGCCAAGGAACGAGCACTCAAGACGAAAACTGATATTAATGTTAGTGATGAGGATATCATTTCTGCTCTTCGTAAGATGATTAAGCAGTGTGATGATATGATTTCTGTGGCTCCTGAGACTTCAGAACAATATCAGAACGCAACAAATGAAAAACAATTACTTGTTAGTGTTCTCCCTCAAGAAACATCAATTCAAGATATTAAGGAAGCTATTGTTACCTTGATGGCTGGTGAAGATGATTTTTCAATGAAGCATATGGGACGAATTATGACCCATTTGAACGAAAAATTTGGTACTGCGCTTAATAAAGCTACAGCTTCACAAGAAGTTAAAAAGTATCTCTCAACTATGAACCAATAAAAAAGGGGCTCGCGCCCCTTTTTATATTTCAATATTTCTTACAGCTTGACTTAAATCGTCAAGTGTTCCGTTGTTATCCAATACTATGTCATAATCGTGACCAATCCAAGCATATTCGCTTGAATGTGGTAGTTCTTTATTCAATAGCATTGATTGGAATTTAACCATATCGACATCATTGTGTTGTTTTTTATTAATTCGATTTAGTAAAGGATACCAAGTGGGATATTCTCCACGATGAACGTGAATTACTTTTCCACCATTGCGCCTTATTGCATTGATTTCATTTGGGAAACGGCAATCTGTGATAACAGTATTTGGCTTACCAGCAGTTTGCCATCGTTTAATTACTGTAGATACCCAAAAGTCTTGAGCAAATGTTTCTCTGATGGCTTCAGTACCAAGCAACTGTAAAGCAAGCCTTGGTGTAAATTTTGGATTATCAGTTTCCTTTGACCAATAAGGGTCTGGAATCTCCCTCCATTGTCTTGATTCTGTAGTAGTGCCGTCAAGCATTTGACGATCCCAACCAAATAATACTGATGCTGCGTCTTTTAAAGTTCGGGCAAAGCTATCCTTTATAAAACCGCGGTCTATGAGCATATCGGCTACAGTATCTTTACCTGAACCCATAAACCCAACAACTCCGATTAAAATACCTGATGTCATATTATGAGTCCTTTTGAAATAATGGAATTGATTTAAGCAGATCTTCATCAACGATGGAGATCATATCAAACAATGTGTAAGCTTCAGTACCACTATGAGCAAATGACCGCTCTTTGATGATATTGTCTAATATTGAGCTTACAGTGTCTTGTGAATTATCACGAGTTAAAATGGTTATGTTGATGAAAGTATCTGCTAAGTCTTCAGATGGAAAAATTGAGTTCAAGTTTGATAAAGCTGATTCGGGCATAAAATCTTGTGTTAAAAAATATTCTTGTATATTTTCTTGATTTTGGCAAAATATAATTCTGTTATTATTAGTATCGCCATATTTTTCACCACGATAGTTAAAAAGTCCGTTATGTATCCAAGGAACTTTGGTGGCATACCAATCTTTGCCACCATCACCACTTGTGGTCAGCACTAGCCAAATTGTCGATCCTTCATATAAATCTAAATCGTGATTTGTCGTGATGGCGTGCTCAGAAATAAATTCATATAAGCTCATCAAAATGTTCTCCCATTTAATATAATTTATTGCAATTGTTATCAGAAGTCAAAATATATCATTCGATAAATATCATTGATATTACATAGGAAACTTAATCAATGGTTACTACTGCTAAACAGGATTTGTATAATCGTATTTTGATTAGACTTGGTGCTAGTGGAGTTAATGTGGAATTAACACCGGCTGCATTAGAGGAATCAGTTCGTTCTGCTTTGGCAAGATATCGCCAACGAAGTGAGAATTCGGTCGAAGAAGGTTACTTATTTTTAGAACTTCAAGATGGTAAACAGGATTATGTGTTGCCTAATGATGTTGTTGAAGTTAGAGATTTGTATCGTAGAGGTTTAGGGTTGACTCAGGGTGGTACATCATTTGACCCATTCTCAGCTAGTTTCACCAATCTATACTTATCTGAAGCTGCCCGCCAAGGCGGTGTATCGACATATGAATATTTTACACAATGGCAAGAAACTCTAGGTACATTATTTGGTGAGCATATTATGTACACTTGGCAACCAGCGACGAAACAATTAAAATTGATCAGGAAGATCAAAGCACCTGAAACACTTTTGATATGGGCTTACTTTCAACGATCTGATGATGATTTGATTAGCGAGGTTTATACCCAGGATTGGATCCTGAGATATTCGTGTGCAATGGCAAAAATGATCTTAGGTGAAATTCGTGGAAAATTTACCACTATTGTTGGTCCGCAAGGCGGCACAACATTAAATGGTGACAAATTAAAAGATGAAGCAAAAGCAGAAATGGAATTATTGGAGCAAGAACTTAACGATTTTGCGGATGGTCAAACACCAACCGGATTTATTATTGGTTAATTATGAAAAAAGTATTTTATTTGAAAAAGACTGGGCGCGTTCTTGACAAAATCAATGCTGATCCATCATTTTATCTTGGTAAAGAATATATTTTTGATGGGCTTTATACTATAAAATTGATTTCTATTAGTAGAGATGCATATGTGGTTAGTTTGGAAGTTGATGACGTTACTCAAATATCAAGAATAACATTTGTAGATTTTATGAATCATCTTAGAAAAGGTACGATGGTAGAAAAGACTGTTCTTGAAGCGCAAAACTTTAATAATTATGATGAATATTATCAATTAGCCTCATCATTTTTATTGATTAATTATGGTATATTAATAGATAATATAGTATTTGATTGGCAATCAGAATTCCTTAAAGAAACACCGATCGAAATAGCCTGTAAAATAGCATTAGGAATTATTAAAAAATGAACGGTTTTACACTTTGGAGTAACAATAAAAGTCAAGATTACAAATATTTTGACAGCATCATCGGTGAGCAAATTAATATAGGCGGAACTGAATTTCTTGTTCACAAGTATAAAGGTACTTACAATCAAGGTTCTGATGATAAGACCCAGCCAGATTATGATTTTATGAATGAGCTTCAAATACAAGATTTGTTGTTACTGGAAAATCGTGACAGATGCTATGACGAGAATATCTATACCATTAAAGGGATTATGCAAGTAGATCAAAATGATTTTGACTTGACGCAATGGGGCTTGATGGGATCAGCTGATACTATATTTGTGGAATTTCATATATCAACAATGTTACAGATAGTTGGTCGTAGAATTATGTCTGGTGATGTGATCGAGGCTCCTTTTTTGCGTGACGATTTTATGATTTCAGAAGATGACATCCAAGATCTTGGTAAACCAATACCAAAACTTTATAAAGTTGAAGATGCCAGCAGAGCTAAAGATGGATACGACCCAACGTGGCGTCCACACTTGTGGCGAGTAAAGATGTCACCAATAACTGATTCCCAAGAATTTAGAGATATTTTAGGCGATGGCGATCAGGAAGATGATTTGAAAAATCTAATCAGCACTCACAATATTACTATGCAGATTAGTAATGCAATTCAAGCAGAAGCCGAATCACAAGTACCAAACAGAAATCTAGAACACGCCCATTTATATGTAAATGGTGAGAATGAAAATGGAATACCATACTTGTTGATGGCAGACGGCATTCCGCCAAATGGTGCAGAATTGGTTGGTCGTGGTGACCAATTTCCTGCTAATGTTATGGATGGTTCTTGGTTTTTAAGAACTGATTATGAGCCTCACGTACTTTTCAAGAAAGAAGGAACAAAATGGGTGCGTAAAGAAGTTGACTACAGACACAAATTTATGGTTGCGAATCGAGTCCTTGAACGATTTATTAACAATAATAATAAAGTTCAAACTGCTGATGGTTTGAAGGATAGCAAGCAGGCAATTTCAAAAGTTCTTGCACCACGAATTAAGCCGGAGATAGATAACGAATAATGGAATATTTTTACGACGAGCAACTAAGAAAATATTTAGTACAATTTTCTAGACTTTTTGCTGGATTTATTACAAAAACCGGTAAAGGCCGTGATGGTTCAATCCAAAATCGTCAGGTACCAATTCATTATGGCGATATAACAAGAATGGTTGCCCATATCATTAAGAAGCAATCAGAAAATTCTATTTTATCAACTCCAGTTATGTCCTTTTATGTTACTAATTTAAATCCATCACCAGAACGCCGACAGAATCCAGTACATATTGATAGAAGTTTAATTAATGAGCGAAAATTTAATAATACGACCAATCAGTATGAAAACACTATTGGTGATAGATTTACCGTTGAGCGATTGATGCCAGTACCATACGATCTGTCTATGCAGCTTGACATTTATACATCTAATGCTAATGAGAAATTTCAAATTATTGAACAAATTTTGATGTTATTTAATCCATCAGTTGATTTACAAACATCATCCAGTCCATTAGATTGGACTGCATTGACATATGTTGAACTGTTGGATGACATTGTTTGGGATAGTCGACAAATACCAGTCGGTGATACTGAAACCATCAGCGTCGCGAGCTTGAAATTTAAAATGCCGATATGGATCAGCCCACCAGCTAATGTGACACGAAGAAAAGCTGTCGAAACTATTATTACAAACTTACACGCTGTGAATGAATTGCCAGACTATGATATTTTAGAAACTGTATCAGAAAATGATCTAGCTACTACATTTATCATAACTCCATATGATTATAGAATTGAAATTAAAAATTTCAAAATACGTTTAACTGAAAATTTAGATGGAGTGTATTATGATTGGTCAAAATTAGAGAATGCATATACTGATGAGATATCTGATAACTCTATATTAACTATTAAACACCGTTTTGGTGATTCGACTGGGATAACTGGTAAAATTGAAAAAACATCTGACCCTAAAGTTTTAAATTGGGTAGTTGATCCTGCAGATTTGTATGATAATACCATACCAAATGTTGATTTAATCATTGACCCTTCGGAAAACTATCCAGGAGATGGTAAAATGCCTGATTTGGCAACTGGGCAACGATATTTGTTGGCTGCTGATATGCCAGTTAATTCTCCTGGTTGGGCTTTACCATTGGCTGACCGCTTTAATACAACGTGGGGTCAAATCGAAGAAGATGATTTGTATTTGACTGAAGGTACTGATACTGATCCATTAAATGAACCAAGATGGAGGATCGTACCTGATGCCAAAGCTAATGATATTATTGAATATAATGGTACTGAATGGGTGATAGTTTTTTCTTCAACATCGCAAAATCCAGAATTTGTTACCAGTAGTCTATCTAATACCCAATATCGTTGGTCGCCGGAGATATCAGAATGGCAGCCAACAATAGATAAAGTTTATTATCCAGGCACTTGGCAAATCAATTTTCGTGGGCAATAATCTACTAAGATAACCTGACGAAAACCAGCTGATTTGTGAGTTAAAGAATAAATACACAAGTAAAGTTTCAGAAGATTTATCTTCAAACATTTAGAGGAAAAAAGTATGGTCACACCATTAATCTCTCCAGGCGTGTCACTTTCCATCGTTGATGATAGTGCATACAGCACTGGCGGTTCTGGCACCATTCCGCTTTTTGTCGTTGCTACTGCCTCCAATAAGGTAGTTTCACTCGATGGAAACGCTGGAACAGTTGCTCCAGGTACTGCTACATCTTCAGTATTGACACCAGTCGCTTCTCAGCGCGAATTAATCCAACAATTTGGTAATCCAATTTTCAAATCAAACCAAGGCACACCAATACACGGTAGTGAATTGAATGAATACGGCCTCAGCGCTGCATATCAATCATTAGCAATTTTAAGCTCTGCTTATATCCTTCGTGCTGATATTGCACTTGAACAGCTTGAGCCAAGTAGCGTTGAACCAACAGGACCTGCTGCTGATGGTACATATTGGTTGAATTTGTCTGATACTAAATTTGGCATTTTCCAAGGTAACGGTTCTGCTTGGAATGAAATCACCCCACTATTCGTAGCATTCAATGCTACAACTGATTCAGTAACCAACTCTGCAGGTTCAAATGGTAATTTTGCAATTGATATCGGTTCTTCAGTTAAAAATCTTGGCCTATTCGAAAAAATCTCTGGTACGTGGTATCGTGTTGGTACGGCAACTTGGGTAACTGCTAAAGGCCCACAAGCACTTGTTGGCGGCGGCACCGGAGCCGTCCAGGTAATTTATGCACCACACACTGGTGTACCACCAACAAATACAGTACCAACTTATCACACTGGTCACATTTGGGTCAAAACTACTGAACCAAATAATGGTGCTGATTATATTATTAGCCGTTACGATGCATTTACTGATCAATGGTCAGAAATATATGCTCCACTTTTCGCAACCGATGCTGATGCTATTGCTTTCTACACAGCAAACAATTCGTTGACTGCTGGTGTATTGTACGTGCAATATACTGCATCAAATTGCAAGCACGTTATCAAGATGTTCAATGGTACATCGTTTGCTAACCTGGACTATGTTGCACAGACTGGTGAACCAGTTGGTCTTCCAGTTGAAGGAACGTTGTGGTACAATGATAACTTCCAAGTTGATATTATGCAAAATGATGGATCAAACTGGATTGGTTACAAGAATGCCCACCCAAACACTGATCCAAATGGTGTAATTTTCTCTGCTACTGCACCAACTGCACATAGCAATGGTACTGCATTGGTAGATTATGATCTTTGGATTGATACCTCAGATTTGGAACATTATCCAAAATTGTATCGCAGAACAGGCGGCACTTGGATCCGTGTTGATACCAGTGATCAAACCACCAACCAAGGTATTGTTTTTGCTGATGCTCGTGCAATTGGTGGGACTGCTGGTTTAACATCAAACTTAGTTGATGCTGATCGTCCAGATCCAAAACTATATCCAGCTGGTACACTTCTATTCAATACCCGTTATTCAACTGGTAATGTTAAATCTTGGACACCAGGATATACCCACGAAGGTGTAACCATTGGTGACCGTTGGGTATCGGTATCTGGCAATGCTGAAGATGGTTCACCATATATGATGAGAAAAGCTCAACGCCGTATGGTTGTTAAGGCAATGCAGGAAGTGATTTCTTCAAACGAAGATATCCGTTCCGAGTTCATTTACTTCAACTTAATCGCCGCTCCTGGTTATCCAGAATTGATTGATGAAATGATTACACTCAATACTGATATCAAGGAAGTTGCGTTTGTTGTTGGTGATACACCAATACGTTTGAAGCCAGACGCTGCTAGTGTTTCTGCATATGCAACAAACACTGCCAATGCTGCAATTAATGGTGAAGATGGTCGTACTGGAATTAGTAATGTCTATGTTGGACAATATTACCCTTGGGGCTTGTCAACCAATGTTGACGGTACTGATATTATGGTGCCGCCAAGTGCTATGGCAATTCGAACAATCGCATACAGTGATAGTGTTGCTTATCCTTGGTTTGCTCCAGCAGGTACACAGCGCGGTATTGTTACAAATGCACAAAGCGTTGGTTACTTGAGTGATGAGGGTGAATTTGTTCGTGTTATTTTGACACAACGTAATCGTGACACACTTTATAGCAACAATATCAATCCAATTTCATTGGAGCCAAATCGCGGTATTTTGATTATGGGTCAAAAGACTTTGAGCCCATCAACAACTGCATTGGATCGTATTAACGTTGCTCGTTTGGTGAACTACATTCGTTACCACGCAAATGAGTTCTTGAAACCATTATTGTTCCAACCAAATGATGAAGAAACTCGCAATACTGCTCAAACTATTACTTCACGCTTCTTGGGTGACTTGCTTGGTTTGAGAGCATTGGATGACTTTGCCGTTCGTTGTGATTTAACCAATAATACTCCTGAGCGCATTGATCGTAATGAACTTTGGATAGACGTTGCTATTATTCCACTCAAGGCAGTTGAATTTATCTACGTTCCAATTCGTATCGCAAATACTGGTGAAACTTTGTAATAAGTTTGCTAGAAAGATTAAAGGGGCGGCTTTGACCGCCCCTTTTTTTATGAGTTAATTACTTAATCTCAATTTTTCGAAGATCTTCATTTTCCTCTATTTTGTTTAGCGTTATTGCTAAAATGCCATCAGTAAATGTCACTTCACCGACTTCAAGATTTGAATTTAAATCAAATGTTCTCGTAAATGATTTTGAAGAAATCCCTTGATGGAGGAAATTTGTTGTCTGGGTTTGTTTTTCGCCAGACACTGTCAAAATTCCGTGAGATACTGTAATTGAAAGATCATCTTTTGAGAATCCAGCTAAAGCCAATTCAATCGTATATCCATTCTCATTTTTAATGATGTTATATCGTGGATATGCAGTGTCAAATAGTGAAGATTTGCGATCCGCTAAAGAACGTGATCCAAAATCATTACCAAACACTCGATCGAAAAGATCATCAAATCCTACAAAGGCTGGTACTAAAGTATTTCTCATTGTTTTTTCTCCTTTAAAAGCAAGATAAAAGCGTATGACCCAAATCGGCATCATACGCTTTCAAATATAATAAATTTTATAGAGATGTCAAGTAAAAAATAGAATTAAAGATACCAAACCACCAATTGCGAAGAACACAATATCAAGTGCGGATCCTTTTGATATACCAAAATGATTGTGTTGGTATATTTCTCTACTATATCCCAATACGAATCCACCCAAAATGCCAGGTAGTGCGATGGGTAACGAATACACGAATGTAACCGTTAATGCTACCATTAGGAAATTAAATGGTAATACATTAAATAGCACTCTGTTAATAATACCATATTCTTTACTAGTTTTAGTTAGGTACAATACTGCCATCCAAATTATTTGTCCAAATAGTACAATTGGTAAAGACAATGATTGATGGATGCCAAAAATCATAATAGCAAATAATACAAATGCGATCAAAAAATGACCAGATTGATCAATTATTTGCTTCTTTATACTACTTTGAGGTAAATCATTTGTATTAAACCACGAAAAAAAGCTCATTTTTCACCCCTCCGGTACATATGATGGATCAATTGCACCATAAACTATGAGCTTTTCTGCCGTTGTTGATGGTACATTCTTAAATTTCATAATTTTTTTACGTATAACTGGTCCATTAGGAGTATTGACATTAACCCCTTTGCGGATGAACCAAGTACCGTTTCTCCGCCAGCTTGGTAAAGATTCGAAATCAATTCCTTTATCTTTCAAAAGCTTTTTAACCTCAACATTAGGTAAACCTTGCATAACTTTATGGCCAATGTTGTATCGGGCTAGAAGTTGAACGTTATTCTTCAAGGCATCGTGCTCACGCCAAACAAACGCATTCATAAGCTCAACATTAGAAGGCACATTGAAAACTCGAGCATCTAAATGTGGAAGCATTTTCATCGCTCTATCTTTGTAAACTCCGCCCAATCTTATCAAATTTTGATATAAAACTACTGATGCAAATGACGCAATAACACTAGTAAGTTTAAAAATCTTATAATCAAAAAGTGGTGAGGCTTCTTCGCTAAGAGGAAACCATCCCAGGCTGATTTCATCCGATTGACAATATCCTATGTCAGCGTGAAATTCAGCCATAGTTCGTTTCGCAGTATCAGCCATAGCCCAAGCAAATTTCGGATCGTGTGGACGATCAAAGGGTTTAGTTAATTTTGAGAAAGATCGCCCATCTAGCCTTAAGTAGACTGGTAAATTGCGATCAAGCTTGTTGGAGGTACAAGTCGACTCGTGAGCCTTGATACGATCTCCAAATTCATCTTTACTTTTAGTTGCCACTGTAAGTTGTCCATATCTCTAAATCTAAATCAGCCAATGTTTTGTTGATGGCTTTGGCGTGATTTAAGAATAATTGTTCAGTTTGTCTATAAACGTTTCCACCTGGCGTGACCTTCAAACTAGTCAATCCGTTATCACGCATATAATGCAGAATATGGGTATCCAACACTGCATAATTTTGATTTTCTCGAGAATGTAATAAAAAGAATCTTGAAGTTTTCGGACCAACGCCAGGAATCGTTTCTAATTCATCGATAGTAATAGTCTTTAGTTTGCCAATAAAGTCGTGAGTTTTTCTGAATGATTTTTCTAGTCGATTATATTGACCTAATCGACTTTTTTCAATTTCAGACCTTAAGCATCCAACGTTATCAGCATTCCAAATTAGCTGAAATGGTGATGTTTTTTCACTTCCATAATTAGATCGCAAAGACACTAAGAAATTATCTAAAAGCCTGGCCTGTGTTTTCGCAGTTTTTCCTGCCACAACTATGCAAAACAGAAGAAAAAGTTCTAATTCACACTCAGATCGATTAAAGTCTGTGACTTTATTAGGATCTACGTAAAAAGAGTTATTCATATTTGGTAGGGTCATAATTTTTAATCAAGCCTTTCTTTAATCGAGTTTCCATCATTTTTTTAATTGATTCAGGGTTTCTTTTTCTACCTTTAAGTTTAATTTTATTTTTTTCACCGATACTTTTTTTATGTTCTTCTGAAATAGGTCTGCCTTTAGTTGGACATTCTCTCCCCATCAAAGCTTTACTTTTTCTTTCCTTAACCACTGGATCATTTTGAACCAATTTTTGAATTTGACTCATTTTTTCTTTTGTCTCATTAGATCGTTTTTGGCCAATTCGTTTTTCAACACCCGCTCTGACTCGCTCGTCAGTTTCAGCAGTTAGCCCTTTAATCCAAGTTGGGCCAACATTTTTACCAAAATTAGGATGTTCTTCACCAGATTTAAATCTTCCTTTGGCCATTGATATTTTCATAGCTTCAGTTATAAATCTCGTCCCATTATCCCAGCTTCTTTTATTACCTTCGGATATATTTTTCGACCACTTGAGCTGTTTTTCTTCCGAAACATCATTATAATTTGGCGGCCTGGCGTCTAAACATATATTAGTTAATATGCCTCCTTTGTCTATCCCAGCCCGACCGTAATGTGTTATTAACAATGTTTCTAATTCATATGCTTGATCTTCAGATAAATTTTCTTCAATAAGATCAACTCCAACTTCTAAATTTGAATTTAAAATTTGTTGTATAGTATTAAATTTGTGCTTATTAGCAGTATTTGAAATAGTCTCATAAAAATGTTTCTTGTATCTTTTACCCTTGCCCTTACCAATATAGAAATATTGATTATTTTTTAGCGGATTTTTAAAAGCATAAACATAATAATTTTTCATTTGACTTTGGCCTTTTATTTTTATTTATTAAAATAATAGGCATTCTTCTAACTATTCTTCAAGTTCAGCCTCTGTCCTATTATATTTTGTTACGTCTGTTGGATCAATCACTACTTAACTCCTTTGTCAAATTATTATAATGATCTATCATAATATTAAGATATTCTGTTCTCATATTATAGAAATTTTCATCTAATTCCCATTTTTTGATATCAGATAGTATGTCAATGATTTGACTAATTGAATCAGCTACTATACCTTTTGATGCTAAATCATCTTCTGAAATTTTAAATAATTGCTCAGTAATATTTTCGTACATCTGCGCAAATGTGACTACTGCAATTTCGTTTGGAGTTGATGCTCCCAAATGGCCCGGATCAACATTGAAATGAAAATACATACCCATATTTTTATCCAATTGCAGACTTGATAGTGTCAATGAACTCTTCTAGCGTGTTGTATAGCGGAATTTGATATCTTTTGCAAGTGATTTGTACATTACCTTTTCGCCAGTATCCATCTGGACAGCAAACAATTAATTTATTATCCTGAGCGTGTAAACCCATTTCTAACAAGGTTATCGGTGCTTGTCCTTTAGGGTCATAATACATTAAAATTTTATCAGCCAGATCCATATGGTCCAATTCCCATTCTACTTGATATCGAAATTGGTCATTGGAAATATCTTGAACCCAAGATGAATCCCAATCGTCTCTTCTTGGATTGAACACGGTGATCGGTGAATTTGATAAAAGTTCTGATATCTGGGTTTGCCAATCAACCGCTTTTCCTTGATCAATCGATCCAGCAAGGAAAATTTTAAAACCTAATCCAGGATCTTGATCTTGGTCAGTTGGTTTAATTACTTTAAAATGTTTATTTTTCAAAACGTTTACTCCATTCTTCTAATAAGTTTGGGCCAGAACCGGATCCAGTAACCGTGATACCAGCAGCACTTCTTGTTATAAATCGTTCGTTACGTTCTTTCCTATGGAACCACTGTCTCATTGCTTCCCTGTGAATTGGAAAAGCTAAATCTTCTGGCTCCCAAGCCACTCGAAAATCAGAGTTTTCAGCACATAGCTTGATAGTATTTGGATTATAAGTTAAAATTTGATTTGATTCGCACATAAAAAGAACCTGGCCTCTACCAGTAGCAACGCTATTGACAATCGAAGGTTCAATATCTAATTGAATTCCAGTTTCTTCATATAGTTCACGCATCGCGCCCTGCTCAGCATTTTCACCAATATCATCCATAAAACCGCCTGGTAAACTCCAGCCTCCCAAATGTGGTTCGATGGCTCTTTTTAATATTAGCAGGCCAATGCGATTGCCGTCAGTCATAGGCTGCAAAATGCAAGCTACCGGAATTGGATTTTTCCAAACTTGATGCCCGCAATTTTGACATTCTCTTGGCCATTCATTATTATGATATTTTGTGCCACATTGATGGCAGAAAGCGGGTATAGTCATATTCTCTCCTGGAATTTTATCATAATCGTAGCATAGTATTTAGAGTAAGTCAAACTTCATAAATTTTCAAAGCATAAATATCACATATAGAATTAACGCTTACGAGGAACAACCATAATGGCATCAAATATTGATCCAACCAAACCGCAAACTGGTATAGATCAACCAGTTAAAGTGATCCGAGACAATTTTGCGGCAGCTAAATCTGAGATTGAAGATCTTCAAAATAAAGCACCATTCAAATCATCAGTTAGTGGAATACCAGTTTTCCCTGAATTTACAACTGCTGAAATTTTAGCCGTCGCCCCAAATACAGTCAAAGGCGGAATGTGCTTTTCTTCTAATGCTAATACTTTAGTTTGGAGCAATGGGACTAACTGGATAAGAATAGACAATGGGAATGTACTATATAATGTTTAATCCACTTTTAAATGACGATCCGTCATCACTATCTGACCAACAGTTAGAAGATAAAATTGTTAAAATTAACAAGCAATTGAGTCACGCATACGTAACTCAATCATCTGCCGCAATTGCACAATTTAAAAATTTACTTATGATCTACGTATCTGAACAATCTGAACGAATGGAAGTTCAAATGTTTAAGGAAATATACGAAACGGATTCAGTTGTCACATTGACGGTTGACGATCCAGTTGAAGAAGAAAAGGTTGAAAGTAAACCAAAGGTTGAAGAGCGAGAAGGCGGAAAATTGAGCCTATTTAGAAAAATAATGAGCGAGCAACAGGATAAAAAATAAGTTGATTTAGCTGGCTGATTATTGTATATTTTTAATATGAAACAGCTTAATGGACGATATGTGACTGATACGGGAAAGGTCATCTTAAAAGAAGATGGCATTGAGCGGTTGATTATTGATCAGCAGCTTACGTCTGATATTACCGTTGAGCGAACATATGAGACAGAATTGTTTCAAGAACATCTAAAAAAAATCTCTACAATTAATGTTGATTTTTATCAAGCTGATACTGATAATAGAAATGAATTTGAATGGAATACTCCTGAACCTTTCAAAAGTATGGATGTCGAAGCATACGTATTTGGACTGTGTAAAACTCGCGAGGAAGATGAGCGAGTAGCACTAGAACTTAGTATGTTTAGTGAACGAAATTTATATCCATTGATTAGGCACATTATTTTTCTAGTAGATCATTTTAGAAAAAATGATATTTTTTGGGGTGTTGGTCGAGGCTCGAGCGTAAGTTCATATGTTTTATTCCTGATAGGAATTCATAAGATTGATAGTATTAAATATGGTTTATCCATAGAAGATTTTTTAAAGTGAGGATATTATAATGTTTCATAAAAGCCAAAAAGGTCGAGTCGTCAATTTTGACGAATTGGTGCATAAAAACGCCAAAACTATTGCAGTTGGTAATGCTAATTTGAATGCAAGAGGTGATTTGGTCGGCCGAGCCGGCCAGGTAGTTGAATCTGCCGAACATCGAGCTGCGGCCACTACCGTTGTAAGTTCATCATCTAAAGCATCAATTCAAAGCGAAATTGCAGCATTAAAGGCAGCTAGAAGCGGATGGACGAATGAATCTATTCCAGATGCTGTGGATAATGAATCATCTGAAACTGATGAAGAGACATCATCTAAATCAGCTGTCGAAGAATCTAAAACTCCCGAAGCACCAAAAAAAGCTCGTAAGATTACGGAGTCTGAATAATGAGTTCAAATGAATATTCCTATCATACTAATGCTTCTGACATTGAAGCGATATGTGATCACATTTTAATCGATGGACTTGAAACTTTTTCTGAACGTGTCGTAAATGGGCTAATAATACCCAATGAAGATCAGACAGAACGTGGAATTCGACCAAGATGGGCTCGTATTTTTAAAGTTGGTCCAGATCAAGATTCAGTAAAGCCTGGTGATTGGGTTATGGTTAAGCACGGTAGCTGGACTAGAGGAACGTTGATCAATGGTAAAATTTATCGACGTATAGACCCTAAGGAGATATACTTAGTATCTGATGAACAGCCAGAAGGCGTGACAATTTAAGAAAGAAAAAAATAATGGCATTGAATGATCTTTGGGTTGAAGCGTATCGGCCCCGAACTGTTGATGACTACGTTTGGTGCGATGCTAAACAGAAAGAACAAGTCAAGGAATGGATAAACCGTGGAGCGATCCCGCATATCCTTCTTTCTGGTGCGGCTGGTACTGGTAAGACCAGCCTAGCAAAAGTAATCTTTAATGAATTAAATGTTGAATCTGCGGACATATTATATGTAAACGCATCAGAAGAAACTGGTGTTGATAATATGAGAGACAAGATAATCAACTTTGTAAAGACAATGAGTTTTAGTGGTGAATATCGCTATGTGTTGCTTGACGAAGCTGATTATTTGTCCAAGAATGCTCAGGCTATTCTTAGAAATGCAATGGAAACTTATTCCAATGTTGCGAGATTCGTCCTGACTTGCAATTATCCACATAAAATCATCGATGCTATTCACAGTCGCTGTCAAGGATTTAGTATTAAGACCCTTGATAAGGATGATTACAAATATCGAATACTTCAAATCCTTGCTACTGAAGAAATTGCTGGTGATGAAGAAACTATTGATACGTATATTTCTGCATATTATCCAGATTTGCGAAAAACTATCAATGCTATTCAGCAAAATTCAACAACTGGGACTTTACTTCCACCATCGTCATCTGAATCCTCGAATAATGATGTGTATTTGACAATGATTGAGTGTTTTAAGAAAAAATCGCTTAGTGAAGCTCGTAAGTTACTAATTGGAAACTTGCAGCCAGAAGAGATTGAAAATCTCTACATTTTTATGTATCAGAATTTAGAGATTTTCGGCGGCCCCACTCAGCAAGAAGATGCTATTTTGGTGATCAAACAAGCCTTAGTAGATCATACAATTGTCGCAGATCCAGAAATTAATTTAGCCGCGGCATTGGTTCGCTTAGGAAGGCTTGGTCAAGAATGAAAGTAGAATTATACTTAGTAATTAATCATTTTCTTGAAAATGATTCGGCGGTTGAGAGTAGTGCAGTTATGACAAAATTGTCTAAAAAGCATCAATCAAAAGCTTCGATTATTATTGACATTTTAGCACAATCTGTATTAAAGAATGACAGTGGTTATGATGATGAGGAAAAACTTCTTGACCATTATTATTCAAAATATAAAGAGCCAATTGCTGAATCATTAGCTACGTTGGTTATGCAGGCTGAGCGTTATCCTTATATCGCAAAGCAACTGGAGAAATATAGTGAACAAAATATTACTCACTGACATTGACGATGCTGCCGTTGTTTGGTCCAAGCATTTTCGTAAGCATTTTAGAGAGACACACGGTCATAAAGCATCAGCTTATGCAGCCAGTGAGACTACAGCATTTGGTCATATTCCAATTCCAGAACTTGAAAAATATATTGTAGATTTCAACCAATCTGAACACTTTGAAAATTTAAAGCCTAAAGCAGATGCTTGTAAAATTTTGCCTAAATTGAAATCTGAAGGGTGGACAATTATAGGCATTACTGCCTGCGGGCGAGATCAAAAAACTGCTGAACTTCGTTGGAATAATTTGAATAAAATGTTCGGCGAAGGCACATTTTCTGATGTGCGTTTTATTAATTGGTATGAATGTAAGTCAGAGCATTTAAAAGATTTTAATAATTGCCCATTTGTGGATGATAATATAAAACACGCCGAAACAGCTCAAAAGATGGGCCACCAAGCTATGATTATTCATAGAAGCTATAGAAAGATGTTCAAGCATCCTACAATACCGGTAGTTTCAGATTGGAACGAAATTTACGAGAAGATTACCAAATGATAAAAGTCACGTCATCGATATCCTATCCGAGTAAGACAGTCCCTGGCAGAAATCAATCTACCTACTTGTCAACGCCGATCCCTGATCCAACTCCAAGCAAAGTAATTAAGGTATTGCAAGAACACTTTAATTCATTACAGCATCACTTAAAAATTAGTGATTTGGATGGGTTAAAATTTTCTGTAGTTATTGAATAATTTTTTACCTTTATCTACTACATCATATGAGCAAAAACTTATAAATATTGGTGTAGAACGCTTTTGCTTCCTATTATTTATAGAAAAATAATTTAAGGAGCGAAGCAAGTGGCTAAAAGAAGTCAAAAACAACGCGCAAGCGCACAACAAGCTAATAATCGTGGTTCACGTAAAAATAATATCGTGAATATGAGCGATTATGCCTCTAATCTTCCACAACGCTCACGTAAGAGCAAAGTAGAAGTTGTCCCAAAAAATGTCCACCAAGAAGATTATCTTTATGCTATTGAGGATTTCCCAGTAGTATTTGGTGTTGGCCCAGCGGGTACAGGTAAAACATTGTTGGCCACATTAAAAGCCATAGAAGCATTAAAGAATGGAGAAATTGAACGTATTGTAATAACCCGCCCAGCAGTTTCAGTTGATGAACAACACGGATTCCTTCCAGGTTCATTGATTGAAAAAATGGCACCTTGGACTCGTCCAATTTTTGACGTGTTTGAAGAATACTATAATCCAAAGCAAATTGAAGCAATGATTGAAGAAAACGTCATTGAAGTTGCTCCATTAGCTTATATGCGCGGCAGAACTTTCCACAACTGCTTCGTTATTGCTGACGAAATTCAGCTAACTACACCAAACCAAATGAAAATGCTTTTGACTCGTTTGGGTCAAAACTCAACGATGGTTTTAACTGGAGACCTCGAGCAGGCTGACCGCACTGATGATAACGGCTTGCGTGACTTTTTGGCCAAAGTTGAAAGCACAAGACCTGATAATATTGAAGTTATTCGCTTCGATCAGACCGACATTGAACGTTCTGAAGTTGTTGAAGAAGTTTTGAAAATTTACAACAAATAAGGTCTTATTGATATGAAAAGAAATCAAGGAGTAGCGAAGCTAAAACTAAAGCACAGCTACTTCTTGATTTTCGACTCATGTTGTGTTATGGTATGTCCAGCAACAAGGAAAAAGGCCCCTTTAGATGAACAAAGAATCTCTATTAGAACGATTGGAATCAACAGTTTCATTCAGTTTTATCAAAAAAGACGGAACTCTGAGAGTAGTTGAAAAAGCTACTACTAATTTAGACCTCATTCCTGAATCAGACCGACCTTCAGGAAAGCGAGATCAAACTAAGAAACGTGAAAACAATCCAAATTTGATTTCATTTTATGATTTCGGAGTCAAAGCTTGGCGATCTTGCCAAGCTGACCAATTGGTTGAGATTATAGACTGATTAAGTCAATCTGGTGAAATCATTCTGGCCATAATTGATTGTGGTTACGAGGGGCATCACGACGCACTGATAACGCGGCATTCTTGGTTCGAATCCAAGGATTGACTTATCACTTTATGACGTGCTATAAAGAAATATGAATTAACGGAAAGAGACCTACTTTTTATGACTGAACCTAAGATTACCCACAAAAAGCTTTCAGAGCGCGAACACATTATTAAGCGCCCAGCAATGTACATTGGTGCGGTCGACCTAACTAAGGTTGATGAATTCTTTCTTGATGGCGATAAGATGGTTTATTCAACAGTGGAATACGTTCCAGGGTTGATCAAAATTATCAACGAAATTATTGATAACTCAGTTGATGAAGCTATCAAAAATAATTTTAAGTTCAGTAATGAAATTTCAGTTAATATTACTGATACTGATGTCACTGTTAAGGATAACGGTACTGGTATTCCAGTGGTCAAAAACGCGGACGGGCATTATATTCCAGAACTTTGTTGGAATCACGCTCGAGCTGGATCAAACTTTGATGATGACGATAACCGAACTCAGATTGGTATGAACGGCGTTGGGTCGTTTGCCACGGCTTGTTTCTCCAAGGAATTTATTGGCAAGACTGACGATGGTAAAAATTCATACACTATCAAGATCAAGAACAATGCTGAATCATTTAAGGAATCAGTAGGTGCGACCAAGGCACAAGGTACTGCTGTTCAGTTTTATCCAGACCTTGAAAAATTTGGTCTAACAGTTATTGACGAGACACACAAGAATGTAATTAGACAGCGTTTGATTAATTTGTCTATGACCTTCCCAGATATTAATTTCAAGTTCAACGGGAAGAAAATTAACGTCAGCACATTTAAGAAATATGTCTCGCTTTTTAATGAAAGCTTTGAGCTTTATGAATCTGACGATTATCGATTTGCCGTTATCCCAAATTCTGATGACGATTTCAAGCAATTTTCCTATGTTAATGGTTTGAAGATTCCTGATGGTGGTACACACATTGACGTAATTACCAGCAACTTGGTCAATCGTATTCGCGATAAGCTTGTTAGGAAATATAAGACCATTAAGCCTGGCGATATTCGTAATAAGCTGATGGTGATTGCATTTTTAAAGAACGTTAAGAATCCAAAGTTTAATTCTCAAGCGAAGGAAAAAATCACTAACAGTGTTGCTGAAATTAACGCATATTTTGGTGACATTCCTTATGATTCAATTACTGCTAAGGTTTTGAAAAATTCAGATATTATGGACCCAATTGTTGAGGTTTATAAAATCAAGGAAGAACTCAAACGCCGGCAGGATATGAAAGAATTGGGCAAAGCCCCAAAGAAAATCAAGTCTGACAAATATTTGCCTCCTATTGAATCTAAAAACTATCTACTGCTCACCGAGGGGGCATCAGCAACTGGTGGTTTGATGCCAGCAATTGGGCGTAAGAATTGTGGATATTATGAACTCAAAGGTAAGCCGTTGAATGCTTATTCAGCAGATCAGAAAAAGTTTACGTCAAACAAAGAATTGTCAGAGCTTTATATGATTTTGAATAATGAGGATTATGATCAGATTATTTTCGCAACTGACCAGGATCTCGACGGCTTCCACATTCGTGGCCTATTGGTTGGCTTCTTTACCAAGTATTTGCCTGATTTTAAGGGCAAGATTGGTATCTTGAATACTCCAGTTATTGGTATTAAAAAAGCTGGAAAGTTGGTGCGGTGGAATTATTCGTTGCAAGACGAAGTAAAGTTGGCTGCTGGCGAAACTTCGAAATATTATAAGGGTCTGGGAAGCTGGAAAGAAAGTGATCTAAAACATATTATTCAAACTGATGGACTGAATAAAATGATTGATATCATTGACTTCGATGACGAAACTGTTATTGATGAATGGCTATCCGATGCGACTGTCGAGCAGCGCAAGGAATACATTATGAACAACGAATTCAATATTGCGTCTGCGTAAAGGAAATTTTAAATGACCATTAGTGTTAAACGATTTTTTAATGACGAATATGTCAATACTGCGTCATATGACAACCTTCGCAAGATTGCCTCGGTGGTGGATGGCCAAAAAAATGCTGGACGAAAGATTCTCCATACCATTTTAGAGAAGAACGTTAAGGATGAAATTAAGGTATCACAGCTTGGTTCTAAAGTTGCCGAGTTTACAGAATATCTACACGGTAGCCTTGATAATGTGATTGTGAACTTGGCCCAAAACTTCGTGGGTACCAACAATATTCCAATGTTGGTTCGAGAAGGCAACTTTGGTACCCGATTCACCCAGGAAGCTTCTGCTTCGCGTTACATTTACACTCACGGCTCTGCAGAATTCTTCAAATTGTTCAATAAACAAGATGGTGCAATCTTGCAGGATCAGTTTTTTGAGGGTACTAAAATTGAGCCCCGCTTTTTTGTTCCAGAATTACCGCTACTGTTGGTTAATGGATCAGAAGGCGTGTCATTTGGCTTTGCTCAAAAGATACTCCCAAGGTCGCCAAAGACTTTGATTAAGCTCATCAATGACCGCCTGGCTGGTAAAAAGTGGAAAGACAAAAATATTGTCCCATATTATGAAGGTTTTGGTGGCACTATTGAGCAAGGCGACTCAAACAATCAGTGGCTCATCAAAGGCGCTATTAAGCGTATTAGCATTACTAAAGTTGAAATTACTGAACTGCCGGTAGGATACGATCTTAGGGGTTATCTTGATGTGCTTGATACTTTGGAGGAAAAGAAACATATTCAGTCTTATACAGACAAGTCTGAAGACGATAAATTTAAATTTGAAGTAGTTTTTCAGTCTAAGATGCTTAAAGAAATGACCGATGACGAAGTATTGAGTCATTTGAAACTTATTAAGAAAGTTTCAGAAAATTACACCGTAGTTGACGAATTTAACAAGATACGAGTTTTCAATGACGTTGTAGAAATCCTCAACCATTATATTGATGTAAAGCTTGATTTCTTGAATAAGCGCAAATCATATATGCTTGGTAAACTTCAGTTAGATATTGATGTTGATCAAAGCAAATATCATTTTATTGAAGCAATTGTTAAGGGTAAACTTGTTGTCAACAATCGCAAAAAAGCTGACGTTGAAGCTGACTTGTCTAAGATGAAGAACATTATCACTGTTGAAGGTGGGTATGATTATTTGCTCAATATGAACATTATGTCTCTCACAACAGAACGTATGCAGCGTTTGGCAGATGCATTGAAAGATAAAAAGTCTGAATTGGCTACTTTGCAGAAAACTACAGTTAACGATATTTGGTCAGAGACTTTAGCTGGATTCAAGTTTTAAGGAAAACTGTTAAAATGATGACTAAGATACCACTTGACAGAAATAATCGTATGCTCAGGGCTGGCTTCGGAAAGCACGATGGTACGTGGTTCGTCAGGGTTGACATTTGGTTTTTCGGATTAAGGTTCAAGTTTTAAGGAACGATGGTATTATGCGATCTAATTATGATGTTTGCGAATTAGCTAAAAAGGTTAGAGCTGCGGCCGCCTCTACTATTCAAAATGAATCTTTGGTGGTTCAAAATAACGAACGCCGCGTCCGAGAAGCGACTGACATTATTAATCTTTGTAATATGATACTACAGGAAGAGCCATCAGCTCAAATAGGGTCACAGTGGGACCGGTAAAATGCCAAAAGCTATAATCCACGTTAATCGCCAACATATAGCGATGAATGCCAAAGACGGTAAAAACCGCCCAGTTTATACTATTAAGTTTGGCAATAAAACTCGCTATGCTCGTGAAGTTGAAATCCTTGGCCCATCAAGGATGGTCTACAACGGTGACCAGCTTTCGTGTGGCGCCCGAGCTTGGATTGAAACTGAATCGGAAATAAAGCTCATTGACGAAATGAGCTTTACTGAGGCGAGATCAAATGCTTAATTTGGTTAAAACTAGTAACCATTTTGGCCAACACGATTTCATAATTGATGAAATTTGTGACAAGACGCAGCTAATGGAGAGGTTGGCTAATATTAGGTGGCATAAACAGCCATCAATAGTCGATCGAGGTGATACAATTGAAATTCATTGCTTTACAAATTATGATAAAGTAAAATTAGAAGGGGAGTTTGCAAATGGGTAAAATTACAGTTGTCAAGGGTAACATTGTGTTAAGCCCGGAGACACATATTATCCACGGTTGTAATGCCCAAGGTAAGTTTCGTTCTGGCGTTGCTGGTGCTATCAGGGACCGATACCCAAATTGTTACCAAGCATATATGGATGAATATAATAAAAATGGTTTACAATTGGGTAATATTATAGTATATTCAGATCCTAAGACTGAAGTAACAATATACAATGCAATAACCCAAGAATTTTATGGTTACGATGGTAAGCGGTATGTGGATTATGGAGCCATCAAGACGGCTATGATACGTGCTGACGATCATTGTACCTCTGGCCGTCTCGCAATGCCAATGATTGGTGCAGGACTTGGCGGTGGAGACTGGAATACCATATCTGAAATTATTGAAGAGTGTGTCATTAACAATGAACCTGTAGTGTATGTGTTAGATTAAGTCTAATAAATAAGAAATTACTAAATACTTTTATGCAGGATTTCATTGAGGGATTAATCGTGAGCTCTGAAATATCAAAATTGTTAACTGAATCACATCAGCGATCAGAAGCTTACGAAACTTTGATTGAAGAATCAAACATTAGAAAATTAGGACCTGCTAATATGCAAGCTGTCCTCCTGCAAGTAGAAGATTTTTTAGATAACAATCACCTTTACGCTTACACGAATTGGTTTGAAGGTGAAGTTTATGACGGACCGGATTTAGAGAAATATTGGGTCAGAATAAAGCTCAAGTATGACTATAATTTAATGCCAGATCCAAAAGCTATTGAGCGTTTGGTTAATTTAGGTGTCAAAGTTAAGTATGAAGAAATTAAAGAGCAAACTGACGAAAAAGAAGAACATTTTTGGATTATAAGTCTACGTATTCCAAAAGCTTTGATTAATATAGACTAAAACAAAGGAGTGATAAATGATTTCTGAAGGTCTTCACGAAGATGATCTGGACGGTGTTCTTATACCTGTCATATCAATCGACGAGTACCACGGCAAGATTGATGACTTGTCAATGGTAATATCATTCTTTTTAACAGATCCAAGTGCTGCTAATGATCTGTCCTCTTTCATAGAAAGTGGCCCATATAATATTATGGATTCTGACGTTTCAAAATCTATCAATGAAGATGGATATTATCAAGTTTTTGTTGAAATGGAAAGAATTTCACACTTCTTTTATGATTTGCAAGATATCGTTAATGATTTAAAATCATTAATTGGTAATCAAAAATGGCTCTTTATGTCTCCCAAGACTAAAGGGAACGCAATTCCTTTCACGAAAGAAAATATCAAAAGATACGTGCAATATAAGCCTTCAGAAGAAGCCAAATCTGAACACGAGCAGTCTATGGATGAAGAAGTTATGGAATTTCTTTCTCATACTGATGTAAAAAATGTAAAATTGGGCAATGGTAAACTAATGGTTGAAGGCAAACATTCGTCCGCCACAACTGGATTTGTAACATTTTCTGATATGAAATTACTTTGCCATATTTTAGATTTACATCATAAGCCTATTAATGAATCAACAGAAACAAAAATGGCTGTCAAGAAATTGTCAGAAATCCTCGGACCAGATTGCCTAGTGGAAACTGCTGGACAATTTATTCTAGTCTCCTCATCAATTTATCCATCTAAGGTACTACTTCTAAAATAATTTGAACTTTCGGCTTGCTTATGCTAACTTGTAAAAGTTAGAAGGAACTAAGTTATGAATGATCAAGTTATTGTCTACCCACAATCCATACGCGACCTGTGCGGGATCGACACTGTGATCTTCACATATTCACGCGAAGTCGCCCAAAAACTTCGCTTGTTAATGGATGATGATTATCAAATTATTCATCACAATCTTTTGATTAACGATACTGATGAGCTAGAATGGGTACAAGATGCTTTGTATCATTCACACATTTTTATCGTAACTGAAAGCAAAATTCCATTCGTGGAGGGATATGCTCTTTGTTATGCAACTGAGCAAAATCCTGAGCTAGTGATTGGTATCAATTTAGATACAAGAATTGCAAATTTCCTATCAGCCGTTACGAAAAATGGCGTAGTGATGGTTAGCAATATTAAAGAAGTTGCTGATTTTATAGAGGCACAATAAATGAAAATAGACGCAGTTGACGATGAATCAGGCCAAGTTGGTTTTTATATCAAGCAGCTTTCTGATCTTTATGAAAAAATGGACACTGAAATTTCTAAATCAATTTCTGAAATTGAGAAGAAATATTCGGATGAAATTAATAATTTAAAACAAATTATTGAAAGTACGAAATCCTTACTATTATGAAAATAGAAACTTTATTATCGAGAGGGTCTGTACCAGACAGGATAACGTTGATTTCAACAGTTTCGAGTTGGTCAAAGCAACCATCTTGGAGACTGGCTGAATATAGAACTAATGTGGATTCTCCGTATATTGAAAATATTCCATATAGTTTGTTTGAATTATCGTCAAGGGGTGATAATTTAAAAGACGGCCGCGGCTTCTCACTAAGGTTGACTCAACCAAATTTAAGTATGTTGTTACTCAATGCAAGAATTCGAAATGGCCGAATAGCTGAACCTTGTCAATATTTGAAGCTAAATCATACAGCATTTTGGCTATTACCAATTAGGTTATTAAACAATGGTTAAATTGTATAATAGAGATAATATTTTTTCCGTTAATAAGATTAAAAATTCATCATTGATTGAATTGGATGATATTTGCTATTATCATTCAAAATTGGGGACCGATCCAAGTAATGATAACTATTTTATCACTACAACTGATAATAAACATTTTAGGTTAACTCAAGACAATTTAAACGTTTTAATAAAAACTGCTACATTTGATCAAGGTTATATTATTGGTCCACTATCTTGGCAAGAATATAAAAGAAAATCATTACTTTTACCAAGCGGTACACTGGATGCCAAGCCATTATCATATGGAGATATTGTTGAGCCTATTCTTTCATACCGGATGGAACCTAAAAAAATGATTTATCTTGGTATGAAGCATATAGTAGAATATTCTACTATGACGTACAAAAAAGTAAAAAAGGATCAGCATATTTTCATATCTCTCGATCGAGATATGTATAAAAAAATAGTTACTGAAAATATTATCAATTCAGCTTTTATTATATTAAAGAATGATAAGAAAATGGCTGATGAATTAAGTTCTGAATTGAATACTAATAATATAACTCAACGCCATCCTTGGAATGATCGATATGGCCGGCCATTTTATTTGGATGAATATCGAAAAACAAAGTTATTTTTAAAACTTATTCCAATTGATAACTTACAAAATATTATACCATCGACGAACATCAATGATGCCAGAATAGTAATCAAAAGTGGCGATCAATTTTTTGAAACAAAATATACGTCAATTAGAAATGGCACCTTAGCGGTCGGTACCATTCTTAGAGGAAATTTATTAAAAAATATAGAAATATTGGACATTGATGATTTTGTAGCAAATTTCAATTACTCGACAAGAAATACAAAGTATATAGAATCAAAAGAAATTGACTTTACTGTGCCATCAAGCTATCAATGTTATGTAATCGCATATGAAGTACACCAAAATGGAAAAGTTGTTGGAAGAAAATAAGCTCGATGTCGGTCACGGTGAGCCCTGGCCAGCAAATCTTTTGAGTAATATGTGGCCCCACCCGTTTGTGATGGGCAATATCCAATATACTTGTATGGAATCCTTCTTACAGAGTTTGAAATTCGAAAAAGAAGATGATGCTGAGCGAATAAGAAAATTGCCTAATTTTGAAGCCCGGAGAGAAGGCCAAAAAGGTAATGGATGGAAAAAGACACAAAAGCTTTATTGGGATGGTATAGAAATAGACCGCCAAAGCAGTTTATATTATGACATTGTTTATTGTGCTTTTGAACATATGTGTGATCAAAATTTTCTATTCCGGGTAGCATTAAAATTAACTGGTGAAAAGCAATTGGATCATTCAATTGGTGTAGACGATCCTACTAATACAATTTTAACTCGGCAGGATTTTTCAAACTTTCTGCACAAACTGAGAGAAGGTCAAAAAATGACAACTAATACACAATGGAAAGCTGATTATGAAAATCTAATACAAGATTGTGTGGCTTTAGATACTGAAACAACAAACATTGATGTCAAGGAAGCGGAAATATTACAGCTGGCATATACTGCTGATTTTCACGGTGATCCGGAAAACATATTATATCGTTCAGTTAAACCAATCCCACCAGAAGCATCCGCCGTCCACCACATTTCAAACAGGATGATTAGAGGTCTACCAACTTTTGGCCAAAATACCAGTCCGGTAGAAGCTCTTGTGAATAAAAATGCTCGATTCTATATCGCCCACAATGCAGACTATGACAAGCAAGTTTTGATCAACAGTTGCAAAAGGGACGGTTTGGATACAGAAGCGGCACATTTCGAGAATACTCAGTGGATTTGCACTTGGCGCTTGGCAAAGGCAATTTTAGGTGTTGACTATACTAAATTGCAATACAATTTAAGCTATCTACGTTATGCACTTGATTTAGACGTTCCGGATAATCTTCCAGCGCACGATGGCCGAGCAGATGTTATCGTGTGTGCGAAGCTTTTTGAGATGTTGGTTGAACTTGCAGTAATGGATAAGAAAATATACCCAGACCAAGATCTTGGTGAGCAGCTTTATAATCTATGCTGGGCACCCAAGAAGGTTGAAACTTGGCCATTTGGTAAGTATAAAGGTCAAAAACTTGATGCTATACCTACCGACTTTTATATGTGGGCAATTGAAAACCTTGACAGCTTGAAAGAAGATAATGAACGATATGATTTGGACCTTGCTACTTCCGTTGCAAGAGTCTTAGAAGCTCGTATCTAAAATTAACTACTAAAATAATAAATATCCTTGTAATTCGATTACGAGGATATTTTTATGTTTGGCATTCCTTGGTCTTATGTTGGTATTTTTATTGCTTTAGTGGGAGTAATTGCGACAGGATATTTTGCAGTTCAGCATTATAATTCAGTAGTTGCTGAAAATGTAAAGTTGGAGTCAGATTTAAAGTCTGAAAAAGCTAAGAATGAGCAGCTTCAAAAAAATTATGAAGCAATAGTTGATACCGTTAATAAAAATGACCAATCAACCCAGACTATAATTGAGCGTACTAACACGATTGAAAAGCAAATTAGGGCCGCACCAGTTACTACAAACTGTGTCTCCAGCCCAGCTTTAACAATAGCTTTGGATAGATTGAAGGAAAATTATCAACCTACTCAAACACCAACTGACACATCTAAAACTATTCCAGCGGACTCGAAATAAAGGAGAAAGAAAATGAAAAAAATATTTTTTACTTTAGTTCTTTTACCGTTGGCTGGTTGCGCCGCGATGCAATCGCATCCACAGACAAGAATTACGTATCCAGATTCTCTATTCAAATGTATGGATAAGCCGGACCCAAACCTAGTTCAAACTGATAATGATTTAGGTGTTTTGATTACTAGACAGGACGCAGTTATTGACGACTGTAAAGCTCGATTAGCCAATGTTGGTGAATTAATTAGAGCAAATCAACCAAAAGACGATAAGCAGAAAAAATAATGAATCCATATGAAATACTTGGCGTATCATCAAATGCGGACCAGAATGAAATAAAATCAGCTTGGAAAAAATTAGCCGTCAAATATCATCCTGACAGAAACGCTGACCCATCAGCCGTTGGCAAATTGCAAGAGATTAACCAAGCATATGAGCTGATCAAAACGCCAGAAAAAAGACAAATGTATGATCAAGGATCAAAAAATCAGCAAGGATTTGCTGGTTTTGATAATTCAGATTTCATATATCAACATTTTGCAGATATCTTCAAAAGAGCCCAAGCTACTAAATCATTCAATATAAATGTCGAAGTTACCATTGACGAAGTAGCTACTGGAAAAAGAATATCAAATACTATCAATTTGGATGGTGAAGAAATTGAATTAGATTTTGCCATACCAGCAGGTGTGCCAGATGGGGCTAGATTCAATGTTAAACAGCTTAAATCCAAAATGGGCTTCGATGTCACAATTAGCGTGACAGTCATAACTCGGCAGGAAATGACAAGACAACGCCACGGAAATGATGTATTAATATTACAAAATATATCTGCCTTTGATGCTATCTTGGGCACTGAAGTAGAAATTGAGCCAATTTCTGGTCATAAACTCAAACTTAAGATTCCAAAAGGAACCCAACCAGATACTAAATTAATTATGCGCGGCGCCGGCCTTCCAGTTTTTAATAGTGACAGAAAAGGTAATGTGGTCGCAATAATTAAAATATCAATCCCGACCGATTTAGATGAAAATCAGCTTGATCTTTTGGACAAAATGCGTTAAAAGAACTGATGAAGCTTTTAAATGAGAATGATCCTTTTTTAAAGATTCCAGTGGATGAATTAGACGTGTCTAATTTACCTAATGATTTCAGTGACATTGTTTCTGAAATGTGTCACACTATGATAGAGAATGCCGCTATAGGATTAGCAGCAAATCAAGTAGGAATTCCTTGGAGAGTTTTTGTTATACAAACCATATCTGGAATTCAAGTTTGTATAAATCCTAAAATAATTGAAAGTTCTAATGTATTGCCAAATCCAGAAGGCTGTTTAAGTTTTCCTGGACTAAAATTAATAGTACATCGTCCTAACATAATCAAAGTTGAATATTTTGATTCTAACTTAAATCGCGTAACTGATATGTTATATGGCATTGACGCAGTGTGCTTTTGTCACGAATTAGACCATCTAGATGGGATCACGTTTGACCAACGTGTTTCAAAATTCCAATTCAAAAATGCTTTGAAAAAAAGAAAATCCAAAACCGTAATTGACTAACCATTCAAACTCATATACTATTGAGATAGTTTAAAAATGAAGGGACTTATACCTAATGTCTGAACACAACCAGCCAGTTTTGCAAAATTTAATCAAGGTTGCATTTGAGCTTGCTCGAACGAATAAAGACGAATATGTAACAGTTGACCATTTGGCTATTGCCGTTTTGGAAAATGAAACTATTACAAAAGTTATGGAAAGGTTGAATGTCAAAACATCTGACATTATCGAGGCAATTCAAACACATTGGTCTAATAGCAAGTTGGTTGCAGAATATCGTGAAACTAACCAACCAATCCCAAATCCTACCCCTACTCGAAATTTTGACTTGGTAGTCCAGCGAGCCGTGCAGCAGGCAACAATGGCAGATCGCCGAATTGTTGAAGTACACCACGTAATGGCATCTATCCTTCAGGAAAGTGCTGAAAAGAGTCTAGTTGTTCACGTTTTGGAATCAAATAATATCGATCGAACTGCATTCCTTAATGCCCTGAAGCGCGATGTTGATAAGACTAAGAGTTATGTTGATCCGGCAACCGGTGCTGTGAAGTCACAAAATAGTTCAGCATTGGCCCAATATGCTGTTAATTTCAACCAGAGAGCCAAGGATGGAAAAATTGATCCATTGATTGGTCGAAAGTATGAAATTGAACGTACTATTCAGATCCTCCAGCGCCGCCGCAAGAACAACGTAGTGTATGTTGGTGATGCAGGTACTGGTAAGACTGTTTTGGCAGAAGGCCTTGCGTTGAAAATCGTCAATGGCGAAGTACCAGAAAAGATCAAATCTGCGGTAATTTATGCGCTTGATATGGGTGCATTGATGGCTGGTACCAAATATCGTGGTGATATGGAAGAGCGTCTCAAGGATATTCTCAAGGAACTCAATGAGATTCGTGAAGAAGAAGGCATTCAGCCAATCCTGTTTATTGACGAAATTCACACTATTATCGGCGCTGGCCAGGTATCTGGCGGATCAATGGATGTTAGTAATTTGCTCAAGCCTGCTCTGGCGCGCGGCGAATTGTCTTGTATTGGTTCGACCACTTATGAAGAATATGAAAAGCATTTTGCAAAGGATGTGGCTCTTCGTCGGCGCTTCCAGAAACTTGATGTCAGCGAACCTTCAATCCAGGAAACTATTGAAATCCTGAACGGGCTGAAAGATTCTTATGAGAAGCATCACGGCGTTACATATACGGATGCAGCAATCCGTGCCGCAGCAACTTTAAGTGCAAAATATCAAATTGCCCAGCGCTTGCCCGATAAGGCTATTGACTTGATTGACGAATCTGGTGCTCGACTGGCACTGGTGGACGACGATCAGTCAAAGGTTGTGGATGAACCACTTATTCGTGAAATCTTATCAGCAATTACTGGTGTTCCTATCAAGGAAACTGATGAAGATGAAGCTGATAAGCTTCAGAATTTGTCATCCGATATTAAAACGATGGTTTATGGTCAGGATACCGCAGTTGACAGACTTGTGAGATCGATTATGATATCAAGAGCAGGTCTGCGTGAAGAAGATAAGACTTCTGGATCTTATGTCTTTACTGGCCCAACTGGTACTGGTAAGACTGAAGTCTGCAAGCAATTGGCTAAAATTCTTGGCATCCCATTCGTCAAATTTGATATGAGTGAGTATATGGAAAAGCATTCAGTCTCGCAATTGATTGGTGCTCCTCCAGGATACGTTGGCCACGATGATGGTCAGGGCAAGCTCATTGAAGCAATTGATCGAAATCCACACTGTGTATTGTTGCTTGATGAAATTGAAAAGGCTCATCCAGATCTCTACAATATTTTGCTACAGATTATGGATGGCGCCCGCCTGACCAGCACGAAGGGCAAAACAGTAGACTTCAAGAATGTTATCTTGATTATGACTACAAATGCTGGTTCAGCTGCTTCTGAAAAGCACGGCTTCGGGTTTGGATCTGCCGAATCTAAAGGCCAGGAAGAGATTGATGAAGCAACCAAGAAGCTGTTTACGCCAGAATTACGTAACCGACTTGATGGTATTATCCCATTCAGCAAGCTTACACCAGATGTCATTACATCAATTGTTGGCAAGTTTATTTCACAGCTTCAGCTTATGCTTGATACTAAGAACATTGTCATCAAACTTTCTGATGCAGCGTTAGCTAAATTGGCTAAGGATGGTTATGATGACAAGATGGGTGCTCGACCAATGGCCCGCTTGATTGATGAAGTGATTAAAACTCCGCTGGCTCCAGAAATCCTATTCGGATCGTTGAAGAAGGGTGGACACGTTGATGTTGATGTGCTTGACGGTGAATTTAAACTTACATTCACTGCACCAACTTCAGAAACTGAAGTGCTTCTACTCACCAATGAACAACAAATAGATTGATGGTGTTGACACAGTTTAGCTTTTTTGTTAAAAGATGAATATGGAAAACGAAATGGAGAAGAACGTGACGAGCGAATATGAAATTGGCATTAACGATTCCAATGTTCAGATTATGAAGTCTGGCTATCGGGAATATCTTACGCCAAAGACAAAAAAGCCAATTTACCAGATTGGTATCATCGCTAAGATTGTAACTTCTTCACGTCGTTATGGTCGCGCGCAGGATTTGTATGTTAGCTTTTGGGCCACCCTTGGCCCAAATAGCGACAATTTGGTTTTTGAAAAGGTAGGAATTCCTTCCTACAAGGCAAATTCAAAGATGAAATCCTTCAGCAAGAAGTTTCCAAAGGAAAATATTGGTGAACTTGTTGCTTTGCGTGGAGTGGATATTAATGAATATTTCAGTGCTTATCATTCATATTTGATTATCACTGATTGGTATTCGGAACAGACGGAGAAACTTTACTAATGCCGCAGTTTTATATGTTGGTTGGCGCCCCAGGTTCTGGTAAGTCAACTTGGACCAGGAATTTTCTTGCTAAAACTGATGATGATTACGTAGTAATTTCGTCAGACGACATTATTGTGGAATGGGGAAAGCTTCTCGATCCGAATATGACATATACTGATGCATTCCGTAAGGTGGATATGAAAAAAGTTCAAGCTGAACTTAATTCCCGCCTTATGGCTGCAATTGCTGATATGAAAAATATCATTTGGGATCAGACTAATTTGACGGCCAAATCTCGTCGAGGTCGAGTTTCACGTATTCCTAAAATTTATCGAAAGACTTGTGTTGTGTTTAATATTGAACACGACGAGTTGTTTCGTCGACTTGAAAAGCGAGCTAAGGAAGAAGGTAAGTTCATCCCTAAAAAAGTTATTGATGATATGATCAAAACTTTTGAGCCGCCTGTTGAAAGCGAAGGATTTGATAAAATCATTCAGGTATGAATAAGGTTCAAGTAAAAAAAGATTCGTATAGCCTATATCTCAAAGTTGATCAAAAAGTATATAGGCCTATACAAACAGACGAAACTATAGAAAAATTTGGACACATATTGCCGGCGATAACATTAACTCGATTTCGTGAAGGTAAATATGTTATTGTAAGAGAATTAAGTGATGGCGTAGCTTCTGTTAGATTGGAAGGTAGCCAGAATAAGGAAAAGTGGTATTTTCATGGCGAAGGAAGAAGCACAAAACAGTGGAAGCCTTGTAGAAGAGAATTTGGCTCTTAAGGAATCATTGTATAAAACTATCGCTGTCCTTGAGGACTGCCGTAAATTTATGGCAGTCTCTCGTCACTCTCTGAACACTAATGTTGAAATTTCTGAAGCACTGTTATCATTTATGATAGCAAGACTTGATCCTATTTTAAATAACCTTTATAGCAATACGCCTGATTATGCTTTTGTTAATGCAGTATTGGCAAAGCTTCAAAATCCAAATAACTATGACGACAGTGTTATCGATTTCGTTGAAATATTTGATGAAAATGGTAACTTAATAGCGTCATCTTTAGATGAAAGTCCCGAATAATGGCATTTAATTTTGCTCAAATTAAAGAATCATTAGCAAATGGTGATCATAATAGAAGTATAAAAGAACAAGCTTGGATTAAGCTTTTCGGTGACCGAAAAGCTTTTCAGTCATCAATAATGTCACCCAAGCCCAAAATCCCAAATTCTTGGCTTCCAGAGCAATATTTGGAATACCATAAAGAATATGGATTAACCAAACTTCGAGCATTAGATGATTGGGCAAATCCAGATGATGCATATAAACATTATAAGGCAAGATTGACTTCATCATATGGTGCCTCAAATAATGATTCTCCTGATGAGGACCAATTAGGACTAATAAATTATGTCGATTTTTGTAATGATATCAATCGTCTAACAAACGAGATGAAAGATGATATGATTGATTTTGGCGTACCAGCATTGCAAGCATATATTGGTGCCTATACTACAATGTTTTTTGTGTTAAAAAGATTTAGAAAACAGTTTTATTCAACTCTTTACACATTTGAAGAGAATGTTGAAAATACGATCTATCAAAAATCACCATTGCGTCATTTGTTACTATTTCTAATCGAACGACGTTTGAATAGGCTAATACCAGATTCTAATACATTCAAGTTTGGTAAGGAATATTTTCAAACATTTGAATATCGAAAAGAATCTGGTGATGCGATTTATGATTATTTGATTGATAATTACACATCTGATATGATTGCTTGTAAATTTTTGTTCTAAGAATTATTCCGATTTGGTCCAGGTGGATGGGCACAGGATTCTAAACCCTAGGAGACCGGTTCGATCCCGGTAATCGGAGCCAAAGGCATTTACTGATTGACTTTTCGGTCTTGAAAGTGTAAATAGATATGAATAGCAGCAGATGCTATCAATTCAAAATATACAAGGGAGTCTTGTAATATGACATACAAAAAAATTATCGATTTCGAATTCCTTCCTGACGACATTGAAGACCTGTATAATGGCAAAGTCCACGATGGCCAGTATGATGTGCTGGTATTCATTGGGCGATTTTCTCCTTTTCACAAAGGTCACAAGGCAGTCGTCGATGTGGCCCTCAAGAAGGCTAAGAAGGTTATTATCCTGGTTGGATCATCCTTCCGTTCGCGCACTGAACGTAACCCATTTAATTTCCAAGAACGCCAAAAAATGATCAATGCTTCGTTCACTGATCAAGAAAATGAAAAAATTGTGATTCTCCCTATTCGCGATATGACTTATCGTGACCATAAATGGATTTCACAAGTTCAGGAAGCTGTTAAGGAAGAAATCCTCAACACTGCAAATGAAGGAACTGGATCGTTTCGTCCTAACGGAACCCAGGATGTTAAAGTTGGGCTCATCGGCTGTGAAAAAGATCACACTTCATATTATCTAAAGAAATTCCCAATGTGGGGCTCGGTTGGCGTCAAGTTCGTCAACCCACTCAATGCTACTGACATCCGTCGAGCATATTTTGCAGGCGGTGAAGCTTGGGCTAATGTGAAAATTCTCCAGCATCTACCTGATGGGGTTGTTAATTTTCTCGACCATTTTGCTCACAGTTTTGATTATGAATATGTTCAAAATGAAATGGCCTTTAATCGAAAAAATAAAGCGGCCTGGGCAAACGCACCGTATGCACCAACATTTAATGCTGCTGATAGTGTTATCATCCAGAGTGGTCATATTTTGCTCGTTACTCGTCGTAGCCACCCAGGCAAGGGACTGTTGGCTCTTCCAGGCGGATATTTGAATCAAGAAGAAACTTTGCTTGATTGTGCGCTTCGCGAGCTTCGAGAAGAAACCAAGATCAAGGTTCCGGAAAAGGTTCTTCGTGGTAGTATGGTTTATGATCGAAATTTCGATGATCCTTATCGTTCAGATCGAGGTCGGATGATCACGCAGGCATTTTTGTTTCAACTTGAAGATATGGATGAACTTCCAAAAGTCAAAGGATCTGATGATGCTGAAAAGGCAAAGTGGTATCCAATTGCGTTCCTTAATGAGGAAGACTTCTTTGAAGATCATTACCACATCATCCAAGTTATGTTGGGGCATATGAAATGAGGGATTATAAAGTAAATTCAGAAATGACTTGGTGCCTTTGGTTGGATGAACATTCAGAGCCACCACTTAATACTCCAATTTGGATGCTATGTGAAGAGGATACTTGTGATCCGACCCTATATCCATCTATTTTTCGAGTAATGATACACGAATATGACGATACTAGCGGAATGACACTGCGCTCGATTGAAAAGGGTAAAATGTGGAAGTTTCGCTTATTGGATTTTGATCCAGAGCACGAAGATGAGTTCTTAAATCCAAATATGTGGACGTTTATCGCTTGGCGCGAAATGACAGATCACGCCGGAACGTATGATAACTTTATGAAAGAACATAACAGAGAATTTCATCAAAATTGGAGTATTGATTGATGGATATTTTACAGCAAATTTTTGAAGTAGTTAATAAGCGTCAACCGCTTTACCAAGAGCGTTACACGCACCGCCGAGTAACTAAGCTTAGTGAAGAAACTGGCGAGGTTAGTGAAGCGTTTCTTAGTGTAACGAGTGAGTCAAATGGTAAAAATAAAACCTTCGAGGACGTTCGTGAAGAAGCAGTGGACTCTGCAATTGTGGCACTTGATATTGCTCTTACTAAATTCCCAGGCGAAGAAGATTGGGATGATGAGCAGCTTTATACAGCAGTTGAAGATATGATTGCTAAAAAGCTTAAAAAATGGAAGAAAAAACTGAAAGATAAAACCGATATTATGTAATATCGGTTGACTTCTCTCAACCAACATAGTATATATGACAACATAAGGCAGCTAAAAAGATTAGCAGCTAAAATATTGATAAGGAGTTTATCAAAATGAATATTAAAGATTATTTTGCACCTAAGAGCACTGACGTTGAATACGTCCAGGAAGATCAGCTCAAAATTTCCCTCATTTGCCGAATTGATAGTTACAAATTCAGTCACCCGTTTGCTTACCCTAAAGGTATTCAGGCAATGACTTCATATGGTGAAGCCCGAATTAAGGGTTCTGAAATTGTTGTTCCTTTTGGTATGCAGCTTCTTGTCAAGCGCTACCTTAGCGAAACTATTACTGCTGAAGATGTTGAAGCAGCCGAAGCTTTCGCACTCGCACACTTTGGACGCCCACTCTTCCATAAAGAAGGTTGGATGAAGGTTGTTAATGTTTACAATGGTAAACTTCCCCTTATTATTCGAGCAGTCAAGGAAGGCACTGTAATGCACGGTAGCCAGCCCATCTACACTGTCACGGTGTTTGATGAAGATCTTTACTGGATGAGTGCTGGTTTTGAAACTATGATCCAGCGCGGCATTTGGTATCCTACTACTATTGCTACTTTTGATTATGTCACTAAGCAAGAAATCATCAAGCGATACAAAGCAACTGGTGCAAATCTTGACTTAGTACCGTTTGCACTTCACGACTTCGGTGGCCGCGGTGTTTCGAGTGGTGAAACTGCTGAAATCGGCGGCGCTGCCCACTTGGTTAATTTTATGGGCTCGGACACAGTTGAAGGTATTCTTACTGCCAATTTCTACTACAAATGCGATATGGCCGGCTTCTCGGTTTATGCAACTGAGCATAGCATTCAGTGTTCGTTTGGCCCAACTCGAGATAATGCAATTGATTATCTTCGCACACAGATCCGCAATGCAACTCCTGGCTCAATTTTCAGCGTTGTTATTGATGGATATGATGTCTTCCGAGAAGCTGAAATCCTTTGCACTGAATTGAAGGACGAAATCATCGCATCAGGAGCCAAGGTTGTGTTCCGCCCAGATAGTGGTGATATGATGGAGATTGTTCCTGCACTTCTCAAAATGCAGGAAGACCATTTTGGTGTTACGCTCACCGAAACTGGACACAAGCGTATTAATTACGTTGGTATGATTCAAGGTGATGGTATCTCACATACTACACTTATTGAGCTCCTTGATAAGGTAATTGAGCTTGGCTACAGCGCCGACGTTATTATATTCGGTTCAGGTGGAGCATTGCTCCAAAAAGTTAACCGTGATACACTCAAGTTTGCACAAAAGGCTTGTTCAATTCTTATTGACGGCGAATGGAAAGGTATTGCTAAGGATCCTATCACTGATCAGGGTAAGAAGTCAAAAGAAGGTATTTTGACCCTCGCCCGCAACCTTGCCACTGGAGAACTCGAAACCCTCCGCATTGATGATGGTTTCCCTGAAGGTTACGAGGACGCGCATTTCCTTGTTTACTACCTCGGTAAGCTCTTTAATGAAATCACACTTGCAGAAGTTCGTGAAAACGCTGCATAATATGAAATAAACGGTGAAATGAAAGCGACCTTTGGTCGCTTTCATCATTTCTATAATAAATATAACATAATAAAGATATCTTTAGGACCTTTGAATATGCTTCAATATAATGTAACAATTACTGGCGCTGTGGATCCAGATCGTGACGAAAAGTTAGCTGGAACATTAGGTATGCCAACAACATATGCTGGATCAAAAGATATTGCCCGCTCTAATATGCGCTTTCACGCAATTATCGATCAACTTGGTTATTGGGGTCCAGTATTTAAAATTACAGACATAGTAGTTACTGGTCGAACTCAAAACTCAGCCGCTACATCAATCTCCTTTTCATTAGAATATTATCGTGACCGTCCTTCATATTTGAAGATTGAAGACTCATCAAATCCAGGCACCTATCTTGAAGGTGCTGATGCCGTGAAGCGTATGATAGCTTTAGCAATTTCCAAAGACTACAACCAAAATTATTCATTCTGGGATCCAACAGTTAGAGTTACACGCACCAACACTAACACAACTAGTGAAACAACCCCACCGCGCGGATGGGCATACGAACAAGTAGATGCTACTAAACTTTATGCAAATATTGCAGCAGCGGAAGCGGCTATCACGGTTACTGAAAATTAAAAATTGACATAAAACTCTCCTTAGCATAATATCCTGGTATAACCCAATACCAGGATATTTTAATGAAAATCGAAGACTCAATCAAATTAGATTTTTCAGACGTACTAATCAAGCCAAAAAGATCTACACTCACAAGCCGCAAAGAAGCGATTCTATCAAGGCCCTTCACTTTTAAATATTCATCCAGACCTTGGTCAGGTATTCCAATTGTATCAGCAAATATGGATACGACTGGTACTTTCGATATGGCATCTGTGCTTTCATATTATAATATGGTCACAGCTCTGCACAAGCACTATACAATTGATGAAATGTATGAATACATTTCAAATCAAAAATTGCTTACAGTTCAGAATAACTTATTTGTATCTGTTGGAATCGGCCAGGAAGATTGGGGCAAGTATTTACTTTTAAGAGAAAAACTAGGATATTTCCCTAATGTTTGTATAGACGTCGCTAACGGGTATATGGAAAAATTTGTTCAATTTTGTACCAATGCAAGAGATACTATTGGTGATAGTGCAATCATTATGGCTGGTAATGTTGTTTCTTCTGAAATGACTGAACAGCTTATCTTAAAGGGTGTTGATATTGTAAAAGTTGGTATTGGTTCCGGTGCTCATTGTACTACTCGTGTGGTGGCAGGCGTTGGATATCCGCAGCTATCAGCCATTATAGAATGTGCCGATGCTGCTCACGGCCTGGGAGGTCATATTTGCAGCGATGGTGGCATTACTAATCCTGGTGATATGGTCAAAGCTTTCGGTGCCGGCGCCGACTTTGTTATGATCGGAAGTGAATTTGCTGGTCACGATGAAAGTGGTGGTGATGAAGTCTACAATGATGGTGAAATTGTAGGTAAAGTTACTTACGGTATGAGTTCATCAACTGCTATGAAAAAACATTATGGAAAAGTAGATGAATACCGTTCCAGTGAAGGAAGAACGTCAGTAGTACCATATCGTGGACCTTTGTTGAATACCATACAATATTATTGTGGAGGATTGCGCTCAGGTATGACATATGTTGGGGCCAAATCTTTAAAAGAGCTAAGTAAGCGAACTACATTTATCAGGGTTAACCGAGTTTTGAATGAAAAATATGAAAAAGAAACTTTGACAAAACGGTAATAAAACATTTGACATCGTTCTTCGATATGTTATATGTCGTTAGTCAGCAATAAAAGGGCACTTGTATGAAGAAGGTAATTTTGGCAGCGGCGTTGATGCTCGGCGTAACATCGCCCGTGATGGCGACGGTAACGAATCCGGCATTGCCTCCAGAGACAGTTAATTTAATGATAGTCTCTGTTGGAACACTTTATAATGACAATATGGTCAAGATGACAAATGGTGATGGTAAATCAATTACCGTTCATCTTTCAGACTGTGATATTGATTGGAATACTGGTGATTCGTTTTATCTAGTTGTATCACAATCTGGCGCTGCTTATACGGTACCAGTTGTTGACTTCCAAGTTGCATATCGAATGACTGGGAAGAATTGGAATGATACGGTCAATTTGCTGGCGCGAGCCGGTAAAATGTGCAAAGTACGTGCAGATTGATAATCTTACATTAAATTAATAAATAATTGTAAGAAATTAAAAACCAAAGCCCCTCAAAGGCAGCGGACTCTTAAGTGGGTGGCTTAGCCTTTGGGGGGTTTTTTATGTTCTGTGAAGGGAGAACAAATTAATGGGCATCAGGTTGGAATTTAAGCATATTATGGTTCGTGCTATTGTTAAAAATCCAGTTAAAACCGTTGATGAGCTTAAAGCTTGGTCTTTGGGGGTAATTGATGCAGTTAATATGAAGGTTGCTGAAATTCCAGGTGAGAAAAATCCTATTGCGTGGAAGTGTGAAATTCCAGGAAATGAAGGAATGACGCTCGTCGCAGTTATTGAGACTTCTAATTTGGCATACCACGATTGGATTGTTGAAGGCGGCACTATGGTTGAACTTGATCTTTTTAGTTGCGGCCCGTTCACAAAAGAACAAGTTATTGGTGAAATAATGAAACTTGATCCTATTAGTTTAGAATACAAATTTTTTGATAGAGAGCATTCATTGGATTTGCTAGATGAAGGATCGTTCATTTTTGATTGAATGAAAATGCCCTTGGCACCAAGGGCATTTTCGTATTTGCCTATATTAAACTAACCAAGAATAGTATTTCTTAGTCATATCACGTCGATGTGCTAATCCGTTTGTTCCGCCGTTTATACGCTTTGTTACCGCTACAATATTTGATTCTGAAATTGATGTGCATAATGACCATAGACTATTATGGTCAAAAAACCACTTAGCTGATTGGAATGCATATTTGGTAAGTACAATATCAGGATTGGAAACTATTTCGTTATCGTGCATCGCTTGTGCAAAAAGAGAATAGTTGCTTGAACCAGTAAGTTGGATAGGACCACGGCCGCGGTATTTCCAACCATCACCAGACGCTTCTGACCCATTTCCCATTCTATTAGAATAAACTTTATTTGCAATCTTAATAGGTTGGCGAGCATATTGGGTAGCCATTGAAATATTTGGAAAATATTTACCAAAAACTTTAACTAGTGATTGTGCTGAATAATTTAAATTTTCAGTAAAAATGGTAAAACCGGCCGATTCGTGCGAACATTGGCCAAAAAAATGAGCGCCTTGCGACGCAGTCAGCTTAAAAAAAGCAGTTCCTTTTTTTAAAGTTTCAGGACCAAACCCACCATCAGGGACGGCACCAATTTGTTTTTGGAATTCAATAAGTGGATTCATTTCAGATCCCCCCTTTTAATTATCTTATAGGTTATTTATTTTGTTAGGATGGCCAGCCCAATAAATAGATTGAGTTTTTGATTTCTATCAATTATAGTGACTTATAAAAATATGGATTTATTATAATGAAAATTTCAATACCAATTTACTTTTTCACAGGCCTGGCGGCCATTTCAATGGCTTGTGTTGCAGCTTTTTTTAGTATTACTGGTTTGGCCGCACTGTATGCAGCCGCCGCCGTACCTGTTATTGTAATGGGATCTTGTATTGAATTTAGCAAAATAGTATCAACAGTTTGGTTGCATCATTTTTGGAAAAAGTCTAATTTCTTGATGGTCGGCACACTGATGTTAATGGTAGTTGCCAGTATGGCTGTCACTAGTGGCGGTGTTTATGGATATTTGACTGGATCACACGCCAGCCAAGAAGCACCAAATCAACAAAAACAATTAGTAGCTGATAGAATTGACCAACAACTTGCTGTAGAGCAGGATAAAATCACACGATATCAAGATCGATTAAAATCATTAGATGAAATAGTATCAACTTCGTTAACTCAAGGCAGATATAGTAGCTCAGCAGCGGATAGAATTAATCGACGCCAAGCATCAGAACGAAGCCAAATTCAAGAAGAGATAGATGCGACGTATAAACGTATTGACGCCCTTTCAGCACAAAAACTTGACGTAAATCAAGAACAAAGTATGAGCGAAGCAAAGCTTGGTGCTGTAAAATATCTTGCAGCGTTATTTGGTGCCGACACTTCGAATGCAGTTATGTACTTCACTTTGATTATGGTTTTGTTACTTGATCCGTTTGCTATTATTTTAGTCATCGCAACCCAAGTAGCATATGATAATCGTAAAAAGGTAAATGAACCAGTAAAGAAAAGAAAATTAATTGCGCCTGAAATACCTGACGAGATTGTTGAAAAATTAGATAATGGCGACGAGTTACCGCCATTTGTTCCCACATTGGACAACGGACCAGAATCTGCAGACACGTTGGAAGGTCCAACCGATTATGTAATGCATCCAAATAGTGACGAAACAATAGAAGATAAAAAAGAAAAAATAGTTGATTTCTTTAATGATGATGAAATTAAAAATGGCATTAATAATGCCGAAGATGAGACTATAATTAAAATTGATGAAGTGGTTAATTCATCCAACATTAGTGATGACGAAAAGGTTGCACAAGTATTAAATGCCTTGGGTTCAACTTTATCTCCTGATCGAATGGAAGAAGTTAAGAAACGCTGGTTAGATTGAGGTATTTGTTATGAAAAATTATGGTTGGTCGTCTCTGATGATAAAATTCAATGAGACAATTAATAATCAAATTATATCGTTTGCTAATCAGGTAATTCCAATCGAATATCAGAGCGATCCAGAAAATGGATCAGGTATTGTAACTGATCCACATATCAGTCTTATTACTGATTTGGAAATAACCTATCCAGAACATAAAATACGTGAAATAATAAAAAATATTCCATCGTTTAAAGTTGAATTTGGGACCATTTCTTTTTTTAGAAATGACACAGTTGATGTGGCTAAAATTGATATTGAAAGCGATCAATTAAACGAGATTCATTATCACCTGAAAGAGTTAATCCCCAATCATTACAAATTTGATGAATATCATCCACATTGTACGTTAGCCTTTGTTAAACCTGGAACGTGTGACTTTATACTACAGCAATCAAATTATTTTCGTGGTATAAATTTTCAAGTTGATTGGATTAATTATAATTCAGCCAAAGGCGTGACATATCCTATAAAAATTAATCAAAAAAGTTAAAAAACACGCCAAAAGTGGTTGACTTTTAAGTTATCTGTATATATATTAATAGAACATAGACGCTGATGCGTAGTATTCAGTTACTTCGATAGAACGCTCAAAACGAATGGCCCTGGCCATTTATTGCACCAGGAGGTGAAAATCCTTCAATTCAAATCGATGGCGGGTAACTCCTAACCTGGTATTTGAAATGCTAACAGATAAAGGCTAGTTAGCAGGACGGTATTCCTTATTACCAAAGCTTCTGGATACGATATTAACACAGTGTTATGGTCAATTTATTGAGCCCTAAAGTTAAGGAGGTCACCTTTGAAGGACCGTCCCTGGCTTTAGGGACAATCTAGATCATATCGCTGTCCGATGAAGAAAAGAAGAGGAAAGAGATATGAAGTTCAATACACCAGGTCAAGCACCAATTCAATCACAAACGTCACCAAATACCGTTACTCACGAAGGCGCACCATCATATAAGTTTGATTCCATTATGGAACTTTATATGGCAGTTGCGACCACACTTATGGGTGAACCAAAGTTTTATGAATCAGGTGATGAACGCGCTAAGCGCATTCGCCGTTTGATTTCCAAAGCAGTCCAATCTGGTGAAATTGAAACTGTAGCAAAGTTGGCAGTTTACTGCCGTGAAACTTTGAACCTACGTTCAGTCCCAATCTTTATCACTGTATCTTTGGCGAAGGAAATTCGTGATCAAAAGATCGCCTGGGACGGCCTCCGCCGCCTCGCTAACCGGGTTATTCAACGTGCTGACGAAGTTCGCGAAATGTTCGCTGCTGCTGAGCAAATTTTCGGTGATAACCAGAACAACAAAGTGTTTAAGCGCATTGTTCCAAAGGCTCTCTTAAAGGGCATCGGTGATTCTTTGAACAAGTTTGATGAATACCAGATTGCCAAGTACAAGGGTGGTTCAGGCGCAGTGTCGTTCAAGGACGTTCTTCGAGTCATTCACCCAAAGCCAGCTAACGAATCAAAGGGAATTCTTTTCGCTAAGATTATGAATGATTCTTTGGCCCCAGCTGACACTTGGGAAAATAAGATCTCAAACGAAGGCTCAACGTCTGAAAATTGGCAAGAAATTGCCAATGACTCAAAGGTTGGTATTATGGCAAAGCTTCGCAATTTGCGCAACTTTGTCAAGCACAAGGTTGATTTGACAAATGTCATCGCACATTTGACCAACCCAGTCGCAGTAGCCAACAGCAAGCAATTGCCATTCCGTTGGTACACTGCGTATCGTGAACTTGGCGGTGAAAGTATGAAGCGCAATTGGTATTACCGCGCACCAACTCCAGAAGTAGTTGCTCCAGCAAACCTTTTGGGTGCTTTGGAAGATGCTTTTGATTTGTCAATTGCAAACTTGCCAGATTTGGGTGATGATGTTTTGATTATCGCTGACCAGAGCGGTTCAATGCAGAGCCCAATCAGTCAAAAGAGCACAGTAACTTGTGCGGAAATCGCCGCTGTTTTGGCAGCCGGTGTTTGGTTCAACCAAACACGCTTAGGTAAGCGCGCTTTTGTGGCCGGCTTTGCTGATCGCGGTAAGGTCTACTCGTGGAGCAATCGTACATCAGCTTTGGCTGCGGCTAAAGAAATGATGAATACTGAGCTTGGCGGTTCTACTCGAATTGACACGGCTTGGCAGGCTGCTAAAGCTGCTGGTTTGAAACCATCAACTATTATCGTCTTGAGCGATATGCAGATGACGGGCTCACATTATGAGCGTTTGATGGATCCAGAAGCTTATGGCTTGGCCAATGTCAACACTCTTAAATTGTCAGTTAACCTTCAAGGTTATGACAACACGCCATTGGCTGTTAATAACGGCTGGTACCAGCTAACTGGTTGGAGTGAAAAGATCTTCAGCTTCGTTGAAGCTATGCGCAATCCAAGCGATGCGATAAATCAGATCAAGAATTCAATCCAACTTTAATGAGAAGGAAAAAGGGCGGGATGCTCAAAAATTGGTATATTCAGAAAGTTAAAAAGCCCGGCGCTGAAACATTGGATGGCTGGGAGAATTGGACTGAAAAAACCAAAAATGAGCATCCTGCCCTTTATTTTCTGTTTGAAACGTTACCGAGATTTTTTTCAGTAAAAAAACGCCGAATTTGGGATTTGAAATACCACCTCAAACAAAAATATTTTCACGGATATCACAATTTACGCCTTGATGTAAAACGGTTTAAAGCACCGTATAACAAAGAAAGATTGCACAAATATTCGTGGATGGATGCAGATAGTCAAATGGAATTGTTTATGTTCCAAATCTTAGTCAACTTTATTGAAAAAGAAGTTGGATATAATCAATTTGTCGAAATTGCATATGATGACGAAAAAAACAATACTTCTGATCGATACAAAGAATTACTTGAGCTGTATCATTGGTTTATTGACGACTATTGCGATCAATCATTTTCAGATTTGCTACACAAAGAATTGTACGATCAATTTCCAGATTTCAAATCATTACGGAAAACATCGCTTTTTTCAAAACCAAAAACCCAGCGTGAACGTGACTATCATCAGGCAAATGCAATAATGATGTCTAAAATATCAGATCGTGATGAAATTCTTGAAGAACAAATGGGAAACAATTTAATTAAATTGATTAAATTGCGTGGCTGTATGTGGACATAATTTGTTTGACAAAGAAAATAAACCAGTATAATATGCAATATCAACCCAAATAGGAGATTAAATGAAAACTCAAACTGTTAAAATGAATAGGGATATTAGGGAACAATCGGTTCGTCTTATTGACGAAAACGGTAACCAATTAGGAATTATGCCTACCAACACTGCTCTGAATCTTGCCGCCGAGCGAGAACTAGATTTGGTAGAAATTAATCCCGGTGAAATTCCAGTTTGTAAAATTATGGATTGGGGCAAAGAGCAGTATCGAAAGAAAAAGCTCAAGCACCAGCAGCAAATTAACAGCAAGAAACAAGAAACAAAAGAGCTGTATCTCCGACCAGTAACTGGTGAACACGACATTCAGATTAAAGTGCGCCAGGCAATGAAGTTCTTAGAGCAAGGACACAAGGTTAAAATTGGTATGAAATTCCAAGGCCGAGAAATGGCCCACCGCGATGTTGGCCAATCAGTTATGGAATCGATTATTGATCAATTTTCCAATCGGTCTATTGAACATATGCCATTCCGTAATAATCAAATCCAGATCATCATTTCGCCCACACCAAGTAAGGCGAAATGAATAAAGATTATTCTATAAATTATAGGGATAAATCTTGCCGTATCCCACATTCAGGATATATGATATTAGTGGATCAATTGATGCTAAAGCCGGACGACATTATTGAGAAGACAATTGATCTTTTTATTTCGTCCGGTGTTGATTTTAGACAGATCCATCTCTATGTTTCATACAGTAATGATGGAAATCATATTATTAATCTAATGGCATTATAACAATGACTAATTTTGCATTTGATGTTGATGGTACTTTAACTGACAGCCGCCGGATAATTGATCCAGCATTCAAAGAATTCTTTTTAAATTTCACTAAAGAGAATACCGTATATCTAGTAACTGGTAGTGATTATCCAAAAACACTTGAACAAGTTGGTGACGAAATACTTAATAGTGTTGAAGCTGTTTTTTGCTGTTGCGGTAATGCAGAATATCGAAAAGGCCAACTAATATCGCAAAGCGATTTTAAAGTCAATGACCAACTTCGATCGTTCTTCCTTGAAATGATGAACGAGAGCCAATTTTATCCCAAAACTGGAAACCATATTGAAGAACGAATCGGTATGGTTAATTTCAGTATTGTGGGTCGTAATGCAACTTTAGAGGACCGACAGGATTATATCATTTGGGATAAAATGACTTATGAGCGGGAAATAATTAAAAGCTGCATTGAAGATCGGTTTGATGAACTTGAAGTTACCCTGGGTGGCGAAACTGGACTTGATATCTACCCAAAAGGAAAAGACAAGTCACAAGTTGCAGATTTGATCAGTCCATTCATATTTTTCGGTGACCGTATTGAAGAAGGCGGTAATGATTTGACAATTGCCCAAAAAGCTACTATACACTATAATGTAAGCGGGTGGAAAGACACTTATTCTATTTTGAAAGAAAAATATACCAATGGCAAGTGTGAGTAAAAAATTTAAAGTCAGTGGTGGAAGATACACTGGACAGGTTCATCCAGGTACTAATTCACCAGTGGTTGAATGGTTTGCGACTAATTTAGAAATGCCATCTAAGAGAGCAGCCATAAAGTGGATGAATGATAAACGCAAAGCGTATCAAGCCAGCGGTATAATGACGACTTTTTCGTATCACGAATCAATATCAAAATCATATGATATTGTAGAAGACGAAAAAGGTAAAATTAAATTATGGTGTTTCGGCCGCGGATAATATTATATCTAGCCACATTATAAATATTTGAGTATCATTTAAAGGAGTGAAAAGATGACACGAACTACTAGCTGACCATCCAGCAAATCACTAGGATTGTTGGATGGTCGTATTCAACATTTTCTAACGTGATTTAATAGGAGATCAGTGATGTTATACGATCATCGTAAAATTGGCCGAGAAATGGGCCTATTTCATATTCAAGAAGACGCCGCAGGCTCAGTATTTTGGCACCCACGCGGCTATGCACTTTACCGTAATATTGAAAATTATATTCGAATGAAACAACTTCAGTATGGCTATGACGAAGTCAAAAGTCCACAACTGTATGATGTTTCACTTTGGAAAAAGAGTGGTCATTGGGATCACTTCAAGGAAAATATGTATTCTATTGAGGATTCAAATTTCTCCTTGAAACCTATGAATTGTCCAGGCCACATTCAAATCTTCAATTCTGACCTAATTTCTTATAAACAACTACCTTTGCGGCTGGCTGAATTTGGTTGTTGCCATCGTAATGAGCCATCTGGTGCATTACACGGTATAATGCGTGTCCGACAGTTTGTCCAAGATGACGCTCATATTTTTTGTATGGAAAACCAGATTCAATCAGAAGCATTAGCATTTTGTAAAATGCTTCAGGAAGTTTATGATGATTTTGGATTTAAAAATATCAAAGTAGCCTTAAGTCTGAGACCGGATGACCGTGCTGGCAATGACGCTGATTGGGATTTGGCCGAACAGGCATTAGAGGAAGCCATCAAGCAGGCCGGGTTTGAATACATTCTCCAGCCAGGTGAAGGTGCATTTTACGGTCCTAAATTGGAATTTGCACTAATCGACCAAGGCGGCCGTGAATGGCAATGTGGTACCATACAATTAGACTTTGTTTTGGCTGGACGACTTGGGGCAAAATATGTTGCTCAAGATGGTAGCCAAAAAGTGCCAGTTATTTTACACCGTGCAGTATTGGGTTCATTAGAACGATTTATTGGTATTCTTTTAGAGCATTATGGTAAGGATTTACCAGTATGGCTATTAAAAGACCAATTTGCTGTTTTGCCAATCAAGCCATCAGTCAATGATTACGCTTGCAATGTGAAAGAAGCTGTGCTACAATTTGGCTTTAATGCAGAATTGGATTCTGATGATATTTCTCTTGGTGACAAGATTAAAAAATATTATCATATTCCCAATCTCATTATTATCGGAGACCGTGAGGCTAAAAACGGCCAAGTTGTTTGGCGAAAACTTGATGGTTCACAGGAAGTTATTGATTTACATATTTTTTATGAAAAAGTGAAAAATGTGAAAAATCCGTTGAAAAAGTAATTGACACGGACTAAATAGTGTAGTAAGTTTAGAACATAAGTTGAAACAAATTTTAAGGAAAGCAGTTACCATTATGTCACATTCAGTTTATCATTATGAATATGAGCGTGAATATCTCCGTCCAGGGGAGAGTTGGTAACGAGTATTTAAAATACTTCGACTGAACCGATTCAACCCTGGGACTGAAATCCCAGGGTTTTTTCGTTTTTGTGGTGGCATAACGCAAACAGGTGAGCGGACTGACTGTGAATCAGTTGTTAGAGGGTTCAAGTCCCTTGTGTCACACCAAACATTATTGGAGTGAAAAATGGAAGTATTTGTAATCAAAACTGAAGAAGTTGAACGAACGCTTAAATTTTTTACCCAATTGGGTTTAAATTTTGTTCAAGAACAACACGGTAATGGACCAATCCATTACGCTTGTGAACAAAATGGAGCAGTTTTTGAAATTTACCCTAAGGGTAAAACTGAAGGTTTTAAATTTATAGATATGTAATTTTTGGGTGGTAAAAGTCAGTGGTTCTGATAGGCAGTCTGTAAAACTGCGCCTTTTCGGAGGGAGTAGTTCGATTCTACTACCACCCACCAAGAAATTATGGTGACTGAAGTGTTGACGGATACACGCTTGGTTGTGAACCAGGAGTAACGGGCTCGATACCCGTTGGTCACCCCAAATTATGCAACGGTCTTCTAATGGTTAGGAACCCTGACTTTCAATCAGGCCAATGCGAGTTCAAGTCTCGTCCGTTGCACCAAAGCTTGTGCTTTGTGACCCTTCATACGCCCGAGGGTCAGAAAAATATCAGGATGCTGATACGGTATTATATACTAAAGGCATTGGGACCGCGCAGTACGCACTACGGCTGAGTCATAAGGACTGAATAGTAGATGCTCGGTAGCGGCGAGCAAAATATGGCGCGGAACGCTAGAGGCGGGCGGCTTGCCTTTCAAGCAAGTGTAAGCGGGTTCGATACCCGTCCGCGCTACTACTGGCCCGGTAGTTTAGAGGTTAGAACGCGAGGTTTTCACCCTCGAGAGCGGGGTTCGATGTCCCCGTCGGGTCACAAAAAGGAGTTTATATGAGTAACACTTTTAAGATTGAACGTGCTAGAAAACTTTACAAAAGCGATAAACCGAGTAAAGATATGAAGTTGACAGGCACTGGGGAAACTTGTATGAATGGTGATCCATTGTTTGTTAATAATGGTGGCCAACGTTGGGGCAACCAACGTAAAATGAGGGCAAAGATGAAAGTTGATGCTCGTAAGTCAGAGAGAATGAAGAACAAGAAGATTGATTTGGAATAAAAGAATATGGGTGAGCTGCTCAGATGGCGGATGGGCACCGGACTGTAAATCCGGCACATAAGAAACATAGTAGGTTCGAATCCTACCTCACCCACCAAAATGATGGAGATAATGCTTGTTTAAAAATTCTAGAAAACAAGGTGATGCTGGCTTGGGTCAAGCAATAGCTTGGTTGACTATGAAAGGATATGCTATTAGTATTCCACTAACTGACAATCAAGATTATGATCTAGTTGCTGAAATTGACGGTGATTTAAAGAAAATTCAAGTCAAGACCGGAACTAGAATTAGTGATAATGGTATTGGGATGATCTATCTTAATGTTGATGGGGGAAATCGAAGCGGAACCGGTAAATTTAAAAATTTAGACGACCAACATTGGGATTATTTATTTGGTTATCATTTGGATACAAAAGAGATTATTTTTATACCTAAAAATGAAATATGCTCAAAAAGCCAAATCAATTTAGGTGAAAAATATAGAGACTGGATTTCAAAAATCTAGTCTTGAAACTAACTTGTAGAGGATCTGGTGAAAGGTATTTTATACCGAAGGGACCAGCTATTCTACCGCGAGATGCGAGATCCGACCCCAAGTAAGTGGGAGTCAAACCGGGTAAGATGGCGTAATGGAAACATAAGCGTAGACTTACTTTGGGGAGATTGGAGGTTGTGCTACCGGCTAAGTTATGTTTGAAACAAGTTCTTACTAAGCTTGTTTCGTTTGGGTGATATGACACAGTGGAGGGTCACCAGTCTGTAAAACTGGCGCCGAAAGGCACGGTAGGTTCGAACCCTACATCACCCACCAAATTTGAAAGGCTATGAATGATTTTTACTATTGGTAAAAAAGAATGGTATGATCAATGGATAGTTGAACAAGGCCCGCTTTTTAAAAAACGTGGCAAAGATGATGAATACAGTGGTGGGTCTGCATTTTTATGCATTGGTAAAGCAATAAAAAATTGTCCGCCTGGATATGCAATTTACATACTTGACACTAATATTGATAATTTGTATGAAGTAAATGGTAATTTGCATATTATAGAAAGTTGTAGGATTTGTTTAATATGAAAGCAAGTGTTTGTCAAATGTATGTCAATCCAGACGGTGTTATTCTCCGACGTTGTCCAGATATGGGCGAGCATCAGCAGATGGTTGACCAATGGATTAAAGATGCTAAGATAGAAGGTGAATATTTTGACGACGTTTTCTTCTTTAGTAATAAAGATGATTACAATACTTTAAAGTTTTTCAAATGATTTGTCCTTATACTTTTGAAGCTTTTAACTTTAAAATAATGGTTAATACTAGGCAAATAATGAAAGATACAGCCTTCTTTGAAGGACTTGATAGTCAGAATATTGATTTTCGGTTAGGGTGGAATAGTTGGCCACCAGATATGGCAGTTGGTCCTATTTGGTTTAAGACTGAAGAAGACTTAAACATTGCTAAATTATTATTATAATAATGGCCCCAGCGTCTGACACGGATAGGACACTAGCCTCTCAAGCTGGAGAACCGGGTTCGAGCCCCGGTGGGGCTACCAAAGGAACAAATTATGTTTGATACCTTTACTGCACCAAACGGTGAAGAATATGAATTTAGGTTAACTGAACAATTGAGGCCATTAGACCAACGCCAATGGCAAATAATGGACTTGTGCAAAAATACCAATATACCTTACGTCTATTGGAATGGATGGTTTTATTTTAAAACTATTGAAGATTACACTACTATAATTTTAATATTTTAAATTGCTGCTATCGTATAAAGGTATAATACACCACGATTAATCAGGAGATGCAGTTTCAAAGGCTGCTGGCGGCACCTATGAGTCAAAACTACTAAAGACGAATGGTAGAGTCAGCCCGCTCTTATACGGGATAATAGCTGGTTCGATTCCAGTTAGTAGTTTTGGCCATACAATGGGCCAATAGTGTATGACGAAACGCTAATTAATTAGTAAAGTAGGCGGTGAGCACGGGCTTCATACAGGGTCTAGGATGGGTTCGATCCCCATTTGGTCCACACGTTGACAAACTTAATCAAATTCGCTATGTTGCATCTATGAGCCAGGCGGCGGGAGTAGAACAGTGGTACTTCACCTCCATCCCAGGAGGAGATTGTAGGTTCGATTCCTACCTTGCCGCCCGTCCTGGCCATACACTGAAAGGATAGCTGTGGGTTTTGAAGAGACATTGAGGCGAGCAGAAATTGCTATGATGGGAGTTGATGCTTTTAAACGCCAATTTAATATCTCTGACTCTTTATCATTGGATAAGGAAGCCAGTAAACGTGTAATGATTTATTATGCTGCTCCAAAACCACACCGATATGGATTTTTCACATCCACAAATCCTTCAGCAAGGGAGGCTTATTTTACTGATATAGTCTCCAATTACTCAAAACAAACTAAAAATTTAATTTGGTGCTAAAATGTTTTATACAATTGGGCGAAGCGATTGGTACAACAAATGGATAATTGAACAAGGGTCCTCTTTTAAAAAGCTAGGCTGTTCAAGTGACTATGTTGGCGGATCAGCATATTTCAGCTATGAGGATGCTGAAAGGGCCTGTCCATTAGGATATTCCGTTTATGGATTGATTACAACCATTGATAACATATATCAAATTGGTCATAATTATCATATTAAAGAAAGTTGTAGGATAGTGTTGTGCAACCAATAATGAATGGCTTCTTCACTTCAAAAATGGGCGTCCCGGAATTTGCCCAGGACATACTTCGTCTTAGAAGAGAATATGAAGATGAAATCGATAGTTTGGTTAATTATAAGCAAAATGGTATTATAAGTACCCAAACATTGATGGAAAGAACAAGTTCAGCGGTTGAGAAATATGATCAGCTTTTCATCAATGCGTTCAATAGTCTAAGTATTGCAAACCGAATTGATCTAATATCTAAATGGGTAGAATTTAATAATTTTGCTGAACAGGGAATTTTTGAAGACAGTGAAATTTTATTAGCGGCAGCAAGGATTGTTCGATGAATGTGAAAGAATTTGAAGAACAATTTCATAAATTGCACGAAGTCTACAGTCATAAAAGTAATGAAATGGGCGTTCGCCTTAAAGCAAAATACGAAAAAGAGGTCAAAGAGCTCTCAGAGCAAATAGATAATGAATTATTTGACGAAATTGGCAAATTATTTAAGAGTATGGATTTTGAGGACAAGGTTTATTTCTTAGAAATTTATGTAGCCAGACACAAATTGGCCAAATATATAGAACCACACGAATTGACAGCTTTGCGAATTATGGAATGGCCATATTTAAAATATTTAGAAACGAGGGAATAAAAATGGTAGTACATTGGGTAATTGATCGAGCATTAGGTAGAGCAGAGGGTGGTTATGAGCACCTTGTAAATTGCCTTGAACGTACTGGTACGCCATATACTCTTGTCCGCAAGCCACCGTTTGCTGATTATCTAATCGGATTGGGTGACGATCATACGCCCATTACTATCGACGTTCCAAATCCAGTATTTGTTACTGGAACGACTTCAATGCGTCTTGTCTGTGAAAAAATGGATTGGAATCCAGGATATATTGATGCGCCAGGTCAGGAAGAGCTTAAAGCTCATTGGGGTGATGAACTCTTAAACTATGATTCAATTGTAGGTACTTTTAGAGATATACAGCCACCTCCTGGAGCATTCTTCATCCGTCCTGTTGAAGATACAAAATCTTTCTCTGGTCAAATTATGGATGAAGCAACTCAATTTGAATATTGGCGAAAGAGTTTGATTGATATTGAAAATTCAGTCACTACATTGAAGCCGGATGATTTAATTATGATGGCTCCGTTGAAACGTATCTATGCAGAGTATAGACTTTATGTAGTTGATGGTGAAATTATCACAGGATCGAGATACAAACTTGGCAACAAAGTTTTTTATACCACCGATCTTGACCCTGGTATGATAGAATACGCCAAGGAGCGAATTAAGGAATATTGTCCACGTAGAGCATTGTGTCTTGATATTGCTGAAATTGAAGGTGAAAAGGTAACCTATAAGGTTATTGAAACTAACGCTATATCAAGTTCAGGATTTTATGCTTGTGATATGGCAAAGTTTGCAGATGCAATCAATGGCGCATTCAGTTAATGGTGCGCCATTGACTTCCCCTTTGTGTGATTGTATAAACACATAAATTTATAGGAGATTTTTAATGACTGGTCTGATTTATGTCGCTTCACCTTATAGTGATCCTGACAAACAAGTAGTTCAACTTAGAATGAACAAATTTGCCGGAATTATGGCGAAGCTTATTGAGCACAAATTCCACCCAGTTAGCCCATTACTCAATCACTATTTGGCCGATGTAGTTACTGTCAATTTCCCACTAACTTGGGACTGGTGGCAGGATTATTCCCGTTTACTCCTTTCAAAGTGTGATCATATGATTGTGATTGGTCCTGATTGGGAAAAATCAACAGGGACAATGGCAGAAATTGAAATAGCCACTGAATTGAGCATTCCAATCAGCTATTTGACAACTTATAAAGATATTGAAAATTTCATCAATCCTGTAGTAGACTGAAAGAAAAGCTATGCAGGTAATTTATGATAAAAATCGAAAAGCCGTGGGGAAATTATATCTCTTTATATGAGGGAGATTTACCTTATGATAAAATACAAATCAAAACATTGACAGTTTTGTCAGGCCAACGACTTTCACTACAATCGCATAAACATAGAAAAGAATATTGGTTAGTAGTTTCAGGAAATCCTACTATTGAGGTAGAGCAATCAGAAAGAGACTATTTTATTGGTGATTTAATTAAAATCCTTCCCAATCAAAGACATAGATTGTCTAATCAATATACTGACCCAGTTGTAGTAGTCGAAGTTCAGACTGGTCCATATTTGGGCGAAGATGACATCATTCGCTATGAGGATGACTATAATCGTGATGATGTTGAGGAAATGCAAAATATAATAAGGCAAACAAAAGAGCAGTCTGGTGAAGAATAAAAAACTTAGTACAGTTTACTTGCCTAAAGAACTGGACGACTGCCTTAAAGAGATGGCGCTTATGTTTTCATCAAGTGGTGAAACAATATCAGTCAACCAATTAATTGGTGCAATTTTATGTTTCCAATTTGGTGATTTGGAAGCTATTGACAATGATCTTTTAAGAACATATTATACGCTCCTTAGTTGAGAGTTATTTGGAGGAAAATATAATGCTACGTGGTACACGTTTGATTGAGGGCAAGGAAGCTCAAACATTTAATGAAGTAATTGATACCTTTCGGAGGTTAGTTCATCCAGTCTGATTTCGAAGAAATCATTGTTCCCAGTATTTGGGAACAAGAAACCTTTTTGGCCAAAACTGGCCCAGAACTATCTAAACAAATGTGGACCTTTAAGGATAAAGGTGATCGAGACGTTTGTTTGATTCCTGAAGTTACCGGTATTTTTCAAGAAACTTGGCGTGAAAAATGGTCCAAGTCAATGAAATTCCGTAAAGTGTTTTACGTACAACGCTGTTATAGGTATGAAAGGCCGCAAGCTGGCCGTTATCGTGAATTTACGCAATTGGGTATTGAAATCCTTGGTAACTATGATAATGGTGATCAAGAGGCTCAAGATTTGTTGAAAGCTGGTCTTGACGCAATTGGTGTAGAGTATGAATTTGATTCAACCGCGACACGTGGTCTCGGATACTACACTGAGCTTGGTTTTGAAGCTCGTTGCGAATCACTTGGTGCGCAAAAGCAAGTAGCAGGCGGCGGCCGTTATGCTGAAGGTGTTGGATGGGCTATTGGTGTTGACCGACTGGTTTTAGCTAAAATGAATAAATGATTATTTTAATTGTAATTCTTTTACATATTATAATACCAGTGCCTTATTGGATAAGCACTGGTATTATTAGTTTTTTCCTATCAAAAATTTTATTAGGCATCCTGTTTGACTTTTTCAATAGTAAAGGTAGAACCAGTTTTTCTACCGTGAATGGTGCCGATGTCTGATATTTTTACACTATATCCTATCGCATTTAAATCTGATTTAAATCTATTAATCAATTTGGTATAAAGATCAATTCTATTTTCATCCTTATCGGCAGTAAATTCAATTTTATTCGGATGTTCTCGATTGATAAAATCTTTAGCAATTTGAATGACTGTACCAAATACCTGAATACTTGATTGACCCATCATTCCGCTGTTTGAAAATCTTGGTCCGTGGACAGCGCTAAATTCTAAATTATAGTCATCGTCGTCTCCACCATTCATTGGCAGAAAATCTACATTATAGTCCATATTTCCTACTTTAAATTTAGCAGAAGTGTCATAAGTCCATTTGTAATCTACAGCTTCGTGGAGATCAATCTTCCCACCTGGATTGATTGGCGGATTGCCATTCTTATCAACCTTATTTCCGAATTTTTTTGATTGTTTAGATATTTCGTCAACACCTACATCAACGGTTGTATTGACACCTTTCACTATCTTTCCTACTCCAAATTCATATAATCTCATAATTTTAATCCAACGGTAAGGGCGAAAAATTTCGGGTTGATTTATATGTGATATTTATTGATAACTGATTGATGATGAAGAAATATTATTGAACTTTTCGTTAGATCAGAAGCCTATTTCCCCCTCGAATTTCTTCGAAAGGGAGAAAAACTTTTCGTTGAGTCGTCAGTTAGCAAATTCAATACCTGCTTTCGCAGTAAGGTGGGAAGCATTTACCTTTAATTTCAATTGGTTTCCGTGTAGTCAGAGTACACCTTCCGGGATAAAGCACAAAATCATTTGCCAAATTTGTGCTTCATTGTAAGTTGATAAGGTTAGATCAGAGCTTACATCTTGCGCGCCAGCGTAGCATTTAATACGCCTTATTTTTAACGTGTGCTACCCCCGTAAATCAAGAACAGACAGATCCCCACGTACCTTGCCAACCCAAGGGTGTTCTGTTGCCAGAACTTACTCATCCCGTCTATGTCCGAGCCAGAGTCTTGCAGAATGTTGGATGTAATTTTTCGAGGATGGGTATTAGTATGGTGTTAGTAATATGTTAGTAGTTCAACCAATATATTATTCATCAATGTTGATGGTCAATTTCTTTTTCAAACACCATAAATATCTTCAAGAGGACAAAATATGGTCAAACTTGAAATAAACCAACTACCAAATTATCCAACTCGTAAAATGATACCACTTATGCTTGATGAGGATGGAAAAGAAATCGATCCACCAAAAGCATATCCAATACCTGATTTTGAAATAGTTGAAGAAGAGCGTATTACTATTTTGGATCAATCCTATCAACAACTAAATCACAAATTAGCATTGAAGTTAATTCATTTTCTTTATGGTCCTGTGGAAATTACCTCAAGATTTACTAAAGGTATGCCAAGTCCTAGGTTGTTTTTTAAAGAATTTCAAAAGAACAATTGGATTGGATATAACCAATATGGCAACCCGCTGACACTTTTTACCAGTGATATACAAGGACTCAATAGCACGATTTCAAATCAAATGATTCTGTCAAATTCGTATGTCGTTGATATGCAGCATCCTTATTGTGAGCAGATAATGCAAGTTAGTAAGGAATATGAAATTTTAAATTGGCCTTGGGCTACTTTGGAAATATCACTCGATTGCGTAAGAAAAGGTGATCTAATTTTAGGACAGATACAATTGTACGAAATTGATCTTTCTGTGAAATATTATATTGAAATTGACGATATTACACCGTTTACTGCGTACCATTTGACACGATAACTTCTATATGTTAGGCTAAAAGCCAATATGGGAGGTTTTTATGTTATTGGAAATGGCGATTGGTGATGCATATGGTATTGGCTTTGAATTCTGCAAAACCAATAGTGTAAACGATTTGTCGCGATTTTATCAGCACCCAAAATATTCAAACCTAATACCTGGCCAATATACAGATGATACCCAGCGTTCTTTAGCTAATGTTATGGTCATCACACGCAAAGATTATCTAAATCAATTTGACTATGCCCAGGCTTATATTGATGAATTTAAGGCCAGCCCTAGGGATGGTTATTCAAGAAGATTTCAAGCTTTAATTGAATCCTGTAACAATGGATTGGATCTATTAAGCAATGTCCGCCCTACTAAAGATTCCAATGGCTCGATTATGGGAGTTGCTCCTGTTGGATATTTGGAGAAAATCAGTGACGTAAAACGTGCCGCAGCGATTCAAGCTATGGTTACTCACAGTTATTCCACAGTACCGTATGCTCAAATGATTGCCCTCGCTGCCCATTATTTTCTTTATGATCTTGGATCTAAGGATGATCTTCTTGAATTCATCAACGATCAATTAGATGAACAATATTTTATAGTTGATGGCCGCCATCCTCTAAAAAATACCTTTTCTGATATTTTCAAAGAATCAGAATATGAGGATATTATCGAAGCTTGTGATATGACTGCACAAAAGACAGCTTATCATTCCTTATATGCAGTATTGTCATATGACAATTTGGCAGATATGTTGAAACATTGTATTGATGTTGGCGGCGATACTGATTCACTCGCGGCCTTGTCTATGGCCATAGGATCAAGTTCTAAAGAGATTGAAAACAACTTGCCCAAGCATTTATACGATACCTTGGAAAATGGAACCCGTGGTAGAGATTATATTGACAGTCTTGACAATGTCTTGAATAACGTATATTTCCCTAATACGTGGAAAGCTCGCCAAACGAAAAAATAATTGGAGAATAATATGACACCTTTCGAGAAAAAACTTCTTACTCTCCGCCAACAGCTTATTGGTGCCCGATATTACAATGCTCTTACGGCATTGGATTTTGCAATGGCTTACCACACTGGTACTCGAAAGGATGGCGTCACTCCTGAATTTCAACATCAGGTCGAAATTGCACTATATGCGCTAACGCTTGCTGATGTAAAATATCGTGAAGAAGTGATCGCTACTATTATGCTTCACGATGTTCGCGAAGACTATAGTATTACTGATTATGAAATTGCTCATCTTTTTGACAGCAATGAATTTACTCTTCGAGTAAACCAAGCTGTGGAAAATATGACCAAAGAATGGCGCGGCATTAAAAAGGATGAAGCTCAGCTTTTTGAAGCAATGGCCATTGATCCTATTGCCAGTATTGCCAAAGGCTGTGACCGAATTCATAATTTGGGATCAATGGTCGGAGTTTTTAAAATTGAGAAACAGAAGGCTTATTTGGAAGAAGTTGACCGGTTATTCATACCGATGCTAAAAACAGCTCGAAAGAAATTTGCATATCAGCATAATGCATATATGAATATTCTTCATATGATGCGTAGCCAATGTGATCTCATTAGAGCGATTCATGAAGCCACCTAAATCAGTAGTTTTTATCTGGAAAAAGTACGGCGTCCTGCGCAATAAAAATTGTGGTGATTCGTGGTTTGCTCGATTTGAGTTTGGAAGTAAAACTTACCCCTATGTTGAAGAACTTCGATTCTTTAAAGACAGATCAGAACGTGATGCTTTTATAAAGGAACAAAATCGATTGATCAAGATTTATGGTCACGATGAATATTACAATCTGTATCGGAATTTAATCAAATGAATGCTATAATATGTCTAGGATTATATAGCTTGATTATGGTCACATTGGCGGACTTTGTTGAATTTGAGCTCACGTTGATAGATATACTTTGGCCAATATCGATACCATACCGCTTGATAAATTATTATTTCGGCAAGCCTATCAATATGGAAAATTTTTTTCTAAGAAAGTGAAAAAAGTTTAAAAAAGTGGTTGACTCCGGACTAAATACATTATATAAAGTATAAATAACTTTGTAGAAACTTTTATAGGAAAGTGAATTTAAAATGTTAAACCTAGTACTCAATCCAGTTAATTTGTTAGGACTCAATCCTAATCAATTGCCTGTGGGTGACTCGGGGACAGCATTTTAAAATCTAAATAAAAGATTTAAATGAAGGTTACCCCGGGAAACGCAAGTTTACCCGGGTTTTTTATTGCTTACAAGAGTTTAGTTTAGAGTGTGGTGAAATGGTAAACACGGGCGGCTAATAACCGCCCCCCACAGAGGAAACGAGCATTTAAATGAACGTTGCTGGTTCGAGTCCAGCCACTCAAAACTAAACTTTTTGATTTGGATTGAACAATGATTGATATTGAACAATATATTCGTTTACCGTTAAATGAGCGCCAAGCACATTTGAAATTGGAAGAAAATTGTATTGTTCGTGGCGGCCCTAAAGATGGTGGTTTATCATCGTATTGTAAGGGTTTGATGGCTCATATATTGGATACGACAATACCATCTGGTATGAAGATACATATTTGTCACGCTTGCCATAATAAACATTGTTCAAATCCAAAACATTTATATTGGGGTACTGCTAAAGAAAATGCTATTGACAACTATAATAACGGTGCTAAAACAGCCCGTGAACGTACAATAGAAAAATATGGCATTGAAAAGGCAAATGAAATTTTTAAATTAAATTCAACCTTGGCAGCGGCTAAAGGAGGAAGAAAAGGAAAAGGAAAACCAAAAAGTGATCATCATCGGTTAGCTTTATCAAATGCTGGTAAAGGAACTGTATGGTTTAACAACGGTTTTAAAAATTTAAAAATTAAGATAGGTGGTCAAATTCCGGAAGGGTTTGTTCAAGGAATGATTAAAAAATAATATATGGGGCTGTGGCTAATGCGAATGGTACAGCTAATAGTTTTAGAAACTATGCTTTTGAGAGTTCGAGTCTCTCCAGCCCTACCAGTTTAATTACTGATGCTATTTGACATTGTTGATTGATTTATGTTACTGGTAGGACCTAAAAGATCCTATCAGTGCCAGGAAGGTAACGGGTAGTGCTGACTACTTCCTGGATTTGCTCCTGTAGCCCAAATGGAAGAGGCGGCAGTTTCAAACACTGTACAGTGTGAGTTCGAGTCTCACCAGGAGCACAAGATGATGGTTTAGTCAGGGGTTAGCTCAATTGGTAGAGCACCTGGTCTGGAGCCAGGGGGTTGGGAGTTCAAGTCTCCTGCTCCTGACTAAACCATCATACTTAAATGCGGTTGTGGGCAAAAGGTAAAGTCGGCAAACTTAAAATTTGTGTCATATTGTGGGTTCGAGTCCCACCTACCGCACAAAAAGATGAAAAAGGCGTTGACAACGTTTTAACATCAAGTTAATATGCGAAACAAGAAACGTACTTAACAGTAAGTTTTTCGTTTAGTGGTATTTCTTTAATAGCCCTAATAGGCTGGGATTACGGAACGCTATGTTGAAGGACATAACTCGGAAATCCCCGTGTGAGGCGGTCATCCAAAGTGGTAGTCGAATTATGGTTGGAAGAAACGGAATGTAAGGACCACCGAAATGGTGCAAGGCCATTATAACCGGGGATTAGCTCAGCCGGGTCAGAGCGCCTGCTTTGGGAGCAGGAAGTCGTAGGTTCGAATCCTACATTCCCGACAATATTAAGCAATGCTGTCATTAAGTAGTAATATTTTTTGATAGGAAAGGCAGCCATTATGGCGGTAAGCTGGATATATCCATTAACTCAATCATTTGGGTGTGGAATAGCCCGAGCAGAAGTTGGGATCAGGTCCAACCGTTGTTTAATATTAATGCCCTAGTGGTGAAATTGGTAGACACACTAGATTTAGGTTCTAGCGCCAAAAGCGTGGGGGTTCGAGTCCCTCCTAGGGCACCAAAAGATGGAGACGAGAATGGAAATTCTTAAATTGAAGAATCCTTATCTAAATGGATTTAGTGATGAAAACGATCCAGTTGCTCTGCAATATTTAGATAAGCTGAAAGCGATTAAGGAAGCATTATCATCAGGCCGCCTCTATTGCCAATATATAGATGGCGATAGAAAAGGATCAATTGCAAAATTGATCCCAGATCCTGCCTATTCTCATATTGAGGATCGCGCGCCATCTATTCGATATTCAAGTTCGCACTTTCAAAAAGGTCCTTGGTATCGATTTGAGAATGATATGTTTTTTATGATTGCGACTTGGAATGGCCGCAAGAATAAAGTTAAAGAAACTTGGTCATATTATAGTCAATTTGAATTTATTATTGGCGATGATATAGAAACTGTATGGCAAAAGTTTGATGCACAAACGGCTAAAGAAGAAGTACTCAAGAACCCCAATCAAAAGGATATTGATGGTAATGTTCTCAATGTCGGTGATGCAGTAATGTTTGTTAATGCACGTTATGGCTCACGAATGGTACTTGAACGTGGCAGAATTAAAGAATTTAAAGTAGTGGTTGATTCGAAGAAAACTTCTATTTCAACTGTTATTGAGAATAGCGAAGGTGCTTTAAGTACATTATCATATCCAGAAGATATGGTTTGTAAAATTTAAAATGCGGTTATGGTGGAATGGCAGACACACTATCTTGAGGGGGTAGCGAGAGAAATCTCATAAGGGTTCAAGTCCCTTTAACCGCACCAAAAAGAACGTTGCGAGTAGCTATCGCATAGTTAGGCTGATATCCTGATGAAGAATCCAGTTAGCCCTGGAAAAACTATCCCTGACTTGGAAAGCTGGTTGACATAACATATAATGTCACGTATTGGGATTTATACGATAAATTGAGCCGTGGAGGTGAGCGTTGATCTAGCTGATCTAAAGTAGGCTAGGGAGTGATCGGACCCGTGAAGCGGACAATTAAATCCCAACATCTGGAAGTAGCGCAGCCTGGTAGCGTACCTCATTTGGAGTGAGGGGGTCGGAGGTTCAAATCCTCTCTTCCAGACCAATTATTGTGCGGATGTAGCTTAATGGGTTGGTCGAGCTAGATAAGACCAAACTTAGTGGCCACTAAGTAAAGCGGCAGGTAGTTAACCTGGAGAAGGTGGTTCGATTCCATCCATCCGAGCCAAAAAGAAATTGAACATATTTTGTTTGTGTGGGTAAAAGCATTGACAACGTTAGTATTGCCTCTATAATCTAGACGTTGTGTGGGTTCAAGTCCCTGAGGAGGCTTCAGCTTTTTAACAGCAAATATGTCAATCATTCCCCTGGGGTCCTATCGGTAGGGACGCCTGACTGTTAATCAGGTTGCTGTAGGTTCGAATCCTACCAGGGGAGCCAATTAGAAATTCAAACTAATGATTAATTAGGAAACTTGCCAATGGGTCGACACAGACGCAAGGATAATTTTTAAAAATTAGGGAGATAGGAGAAGTCCTGGGCGGGCGCCAACCTTTATGGCTAGCCGGCGCGAATATAGGGTTCAATTCCTTATAGTGGAAAACAAAGTCGTGTTTTTCATCCTTGGGCAGGGTAGGTTCAATTCCTCGCTTCTCTGAACGCAACATATTCCCAATGGGCCCTATTGGCAGGGGCACGACGCTGTTAACGTCGACGCTGTAGGTTCGAATCCTACATTGGGAGCCAATTTGAGGTATGATATGAATTACAAAGGACATAAAGATAAAATTTATATTTGTGAAAATTGTTTTTCTGAAATAGCCTTCAAAGGCTATTCAAACAAGCACCGATTTTGTGATATGAAATGTGCTGGTGAATTTAAAGTTAAGGAAACTAAAGATAAAAATTTAAAATTATTCCTTCAAGGTAAATTAACGCGCAGGGATAGAATTTATGAAATATTAGTTGAACGCGATGGTAATTGCTGTTCTGTTTGTAAAATTACCGAATGGAATGGTAAAGAAATTCGTTTATGGGTTGACCATATTGACGGAAATGCTACCAATAATTCACCGAATAATTTTAGACTGATTTGTCCAAATTGTGATTCACAAAGTGAAACTTTTGGAGCCAAGAATCGAGGCAATGGAAGAAAATCAAAAGGATTACCGCAATATGGGTAATATTCCGGAGTAACTCAATGGTAGAGTAACTGGCTGTTAACCAGTAAGTTGGGGGTTCGAGTCCCTCCTCCGGAGCCATTAAAGTTTAGGCAAAAAGAGAAGGCGGTTAAATTCCGTCTAGGCGAGAGATCAAGGGCCCATTTATGGAGGTCTTGGCGAGAGAATATAGCATAATGTTAATGTGCTTTTTGTCTTACCATTTTGGTATAGTGTAAAGGAAAAGTTCAGTAAGTTGCTGAAAAGTTTCTAATAAGCTTATCGGAGAATAGTGAAAGTATTAACAGTAGCAAACGCAAAGGCTATAAAAACCGTGAGCTTGGGAAGGGCAAGACAGGCTGTTAATATGGAAACTGGGATTTGATAAGTGGATGATTAACTTAGTAAGTAGGTGAAAGGCTTAGTACGTGGTAGCACGCCGGCATAGCACTTGCGTTTTGGAGCCGGAAGTGAGGTTCGAGCCCTCTTACCAGAGCTAATAGAAATTATCCATCGTCTAAACGTGGTACTAACGATAGGGAGTGATCACCTGACAATAGGTCGATTGAAAATTAGTATTGAAATCTACCAATCACGTGTAAGGTAGAAAGTAAAGAAATGTTTCTTTCAGTTAGGACGCCGCCCGTGGAGGGCGGAAATATCAGCACACTGATTGGATAAACCAATGTGTAGCTTAATTGTTGAGGATTTATTTTCAACAATTAGTTCGTAAGAATGTTCACCGTATGGTGTAGGACGTTCGGGATATAATTGCGGGGAGGGGCATTATATCATTCATCTAGATGTGGGAAAGTTGGTAATCCGCCTGTTTCGGGAACAGGAGACCGCCGGTTCGAGCCCGGCCCTCTAGACCAATTCTTGACATAGCATTGAACTAATGCTATTAGATTTCTATTAACAATTTAGCTCAGAAAGGATATGGCGATGTATGATCAGTATGTATGCGTAATGTTCCCGTATCCTAGTGGCGCTGGCCTGCATTTGGGTCATTATTACAACTATGCTGTAATTGACTCATATGCTAGGTGGCAGCGTTTTAAAGGTCAGACGGTTTTTCAACCTTTTGGTTATGATGCTTTTGGCTTGCCTGCAGAAAACTATGCTCGCCAAATTGGCGGTGATCCTAGAACAATAACTAATCAAAATATTCAAAATTTCCGTAAACAAATGCGAAATATGAATACTTTGTATGACGAACAGTTGGTTACTTGTGAAACTGATTACGTTAAGTGGACCCAATGGATCTTTAATGCTTTGAAAGATCGTGGATTAGCATACAAAGCTTGGGGTGAAGTAAATTGGTGTGAACAGTGCGGGACCGTGTTGGCTAATGAACAAGCGCAAAATGGCATTTGTGAACGCCACGGAACTCCTGTTGAAAAACGTCAAATGAATCAGTGGTATTTCAAGATTACTGATTATACTGATCGATTGATTAAGAATTTGGACTGGATTGATTATCCGGAAGGGACTAAGAAGCAACAGCGCAAATGGTTGGAGGATCAGCAAGATTGGTGTGTCAGTCGTCAGCGTTCTTGGGGCTGTCCTATACCAATTGAAGGTGAAACTGACACCTTGGACACTTTTGTTGACTCTTCATTTTATTTCTTGCGCTATTTGACTAAAAGTGAAGATGAGTTTTTGCCAGCTGATCAATACAAGCAAGTCGATCTGTATGTTGGTGGCCCAGAACACGCTTGTATGCATTTGATATATGCTCGTTTTATTCATATGGTTTTGTTTGATATGGGAATTGTTCCTGAAGAAGAGCCATTTAAGAAAGTTATTCATCAGGGTATGATTACCAAGGATGGGAACAAGATGAGCAAAAGTAAAGGTAATGCCGTTAGTCCTGATGACTATGATCCTGACGAATTGAGAATGTATTTGATGTTCTTGGGGCCATATTTTGAAGGTGGGGATTGGAGTGACCAGCATATTGTTGGTGTTCGCCGCTTCTTCAATAGGATGAAAACTTGGTTGGGAGAAGCTGGCACTGAAAATATTGACACTTCTCAGTTGGAAAATCAAATTGATCATTATGTTTCTACTTTCAAATTTAATAAAGTAGTTTCAAGTTTTATGGAATTTATGAACAAAAATAAATCCAAAAAAGTTGATAATGAAACTCGAAATAAAATTGTCAGAATGTTGACTAATTTTGCCCCAGGGTTTCGAATTTAAGTAGTTGACAGTGAATAGATTGTTTGCTACTATGAATACATAAGCAGTTAAGCAGTTTTGGTCCACGGTGGTTCCAGCAAATGTTGGAGGGTAGATGGTTCGAATCCATTTAAGAAAACCTGGGTTAGGTTTAAACCAAAAGAGCGTTCAAATCGCTCCGCCAAAAACCGTTTAATTATTATGCCCACTTGGCGGAATTTGAATATGATAAACCTTGAAAATATTGTTGAATCTCTCAAAAGGCAATATCCTGAATATGATTATGAGATATTGAATAATAAGATTGGAATCTGGGATCCTCCTGGAAACCATTATAAAGGAAGATACCATATACAAATTGCAGAATGTGAAATAACTGAAGACAAAAATTATGATCATAATTTTTGGATAGATTTTTTAGAAAAATGTATCTTTATTCATAGAATGAATAAGTATAATTTTTAATTAAAATTTGCGTCAACTATAAATAAAGCTAAAAGGTAACTTTATGCTTTGTGATTATGGTTGCGAACAGGAATCAAATTTTGTTCTTAAAAATGGTAAAAATTGTTGCGCAAAGAGTCAAAATTCATGTCCTGCAATAAGGGCTAAGACTGGGGCAACTGTTAAGCATCAATTTAAATCTGGCAGTAGAAAACGTCAACCATATGTTTATGCTGATTTGCCTGATGAAACAAAAGAGAGAATGAAATGGAACAAAGGAAAAGAAATTGTTCCAAACGAAATTGTGTTTGCTGAAAATAGCAAATATGATAATGATGTGGTTAAAAAAAGAATTTTACAAAACAATCTTTTAGATTATAAATGTGCCGAATGTGAGTTGACAGAATGGCAAGGCAAAAGTATAGTGTTGGAGTTAGAACACTGCAACGGCGTTCGAAACGATCATAGGATTGAAAACTTAAAGTTTTTGTGTCCAAATTGCCACTCACAAACGGAAACGTTTAGAGGAAGAAACAAAAACACTGGAAAAGTTATTGTTACTGATGAAGAGTTGTTGACAGCGTTAAAGTCGACTGCTAATATAAGACAAGCTTTACAGAGTGTAGGACTTGCTGCTAAAGGCGGAAATTATGCTCGAGTTAAAGCTTTAAAATTAAAGTTTAATGTTTAATATGCCCACTTGGCGGAATGGTAGACGCCAGGGACTTGTCGGAAAGAAACCTTAGGGTTTAGAACGCCACTTAGTATGGCGACGGTGCGAATCCGGAATCCGAAAGCTAAAATCCCTTGCCCTTTGGGCGTACCGGTTCGAGTCCGGTAGTGGGTACCAAATGAGAAGTCGTATGGTTGGTTTCATACTACTTGAATGATATAAATTGGGTTAACACAGTTTATATCAAACAAGCTGTCCCTGATAAGCCATATGTGGGAAGATAAGCTGCCCATTTGACTATGTAGCTTGAGTTATTGTAAACGGAGATATAGTAATGACTGCTGCTACTTTTGCTGGACTACTTGTTATTATGTATGTCCTTTTTGTAATTGGTAAAGTTCTTGAAAACTACTTGCCTCAGAAGCAGCCAAGTTATGTTAGTGGCGCTGGCGCACCGGAACCTTCAGCAGAGGCTAAGGAAGCTGCCCGTCGTTATAGAGAGCAGAACCTAAATCCGTTTTATTGATATGAAAAATCAAGAACCAACGGATGAACAAATAAATGATTACTTGGTTGGTAATCCGCATGAAAGTTGGTTTACAGCCAGAGAGAAATTAAGAGATAAAGCTTATTCAGAAGATCACAAGAAACCGGAAGGTATGACTTGGGGTGAATATTGGAAAAGCTTTTAAAAGTTCGCACTGCCCGATATGAGTAACACTGAAAAGTGAAAAACTCGGAATTACTTAGCCCAAACACTTTGGGATGCAAAGACGGTAAGGAAAAAGGAAGTGACGGTGCGAAACTTGCGGGTATGGCGGAATTGGTAGACGCGACTGACTCAAAATCAGTTTCCCGAAAGGGAGTGGGGGTTCGAGTCCCTCTACCCGCACCAAACTGGAAGGATTTAAATCTTAGCAGTTTGACCTATTTGAATGCTATGTTAGATTAAACTGGCCTAAAGCTGCCAATCCTAACGGATCGTGGCATAGCAAACAAGTGGGACTGCTAAACGTACTAAGCGGGATTGGAACATGTGCGTGACTTTGCTAAGTTTCAGAGTAAATTTAGCTATTCTTCAGTGGTGGAACTGGTAAACACATTAGACTAAATACATTATGAAGAATAATTGGAAAGAAATTCAGGAATATTACGACAAAGGTTTTAGTATTCGAGAATTGGTTGCACATTTTAAAATTTCGACTAAGTCAATACATCTCGCTAAAAAGCGTGGCGAGTTTGTGACCAGATCAAAATCAGAGAGTGCTTTATTAGTAAAGAAAAAATTTGGCCAGAAGGTATTGTCAAAATCCCATAAAGATAATATATCTAATGGTATGAGGGCGGCCCATAAAAATGGTAATGCTTGGAATATTGGCCAAAGTAGATGGAATAATGAACCAAGTTGGCCAGAACAATTTTTTATGAATGTGGTCGCAAATGAATTTGACGACAAGAATTATGAATATGAAAAACCATTTCATAAATTTAGTTTAGATTTTGTTTGGGAGCATAAAAAGAAAGTAATAGAAATTGATGGTGAACAGCACGATCGCTGCTTTGAGCAACGTAGACGTGATGAGGAAAAAGATTCGTTACTCCATCAATATGGATATGAAATTTTACGTATCAGGTGGAAAGATATGTTTAATGATCCAAAAGTTTATATTAAACTTGCAAAAGATTTTATAAACTAATATTCCGATGTAGCTCAGCGGTAGAGTCGGTGACTGTTAATCACTTTGTCGGAGGTTCGAATCCTTCCATCGGAGCAAAAAGGAAAATGGTATGACTTGGATGATTTATCCAGATAATATTCCAACAGAATCAGGTTATTATATGACTTTATATTATAATCCTGAACGTAATGAAGAGCTTTACAAAGCTCTTTGGTTTAGTGTTGATATTGGTAAATGGACTGGACCTTGGCCTTGGAATTATGAATATGGGAAAGAATTTACGACCACTGATGGTCATAAAGCTCGTCCTATAATTTGGAAGGGTATTGATGTAAAGAAATATCAACCATTATCAAAAGCTCGATAATATACCCAATGTGTGTATATTGAAGGATAAAAGAAAAGATATCGGCACCTAGTTGGTCGCCGGCGTACTATGTGAGCACAAAACCAAATAGGTATCAGATATTTGGCACAAAAGCGTCACACATAAGCGGTTTGGGAGGAGGTCCGCGGTCTTTTCAATTTTTCCATAAATATCTAAAAGATTTGTGGAGATCAAAAATGAAATTATTTGAAATAGATCAAATGAAACTTGCTGCTAAAATGCAAGCCATTATTGATGATCCGAACACTAATGAAAATGTTAGAGCAGTAGCTAAATCAAAACTTCAACAGCTTATTGATAGTAAAGCTGGCCAAAACGTAACTTATGCTTATACTGATTTTGGTGCTACTCAAAAGATTAAAGATTACAATAAGGTTTTTATGGTAATTGATCGAACCGTAATAACTTTTAGAGATATGGTTGATTCCATTAGAAAAGTTAATACAACTTTTGTTGATTTTGACAATGGGACAACTGATAGTAAATCACCATCAATTATACTTAAAGTCAAAGACGATGGCAATGATGTGAGTGATATAATAAAAAATTCTATTAAATCATCTAAATTTACAGTGTCAACAGTTGACAAAATAGATGATAATATGTATAAAGCATATATACAGTGAATAGAAAATGTGGATTGAACAATTTATTGCGTCCGTTTTAAAGTTAAGTGAACTTGAAGCGAAGATCATTTCTTATCCATAAATCGGGGATTGGCCTAGTCTGGTAAGGCGCTTGCTTTGGGTGCAAGAGATCGCGAGTTCGAATCCCGCATCCCCGACCAATCTTTAAGAAAGATGGCTTATGAATGTTTATGTAGTTGTACTGCATACTAACAGTGTAGATTATGATTCTGGTTTGGTTGATGAATTCACTGACATCGTAAAGGTCTTTTCAACCCCCAATAAAGCAAATGATTTTCTAGAGGGGAAGCCTAAATCATCCTCGGGCCCATTCAGCAAATGGTTTACTATTGAATCATATGAGGTAATTGAATAATGGCCTTTGAATGTAACAAGTGTTGGCTCGTTCCCTGTGAATGTGGTGAACAATACAAAAATATGACAGTGTATCAACTTGAAAAACTTAGAAAGATCCTGAACGACGTTATTAGAAATAGGGTTTATGAGGATTATAAACGTGATCAATCGTGGGAAGGGCCGGGGAACAGATAAATGAAAAATGGTAAAGTAGCAGCAATAATTTCAGTAATGAAGAAGCACGGGTTTGTCGTTAGTTCAGACATAGCTGTTGAGTTGTTAGCAGCCATTCAGACCCGAGGTGAATCCGAATATGAAATTGGCGATTTTGTAGAAATTTACGAAGGTATGGGCGAATGCGGGTTTGGCGAAATTGTTGAAATCCTTGGCAAGGGCCGCTATATGATTAACCATTGGGATATGGCGAACCAAAACTTTTCTCATAAAAGCCCAAATAGCAGTATATCTGGCTTGTCAAGCAAAGAGGAAGCTATAGATTACTTTCTAATAAGAACTGGTCAGAAAAAATGAAATTAAGAAATATCTTTTTAGCATTAAAACACCAGTTACCTTTTACTCGTTTATTTCGAAATTTTGTTATCACTAGAAATGCCTGGGGTTTATTTCATCAAAATTCACACATAAATCAATCGACAGGCAACCCTAAGGTTTGCTACAACACGATAAAATCGGCAACTAAAGCTGCTGAGTCGATGAAAAAGAAGCACAATAAACATTTCAGTGTTTATAAATGTGTTTTTTGTAATGGATACCATATAGGTAAGAATCGAGATAACAAATGAATAATGAATTAAAAATCACAGTGAGTGGTATGACTGGAACGGGTAAGAGTCATTTATCACAATTGCTTAGTGAATTTTTAGAAGCAGTAGGATTTAACGTTGAAATTGATAACGACGAGTTTATTGATCTTAGCGAAAGATTGATGGAAGTAGTGTCAGATATGGCACTACAGACTAAAATAGTTATCGAGGAAGTAAACATACCCCGCCCAGCCAGAAGGGGAAATTATCAGGAGATATAAGACCAATTGGAGGAAAACACAATGTTCTATGTAAAGAAATACGATGAAAATGGTGATAAGCTAGGCAAGATACGACACGATGATATCTTGGATGCATTTATGAATATGGGTCAACATTATCGTAATTCTGATGTAGAAACTGCCAAAATGGTCGGTACTGATGGTAAAGTGTATTCTGTCTACATCAAATTTGATTAAAAGGGTGTAAGTAAAATGTGTGATCATCGAGCCTATTTTTGGGAAACTAAATCTTATGAAGACTGGAACGGTGACATTCAAGAAGAACAGAACTATGTTTCGGAAATGACATTTGTGGATCTTGATTTACATCGATACCACTGTACTCAATGCAAAGAAGTTTTTTATTATTCAGGCGCAGCTCGAGCCTATTATGAAGACGGAGTTAAGACTGATATTATAGGATTGGATAAATGAAACACACCGTTGTGGCAGGGGAAACTCTTTGGAGTATTGCTGAAAAATACTTAGGCGATCCATTTAAATGGCCTCTATTATATCGATTAAATTACCAAACAATCATTAAGGCCCAAAAACTTCCTGGTCGTCAAAAATTTCGCGGCCCTGATTGGATATACCCAGGTACAGTTTTGGAAGTCTAAATATGACTGCCTTAGACCGATGGGAGAAAGAGTTTTCTTTTAGGCTGAGTATTGACCGCTCTCCGGAAAATGACCAATATGATCGATTCAAAGATGAATTGAATCAGCATCGAATTCCTTATATGATGATGGGAAGCCAATTAGGGTTCAAATCATCAGAAGATTTAGCAGCCGCTACTCTTTTATATTAGACCACCTTGGCTTGACTTTCGAACAGTTTACCATTATAACGCCGTTTAATGTCTATGTCCTGACGTTAAACGGCCGCCCTTCTATGAAGGCGTTAAACCATACAAAGTCTTTAAATATACGATATATGTTTGGAGACACGGAATGAATTTTGTTGTTAAGAGTGATGTTAATGATCCAAGTAAACATTTAGTCTATGTTGACCAAATTAACGTAGGTATTGTAAGCTATCACGAATTATCTAAAACTGGATGGTATGAAGATGGGGATCGTGGTCATTTTGTTTTGATGTTTGATATTGAGTATGATGATCTGATAAACTGCATTAGGAAATATTATGGATAAAGCGTTTAGAAGAGCCCGGCGTAGCTTCACCCAAGAACTGATAAGGAATGATGAGCGTATGCGGGAACGCTTACCCTATCACGTAATATTCAAGGACTATAATAAAAAATCTCATATCAGAGATGCAGTCCTCAATAGTGATTTAGATATCGAAATATGGAGCAGTGGCGATCTGCTTTGTTTTAAAAATGAACAAGAATATTTGGCTGCGGTTTTAATTTCGTGAATAATCATTTCCCGTTCGATCTCACAATAATTCGGACATATGACGAATTTGATCCAGTTAAGGATCTGAAAGCATTACTTGACAAAATGGGAATAGAGTATATATTCGGCGTTGATACTTTTTATTTTAAAACTGATGATGAAAGAGAGTTAGCCCGATGGGTAAAGTGAAGACTGTAGCATTATATGCAGGATCATTTGATCCAATCACTCGCGGCCATTTGGATATTCTTGACAAAGCATTGGCCACCTTTGACGAGGTGCATCTTTCAATCGGTGTAAACCCGAAAAAAACTCGCTTATTTGATATTAAATCTATGATGGCTTTTATAGTTAATTTTGGGTCATTGATGGAGCATTTTGGCGCAGATACCTCAATAAAGCCAATTATGAAAACTGTTGGCACTTGGGAATATGAATGTTCTCATCCTGGTGTTCCAGTAGTTTTAAGAAATTTTATTGGCAGCATAACTCAACACGCTGCTGATCTAAAAGCTACTCATCTAGTCAGGGGCTTGCGCCAGGCAAGCGATTTTAATGACGAATTTTCACTCACTGGCGTAATTGGCCACGTTAATAGTGATTTAATTATGACTCACTTTATTTGTAACGAGCGCTTTCTTCATATCAGTTCAAGCACTGCTCGTGAATTGGCATCCTTGGGTGAAAATACCAGTTGGCTTGTCACGCCATTTGTTGAACGCGCTTTAAAGGATAAATTTAGTGATACTTTCTAATGAAGAATATTGGGCAAACCGGCAACAGATTTTTATGGATTCTGATTTTGGTAAAGAAACTGAAGCAGAGTTTCCATATAAAATTCAATTTAATGATACAAATAAATGTATAAGATGTTTTGATATATACAAAAACGAAATCCCAAGTCAGAACAGAAAAATGTTTCACTTTGGAATTTTATATTTTAAATATTGGTCAGACTACCAGTTAGCTTTGGCGGTCCTGGCATCGATGGAAAAAATGAACGTCCCTAAAATTAATTAAGGGGAAATAGCTTGGTTTGGCATAGGTGCTAACTATTGGAGGACGCTCCAACATTGGTTGAATGAAGAGGCAGTAATCTTCGCCCGGCGCAAAATAAAGATCGGTGGGTTCCGAGCTTGGTCGGACAAGTAAGTTGGTGGGTTGCGCCTCACCTTTCTCAGCCTCCAGAGATTAATCTGCTGGTAGATTATTGGAAACAGTATGAACCCGAAAGGGAAGAGACAGAAATTACGGAAACGGTGTAAGCCCGTTATTTTATAGGAGGTCTTGGTGGAAATTGTAATGGATGGCTATAAAATGTACATTATCAAGCACAAAGACAATGGGCAGATGATGAGATTTTTCCACGAGCAGAATTTACGCTGCGATTATGATTACTCAGCAGGTGAATATTGTTTTTACAATGAGGCAGACTATCTGGCTGCAATGATAATGATATGAGCAAGAAACGATTTGTGAAATTAATTCGAATCCAGGGTGAATATGCCAGACGGGTAGAATTTAAAGATTCATTAGATAAGCACGGCGTAAAATATACTCAATATCATAACAATATTGGGCAGGAATTTATTTTTCACAAACCATCAGAATATGCGGCAGCAATGTTATTGATATGACTTACAGGCAATTTAGTTTTAAAGATGTTGACCCAAATACTCGTGTTGTGATCTTGGATGATTTTCAGCCTATGCATTTTTTTCATAAAATTTGGAAGTTAGAAGTTGATCGCGCAAATGATATAAGTGAAGGATTGGCAGCTAATGAAATACAATACCAAGCCTATCTGAATAGAGACAATGGTAAGATAGTTTTCCATTTCAATAGTGAAGAAGATTACACTATTGCAAAGTTTTTAGTATGAATGTAGATAAGCATCTTGAAAGATTATCGAGGCATTTTGCTACAACGTTTCCATATTTTATAAAAAAAGATTATTGTGAGTCAGATTGGTCTGATTTTTATCAATCCTTGAAAGATTATAATATTGTAACTGTTGCCCACGATGGTGGCTTTTATTTCAGAAATCACGATGATTATTTGTTGGCACTTTTGTTGAAGTAAAGGTTGACAAAAGGTTTTCCATTTGCTAATATTAATTCATAATTTATAAACAAATATAGAATATGAAAATCTACAATTGCCTTTATTGTGGCACTGAAAATAAATGGTATCACAGTAAGACAAACAAATACTGTAATAATGTTTGTCAAGGAAAATATAAATGGCAGTTTGAAACATTGCCGAGAATTCTAGCAGGTGGTGGTAAAGATCCATCAACGTTAAAAAAGTTTCTTATAGAAACAAGAGGCGAGGAATGTGAAGGTTGTAAAGTTGGACCAATTTATAATGATTTGCCATTAGTATTACAGCTTGATCATATTGATGGTAATAGTGATAATAATTTGCCAAATAATTTAAGATTGTTGTGCCCTAATTGTCATTCACAAACTGATACATATGCGGCCAAAGGACAGGGCACTAGATATCATAAAAAGAATAATAAAAGAAATTTATATTTGCAAGCTTATAAAGCATAAATAAAATATATGGGCGGTTAGTTAAATGGTATAACCTTGCTTTTACACAGCAATGTCGGGGGTTCAATTCCCTCACTGCCTACCACCACACAAAGCCCATCCTTGTGATGGGCTTTGTCGTGATAAGCACTTTTTTGTAATAAATCCTTAATATTAGGAGTTTGGTGTAGTGAAGATCGCGTTAATTGGTATGCCCACCAGTGGCAAATCAACAATTTCAAATGAAATCACTAGACTTACTAATTATTCTCATATTGATCTTGATCATATGTTAGAGAACCGATTCGGAACAACATTGCAAGAATTTATTAATTCATATGGTGAAAATGAATTTGTAGATCAAGAAAACTCATTAATGCTTGAAATTAAATATCCAGAAGATTGCATTATTTCCACAGGCGGAAGCGTCATTTATGCCACAAGCGCGATGGAAAGGCTGAAAGCTGATGGTGTTCATTTTGTATATTTAAAAACCTCCATTTCAAAATTGGAGAAACGTTTGCACAACCAACGTGATATGCGTGGCATCATTATGCGCGGCTGTAAAAATTGGTCAGAGCTATTAGCAAATAGAAGTGTACTTTATAGTAAATATGCGGATACCGTCATTGAAACTGACGGTTTATCTTTGAGTGATATCAGTCAAAAAATTATTGATCTGATGTGATGGAGAAATTGAATCAAATGATCAAATATAAAACTATTTGGATTAGTGATCTTCACCTTGGGAGTAAAGGAGCGTCTGCAAAAGAACTCCTTTCTTTTTTGAAATATACCGAGAGTGATAATTTATATTTGGTTGGCGATATTATTGATATGTGGCAATTGAGTAAAAAATGGTATTGGCCAAAAGCGCATAATGAAGTAGTTCAAAAAGTCTTAAAAAAATCAAGAAAGGGAACTAATGTAATTTATGTTCCTGGTAATCACGATGAAACAGTTAGAGATTTCTTACCCTTAATGCTGGGCGACATTGCTGTTGAATATGAATCAGAATATATTTCAGTTATGGGTGAACGATTCTTAATCACTCACGGCGATCTTTACGATGTTATTACTCGATACCATAAATGGATAGCTAAATTGGGTGATGCAGGGTATAATTTTTTAATTAGCGTTAATAGATATTTGAATTGGTTTAGGCGAAAATTTAAAATGGGTTATTGGAGTCTGAGCCAATACGTGAAAACAAAAGTTAAAAATGCAGCATCTTTTATTGGTGATTATGAAAATTCAGTAGCAGAAGCCTGCAAGCTACGAAAATATGACGGTATTATATGTGGGCATATTCATCACGCAGAAATGCGAACAATTGATGGCGTAAAATATTTCAATGATGGTGACTTTGTTGAATCAAAAACTGCATTAGTTGAAGAACTTGACGGATCATTTGTTATACTTTCCTGGCAGGATGATTCATTAGTCGAAATCGCTCGTTGGTCACCAAACGCCACAAATGCAATTGCTCATAAAATACCAATAGTTTTGGTTAAGGATAATTAATGAAAATATTAATAATTAGTGATTTAACATCTAAACAAATTAACGGTGTGGTCACTACTTTTCAAAATACAATTAAGGAATTGAAAAGTAGAGATTATGAAGTGAATGAAATCAATGCTGATATGTTCAGAAGCCTGCCCTGTCCGGGATATAGGGAAATTAGACTATCGTCTGTGACTCCTAAAATCATCGGTCAACATATTGAAAATTTTAATCCAGATTATATTCATATTGCCACTGAAGGCCCGATTGGGTTGGCGGCGCGTTCATACTTGCGTTCAATCGGTGACAAATGGTCATCAAGCTTTCACACTAAATTTGCTGAATTTGTTGAGGCTAAAATTGGCTTTGGTGCGAATCTAATATGGAAATTTTTGAAATGGGCATATAGGGACGATGCATTCATTTTAACAACTACCTCATCGATGCGAGACGAGCTTGTCTCTCACGGTTTTAATCGAGAAAGAATAAGAACTTGGTCAAGAGGTGTTGATCCTGATATTTTTGTGCCTAATCCTTTTGGGCAAAAGGATTTAATTTTCCTAAATGTTGGACGAGTGTCTGTTGAAAAAGGCTTGGAGGATTTTTATAAACTCAATCTACCTGGTCATAAGATTCAAGTCGGCGAAGGCCCTGAATTGGAAAAATATAAGAAAAAATATCCAGATGTGGAATTTGTTGGTGCAAAGCGTGGCAAAGAGTTGGCTGCGTATTATAGAAATGCATCTGTTATGGTATTTCCTAGTAGGGCTGATACTTTTGGTGTAGTTATTATTGAGTCAATGAGGTGTGGAACCCCGGTTGCGGCTTATCCGGTTACTGGACCAATTGATATTATTCAAAATGGTAAAAATGGTTTTATGAGTGAAAATCTATCTGACGCCATTGATGAATGTTTAAAAATTGACCGCAAAAAAGTGCTATTCAATTCAAATCAATATAATTGGAAAGATGCTACTGATAAATTCGTTAAAGCACTTATACGTAGAAAGTGATAACTACTTAGTGATTAATTAACTGGATCAGTGATCACTATTGTATTGCCACGTAGCATAACATTGTCTGGATTGAAATCAAAATACTCAAAATTCTTAGCAATCAAGTCTAAAGCTTTTTTAATACCTGGCTGATTTTTATCAAGCTCGTCAATTTTGGCCAACATTGTTTCCGTGCCTTCTGGGCTCATATGCGATCTTGAATTTTTAACATAGTTTAGATAGTTGTAAACTGGCGCTAGACCTAACTGTATGTATTTGGCTTTATCAACTGGTTCGAGACGTTCTATCCTTATAGCAGTATATCGGTCATTAATTTGGAACATTTTTCCTTTGATTTTTGGAAAGTGATCATTAGGATTGGATAGAGTGAGGTTGATGAATTTCTTGTACGATGAATCGTCATTGTCGAAAATTTTAACAATAGTATTTTCGCCAGGTTTAGCCCACACGCTGGCATATGCACCGCGGCCAATTTTTTCATAGCCGTTAGATTTCAATATGTTACCTGCCAGCCCACGTGTCCTGGGCATATCTAATTCATTTAAAATTTTGTTATTGACAAACTCATCCAATCGCATATATTATGGTCCATATAAACACACCGATATTTATTGAAAAATAAATTCGAAAAATTTACAAAAAGTTTAGAAAAAGTGGTTGACACGGAATAAATAGTTTTGTAAAGTATAAATACATTAGCGCAGGAAGCGCATTTTAAAAGGAATAGGGAACTTCAAATGTTTACGAAATTTGGACAATTTAAGGGACAGAAAGCTGTTGCGACAGTCGCAGCGGATCGTATGACCTTTGATTGGGCCATTACGGAGGGTGTTCGAGAATAAAGTTTAAGAAAAAACTTAATTCGAAGGGCACCCGGGAAAAGGAAACTTTCCCGGGTTTTTTATTACTTAAATGGACGATTAGCTCAGCGGTAGAGCGGCACCTCGACACGGTGAAGGCCACTGGTTCAATCCCAGTATCGTCCACCAAATATATGGCCCTGTAGCTCAGTGGTAGAGCGGTAGACTGAAAATCTGCGCGTCGGCAGTTCGATCCTGCCTGGGGCCACCAAGTGGAAATGCGGAACGAGACCGCTGGTAACCACTTTAAATAAACCTAAATGGGCGTGATGTGGATGAAATTGGTGGCGGTAACACCAAGAGTAAAAATCATCAATAGAGGACAAAATGATCCTCTATAGCGGTCAAGCCAAAACGCTGGCAATATAGATCGCTGGATACAAAAGCGAAAATATGGTCCTGTAATTCAATGGTAGAATAGCCGCCTGATAAGCGGTCAACGAAAGTTCGATTCTTTCCTGGACCACCAATTTATTTTGACGCGCGAAGGACAAGATGGTTAGTCACAGGTCTCATAAGCCTGATCCTGGTGGGTTCGAGCACCACTCTCGCAACAAAATGGCTCTATGATATATGGGTATTATGCTTGACTGTCTATCAGGCAAACCGGGTTCGAGTCCCGGTAGAGTCGCCAATTGCCCCAAAAGCTCAACTGGAAGAGCAGACCGCTTCTAACGGTAAGGGTGTGGGTTCGAGTCCTACTTGGGGCGCCAATTACTGTTTCGGAGGATAACGAAATGACTATGCAGGAAGCAAGAAGCTAAAATTAGGAAAAAAGTTCAAAAAAATGGTTCCACTTTATAGGCATTTTGCTCGAGAGTGGGAAGAAGAACTTGATTTTAGTGAAGAAATGCTGTATGAATTATACTTAAACGAGTCAAAAGGAATTGGCTCCATAAGTAGGACCAACGGTTTTGCTCACGGAAAGAAGATTTTAAGCATTACTGTTGAGATGTGGAAAGAGGATCTTTGGATAACATTGTTTCCGTGGGAATTATTCGAAGATCCTCAATTACCAGATTGGTGGATCATTAGTGTATTCTCAATCGATAAAAAATAGGTGTTTTGATGGTTTGTTTAATTTTAGGTGATAGTATAGCAGTTGGTACCCACCAAGCATTGGCGTATCAGCATACTGAATGCATACGCCAAGCTAAAGTTGGCATTTCATCAAAAGTAATTGACAGGTATCCTGTAGTTGAAAACGCTGACACTGTTGTAATTTCTGCCGGATCAAATGATGATCCAAGAAATAATAACGTTCCAACATTTGAACATATCAGGACAAAATATATTGGTAAAAAGGTAGTTTGGATACTTCCTAGAAACCGAACTTTAGCCAATCAAGTATTACAAGTTGCCAGAAAATATGGTGATGCTTATGTTGATGGTGTTGGGTTTAAGTCAAATGACAATTTACACCCAGCTAGTTATGCAAGTATGGCTCGGGCAGTCAAAACTAAAATGTAAATTTTCTAAAGAATTGATTCTTTAATTAGTATGGTGAAAGTTTGGCCTGAAAACAAACTTAGAAAATGGGAAATTAGCTCATCTGGGAGAGCACTTGATTTGCATTCAAGAGGTGATCGGTTCGAGTCCGATATTCTCCACCATTATGTATAGTAAGATCCCAGGGCGGGTCGACGGATAAATCCACAGTATTCATTTAATGAATATGCTAATGGTATCGTTTTAGGTTGGTTCGATCCCAGCACTATACACCAACCAAAGATGCGTAGGATGCAGATACTTCGATACTTTGTCTCGTACACAAACCAAAAAAAGACTGTATTCGCTTTTATCACTTTGGTAATTATTTTGATCAGTAGCGTAGGATTGGGTTACTTCGATTGCAACTCGACCGATGGGGGTTCGATTCCCTCTTCCTCCACAAACTTTATGGGGGAATAGCTTAATGGACAAAGCGGTAAAATTTCTCGATTCGCCTTTATCTCTGATCAATCTTTTATGGGGATGCTGGACGCGCCAGCCCTGGGAACCCGGGGTATCCCGCAATTTAAATTAATTTGCTTTGCGCGCGGCGAGACGGTTCAATTCCGTTTATCTCCACCAAAACAAGAAAACGGCAGCGTAACTTAGTCTATACTAGTTAACATTGACTAAGCCATCGAGTGAAAGTAGTAGAGTTTGGTGTAGGCATACACTTAAAACTGATTTAGTCTCTACATTAATATTGAAGCGGTGATGCTGCCACCAATAATGCCGAGAAAGCTGTGCGCGGTGCCAGCAGAATCCATAACAGACGATGGGGTGATCCTTAGTAGGCGGTTCGACTCCGCATCTCGGCACAAATATAATATACCCCTGCCCACTGGATGGGACCTGACGCTACGAACGTCGGTGAGCTGGTTCGAGTCCGGCCAGGGGTGCCAGAATAATTTGAGTCTATATTCTCCCCGGGAAGTCCGTTTAAAACCCACAAGTCCGGCTAAGACAGGTGCTGGAGGTTCGGAATATAGACCAAACAATGCCCTATTGGTGAAACTGGATATCACAGGACTTTGCGAAGGTCCAGTCTCAGGTTCGAGTCCTGAGTAGGGCGCCATTTTAAATTATGGACACGTTGAGCAGTAGGTTGGCTCACCTGACTCTTAATCAGACGCGCGAAAGCGCCTTGTGGGTTCGAACCCCACCGTGTCCTCCAGTTTGCTTAGGCCTGACTGTAAAGAAGGCCGCCGCGTGGTTAACAAGAAAACGAATTTAAATTCGTCGAAAGTTGAAAAAGTTGCTAACAGATTTGCGGAGCAACTGAGCACCTGACTTTTAGGTACTCCCCTTTTATTTTGTTTTTCACCATTATAAAAGGCACAATTGGCATACCAGGTAGGTTATTAATAACTCCAAAAGTGTCACCGGGTTACTATCTTCCCGGAAATTTAGGAGATAGATAGTTTGGGGCCTTAGCTCAGCTGGGAGAGCGCTTCGATGGCATTGAAGAGGTCAAGGGTTCGATCCCCTTAGGCTCCACAAAAATTTCGGTATGCGATGGCTGATTGGAGAAGCCTATGACCTGCGCGGTTATGATAGTGCGCACCTTGGGTTCGATTCCCACATACCGTCCTAATTTGTTGCCCATTCCTCTAATGGTAAGAGAACTGGCTTTGAACCAGACAATTGAGGTTCGATCCCTCGATGGGCATCCAAATCTTTGAGTAAGTCAAGCACGTGGTAAAGGATGGCGGTGAGCTGATGTGTAGCGTTGCCATCTACTTAACAAACAACTTTTATGCTAGTGTAGTTCAGTGGTAGAACGCTGCTCTCATAAGGCGGATGTCGCAAGTTCAATTCTTGCCACTAGCACAACAATATATTGAGCGGTCTAGAACTACGTAAAAGGGGTGGCATAGCTGAGTTCAGCGGCGCCCTTACCGCCAATTAAAAATATGGACCGTTAGCTCAATAGGTAGAGCAGGAGACTTTTAATCTCTTGGTTCCGAGTTCGAGTCTCGGGCGGTCTACATAATCCAGTAGCGTAGGATACAGATACTTCGGTAAAACTTTTGTCTCAGAAACAAAACTAGTTGGTTCAAATCCAACAAATATTCCCCGAAAAGGAATATATGTTCTCTGTGTTCGGTCTTATCTCTGGATTACTTATGGGGCCATAGCTCAGTTGGGAGAGCGACACACTTGCAATGTGTAGGTCGGGGGTTCGACTCCCCCTGGCTCCACAAAAACCAGCAGCGTAGAAATGAGTTACTTCGACTGTTAATCGACTGGTTGTGGGTTCGAATCCCACTCTCTCCTCCACTATGGAGAGATAGCTCAATGGTAGAGCGGTAAATTTCTTGTTTCGATTTTTTCTCTGGTTTTTCTTATACTTAAATTCAATTCCATAAATAAAGATAAAAGGATATCTATTATGCGCTGGAATGAAATTAACGAAGATTCGCCAAGACCGTTTGACAAACCAGCTAACTATGCTGCGCCGAAGAGTGATGATGTAAATAAAACAGAAAACGACGAAGCTGGAATAATTTTTGGACATCAAGTGCCTAATTGGGCTATTGATGATGATAAAGTTGCAGTTTTTGGGTCTAATTCAAATTTTATGCAAGCTCAAGTTTTTAAATCAAAGTCCGGAAAGTTTTTCGTAGATTTTGGTAAAGAAAGAACTCAGGAATTTAATTATGCTGGCCAGGTTGAAAATGCTCTAAGAAAGCTGCGAATAACCTCATTCGAGCGTATTGATTATTATAGACCATCGTCCTACTAAGAGTGAAATGGAACGATGAGATTCAATGAATTCATAATTGAAAGCAAACAAATAGCATTAGCTAAAAAAGCATTCCAGCAACTTTCTCCCGAAGCTAAGAAAGCAATCGAGGACTGGGAGTCAGTTAATTGGATTGGTGGCAAGCTTGAGCAGCATTTTAAAGCTAATGATGAAATCGCTCAAGAAATAGAACGAGCTTTTAAGCCAGTTAGAGATTCAATTCCAGGTCAAACTTTGAAATTATATCGTGGTATAATTTATGATGATAATTTTAAAACCTGGGAAAACAAATATTTGGAATCTTGGTCAAGCGATCGACGAGTTGCTGAACATTTTGCTGGACTCCGTAGTAGGCAGAACGGCCCTTCATCACTACATAAGGTCATATCTGAACCAGAAGTTGACACTCTTGTTAAGAAATATGAAAAAACTGGTTTTTTGAAATATGCTGGCAAATATTATGTACGCAACAAAGACTTACCTCAATATTACAACATTTATGACAAGAACAAGCAATTTGTCACAGATGGCGATAATTTGAAAGCTGATCTTATGAGTGACCAAGAATGGGCTAAAAAATCAAACGATTCAAAACTTGCCAAAGGCGAAGTTATTGAAAAAGAAATTGATAAAAATAAAATAGTTTGGTTAACTAATAATTTGAATTCAAAAGAATACCTTGTTAGAAAGTAATTTACAAGATTCCAGTGACAAATTGAACAAGTGGAATCCACCAAGTAATTGCCGTGAACGGTGGTGGACACTTTAGTAAATTGGGTCTCACGACGCGGCAACGTCCCAGGTTCAAGTCCTGGCTGGTAAGCCATAAAACTTAGCAATCATCAATATCACATACCGAAGTAGCTCAATGGTAGAGCGCCGGCTTCCAATCCCGGGCGTTGTGGGTTCGATTCCTACCTTCGGTGCAATAAATATATTTTATGAAATATATTATCTATAAAATCACAAATAATTTGGATGGAAAAATTTACATCGGTAAACATCAAACAATGAATATTGATGACGGCTATATGGGCTCTGGTAAATTAATCAGACGAGCGATCCAAAAGTATGGTGTTGAAAATTTCACTAAGGAAATTTTGTTTGTTTTGGATTCTGAAGAAGAGATGAATTTAAAAGAAGCAGAAATTGTCACGGAAGAATTTATAAGCAAAAATAATACTTATAATTTGTGTTCCGGAGGCAAAGGCGGCTTCTCATATATCAATAGAAATGGGCTTGGAGTTTCAGAAAATCAAAAAGAAGCTTCACGTAAATTTGCCTATAGAAATCTTGAAAAAATTAATGCTCCGGAAAATATAGATTTGAAGCGGGCGGCGATGGCTAAAGTTAATCAAATTAGAATTGATCGAGGCATAAAACCATTTCTTGGCAAGAAACACTCAGAAGAAACTATTGCCAAAATGAAAGAATCCAGCAAGGGCAAAAGCACTGGTAGCAAAAATTCGCAATTTGGAACAATGTGGATTACTGATGGATCAGTGAACAAAAAAATAGATAGGGATTCTATAATCCCAACTGGATGGAAGCCGGGAAGATTGATGAAAAATATACCCTAAGTGTTACGGTAGCACGACGAGTTCCAACCTCGTTAGCGTGGGTTCGACTCCTACAGGGTATGCCAAATTTAAGGCTTGACTTTGGCCAACCATTAGTGTAAATCAAAAACCTACAACAAAATAGTTTGGAGGTTTAAATGAGCACTGCTCTTGCATTTATTACTGGTTTGGCAACTGCCTACCTTTTTACCTGGCCAGCGTTGGCCATTCTTTTCGTCATTGGTTTGATTTTTGAACACAATCACCGCAGTGGTTGGGCGATTTTCTTTGGTCTTGTGGCAATGTTTGCTGGATATTTTTATTTCGGCCTCACCTTGTCGACGGTACTACTTTATGGTGCTGGCTATTTGGGTATTGGTTTAGTTTGGAGTTTCTGGCGTTACGGGCGTTATGTTCGTTCAGAAGTTGCTCGAATTAAGGCTGATACTTATATTAAGGAAAGCGAATATGCTAGTTATGCTAAGGGCTTGTCCCCAGCTAAGCATATCGGTAAGATCACATCGTGGATTATCATTTGGCCACTAAGTGTTGCAAATATGCTTGTTGGTGACATTGTGGACTTTGTCCAGTATGGTGTGACTAAGCTTTTCAAGATGGTTTATGTCAAGATCTATACCAGTTTGGTTGCTGATCTTATTAAGTGATACGTGATGGGGCTTAGGCCCCATCAAAATGGTTCGTTAGTCGAGTTGGTTAAGACGCTTGCCTGTCACGCAAGAGATCACGGGTTCAAGTCCCGTACGGATCGCCATTAAATTGTCCCCGTATGACGCAGAATATGTTTGAAAGGGAGAATGAGATGATTGAAGAAATTCAAAAGCTTAAAAATACTAAGGCAGGTTGCCTTGACCCAATGCAGAATTTGATCGCTTGTGAAGTATTTGAACATTCAACCCTTATGGGAGTAGAAGAACTTTACCAACAGATGTATCAAGAATATTGGGATGACGCAAATCAATGCGTTGAGGATGAATATGAGGAAGCTATGAAAAATGGTGAAACTTATTACCATCCAGAGTGGCATAGGTTTGAAATTGGTGAGGTAACTCGCCAAGACGCTATGAAATCTGCGTACCAACAAGGATGGATTAGGTTAATCTATAATCCACTTGAGCAGAAGCTGTATGCTGAAAGTGTTCAGAAAATTTTAAATTCTCGAAAGGGATATTTAGAATTTATTGCTGAATGTCTGGACAAAGATTGCACTTTGCAACTGTCCGCTCAAAAATAATTTACCTATAGGGCTGATGAAACTGTATGAAAAATAACAGCATTATCCCTCTTAGTAGTCGCACGGTGCATTACCGCTCCGCCTGCTTGGGTGTAACCAAGGCAGGAATTATATTCCCCGGCGTGTATGTGATGGTCTCCGCTTCTAGTAGGTAAACGTTGGGGCATCTAACGGGTTAGACTCTGCGCTTGCACCGCGGAAGAAGGGGTTCGACTCCCCTATGCTCCACCATTATGAAAGGATCGTTATGAACATTTATAAAATGTTGGATGAGTTCCCGTATGGGATTGTGGTCCTTGAGGGGGATTATGTTAAGCATATTTGTCTTTATCCTTCAATGCCCACACAAGCTGATGCTGAAGGATTGTACGATGAACTTCAAAAAGATCCGGAGCACGGAATGATTGGTGAAGATTTATCCAAGATGAATTTTTGTCCAGCCTCTGGCGAATTATTAAAAGAAGCTATAAGGGCATTTTCAAGTGAAAGCTATGAATAATAAGGATTTTGTAGAATATACCACTGATCCAGATTTATGGCCAGATCTTGTTGAGATCAGTGATATTTTAGTACGCTTCCCATTTTATATGAAATGTGATCAGTTCTCAGATGCGGTGTTATTGGCTGAACAATTTGACCGATATTTTGAAGACCAAGATTTGTTTATGGTGTGCAGACAATATGATAATTTTGTTTTCTTTGAGTCAGAAGAAGCAAGGGCTATTGCGGCAATAATTAAATAAAAGTAGTTGACAGACTATAAATAACATAGTAGATTATACAAATAACCAGCAGCGTAAAATACGGTTACTTCGTTTATTTGGAAAACACACCGTACTGTATTTGACTTTATCTCTGGTTTATGCGGGATTAGCATAGTGGTAATGCAGCAGCCTTCCAAGCTGAATAGAGGGGTTCGATTCCCCTATCCCGCTCCATTAGGACAGTGGCAAGCTGAAAAGCCTAAGTACACGGCGTCTCCTAATTACCCTTTTAAGGAACTGCATTATGTTTGAGCCATATGCAATTTTAGGACTTTCATTTGAAGAAGCTACTATGCTTGCAAATGAGAATGGATATTCAATTTTAGTTGAAGTTGAAGATGGTATGTGGTGCGGAGTCGCGCTGGATTATAATTTAAAACGAATTAAAGTTGAAGTTGAAGATGCACACATTGTTAATGTGAAAGGTTTAGGTTGATGGATTTTGTATCAGCTGGCACAATGACCCACGAACAAGAATCAAATATTGTTGAATATCAGATTGTTGATATTGATTATTGGGAGCAAGATGCTATTTTGTTCATTGGCGGTCAGCGTTTATATTTTCAATGGGATGCAAAAAATCCACCAACATTGATAGATGCTTTGAACTATTTTAAGAATGAAATAGATTCAAAATATGGAATAACAAAATAAATTTATGCGGGTGTAGCTCAGGGGTAGAGCATTTCCTTGCCAAGGAAAATGTCGAGGGTTCGAATCCCTTCTCCCGCTCCAAAAAGCCGCAAGTAGGTTAGTTGAAATAGACTAGAGTGGCATCCGTCCACACTTAAATATTTAAGTGCAAAGGGGATACCTACATTGCCTTTATAGCTCAGCTGGTAGAGCAACTGATTTGTAATCAGTAGGTCCGGGGTTCGAATCCTCGTGGGGGCACCAAAATAATATGCCGGTGTAGCACAATGGTAGTGCAGCGACCTTGTAAGTCGAAGGTTGCGGGTTCGAGTCCTTTCTCCGGCACCAAATATAGAAAGTAATTAATATGCAATTGGGTATGATTATTAGTATATTATTTGCATTTGGTGCAATAATTTCTCTTTTTGCACATCATCATTACAGTAAAAAATTTAAAAAACTCCCAACAGGACCAGAGCAGGATCATTTTCGCAAACTTGCAATGATCACATTGGGAATGATCGCAGGCTTTGCGTTGGCAGTATTTGTTTCATCGTCAACTATCGATGATCGCAAACCATACCAATATCCTATTATAGACCGAATTGATATTCAATATCAGTATGAATATATTGATGTTTGGGAAAATCCTAAGACTAAGTGTAGATATTTAATACACCATACTCGACTATCAACATCAAAACCTGAAATAAATTACCTACCCTCCGGTAAGCCAGATTGTCCAGAAAACAGATGAAATACTTGACAGATGGTGCAAGACACCTTATATGTGATCCATATTCAATAGAAAATCTGCATAAAATGGCAGATGATTTGGATATAAAACGATGTTGGTTTCACGATGGGAAATTTCCACATTATGATATACCAAAGCGTAGAATAAATGAAATTGAGGCTAAATGTGAAATAATAAAATCTGAAGATATTATTCGAATTATTAAAAAGACAATGCCACTTTAGCAATCTTGGTGATGCGGACGGTTGAAGCCCGTCTCAGACTGGTTCGAAACCAGTAGGTGGCACCAAAAAAGCCTATCGAGGTTCACTCCGTGCCAGTGTAGCAAAACGGAGAGTTTGAGTTTTCGAGCTTTCTCATTCCTTAAGAAAGGATCTGTAGTGCAGCGTTATCGAGTTGAAATATGGATAAAACGCGGTGATTGTGGTAAATGGGAAACTGATTTTACTTCTGATGATTTGAATCATATTCAGCAAGTCCTTTCAGGAAGACAGAAACCACTCAAGGATCCTATTAGAATTTTAATGATTGAAGATATTACTAGCTTTTTTGAGTTAGTTTAAATGGGTTGGTGCGGGGTAGAGCAGTCAGGTCAGCTTGCGAGTCTCATAAACTCGAGGTCGTTGGTTCAAATCCAACCCCCGCAACTAGAAAGGAATTGATTATGTCAAATGCCGAAGTAATATGGGAAAGCAAGTTGGATGACAAATGGGACTGTATTGTCACTCGAGTATCTGAATATCAAGGCCGTTTAATTGTTTCTGATAAAGATGAAATTATTTTAAATGAAAGTGTGCCATTAGCATATGGTGCTGCTTTCGGACCAGATATTGACGACGTTGCCCAATGGCAAGACAAGTGCGTCGAGGTCGTGGACAAATATCAAATGAATTGACGCGGGGTAGAGCAGAGGCAGCTTACTTGGCTCATAACCAAGTGGTCGGGGGTTCGAGTCCCTCTCCCGCAACCAACTATATTCTGTTCACAAAACGGCGTGGGGATGCTCGCGTGATCATAGCGCTCACTGATCTGAACGGGAAAACACCTACAGAATATAGTTAACGCTTTGTAAGCATTGCTGGCGATGCGCCGGATTCGTAACCCGGAGATAATGAGTTCGATTCTCGTACAAAGCACGGGCCTGAACGCCAAGGAGGAATGGCAACGCAGGAAAGGAGCGTCGGGGTAACACCTAACGCGCATTAAATCTAGGTTGAGGTATTTTTGTAGCTCGTGGTAGTTCCTAAATCAACCGAAAGCCCTTGGTAATGCTTGGGTTGCGCTAATCGCCGGTTCGAATCCGGTCGGGTCCACAGGGCACCAGCATCTACGCTCTGCTTTTGAAAATCCTTATTACCCGATAAGGGCGTAATTTATTACCAAAAGTATTCCGGTGCTGCTTCCGATTGATGATTGGGTGTCATTAATCAAACGTGGAAGGCGCTGGCCGCGAGTCCAGCAAGCAACTTGTGGAGAACAAGAACTCGCTATTTTTTTAAAGGAGAGCAAATATGAAACAGGTAAACTATCGACAATGTGGTTTAGCCCAGGATCGCTCTCGCGTAATCGGATGGATCGAAGAGCGCGGAGCCAAAATGGGTGCTCGCGTTGAAATTGAAGAACTTGGCGGCTTTTGGGAAGTCGTTGGAGTCGGCACCACGGTCCGCACCAAGTCTGAAGTTCAAGAAGCGCAGAACCGCGCTCGTCAACCTTTCTGTGCCTTAAAATCATATAGAGGTAACAAATAATTGACTTTTTATTGTTCCCTATTGTATTATTGCAATAGGGAACAAGGGTTAATAGTACCAATAGCCAAACCAGTAACCCCGAAAGACCCACAGGTAGAAATGCCGGTTGAAGCTGTTAGGGCTATTACTTAGGGATTTGAGATGGAATTTAAAAAAGGCGCAATTACTGTAATTGATGATATTTTTACTACACAAGATTGTAGTGATATACTTGATTATTACGATAACAATAGACACGATCTAGTACATCGAACAGATCATCGAAACAAAAAATTTCTATCAATTGTAGATCCTAAAACTAATTTGCCACGTGATGGCATTGCTAAAAATATAGCTATCAAGCTTTTAACTTGGATGGATTTTAGATACCGGATCGAATGGGGTCATATTGAAGAGCGTGAACCGGGTTCCCATTTGCCATACCACTACGATTTACATTCAAATAGTACGGTTTTCACATCTGTCACATATTTGAATGATGATTATGATGGCGGTTATACTATCATTAGACCGCACGGTGAAGAAAGTGATAAGTATAACATTAGAGTAATTCCAAAGGCTGGAAGAACTGTGTTCTTTCACGGTGCATACAATTACCATTGTGTAACTGAAGTAGAGAAAAGTAATAGGTACGTGATACCAATGTGGTATATGTTTATGCCTTTGGACTTGCCAGAAAAACTTAAATGGTGGATTTGATAAAATGGAATTCAAAAAGGGATCTATCAGTGTTATAGATGATATTTTCACACAAGACGAATGCTCAAGGCTGATAAAATATTATAATGATAATTTTGATAGAGCTATAATTCGCCCAGATTATCGAAATTTAAAATTCCTTGAAATTGTAAGTCATTATGACCAAAAGCCTTTTGATGATTTTTGTAAAAAAAATGTATCAAAAATTATGGATTGGATGGATTATCGATACAGGATTCAGCGCGCTCACATAGAACGTCGCCATCCAGGATCGTATATGAAGTGGCATTTGGATTCAGCTTTTGATTTAACGGTTTTTACATCAGTTACATATCTGAATGATGATTATGATGGTGGTCACACTGTAATTAGACCACACGGTGATGAAACTGACGATCACAATATTGAAATAGTACCAAGAGTTGGACGAACTGTATTCTTCCACGGTGCATATCACGATCATTGTGTGAGCGAAGTGAGCGGGGGAGAGCGATATACCATACCAATGTGGTATATGACTATGCCGCCAGATCTTCCTGATAAACATAAATGGTGGTTATAAAATCATATCTCGGTAATGCTCAAAGGTAAGAGCTAGGACCTGTCGTATCAATATAGGCAGGCCTGGATGCAGGTTCAATCCCTGTCCGAGGTGCAAACGGCAAAAACTGGATTGGTACTGGTTGACATACGCCAATTCAGATATTAGAATGAAGGCCAATTTAAGATACTATAAATTGGTTGTTTTGCCACCAATAGGAGAAAAAATCAATGGGACATCGTAACAAAGAGCGTATTGATTTCTCCAATTTTAAACGAATGGAAGCATTGAAACTTCCAGCAAATCGTGATGAATGGTTTCCTGCTCATCGCCAAAATGATTGTTTAGAAATCTATCTCAGCGAAACGATGGATCATAAGAAAAACTTCTTAACAGTGGTCGGCGTGAACGATGGCGATGATGGATATATTGTAAAATGGTTTGATGGGCACGACAATCCGGATGCTTTTGAATTATTCACAAGATTGATGAATATGGAAATCATATTTAAAAAGAATCTATATGATTTAGGAATGTATGATGACTAAGCCATATAAAATAATGCAGATAGCAAGTAATGATGATATTGAATATTTTGGTCGGTCATTATCTAAATCAATGAACGTTGAATTACCAAGATTGCTGATGCTTAGTGAAGTTGAAGCGATTTTGTCGAAAATGCACAATAATAAAGTGCAGGTCAGTTCAATTGTTAAAGACACTATTGAAGAACGATATATTGTTTTTCAAGACGAATTAACATATTGTGAATTTATGTTATTGGTATAAAATTTGGGAGTATAGCACAACGGTAGTGCGTCCGACTGATAATCGGCCGATCCAAGTTCGATTCTTGGTATTCCCACCATTGCCCTTTCCTCTAATGGTAAGAGACGCGGCTCTGAACCGTTCAATCGGGGTTCGAATCCCTGAAGGGCATCCATTCACCAATCAGTATCCAGCGCTGAATAAGATTGGACTAAGGTAGCGTAAAAATTAACCGCGCGCTAGGTTGGTGAATTACTTTTTCTTCTTTTTCTTTTTAGAATATTTGGCCCAAGCAAAGCCAACTATCGGAATGAGTAACGACCCCCAAGCCCATTCCCAATTGGCAGATAACCATTTGGTTATGCGTTGCTTGGTAGTAATGTTTACATTTACTTTACCAACGTATGTGTCTAAATATCGTTCAGCTTTTTCGCCATCAACTGTAATAATAGCCGTTACTGTAATTTTAACTTCTTTGCCTGGTCCGCTGGAAAGTGGCTTTAGTGACCATTTCCAAGTTGTATCCTGATCACCCATAATAATTTGACGCTGTGGTGTAAGATTGATCACGTCAAAGTCTCTAGCCTCAAGTCTAACTTCGACAATTCTAGATATTTGGATGTTTTGAGTAATTTGTTGCCCTTCTGGTAAATGTTCTTTCAACTGATCTATTGAAATTGAAGGATTGATTTTCACCACAACTTCGATATCATCATTAATGTTTGCTTCTTGTGGAACGCTATATCCAAAAGATGATTGCGATAACTGTCGAGCGATGTCGTCAGATGAAAATACGCTTTTAGTTGGTAATTCGGATCTGTTGGTTTGTGCTGTGTGAATGCTTGTATTTTCTTGAACACTACTAGCAGGTTCTATATTATTTAAATATTCATAATTATCACTAATTGACTGCTCATTGGTGTAGTCTTCAGCGGTTTCTGTGGTGACTTGTTCAGATTGTGAATCAAGTTGATAGCCTATATTCGAGTGTTCATACTGAATATTTTTCATTACTGCGCATCCAGTACATAGACTGCATATTAATACGAATAAAAATAGACTTAGTTTTTTCATTCTGTTATTTATAAGGATAACTATTCTCCCTACTACTGGTAGGTCTAGTAACGTGACTTTGAATCACGGGTGCGCGGACGCGCAAAGGTTCGAATCCTTGAGGGAGATCAAATTTGAGGTATTGATAATGAAAACTTTTACATATGCTATTGGAGATATACACGGTCGATTGGACCTTTTGGTTAAATCGATTGAACTGATTGAGCATCACCGTTTACAGAATGATGCATATGCTATAGTTGTATTTTTGGGAGACTACGTTGATCGTGGCCCGAACAGCAAAGAAGTGTGTGATATTTTAATGGCCGGACCAAATACTGAAAATACTGAATGGATTATACTCCAAGGAAATCACGAAATAATGTTAATTGAAGCTGGTCTAGGCGGTTTTTCTGAACAGAAATTTTGGCTTAATAATGGCGGTCAAGAAACGCTTAGCAGTTTTGGTGGCTATCGGGAAATGATTCCATATATCAAATGGATGCAAAATTTAACAAAATATTACTATGATGGTGAACGTGTATTTGTTCACGCTGGCATTAAAGACGGTGTTCCATTAGAGCAAACGCCTGAGGCTGTGTTACAATGGATAAGATATCCTGATGAATATGAGCCTAATTCCCCTTTAGGTTATTTGGTTCACGGTCACACTCCTAAAATGGGCCAGCCTTTGATTCTAAAAACCAGGTGTGATTTAGACGTCTGGGGAGTCGCTACTGGTAAAGTATGTGTTGGCGTTTTTGAAAAGGGCATCCCGGGCGGCCCGATTGATTTATTGGAAGCCAATATGGGATATAGAGCACTTGACTAACTAGGTCATCTTTGCTATATCAATGGGTGTGATTAACAGTAAGGAAATATAATGACAATTCTCCGTTGGGATAAACCGAAAAAAGTGATGACCGCCCAGCAATGGGGTGAGCATTATGGTTTTGATGGCGGCCCCATTGGTGGTTATGCCCCAAATATGAGTGAAGCTGACCAGCTTTCCTGGAAAGCCAAAATCACCGGTAAAAAACTTGGATTCCCGCAGGTAGAGATTCGAAAGACTACTGAACGTGGTAGTCAGGTAGTAATTATTATCAATTTGGGCGCTGGATATAATTACAAGTATTATCGAGCGGTTGATGATGATTATACTAAGTACGCTGATTATGCTGATTATTTGGCACAGGAAGGTGCCCATTATCATCAAAAATATCCTCAACAATATCCCACTCTTCAGGATGGCATTGATTTTATTTCCGAATGTGGTGATGAAGAAGGATTTTGGCGTTGCAAATATCCCACGAAAGGGATCAATGTTCATATAGCTACGAACGGCCCAATTCAAATGACTTTTGATGAAATGATGGATATGCAAAAGGCCATTGAAGAAGCAAAAGTAGCACTTACTAGTTTAGAGATTGCACCAAGCTATGCTAAAAAAACTGGCTAATCTTTTTATATCAATATATGAATTCCTTTATAGAGGATATGAATTTGCCACATTTCAGCATTTTAAATTGGGTGAATATGAAATTCATTATCTAATTGATTGCGGTGCTGGTTATATGGGCGGTGTAGATACCGTAGCGGCTTGTAGTGTGAAAGATGCATTAAAAAGTCATCGACAACACGATGTAGAAGCAGTATATTGCGATGGTGAGTTAGTATATGCTGCCAGCTGGGCTGATATACAAAGTTTAGATTGAGAGATGTATGCCCATAATTTATGAACCAAAACCAGAAACTTGGCAAGATGCAGTATTTCGTATCTGTTCAAATTTGAATGATGAAGAAATTAAAACCTTGAAAGAAAATAGCTATGCACTATTTCACCACGGCCTGGGCACTAGTATCCGAAACAACTGGGACCTGTGGGATGAAACGTCATCATTGTATAAATCATTTCAGAATGACCTTGGTTTGACACACGCTGACGATATGAGTGGTATTATTCTTCGTAGTGCAGAAGCTACTGCTAAAGGTGAACCAGTACAATGTAAAGAATGGGCTGGAGAATATTTAAAATATTGGGAACAGTGCAATAAATAAAATATATGGACGATTAGCTCAGTTGGTAGAGCAGCTGACTCTTAATCAGCGGGTCGTGGGTTCGAACCCCTCATCGTCTACAATTATTACAGTGTAACCGCGGAATAGCACTGTGTTGGCAAACGGCATCAATTTAGCCAGACTATAGGTTTGAAATTGGCTGTTCGGACCCCATACTGGTAGGATGGCAAAGTCGTGCACCTATTGGTTGGTGGCTACGTGATTAATCACATATAATGAGGTTGGGCCAAAATACTGTAATAATTAATGCTGTTGTAGCTCAGTGGTAGTAGCACTTCATTGGTAATGAAGAGGTCGTGGGTTCAATCCCCACCAACAGCACCAGATAAATATTTGTACTTTGAGGCACAAATAAAGAGGATCATCAAATGTCATACCCAAATGTATCTGATCACGAAAGTAGAATTGCTGCGCTTGAATCAAGAATTGAAGCACTTGAAGGTCAATCATCATCTGACAATAGCCTGCTTCAATTTTTGGCTAAATTGAAGAAGTGGTTCCCATTTATTAGATAATAGTGTGGCCCGATGGGCAGAGCTCGGTCGCTCCGAGATAGAGTTATAGTTTCTGTACACTGAAACTGCGTATGCCCGAGTAGCTCTTCTGGTGAAGACACTTGCTTTACACGCAAGTTAAGGTGAGTTCGATCCTCACCTCGGGTACCAAATTTTAGAAAGACATATTATGAAAGTCCAAATTGATCTAAAAGTTCTTGAAAATTTAATCGAAGCTCTTGAATTTTATGCAAATCCTGACACTTATTGGGCTTGCAGTTTTATGTTTGATCGACCGACTGGTGGCTTTGATGAAGATTTTTCAGACCACCAAGAATATAAAGATTTCTTGGATGGATCTGCTCCTGATTGCTATTATGAAGACAGGGAAAGGCCAGGAAAGACTGCACGTATTGCGTTACGTGATTATGATACTAATCCTGCCATACCAGTTGAAGGTGAAGAATGATAGATTTATTTTTTATCTTCATAATGTTAATAATGGGCGGCTGTATGGGCTACAGTCTCGGACGCCACCCTGGTAAGAATGTTTTTGATAAATTTATGTTTATGATAGAACAAACTTGCAGAGAAGATTTGACAGACGATAAGAAATAAGTTAGTATAAAGAATACATTGCCCGGTAGTTCAATGGTGGAACACTAGACTTTGAATCTGGGGGTTGTAGGTTCGAGTCCTACCCGGGCATCCAAGTTGGTTCATTCGGATTTAGGTTCGGGTGGTCAATGGCTCCTATTAGGACCAACGCCCAAGGGATTAATCCACGCCGTTGCTCTTCTGATAGATCAGTATGTTGACACAGGCTTGTATTTCCTTGTTAGAAAACAAGGTGGCGGAACGGATGTTCTTTTGAATTTAGGAGGCTTCGTTCGTGAAGCCTCCTTTTCCTTTGAGTGGAGAGTATATGACTGACGAAGTTGAAATGTTCAGGACCGAAGAAGAAGCAAAAGAATATTGGGACGATGTTACTCTTCGTGCAGATATTATCGAAGGTGTAGTCCGAACACTAATCGTAGCCAAGGATGGCACGTATAATCGCAACAGCGATGCATCATTTGATCGGTTTGATATCAGGTCTGCGGTAGCGATGGCGCTTAGCCTTTATACTGACAAGAACCTTGAATTGATTGAAATGATGAACAAAGTCACAACACGTGATTGACTTTAATTTCCTAAAAGTTTAATATCCTTTTCTACAAGATAGGAAAGTTTATGAATCCGCCAGCAAAAGACAAGTCGCCCATTGACGATTTCATTGGACCATTTTCTAAGAAACATCACGTTATTGCTGAAATTCTAAGTCCAGGACTTTGGTCTGAGTCATCTCACGAACACGTTAATTGGTGTTTGTGGGCTAAACAGTCTTTTTATCGTCGAAATACATATTTTGGCGTGCAATTTTGGTTTAAGCGTGTAGATGCGTTAGAACAAGCTGATAAAATCATTAAGGCTATTGAGGAGATTGAAAGTGAATGATAAATTTGAAAAACTGATCGATCGCCTTAGCCAAAAGATACGGCTTTCGGCTAATCCAGTTCCCGGATTTATTGTTGGTTTGAGTGGGACTGATTCAATCGTCACATTTATACTTCTTTATGAAGCCTTGAAGCGCTACAATCGCGAAGATCGTCTTTATGGTATTCATTACGTTAATGAATATCGAAAAAAGCCATCGTGGTTTGAAAAAGATATTATTCCTTGGTTGGCGGAAACTTATCCAAACACTCGGCTTGAAGTCCATACACCATTAGGTGGAAATTTTGATCAACAACGATGGGCTGATTTACATTTACGGGCATTGAATGAAATTGTTGTAAACGGGTTTGGTGAAAAGAAACTAAAGTTATTTGATCCTGGGCAAAACTACTGGGTTTCTGGTTGTATGAATGCCACTGAAAAAGCTCTTGGAAATTACAGCATTTTATCCAATAGCGTAAGCATTCAGCCCATTCAGACAATTTACAAGGGAGAAATTTTGGATATTTGTGTCGAACATAATGTTCCTGAAATTGCTATCGAAATGTCGCAAATTCCTGACTGCTTCTGTGGTCGAGAAGAAATTGCTGCTCACAATGTTCGTTTGATTGATGAAATTATCACTTACAAGTTGGATCCTTCAAAATATGATCCAGAATTGCTGGCTGAAGTTTATGCCTATGTTCAAGAAACTAAGCGAGCCAATGATTTCAAAAACAGGACACCATTTAACGTATGATTATCCATACTACGTTAATTCGACAGCGCCCGGGTGGAAAAATGGTGGGTATGCTTGGCGTATTAAAATATACTGGTGGTGATCTTTCAGGAATAGCTCAAGCATTATATAAACCATCAAGGATATATAGTGCTTGGCTTTCAATCAAACATTGGAAGAAAGTTACACATTGCGCAACATTATTTTATGATATTAGTAAGCATCAAGAACTTAGCTATGAATTACAAAAGTATGGAATCCAGGCCAATCATTCAGAATTTAAGCATTACAATTCAATGAAGGCTAAATTATATTTAGAAGATCACGAAGCTACTGTGTTAAGAATTATAGCTTGACACGAATATTTGATAGCTGTATAACGACATTATTACGGCAGTTGGTAGTGTGTAACAGGTTCGATCCCTGACCAATTTGTAATAGAATTGAGTAAGCCCACACAAATTTTTAGAAAGGTTGAAATGTCAAAGCGTATCTTTAAGCGTTGTGAAGCAATTCAAATACTTAATGATCTTTTTGATCCAGACTATATGGATGAATCGGATCGAATTGATTACACCAAGTGGTCAAACGACCAACTTGAAGGTGAGCTTTGTTGCTCAGGCTATATCCACGATGAGGATATGGGCGGAGTGGTAAATTAAAAAAAAAATGGACGGTTAGCTCAGTAGGTAGAGCGGGATCCTTTTAAGTTCTTGGCCGGGGGTTCGAATCCCTCACCGTCTACAGGAGAATAATCAATGATGGACCACTTTAAAACAGTTTTGGCGGTTACCTTCTTTTTTGCCATTTTAGGCGCAACTCTTGGTCCTCTTTTTGGTTTTCAACAAGTTATAAACCAGAAGCAAGAATGTTATACTCACACTGAATATGACAATACATTTTCATACGGTTGTGCAGGTCTTGGTTTGGTGTCGGGGCTTGTCCTTGTTTATCAAGAAGTTCGCCGCAATAAGGGTAAGAAAATAGATGATGACACAAAAAGAGATCAATCAGAAGATTGATGATATAGCCAAATGGGTCAAGCAAGGCCATAGTCAAAGTCCATCAAATTGCCGACTTTTGTTGGCTGAAATCCAACGCCTACGAGAATTAGCGAACACACTACGATGAACGAGAAGCGATTCTATGTATATGCCAGTTTCTTTAATGGCAAACGCGGCTGGTATAGAATCCGTGGAGTAGATTCTGGTGGCAATTATATTGGCAATTTCCCTGAAGGTGTTGATAAATTACCAGGTATGAAGTTTTGCCAAGATAGACCAAAAGGCAAACAAGTTAGTGAACACGTGGTCAAAGAATATTTTGGATATGTAGGCAAGGAGGTCGAAAATGTCAGTTGAGTATAGGTTTTCTGAAGAAGAAGTTCAGGAACGCTTTGACGAAATTATGGATCTAGTTGATAAAGAACGTGCCCACGTGATTATTACTCGCGATGGGGTAGATGTAGCTGCGCTAATTCCGTATGAAGATTGGGAGTTTTATCAATCACTAATTAATAGTGATTGGAAAGAAGTTGGAGAGCGTAATGAAGAAGGTTAATGTAGAAATTACCAATCGTGGCGCTGTTTATGTTAATGATACGCGGATCACAGGACGCCATACTAAATGGGGTGTCCACAATGTCGTATGCAGGTTGGATAAAATTCGCCTTGATAGTGTCCGCCAAGCAATCATAGATGCCGGTTATGGTCATATTAGGCTTGATGATCAGTATTGTGAGGAAATGGGAATTTGATAGCTATGAATAGCTATGCTGATCTTAAAAAGAAATATGAAGATCAATTCAAAAATGGCGAACTTTTAGGCCATAGTGAATTAGCGGAAACTTATAGAGACAGTAACACGTTATGGTTAAAGATTAAAAACAGGCATTCTGGCAACATAGTGCAATCTAATGTTATTGAAGCTATTTTTGATTGGTCGGAATATGTTGGTATTAGAACTGAAAGCTCATTGTTGAGAAATCCACTTGGATGGCGACGTCATCCAAGTATTATGTTTTGTGATGAGTATTTTACTGCAATATTTCCAAGATATGATTGGCAGAAAACCGCAGCAATAATTACTTGGGGTGAGTATTTTACGACGAGAAAATTAAATGTTCCTTCGAGCCAAAGTTATTGAAGTCAACAATCATTTCGATATTTCTATGATTTCATCTATTGTTATTGGTACTAATGATGCTGATGGTTTTAAGCGATGGATGGATAGAAATTATTTGTTTATTACGCTTGGCAGTTTTGGCACGATGGTTTGTCCAGTTGCTAATTTTGATCAATATGTAAAGCTACTATACCAAAGAAGTAACCAACCTAACATTGATAAAATTATTAAAAAGTGGGGAATTTATGACCCAAATCAAAAAACTTTTCTTGAAAAAACAAAAGGGTGGTTGACATTCAATTTTGGTTCGTTTATAGACGTGTAATGCCTCTGTAGCTCAGTGGATAGAGCGCCGTGCTTCGAACGCGGAGGTCGTAGGTTCGATCCCTACCAGGGGCTCAAATGATAGGAGAGAATAATGTCAGTTAGAGCAGCTTTAGCAAAACTTGCCGCGTGTGCGTGTGGATGTGCGGTTATTGGCGGCGGCGCCGTTCACGTCGCTGAAGCACAACGCCCAGGTATTTTGAAAACTGTTAAGCCTGTCAAAACGGCTAAACATACTCCATCACGCACTGTTAGACGACACCGCACGGTTGTTACTTATAGACCAAGTCGTACAGAACCGGTTCAATCAGCCCAAGTTACTCAGGTTATAAATGTTATGCCGCAAGCATTGCCAGAGCAGCAAATGGTCAATGCTGGTGGCGGCGCGACGGCGACGGTTGTTAGTGGTAGTTCTGGTTCTTCTGGATTTTCTGGATCGTTTGGCGGCTTTGGCGGCGGCTTTTTTGGTGGTTCGAGTGGCGGTTCAGTAATCATATCATCCACCTCAAGTGGTAGTACAAGTACGTCGACTAGTTCTAGTTCTTCATCAAGTTCAAGTACATCAACGAGCTCGAGCACTTCTGGTGGTATTAGCACATCTGGTGGTTTTGGCTCGTCAAGTTCTTCGTCGAGTAGTACAAGTGGTGGGTGGTCAACTTCTACGTCAGGGGGATCGACTGGAAATCCACCAGTCGACGTTCCTGAACCGTCTTCAGTAATTTTGTTTGGATTGGGAGTTTTGGGTCTAATTGTAGGCAGGAAGCTTTCAACCCCCAAGAGAGATACCATAAGCTGAGCTATCGCGGGGCAACTCGAGGAAGTTCAGGATTGGCGTGGGAAACGAGTGGGAGAGGTAGTAGGCTTGGATCAGTATGTCAAGCCGAAGAATGCCATAGTAAGACGTATCGTTCTTTGCTATGGTTCTCGCTAATCACCACCGTGATTGAGCCAACAAGCCAAACAGGACCTGGCAATTTCCCAGTTATAGGTCCGGGTTGGTGCAGCCCTGAAGCGATAAGCTTCGTGGATAATTCCGGGGCCAGACGTATGTCTGAGACGAATGATAGCATAATACAGAATCCTGGCTATAGGCTTATGGTAACTTGAAAGAAAGGCAAATAAATGTTTGGACGTAAAAAGAAAGAAATCAATACCGGATCCTACACTGTCGACTTTTCAGATAAAACTCAATCAGTAAATAATACTGATACAGTTTTAGAATCATATTTCAATGATCCAGTTGAGGAAGATGGACCTCAAGAAGATTTCAATCCAATCGACAAACTATACTATTTCCTGTCAGATTTGATGGATGTGTATGAGGATTGGTCTGTTTCTGAATCCGGAATCGACAATGAAGGATATACCAATTATACTGTAATACATAGAACAAAACCAATAACTGTCAATTTTAACAGTTATAATAATGAAAATGAAGCAACAGTTTTAATTTCTGGTGAAGATGTTGAAAATATTATAGGATATGATATGACAGCAGATTTGGCTGATAAAATATATGATATAATCAACGAGGTTGAGGAAAGATTGGAAGAAGAGCGCGAAGTTAGAAATAACGAATCAGCTCAACGAATTCTTGATATGCTTGGATATGGAGAAGATTGATGAAACTTTCTGAAACACAGCTTGATCAAATGATCACACTCTGGCACGATGATAAATCAATTCTTTGTGAACTCCACGAATTTTTGGGTTTGTCTAAAGAAGATTATTCTAAATGGGTTAAAACTCCTAGTTTTCAACCTGAAAGTGATTTGGATGAAGATGAAGTTAATTTCATTCTGAGTATGAAAGGAAGATGTTAATGTCGGTTCACATTTTTGGCGGTGGAACCTTTTTTCACGTTCGCAACCATATGGCGCTTTGCGCACCAGCATTTGGTAAAACTGCTCGATATATTAATACCTTTTATGACGATGCATTCTTGCATTTGACAAAAATGGCTGATCCAAATTCAATTCTTGATACCAATGAAGATGTTGAATATAAGCTTGATAAGCTCATTGAGGATCCTTATTGCAAGATCATCTATTTCAATGTTGCACTTTGTGATTATGAGGGATCTATCTTGGATGGCACTCTTGAAGATTGTATAACTCCATCAGGAAAATACGCTCCTCGACTTAAAACTCGAGAAGGTCTACAGCATATGCGCCTCACGCCGGCAGCTAAGTTGATTGGCAAGATTCGCAAGACTCGCAAGGATATTTTTGTTGTTGGATTTAAGACGACCTGCAACGCAACACCTGATGAGCAATATCTTGCAGCATTGAATATGTTGAAAGAAAATTCTATCAACTTGGTTCTCGCGAACGATACAGGTAATCGTCGAAATATGATTGTTGCTCCAGAAGAAACTCGCTATTGCGTTACTACTGATCGAAATAAAGCACTTACAACTTTGGTAGAAATGACCAATAGCAGGTCTCGAAACACTTTTACCCGATCGACGGTAATTGATGGCGATCTTGTTCCTTGGAATTCAAATGAAATTCCTGACAATTTGCGACAGGTGGTCAATCACTGCATCAAAAGAGGAGCATACAAGCCCTTCCGGGGATCAACTGCTGGTCACTTTGCAGTCAAGGTGAATGAACACGAAGTTTTGACATCTGTTCGCAAGACAAATTATAATGATTTGGATAAAAGCGGATTGGTTCGAATTGAATACGACGGTCTCGATAAAGTCATTGCGCACGGCGCGAAGCCAAGTGTTGGAGGTCAGAGTCAGAGAATTGTGTTTGACGAGCATCCAGATTTGGACTGTATTGTACATTTCCATTGTCCTACTAAGGAAAATGTTCGTGATTCGCTATCACACGTGGATCAGGCGCCATCAGAATGCGGGTCACACCAATGCGGGTCAAGAACATCAAAAGGATTAAAGTCTTTTGGGAATCTGGAAGCAGTGATGCTTGATAATCACGGGCCAAATATTGTCTTTTCTAAGGATACCCCAGCTCAAGAAGTTATTGATTTTATTGAAGCAAACTTTGATCTTGAAGCTAAGACTGGTGGCTTGGTAAGTTAATTCTTACCAAGCAACTCTTTCCAAGTAATTTGAATTCCGCGTTTTTTGTAAGCCTCGACTGGATTTGAATAAACTCCGGTTGGGGTTTCATTATTTCTAAAATATGTCAACCATTCTCTTGATGTTTTTGAATTTGTTGATTTGAAATATTCTTTAAATTCATCCAATGGCATAATATTTTCCATATAACGTTGTGATAATGCTTCTTGTGCTTTAATTTGGGCCTCCGTTTTTGGCAATCCTTTTCTTTTTAAAGACCATCGCTTTTTAGTTTCTTCGGAATGTTTATAGCCTTTACGCTTTTCGGCAATTTCTTTATATTGCTCGTCAGACAACAATTTTCGTCCCTTTAATGAATTGCTAATTTTTTTCTTTGTTTCTTCGGATATGGTGCGCCCTTTTTGATGTTGTGGGGCCGCCATCTGTGCTTCAGTTTTTGGTTTACCTTTTCGCTGTTGGCTTAATAATTGCTTGGTAGATTCTGAATGAATCATTCCAGCAGTGCTTTCGCCACCATTCGTTAAGTTACTCAATGGCCCTAAATTTAAATTATATCTTCCAATAACTTTAATGAAATGTATTTCCCACAATTGTGCTTCTTGTTTGGAAAGATTTTCTTTTAATTTAATAATTATCGGTTTCTGGCCTAAATCTAATATATGTTTAATTTTTCCATTTTTTATAGGATTACAATTAGAATTCAAGCTGTCAGTTTTTAAATGAGCTTGATATCGTTTACCTTTGCCCATTCCAATATAAAATGGCTCAAAATCAAAATTTTCTCCATTATAAGAAAAATTTCCTGGCTTTCTTGGATCTAAATATGCGTAAACATAAAACATTTTACTTGACCTTTTTAGGTTATTTAGTTATAAATGCGGTGCAAATACAAATTGGAGATATTAATGTCAGATACTGAAAGTTATTATTCTACCCATAATGCTGTTTGGAGCGAATCGAAGGGTGAATGGATTGAATATGAAAATTCAAATCCACCATTTCGAACCAAATTTCCAATGTGGCTTATTGTAGGAGCATATGAGATTTGGATTCTTCCAATTCTTCGCTTCCCTGCCAAGATTGAAGCTGCTATTACTCGAAAGCTTGATCGTATGGATGAAAACCATCAGAATCGAGCCAGGTAATGGTTACGTATCGAATTAAACGCCGCTCGTGCGGTGATTATGAAATTCACCGCAAGGTAGGCTTCTTTTTCTGGAAGCACGATGGTGGCGACCGCAGGCTAAAATCCGAAGACCGTTCGAGAGGGTTTCGATATTGGTACGACACATATGAACAGGCTAAGAGAGGCCTTGCTGCTCGAGAAGATTTTGACAAGCTTTCGGCAGCCGAAGGTGGTACTTTGGGTGAAAAGATTTTCTATAAACCTTTCCCTGAAAAGGAAGATTGATAGTTGACATAGTTTTGTCCATTTAGTATAAATGGAATATTGATAAAAACCATACTGATCCAAACGTTGTAGGTTGTCAACAAAGGAGAAGTAAAATGGTTAGATTATCAAAAGCTGTCCTAGCTCGTCAGATCAGGTCAGAAGTTCATTATCCAGATGATGGGGATACCCTCGGAATTATGGTAGAACGCTATGGCCCTGGCGCATATTTGGACATTGTTTACGATTATAGTGATGTGACTGTTCGTATCATTACAAATCGTGAAGAAACAGACGATGAATATAATGCTAGAATTGAAGCACACCGAGTAGCTTTGCAGGCTGAAACCGACAGGAAAAAGAAAGCAAAGGCGAAAAAGGAAGCTGAAGAACGAGCATTGTATGAAAAGTTGAGAGAAAAGTATGGAGAGTGATCTCCATACTTTCTACTTTATGCAGTCTTAGTTTAAGATAAAATATTGATTAATCAATGATCTAGGTTCAAATCCTGGCGACTGTACAAACAGACCAAAAAGGCGATAAGCCTGCAGGAAGGCAGAAACTGCGGCCTTGAATATGGAAGATACCTTTTCAGTCTTCTGTATAAAGTAGATCCGGAATATATTTGATATTCTCGGACTGGTATAGCTTTGTCGTGAAAAGGGGGGCTATACGAAAGACATAGGTTTTGGTTTGTTGATAGGGTGGCATTTGTGCCGCCCTTTCTTATTATGATTGACAGGTAAATTGGTATCTGCTATATCATAACCAAGCTAACTAAGGTGGTTGGCTGTTCATTATTGTTTTCTTGAAAGGAAAATGAATGTTTAGCACTATGACTTTGGCCATTGGTGGCATTGTCCTAGCAGCATTTGTAGGTATTCTATTTTTTGCTGCTTTGATTTTCCGCCGCGTGGTCCCAACAAATATGGTACATATCGTTCAGTCGTCTAAAAAGACTGTTTCATATGGCCGTGGACGTACTGAAGGTAATACGTATTACGAAATTCCTTCTTCGATTCCTTTTTTCGGTGTTACTGTTACTCAGTTCCCAGAATCAGTTTTCGATATTAACTTGAAAGATTATGATGCTTACGACGTTGATCGTTTGCCATTCCTAGTCGACGTTCGTGCGTTCTTCCGCATTAGCGATTCACAGATTGCCGCCCAGCGCGTTTCGAACTTTAATGAGCTTCGTGACCAGCTTTCAGGTGTCCTCCAGGGCGCTATCCGTAACGTTCTTGCACAATATACACTTGATCACATTATGAGCGACCGCGCAACTCTTGGTAAACAGTTCTCTGATGTTGTTGATGGTGGCTTGACTGAATGGGGTGTTTCAACCGTCAAGACGATTGAATTTATGGACATTCGTGATGCTCGCGATTCACAGGTTATCCACAATATTATGGCTAAGAAAAAGTCATTTATTGAAATGGAAAGCCGTATTGAAGTTGCTAACAACAAACAGGCTGCTGAATCAAAAGAAATCGAAGCTCAGCGTCAGATTGCCCTTTCAAAGGCAGAAGCTGAACAGACTGTTGGTATTCGCGAAGCTGAGCGTGACAAGACTGTTGGTATTGCTAACGAAAAGTCAAACCAGGAAGTTCAGGCTGAAGCAAAGGTGACTACTGAACGCCAGATGGAAGTTCGCAAGGTTGCCGAAGTTAAGCAAGCTGAAATCAACCGCGATGTTGCTGCCGTTAAGGCAGAACAGGACCAAAAGGTTCAGGTCATTGCTGCTGAGGCTGATAAAGAATCACAGATTCAAATCGCCGAAGGTAAGTTGGAAGCTACTAAGAAAGAAGCACAAGGTGTTGAAGCTCTTGGTAACGCTAAGGCCGAGGCTGAAAAGGCACTGTTGCTTGCACCAGTTAACGCCCAGTTGACTCTTGCTAAGGAAATTGGTGAGAATGAAGGTTACCAGAAATATCTCATCGAGATCCGTAAGGTTGAAGCTGGTGAAAATGTCGGTAAGGAAATGGCTGGTGCGATGTCACAAGCTGACCTTAAGATCATTGCCAACAGTGGTGATGTACAGGGCGGCATTGGAAAATTGGCTGATGTGTTTACCCCAGCCGGTGGAACCAGCCTTGCTGGTATGTTGAGCGCATTTGCTCAAACTCCTGAAGGCGCCGCAGTAGTTGAGGGTATCACAGCAAAGCTTAATGCCCCTGCTGAAACCGGTAAGAAAGCTAAGTAAAGCTTTTAAACCGAAAAAAAAACGAAAAGTGGCGGGGCTTGACCCTGCCACTTTTCTATGTTAGTGTCTGAAACACTAACAATAGGAGCGCAGTGTGAAATTCATCTTGGAATTCTCTGATTCAGATTTTGAAGAAAAAGGATGGGAACGTCCATCAACTGAATTTTCGTTCGACTTGAATCTACCATTTGATTATGATAGTGACGCTTGGTGGGATTGGGATGACAGTGTTCTTCTTGATCAAGTTAGTGATATGGAAGAGTACGGCGTTCACGATTACACAGCTGGCGGCGATAAAGATGGAAATTGGACTCAATTTGGATATCATTCCTATGAAATCAAGCAAGATAAATGGGAAGAAGTAGTTCAAAAATGGCACGAATGGTTTGTTGAGCAAGGTTTTCGGCCTGGTGAAATTACATCGGAAGAAATTAAGGAAGAAGAATAATGGAAGTTTTAGTTACTACTGTTGGCGCGGTTCGTGATCACGGCGATACTCTTACTATCGTGACAGTTGGTGAGCACGAAGTTGTCGCTAACAAGAAGGAAGATGGGACCCCGCGATGGACTGCTGGAGAACTTGTTGTTTATGTCCCAGAAGGGGCCATCATTCCAGATGATGTGCTCAAAGAGCGTGGATATTGGGATGAAGTAAAGGGTAAGGGCTTGCTTGAAGGCAAGCGTGGAAATCGTGTGAAAATGCGTCGTTTTGCTGGCTTCGAATCTCGCGGTTTATTGTTCAAAGTTCTTCCATCAGTAGATGCGATTCCGGAAAATCATATTCAGCGTGGCTGTGATTACCAAGGCGTGAACTTGGGTGATAATGTTATGGAATTTCTTGGAATTACGGAGCATACTGTATGATTGAGAAATATACTGATACCGATCTTTACAGCCAGGAATGGCGGCCATCTGACGATCAAATCTTGGCTGCTGCCAGAGTTATAGATAGTGACCTTCGTTTCTACGGACTTCTTAGGGAGTATCCTACATACGAAGAAATGCTCATCAGTGATCCAATTGGAGCCAGCGAATGGGGTGGTACGATAGAACGAATGTTGCTTGCTGCCCACAAGGCCCAAAATGATGATTAACTACGCAGGTATTCGTTCAGTCAAAGCTGGAGAAAAAATCATACCTATAGTTTGGGTGAAGGATATTGATATTTCGACCATAGAAGAAGGTCATATTACTATATCTACATATGAGGGAGAAATACATAAATCATATGGATTTGATGCTATTGAAACCGTTATGGTTTTTAAGCCGAGTGCTCTTGAAGGTCGACGCCTAAAGTGGAAAAAGAATGCTTGGCGTTTTCATAACTTCATAATTCACCCACTTTTAGAAATCCTTTCAACATTAGGTTTCAAACGCCAAGCGGTGAGATTACACGATTGGGGTACTCCAACGCCTCGTGGATTTAAAGATACTTCTTCTTAATTTCCATCCAAGATGTTTTAATTCCTCTTCTTGAATATGCCACTATCGGATTTCGTGGTATGTTGTTAGGAAGTGGATTGTTATTAATATATTCTTGCCATTTTGAATAACTATTGACATTGATAGATTTTAGAAAAAATAGAAAATCTTCGAAACTGATATAGTTTTCTCTTAATTTCTCTTTAGTCTCATCTGAAAGTTTTTTACCAAGATTGGCCTTTCGTAGTTTTTCTTTAACGCTGTCAGGTCTTGTTCTACCTGTCAATGCTACTCTTATCTTTTCAATAGACTCAGCTGATGGCTTGGCTCGATTTATTGCTGATCGTCTAAGTATTTCTTTGGTTTTTTCAGAAGCTTTAGATCCTTTTTTAGCCTTACTTATTTTGGCTTTAGCTTCATCAGTATGACCTTTGCCCAATCGCGCAGCTTGTATGGATAAAACTTGCTTTTCGCGATAAACTGGATCATTCCACTTGGAAGTTTGTATTTCACTTTTAGTTTTGGCAACATTATTTTTAGCGTAGTTCTTCTTATAAGTAGTTTTTTGTTTTTCGATACTACGTTCATCATTATAGAAATTAGTTCTACCGATTTGCTTATTAAGCCACTGGTTTGAACTGTGACAATGAAAACACTCTTGAAATTTAATTTCTAAATTTATGATCTGATCAACACCGCCAGCAGCTAAGATTTCAATCACATCTGGCTCGCCATTAAATGCTCGGAATTCTTTCACATAATGACTTGATGTGAAATATGTTTTCCATAAATTTGATGGATGAGCACTTTTTCCATATTGGCATCCAACATACCATTTGTCTATTTTAGACCATCCAATTATGTAAAGATAAGGCAAATTTTCCATATTTTAATCAACCATTCTATAGTTTAAATTTATTTATAGACTTTTGAAATGATATAAAGTATAGTTAATGGCAATTAACTAAGGACAGAAATATGGCACATATATATTATTTTAAAGAAAAAAAGAGAAACGAAGATTCTTACTCTGCCGGGATTCTTTCTATCCCTAAAGGCCCATATTGCTCCCCTGAATTATTGCCAGTGATTGGTAAAATTTTTCAAGATTCTGATCAAACCTTTTATGAAATTGTTGACATAAAATTTAATGCTAAAATGACAAGTCAAATTACGAACTCAATTGATCAAATTTATGATGTGTATTGTGATCAACTTTAAATCTTATGATTGGACCACTCCAGTGCCGAGAGGTTTTAGAGATTAAAAAGATGACAGATTATTCCATATCAAATACTTTTACCTTTTTCGCAAATGGTGAAGCTGATATTCTTGAACTGCTTGAAATGGTTAAACGTTATGACGGCCCTGGACATATTGGAAATCAAATTAGAATCATTAATATGATTTACACCATTAATATGTCAATTGAGATTGAAAAATATAGAAGAATAGCTGACCAATATCTTGCTTGGAAGGATCTATTAAGTATTTTAAATTCTTGGGAGGAAGCTTGGTTGGCGGTTGTGACGGCAAATCCAACCAGAGCTAAATTTTGCTGTAATGAAACTGTGATAAATTATACTAAGCTAATTTCTTGATCAGGACCCTAATTAAATAAGTATATAATATAGCAGAGGGAAAGAAAAATGAATTATAGGAATCTTGACATCTTCTAGTGATACACAACTAGGAGAATGACAGATGAAATATACGTATCCATTTACCGCAATTTTCAAATGCGGTTATACTACCGAAGTGAACAATTCTTCTGAGCTTCGAGCGCTCGTGAAAGAATATGGAGCATTTGGCTATGAATGGATTGAAACATCATTTAGCCGAGCATATCGCTATAAGCCTTTTTGTGAAACATATCCAAAGGACTATGTTCCACGTTTCGAATCAGCTCACTATTTCGAATGGATCGTTCGAGATTTTTATGGTTTAAAAGTCGACTATGCTTTAGTTGAATTTGATGAAAAACCGTACCGAGCTTGGTGGGCTTCCGGTCGATATGAGGAACAGAGAAAGGCTGCTGAAAGAGGCCTGCCGATTCCATACGTTCGCAGCCGCTGGAGGGCAAACCGCAAATATCCAAAGAATGGCCGCCGCGGCGTCGCGGCAAGAAACAGCCAGGATAAAAAGATTTTTAATAAAAACAAGAGCCAAAATAATTTCGATGAATGATTTTGGTTGACAATGAACTAGTCCTTGTACTATAATGATCCAATAAGGGCTAGTTTAGAGGCGTAAGACACCTCGCTGATGACGCCAATCGAGAAGAACGGCAAACCGGGAGGGACCGGGAGTTTATCAGTAAAACGTTTGTTTAGGTCTTTAGTGTAATGGAAGCACTTTATTAGCAGGCACTTAATTTATTAGGACCTGGTAAGCGGAAATAAGAGTCACGGTTCGATCCCGTGAAGACCTGCAAAACCTAGTAGCGTAGGAATGAGATACTTCGATAGGAAAACCTTCGTGTCGCTGGTTCGATTCCAGCTCTCCCCACCAGCTTTTATGGGGAGATAGCTCAGACGGTAGAGCAGAGGAAAGAAAAACTTGTTTCGCTTTTATCTCTAGGTTTCTTTTTTAGGATGTGGGAAGATGGCAATTTCAAAGAGTCACGAAGAGAATAAACAGCGTTTAGATGAGTTGTCTGATCGACAGCAATATATGAATGAATTCTTTGATGAAATGATGACTTTGATACAACGTCCTTCCAACTTACACGTATTGAAGTCTCAGCCATATTTTAATATGATGAAAAAACTTACTTTTATACACGAATTGAGATCTAAAATCTCAAAGCGAGGAAATGAATTAAGTTTAAAATCTATTCTAACATCGGAAGATTTGGAAGAACTGCATTCTATTAGAATTATAGACTCTGGCCATATTGATTGTATATGGATTTCTATCAGAGAATTTTTAGCACAAACCAAATTAAAAATCAACATCGACGAACGCCGCACTTGATTGTTTAGTTGACACACACTTACAATTAGTGTAAAAGGTGTTGATTTGAAAACTTTCAAAGGAGAGAAGTCGTGATTGAACAGCTTCCAAAAAATATAGCAAAGGCTCGGAAAGAAGTCACCAATTTTCTAAGCAAGCGATTGTCATTGCACGAGCTTGCGTCTTATCACAAATGTACTTCTGAATGGCACCAGCATAAGCCAAACGAATATAACAGCGAATGCCTGAGATTGCTAAATGAATATTGCGCAGAACGTGGATTTAAAATTGAAAACTTTTATTAATATGATTTATAATCAACAAACTATAATTAGTGAGAAATTTCGAGCTCAAATATCAGTTGATGAATTTCTTGATAGCCAGCCGTCTATTTTTGAAATTCAAGCATATATTCAAATGGCTCGTAACGACTTAGTAACTAATCCAAATGACATTTATGCAGCTCACGTAATTCGTCTATTATCTGGCGATACTGATTGATTACTAGTTGGCAGTATGCTATAAAGATAGTGACAATACTAATGGAGTATAATTGAGTGAAAATTTTGACATCGCAAAGCTATTACGGTTATAACGTTGAAGTAAAAACGCCAGAAGCGCCGGAAGAATTGAATTATATTTGTAATTTGGCTATAGCTCAAAAATTATATGTAAATGAGGATTATACATTTTATAAACTATTGAATAATGAACGGCAATATATCAGACAGATGGCGGCGATGTCTATCCACGATGCTTTGTATGGATTAGCCATTGTCTGGGATTATTCTAGACGAATTGTTGATCGCGGCTTCGCTGAAAGTATGGAGCAAATGGAATCTTTTGGTTTTTTGCCACAAGCTGTTGGCGTATTTGTACCACCACGCCAGCGTGGTGGTTTAATTGGATCATTAATGGTTAATAATATTTTGGATTCTTTTGCCCAGCCAGTATTTTGCATTGGCGATTCCCTACAGGAACAGGCATTTTGGATGTCAGATCGAGTAGATAAGACTTATATTAAATTTATGCTTACAGAAAAAGCAACAGTCCGGATCAATTTTTGAAAGGATATTGAAAAATGTTAGATTCAATGATGGAATTATCAAAAGATAAGCTTTCAGAAATTATAAAAGAATATATTGAAGATTCTATCGCTCTATTGAACCAAGAGAGACGGTCCTATGAAAAGCGAGCAATTGAAGTAGTAACTCGTCCACGCTTGTTCGGTCTTCGAGCCCCAATGGCGATTAATCCCACTCCTGAAGAGGCTGTCAGAATAGTCAAAGAAAGACTCAAATGGTATGGATATTCACGACATAGTTATATGGCTCGCAGAGTTCAAGCAACTATGTTTCAGGATATGATTGACCGAGGCGATGCTGATTCGAAGTTTTTAATTTCGGTTGATGACCATTCAATGCTGATGAATTGTGACTATTCATCAAAAGCATCTTGGAATGCAAACCGATGGGATGCTAAAAATGATCCAGAATTAGCTGATATGTTTAATTAAAATCGACTTTGTATAATTTTTATAATATAGTCTAATAGTAAAAGTATGTCCTGATTACAGGCTTGATAGCTTTTACCAATAAACCAGACTATAAGGAGATATGCTATGTCTGATGAAGTAACATTTAATGATGAATCTGGCTTGAATTGGAATGACATTTCAAGTGAAGATTATCGAGTTTATGAATTTGCTGATACTCAAATTAAGATCCAATCACCCTTAAAACTTAACGTAAGTAGGAGCGGCGGCCATCGAATTTTTGATGCGAATGGCGTTAGTCACTACATTCCTGGTGGATGGCGGCATCTCTATTGGGAAGCGCGCCCAGGAAGTCCAAATTTTGTGAAATGATATAACTGCGGATGGTAGATAACTACCATCCGCATTTTTCTTGGGAGAAATATATGTGGGAATATGCTATTTGTGAACGCACTTGGAATGAACTTATGAACGAGTCATCACTTAACAACTTTGGCAAAGATGGGTGGGAATTAGTTCAAGTCATTAAGTCAGGCCCACGGGAATCGGAACGTCAATATATCTTTAAAAGACTCAAGGGCAAAAATGCTTGACACATAGTATTGTCTATCATATATTGGAATCGTCCGGTGGGAGGTTCGACTCCGCCCATCCAATGCTTGTCTGAAACCTGGTCAGCCGGCCCAGCGAGTAAGAAGTCTGGAGAGACTCGCGGAATATATAACCTTTATCCGTGCTAAGCAGCCTAAATGCCGTTTTAACTCTCCGGGGGAGATAGGTATTTAGAGTCCGAGGGTTCGATTCCTGATGGTAGGCGTGAGATTAATCTTGCGAGGACACAAATTTTTCAAGTCATAGGAGAGCTAGATGAGTAAATTGATCCCAAATCGTAAACTTGAATATGCAATTGAAGTGCCTATGACTAAAGCAGAGGCACGTAAAGACGCACTTAAAACATTTAAGACTTTTGGAAGCATTGTCCAAACATCTTTCGCCGCCCTTCTAATCGGGTTACTTTCTATTCCAGTTATCATTGCTGCTGAATGGGCAGCTTTAGTACCATTAGTTGGTATATTTCTATTCCTTCTTTATATTCAATATGATAATTATTATAGTTTCAATCGGAACCGAATCCTTTATAAGGATATAAAAGAAACTCGGGACCAGCTTGACGATTTTTTAAAGGAAAAAGGATATCTTGATACTTAATAAACATTTGGATCAGATTCCGGAGGATGCCATTTATATTGGAAGGGGATCAAAATGGGGTAATCCATTTAAGATAGGTGTTGATGGTAGCCGGTCTCAAGTTATTTTCCTATACGAAGAATGGCTTAAAACACAGGATGAACTTATTGATTCAATTGATGAACTTAAGGACAAAAGTCTTGTATGTTTTTGCAAGCCAAAACCGTGTCACGGTGATATTTTAATTAAAGTTCAGCGTATGGATTTTAATGATAGGAAGTTGTGGAAAGAAAACTTTTTTGACCGTAGAAATTTTTTTCAAGGGGCATAATATGATATCTGATGATATAATTGGTAAACTTATCACATCTATACAGCGCAACACAAGTGAGTGGACTGTTGATAATGATCTTCTAATTCACAAATCTAGGATTTTTATCGGCAATTTTAATAATCCATCGTGTTTAATTATCCATATTGCTGGTATCAAATATGGAGTTATTTCTAATACCATTGATGCAAAACAAGCAAAAATGTTATCCGAAACTATTATGGAAATTTATAATAATACTGTTGACTTATACGTCAATTCAATCGTGGATCAGCTCTAATGATGAGTCAGATTATAAAAATAATTGAAATTTTTGGTGCTGAAATAACAAGCACTGAATATTTTTGTCAAAAGGGTGAGAATTCAATCTTTTTAGATTTTGAAAATGAATTCTGCTGGGCATCAATATCATATAACAAAGATACTAAAGACTTATCAAGTGCAGCAATTGAAGATAAAGGCCGTAAATTTTATTTTCAACTTAACATTCCTGGTTCTGTTTATGAAACAGATCCAGAAGCATCGCTTTTAGATAGCTATGAAGCTTATCTTGAAAAATCGAAATTAATATGGGAAAATAAACTGACATAAATTTCATTATGTATAAATAGACAGTTATATTCCTAATAGGAGACTATTATGGCTTGTAAAAATTGTAAATGTCATATCACAGAAGATGATATTCGAAAAATGGACTACAAACGACTCAATCAGCTATTAAATGAAATGGTTGATGACGAAGTTTGCGATGATACACAGGCTAACCTCCAAGGAATGATTGAAAAGGCTAAAAAAGTTAAGTGAGGGTCTGGTTATGCGCTCGAATGAAATTAAAAAACTAAAAGAACAAATTGCTTTTTTGACTAAAAAGATTGAAGAGGATTTGATTCTCAAATCAGTAAAGCCGGGCGAGATTGTTTTAACTGATCCCACTAACGATGAAGTGCCTGTTTTACAAAAGGCTGATAATGAAGAGCGTATTAAAATTTTGGCCAGAATTGAAGATGACATTAAAGATGATGAAGATTTGAACGAAAAGAGCGGCTATTCAGCTAAATCAGCTCATTCAGGCAAAGACCTCGGTAAGCCAGGTAAAAATTTCAAGAAAATTGCCGATAAAGCCGCCAAGGAATATGGCTCAAAAGAAGCTGGAAAGCGCGTCGCAGGTGTAGTCTTGGCCAAACTTAGAAAAGAATCAGTAGATCCTTCAAAGGCACTTATGCTTGAAGGTATGGAAATGGCCTTAACTGGCGAGCTTGACGAAAAACTTAAACCATCAATGGGCGTTGGTGCTTACATTGACGACTTTGTCCATTCAAAGAATAAACGATTTGCTGGTAAATCAAAAGCTCAGCGTATCAAAATGGCTAAAGGTGCTTATTACGGTGCTACTAAAGAATCAGTAAATGAAGCAGGTGATGAGTGGTATCAAAAAGGATATCAGCATTATAAAAATGGCGGTGAACCGAGAAGTCCAGCGTTTTTTGGTAAAATGGATTCGTATCATTCATTTAAAAAAGGTTTTGAAGCTGCTAAGAATGAAAAACCAGTTAATGAAGCTGCCGAAGATAGTGAACATTTTGTTATCACTCCAGAATTAATGCTCCGTTCAATGGAATGGGCAAAAGAAGATGCTGGAGAAGATATTCAACTTCACAAATATATTGAAGCGTTGTCAGAAATGATGGCTACCAAGGATGTTTTGGATAGTGATGATTATGAAGCTATTGTTTCAAAAGTTACACCAAACGATCCTAATGTCAACGACAATGGACCGGAATCTCCACCAGAACAAGAAAGCACATATTAATGGATTACAGACAAGCATTAATGTACCATTTGGTACGATATGAAATGATGGTGTCGTTAGTTGGTGGTTTACCACTAACGACATATACTAAGCAAGAATTGCAAGAATTTATTAAATTAACAATGGATAATATTGAAAATTACCCATTAGAGAAGCTTAACCGTTGGTTTGGTTTTATCCAAGGAATTATTATAGCGTGTGGTTTTACAACAGTTCAAGCCGAACGTGATGCTACACGACCACATTTTAAACATTTAGATTTTCCCGCTTGAATTTATCTTTTCTTTATGTTATATTGATTTAAATCAATATTGAAAGGAAGAAAATGATCCCGGTGTATAATGTGAATGGCTTACCATTCTGGTCTCAAGAAGACATCAAACTTAGAAATTATCTGAAGGATCATTTTGCATCCAAAGTATTTGGAATTCTTGAACAGGAGAATCCAGCTTGGAAGATGCTTGAAATTGAAGCACCACTTCTAACACCAGTAAGTTTAATCAATCCAAACTACACAAATGAAGATGTGTGGATGCAAGAACGTATGGATAATGAGATTAACCATTTAGTTCTTCGTCCAGAAACGACTCCTGGTTCATATGCCTATGCTAAGCATCTTTTAGAATCGCATTCAATTTACAAGCCACCATTTATTGTCTGGCAGGCAGGTAAAAGCTTCCGTCGCGAGCAGGACCAAGTTAGTAAGAATATGCGTTTGAAGGAATTCTATCAACAAGAATTCCAGTGCATCTACACTGCTGACACTATGAATGATTATCACACTGCTGTTCTTGATCCAATCAAGGATATGTTGGCAGATGCCTGCAATCTAAGTGCTCGAGTGATTGCCAGTGACCGTCTTCCTTCATATAGTGAGATTACGATGGATGTTGAGGTATTCAACGGTGACAAATATATGGAAGTTTGCTCCATCAGCCGCCGCACTGATTTCCCAACTAAAGCAAGATTCCAAACCAAGAAAGGTTTGGTAGAGAAAGATTTGATGGTTCTTGAAATTGCTATTGGTTTGGACCGCGTGATCTATAATAGGAATCATATTGACAGATCACGCCCATTTTAATTAGAGTGGATAAATGACGAAACTTAATAAAGAACAACAAGAAGCAGTAGATCACAAAGATGGGCCTTGTATTGTTTTGGCCGGGCCCGGCGCCGGCAAGACGGCAGTATTGACTCGTCGCACCGCAAAACTGGTAGATTCAGGCGTAGCACCTGAACGAGTATTGTTATTAACGTTTACTCGTTTGGCTGCTAAGGAGATGCTTGATCGGGCAAAAGCCATCAACCCATTGTGCGAAAAAGTTGACGGCGGCACGTTTCACAGTCTTGCTACCCGCATAGTCAATCAAAATAATCATTTGTTTGGTAAAACCAAGCCATTTACTATTCTTGATGTTGAGGATAACCAGACAATAGTCAAACAGTTGACTAATGAAGTCAGAAATGGATCCACAGATGAGGATTGGCCATCGCCATCAATGATTCAGCGAATTATTAGTTTTTCAACTAACACTCGAATGACTATTGCTGAATCTATTTTTTCAGTATCTCCTAATTATGTTCATCTCACCCAAAAACTTGAAACTATACGTGACAAATATTTTGATTATAAAATTGAACGTGGATTATTGGACTATGATGATTGTTTGGAATATTTTTCTGCACTCTTGAGTAATGAAGATATCGCTCCAGCAATTAGGGCCAAATGGGACTATGTCTTAGTTGATGAATATCAGGATACTAACCAACTCCAACTTGAGATCGTATATGGGCTGGTACACAAATCTAAAGCCAATATTATGGTTGTGGGTGATCCAGCCCAAAGTATATATTCTTTTCGTGGATCTGCCCCAGAAACTATGACGGGCTTTAGAAATCGTTTCCCTAAATCTAAAATAATCAATCTTGATACCAACTATCGATCCACACCAGAGATTGTTGATGTGGTAAATTCAATTGATAAGCGACTTGGTATTGGTTTTAATAGAACATTACATTCATTTCAAAAGAGTAGTGATGACTTACCTAACTTTGTTGAATGTGGAAATGTTAATTCGCAGGCTGTCACATTGGCTGATAATATACTTGAAAGCAAAAATTCAGGTAAATGTATGTTATCTCAAAACGCTGTAATTGTTAGAGCTATGGCGTATGCTCGCCCTATTGAGATTGAATTTACAAAACGTAAAATACCTTATAAAATTGTCGGTGGATTGCGTATTGACGAGGCTGCCCACGTTAAGGATCTGCTCTCATTGGCCCGAATCGCAACGAATCCACAGCACGAACCCGCTTGGCTTCGAATATTGACGAGATTTAAAAAGCTTGGTGCAAAAACAGCAAATGAAATATCCAGTCTGATGGCTAATGCTGTTGGAATCCAGGATGTTGTTGATCAGCTTGAAAATTACCCTTCTAAGAAATTTGATTTTAAACCCGTGATCAATTCTCTAAAGGAGTTTGATAAAAGTGATCTAACTCCTGCTGAAAAACTAGAACTTTGTGTCCAATATATGGAACCAATTTGGTCTACCATAAAAGAATGGAAAGATGATTGGAAGGACCGTAAAAAGGATCTTGAATCTATAATATCAATAGCTAATGATCATTCTACTGTAGAATCGTTTCTATCAACTATTACTCTTGATTATTCCGTTGACAACAAAAAGATTCACGAAAAAGAACCAAGATATGAAGATGATATGATTACTATTACTACTGTTCACGGTTCTAAGGGCCTTGAATGGCCAAGGGTTCATATTCCATCTTTTATATCTGGTCACATACCTTCAACTTATACTCTTGACACAAAAGAAGAAATGCGTATATTGTATGTCGCAGTGAGTAGAGCAAAGAAAGAATTGTTTATCTACAAACCGCTGTTCAATCCGCAAGGATCATTTTCACAAGAATCTGAATTTGAACCGATGATTAAGCCACATTGTAATGTGGTTAGAGTTAAAAAGGGATCTCCTTTAGGGAGTGACAGAATAAATTCATCAACTAAAATTGATATGAAGGCAGTGCTGGCCGCGAAGATGAAAAAACGCCAAACTGCTTGACTTGCTTTTAAGACAATACTATTATCAGTTAGAAATTAACACAGAAAGGAAATATATGACTCTTGTGCCAATGGTTGTAGAACAGACCAATCGCGGTGAACGTTCATACGACATTTATAGCCGACTCCTCAAAGAGCGAATTATCTTTATGAACGGCCAAGTTGAGGATCATATGGCTCAGGTCATTTGTGCCCAGCTTCTTTTCTTAGAAGCCGAAAGTCGAGAAAAGGACATCTATCTTTACATCAATTCTCCTGGTGGTGTAGTAACGGCTGGCCTTGCAATCTATGATACTATGCAATTTATCAAGCCTGACGTTTCTACTATCGTAATGGGCCAGGCTTGTTCAATGGGATCATTTTTGGCACAGGCTGGTGCTCCTGGTAAGCGATTGGTCCTACCTGAATCGCGAACAATGATTCACCGCGTCAGTGGCGGCACGCCTGGGACTCGTGGTTCCATTCACGTTCAAGAGCTTGAATTTGAAGATGCGAAAAGAGCATATGAAGAAGGCAAACGTATTAATGAACGATTGACTGAACTCTATGTTCGCCATAACACTGCTGGTAAGACTTACGAAGAATTGTTTGAAACTATGAAGTTTGACACATTTCTTTCAGCAAATGAAGCAGTTAGTAATGGTTTGGCTGATCGAGTCGTCCCTAACCGAGACGCGATATAAATAAATTAGGATCCATTGGATCCTAATTTTGCCCCAGCCGAGGGAGCGGGTGCGAGTTTCCTAAACTTGCTTTTGTAGGTTCGAATCCTACCTGGGGTACTATATTAAAATAAACACGAATCTAATATATCTTTAGATACCATTTTCCCCTGAATATGACTTACTTTATTGATTCTTGCTTTGTTAAGACGATGTAAACCGTCAATCACCGTGTGCCGCCAAGCGCCTACACTCATATCATACCACTTTGTAATTAACACTGGAATATTGATATTAATAGTTTCGTAATCGTCTGGGACAGGCTCATCAAAGTTTAAGACCCAAGTTAAGTCACTCACTCGATACAACTCTGGCTTGAGGTGCGCCGTCAATTTAAACAATTTATTGATGTCATAAGATTTGCCATCGTGAACAAACGTGCTTGATGGGTCTTCTTTATATATTTCAAATAATCTCATCACACCATTCCTTAATTGTCTGATATTTATCAGTGTTGACAGAAGAAGATATTGTGTTATACTGGAAACACTGATATAATTCTCTAGAAAGGAATATTAATGGGTTGTTGGTCCGAAAGTTGCGCAATTTCAGGTCTCGAAATTGGAGCATATTGTGAAGCGGTAGTTATGGTAGTTAAGCCGGTATCAGAAGATGCTTATACTGAGTATGGTTCCTTTTCCCGTTTCGTCCCAGTATGTCCGCCAACATTTGGTGTATATTCTGATTATGGTGATATAGAGGGTGAAGATGCGCGGCCTGAACAGCTCGATTCTAAATTTTTCCTTGATCAGCTGGAAAAAGCTCGGCGAATTTACGATCCAAACAAAACAGATCATATGGAATATATGGGTCAGTTTTGGTGGTGTCGAAAAGACGTTTGGGATTATTGTGATGCTCTACCTCTTGAATTTTCTTATGGCGACAATCCAAAGACCATAGGCGAGGCAGTCGAGAAACAGAGAATTAATATTAAGAAATATGTTGATGTACAGCTCGATATTCAAAATTCTGTTGATGATGAGGAAGGAAAACTTCGCCGCCTTTTTAGGAGCATATCAAGTGCTCGAGATATATTCGGATTAGGTCACATTGATGGCAATTTTGTAATTGGTTTGAAGCAAAAGCTTGATTTTGCTATTGAACAAGGGGACCTTGAAACCATTAACAATGTTGTAGAATCAGCATTGCGAGTGCTGAAGGTGTCTCTGATGTGTTACGAACTTCGGAAAATTGTTTGCCCAAGCACTAGGGCAGGGCCTCAACACGGTGGTTATGAAGCCATTCTGTCATTAAATAAATTCACATTGGCTAAGTGCCAAGAATATTTCGCCGAATATGGTGAAGAAGACTGAAGCCTGAGTCTGCCATAAAGGGCCGGCAGTAGGAGAAAGAGCCAGCTCAGGTAGCAGTGATCTTAAACACGTTGTGAAACGTTAAGGCTTACGTTCCGCCCCGTTGGGTAGGCAGCGCACCAATAAATGGAAGTATTTCCACAAGTTGGATGGTTTAGGTAAGGGATCAGCTACGGCGAATCACTGTTCAGTTTTAATTTAAAGGAATGTAATTATGGGTCTATTATCAATCGCATTACTTATACCGCTGTTTATTAAGCATTTTATTGCCGATTTCAAACTTCAGCCACCCTATATGTATAAAAATAAGGGAAATTTGTTTCATCCAGGAGGATGGATCCACGCAGGCATCCACGCAACGATGTCTTTTTTAATCATTTTGTCCTTTTCGATATTTGTTCAAATTTCTGTTTGGACTATTTTGGCAGTATGTGTTGCTGAATTATTTGTCCATTATTCGATGGATTATATCAAAGTAAATGTTTGTAAGAAAAATGGATATACTCCAACAACTCACGAAGAATGGTTTACTTGGCTCGGTATTGATCAAACAGTTCATAGCTTGACTTATTTGGCAATGGTTGCTATATTGTTGGTATGAAATAGCCAAAGTTGGTGACGTTGAGTCCAATTAATTGGGCACCTCTCGAGGCGAGGGTTGTGAAGCCAAAAGTAAGTATGCGAGTAGAGTCGACCGAAAGTTGAACAGTCCGCTAATATGGTCAATTAATTCGACGGGATCGTTCCCCGAAGGAAAATATATTAGGCTTTGGTTATTTTTCATAGATGTATCAATATGTCACTAATCGCCGGATGGAGAAGCCGCGGTATTATATCGGTTAGAATTTGTTGAAAGAACAATAATATGGAAAATAACCATTTACTCAGAACAGTATATGTAGTGTTTGATGAATTTAACGGTTTCAAAACTAAAAATGGTTGGAATAAATCATTTCGGTTAGCTAAAATTTTTACACATAAGACATATGCACTTAATACACACGATGTCAAGAAAGAGCTTAAAAAGCCTGATACAACAGTAAGACTTGTACCAATTCAAATGATGATTGAAGAGGCAGACTATACTGCACTGAAATTGGGTGGTTATTTGGAGGGTCCTGAATTGTGAGAAATATACTTGAATATCCAATTACAAAGGATGAAGTGATTGACGCTATCAATGAAGCAATAGCTTATTGGACCAATCCTCTTTCTGTTGGTGACATTGTGCCATTGGCGTTGACAAAGGCTAAAGAGTTCATTATAGAAAATGGACCTGATGAATTTTATGAAGATTTTGATCCAAGGAGCAAGCAATGAGTGTTATTGAACTGATTCAAACTATTCGAAATGTAAATGTTATTGAAGACACGATCGTGGATTATAGCCAAACTGATCGAAATCAGAAATTGGCTGATTCACTTGGCCGTGTTGATGTTACTGAATTAACTTCAGAGGAAGCATTAAATCTTGGATTTGGTATTTGGGATGAAGAAACTAATTTGCATTTGATTCCATATTATCTTTATGATTTTCTTGAATATGGTCAAGAATTAGAATCCATCTCTGGTGACACTAGGATTGTTACTCCTGAATATAAAGACAATTCGAGCAGTAATTATATTGATAGTGACTATCGATTTGGTTGCTTGGCTTATGGATTCAGGCCAAAGGAATAATTATGGAAGAAGATAATATCAAGCTCTATTGTATTTTTGCAAAAGAGTCTTTGGCAAAAATGAATGGCAATCGTGGAAAAATGGCAGCTCAGGCTGGCCACGCCTATTTGCATTCTTGGTGGGAAGCCAATTACGCACATAATGTTGAACCGTTCACTACTGAAGATGTAATTATCGCAAAACGAAAGTGTGATCAAGCACAAGACTATTATAATAGTCCCAGAGCATACAAGATTTGTCTCGTAGTTGACACCGTTGACGAGCTCAAGGCCATTCAAGAAGAGTATAAGAACATTTGCGGTACTAGCTTGGTCACTGATGCTGGCTTTACAGTGTTTAATGAGCCCACTATTACTTGCTTAGGAGTTGGCCCATTGCGTGATTCTCTAAAAACTGATTCATTGAAGAAATTAAAGACTTTGATATGAGGATTGTAAAAATCCCACGGGGTGATGGCAAAATTTCCATCAATTGTCAGTATCCATATGGCGAGTATCCAAACGGCGGAACTGCAAAAATTTTAGAACAAGACATCCAAACTACTTGTAAAATAATTTTTAAAAACGGGCTGGATTCAACAATACGCCGTGGAGAAATGGTCACTACTTCTGGAAGCCGCGGCCGAAAGCTCAAAAAACCGAGATATATTGGCCGTTGCTTTGCTTTTGTCTGTGATGAGGCTATTTCAGACTTATTTACAGAGACTACTTTTGTCCTAATGAGGTAAACTGTGAGAGAACCATATGGTCATATTGAAAGCTGTGATTCATTGGAGCATTTCTTCTATACTTCCGATATGACCAAACATCTATACAATAGGGTGGAATATCCTGGATTAGTATTGGCTCTTGAGCAAGAAAAAATCCTCAAAAAGATGTCAAATCAAAATTATAAATTCCAACTTACCGAAGATAATGGGAGCGGCCCGTTTAATAAAACCATTTTTATTAATTTAATTTTCTTAGACGATTTGACTAAAACCGAATATGAATTGGTGAGATAAAATTATGGCAGAAATTAAAACTATAATGAATAGGCGATTCGAAAATTGCAGCAAAGCTTCAGAATATTTTAAAGAATTGAAAGATTTGGTGGCTCAATTGGGTTTTGATACCAGTATTGTTAAAACTTATGATGAATATGAATACCGTTGCAGTCACAGATATCACGATTACACTGAAGTTTATATTATGACTGACGATCCGGTAATCATAACGGCTTTGACTTTGGTAGATTAGTCCATTACAAAAATTTCAATATAAATAAGTGTATTAATGTTGCCCCATCCAGCGGATCTGGGCTGGAGACTTCTAATCTCTATGAAAGGGTTCGACTCCTTTATGGGGCGCAAATAGAATACAGGTAATTTGACAATGACAAGTAAAACAATCGGTCCATCATCTGCTTTTTTTTCAAATTATCTAAATACTTACCCACCAAGGGAAGGATTACTCTTTCAAATTGAAAATGGAATTATAACTGATAATTTGGGCAACACTCAAACATCAACAAACACGCCTACATATAATTCAAATGGTTGGTTAGATTTTAATGGTACTAATCAAAGATTACTATATAGCACTACCTCTGGTAATTACGGAATCACAGTACCGTACAGTATTGAATTTGAGGCTTGGTCAAATATAAGTATGTCAGGTAGACCATATGGTTGTTTGTTTATGACCGTTGGATATAACGGCGGAACGCCAAACACCTCAAGCACTGCTAATATAAGAATCGGCCCCTGGACCATTGATAACTTAGTAGCTGCCATATCTTCTTATAGTTACAGTATTAAGACGCCAATGCCAGTCAATACTTGGTTTAAAGTTGGTGTAATGGTCTACAATAATGGTGGTACACGACTCAGAACTTACTATAATGATGCTCAAGTTACTGATGTTGCTGTTACACCTTTAGCGCCTACGAATGACCCATTAAGTATTGGCAATTCAATAGGAGATGATCCTTATTGGATTAACGGTCGAATAAGAAATATGTATATTGGTCGCTCATTATTCTGGGACATATAATGGCTGATGGATACTGTATAATTAGAAAGCAATATTTTCTTAGTGATTATATTGGCTGGGAAGAATTAGAAATGGATGTGTTTTTGGATTTGAAAGCATATCAATTTATTGCAGCCGGATTAGGAATTAATATAGCTTTTAAAGCCGATACTATATTAGACTCCACTAACATTGTTGTTGGGTCTGGTTATTTGTCTAAAGGAAAAAATTTATTAATATCAATTCCTAACGATTTCTCAAACTATTTTACTTCTGATGTGATAAGGCAGATGGTTAAATAGATAAAATCAAAAGAAAATCAGAAAAAAATAGAGTTCTTCCATTAAAAAACCGGCAGGGGTCGCCTACCGGTTTTATAAATATACTTGGAACAACTTTTGTGATGATCCAATAATATGTCGTAGCAAACATATTTATTATTCATCTCAAAAAAGTTGTTCCTTAATTTAAATCCCCGCGAAAAAAGCCGGGAAACAAAAGGAACTAAAAAAAATGAAAGAATTAAATCCAAATGAATACGGCCATATTGGGCAACACAATAGAGTTTGGAACCTTAAGCGACATATCGTCGCTGAGCTACATTCTCGTGGTGGCAAAGTAACGATATCAGAATTGCAAACGATTGTTATGGGTAATAAATCGTATGGGTCACAAACTGATTTTAGTGTTACATTGCAAGGTATGCTAAATGCTGGTGACTTGAGTCCAAGTTTCGAGACCCCTCACGGTTGGATGGACGCACATTTCACGTTAAATCAAAATGAACACATTCTTCAAGTGATCGAAGAATTGACAAATTGATTATTTTAGATATGATCATTAATTTTTCATTTTGCTGCTTTTCAGCATATGAATTTTTAGGATCTAAATAAAGGTCATGATCGGGCAGGTAAAAGTCAGGATAATATTTTCTATTCTTGCCTGCTCGATCTTGATATAAAATAGGTCCAGGGCGTTCCCATTTTAATTCTAATTCATCTAATCGATCTGCTAAAGCATCTTCCCAAGAACTATCAAATATGAATGTTCTACCTTTCTTGTCTGTATAGTTATGAGACATTTTACATTTACGCTGATGATTACTTTTCAATGCTCGTTCGGATATTTTTTGTTTTGTTTCAGCAGTATGTTTACGACCTTTCATATGTGTCCGGTCAATATGCTTGTAAGTACCGTTTTTATGAAGTTTACTGATGGACGAGGAACGTTTTAAATTTGATTCCTCAGTGATGTAAGTCCTGGCGATTTTTACATTGTTGACGTGGTCCGGCCGTAACGGGTTTGAATGACACCATTTGATATGATTTGCTCTTTTAGATTTAATTGGCAAACTGGTATCGCAATGAGGACAGAACTCATTTTGAATAGAATGTTTCTTTCCCTTTTGGCAAATTTTTGATCCATAATGTTTGGAAATGTTGTTGACAGTGACGACACTTCTGCATAATATACAAGAAACGGTGGGTTTCATACTAATCACTTTTTATTTTTAAAGTCATAATATAGCTTGACACTTTATAGAAAGTCAATTAATGTAATTACTAATGCGCCTATGGTGAAAGGGATATCATAAGGGTCTTCTAAACCTTTGGTCCAGGTTCGAATCCTGGTAGGCGCGCCATCTTTTTTTTGAAAGGACAATGTATGAGAAATTTTTGGCTTGGCGTAGTTTCAATGTATATGGCTACAGCTCTTCTTTTTTCAATTGCAAGTTCCTTTGCTATGCCACCAGCTATGAATGTTTGGGGTCACATTTATTATGGTGCTGTTTGGCCAGCCTGGCCACTGTCATCAATTGCCAACACTAACATTGTACCAATACCCACTTGGGCATTCACTTTTGACGATGACTGATCCATTTAAAACACTAATTATTGGATATTCAGTTCAAGATCTATCAAAAATCCATTCTGGAATAGAGTTAGACCAATATCTGGCTAATCGAATTTCATATGAAAAAGCTGATACTGTCCTGCAAATTATGCAAAATAAAAATTTTTCTGCCTATAAAATTATAGGAAGTGACGATCCGAATATTGAGCCCACCGGTGCTTTTGAATTACATTTTCACGATGAACAAACTTATTTAGAATTTCAATTCCTATTGTGAGGTAATATGCGTATCATTGGCGGAAAAGATTATTATGATAGTGCGATTGCATATGGTATTGATCCAGGCATCGTTTTTGTCCGCGATAGTCGAAAACTAACTAATGGACAGATGGATCGAATTGGAAGATATTCAGGAATTTCTGTTTCACTAACTCATAAAGACGATGTCGGGAAAACTCCCTATTATGGGAGCAAACGTCGCGTATCAACATCGATGTACGATTCATACAAGCAAATTGACGGCATTTACTATAAACTCGTAGATCACACTGTTATCTTCTGTGGCAAACTTTATCAGGGTTTGGAAATCCAAGAATACGAGTCTATGAAAGCTTCGACTTCGACTTATTTTTGGTCATTTGAAAAATTGAAGAAGTGGGCTGAACCTAAAAATTTGGTACCTGGTACTGCTACACCTTATTGGAATAGGGCGAATGACAATAGAGACCCATTCAATGTAGTTGAATTGAAAAAAGACATCATTAATGCACTGATTGATAATAATATTTCGATTGCTATGAAGGCAGGCCCTGGAGATAGTTCAGTTAGCCGTGGTCGAACTGGATGGTCAGAGGCTGATAGTGGATGGATAGCTGATTTTGCTGGATTGTCTCAAATCGGATTTCAGAGTGCCCTGGACCCATATACTGCATTTCAAGAACTTTCTATGTGGGTTGGTGGTACATTAGCAACCAATGGGCCCAACACGATAACTATCACTGATGATAAGGTCAAAATCGCCAAGCACGGGTTTGACAAAATGTCATTTAGGAAGCCAAAAGCTTGACATAATACTCCTGTTATTGTATCAACGGTATGTTAAAAGGAGGTTTATTTGCTTACTCGAATTTCTAAAAAGAAGCTTTTCTTTCGAAATATCTTGGCCAAAATTGGGTTGGCCAAACCACTTTACAAATATGACTTTTCAGCATCCTGCCCTGGTGGCATTATTGGTGATTTCAGTCAAGATGGTTTGATTGGACGAATGGATGCTCGAGATCAAATAATACAGGCATTAAAAGATGCTTCAATCTCCCATACATATTACAGCGTAGACAAGGTGTTGACAAATATTTCCACCATTGATCGACATTTGAAAGTTTATCCAGATAGTGATTATGCCAAAGATCTCAAAGCTGCCAAAGGCCTCCAGAAATTTATGTGGAGATTTGGCGGAATGCTTTTTGGTTATGATTATTATTTGTATTTTGAACGTGAAAGTGATATAATTGCTTTCCAAATTGTGAGGTAATAATGTTTAATTATTCGGAACGTAGAACTGATTCTCACGTCTATTTTGTGGGCGGACCGTTCAGTCAATGGTATAAGGATAAAAACCCTACCAAGTACCAATTTACTCAATTTTTGTTGACAGATGAAGATTATTTGTATGATTTCAACTGTGCAGAGCAATATATGATGGCCAGTAAGGCGAAGCTTTTTCCTTGTGAGGAAAATGATGTTATTTTTGAAGCTATTATGAATAGCAAGCATCCAGATCAACAAAAAGAACTTGGCCGCCAAGTTAAAAATTTCGATCCAGAAATTTGGAATACTAATGCGAGAACGATAGTTTTCCGTGGCAACATTCAGAAATTTAAAATTCCTGAACTTTTTGATTATATTATGGATACTGAAGATCGAATTATCGTAGAAGGAGCAATCTATGATCCAGTATGGGGAGTCAAACTTCGATGGAATGATCCAGCAATTGAGGACCTAGCCAACTGGCGCGGGACCAATTGGCTAGGTCAAGTTTTGATGAAAGTTCGAAAAACTCTTAAGGAAGATCCTGGTCATTTTGCATTTGGATATGACATTGATTGGTCAAAAGAGCCGTGGAAATAAAAGAATTCCATAATAGAATAATTTTATGGGCACGTGGTAATCCAAATTTGTATCCTGAAGAAATTGAGCAGATTGAAAATTTTGGCAAATTATTACGCTTTCACGGTATAGAATATACAGAAGGAAAGTTTGAAACTTTAAAAGAATCGAATGTGAATTATGGAATACAAACAATCCACGTCTTACATTTGTTATTCGATGATGCAAACTTTACTGCATATAAAATAATTAAGGATTAATATGAGATCTGTTTATTTTAGTATTGATTGTTATGATACCGTAAATGCTTGTATGATCGAATGTATGAAGATCAAAAAAGCTTTGAAGGATCAAAAAGTTAATGTGGATATTAGAACTAAAAAAGACAGGTATGATCATATTAAATTTTATGAGATAGTGTTTAAATCTGATGAAGATTATATGATTTACCAATTTATTAAGTAAGGAAAAACTATGTCAACTCGTATGCCAGTGAGAATATTAACAGCAATGCCGAACGATGCTAATCCAGATGGCGATATATTTGGTGGATGGCTAATGAGCCAGATGGACTTGGCCGCCGGCGCAATATGCAAACGACGAGCTGGCGGGCGAGTCGTTACTGTTGCGGTTGAAGGATTTAAATTTCTTGCACCAGTTCACATAGGTGATGAGGTAGTGATTTATGCTGAAATAGTCAAAACAGGAACGACGTCCCTTACAAGTAAAGTTTGTACTTATACTCGTGATGGCTGTACGGGTGACGAGACCAAAGTATGTGAAGCGGTTTATGTTTTTGTCCACGTCGGCGCCGACCTAAAGCCTACACCAATCCCCCAAGATGAAGTTTCTGAAGCTGTAGGACTGAATGGGGAAATGACTGAAATTGCCCGCAAGGCATATCAATTTATACGCTCTGGCGGAAATGACGGTACTGGTCGACCAATGACACATCCGGCCCAAGAAGCTTTAGTTGCTGAAGTTGGTCGTTTGATTGGATATTTGATCGATGAAGCCAAAAATTAAATTTAGTTTAAAAAATCATCCAACTGAACACGATGCGTATGTTGCTTGGGAATTAGCTAAGGATTTGTTAGACGAATATCAAATACTATACTATGCTGATGTAATGAATCAAGAAATATTTGTTACAACTGAATTTACCGGAAAGATGGTATTTTCAAAAGTTTTCAGCATCTCCTTTCAAGACGAAAATGATTTAATGGCATTTCGACTAATCAAGGATTGAAATGAGATACGTATCTTTTGATCTATATTCCCACGGAAGTGAACCAGCAGCCCATATGGCTTTTAGATCAGCTATGAAGTTATTAGACCATTACAGCATACCATATAGTCAAACTATTGAAGACGTTTATTTCAACGAACCTCCAAATAAACATCGACGAACATATTACACCGTACATAAAATATTTTTTTATAATGAAGAAGATTATTTGGCATATATCCTAATTAAGGATTGACTTGTGGACTATTAATGCTAATATACCAAGATACCAACTAACCCTTGAAGATGTGGCGGTAAAAGTTACGTACCGCCATTAAGGGGAGGGAGTATATTAAACCCAAGTCTGTTCTACATTGATATGAAAATATCAGCGCGCAGGATGGCCAAGGTAGGGAAAGTGAACGGTAATTTAATATTGCCACCCCTTGCAAAGGGACCGTGGGAGGCGGCGGAATGAGTACCTATAGCGGAGCCGGAAAACTATGCGTAAGTCCGATGGCGTTACAGATGGCAGGCGATTGACACGTCGTAGGGAAGGGAAAACCTACTGGATTGGTGACAATTCATAAAAAGGGTTAGTTGGTATAAATATCTTGTAATTTAATCTGCAGGATATTTTTATGCGTCTTTTTGAATTCACCCAAATTGATGAGTATTTGGACAAAACCCCAGTAAAAAACCAGCAAGATCCAGATTCTGGATTATGGTTGAATGAAAAAGGGGAGACTTGGAGATCATCAAGCCCATATCTCTATGCTATAAAAAATCCAAGCGGCCGCCCAGGATACGTGGGACAAATCCATATTCCAGCCAGTTTGTATCGTGAACATATTCAGGATATGCAACGACGTTGGCCTGATGCCCCATCGTCATTGTTTAGCGATGATCTTAATAAATTGATGCCAATTCTTACACCGGTTTATTCCGATCCTCGTAAAGCCGCCTGGGTTGCGCAAGAAGTATTGCTGGATACTGGAAATAAAAAAGCCGAAGATATTATCTTAGGATATTTAGATTGGAGATATAGCGGCAGGCACGATAAAAATGATGCTCACCTTTGGTTTGAATTGTTGAACAATGTCCCATCATTTACTGGCCAACCATTGACTGGTGATGACGCTGATGAATATCTTGGAGACAAGGAGCAATTAGCTAAAGATCGTGCCGAACGTGAAGCTGCTTTGAAAAAGAAAGTTACATTGGCTAAAAATGCCGGAAATTATGAATCAGATAGAAAAAAACAAATTAAACGTGATTTGATGGCTTGGTTCACTCGTATGGGTCCAGCAGTTGCGAAGAAAAAGTTCGGAAAACCATTGACAGGTGAAGAACTTTCTGCTAAATTGGACAAAGAAATTGAAGATAAAGGAATTAATTTCTTTTTAACAGGCCCTGGGTCAGTTAAGTTAAAGGATATTGGTTCACTTAAATTTTAAAAATTGGGTCGGTGGTGAGAATGGATTAGTCCGTCACGTCGCAACCGTGAAGAATGCAGGTTCGAGTCCTGCCCGATCCTCCAATAAGGTTGGCGAGGCTACGCCGTAGACCGGCAACCCTTAAATATCTGGCCGGTCGACCAATAGCATTTTATGGTATTGCTAGTAGGATCAGATGTTGCCTTATTTTATAAGGATAAATAATGTATGAAAAAAGGTCCATACGATTTATTTTAACTAATTGCCTCGGTGGCAGAGTGGCTTATGCGCTTGGCTGCAACCCAAGTTACGTCGGTTCAATTCCGGCCCGGGGCTCAAATACTCAAGTGATCATTTTCGGATCACGGATCATCGCCGATGACTTGAACCACCTACCAATCCTTATTAATAGGGGCAACTGTGTAGAAGTTATGCGATATCTGGATAGTCTCCTGCGTGGATGCAGCCTGAAGTAGGGAGATGAAGGCAAGCAGATTATCATTAATTTGCCCAAGTTCCGGTTGCAGAGGGTGTGGACCCACAGAGAGGTGAAATTCTTTTAGGGGGCGAGCTTGAGCGTCCCCCTATTCTCTTTTAAAGAAAGACTAAATGAGACCTATTCCTGTTTCGCGTCGCCGCGCACTTTTCAATGCATCACCAAATCAATTAATTCGTGTCTATTCACGTCAACATAAAGACGCCTGGTCTAAAGCTCAAGATATTGGCTATTTTACTGGGGATCACGGAATCTTAGATATTGACGAAGAAACCGGAATTGATTTCACTTATCATAAGCCTTATGATTGGATGAAAGACCAGATGGCTAAAGTCATCCCTGATTTCTCAGGAGAACGCCCAGTTTGGGCGTATTTGAAACGGCCTTTACATAAAGGATGGTGGAAGCTTCGACCAGATTTTATTCAATTTACAGCATTGGTGCCAAGAAAGCGTATTCTTTTTTCAGATTATGAGCTTTGGCACCATCCGTTAAATAATTGGCCTATTTTTGAAACTGAACAAGAAGATGATGAGTGGTGGGACAAAAAGCCGAGACCTGATCCATCATACACTTGGCACAAGTGTTTGGATATAAGTCAGGAACAAAATTACAAAAATAGCTATTGTGGATATACTGATCTAATCCAAGGCTGTATTGATCGTCTGTATGTTGATGAAATCGTTTCTATCAAATATAATAAATTGACTTAAACATTTATTTTTTGTATTCTTTATTAAAGAACAAAGAAAGTAAATGGTAAGATGTCACTATTGTTTAGTATTCCTGGAATTATAGCTCTGGTGGTGCTATTTTGGCAACATCGTATAGATTTAGTTTATTTCGTTAAGAGCAAAATAGATGATATAAATTATTTTCTTAAATCGCAACTGGGTCAATTTTACACAATTGACCAAGCGGTATTTAGACCATTTCTTTATTATACTTCGGCGAATTTTTCATCATTCACATCATCGGCTGCGTCTATCACTAGCACACTTTATGGATTGAATTCGTCCATATCTAATAGTACAATTAGTGCAACCAATGGTACTGATTTAATTTTAAGTAATTCAAATCACCAAGTAACAGTTACACAGCTTGCTAAAGCAATTAATGAACTTCAAATGGTTCGTCAAGAATTATGTGAAATGAAGGTTAAATATCATACCCGGTTACACCAATTGGAACAAATAATTCAGGAGAAAGAAAAATGACATTGATTAGTTTTATTGCAGGTTTGCTTGTTGGATGGAATTTCCTCAAACAGCCACAATTTATTGCGGATTTCATTGCTTCACGTTTGAAGAAATGATTAATTTTATCTCAAAGCGTCGTAAATGGCGCTTTTTGAAGCTCGGACACATTAAATATGGGTCCGAGTTTCATACTTTAGTTGCTAATAATCTTGAAAAGCAAGAAATCGACCAACTTCTTTATAAATCGTCAATCAACACCAATTTAGTCCATAGTGTTAAACAGGTCAAATACATTTTTCCTGATAAGTTAACCGAAGATGAAATTTCTACAAAAACGGTAGATATTGAGTTAGAAGAAACTTGGACGATTTTTTTCTTCGATGAGCTTGATTGGACGCAAATTCAAATACTTAGATAAAATAGTGACCTATTAAATCTGTTGACTTTAACAAGTCAGTCGTGTTATAACAGCCAAACTAAGGCTAATACCAGAAAAAGGTTTTAGGTCGCATTATATTATATGTTAAGGATTTGAACCGAATGAAAAGAACTTTTTTCGTAATACAGAATAGCGCTGATCCAAATATTTTTTATAAGGAGAAGCGAGGCTCTTGGACCACAAATCACGGTCACGCTGCAACTTTAGTTGAAACAACTTTCAAAGATGCCAAAAAATTTAAAAGTATTAAAGAAATTCACAATTCGTTAGAAAAATATTTCAATAATAAACTCAAGGGTCACATATCTGACCTAAGTTCTGGATTTAAAATAATCCGCCACACGGAAGAAGTGATTGTTTCTTCTAAAGAAGAAGCCTTGACTGATGAAACATCAGCATTGATTAATGATGTGGTTTCAGTGTCAAAAATGGTCAAAGATACCCACTATTCAACCATAGAACTTTTTAATAAGATTAGAAAAGATCCAAACCTTTCCGAATACAAATATATCTTATCCACTCCATATGATAGGCTTTCAACAAGCCAACTGATGGTATTATTTGAATCTCACGAACTTAACCCTATCAAATACAAGGGAAATTTTGCTTTTGATAAGGAAGAATATTGGACCGCAGCAAAATTACTTTGTGACGTTCCATTTAAATCTTTTAATTTGACAGAATAGATTATCTATGTTATAAATAGGACTGTAATAAAGAAAGACGTTATTCAATCAAAGCAGTAAGAGGAGCTCTTACCGACAAATTTATTATCAAATATATTTGCCTCTAAGTCTCCTCCTTTTAATTAAGGAGAAAATACTATGGGATATTCACGTTGGAATGCTGATGATTACACCAGCTATTCAAGCACAGTTGCTACTAAATCAACAGCTCAAATCTTCACATCAAATCGGATAGATGAGGCGCTCGATCCTCGTCATATTACAGTTAGGGAAAGCCGTGACTCGGTGCAAAACCCTAATGCTACACCAATTATCATCGCCAGCGATGTTACTGGATCAATGGGTATGATTTCAGATCATATCGTCCGTTCTGGACTTGGAACCCTTGTTGGAGAAATTATCAATCGTCAACCAGTCCAAGATCCGCAAATTTGTTGTATGGCTATTGGTGATATTTTTTATGACCGGGCACCACTACAGGTAACTCAATTTGAACCTGATGTAGGAATTACCTCACAGCTTGAAAAGATGTTTCTCGAAGGCGGCGGTGGTGGCAATCGCAGCGAATCATATCAACTTCCTTGGTATTTTGCAACTTTCCATACAGCCACAGATCATAATGAACTTCGTGGCGAAAAGGGCTATCTTTTTACCATTGGTGATGAAGAAGTGCCGCCAACTTTGGAAGCTGCACAACTTGCACGTATCGGAATCACTGCTCAGAAGGACTATACGACTGAAGAGCTTTATGAAATGGTTAGCGAAAAGTATCACACTTTCCACATTATTGTTGAACAGGGTAACCATATGCATTATCGTCCGACACAAGTTCGTGAAAGCTGGAAAGCTTTGATGGGCGATCACGCAATTTTGTTGAGTGATTACACTAAGCTTTCAGAAGTGGTAGTTTCTGTAATTCAGATTAATGAAGGCGCGGATCGTCATACTGTTATCAATTCTTGGGATGCTGCTACTCAACCGGTAGTTGCTCGAGCAGTTAATGGAATCCAGCTCTAAGCGGGAGATTGAAAAATGAAAGCATCAGTGGTCATTGGTTCGCCATTCAGTCATCCGATCAGTGTATATCAAGATTTAATTCATTTCCAAACCAAGTTGATCGAAACTATTCAACTTGGTTTGGATGACCAAACTTTTAACTCTTATAGAGTATTGGTTTCATCTGGAAATAATGATGATTTTTATAAACAACATCATAAAAACGTTGATTGGACTAAACTCGAGCATTATAGTAATTTATTAGTTGATTGTATATTAGATAGCTTTGCTATTGAAAAGGAAATAAACGCAAATAGAAATCTAATTACAGATGAAATTTCTAAATCTATTTTGAACAAATCCTATCTCAATGTTTTAGATGCTAATTGGCTTTCAGCTCAATTTGATTCTGTAATAGCTCACGCTATTATTAGATTTATGGGTAAACAAAAATATATTCAGTTAGCCGTTCATAGTAAAAGATTTCCTGAGCTTGCTACCATATTAATTGATGTTATAAAAGAAAGCAACAAAAAAGCTGGTCTATAATTTTCTACCAATAATCCATCCGTTAGATTGATAGATATCAACCTGGTCTAATAAAATTTGCCGAGTTTCCTTAGTACCAATACGTGTCATCCATCTAACAGATGGGCGTTTCTTTTTATTTTTTCTACCTGGAAGCCTGCCACTAACCCATCCTAAATCAATATAATGTTGAATTTCATTTTCTGGAAGAGCTTTGGATTTACCGTCCGATGGATTATGATACCATTTCCTTCCAGATATTTTATCAGAAATTTTCTTCCTAATTTCAGGATTTTCCATAACTTTTTTCTGTGTTTCAGACATTGCTTTTATATAGTCCGGTTTTTCCTGTATCATTTTCTTTCGACCAATAGACATATTTTTACGAGCATTAATTGACCGTTTAACGCCAGTTTTTTTATCACGGTATTCTTGGCGTTGCCAAACTTCTTTACCTTTTTCACTTTTTTGCTTGCGTTTTTCTTCCGAACGTTCAACTTCAGCAATTTTAGCAGTTTGGCTTTCACGATATTCTGGATCTTGCCATTTCTTTCTCATTTCTTCAGAACGTTGGGTCTTTAATTCATCAGTCCAAGAATTTTTAACAATAGTTGACAGCTTTTGCTTAGTTTCTTGACTCAAGCAATCTGATTCAAATGACGATGTATAGCGTGTATTAGTTAGTGGTCCTCTTGGCAAGACATCAATTTCAACTATAGTTCCAATTTTTTTCATTATTTCAGCTTCAAGCTTTTTAGCTTCATATTCAGAAATATTTTCTTTTATTTTTACAATTATAGGGTCAAACCCCTCACTGATAATTTTTCTGATTTTTGTAGCTTTGATGGTTTGTGTTTTATCTTTTAGATGTTTAAGATACCGATTTCCTTGACCCTTGCCAACATAGATAGGCTCAAAGTTAAAAATCAAATCTTCATACATATATGACCCAGGTTTTCTTGGATCAAAATATATATATGTATAAAAATTTTCCATAAACATCTCCAAAATTTCAACCAATTACTACACTATTTAGTATTGACTGTCAATATTTGATATGTTATGAATGGGTTGTTAAAAGGAGATATATCGTGAAAGCAAGTGTAGTGGTGGGTGCGAATTTTGGCGACTGTGGCAAGGGGCTAGTTACTAATTGGTTATCTGATGATGATACTACGGTAATTAGGTTCAATGGCGGCGCACAGGCTGGTCATACAGTTCAGTCCGAAGATGGCCACCGACACGTTTTCAGTCACATTGGTGCTGGTTCGTTTAAGGGTGCTAAAACTTGGTTGGGTGAGGAATTTGTCATCAATCCAGTAATTTTTCGCAAAGAAATGGATGAATATTCAAAATTGCCCTTTGGTAAGCCTGATATTTGGTATGATTACAGATGTAGGTTTACCACCCCTTGGGATATGGTAATAAACCAAGAATTAGAAATGAAACGAGCAGATAGCCGCCACGGCTCAGTTGGCCTTGGCTTTGGAGAGACTATTGAGCGATATGAACAGCTCGGTCTAACCTTAGCTATCGACAAAGTCCAAGAATGTAAAGACGATTTCGTTAAATTTATGGTAGACAAATGGGTACCGGCTCGGGCTAAAGATCTTGGTATTGAGAGCAGGATTGATTACATACAAGATACGTTTTCAAATAAGCGATTTGTTGACAAATATTTTGAAGATATTGATTTCTTTTTGCAAAATGCAAAGTCATCTGGAGTTAGAAATCCAACAAACGATTTGACTTTTATGGTTGGTAAGCGATCTAAAAATATTGTTTTTGAAGGGGCACAAGGCCTTTTACTTGATCAACATTATGGCAAATTTCCACACGTCACTCGGTCAAATACTGGGTTGATGAATATTGATAAGCTTGCCAAACTTAACCATATCACATCGCTCAATATGTATTATGTTACCCGCTGTTATTTGACTCGTCACGGTGCTGGCCCACTGGAAAATGAACTTGATCAAGCACCTGTTGAGCATTTTTCAGACAAGACTAACCGTCCTAATCCATTCCAGGGATCTTTGCGTTTTGCACCCTTGAACTTGAATAAATTACGCGAGCGTATTGATCGAGATTTGCGGTTCTCCAATTTGACAAAGCAACTTAATCTTGTTATTACTTGTATGGATCAGATTGGTGACGATAACCGAATACCAGTCATAATCAATGGAGAAATCCAGGAACTATTGAATTATGAATTGATGGGTGAACTTATGTGTTTCTTCCCAGAATTTAATTTAATGATTTGCTCAGATCCAACTGGAAAAACTATAAGGGATTGGTTTTCGTGAAATTTGAAATTACACCAGAGCAATATGCTCGAGCTATGAAATGGATTTCTGAAGAAATTTATCCAGAGATAGTAGCTCTTCAGAAAGAAACTATTAAGGATCCAACATCAATTCATACCGCGTGTTGGGAGGCTGGTTATCCTTATGAAGGAGCGATCGGCGGCGGAATCACTTATGAGTTCACGCCTACCAGCTTAGGGATTGTAGAAAAAGTAAAATATACTACTTATAGCAAGGTTTTTGAGTTGGATTTGACTAACTATTCTGATTGGTAATCTTTAATCCAAATCCAGCCTTGTGGGATCACATCTGAAGCTTTGAAATATTTTCTAACTAACGTTTCTGTATTGATATACAGTTTAGTGTTTTTCCGAGCTTCAGAATTCTTTTTATTCCATTCATCAGTCTTTTCGATTTTTTTCATTTTATTAATAAACTCTTTGGATCTTTTTAATCCAGTATTTGCTTTAGAGATTTTTTCACGTTGCTCTTTTGAAATGATTTTTCCTTTATGAGTTGATGATATTTTCTGTCTTGCTTCTTCTGTATGAGTTTTTCCATACATTATATTTTTATTACCGGATCCAAAGACACCATTAGTTCTGCCAAGTTGATATCCATCAGGAATGGATTGTGGTTCTATATATAAATCTTGGATACCATTAGTAACCCATCGTTTACCTTTCTTTGTGTCAGATATTTTAATTTTCGTTTCATCTGAATGAGTTAAATTCCATTCTAAATGATGATTATAGCCATTTGATTTATTAAGGAAATTTTTACTATTGGCAGCATCAATTCTTGATAAAAATTTATGCTCCCATAACAGAGCACTTTTAGGATCATTGAAAATTTTTCTAATGCTAATGAAGTCGGGTTCCCCATTCAATAATCTAAATTGTTCTACTTCTTTAGATGATGTGAAATAACTGGTCCATAAATTTGACGGATGTGCTTTCTTCGTCAATTGACCAATTTCAACACCATAATACCAAATATTATGAGCAGTCCATCCTATCATATAACAATATGGTTTATAATCGTTCATTTTTATTTCTCCTTTGTATTTATACACAGATTATAAATCCTGGTAAGGTGCTTGACAGCCGTCTCATTGTGTTATATACAGTCTGGTATGACGACATCATTCATATCCATAGAACTTGGTGATAGCCACTATTATTTCATTAGTGACGTTGTGGCTATACGACTTGGTGATTATGAGTCAATGTCAGCCGATCAAAAAAATAATATTTGTACGGCTACCACTAAATTTGGTGAACCGGTTCCAGAATGCCTAATCACAAGATTTGATAAGACGCCTAACCAAAATTATTTTTATGGAAGGCTGAAAATATTCCCCAGCCAAAATTCTCCTTATAAGCGAAGCCTTACTAGGATTGTACCAGAGCTTGAACCATTTTACAGAAAAATACGACACCTGTGTGATCTTATTGACGTTAATGGGAAGGCATATATTACTATCAATCCATCAAATATTGATAATGAAGACCTTCAAACATTCATTTCTTATGTGCAGCTTACAAAATGATGGACACTGGTGAAAAAAAGCATTTGCCATTAGGCGAAAATCACTTTTATTATTTGGATGACAAGAGTGAAATTGATCTCAATTTTTACTTAACTTGGTCTGACCAAATGAAATCAGATGTGAAAGTGGCAAAATTTGGTGCTAAATGGGGTGCAGCCCCAACCCCTATTGATCTAATACATCATCCATCCGGGCACAAGACTTTTCAAGCAATACGCCGTGCTTGGCCGGATGGCAGAGAAGACGGATTTAAATTTATTGAATCTAGCTACAAGACAACTCAGTTGACTGACGATCTGGCCCAAATGATACGAGGTAAAAACTTCTTATATTACATTAAAGTTTTCGCCAATAAAAAAGATCATAGAGCATTTGTCATTTATCCGCCAGAATTGGAAGAAGACGAAGATTTTCAAGCCTTTATGACTTATATTAACTTGACGAGGTGAACTATGGAAAAGTTTATTGTTCTTTTGAATAACACTGGCGATGTCTGCATTTCGTGGGACAAAGATCAAGATCTTGAGTTGCTAACATATATTCAGAAAAAAATCGACGCAGGATATATTTTCTTTGTTACTGATCGTACTTTTTTTAATTTGGTAAAACGCAAAAAAGCAATTAAATCAGTGAATGAAATCGGTAAAGATCGAAAAGTTTATCTGGATGATGCTGACGCAGAACAATTAGCAGCTGATAATAAGATCACTATTTCAAAAATTGAAACTGACCAGGTGAACACTATCAGCAAAGCAAAGACTGCACAAGATGTCGTCAGTGCTGGCGCTGCCGTGGCAGTAAGGCCTGCCAAGGGAGGATAACTTGCCCGGTTGTGCCGAAACTCAATATATTTTTGATTCAAGTTTTGAATTAGGCTATATTACTGCTGATGTGTACGATTGGCTATACGATCTTGATTTCAATTTAGATCGATTAGTTGATTATAGTAATGGTGATATCACTATGGAAGAACTTCGAGCAGAAATTCGCGAAGCGAATATTCGAGACTTCTATTATGACAATAATCAGCAAGTTGATTTACAGACAATCGTTACTGACCATTTCGATGAAAACTACAATCATCTTAGCTTAGTTGAACAATGCTTCTATGATCTTCAGATTATGTTTGGTAGCAATGATCAGCCTGAAAGTATGAAGCACGCTCTTGCTCGTAGAATATCAGACTGTTATTTTGGTAATAGATTTCATCCACCAATCAAACGTATCACCAATGAGAACGATTTGAGTGATCGATCTTTCCATTTGGAAATTATGCGCAACGATTTGACCATTTCAAAATGGACCAAGCGTATGAAAGATCGCCGCCATCAGTCTATCAGAAATCTATCCAAAGTTGACGTTGGTGAACTTCGCGAATTTATGATGATGAAACTACAACAGCGCGAAGAGCGTTTTCGAGCACACGCGCAAATGATGGCGAATTTACGCTTTGATGGAGATCAAGTAGTATTAGAAACTGGCGACAGTGATTATAGTCTATTCCCTGACCGCGCAGGCCAGGTAAAAAAGCAATATAGGAATAAATTTAGCAAGAAAAATAAAAAGAATGCTAGAAAGGCTATATCTAGGGCAGTTGAATTATTTGGTAAATTCTTTGATAAAAAAGATATTGAAGGATTTATTAAAGGATATGAATATATCGTAGAGGGCGATAAATTTAATTATCGTTTGACTAAAACTGATAGGACCAATTTGCTGTTGAATACTATCAATCCTTATAATGTTCATATTCCATATGATTTGGAAATTACTGATAAAAATAATATTGTCTTGGCCAAAGCTTGCTATTTGTTTGAAGACACGCCAATTATTGACCAAATCATTGCATTTACTATGATGATTAAGAGTGGTAATGAAAATGATTTTATTCAAAAGGCTAATTTGTTTTCCACAACTGGTTCATATAAAGGATCAGAGTTACAGCAGGTTAAACAATCCCTAACTCCGACTCGGTTTGGTGATGATATGGATATCCTAAGTCTTGCAATGGAAAATCACGCATTAACCGCATTAGGTGATACCCGAGAGCATCAAATTTGGACCAATAGAATCAATGATTCATTAGATCCTGTTTTTGCTGAGCAGATTGGGATGAATATTGAAGAATGGAACCTTCTTTGTTATCCTAATGAAAATTTTGGAGCAATGATGGATCATCCATCATTGATAGCACCGCAGATTAGGTTATTGACAAATAAGTCATCCTAATTTATAGTGTGATTATGACAAATAAGATATATCCTTTTGAGACTACAATAACAAAAGAACAACATCCTAATTTAGCCAAGGTGAAAATCAAAGGCGACAAATGGTGCCGATACCATTGTGCTGATTTGCATTCCAGTAAGATGGTTTATGATGACCTTGATGGTACAGATTATGTCATTTTCCAATTCCGTGAAAGTTCAGATTTAACAGCTTTCAAAATTGGGTTTGATGTTTACGATTTTTGAAAGAATGGAAAATATGAATTACGAAGAAATTTACTTATCACTTGATATTGAAGCTGATGGACGAGTTCCAGGAATTAGCTCAATGTTGAGCTTTGGTTTGGCTGCCTATGATATGGACAAGAACTATTTGGGTTCGTTTGAACGCAATTTAGATCTCTTACCAAATGCAAAGCCCCATCCTGAAACTGAAAAGTTTTGGGAAGATAACCAAGAAGCATATGATATCACAAGAATTAATATGGTTAAACCTTATGATGCTATGATGGATTGTAGCAAATGGATTAATGATATTAGACAAACGTTTAAGGGCAAACCAACTGTTGTTGGCTATCCAGCTACATTTGATTATATGTTTTATAATTGGTATATGTGTGCTTTTCTTGGGAATAATGCAATGGGATTTGGTGCGCTAGATGTCAAATCCTATGCTATGGCGATGCTTAAGAAAACATTTAGAAACACTACTAAGCGGGCAATGCCTAGGGAGTGGTTTGATGCGTTTCCACACACTCACGTCGCTATTGAGGATAGTTTGGAACAAGGTGCATTGACCATCAATATGATTCGTGCCAATCTGGGACTAGAACGAATCATAGGTGTCAAAGCTCATTCTAAGGCTATCGAAGACATAAATCCTGGAACTAAAATTCAACTTCCGGCACGCCGATAGTTTAATATTATTTTTTTCTTTATCAAGAGTGAATGTATATTTTGATTTAACTTCAATTATCATATTTTCACTTTTGATAAAGATATCAGGGTAATATCTTCTTTTCTTCCCATCAAATTCATACCAAATTTCTGGTTTCTCTATATCAGATACGATAATATCGTTTTCTTCATATCCTTGCGATAATAACCAATCAATCATTTGCGGCTCATACCCTTGGCAATATTCTATCTTGCCGGACGGAAAGACATACTCCTTTTTCTTGTATGAATTCTTTAACGCTTTATCTCTAAATTCTGAAACTTGACTTGGGTTAGATACACCATATCGTTCTATCATAGTATTTTGAAAGTTTTGTGTTTGGATTATATAATCGGTGTTTTCAGCCATCTTTTTCGAAAACTCTTTAACATTCATAGGATTTTCAACATTATAGCGTTTTAAATTAGTTTGACGCTTTTTCTCCTTAATATCTTCAGATTGGCTCGGATTCGATACCCCGTAGTTTTCTAGACACGTCTCAATTTTTCTTTTCTTGATTGCCTCAGCCTGTGATATATGTTGAACCCCGTATTCTTCTAAAATAGATTGCTTTATTTTTTCACGAATTCCGTGCGACGATAGTGCATACTCAACGCCATAACGCTCTAAACAGGTTTCCTTCATTTTTTCTTTGACGTCTTCCAATTGTGCTGGATTTTCAACTCCATATTTTTCAATACAAGTCTTTTTAGCTTTTTCTAAAGATTCTTTAGTGCGTGGTTTTTGACGTTTTTTCTTCTGAGCCGGGCACTGACTTGGAAATTGTTCACAACGCCACCTCTTTGTTCCTTTTGAATAGAATTTAGCTTCATTACCACATCCGTTGTCACATTTCATTTTAGTGTCCTTTTATTTTATTTATGATATTCATATTGCATTTAATGATGATTTTTGTTATTTTATTTAAAAAGGAAAATCTAATGACAATAAAAGATATTTTAATCGAAATAGAATGGTTATTATTCGTAAAAAGCAATAAAAAAATATACTATGAAATACTGGTGGATGGTAATAAAATAACTACTGGTAATCCCTTCAATAAAGAATATGCTCAGGATTTTGTTGATCAAATCACACGGTTTCGTCATTCTAATAAACACATTACGTTGAAAGTTAAAAATTTAATTGCAAAAACTATCCCTAAAATTTTCGAAACCTTCAGTGAGCGAACTCCAGATCAAAATACAATGCTAAATTTAATTGACATATGCAATAATATTTTAACTGAAGATCAATTTTTAGAAATAATTGATAAAATTGATGACCTAACCTTAATATCAATTTTCAAAAAAAATATTACTAGACCAGTCGTCGTTTCAGCAATAGTGCTGAGAGAATGACCAATGTAATTCATTAAGGGTTGACATTCCTGCGGAATCTGCTAAATTGCACACATAACGCAATTTAGGAGGTTTTATGAAAGGGCAAGCTACTGTTGTTTACGATCCAGCTCGTCCTGGATTGAAGACTCGAAACACTGGATGGGCAGTTGCGAATGTGCGCGGTGGTGCAGAATTGCATCGTTACTTTCAGTATTGGCTTAACAAGGAAATGAATCCTTTGGCTATTGAAGTCCAAGGTTCTTTGAAAAAGTATCCTTTCGTTAAGCTTTGTCAGCCATCTTGGGGTACTCACATCTCCATCGTTCGTGGCGAGCGACTCCGTCCGGAAGTTCGTGGACTATGGAAGAAGTACCAAGGCAAGACTTTTGAGTTTGAATATGATCTTGATTCCCACCAGGTTTTCAGTGGTTATAATAAGGACGATGAAGGATGCTTTTTCATCACTGATATTAAGAGCGATGATTTACTTAATATCCGTGCTGAACTTGGTCTTAAGACTGACTGGCCGCTTCATATGACTGTCGCTCGGGTTTATCGCTAACCCGGGCGATTTTTCTTGATTTTTGAAATGTTGTATGTTATATTCTGAAAAAGAAAGTGGATAATATGCAAATTTCAAATAAAGTAGCTGAACTGTTGGAAAGTGGTTGGGAAATACACGAATATTATGATGTTTCGTTAACTACAAATGGTGCAGAAGTTAAGATACCAATCGGTCTCCAACCAGGGCAAATTTGTAGAGAAATTGACGGCATCTTTTTAGTCTATGTTGGAGAAAAAGATGACTGATAATGTAATTAACTTTCCCAAAAATAAAAGCACAGAGCCTATGGCTGATGTTGCTCGTGAGATGATTAAAGTTTCAATCAAAGAAGCTGGTAAATATGGTTATAATTTAACCAAACATCCAGAAGCCTTGTTGGATTTTGAAATCATTTATAAGATGCTTGTCAGTACATTGGCTAGATCCAAAGGAATTGATCATCCGTGGCAACCAGTTATGGATGAACTTACTGGAATAAATCAGGAAACAGACTAATGACCATATTTCCACGATTGCCAGAATATGCTTCGTATATTACAAGCCCGACATTGATTGGTAGTTACGAGCTACTGCAAAGCCGAACTAATGTTCATCCCATTACAGTCAATGAAGGCCAAATGTGGAAACTTAGCTTTTTAGTAAACCCAAACACAGAACAACTTATTGTCAGGATGACTTTTAGCGACAAACCATTAGAATATCCACTTTTGGGATGGTATAAGTCGTTGCCGCCGGGAGGTATTACGGTTTACTTATTTGATGAAAATGGCGACTTCCCGCCACCTCCTGAAATGATAATACAAAATAGAATGGCGGGCTCATCAAAAATCTCACCATTTCAAATACCAGTATCTCCTGGTCAATATTTCATTAATATGCAAAATTTGTCAAATGTTAAAACGACTTATACAATCAACATCAAAAATTGATTTAATAGAATGGGCAGGTAGTTTGCTCGCCATTATTGGCGCTCTACTGATTGCTGCAAATGTCCATCTTGAAGTATTGGCATTCTCGATTTATTTGGTTTCTAACCTTCTTTTGATTATCTTTTCGTGGCAAAAGAAACATTATGGAATATTGATTATGACTGTGGTTTTTGTTATAATCAACTTTGTAGGTATAATTAGGTGGTTTTAGAATGGTAACGATAAAGATGATTGAAATCCAAGAAAATAATTGGATGATTTCACGTAAAAATTCAATTGTAGGATTCGTCTTCAAGACGGACAAATTAAATGTTTTAAGTGATGATTATGCAGGTCAATACGCAGATTTTGACGATTTTTCTGCCAATCATAAAGTTAAATTAACATTTGAACAGATTGAGACTAAGGATCGAGTCCAGCAAGAACTTGAAGGTTTCCCAGTAAAGCATTCCAATGTGTTTAATGTTGAACACGACCCAGTATTATCTTATACTAAATTAGAGCATAGCCAGGATCGTTACGCTGCTGGATATTATGGCATTAAATTTAAAGAAACGTTTCAGCCATCGTTTTGTCCACGAATGTCAACAATTACTAGTTACGATTATGTAGGTCCTTTTAAAACTACATTAGAACTACAACACGCTATGAGGACAGGCGTATGAATGCAATATTGAACCAGTTTATCACGCGAGTTCAGACCGCAGCTAAATCTAGATCCAAAAACGTTAGCTTGACTATCGATGAAGCACAATCTATTGTGGCTGAGATAACCAAGTTAGTATCAAGGGATAGTTCAATATTGGATCAAATTAATACAATAATTAACACAAGCCAGACTGCAAGATTTGCAAAAGCTGACATTCCGACATCGGATTCAGATATAGTTATTTTAAGTGGTGGCAAATTTACTGATGAACAAAACCAAAATTAAAAAATTTCGACATCAAAAAAGAATGAAAGAAGTTGCTAAAGAAAAAGAGCAGCGGATTTTGGATGAACGAAAAGCAATATTAGTTCTAAAGAGAAAAAAGAGAAAAGCTGAAACTAAAGAACGCGCTGCCAAGTTCTTTGATGACTGGTCTTCAAACTGGAAGAGTCAAAGATCACAGGAAAACTTAGCAATTCCAAGTCTAATAACTGATGAATGGGGTAAGTGTACTAAGAAAAAGTCACCTTTAGACGATTACTAAACTTTTTTCTTGACTTATATGTTATATACGTATATAACAAGAGTGTAGTTGATTAAGTTATCAACTACTTTTTTATCTAACAAAGATGGAGTAAAAATATGAAGAAAACATTGTTCGGTGCCGTTGCTGCACTTCTTACTGTCGCTGCTGCACCAGCTATGGCTCAGGATTTCACTGGTCCACGTATTGGCGTTGTCGGCGGTTATGATAACGTCCAGGCCCGTGAAGGCTTCACCTATGGTGTGGTTGCTGGCGTTGATGCTCCAGTTGCTAATGGCGTTATTGTTGGCGTTGAAGCAACTTTTGAAGATTCGACCACCAATGGTGCTGGTATTGACGCTTCCCGTGAACTTGGTGTAGCTGCTCGTGCAGGCGTCGTTGTTCTTCCAAAGGTTCTTGCTTTTGGTAAGGTTGGTTATACCAATGCTCGCGCTGACTTCGCTGGCAGCGCTGCTTCCATTACTCTTGAAGGTCTCCGTTATGGCGGCGGACTTGAGTATGCAGTATCCAAGCACACCTACGCAACTGTTGAATATCGTCGTTCAGAATATGAAGACGGTGTTGGCGGTCGTGACGGCGTCCTCGTTGGATTGGGTATCCGTTTCTAATCCATATCAAAACCAAAAGATTGAGTGGGCCATTGTGCCCACTTTTTCTTTGATTACTAAATATCTTTATGATACTGAATGAATTAGAATCAAAACCGGAAATAACTTTTGAATTCCATCCAGAAGCCGAACATTTAAAGGCTGGGATGGTTTGTGATCATTTGTATGCTTACGAAAATGGTAACAAAGTTGGCTATTTGAAAATTGATCGAATTGATAAAGAGTTATTCAATAAAGAGTGTCCTGATGTTTGGGCATTTATGCAAGAATACCAAGGTAAGCACCTGTTTAGCAATCCAGAAACACCTATAGCAGACAAGCCCTTCGATGAGCTTGTAAAAGCACTTCGTAGCGGTTTTATGCATCGATATACCAATTATTGGTGTAAGCAAATGAAATGGAATGAAGAGGATTCAAAAATAATTGATTCGATTTCAAACGACTATCGCTCTTCTCCCGATGAATGGGCGAAATATAAAGATGTGGTGGTTAGATTTTTTACCGAATGGCCTAAGAAAACACAAGATGGTAGAAAAGTAGTCAAAGATATGAAAAATAAAGTTGAGTACTTTTCAAAGCCATTTGTTGCTTATATTAATACAAAAGAAAATAAACACCAAGGTCTTGTATCTGATAATAGTAAGCGTGGTATCGGCGCTATGTTATATTTGACTGGTGCAAAATGGATCAAGGATAGGGGATTGGCCGCCGGGCTGTACGCATCATCATTACAATCAGACGACGCTAAAGCTGTTTGGAAAAAATTTGAAAGAGATGGAAGAGTAGTTCAGGATGGTGATAGGAAATACCTCAATCCTTAGATTGATTCTCAAACATAATTCTAAATGCTGTCAAATCTGATTGTTCAGTAAAACCAATTATAGTCGATGCATAATCAGCTTTTTCAGCAAAGCCATTCTGTCTACCAAAATGATCTACATTGTGTATTGGCTTGGTATATCCTTTGATATTGATACTACTGGAATTACCACCAATAATTATCATTTGGCCAGTTAAATTTTCTCTACACCAACTCATAACTTCTTCGCGTTCTTTAGCGCTCAAATTAGAGAAGAAAATTGTATATAATGGATCTGTTGAACTAAAATATTGCATAAATGAGTCCTTATTTGCTTCTTTCGTTTTACGCTAATAAAAAAATAAAGTCAATCAGATTTAAATTGACTAATTAGTGTAGAAATAATAGTATGATGATACAGCAACATTTTCGTCAACAACAAACAAAGGAAAAATAAATGTCTGTAGAAACATTCCTAAAAGAATGGGAACAAATTTCATCCGTTGGTACTCGTAAGGGTGGCCGTGTCTATAACAATGTCGAAGTTCGATTTGCCCGCACCGGATGGGATAATACAGTCAAGCTTCAGCTTTGCATCAGCGCGATGCCAAAGCAAGGTAACGGCACTTCACTGCTTAGGAAAGCAGTTGAAATGGCCAAGACCCACGGGGTGACCATTCGAGCAACTGCTCAGAATCTTACTCCTTGGAAGCAAGGTTCAATGAACAAGAACGATATCACCAATTGGATGAAAAAGAACGGCTTTAAGCCAATGTTCACGTGGCCAGATGGTTTTGGCGTTGAAATGGTGACTCGATGAGCTTATATAAATTTGAGCCATCGGAAGACATAACTGTTCAAGAATTGGCATTGATTGTCAAAACTTTCTTGTTGGCGATTCATCAAGAAGGCCCAACAAAAAATCTTGAAGTTATGGAAGATTTGGTTGAATTTTTCATTTCAAAAAACCCATCAATAATCAGACACTTCCAAGAAGTGTCTGATTACGATTAATCAGCTAAGCACGTAACTGTTGCTACTTCTTGCCAGCCTGGGCCCATCTTGCTTAGGCTGGCAAGCTTTTTTACCATTCTAAGACTCAATTCGTTTAGGCTATCCTGATTTGTAATCATAAAAGCCATTAGATCCTGCCGATCTTCATCAGAAAGATCATCCAAAATTGGGGTTTCGTTAATAGTTTTAACAATCCAAGCCATCATTTCCGCAGGACTACGTAAACCCAAATCAATATAATGAGATCTACTAAGCAAAGCTGATAGGTGTGGCTTTAGTGATTTAGGACCATCCTTGAAGTCAATGTTAGTCAAGAAAATCACACTTCCTTGAAAGATGAATTCATTAGGGATATGTTCTCGATTCAGAACGTGGCTTTCGGAAAAATAACCAATAGATTTGTTGTCATTTAAATCCAATGCCGCCTTCAACAAATTTAGACTGGCTTCGTTGGAGAAGACTGAATCCATATCATCAAGGATTAGCACCGCGCCCTTATGGCGATTGGTATAGAGCTTCTTGTATAGATTAATGGGGGTCATAGTGCCTGACAGGCTGTCATATCTAACATCTGTCCCCAAAAGTGGAGCAATGGATGACATATAATGTTGCAGCGCCTTTAGCACTGTGAAGGTCTTTCCAACTCCAGCTGGACCTGAAATAATCAATGATGGGCAATTGCTGGCCGCAACTTCGTGGACCATTCGCTCGATCACTTCAAATTTTGACATTATGCTATTAGACATAAAACCTCCTTAGGTAATGTCTAATAGCACTTTTAAATTACGAAGTCAATACCCTTTAGTCGAGAAGGAAATTTTGAAGATTCGATTTTAAAGCTTGACGAATGCTTCGTCTAATTTGACGATTCGCCATTCTACGCAACTCTGCTCTATCTTCTGGGTCAGCTGATTGGAAATCGATCTTTGATCTATAGTCTTTTTCAAAGTCGTGGACGTATTTCATATTAATCTGTGTCATTGCTGTATCTCCTAAGAAGCAGAAAGGCTCCTGTCCTGAAACAGAAGCCTTAATCTTTTTAAAACAAAGTAGCATATTCAGTTTCCTGAAAATGAAATTAGTAGATCGTTGGATCCACTAATATTTATTATAGAACTCCAAGTTCCTCCAACATTTTGATGGAATTTTTTGCACTGGTATGGTGAACAAAACGACCACCATTATCAATCCAAACTTGGCTGTGTTTTAGTAAATCATCGATCAAAATGTCACCTGGGTTGATCATATGCTTCCATTTATCTCTGGATGGGCAAACTACAATCATTTCAGTACCTGGTAATTTTTGATCCCTCCACCCTAGCTTCTGTGGCTTGGCCCAATTACCAAACGGGGCACCAGTTAGGATCGTATGATCTAAATGTCTGACAGCATTGTAAAGTTCCATAGCATCAGCCATCAGTTCTAAATTTAAGAAAAATTGATCATCATTCCTGATTTGGCGCCAAAATTCCTTAGTGCCATACTGATCTTCAAAATCTTGACCTGGCATACCAAAAATTTCCTCGGCGCGGCGGTCAAAATCTGCTAAAACTCCATCACAATCTAAAAATATGTGTACCATACTGCCTTCTTTCATTTACTAAAATCATAATAGTGTATTACTGTGTCAATGTCAACAAACTAACTTCGTACTTACTTTTAAATCCTAAGGTTAGACACTATCAATTTAGTTGCTTTTTCCAAATGCTTGCGCTTAATCTTGAAAGACGTGGATTCAGTACCGCCAAACATTTGTGAATTTGCGTGAATTTCACTCCAAGCAGTGAGAAGTAGATTGATTGCTCTTGGATCTTGTATAAGTTGTTCAAGCTCGTCTATTTTTAAAATATGGAAATCCATATCGTGTAAAATATACCAAGCTGTTTCCTCATCGCCCCCTGCCTCGATCCAAACATTATAGCTCATTTGTGCGTGATTTGGGAAATGCTGCCTGCCTTGTTCATCAACCGATCGACAGCGAGGTTTACCACAATCGTGATAAATGTGATATAGGCGTAAGTCTTCAGGCGGCGATGCTAAGCTAATGAGCTTTTTGATTAAATCACCAACCTTACCAAAATCCCATTCGCTGGTTTGATTATTATAAAGTTGAACGTAATACTCGTGAACCATATTTCCGTGGTCCATCATATTAACATTCTCAAACTGGTAGCAATTTTTCATTTCTTCTTCAAGCTGTTTAAAATTCTAACACATTATTATTACTCCTTCAATTGGGTGGATGTCACCATCCACCCAGTGATTAGATTTAATTCAAAAGTTCAAAATTTGCAAAAAAGTTTCGCAAATATCGATTAGTTATTGGTGAAGTAGCAATAGCCGTAAAACCAATATCATTATCAGATTCAAAGAAGGTGTGATATTTGATCACTCTATTGTATCTTCTTAACGAATCTTGGACAGCTTTCAAATGATCTTCGTTCTCAACTTGTAATACTATCATATGAGTATTATTGTAAGCTTCAGGGTTCTTCATCGTGACTTCCTGGATGGCGTGGCAACTTTGCACTACCCTTTGAGCGTGACTAAGATCCTTTCTCACAAGAACATATGAATACGGCTTGCTATATTTTGGATTAACATTTTTGCTAATTTCGTTTAGAAATTCAGTAAGCTCTTCAGAATCGTCAATGTCAAAAATTTCCTTCAATTGAGACTTTAATCGATTATGACTATACTTCAGTGTCCATTCATATAGCGAACTGTGGCCAACTACATTTGCCAATGATGAATATGGATCTTCACCATTTAGAAGTCGGACTTTCTTTTTAATTGGGCTAAAACCAGAATGTAGCAAATAAAGTGCTTTGCTTAATGCATCGTCAGAACCGATGCTTCTGGCAATTGCGTAAGCCGCCATATCAACAGCAGTAGGCTTAGCAGTTTCAAGATACTTTTTCCATTGTGTATAAACGTTCATTTTAAATTCTCCTAAATAATCATAAATTTGTGTAAAAGTGTAAAAAGCAAATTTACATCATTTAGGGCGGGCTATAATTCTACATCATTTTGTAAACTCCTGTTTGTTTGTTACCTTACCAATATAGTATGCCAGGCATTAATTGTCAATCATATTTTATAATTTATTTACCTTTTTTCGCTGGTTATAATATGCGAAAAGGCCAACAGAGACAAATGTTATTCCATATAATAGAAAATACGGCCAAATTGCAATCACTACCAAATCTTCTTTAATCGGCTTCCGGCGGAAAATGATTAAACCAATGGTAATTAATATCGCAGTAATAGCCATACCAATTAACCATATTGTTTTAAACATTATTTCCTCCACTATTTAGAAATAGGGCGACGTTGCCGCCGCCCTATGTTCTTATTACTTTGCCGGAGTAAGCTGAATTGGACCAGCTTCGCGACCAGTTGTGCGAGCACCAGCAGCGCGATCAGTAACGATAACTTTGTAATCATCTGGACCGCCGTGGTAACCAACCTTAATTGTTGGATAACCAGCAATGCTCATCATCCATCCCCCAGGGAGAGTGTCGAGAGCAGTAAGATATACGCGCTTAGAATCAATCAAGCGAGTCTGCGCAGCAGTAAAGTCATTTCGTCCAGCTTCGATAATTTGCTGGATCTGACGGTAAAGCTGCGGATCAACTTGACCTGGATAATTTTCTTGAATCCATTGGAAAGTAGCCTGGCTGCCATCTGGGCCATATCGTCCTTCAAAGGCAGCCTTCATTACCTTTTCAAGTGCCTCGGTTTGCATATTTGGGACTTGTGCAGCCTCCTGAACCTTCTGACCATAATTAGACAGAATATTATCAACATTGCTGGCCTGTGCAACAATGTCATTTTGCATTCGGTTAGCTGAGTTATTGGCGCTAAAATACATACCAACAAAAATAAGAATTGGTGCGCCAAGTGCCACCAACGCGATAATCAAACCTTTCACGTCACGTACTCCTTCTAAAGTTAATACCGATTAACTGACTAGTTATATACTGAATGATATGTATTGTCAATATCGATAGCGATATGAACCATTGTTCTCAAGTTGGCGGATAATAATGATCATACCGCCAATATTAATAACGAGCATAAAAATAGCAATTATTACACCAGCAACTGGTGTAATGGTCTGTACTTCATTACTAAGATATTCAAATTCTTTCATCGGCTTGCGTTCAAATTTTGAGTAGGAGATCGAAACTGATGTATCAATTACTTTCTTCATATCAAAGGTCTTTAAATCGAGCAAAGCATCGCGAAGTGTTACTTGAAAAATATCAAATTTTGACCAAGCTTTGACTGATGCCCATTTAATTTCACCATTTTGTGCTACACCAAGGAATACTACAATATCATTCTTTTCAGCACCATTCCAGCTCGCATATACTGCGTCAGCATAAGTTGGATTAAGATTCTTTGTGATAACAAAAATCATATTAGCTTGACGCTTTGGTCCCAACGTTTCAAGCTGCTCACTTAAATAATGTTCATATGAATCGATATTTGGGATTTTATAATCCGAAACGATTCGATCAATTTTATAATAATCATAAATTCGACCAGGATATTTTGGAAGTTTATCCTTATATTGGGTTAGGTCAATGTGACTTACATTAAACAACGAACTACCAGCTGGCTTGATCCAATTAGTGTAGGTATGGGTTGTAGATACTGGATCCCCATTGCGCACGATTGACCAACGCTGCGGCTCATCTACGCCTTGACGGTCGACGCGGTCAATAGTAAATGTGCCAACGGTAGTATAAACGTCCCAATCATAATCGTGCGAATGCTCATAACAAGTATCGCATACGGTTGTGGTAGTTTGATTTTGTCCAGATCCAGTCGTAACTGTTCGGCAGTTGCACTGATATGAATGCGAACAGGATACTGTATTTTGTTCCTTACCAGTCACCTGGCCGTTCAAAATTTCAGTGCTTGAAGTGCTGACATACATAGCTGCCTGGCAGGCTAAAAATACAGCCAATAAACTACCAATCCCCAATCCGCCAGATGCAAGTAGGGTTGGTGGCTTGAACCAAAAATGACAAGCAAGTGTAACAACTACACTTAGAATCAAAAATAAACCAGTCAAATCGACCTCCTGTTCGAACTTTCAACTGGTTTATATGAAACAGTAGTAAATGTCAATCAATAGATAAACTATTTGGGATCACAAAAATGCCAGGGATTGAGCCCTGGCATTTAATTTCTAATGATATTTAGATGTTTGCCCGCCAATGAGCCCCTGGCACAATCTTTTCCAAAGTAGTATTTTCTTTAGCCATAGTAGTTTCTAGAAAAATCTGTAACATAGTTACAACAAAATCCGATCCCAAGGATGAATATATGACTTTGTCCAAAACTTCCAAAATTTGCAAACTTGTTGGTTCGTCATCCCATACCATAATTAACTCTCTCATTGATTGGTCAAGTTGACTATCTGGTGCGGAAAGGAGCATATCCTTAAATGGCGGCATTCATAATATCCTTTTAGTTAAGTAAGTCTTCATTCCATTCACGATGACCTTCTCTGAAGGCCATATTTGCTTGAGTTTCTCGAACCTCGACTCTATAGCACCAAAGACGCTCAGCTTCGCCTTGACCCCAATAGTCTGGAATATAAACTCCGTTAACAAATTTATAAAGCATATCTGATAATCCTTCACAACCAAGCTTAGGAAGGATTGTTAATTGTGCCAATTTTCGAGCTTCCATTTCTTTATAAAACTCAAGTTCTGGATCATCTTCTGCCACAAGCAATGTGTGATCAAATTGATCTTCAAGAATCTTCTTTAAGTCTTTAAGGCCGCCGTAATCTGCTGCCCAATTTCGAACATCAAGATCATCAGTTCCAAAATAAAACTTCATAGAAAAACTGTAACCGTGAATCAGATTACAATGTGAATCAGCCCGCCATTGGCGATAGGCACAAGGAAATGCATCAATATATTCTTTTGTACTAGTATATTTGTAAACTCTAGGTTCCATTTTTATTATTTTCCTGCTTGAGCCAGAATATTTTAAGAGGGATGAGCAGGCGGCCTCTGATAGTAATTTATTTAGTCAACCAACCGTGCTATTACTGAATCTGAATCGATCACCATATAGCTATCAGTAGGAGTTTTAAGTTCGTCGTGCTTGACCCATTTTGTTAATAAAACTCGATCACCGATGGACAATGGTGACAGATCTTCCTTAAAGCCAGTGCCAATATTTGTCACAATAGCTTCATATACGTCTTGATTTTGTTTTGTAGTAATAATTAAGCCACCAACAGATTTTTCTGGTGCTTTAATTTGTTTAACAAGAAATCTTTTGCCTACTGGCGTAAAGTTAATCATTCTTCCTACCTATTATTGTTTTGTTTATCTTTTATCAATATAATAATAGGCAGGAAGAATGTCAATATTTTAAACGCTTGCTCTAAGACGTTTGACCACTTCATCCTTACCAAGGATGATCATAATTTCACCAATACCTGGAGAAATTGTGGAACCTGTCAGCGCAATTCTAACTGGCTGGACAATATTTGCAAATTTATCTTCACGGGCAACTGCCAGGCCGAGCAAATATCCGTGAATTCCATCAATCGTCCAATCAACTGAATCAATGTTTGCCAAAACATCGTTAATCACATCTGGATTAAATTTGTTTTTGGCTTTATCATTCCATTCAATATCATCTTTGAATAAGAAGATTGCCCCGTCGATCATTTCATTCAGAGTTTTGGAGCGCGGCTGTAGCTCAGGAATCAAAGCCTGAAGTTGATTGATCTGAACATCATCCAGCATAAAGCCATATTTCTTTTCAATAGGCAAATACACCATATTAAAAAGTGTTTTAGTATCAAGTGCCATCATAGTTTGGAAATTGACATTATACAGTTTTTTCATATCAAGACGGGCAGGATTGCGATTAACATCCTTTATATCAAACCACTGAAGAGCTTGATCTTTTGAAATGATATCAACATCACCGTGACCCCAACCTAATTTAGTCAAATAACTGAATAGCCCATCCGGAACAATACCAAGATTTTGATAGAAATCAATACCTGCTGCCCCGTGGCGCTTGGAAAGTTTCTTACCATCCTCACCGTGAATCAATGGAATATGCGCGTATGTTGGAACTTTCCAGCCCATAGCTTTGTAAATTGTCATTTGACGGAATGCGTTATTCAAATGATCATCACCACGAATGACGTGAGTCACACCCATATCATAATCATCCACAACCACAGCCAGCATATAAGTTGGTGACCCATCGGAACGTAGGATCACGAAATCGTCAATATCCTGTGGCCAAGTTACTGTGCCTTGGACAAGATCATCAATGGTTTGTCCACCTTTAATGCCTTTGATTCGAATTGCTCCATTATCATAATATGCATCTTGCGAATGAAGCAACTCCATAGCGACTTCAATATGACGATCTGATCGATTACTTTGATAAACAGCATCACCATCATAATCCAATCCAATCCATTTCATACTATCGAAAATGTGATTGATTGAATCGGAAGTTGAGCGTTGCTTATCAGTATCCTCAATTCTAAGCTTAAATTGACCGCCATTACGGCGAGCATAAAGCCAATTGAAAATTGCTGTGCGAACACCTCCAATATGGAGGTCCCCAGTCGGGCTTGGCGCGAACCTGGTTACGACGCTCATTTTAAACTCCCTTATTCGTAAATAATTTCCAAAATAGTAAAATATTTGTCAGACTTTGGTGTGATTACTGTTACTGAATCACCAACCTTTCGATTTATCAATGATCTACCAACAGGACTCACAACACTGATCAAACCGTTCTTTACATCAGACTCGTATTCACTCACTAATTGATAAGTCAATTCTTGTTCAGTGTCTTCATCAATCATTTTGACTTTAGCGCCAAACACAATTCTGTCAAGTCCAGCCAACGATTCCGGATCGACAATTTTTAAATCAGACAAAATACCTTCCAAGTTTTGAATTTTGCCTTCTATAAAAGCTTGCTGATTTTGCGCATCAGTAAATTCAGCATTTTCAAGCAATTCTTCACCACCATTAGTCCTGATGTGTTCAATTCTCGATATTATTTCCTGCCTATCGACAGACTTCAATTTTTTCAACTCTGAAACTAATTTTTCATATCCATTTCTGGTTACTGTAATCATTTGCGACCTTTTATTCAAAAGATAGCCAGACACAAGTGCCTGGCTACCGTGTTTAAACCATTTAAAAACTAATCAAAATATTTAGGTTATTGGGACTTGAGTCTTTTATTCCTAATTACCATTCAACTTGGTTGATGGAGCGATTTAACTCTTTAAAGGGCAAAACCGCCGTACAATACTATAATAATTTACTTACTTTAATTTAATATAAACTACCAGATTTTACGACATTAGTCCTTTGTATTCTGATAAGGAAATGGATTAATCCATCCCGCCGGTAATAAAATTTTAAAATCTTATTTCCGACATAGTTTCTTTATTAGCATCAACAATGTAGGTTATTTATAATATATCGCGTGTTCGATGTCAATTTATAATTGTGTAGGTGTTAGGGAAATCTTAACAGGTTGGGCTAATTTTTCCCATCCTTGTGCTATTAAATTGTTAGAATTGACTGGTTTATATTTCTCAGGATCTAATGACCAAGTTATATGATAAGTTCCACCATCTGGTCTTTCTGTTGATCCATCAATAGCCACAACAGCGGCTTCAAGTCCATCACCAGAATCAGCCCATCCAACAATTTCTGCAGAATTGATATCTGGCGGCGGCATCTTATCCTTATTCTTCATACTATAAGTTACGTGATGTGCGTAAATTTTAGGATATTTTGGTTTAAACATTTGCAATAATTCCTTTCGTTCCATTGCATCTGGAACGTAGGCCTTATATGCTTCGTGGACAGTGTTGCGAGGTATTGCACCATTCTTTAAAAACATCTCTAAGCGGCGGCCGGAAAGAGTATAATGCGCGCCAGCGACATCTAAAACGACAGTTTTATGATCATCACCGAGAATTCGCAATGCTTTAACTGCTTGGCGTAAAGTTTCGGCAGCAACCGATGTTTCATCATAATTACCATTCTGGCGTGAATCGTGATAAATTACGCGAACCCATCCTCGGTCATTCATAAATTGAATAGGCCCTGGTTCACCATCAACAAGATCAGTTATTTCATCATTATCATCTGTTATGTGATCCATCTGATCAATTTTATCAGCATATTCTTCAGTTCTCGGATCATTCAATAAATCTTTAAAAGAAACACCAAACAAATCTGGATGAAGAAATAATAATGAACTGTGTGAAGAATGAATGTCAACAGGAATAATTTCCTTAGTATTCACATTTACCCAAGCCGGTCCACGAACATCAGATGCTAAGAATTCATTTAAGCGCATTTTACTTCCTATGTATTAATTGAGCCAGCAGTCATCAATAAACGAACGTATTTTTCAACTGGCGGCCAGGCCTTCTCTAATTCAGAATCTGAATCAATTTTAGTCCATTCTTGCTCTTCTCGTTCATTCCAAAACAGACCATAACAGTTATATTTCTTAAATAAACTTCTCCAGATTCTTTTTGAATCTTCTGTTTGCTCAAAATCACTGACGATTGCACCATATTTTTTAATGAACATTTCATACATCGCTTTGGCCAATCCCTTGCCACGATGGGAAGGGGCCACCCAAACATATGCAGCCACCCAATAATTTTTGTCAATTAGTTTACGATTTAGAAATTTGAAGAGGCCAACGACTTTGTCGTCTTCAACAATAAACCATCTTTTTGTATCGTTTAGACTATCATCTTCATAAATGGTATAACCACTACTTTGAGCAATAATGGATGAAGAGTCTTTTACTTTATCGAAATTGAATTGGTTACGATTTACGACAATATCATCATCCGGAAGAGCATCCAAAGTCCTCAATTCAAACATTCTCATACTTGATTATTCCGAAAAAAGTGGTGCGGCCGGTAGGGATCGAACCTACAAACCGGGGAACATTACACGAAATGTATCAACCCGGGGCTGTTCAAACAAGTTTGACAGTCGTGTCTGCCTTATTTCACCACGGCCGCATAGTTAATTAATATATGATATTTATTTTTCTAAGTCAAGTATGAAAAGTAGTTTTAGGTTTCAGTGATGATGAAGGCGCTATGCATATGGTCTTCCATTTTCATTATGAATGAAGCAGGCACGGAACGATTTTCAGCATAGTCATAGACCCACTGGATTTCAAAATCACAATTATATTTCTTAGCTAAATCATTAAGTTCATCTACCGTCAGTAAACGATTGGTATATTTACAAATACCGTACCGGGTTTTATCCATAGTTACGATATCAGTATAATCTTTTATTTCAAAAGAAAGTTCTTTCACGTTTCTGCTATCATAAAAGCTGTGTACATATGTTCTTCAAATTCCAATTCAAAATGACTGACCATTGGACGCTCATCTGAAGTAAAATTTGGCTCACATTTCACAGTATAGGTTTCTACTATATGATTTAATTCCTTCATAGAATATTGCTTACCATCAGGTGAACATATCGCTATCGATTGATAAGGTCCGCCAACTATTTCTTTTCTAAAAATGTAAAAATTTAATTTTACGTTCATAGAGTCATAATCTCAAAACCATTATTAGTTACAGCTATAGTGTGTTCCCATTGGGCTGCTGGTTCACGATCACAAGTAACAATAGTCCAACCATCCGGCATTAGTTTAACACGGCCTTTTCCAGTGGTTAAAATTGGTTCAATGGTTAAAAAATCGCCTTCTTGGAAAACGTGATTCCAGTCAGGTAACGTTTCATCTATGAAATTTACAACAGAAGGTGCTTGATGGAAAATAGTTCCGATACCGTGCCCGCAAAATTGATCCAAAACTTTCAAATTGTATTTCTTGGAAATTTCGTAACCTAAACGGCCAATATCAGCAACAGTAGTACCTGGCTTCAAAATCTCAATCGACCGCATCATTATCTCATAAGTAACATCGCTGAGTCGTTTATGCTTAATTGAAGGTTTATCAACAAAGAACATTCTACTCGTATCACCGTGATGACCATCAACGATAACTGTTACGTCGATATTCAAACTGTCACCTTTCTTTAACACCTTATCACCAGGTATTCCGTGGCAAACTACGTGATTCACACTTATGCAAGTATGCTTTGGATAAGGCGGCATAGTACCCTTACTTGTATATTGATAACAGGCGCTTATTGCACCATTATCGTGTATAAAGTCGTATGCTTTCTGATCTAAAAAGTCAGTGGTTACTCCAGCCTGGATGAAATTGGATAAATGATCCAATGTTCGAGCGGCCAAATGTCCTGCAATTCGCATTTTCTCCAATGATGGAGCCATATTCAATATCCCACATAATGTTACGATTAACATTATTAACATACCGCAACAAATAAGTCAATGCAAAAGTGTAGATCTGCACACTTCTGCCAATCTAATATTTTAAATTGATTTATTTTGAATATCATATAGTTGTTGGCTGGCTAAATTTTTGTTTTTAGCTTCAACCATAATATCAGCCATTGGTGAAAAAGAAAGAGCCCATTCATTAAGCGCATTGTTCCAGCATAAATCAGAATGCTTGCGCAATTTGGTTTTTGTGAAACCATTCTCAAATAACATTTTCATATCAGGAAGATCAGTTGCACCAACGTGTTCAATTAACATATCGATACTTGAACTAAAGTGTATCTTTGGACGTTGACCTCGCCAAGAACCAAAAATGATATCTAACCGCTTATCGTCAGGCATTATATAATCGCCACTATTAATTAGATGGTGATGTATGTCTAATACGATTGAAAATTTGTCGGCTATTTTGATCACATCATCAACACCAAAAGAAAATTCATCATTTTCGACAGTTAGGAAATTTTTACAAGCCTGACTTAATCGACGGCTATTATTAACGAAACCATCAGTTCCGCCCTCCTTACCACCAACGTGTATATTAATAGCAAAATTGTGATCGTGGAATTTACTTCCATCATAGCCCATCATTTCAGCACAATAAGTATGATATTCAAGTTCAATAATAGTCTTATCAACTACATCACTTTTAATTGAATTCAAAATACAAAACTGGCCTGGGTGAAAAGAAAGACGGATATTGTGATTTCGAGCGAACGTCCCGCATTCGCCAAGCTTTAAATCAATCATCTTTTTGATTGATGGCAAGTTGTAAAACCACATAAACTCAGGATGCGTATAAAGTGGTAATAAGTCTGATCCAATTCTCATCATTCTCATACCAACAGGCATCTGGCTGACGAACAGTAGCATATTACCAAAAGTTCGCAAGTTGTGCTTAAGAAGAGAAATGAGTTTCTTTTCCTGATCAGCGCGACTGTTCCTATTCATAAAAGCAACAGTTGTGGATTTTAGATTATGATCTTCAATCCATTCTTTTGTTTTAGTAGGATTCATAATTTTACAAGCAAAGCCAATTTTGGCAATCATAATTTAAATTTGCTCCAAGTGTTTTTATGTTCTAAACATCGATTTAATATAATCCTTAAGGATTCTGGATCATATACAAAACCAAAATGGGTAGTGTCAACCTCAATATTCTCACTTATGTCAGTTTCAGTCTCTAAGCAATCCTGATATGGTGCAATAATATCAGCTTTGGAATAGAGAGACGAGAATGGGACCACTGGAATTTCACCCATATAGTTAGTATATTGATCACAAATTGGATGATCATCGATATCAATACCAATTTTTGTATATTTCTTTCGCATTTCTTCAATGTCAATTTTTTGCTTGAACGGCGTGCCGAGGGTGATAACTGAATTGACTAGTTCTGGCGACATTTTAGCCAGGCAGCGAGCATAAAAGCCTCCCATACTCCATCCAATTATAGTAACGGGGGTTTTATGCTCATCATAAATCCTTACTAATTCTTTATGAATAGTATTAATTAATGAATCACTTGCAATAATATTGGTTCCCTGATTCCAAGTATAGGGCTTGAATCCACAGGAAAGTAAAGCCGATCTTAGCAATAATGTGGCGTGATCATTAGTTAAAAAGCCAGGAATTACTAAAACTGGCCGGCCGTCAGCCTCTTCCTTGTATGAGAATGATTCTGCCGAGTCGAGCAAAAAATCAGCTATAAAATTAGGAGTCCTCTTTTTCAATAGATTAAAGAATTCGTCCATTAAACTTGTATCCTTTCTTCAACCATCTGAATAAATTGGTCTAAACCAACCATTTCAGCAAATGTACCTACTCTGGGCCCTTGTTCTGAACCAAACACGATTTCGTAGATGGCCTTGAACCATTCTTGAAGCTTCTCATAATTAGCTGACTTCCCAATTTCGTAAACAATACTTTGAATTGATTCAGCTGTTGGATTATCCAACGTCCTAAATTCATCGAGCATTGACGATAGTAGGCCATATTCATATTCAGTTGGTGACCGAAATGAAATCGATCCCGAAAGATGATCATTAAAATAATTACCAGCTAACGGAATAATTGAACTGACTTGGTTATTGCCACAATATTGCTCAACAATCTTTCCTACTACTTCTGAATCCGTAATACCTGTTGATCCAATCAAGTTCAGCAATAGGCTATAAGATACCTCATTATGTGAAGAATTTACATCGCCATTATGCACGTGGTAAACTGGATTACCAAGCTGTTGGCTGGCCGTCTGAGTCGCATATAGCTTTAAACTGTTATTATAATCATCCATAGCAATAGGAACAACACCAGCGTGAAGATTCTTCGCTCTAGTTGGCTCGCGATACAAATAATATGCGAGACTTTCTTGAGTTCCATATTGAAGCCATTCTTCAATAGTGAAACCATTGCCCTTTGACTTTGAAATCTTTGCTCCATTCTTGTCAAGAAATAGTTCATAAGTCAAATTAATTGGTGGGATGCCACCAAGAACTCGACAGATTTGTCCTGAAAGACGGACACTGTCAGTCAAATCCTTACCAGACATTTCATAATCAACATCAAAATAGACCCAGCGCATTGCCCAGTCGACCTTCCACTGAAGCTTAGTACGGCCGTTGTGGATATCGACAACGCACGGAGTAGATCCGAGATTGAACTCCAAAAACCTCTTCCCATTTTCTGTTGAGAGAACAACCGGCACTTGGTTAACGTGTGGGGTCTTGTTTAAACTGACCGAATCGTGGAAAACTGGCATAAACGGACTATATGTTTGGCGGCGGTCCTCTCCTAAGGTAGGAAGGATGATATCCAAAATAGCCTGATTGCTATCGAATACTCTGTCCAGCATATTGTTAAACTTGCCAAAACTATAATAATCTGAAGAGCTTACAAAACTCACTCGGCTCCGATTCGGCGAAGAGCCAACAACACTATTATTATAAGTAGCCAGGATGGCATCAACAAATTCTACCAATCGAGTGTTATTTGCATCAGCAAAGCTGCCGTCTTCTGTTCCATAAGGATTTGGGACCATCGATAGAGGCTCACCCAAATGGTCATTCATCCATTCAGGCATTCCATCAGGCACCTTGCGGAAACCATCATAATCGTCACTAAACATAATAAGGCGAGTCTGGTAGGCATTCTGAGTTAGATCATCAAATGCCTTCATTACCCAAAGTGTACGAACTACTTCAGCAAATGTACCAATGTGGGGAGCGCCAGACGGGCCGTAACCTGATTCGAAGGTCACAACATCACCTGGCTTCTTGCCCTTACGCTCAATGTGCTTTAGAAGCCTCTTGGCCTCGACGAATGGCCAGGCCTTTGACTCTTCATACACTTGAACCATATTCATTTTCTACGTCCTCGCATCGTTGACACATATCTTTGTCGTTCACCTTAGCATAGTATGTCCTACAACGCAAGCACTTTTCACCATTATAAACTTCAAAATGAACCGTTCGGGTTCCGACTTGCTCATTTTTATATTGAGCACAACCTAAAACTTCTTTCCAATCAACAGGGAGCGGAGATTTGAAACATACTACCATCTGCTCCATCTGCCATTTTTGTTCGCTACGTTGATCTTCGAAAGCTTTCAATACTTCATCGCGTTCATTTTCGACGAATTCCCAGTACCCTAAATTTTCACAGTCTAAATCATTCAAGCAATAGCTTGGATCAAATCCATATTGTGAAACTTCTGCCACCAAAAATGGTGTAGTTGGTTCCATTACATAAAGTAACGTTCTGACTAGGCGATCCAACGTGTATAATACTGCCTGCCTGCGATTGCTTCCCTTTGAATCACAATACAAAGAATCTTTGACTTGAGTGAAATAAAATTCACTGACCCAGCGCACATATGCCAATGCCTTTCTTACTGTCGGGAAAGTACCACCACATTGACTCTGTACCAATTCTTTAGCTTTATATAATACATAACGGTCAACTGGAAGCAGTTCTGCACTTTGATTAACCACTTCGCCATTGAGGTTTGCTAAGCAGAACCTCACCGTGTTACGGACTTTGTCATAATTTGCCTGTGTTTGCTTGAGCTTTTCTTCATCAAACTCAACATCTGAATCAGCAAACCCGCTCAACAGCCACAGTCTCATAACATCGGCGCCATATTTTTCAAGAAGATCTGGTAGCCCGCCACCATTACCAACACTCTTTGACATTTTCTGGCGGCGCTGGAGCACAAATCCGTGAGTGAACACGTTTTTAAAAGGTAATTTGCCATAAAGAGCATAATGGACAAGTGCGCTGGACTGGAACCAACCCCGATGCTGATCAGTACCTTCTAAGTACATATCGGCCCGATCTACGTCAGGATATACAGCTTTTAAACTTGATCCAGAATCAAACCACACATCAAGAACATCCATCACTTTTTGGTATTGGCCGTGATATTTTTCAGGCAAGAAAAAGTCAGCGTCGTGTTCATACCAAACATCACTACTATGTTCTTTAAACATTTTTACAACATTAGTATTGACCTCAGGATCAACGAGCATTTCTCCAGTTTCATTGTGGAGAAACAGGGCCATAGGCACACCCCAAAGACGTTGACGACTTAAACACCATTCAGATCGGTCGCCAAACATAAATTTGAATCGATTAGCATAGCCAGTAGAATTCCAATTGACTTCGTCAACTTCTTCGAGCAATTTATCCTTGAAAGAATCAAAATTGAAGAACCAATTTTTCTTGGTTTTCACAACTACTGGTTTTTTAGATCGCCAGGAGACTTGACGTTCCGACACTCGGTGCAACTCATAATAATAAACTAAATCTGGTCGACTTTCGAGGTATTCCTTTACGGCCTGATTTGCTTTATAGACGTGGACTTTTACGCCATTGACTTCCATCATAGCGTCATCATCAACCAGCCCTTCAAGATTTAGGTTATACTTTACACCAAGCTTAAAATCGTCAAATCCGTGTCCAGGTACAACGTGTAAAAAGCCAGACCCAGCGTGTTCATTAACCGAATCATTTTCTTCCAACAGCGGTGACCTACCCCCAAAAGGAGGATTGACAAATTTACCTTTTAGTTCATTTGGATCAAAATTTCTAACAAATTCCAAACCAAGCTCTTGGTTGAGCATAAAGCCAGCACTTTCATTCATCACAACATACTTGCCAGATGGTGTTTTGCCCATTTTATAGGTTGCATCAGAATTATAAGCTACCGCTTTATTACCAGGCAATGTCCAAGGTGTAGTGGTCCACACTAAAACGCTATAATTTTCACCTTCAACTGGAAATTCAACAAATAATGAATCGAGCGGTAAACTTACAGATTCAAGTTCAGCTTCAGCCAATGTAGTCTTTTCTACTGGTGACCAATGAACCGGGCGGAATCGCTGTTCCAAAAGGCCACGCTCTTGAAGTCCATAAAGATTCTTCAAAGTTTCAGCTTCGTATTCATAGTCGTGAGTTTTATAGCATTTATCCCATTCGGCTCTTACACCAAATGATTTAAATTCTTCTTTTTGAACGTCTACCCACGAATCAGCATATGCTCGGCAATCCTTTCGGAACTGCACCACGTCAGCATCTTTACTCTTTCCAGCTTTAGTGTATTGTTCTTCAACTTTAACTTCGATCGGTAAGCCGTGACAATCCCATCCTGGACGGAACGATACGGTTTTTCCATTAAAGCGTTCTTGATGACGATTTACAGAATCTTTCAACACTTTGTTCAAAAAGTGTCCAAGGTGTAAATTACCATTTGCATAAGGGGGGCCGTCGTGCAACAAAAAATCAAATCCATCAGATTGTGGATGAGTAGTTACTACTTTAGTGAATGTTGTGTCTGACCCAGCCTGCCGTTTAAGTGGGAAAGAAGTTGATGGTAGAAAAAGATTAAATTTAGACATTTTAAAAACTCCTATTGAATAAAAATCACAAATTAACTTGGACCAGATAACGTATTACCTGGCCTTTATAATTCGTATATTTTTAATCAAATTAAGAGTTTTCATTCCTGTTCTTCTTTAATAACTTCTTTCAAAGCGAGTTCTACAAATTGATCGATTGAAATTCCACGAAGTGCAGCAGCAGCTTCGAGCATTTCCTTAACATCGTCATCAAGTTCCAAAGTTAAAACAACCCTCGGGTCATATTCTTCACCTTTAGGTATTTTCGTAACTTTGTCAATAATGTCGTCAAAATCATCAGTCATATGCCAATTGAGATCTTCACTAAATTCATCCCATTTGATATTACGCTGTTTTGCTTCTTCCTTATAAGCATCTAAATAGTCCAAGTCAATCCACCTGTAGCGGAGTTCACCTTCATAAGTTTCGCTGATTGAAATTTCATATATTTGCTGTGTTTGAGTATCAAAAACTGCGCTAATATGAAAATTATCATCTGAACTATCAAGGAATCGTGCATTTGGACCAAAACATTTCCAAAGGAATTCACTTCCGTCAGTAATTTTGAAATCAATTGCTTTTGTGAAAGCTTCCATTTGTTTTGACATTAGATTGCCTCCAAACAATGCTCAGTGATTGAAACAGCCTTCCAGCCATCGCCATATCCATTGTTATATGGCGTATCCAGTTCTACGATGAACACTGTCATACCAGGAGCGTCAAATGCCACTCCGATTGTGGAACCTTTAATACCATCCATGTCACCGCCAGTACGAACAAGCTTAACACGCTGATTAGGTGAGAATTTCATTTTCAGTCCTTTCGATTATGTTGCGGAGTAGTGGGGATTCGAACCCCATACCTTGCGGTACCCTCTGTTTTCGAGGCAGTGTTAGAACCTATCTAATTACGTACTCCAAAATTGTCAACCAGTTTTACTAATTCTTTTTCAGCCAAATACATTTCAACTTTAGTATTGTAAAACCTTAATATTTCTTTATTAAAATTATCAATTCCATATTTTTCAATAGCATATCTTATTCTTTTACCAGAACCCATATAACCATCATCGAGATTTTTAGTCGAATGGGCACCAATGTAAAACTTACCATTTATTTGGTTTGTTATTTTATAAACATAGTAAAACATATTTTCAAATCCGGCGCGCTTGTCCGGTCAATCTTCCATTAGTGTGAATATCTACATTCACTTATGCTATCACATTCAAATCCTGGAGCACCACAAATTGAACAGTCAAGCTTGGTTTGTCTAAACCATTCCTTTTTGCCGTTATGTGGATTGATTTCACAATAAAGTTCATTAATCCTGCCTGGTGACTTGAATGATCCAAACAACCAACTTAGCACTTTACCAAACATAGCATCTCCTTTCCTTTCTGTCTATAAAGGAAGAAATGAAATATGTCAATGGCGGACAGTGAGGGATTTGAACCCTCGGAACCCCTTACGAGGTTCGGCACATTAGCAGTGTGCTGGTTTTAGCCACTCACCCAACTGTCCATAAAATTTGGAGGAAGACGGGATAATCGAAATCCACACCATATTTCAGGTGCCCACTCCTTAGCAGGGAGGTCCAGAACCTTTCTGGTTCATCTTCCATATATACAACAAAGACAGGATTCGAACCTACGTGGTCCCAGGGCGTCAAATTAATTTGTCCGGATCCTAAGACCATCCCGCTTCTGGGCGGGCTACCTTAAACCTATCTCAGCCACTTCATTGTATTGGAGGAGCCGTGGGTACTCGAAACCCATACCGTTTTTTAGGTATCAACCGCTTTCCAGGCGGTGGTTGCGCCCTGGCAACTAACGACTCCGCAAATTTAAACTACTGTTCTTCCTTTATACCATCCTATTGGAATTACCATATCCTTTTTAATTTTCTGGTTTTTAGATCCGTCAGTAATCCACATAGTTCCGAATTGTGAATTTTTCCTTCCAGTTTGGAAGCCATCATTTTTTTCTTTCCATTTTTTAATAGCACTATCAGATTTAGATAATTTACTAAATTCTTTAGCTTTTTCTGGATTCAAGCTATGGAATTCTTTCATAGCTTCAGAACCTTTAACCCATCCTTTACATTCCACAAACCGCAATCTTGCTTTTTCAAGTATCCATTCATAACCTGGTTTACCAAATGGTGAAATAAATTTATTCCATTCTGCCTTAGTTTCAAATCCTCGATCTTTGTAATAAGAGCCTTCTAAGTTGTATATTGTAAAGCCACCAGTTCCGCCAAGCATTAAATTATAAGTATTGTTATCTTTTACAAAATCTTCGTTAACTATTTCACGTTCTTTATTATTCATATCATTTTCATTATCAAAAATATATAATGTTTCTTTATCAAAGTTTTTTATTCCATATTTTTCTATAGCAGATTTTATTAATTTTCCTGAACCCATATAGCCATCATCTAAATCATCAGTAATATGCTTGCCAATATAGATCTTACCATTTAGTTTGTTTGTTATTTTGTAAATTATATTAAACATAAAAATCCATTCAATTTTTGAGGACAGTGTGGGATTCGAACCCACGGGACCCTCGCAGGTCCTCCGGTTTTCAAGACCAGTGCAATCGGCCACTCTGCCAACTGTCCATATATTTTGGCGGAGGGTAGGCGGAATCGAACCCCTGACCTTACGGTTCCACTAGTTTTCAAAACTAGGTGTGCATCCCCGGCACAATTACTCTCCAATAAAAAACCCCCTAGTTTCCTAGGGGGTGTAACAGCAAACCTATCATTCAATAGATACTGTTCACCCCATTGGGATGGACGAACTACTGGATGATGAAATAATGAACATTCGTTTAATCTTTCCTGTTTGCTTTAACTTTGTTCAGCTTATATTCTATTTAGTATTCTGTCAATAGTAAAATAATAAAAATTCTGATTTATTTTATGACCAATATTCATATAAACCAGACTGCATAGTATCCAGATATTCATCCCGGACACCGAAAAACTTAGCCAAATATCTTACCAACAAAGGTGTTGGAGGGGCGAATCGATCGATCAAATCCTCTTTGGAAAAATCAATTATATCACCATTTTCCATTGTGATTGATTGCTTAACGTCACGAAACAGCCTAATTGCTTCTGATTTAACCTTTTGTCCATTTGGTATGTATGTCATTTTACCGTGCTCATATGGATAAATCCCATATGGAATATATTTGAATGACGGTTCCATACCATAATCATTATTCAAAACTGAATTATAGTAATCCATTGAATCATTATATCGGTGCCAATCAGGCATACCAATATGGGTAAAAAGCATTATATTAGATAAGCCAGTTTCAGTTTGGTAACTCACAAACTGACTCATATATGCTGATAAATTTTGTTTGTGCCCATCGCGCCAATAAAGTCTCATTTCAATATCTGAATCATCTTCAATCAGACGCAGAAAGGTATTAAAGTCAGAAATTTGGGTTTCAAGAGCATATTCGTACTGGTCCCAATCAACTCTCGGGTCGCGATCCACGATATTATGAAAACCGTAACCTAATACTTTATGAATCTTAAAGCCCACAAACTTCCCCCATTTTCTTATCCTCTAATAGCAGCTTTGTATTTTAATGTCAAAGGATAATTCGATCTGGAAAATATGGTTGAAGTATTTCAGGTATTGCCACCCAGCCATCTGGCTGTTGATAATTTTCCAAAATAGCTACAAGAGTCCGACCAACAGCCAATCCGCTACCATTTAATGTATGGACCAAAGTAGTCTTTTTATCTCCTGGCAGCTTTACTCGTGCGGCCATACGTCGGGCCTGAAAATCGCCACAATTGCTGATCGAGCTAATTTCACGCCAAGCCTTTTGGCCCGGAAGCCAAACTTCCAAATCGTAAGTTTTTCTGGCGCCAAATCCCATATCACCCGCTGCTAATAAAACTCGCCTAAATGGTAAATCAAGTTTCTTAAGAATCATTTCCGCAGCATTCAGCATATGCTGATGTTCATATCCGCTTTGGTCTGGAGTAGAAATGGTTACCATTTCTACTTTATGGAATTGATGTTGGCGTATGAGCCCGTGAGTGTCTCTACCAGCACTGCCTGCTTCGGCCCTAAAGCACGGTGTTAGTCCAACCATACGCAATGGTAAATCACCATAATCCAAAATTTGATTGGCAACCAAATTTGTCATTGGCACTTCGCCAGTTGGGATCAAATATCGACCATCTACGGTTTTAAACAAGTCCTCTTCAAATTTTGGAAGCTGACCGGTACCAAACATCGTTTGCTGATTCACCAAATAAGGAACATCTACTTCAGTAAAACCATATTCCTCAACGTGATGGTCAATCATAAACTGACCAATCACTCGGTGCAATTTAGCCAATGTGCCAGTCATCACATTAAAGCGAGTCCCTGCGATTTTTGTTGCTTGTTCAAAGTTAAATCCTGGAAGAAGGTGATGCTCTTTGATTTCAAAATCAAATTCAGGAATGTCATCCTGATGTACTACAAGATTATTTTCCTCACCACCTTCTGGAACATCGTAGTGTGGAATATTTGGTACCTTAGCCCAAATGCTATCACGAACATCTTTCAACAAATCAACATTTTTCTTATAATGATCAATTTGCTCATTAGTTGCTTTTGCTTGTTCTTTCAGATCTTCAGCAGGTAATTTAAGCCTGTATGCATCACCAATTGCTTTATTAAGGTTGTTTCGTTCATTTTCAGCAGCTTGCAACTTTGTTGTATAAAGACGAAATTGCTCATCAGCCCAAAACAAATCGTCAATTGCTCCTCCGCCGCGCCCCTTTAATGCACGTTTTACGGCTTCGCGATCAGTTCTGACATCATCAATATTAATCATTCCAAAAATCCTTCATTCCACCGTTCATATACGACTTGGCTGTAATAATTTTTCCCGTTCTTTCATCCCAAGCCTGATTATCCTGAAAACGAATTGTGCGAATTTTATCACCACGCTGGCCAGAGCCACTTTCCTTATACTGTTCAGTCTTTAGACTAGAAAGAACAGCATTATCCATTGATTGTAACTTATTTGCTAGGGCCTGTCGAGCCTCTTGGTAATTAGATTCTCTAGAACGGCTTTGGCGTACTTCCACCAAACCTGTTGGAATATGGATCAATCTGCAGGAACATTGGTGCTTATTTCGGTGTTGGCCGCCTTTACCTGTCCCAGAAAACCATTCTACCCGTAAATCGCTATCGCGTATTTCAGTTTTTTCCATTTTGGCGTCAATTAAAGCGACCTTTACTGACGAAGTATGGACTCTGCCCCTGCGCTCAGTTGGAGGTACACGCTGGAAACGATGGCCGCCAACTTCTTTCTTAAGATTGTCGTTTGGTTTTTTTAGCTCAATAAAATAGCCTTGACCCTCTGGGCCGTGGCGGTGCAGTCAGCCATCAAGAGCTTTGAGGTATGAGTGATACAAATCTTTCGCTAATAATTGAGCGTCTTTTCCGCCTTCACCAGGCATAATAACTAATTTCATATTTTTATTCCTTTTTAAAACAATAGAGTATTATCGTGTGAAATGTTAAATCACAACGTCAATTTTCTTTAAGTTCTAAAAAAGAGTAAAACACATTAATCAGTCCTTTTTGATTTCTACCAATATTTAGTCAATTCTGTTCCCAGTTTTTTAAAATATCTGAACTTGAATTTGCTTTGTTTTCACCACCAACACCAAAAACTAACTGAACATCATACCGGAGAGCAGTTTCTGATTCTGGAATATTATCTTTAGTCCTATCGCCCCCATTCATAAATAAAATTTCATCACGTGGAAACATAGTTCGTGCCTTAACAATTGCCCAATCAGCAGATCCAGTAAGATCATCCTGTTCAGTCATCGGAACAACTAAATTAACACTTCGCATATTGCTTAAAATAGCACATCGAGTGGCCTGTGTCATAAATGGCTTGCCTTTCTTTCGAGTGAGCCAAGCATCAGAATTCGGAAACACTAACAGTATATCGCACATAGCTTTTGCAGCATTAATGTAGTCAATGTGACCTTCGTGTAAAGGATCAAAGCCACCAGTTACTATGCCAATTTTCATTTGTTATTCCTCTAAAAATTTCTTCAACCTTAACAGGTTTTTACTAATTTGTCAAATCATATTAACAGCTATTGACGAGCAAGTCATTATATTATATAAGATCATCATAACTTAGGAGATGTTTATGACGGCTTGGCGATCAATTCGAAACGAAATTGAAGAAATGGATGCTACATTCGTTCTAGCCATTTCGGGCGGTGTTGATAGTATGGTCCTGTTGGATTTCTTCACGCGAACTGACGCTAATTTCGTTGTAGCACATTTTAACCACAATTTGCAACCTATCAATGTAGAAATGCAAAAGCACGTTATTGATTATTGTATTAAGAACAATATCGAACATTACGTCGGCCAGGGGGTGAGTATTAAACTCAATTCTAAGCTTAATCATACATCAATTGAGGCTGAGGCACGTAAACAACGATATGATTTTCTTGAAGCTGTTGCTAAATCAGTCTCTAACGGTCGCCAGGCGGTTATTGTAACTGGCCATCACCAAGATGATCAAGTCGAAACTGTTATGCTTAACTTATTCCGTGGCGTCGGGCTTCAGTCAGTGTTTATGGAAAAGAATAATGGTAGGCAATATAGACCATTTTTAGACATTCCAAAATCGGAATTGTTAGAATGTGCTAGAAAGCGTGGCCTTGCTTGGATTGACGATCCAACCAATGCTGAAAACGATGCAGAACGTAACTGGCTCCGCAACGAAATTATTCCACAAATTATGGAACGTAGAAACATCAGTAAAACGATTCCACTTTCTATTGAGAAATACCTCAAGAGTTGACTTGTCCTGTTTCTTCTGCTAAGATGGATCTATGAAAAACAAATTCAATCCTGATATGGACCTGATCCGAATTGCATTCGAGAATGCCAACGTTCCTGTGCGACTAGTTGGCGGCTGTGTCCGGGATATGCTGTTGGGCATTAATCCTAAGGATTGGGATATGACCACGCCGGCATTGCCTGATGATATTATCAGCATCTTGAGAGCAGCTAATATCGAATGCTTTGATATGAGCAACGGTCACGGCACTATTACTGCGGTGATTAACAGTGAGCCTTATGAAATCACTACATTACGGCAGGATTTGGAAACTGATGGCCGTCACGCGGTTGTGGGTTTTACTGATGATTGGAAAGTTGACGCTGAACGTCGAGATTTCACGTTTAACGCAATGAGTATGGATTTTGACGGAGTCATTTATGACTACTTTGGTGGTATTGCTGATCTAAAAGCTGGCCTGGTACGTTTTGTTGGTGATGCTGAAAAGCGCATCCAAGAAGACTATTTGCGTATTCTGCGTTATTTTAGGTTTTTGGGCCGAATGCCCAAGCCAGAAGCAGACGTAGAAACACTGGCTATTATTTCAGCAAATCGCCAAGGACTGGCTAATATTTCTGGCGAACGTATTTGGTCTGAAATGAAGAAAATCTTCTCTGGTGAACACGTTGATTTCATTATGGATTTGATGGATCATTCAAAAATCACCGGTGCTATTGATTTGATGATTAATAAGCCGGCGGTTCCAGCATCTAGGGATCCAGTGACAATTTTGGCAGCGTATATTGATTTTGCGTTCGTTGAAATTGTGTGCGATCGTTGGAAGCTGTCCAGTAAAGAAGAAAGCCAGTTGGTGTATTTGACCAATTTTCGAAACATAATTGACGATGTCAAGGTACTGAAAGAAGCTATTTTTGAAGGTACTGATCGTTATTATGTTTTGGAGTTGATGAAAATTCAACATCGAAAAGACGATTACGAGATTTTGAAAAATTGGATCATTCCAACTTTTCCAGTATCTGGTAAGGATTTGATCGAAATTGGTGTAAAGCCAGGCCCAAATATGGGCTTCATCATTAAAGTATTGCGTAAATCATTTGTAGAATCAAACTATCAAATGACTAAAGAACAATTTCTTTCAATGGTTGATATAGATAAAAGCCCGGAGTAATCCGGGCTTTTTCATTTCTTCCAAAACATTAAGCTTGATAGAGAAAATGTCTTCTCGACTACTTTTGGGTACTTTTTATTCAAGCGGTTAATTACAAAGCGCTCAAACAAGACTGGCGTCGCCAAAATAGTCCTAGCATTCGCTACCATCTTAGCATCTTTATTGTGAATGATCACATTCTTCAAAATAAGCTTTGAGAATTGAACTTCTTTTTCAAATTGTTCACGAGTATAATTTGCCATTTTAAAATCTCCTAAATAAGATTCTAAAATAACTTTTAGAATCCAGTGTCAGTTAAACCTTAGTCCTAACACCGGTTAATAATGGTGTTAGGACACAATTTTCGGAGGTTCACTACTTCGAGTAGGTTCCATTTGTGCTTGCATCCTTTTATGATTTAATGTATCGTAAATATATAACAAATGACAGCAGTGTGTCAACGGTATTTATAGGTTGTGAGTAGTTTATGCGAAAATTGACTGAGAGTGAACAAAAATTATGGAATGCAGTATGCCAATCTGTAATCAATAGCCCACGAGTTCGCGTCAAGACATTAGTAAATGATAATATCATCCGCGCTTGCCCTTCGAAATATCTCGATCTCCACGGAATGACACAGGACCAGGCTTACCACAATATATCCTGCTTCATCCAACAGAACTATGATGCTAATCAGCGCGAAATTGTTATCATAACTGGCAAAGGTTCTAATGGAACTGGAAGCTTGAAAAGACTAGTTCCATATTGGTTGTCATCTACACTCAGTGATAAAGTTAGGTCTCATCGAATCGATCCTAAAAATACAGGCCAAGTATTAATATCTCTTAATAAAAAAGTCGGTTAAAGCAAAGCTCTAACCGACTCTTCAATTTCATCCTTGTTCTTAGTACTCTTTAAACCACTTCGCTGTAAAGCTTCAATTAGTCGAGTAGTCATTTGTTCTTTTTGATCGCTATAGATTTCCATAGCAACCTTAAAGCCAACTTCAAAGCTCACTAAATCATCCTTAGTGAGCTTTCCTTTGAACAGGATATCAACAACTGTTTCTGGGTCATCAATGTAACCAACTCTTGAAAATCTAGGAGTTGGACCAGCAGGAATTACACCCCTGTCCATCAAATAACCCAATTGGCTTTCCCACCTATCAGCATCAACTTCGCAATAGATGTCACGATCATCTAAAATCATCCACCTACGTCGAAGACCGCGCTCAAGGTCGTATGCCCAAGAAACTTTAGCAATAGCGTTAATTGAATCTTCGCCAGCCAAATAACCAATATCCATCTTAGCCATCACGCCCAAAAGTGTTGACAAATAAACACCCTTGAATGCTGATGCAGCACCTGGAGAATAATGAGTAAATTTGAGCCATTCAGGGTTACCAGTGATTAAATCAATCTGGCAATAACCATTTTCCGGCTTCCCTTGAATTGGGATGGCAAAGTTTACCTGCAATGTATTCTTACCATTACCAGCCCGTTGAGCTTCAGGAAATGATAACAATGCGTGACTTTTAAATTTCTTCCAAGGAAATTTAATATCATCGACTGCGATATCAATGTCGCCACTGTCAGGTTGTTTACCCACAGACCCTAAAAGATTATCGTAGATATAATCTAGGTCGAAACCAGGATATTGAATTGTCGATTGGAAATAATCAAGAGTGTCACGAATTTCTTCAAGCTTGATTCGTCTCACAGGGATATTTTTAAAAGCTGTACCACCCATCGATTTTCTCCTTTCAAGTAGAGAATACGATATTAGTGATTAAATGTCAATACTGGGCGATCATTCTCCGCCACCGTCTCCGCCTACATCACCATTTACTAAATCTAATTCACCAGTACCCAAATCATTATCTGAATCTTGATCAAGATTGTCATTATCAGTGCCACCATACCACCATCTGCCATAAAAAGGAACTACAGGCGTGTGAGTTGATGAATTGCTACTTTTCTTTTTCTTTTTAGCTTCAGTCAATTCTTCATTATCGCCATCAGCTACAAATAGTAAAGTTTTGCTGAATCCTTCATTGATTGCATCCATAATGTGACCGTGGCCATCTAATAAATGATAATAGCCATCCAACAATACTGCGAAAGGTAAAGCATCGTGACGGCTGAATTCTCTATCATCGTGTGCTTTTTCGATCGGATGGGTGAAAAGAATTTTGGATATTGGAACTTGGCGCACGTCGACCACGTCACTATCAACTGAATCCCTGGCTTCGTTCACCAATAATGGCATATTATTTAAATATGGCGACATCTTTGGCTGATATGATGTAAAGTCGGCTGATTTCATTTTATTAACCCTAGCTTATAAACTATAGGGTATTTATTTGATTTAACCATTAAACAGATAATCGATAGCCAACTTACCATTTAAATTTATATCCCGGGTCCCAATTCCAGTCCAAACTCCTATTTCTGGCTTTGGTGGTAACCGAATTTCACGACAAAGACCTGAAATATCCATTTCATACCATTTATTTCGATCTTGATGGAAAAAATAGAAAGGCTTATTATGGATCAAGCAATACATAGCGGTAGCCCAAGCAGTACCACCATCCACTACCATTGTGCTTGGATTGAAAGTGCCGATAGCATACACTGCATCAGTTTCCTTCACTTGATAATAGTTCCGTCTTAGCAAATTATTAACATATTTGCTCTTAGAAGGATAATGCCTGTTAAGATATGATTTAGCTTTTTTGAGCCACGGATCAGCAATAACTAAATTATTATATGGCAGTCGAACTATCTGCCCATTTGGGCAAGTGGTTTTATGTTCGTCAAATGAAAAATGAATAACCTCGTGGCCGTGAAGTGAAGCAACTTCACCCCATTCTGTATCCGCTCCTTCAGCGCCGCCAGATAACATTGTAACCATAAAACAATTATAAAAAATATCAGTCTTCCAGTCAAGAAAATACCGGTGATTTTCATCACCGGTATTTTGTATTACTTACGCCATCCTGGGGGCGGTGCAGCATAAGTTGTAGTGTTTGAATAGCTTGGGAAAGCCTGTGGTGACGAATTCCTGTAAGGAAGAATAATACCACGAGCTTCAAGACCATTTGCATCATCATAATAAATGCAAACTAGCGCATCAGGGTAATTTGGATCGCGCTTTTCAAAAGTAGTCGTAGTGGTTTGAAAAGTTTGCGCATCGCCATATTCAGTACCAAGATTTTGGCTGCTGAATGATTTCATCACGGCGTTATTACCAGATGTTAATGTAGTATTCAAAGTGGCAGCACTTCTCGTTCCTCCTGAAGGAGCAGCCATAGCCACACTATCCAAGCCTGATCCTACTACATTGTTACATACACTTGATCCTAATGGAGTATTCCAAAGTGGATCACTTGCGGTGCTTGTAAAAGTATAGCTAGGAAATGTATTAATCGGCGGAACATATTTTGGTCTAAATACCATCATACCTATGACACCAACGTTTTTCTTACCGCGTCCTGTTCGATTAGAATATGATCCTGAGGATGAACCAAATTGAAATTTCGCAGCAGTGTCTGCATCAACTTTCCAACCAGGAATGTTAAGTGTTTGCCAAGGTTCCAAAACATATCCTTGACTGTCAGCACCGGCAGGCTTTCCATCAATAACGCTCAAACCATCAACACTTGGAATGGCTAAAATGCGCTCTGGTGAATTGTTTTTAATTCTCAATTCATAATTTGAATTTGTTCGGCCTTCAACAAAGACCAAACCCTGATGCTGATATTCAGTCAACGGCTGACCGTTAATAACTAGACTTAGTTCATATTGATTAGTATTATCAAACATTGTCGTGTCCTCCTTTATTACAAAGATTGATCGCGCTCTGCTTGGGTATATGTTGCCGAAGCACGAAGTGCGTCGCCAGCAAACCCTTTCGCATAAGCGGTTCTAGTTCTTGTTGTAATAGAGGACAATGCTGCCATTGAGCCAGCCATATTTGAAGTATTGTATTGAACTGTATTATTGGTACCAAAGCCCATTGCACTACCTTCGTGGAAAGCGTCAATGTTTGCACCCATAAACAAGAACGTCCAATCCTTGCCTTCTGCCTTTTCAACTAAAGCCTTAATAGCTGTTTTATTGAAACGATTAGAGCAATTTTCTTCACCATCAGTTAAGATAACGACGATAACGCCAGGACGTTCCGCTTTTTTCTTTGATGAAATTACTGCATTAGCTTTAGTGATATTATCACCAATCGCATCTAGAAGATTGGTTGATCCGCTTGGTCGATAAGTGCTTGTGGTTAGCGGTTCTACGGTTTTGATGTCTTTGTTTTCGAAAATGTACTTGACTTGTGAGCCGTTAAATTTACTTAACGTGAGTAAGCATTCACCATCACCAATTTGCTGTTCTTTTAGCCAAGAATTGAATGAATCGATAGTTTGCTGAGTTACACTAGACATACTTGAAGATTCGTCCAAAACAACGTGTATCAAAACACCATTTGAACCGGCTTTTTTAATTTTTTCATTGGTGGAAACATTTACTGTTGAAGTAGCAATTGTTTGTGCTTTTGGAGTGAATTGTGGGAAAGCGTTAGGCATCCCAGATGGAGTACGAATATTTCGCATTATTTGTTTTCCTTTACGTTGGGTCTTACGGTATCCTTAACGTGGATAATAACTTGCCCGATTAAATGAAGCATTTACTAGCTTCATTTCTATTTATACTAAAATGATCACTTTTTGTCAATATTTCTTAGAATTATTTCAGAAGCTTGATTAATATCCTCAATAATAGTAAATGGAATGTTATGGCGATCCAATAATTCCATTAATCGCATATCAATATCAATTGCACCTTGTTCGTCTTGATAGCGGCCAACAGGATCATATTTTGTCATACGCTTTAAGAAATAATTTTCGTTGTTATATGTTTTAAAGATCTCAACTACTAAAGGCTCGAACCCAGTGAAATATTCGTGTGGTTTATACATTAGTCCTTGAACTAGTGGCGCATCAGTGATCACAAAATCAACCTTATCAGCAATACGATGCAGTTTACGAGCCTGCTTTGCTAAAATATAAAGTTGATCCTCTAGAAGTACATTCATACGATCTTCCCAAACAAGATCCTTTGCATATTCTGTAACTAACTCAACGTTTAAATTTTTCTTTTTTAAATCAGCAAAAACTTGTGCAGTTGTGGTTGATTTGCCCGCGCCTGGGCCAGCAAAAAAATTTAAAATTGTGGCTTTCATTTCAAAATCCTATCCATTACGATGTTCATTGACACTACATTAGTGCCACTCATTGGGTAATATGGTATTCCGTGCTTTTCTAATATAGAAATGATGTTAATGTCGATATTCTTCGACGTTGCTTCATCGTGTGCTCGACCACTTTCTTCAAAGCCATAATTTCGAGTTAGCATAAAATTGATATTATTATATGAATTGAATACATCAACTACGAGTGGTTCAAAGGTTGGATAATAATTTGGGATTTGGTATGCAAGTGCTAATATTCCTGGTGAATCAGTTACGACATAATCTACCTTTCCACGAAGACGTTCCATTCTTCGATTTTGCTTAGCAAATACGTACAATTGGTCTTTTAGAATTTTTAACTGTTCTTCATAAACAATGTCCTTAGCAACTTCTGTCACCAATTCGACATTCAGGCCGCGTTCTTTTAATGTATAGAAAACCTTGGCGGCGGCGGTACTTTTACCAATACCTGGGCCACCCAAAATGTTTATAACTTTCATTATTATCTACCTCTTGAATTTCATTCAAATTAGCAGATATTGGAATAAAAATCAAATTAATAATAAAGCTTTAAGCCAGGACGGTAATCATTTCTATCATAGTTAAAACTTGACCCCGTTGCGGACCACCACGTTTAAATGAAACGTGAATCCAAATTGATCTACCGTGTTCCATAATTAGTTGATCAAACGGTAAATGATCTCGGATCCATTGCGCCCGTGTTAAATATTCACTATTGGCTAACCCTGCCCATTGGATATCGGCGGCCATTCCTCGATAATGTTGGGACCTACCACTACCTCTCCTAAATCCACTGTTAATTCTGAATCCATTTGGATATCGTGCCTTTAATGGTTCTAATACATTGGTGCATAATGCTTTCAAATTACAGACGACCTCTGGCAATGAAAGTCCACACTGCGATGCAACTCGGTAAGGAAAAATGCATTTTGACGAAAGTTGGCCTAAATTGAAATTAGGAGAAAGTTGATAATTGTCAGCAGGATATGATGGAACATTTCCGCAAATTACATTACTGCCTTGGCCACCGGATCCTTGTGTAGTATCTGATGGAGCACCAGTATCTACGCCGCCAGCAGCAGCAAATTCTGCATCAACCTGCGCTTGTTGTTCTGGTGATAAAGTTGGCTTATCATCAACATCATCACTATCTGCTAATATACCATTGAAAGATGCATTTGCTGAACCAATCCCGCCACTATCACCAACATACACATTAATTCCTTGTGCAATAACTTTATTCTTTTGAGTGTGTGCTGATAGATTTGACGTAGACCTTTGATCGTGATCGTCATTGTCTTGATCTTTAACAACCATCCATTTACCCATAGTGAATTTTCCTATTATATTGTCAGGTATTTATTCAAGACAAAAGGCGCACTAGGCGCCTTTTGGTACCCTTTAAGAGAGAAGGACTAGAGATGATAAATCATTTCTAGAGTTATACTCCGGAGCGCTCGTCGCATCCGCCCCCCTGTGTGTGATTTATAGAGCCCTTCAGGTCTGACTCTTTTTGAAGGCTCAAATTTGACTTCCCGGACCATTAATGGTGCCAAGTGGAAGGTAATTCCAGTGTCGGCTTTCAGTGACTCGAGCCGTATTTCAAAAGCAACTTAACATACCTGCCCGGTGGTATGATCTCTCCAGTTTGTAAAATATTTACAGTGACCGTCTACTCGTTTGAAACAAGTGTGTGAGGAGGCTGTTCTCACCTTTAAGTTGCGAGCATCCAATATTATATAATAATATTGTATGTGTGGAGAATATCGGGCTCGAACCGATCACCTCTTGAATGCAAATCAAGTGCTCTCCCAGATGAGCTAATTCCCCATAAAGGTCCGCTTCAACAATAAACGAGACCAATACCATTATATTTAATATAATGTAACATTAATACAAATGAATTTGTATTAATGGCTGTACAGGTTTGGTAAGCCTGTATGAATGTTTGGCAGATCAAGTTCTTACCTAACTTTTGCGCCGATCTGCTTCACAGTAAGTATCTCTCTTAGTTTATCACCAACTTTTTCCGGCTTCTAGCTAAGTAAGCATTTAAATGCTTGGATACTATAAATTTCGAAATTTATATAACGCTTGTAAGAATTACGATTGCATTGTACACTGCAACCAACTTGCTTTCACATTAAGCTTTTCGGCCATCTCCATATCTCATTTCATTAGATGGGCCTATGATTAATCCAGGCTTAATGCTTCCACGCATTAATATATTCAATATAGTAAACATCTATTACAATGTCAACTATAATTGTGCAGGAAAGGTGGAATCGAACCACCTTTTATTACGCGCACTGTTAACCTGACGCCTACCCAATAAAAGGTCTGGCGCTACCACCGAGGCCCTGCAAGTTAAATTATGGCTTCCTTGAAGAAATAATTTTAACTATGTCATTAGCACCTTTGGAAACACCAATAGATCCTAATATAATAAAAATAACAGTCCAAAATGATTCCGGAAACGCTGCCAATGCTTGGGCAAAGGCCAACAACGTTGCTGGATGAAACCACCCAACACAGAACATAATGACTATCATAAAAAATGCAACCGGACGCGGCCAGCGCATTATACCATCAGCAGCTTTTTCATTACTTATCACGTCACTAATTCCAGAAGTCAAATTCCCAAATTTAGTTTTGACAGATCTGAACCAGCCCCGAATTTTTCCTACTTTTTTTGTAGTTTCAGTTACCACAGTTTCTGCGGTAGCTTCAATACTGGTTTCTTGTTCTTTATCCATTCTTGGATACCTCCATCTGCACCATTATTTATGGTTTTGGAGATATCTGGCAAGATTACTTATAAAGAGTTATGATTGATTCAGGCTGATCTAAAAGTGCTGCCACCAATCTAAGTAGTTCAGATGGATTATATGACAATCCAAGCTGATATGCATTCTCCACGTAGCCTTGTTGCGATGACATAACTGACATAATTTCAGCCTTATCACGCTCATCCATTTGATTGAGGTGTAATCTAAATATTTCCATCATTGCAACTAACGATGTAGTGAGGCGGCCATCATTGAGACGATCAAAATGATCTTTCATCCTCCTAACAACGTCTGATAGTTTTTCAGACGATCGTCCACCCCAGGATTCTTTCAAATATACATCATCTTCCAGCATATTAATTCTAGTGTCAAAATTAGTTTGCTTTGACTCCAATCTATATTTTTCATTTATTAGCATTTGGACATCATTTGATAATCTTTGAACTTCTTTTGTTAAATTTTCATTAGCTTCAACTTGTTTATTCATTAAACTAACCATTTGAAATATTTGGTCGTGCAATTGGAGCACTGATTCACCAAATAAGCTAAGCTGTTCTTCCGTAGAAGGAAGAAGGGGATGAGCATTATTATCAACTAAATCCATATTTTACCACTCCATCAAATCTGCTGGAGATTTATTAAGGGCAGTATCTATGACTTCATCATATCCAATCTGACGTCTTATACCGCGGATATTTTTACTTTTATCTTTAGCTTGTTTAAGGGCAGATTTGATGGACTCAGGATCATTATCGATAGTTTTCATCCTGATACCAAACATAATAGCTTGAAGCTCAGCCAGGGCATCCAGTTTGCCTGACAGATAATTTATATCACCATCGCCTACCATAGTTATCTCCTTATATGCCAAGCTAACATAGAAAAGTTTTTCAGTCAAAGAAAAAGCAGCCTAAGCCGCCTTTTCTGTTAAATTCTGTTGCTAGGTTTTAACTACCCCGGCAGGCTGCTTACGCAGCAAGAGCCATAACTGTATTATCATTGTCAGTTATTTTATTTAGTAACTTGTCTCGAGATTCTTACTTCTTGCACGTCGATCCTGGTTCAGGCCCTAAAAAGGTTTCCAGTATTGCCACCGGTTGGTGGACCTGCCGGGTTCCGCCCCCGGGTCCGCTACAGCGTTCATTCACTGTCATCAACTTGTTACAACATATTTATACAACATATCTAAATATGCTGTCAAGAACTATCTTCACATTAAGCTTACCTCGCCGGCAAGATTAATCTCAGCAAACAAAGGATTGTCACCCAATGCTAATGTATAAAAATAGTTCTTGACAGAATATTTAATATGATTGGGCTATAAAGGGATCGTTCGAGGATCCGAATACTAAATGCCCAACCATAATGGTTTATGATAAGCTTACGTTTCGCCAGTATTTCTACTAACAGTGGCTGAAAGAACACAATTCTCCATACCTAACCTGCTATCAATAAACTGTTAATTTTAGATCCGAAAACATATTAAAGCCAGGGTTCCGGAAAATAGCTTTATATGCCCACACATTATGAATAATAGATTTACCGTAGGACGGAATCACACCCAACAAAATCGCTTGCAAGCCGATTTTTGTCCCCTACTCGGTGACGCTTCTGAGGCGCACGATCTAAAATTAGCATTTAATTAATATAAACATCCTTACTAGGAATGTCAACCGGTATTATCTCATTGACTATTCCATATTTGGCTGCAAGTGGGGCAGGTACAAAATAGTCAATAGCCATATCATTTGTGCGAAGCAGTAAACGATCGTCAATACCGTACAGCATCAAATAGGCCCAATATACTGCCGTAGCTGCTTGATCTGGTTTTTCTTCACCAGTTTTCTCATTTACAAATTTGGCCGAATGATACATAAACATAGAATCTGAATATGCCATCCGATATATTCCGGCTTGGAATATCATAGTACACGCTGAATAGCACATTGCACGTTTGGGCACTAACGTGGCCATCTGGCGCGTCGCCACCAAATTTGCGATTTTGGCAGATGGTTCAAGCTCGCCTCCGGGTGACGCAATAATAACCACTTCAGTTTGCGGCTTCAACGCTGCTTTAAATTTCACATAAGTGTCTTCACTTATTGGCCCAGAAACAACTATAGCGTGATCGCCATCAACCAATTTAATAATGCTTTGTTCTGTAGAAACGTAATCAAAAGGATTGTAGTTAACTAACTTCTGTCCACTTTCAGTCAATTCTACTCTACTGGTTTTAAAAAATGGATGGGTTAATCGAAGTTCTCGAATATACATCGTAACAACTGATATACACAATAAAGTAATTACGATGTTTTTAAACATAACCCTACCATTTCCTCATTGGGCAGCCTGCGGCTTTAATTTTAACTTTGAATGGCATTAAACAACCGCAGTGTCTACACATTTTTGGTAGCTTTAAATACCATTCACACTTCTCACAAATAGCCAGCCGATCGGCAGCCATCTGAATATCTTTTTTAGTCACCATCAGATATTATTATCCTTTGGTGAACATTCCGCCTGCTGGTGCTGCGGATGCAGGAACAATTCCTGTAGTGATTTGCGTATAAGCATCTGATATTTCTTTGCGTGGAGTGGTGCGTGAAATAATTGCAGATCCTGAAAACGTAATAGTCGGCTTATCGTCAGCAGTAACCATAAATGGTGCAGGCATTACACCTTGCTGAGTCAACATCCAACCAACCGGTGATTTCAATGTAAGACTACCAGCATCGGATGATTGATTGTCTTCAATACGGCCAACAATTTCTTCACCAGTCACAAGCTTGATGGCTATAAGGTCGCCAGCGCTAGGTTGTTTTTGAATAAGCATACATTTTTCCTTCAAATAGCTAAGGTTAGGTCTAATGGCCTAAATATGGTTTTAGTATCGTCAATCGATGATTTAATCCAATACTGGCCTTTTTCATTCTTTATAGTTAACACATCCGATCCAATTTGTAAATCAGTTTGTTGTGAATCGGCCAATTTATTAGCTGTTCTTTTGATTGTTCGATTCCAACAAGTCTTAGACAAAATGATGCACGTATTTCCTGCTGACAAATGAGGGCGAGTGTCTATCGTACCACCTTTATTGTAATATAAACTTTTCTGGTCAGCAGGCAATCCTAAATATTTCCTAAAGTCAAATCCAAATATTTGGTTAAATTCTTCATCTTTAGATAAAAGCTCATTCGCAAATGCAGTAGTGGCATATTTTGTAACTAAAGGTCTGTTAATATAAAGGAGTTTAAAATTGGATCCAAACGATCCCCACGTTTTATTAACTTTTGCTCCTGAATATTTCTCGCGTGAATCAAGTATGGTAGTGTTATTAACGTCCTCAACCATCAAAATATAAGCAATTTTACCATCAACCATACCACTCATAATTAATGACATATCATCTTTAATTAAATTGAGTCGGCCTTTATCACTGTTAATGCTCCAGAGCATATTCGCACATAGGTTATGAACTTCTGGTCGTTCACGTTTGAATTCAATATTTCGCATTCTACCAAGAATTTTTCCAATTGCGTCTTGGCGCTTTCTTCCTCGGTTATATTCCCAACCTACTATTTCACAAAAAATATGCTCAAAGCTTTCACCATTTTCATTGCTGGCCCGAAAGTGTGACTGATTTGGTTTATTTCTTGGCCGATATTTTGAACATTGTAGACTTTCATCAATCCAGCCCAGCATCTGTTCTTTTAAATATTTCTTTGAAGGTTTAAATGTCGTCTTCTTCATTCTCTTTTTTATTTTTTGTTTCATCGTAATTTACTTTACATATTGGGCAGAGTAGTTTACGCGAATCGTCGTGGTGGCTATCTCTGAGTTTCTTTATTCTATCAACTTCCAACTCATCCATAAACCGATACTGTCCATCGTTTATAAGTTGCAGTTGTGTCTTATCCACTTCGTTTCTAAAGCGGATTGAAACGTAACTTATGACACATTTCACAGGAAGTCGAATTAATTTTCCATCTTCATCTTTTTTAAAGAAATCTTCCCACTTTGGATCCCACGATTTTCTGTAATCCCCCTCGGGAAAATAATATTCTACTCTATTTTGGGTGATAAAAATATCATCAACCATATTGGTGCGAAGATATTCGCCCAAAGATGGAAAATCCTTAAAATAGTCCTCAGACCTGTTATTAGAATACTCAGCACAATAGTGAAACCATTCACTTTCGTGCTTTGTCAAAATATGAAGCTGTTCTGGGAAACTTTCCTCCAAACTGTTACCAAAAATCAACCTATGCATAAACGATGCACTTTGATACCGCCCATCACCTGGACTATAATATGGATGTGATTCATTATAAATTTCTGGCATATTTCCTCACTTCATAAGTGTTGTAAGCGTTTGTGCGTGTTCACGAACAGTTTTGGATCTAAATCTAATTGTAAAATCCTTATTGTGACCGAGGTGAACAAACGAATAGTCATCAAAATCAGTATGTTCAACAAAACAGTCAATTTGATTATCCATCAATACTGACCAAAGATTTTCCCATTGGTCACAAGTTATATTTTTAACTGACCAGCAAATAGCATATTGGGTTAAGCTATCGTGATTTATGCGGTTTTCAGTAGCCATCCGGATTCTTTACTTGACTATGTTGATCATTGTTTTAACCAACTCTCGTTCGTGGGTAGTTTTAAAAAATATTGAATGGATGCCATATTGGGTATCAGATAATGATTGAACATAATCCAAATCAGTCACACAGTCAACATTGGCATCCATTAGCATTGTCCAAAAATCTTCAAAAGAAGCCTTCGGTTGCTGTTGGAGTTGAAGTTCAACAATGTAAGGTGTCAAATTCATATAAGATTAATCCCGATACAAGAAAAACTTGTACCGAGATTAGCTTAAATGAATTATAAAGTCAAGCCGCCGAGATCGCGTCGAATCAAGGATTTTGCAAAATCACTAGCAATCAAATCAGTATATCCACCAATTAATTCACCGTCAATGAAAATTTGTGGCACCGTCTTTGGCTTATGACCAAGTCGATTTTCAAGATCTTCTAAGACGCCATCAGTGTTAATGTCATAATTTGTATAAAGTAAATTGTTTGCTTGGAGCCATTTTTTTGCATTTACGCAATACGGGCAGAATGGCTGCTCTCTTGTAAAAATTTCTATTTTCATATCTAACCTCATTGGTAAAATTTATGTAAATGTTCGTGGTGTATAATTTCACATTCAATCGATTTTAAGTATTCTTCAGAAAATTTACACCATTTATCAAAATCAGTCTTGTTTAAATCATAAAAAACGTGTTCTCTTGTAGCATCGTCATATCCACGATATTCAAACAGCAAAGAATTATTTTCATTGAAACATACTGGTATTTCATAAATGTGTTTATGAATAAACATTCTAATACCTACTACTTAGGTAATCTATATTATAATAATTAAAATATTCCTGCTTTGTCATTTCCTTGAATACATTACTATTATTTAAAACCCGAGTCATTTCGGAAATAGTCAAATTTAGGAAATCTCCAGACAAAACAATTGTTTGACTATCTTGTATCAAGAATGGCTCACCGTGCTTAATTTCAATATAAGATTTAATTGTGGTCCCAGGATATTGTGCAAATATTTGATCATTTTGGTTGTTCCAAGTTCTGACCGTAAACCGATCACTGCGAATTCGGTCTTCAGCAGCCACTTGTTCGTTGGCTTGCACAATCAAATCATTCAAATATTCTTTTTGATCCTTACCGCCACGGATCTTCAAAATCCCCAATGCTTGTTTAATCCAAGGCTGTACGCTTAGTGAATTAATATCTTCGTCACTCATTTCAGGCAACTTATCAATTAATTCTTGCAAACGTGGTTTTTTCTTAGCAGTTGCCAAAAGTAAAACATCAGGAGTATATTTCGATCTCATATCAAGCCATCATCGCATTTAAAACCTGATCGTCAATGATCTTATATAAACCACTATCGATTAAATCCTGTGTAATGATGATCGTTTCCTTATCTCCATCCAGAAATTCAAATTTTGAAGTGCCCCAGGATGCTTGAACACATAAGGCATTCTCCATTTTTCCATTTCTAAATATTTTATAGTAACGATCTTTATCACAATTCACAAGCTAAGACCTTTAAACGTGTCGTCAGTGACATCCTTTTTAATAGCACCAGTTAGGTAGCTGGAGATTTCAGTTTCCTGCGGAGCAACCTGAACTTCCACATTTCCGCCACCAATCCATTTTACAGTCCATCCTAATGGGTTGTCCACCACATCTTTAAACATTTTCTGATATCCAATATTGATCAATCGACGGTTAGTGATATATTCCACATATTCGCAAAGAATTTCATAAGTCAAACCAATCATTGATCCATCTTTAAACAGATATTTGGCCCAATTCTTTTCTTGATCAGCTACTTGTCTGAATATCTCAATAACAAGTGGTTCACATTCCTTTTGTATCTTGGCAAAATCTGGATCTTCCTTTGGGAGCAATTTTAATATTTGCTGAGTAGAAGCTAAGTGAACATTTTCATCGCGAGCAATGAATTTAATTATCTTAGCATTGCCCTCCATTTTCTTTAATTCAGCAAACGCCCAAGAGCAAGCAAAACTTACATAAAATCGAACACCTTCTAATGCATTGACTGAATTTAAGCACATCCAAAGAGCTTTCTTTAAGTCATACATATTAATATCAATTTCCTGGCCATTAATCATATGCTTACCACAACCAAGCAAATTGTAATAACCAGATAGCCGATTTAATTCATCATAATATTTGGTGATGTCTTTAGCGCAGTCGACAATTTCCTGAATATCCAAAATACCATCAAATACTTCACTTGGATTCGGATATAAATTGCGAATAATGTGAGTATATGACCTTGAATGGATTGATTCAAAGAAACTCCAAACCAAAAACCAATTCTCTAATTCAGGTAGACTGGTTATTGGTAAAAATGACAATACTGGTGCGCGGCCCTGAACCGAATCGAGTAAAATTTGTCGACGGATGTTTGAGATGAAAATATGCTTTTCGTGCTCGGAAAGCAGCTTGAAATCTTTTGAGTCTTTGGAGAGATCAATTTCGGTCTCTCTCCAAAAGAACCCCATTTGTTTTTCAACCAGCTTCTCAATTTGTGAATATTTTTGAATATCGTAACGAGCAATATTAACTGGCTCTCCGAAAAAAGAGCTTGAATTCAAATAATTAATCGTTTCAGTCCCAAATGTATGACTCATTTAATATACCTTATTACTTAAAAAAACATTATAATACAAAATTATTTCACAAATCAATTTTTAAATTGCACACGCTTCACAATCCTCAGAATCATCTACATCAGATTGCAGCAATTCCGGAAGTGATTCATCATCTTCAATCTCACCAGCCATATCATTAGTATTATTATAATAGAAAGTCTTAATACCCCATTTATAAGCATTGACCATCATTTTCAAATGCTCACTCATTGGTACTTTATGCTCTGGATAGAATTTTGGATTGTAGCTTGTATTTGCAGAAATGGTTTGGTCAATATAACGCTGCAAAATAGCAACAATCTTCAAATATCCTTCTGGTGACTTTTGATCCCAAAGCAAATCGTATTTGTTCTTCAAACGTTTGATTTCCGGAACCACTTGCTTCAAAACACCGTCCTTGGACTGTTTAATTGAAACCAATGATCGTGGTGGCTCGATGCCATTTGTAGCATTGGAGATCTGGCTCGAACTTTCACTTGGCATAAGTGCCATCAAAGTTGAATTGCGAATGCCAACATTTACCAAACGATCACGAAGTTCTTCCCAATCCATTTTATTTGAAGGAGCGACAAGTTCGTCGACTTCCTTCTTATAAGTATCAATTGGTAAAATTCCCTTTGAATATTTGGTGTCTTTGTATTTGTCACACGGACCAAATTCTTCAGCCAAATCAACAGAAGCCTTAATCAAGTAATATGACCAAGCTTCTACATATTCATCAATCAAAGCCAAGCCAGTAGCATCAATGTCTTGATAGTTCAAGTCGTGCTTTGCAAGCCAATATGCAAAGTTGATAATACCAACACCAAGGTTTCTACGGGCCTTTGTTGCAATCTCAGCAGCCAATACTGGATAATTTTGATATGAGATCAAGGCATCAAGACCTCTTACAGCCAAATTACAAACTGATTCAAAATCACTCGGCTTTCTAATGTTACCCCAGTTGATTGCGCTCAAAATACAAGTTGATATTTCACCAGCAGCATCATTCAAGTCATTGAGTGGATTGGTTGGCAATGTGATCTCTGTGCAAAGGTTGGACATATAAACCGTAGCTTTTTCAGGAATGAAAGAACTATGAGTATTGCAGTGATCAACATTCATCAAATATATACGACCAGTATCCTGGCGTTCCTGAACAAATGCACTGAACAAATCAATTGCCTTAATTTTATCCTTCTTAATCTTTGGATTGCGCTCTGCCCTCTCATAAAGAGTCTTGAAATGGTCTTGATCATTGAAGAATGCTTCATAGAGTCCAGGAACATCGTGTGGCGAGAATAATGTAATATCACCGCCGGTTAACAAACGCTCATACATAAGCTTATTAAATTGAACACCATAATCTACGTGACGTGCTCGACTTTCTTCCGTTCCCTTATTGTTCTTCAAAACAAGCAAGTTTTCAACTTCCAAATGCCAAATTGGATAGTAGAAGGTCGCCGCGCCGCCGCGAATGCCACCCTGTGAGCAACTTTTAACGGCCGCTTGAAACATCTTAATAAAAGGAATCAATCCAGTATGCTTGGCTTCGCCGCCGCGAATTGGACTACCTTCGGCGCGGAGGCGACCAACGTTCAAACCAATACCCGCTTTCTGGCTGATATATTTTACGATTGCAGATGTTGATGCATTGATAGAATCAAGTGAGTCATCACAATCAATCAAGACACACGATGCATATTGGCGGCTCGGTGTTCTGACGCCAGCCATAATCGGTGTTGGCAAGCTAATATCAAACTTACTAATCGCATCATAATATTTTTTAACATATTTCATACGAGTTTCTTTTGGATAATTAGCAAACAACGTTGCTGAAACCAAAATGTAACACATTTGCGGTGTTTCATAAATTTCGCCAGAAACTCTGTTCTTAACCAAATACTTACCACGAAATTGTTCCATTGCGGCAAAAGTTAGCAAGTCATCACGAGTGTGATCAATCATTGCATTAAGTTCGTCAAACTCTTCCTTAGTGTAAAGCTCTAGGATTTGCTTATCATAATATTTTTTATCAATAACATTCTTGACGTGGTCATAAAGATGAATTGGTGTATATTGACCATATACTTCTTTACGCAAGTGGTAGTTGATTAGACGACCCGCAACATATTGATAATTTGGTGTGTCTTGTGTGATTAATTCTGCGGCTGCTTTGATTAAAATTTCTTGTATTTCGCTCGTCTTCATTTTATTTTTGAATTGAATTTGAGATTTGATTTCAATGTCGGAGGCCGAGACTCCGGTAATTCCTTCACAGGAATTTAAAACAACTCTGTGAAATTTGGATAAATCCAATGGTGCGGTTGTGCCATCACGCTTAGTTACGAGCATAATTACTATAATCCTTATTTTTATCTTTTCGTTGGGTTCTATATTTAACTAATCGTGAACCGATATTTTCTACAAATTTAATTAAAAATCGCAGAAAAGTCTATATTATAAGATTGTATATGAACCTTTTTTATTTGATTTGAATTTGTTTTGAATATTCAATGATGGTAGAACTTCATCAAAGTCTACAATATCCATTCCGTAGTTCAATGCCTTGCCATTGATCACCGCAATCATTACATCGCGTTGTTTTTCTGAATCAATAGCATATACTAGATATGAATCGTCAATACCATCAATCATCATTAATGCCGTTTGATGCATCATAATGCCTCTTGAATATTCACAAATTTCATCGTGATAAACCATATCCCAAGGATTCATCCAATTTTCCGGATTGTCTGGATCAACGGTTCTTTTAGAAAATGGATAGAGCATCCAAAATTTATTGATAGAATCTAATTTCTGATCAGTGTCTAAATCAGCAATACTATCTCTAAATTGTCTCCAGGAACGGAGACGTAATTCTTTTCCTCTAGACATTAATTGCCTTTCTTTTTATATAATCATAGAACTTATAATAGTTTTGGTAGTCGGTGTCCCAAGTGAAGAGACTGCATTAATTTTAATGTTTTGGGCTGAATTATCAGGTACTACAGTTAAAACTAAGCCAGAACCTGATCCACCGATTTCAACAAAATCGTCTGAAAAACTAATGTTCGCAGCGCTTACATTGTTTGGCGTAGTTTCAAAATATATAATTTTAATAGTTCCTGTTCTTAAAATATTAGTCCCACCATTTGGTATTCTCATAGCGTAATTTACAATTACTGAGTTGCCTTTATATGCATTTGGCTGTGCCACGGTTGCACTAGGATATGCAATAGTAGCCAAGGTCAAATTTGTCGACGAGGCTGGATTGTACAAGACTGAACCAATTACAGTTAAATCTCCACAAACAGTCAAATCTTTAATACCTAAGGATATTACGGTGAAATCTTGAGCATTAAGAATAGTTGTAGTAGCAGAAAAATTATCTATTCTTGGGTTTGCGGTACCACATACTGCCGATGTCTGATTAGCAAACCAATCAGACATTGAACTACAAAATGTAGTTGAGGCGCCAAACCTTATTGATTTTCCAGTTGTATTATTGTACCTATTGCGGAAACTTATTACTGATGTAGCATTTCCGAATACATCCAATGCATAAGCAGTATAGTTATTAAAAATTGAATTTGAAATGGTAATATTGCTTATTTTATAAGATGATGCAGTGTGGCGGTATTGGGTGTCAAAATCATATGTTACATCAGTACCGATTTTTACATTCAATAAGCCACCATTGAATTGGTGGCGATCAATTATAACATCATTCGCCCCATCAATAATATTAAAATCGTGGGCAGCGCCTGAAGTTGAACACTGTATAAATTTAATTCTACCAACTTCCGCTGTAGCATTATTAAAAGATGATATTAGGACCGAGCTGGAAGCATCGATTATACTATCACCCGTCTGCCAGTTGTTATCACTAACGAAATCAAAAGTGCATTTTTCAAAAATAGTATCAGTGAGTCTATTAAGTCTCACTACCTGACGTTTTTTAACACTCGATACATCACTGACTTGATTTGATTGGAACGATATACCATAAAAGTACATTTTATTACAATCAACTACAGAAGGCGTTAAGTTTCCATCACCAAAATCAGTACCCATATCAAAATCGACTTGACCATATGAGTCACCTGATATTAAAACAGCATCGTCATTGTCATCAATTGACAGTTCAACATCGAGATAAATTATCGTTTTTCCTGGATCACCAATCAAGGTCATACCTGGATAACCAACCAAATTTTGTCTAATTCTATATACGCCAGCTGGTAAATACAACGCCACATTTCGTCTTACTGCGGCCGTCGATGACCCAACCTCACCAAATTCTTCACTGAAAAGGTTCTTAGTAGCTCTAATTAAAGCACCAGTGTCGTCAGTATTAAAATCACCGACGGCTTTATAATCTTTAACACTAACAAATTCATCAAATTTTTCTTGATAGCTTCGGATAGTAGCGTTAAATGTCGTCGGATCTAGATCCGTATTATTGGCATCTTCCACATAACCAGTGCTGGCAGTAAAATAATCCAAGCCCAATGGAGCACCTTTCTGCATCAACTGCTGGTATGCCATCGGACTCTTGTATGAATAGTTGAAACTGCTGGCCGGTGTATATTGGGTAATGATTTCAGTATTGCCCGGATGAATAGGACCGTTACCGATAAAAAGCTGGCGAGAATCTAAAGCCCATCCTAATTCTGCTTCATTCAATGCAGACGGAAGTTCACGATACAAACCTGTTCTATGTTGTATTCTACTGATTTGTGTAATCGCAGCCATTTGTTTTAACTCACTTTATCCCTATCCATATTGTATATTTATTGTCCTGCTTGGTTATAGAATTTTTGCACCATCTCCAGCCATCGATCAGTGTATTCTTCAAATTCGCGGCCTTCGAGATAGAATTCTTTATAATCGTCATCCCTCGATGCCATAAAGATTACACCAAATTGAATATCAGTATTGAACATATGATTATGAGCCATAGCATATGCTACTAGCTGAAAGAAATAACTTTCAATCCATTCACGCTTCTTTATCTTTTTGGCATTTTTATGGTCCATTATCGCAGGGGTCCCATTAAATTCCCCAACTAAATCAGTCGTGCCAGCATAAAGTGATGGATAAAATAGCTTTACTTCATATCCATATACTTCATTTACTTTAGTCAACCCCCTACCAATGATAGTATCTGCCATTTTTCGGGCTTGCTTATATATAAAATTGGATTTTTCTACTCTAGGCTTGCCAGCAATGTGGTCTTCCACATATCCGTGCATTATGGTACCGACATCAGTGGCGTGCTTGACTTGACGATGGGCTTCTTCTTCACCGATGCGCTGTTTCCAAGCCTCAATGGCTGATTTGTCTGTCATCGCTGACAAGATAGTAGTAACACTTGGTAATTTATTACCATTTTCAGGTTCTAAATAATGGCGGCGGCCATCGTCATAAGTCACAGATTCTAATATAGGATAATCATATTTTTGTCGTATAAACATTAATTATTTCATTTCTTATAAATTATTGATTCAATTAATGCAATATTCTTTTCAGTTAATGGCATACCAAGCTGTTCAATTACATATCCAACCATAATACCATTATCTAAAATATTAGAATTTGCACTAATATCCATAACTTTATTATACAACGTTTGCTTATCTTTATCAATATTTTCAGAAACTATATGACTTCCGAGATCGGTTTCACTTTCTGAAACTTTTGATGTTACTTGGGCTACGAACTGCTGTGGATCAATATCAGGAAATGGTGAAAATCCCATTGATTCGATCACATCTTGATGGGATTGTGCCCATTTAGCAAAGTTCAAAGCATATGCTTTTTCATAAACTGGGCCAAGTTTTAATTCGTCATTATAGCTATATTCATAGTCTCGGCCGTCATTCCATTCAAAGTTGAAATGGATACCACCAGCTTCACCCAAAAGCTCATCCTCAAAACTTTCCCATCCGGATTGGAAATTTAAAACCCAATCTTCTAAAGTTTCAGTTTCTTTCTTTGCATCTACCATACCATCGTGCATATGTTGTAATAATTTTGGAAATATTTCATTTGCACCTTTTTCAGTCTTAATATAATCTGGAGCAAAATATTCGTCAAAATGATCAACGGCATATTGCCAACGTGCATCTTCAGCAGCTTCGTCGTACCACTCATCGCCAGCTTCATCAATTGGTTTTTTTCTTAAAGATTTCAAAAAACTAAAACCTTCGCCACCAGAATCTTTTAGACTGCTTGATAAAAGACCATTAAAATCTGGAGATTCCTCATTTTCAGTAGTGCGCTCAAGCTCAGCCTTTTTAAGTTCTGCGCCTAACGTGTCACTTTCAGTTAATCCTGCTAATCGTTTAAGTCTTTCAAATTCCATTTTAGTATCCTCAGGAAACATTATCTTTTACATTTTTCATAGCAATTTTCTGGGTGTGAGTTTCACCCGGGCCTTCAGGCGCTTGATAATCCATAATTACATATTCGCCCTTAATATCTGCTTTTCCAGTATTTGAAATTAACTGTTTAATATTATTGACTTCTTCAGTATTATCTTTATCAATCATATTGTTAGACATATTGTTTAATTCGTCAATAAATCTATCAATTTTAATCTGTTTAATCTGACTAGCATCAAGTCTGAGTAAGAGCGACTCAACGTCAGATGACAACGGCGTCTCAATTTCTTGTTCTTGGCCTTGTTGTTCGTCAAACTCAAATAGTCTCATTACTTGCCACCTTTTAAAATTTTAGCAGCAATCTTTAACTGCTTCTTTTCTGATTCACTTAAAAGATACATTGGCATTGGTGATTCATTGTATTTTTTAGCAAACTTAATTGCTGCCATCTGTGATTCATCCAATTTAACAGTCTTACCACCAATAACGATTGATTCTCCCATCAAAGCTTCTTCAGGATCCTTCTTTTCGTAATCTTCTGCTTCAGCTGATTCTTCGCCATCTGGTGCAATTGGGGCAATCGGCGCTGGGACTTCATCGTCAAGTGATAAATCGTTTGGTGTTGATCCGTCACCAATATGCTTTTCCAAAGCACGAGCATAACTGTCAAATAAGTCACGCAATTCTTGCACACTATCTGATGCTTTTTGTAGTGCATCTTCAGCTTTACGTGCAAACCCGTTAGCTGTTGGAGCACCAAAGTTTTCTTTCATTCCGTCCACAAGAGGCAAAACGTCATCAGTGGCCATACTTGAAATGTCTTCAATTTGCTTTTGCAATCTTGAGACAATATCTTTGGTTGCTAAGACGATTTCTGCTCGTTGTAGCTCGGCTTCTTCAAGCATAACGCTTTCAGTGAGTTTAGTCATTTTTTCAATCTTACTCATTTCGCCTTCCTTTAAATTACCAATGTTAAAATTTATATTAACTCCTGGGATATTTAATATTTCTTGTTCTTCTTCTTGATCATCACCAATAGTGTATATTGATGTATCAGATGGTTCAATTTCTTGTTCTGCTGGTGCAGGCACTGGCATAGCGCCTGGCTTTGAAGCGGCATTAACTGGTGCGATACTTTCTTGATCAGATGGATTTGAAATCTTTAATACGTCACCATCTAACCCATTGATCTTGTCTGGGTTCAATACCGATACGTAAATATTATTTTCGTTTGATGGGGCATCAATTGGATTTGCGTCCCTTGGATCAAATTTAATATAATCTTCAGGTGTAGAATTTGGATTTTGCAATCGTTGAGTTAACATTTTTTCTAAATTATATTGGTCTTCCCTCCAATATAAATCCGGTCTATTTGTGCCATCCCCGGATATAGCAGCCCCGTTATTTGGGTCAATTTTATATTCCAAATCTTCTTTAAACTTTACCTTTTTTTGTGGGTAAATTTCTTTCAAATATACTCTAAGTGCTTCATTTAACAAAGATATTGGCGATGAGATATTACCAATAACTAATGATTCGAGAAATATTTTCGAACGCATTTCACCAGTTCTAATTAATAATTTTTCTAGTAATGGGATAGGTAACGATTCGAAAAATGTCATATCAACGAAATATGACTCTTTCAGATCTTTCTTAAGCATAGAATAATGCTTGTCTGAAAAATTTATATCATCAAGATTCATACATTGAGCCCAAAGTAAGTGAATTCACCTGATATTTATTAAATATGGCTTCTTAAAATACAAATTTAATGAACAGTTGGATTCGACAAATATTCCACTTCAAGTCCAGAATTTTCATTAATTGCTTTGAAATATTCAATATAACGTTCTAATTGTTCAATATGTTCTTCAATCTCATCTAATGAACTCGAGGATTGCATATCCCACAACATAACAAAAGACGCGACCACTTCTGAGGGATAATGATCATATCCCTCACTTATCACATCGTGAACATTTAAAGTCATCTCATCAACAATTCTTGTTAATGCATTTACCTTACCAAATAATTCACCAATTTGACCACTGTATTTTATCATTAAGTCTTGATCATACTGCAAATAATTATGAATTACATTAATATCCACAATTCTAGCTTGCAGATCATCAACTTTATCATTAATATGATCAATTACAGCTTTGGCACTTTCTTTTAATTCTTCCAAAGTTAAAAATAGAAATTCAGGTACATCCTCATTTGAGGAGGTAGTTTTTGATTCTTTCCTTAATATAAAGTGCTTGATATTGCGAAGAATTGAATTTGCTTTCATATAGTTGCTGCTTCCACTCAATGTTATTATTTTTGGCTCGTTGCCAAACTGCCTTTTCCTGCAGAGCTTTGTCTCGTAGACGTTGATACTCTTCATCAAGTTCCATTATAGCATCAATTTCCTTGTCGTGCAAATTATGACCTTGATTTAAAATCTTAAGAATGGCTTGAGCAGCTTCATACACAAACACTGGTTCAAGTTTTTGCTTTGTTACAACATTTGAAATATGATAATTTGGTTCTTTTTTACCATTAACTGATTCAACAAGAGTTTTTTCGATCTTCCAAGTTCCTACTTGAATTGCATTATCACTTACCTTTTCAGTAATAATAGCTTCACGCAATTCTACATTGGACCTAGATTCTTCAATCATATCAGGCATTAAATTATTAATAGCCATAATATGTCGACGGATCTGATCAGCATCATCACCAGCCATTGCTGGGGGTGGTGCTACTGGCGCAGAAACATTGTAATTTTCATTGATTGGGGTTGAGGGAGTATTTGAATAAAAATCTTCTTCATCTAAATTGTTAAGAAGACTCTGTATGCGGCGCATTTCCGCCATATCTTCTGGTGTTGGACCGTTCATTTAATCTCTCCAAACGTCTGGTTTTTGTACTACCCTATACTTATCACCATCACGTTCTAAAATACCACGGCCCATAAGAAAAAACGCAAGATGGTCTTCTCGTTCATCGAGCGACTCACCTGTTTTAATCTTTTCGACAATTTGATGCTCTTCTTCACTTAGAGCAATTTTGGCACCTGAAATTAATTCGTACAATTTCATATTAGATCTCGTTATATTTAACCCACAAAGCATCCACTAACGGGCATAGAAAATCTAGTCCACCGTTTGCACCTTCAATCCAGCTTTGCAAAGCACTACCAAAATCACACAATGCGGTCTTAACCATAGCAAGCTGCTCAGCATCAATTTGTGGTTCAGTTGTTTGTTCAGGATTAGTTAACATACTAATCAAACAGGCTTTAGAAGTCTCGTCCATATAATCAATAATCGACAAGATTTGATTTAGATCTGGAGATTCTAGTTCAGTAATTTCATCCTGTTGAGCTTCTGATTCGATTGGCGATAGGCCTGACATTTTTCTTAAGCCATTCATACCAACACCTGGTATTGCAGTTAAACCGCCAACCGGTGATATAACTATAGAAGACTCAAACAGTGCTTCAACGTTTTTCATTTCTGCAATTAAAGATGATTCTACGATTTTAAATTTATAACCATCTTCATCATTAATTAAAACAGGGACCACTGTATTCTCAAACATACCACGCTTTAGTTGTGCTTTAGAGTCTTTTCGATCATTTTTTTTCTTTTTGTCTTGGACGATGCGATGTTGGAACTGCCCTTTTGATAGTTCACGTGCTGGATCATACCCACCAGCTTTTGCTTTACCAGCCAATTGGCTTAGATTTGGTTTAGAATCTTTAGCTTCATCAACTTCTTTTTTAGCTTCTTGCTTGTGCCAATAAAGTAAATTATGAGCTTCGTGACCAGAGTGAGCAGTATCAACTATTTTATTTTGTTTATTATCCCAAATTTCATATTGGCCATTAGACCCAGTTTCAATAGTAAATCTTGGCTTTTTTTCTTCAACAGATTCGTCAACACTTTGATATTCTTGGAACAGATTTTTAACAAAATTAACATCCTCGGCATCGGCACCATCTTTCAAAGCAGCTACAACTTTACCCTCATCAAAGGATGATATTGATTTATAAAAATCAGTAGCTTCTTCAGGACTGATTGATAACATCTCAGCCAAAGATTTCACAATACTATAATTATTGCGTTCTAAATATTCTCTAAGCGTTCTCATCATCAATCTCCATAGTGTCTGTTTTAAAATAATCTTGTGGATTATTTATAATGCTTCCTTTGTTAGGACCTGACATACATTTATACAACTTAATTTGCTCACCGTCGATCACTTTCCATATAGGACGAAGTTTTGCAGGCTTTAAGTTTTTTAAATTTGAAACTTTCATTTTTGAATCCTATAATGTTGCGGATCATTCCAGAATCTAGCTACCTGTATTAGCTCTTTTGAAACTTCACGCAAATGGTCATCGAGCTTTTCAATTCTTCGCGATTGTTCACTGATTCTTTCAGCAATGCGATCTTCACGATCATCAAGTGCTTCCTTGTATTCTTTCTCGAGAGCCTTCAAATTTTCCATCATTTCAGCTCGAAGCTTGGCAATATCATCACATACTTTCTGTATGTCTTTATTAAATCCTGCTGTCATATTTTCACAGTTAGCTTCAGATGTTTTTTGTTTGGTCTCTAAAACTTGAACTCGGTCTGAAAGCAATGAAAATGGCTTCTTCCAGTTATTTCGAAACAAACGAATCATAAAACCTGAAAACACAATCGCCACTATTGCTATTGGTATGATAATGTCTAACGATGCCATATTTTTATCCTGGTAAGTTGTTTGTTATACCCAGCAATTTTGGCAATAACATTTTTTGGGCGCTTATGTTGGTTGCTGATACCACATAGCCTTTGCCGCCACCATTAATGCGAGTAATATCTAAAAGAATATACATCGCATTTCCATCTTCGCAGTCAAATAATACTTCTTCTGAATATCTTCTTTCACCACTGATTAAAAAATTTTGTAAATTTATTTTAAACTCTTCACGCTGTGATTGGTCTATAAACTCCAACCATCCTTTTCGATAAAAATCTCTTTCCAACCAACCTAACATTCCTATAAGCATCTCATTCACATAAACACAATTACCATTATTATCAATTTTTAAAAGCCCAATCGGAGATGCTTTTGCTAAGCTTTGATACATCTCTTGACTTTCTTCCAATTCTTGTGTTCGTTCTTTAACTAAATCTTCCAACTTATTCTGTTGAGTGAACACAAGCATTTCTAATCTTATGCGTTCGTGTGCTTCTTGAAGCGCTTTTAATATTTCATCAGGAGATAAACTTTTCTCAATGTAATCAAATGCACCCTCTTTCAAAGCCGTTATTGCATTTTCCTTTGTTGCATAAGCAGTCAATATCAATGTCAATATGGGCCGATTAATCAAATTAATACTTTCAAACAAATCCAAGCCATTATCTCGTCCTAATTTCAAATCTAAAATGATAATATCAGGACTAAATTCGTGAAGCTTGGTTATTGCTGATTTCAGATTGAATGCTGTTTGAATTTCCACTTTCATCATAGATGCGATACCGACCAAGGAATCGGAAAAATCCTTATCGTCTTCTACAATCAACAATTTAACTGGATTCATTTCAATACCCATTCAAACTTACTTCACGAGTATTTATTATAATGTTGTTCTAAAGGTAATTTACATTTTTTTGTTGAATTTTAGATCTACTTGAGCATACTTATCAAGTTCACCGCTTAATGTGGCGCAGCCGTTGTGTTTTTTCATTATGTCTTGGACAATTGATAATCCCAATCCTATACCAAATGATTTGGTAGAAATTAACGGTTCAAATAGTTGCTCAGATGACGAAGTGTCAATTCCTGGACCATTGTCATAGATAGAAATTATAGTATGTTGATCAGTAATTGATGAAGTAATATTAACGTATCCAGCACCTTTGCCGACTTCTGGATCCATTATTGCTTCAATTGAATTTTTAAGAATATTTAAAAATACTCTATGCATACGATCAGGATCGATATTTAAATGGAGATTGGGGGAGACATCATTGTTAATTTGTATTGATGAGGGCTTAACTAAATCCTCGAGCACTTTATCAATTAATTGACTTATATTAATTCGTCGCTTAATCAATTTAGTATGTCGAGTAAAATCAAGCAAATCATTTACTATGTTATTGCATCGATCTATATTTCTAAAAATTCTTGATAAAATCTCATCAATTTTTTCATCAACAACGTATTCTTCATTTAATCGATTTTGCATTAGGAATAGTGAATTGCGAATAGTGCCCAACGGGTTTTTCAACTCGTGGGCAACTACCGCAGTCAATTCACCTAAAATTTCAAATTTCTGCTTGTTTTGGTCATTAGACATTAATTTGGAGCCGTACCGTCTGTATCGTTTGATGGCAATGAAGACATATAATCATAAGCGTCTACTGAATTTGAATCAGTAAGGGCATCGATAGCAATATATTGGTTTACCTGCCAAGTGCATACACCGCTGATATAATCAGCCATAACATTATTAAACGCTATAAATTGCGTATAATCCATAGCAATAAAGTTATATTCAGTATCAAAGCATCCGCTAAAATTACTCAAACTACCATTTGCTAAAAGCGAAGTAGCGACCTGGCTATAAATTGATCTTTTGTATATAGACACATCAAAGTGGTGACTTTGATACCACATTCCTTGCGTCTCTAGTATTCCTATAGTAAAATTGTCAAGTTCTCTCTTTTTATAGATTTTTGTCAATGTAACTTGTTCACTCAACAGTTGATTTTCAGGTATTGCCTGTTGCGGATCATCCCATACAATATCATTATAATCGTACAAATCACCACCATTAGTGGCATTAATTCCAGGATGGTAATAGGTCAAAACCGTAATTAAATCTGGTATCATTTTAATATCTCCTTACTAGGTATGTTTTTGTATATCAATTGTATTTACAGATATGGACTTCGCAAGGAAAGGTTATCTCTAACATTTCTATAACAGATTCAATATCTTCTATCAACTTATTACCTTTGATTAATTTATCTTCTTCTTTGATCCATCCCATATATACCAATGCTTGGAAACAGTACTCAAAACAGTAAGAATTTCTTTTATTTTGAAGCCAGGACCAACCAAAAAACCATCCAATGATACTTAAAAAATCATACGGTGAGCCAACTTTACTTTCACACCAAGCTTTCAATTTTTCAATGTCAGAATGATGTAAAGTTAGCTGTAAATCAAATGCTCTTCTTGGCGGGACAGCAACTGATTTATCAGATAGTGGGAGCATAACAGTCCACGGAATTTGGGCTGAATATGCAGCATCATCAATTATTATGCAAACGTGGCTCCAAGGTTCACCCAATCTCCACGATATTAAACGGCCAACAAATGAATTCGGTTTTAAAAAACGGAAAATAACGTTTGTCATATCAAGTCCCTTGCTATAAAAAGCAATCAAATATTACTTTTGTAAAAATATTTATTGCTTTTTACGTTTGCGAGCTTCTGATCGTTCTGTTGCTTCCAATGCAGTTTTTTGTTTATGACAAGGCTTACATAAAGTCTGTAAATTCTCCAAATCCCAAGCCCACGTTTGCCCGCTTGCTTGATATAATGGAACAATGTGGTCCAGATCCCATCCATTAGGGCCTTTTTTGTCACAAATAGTATGACATTTCGCACATTTACCTTTATCTCGTCTCCAAACTATTTTCCTAGTATATGAAGGCCAGAAATAAAATTTATATATTTGAACACATTCTTTATGCCAAGTTGATTTAGTCAGTTTACCATTTTTCAATTTTTTAGTTATTGGCTTATTACACCATCTACATATTCCAGGTCGTATGTCATTAAAATGACAAGGTAATGGAAATTTTCTATGACTCATATTATAATGGATAATCAGTATCTAAAGATATTTGAGCCGCCTGAATCGACTGTTCAGTAGAAATACCCCCTGGCCCTGAACCATCGAAATTATTATTAGGCCAATAATTGGCTGGATTGAAATTATTGATAGCATTAACATCGCTGAGAGAATCGATTCGGGTTTTTAATACCCACGACCAGGCAAAAACCATAGATACATATGCGCCCATTGATACACCGAATGCCGAAAGAGTTGAACCATCCATTAGTATGTTTTGGTTATCCAAAGTCCTCCAGGAAAAATCAGCTGGCAACGTTGTTCCAACTAATACAGACGTCACTGCACCGGTGATGTTAGCCTTTGCTAATGTGTCACAGTCATATACGTTTCCTTGAAAATAAAAACCACCATCATCTAAAAAAACATCTCGATAGTTGTTTATTTCTTTTTGTTTTTCACGCACAACCAGATCTGCCCAATCCGAATCTAGCTGAGATTGAGAAGGCAGTGGATCACCACTCTCCCATATAATTGACGAATAATCTGACGGATCAGGACTAATGCAAATTACTCCAGGATATTTTTCAGATAATAAATTCATATAATTTTTTTGAATCATTTTATAAATCCTTATTAAATTTCAGTAATACTCCAGGTAGTATTATTATTTCCACCAAAGTCGTGCGCGCCGTCGCTTCCTCGACCCAAGTACCAAGTACCAGATCCAGCTGTAATGCCAATTCTCATTGAATAAGTAATCGATGAAGTAGTTCCTGGCTGATGAACAAAATGAATAGAAGCCTGTCTAGCACCATTAACATCAGATGATGATAGAAAACCAGAAACTGATGGAAACCAAGCCTCAGTGGCAGTCAAGAAAGTGTTACCAGCAAAGAGCGCTATAACAGTACCACGACCTAACGTTGATACGCCAACTGGTGCAGAATAATTGATAATTATATTCGATGAAGTTGATGTTGGTGTTATTGATTGAGACATTATCTGACTGCCTTGAGATATAGTAACCGTGGTAGATGCGTCAATCGTTGATCCACCAGTTAAGATACCGATACTACCTGAATAAAAATTTTTAATCGAAAATGCACTTGTTAAAGGTACCCAAGCGGTGCCAGTATCTCGATAAATTATATTTTGATCGGTTGCAATATAAAGGTGGCCGGTATTACCAAACGACGGAATGGATGAATATAGGCCAGATGTCATTTTATCGTTACCTCCACCATTCAACATCACTAAAGTTCCGTTGACATCTGGCGTATTAGTAAACGAATGTGATCCGTAAATTGGTGTTGACATTACTTATTGTTCCTTTAACTCGTAATTCTTGGTCTACTGTTATTATAACATATGCCAGTAGTGTAAGTTAATGCAGTACCGGATCCAGAAATCATATTAGCATTTCTAGTATAATCAATGCAATTTGATATTGATCCCGAGCCGGCTTCCAGGAAAGCATAACGCGATACTAAGCCTGCCACGATACCATCCCTTAACCCTTTTAAATTGTAAATTGTTAATATTTCGTCAGCTGATAAAATTCGATTATACAATGCCACACCATCAATCATACACGTACTTGACTCATTCGTACCGCCAGATGTTTGTGGATATCCATTTAGATAAATTTGCGTAGTATTTGCTGCCGTCTGATTTGAATTAGTAGACGTGCCTGCCAACGATCCATTAATATATAAAGAATGAGTCTGCGATCCTCCGGAAATGGCTGTGCAAGTATAAGCTACGTGTATCCAGCTACCATTTGATAACGTTGGCGAACCGGCAGTGGTATTTACCAATGTTATACCACCCCAAGTCCAAGCATAAAATTGGCCGGCAACATTTCGAGCACCGAGCTGAACGCCACTAGTAGGTGATGTCGATGCTGTGGCTGACCCATCATATATGCCAATCATTGATGATGTTGTGGTCGAACCCCATCCATTAAAATTAACCCATCCCATAAGAGTCAAGGCACTAGCTGTTGAAGGCATATTAGACGCCGGATAGGAAGAAAGATATGTGCCGCCTGCTGAGCATTGAACCGCCATTAGCTTATCTCCGTTATCAATTCTGCCAAATACCAAGCACTTGATGAAAGTGTACCACCATTTCGAGTCAACTCAAACTCATAAAAAGTACCAGCAGTCAGTCCCAATGATGCTAATGAAACTGACACTGTGGTATATTGATAAAACGCATTCGTCGGTATGGTCAACGTAGTTAATGTCGTGGCCGCAGACCAAGACCCGACGGCTGCGTTATTAGGTATAGCTCTTGAATATAATCGCAAAACAACTGTAGATGGTGATCCAGGGGCAGTTGCAGCGCGACCTTTAATATGAAATGCTATAGTCGTTGAACCAGTTGGTATAGTTGAATAAAAACCAACACCATTCTCAGATCCGGTGGCGAACGACCTAACTAATAGAGAATTTCTTGATGGATCATTAATAACTGGAGCAAGCAAATTTACTGGCCAATCTGAATTATTCGGACTTTCAAACGATGCAGCTGAAAAAGCATTTCTATATGATGTAGTAGTATTGATAGTAACCGTAGCAAGATTGCTACCTGAATTTACTGCTGAAACATTAGTTCCTGCAAAGTTAATAGAATTGTATGTGCCTCCAATGTCAACGCCATTTGATTGGATTCCTACTACGTTTGCTGAAGGGGCCATCGTTTGCCCATTTGCCAAAACGGTAACATTAATGGTATGAGTATTTCCAGTAACAGTGATTGTAAGTGAATTTGCTGACGTCAATACAATCTTATCTGGAAATATAATCGTATTATTAGCCGTGTCATACAATGTAACTCCAACATTTCTAGTATTCAAATTATGGGCTACCACTGCTGAATATAAATTACCAGAAACCAATGTCCAAGAACTAATCGTAGTAGAATATGATGTCGCGGCACTTGCCCAAGTTTGATTCACCCAAGCACTACCATTCCAAGTTAATAGCTGGTTTGATGATGGTGATGAAATATTTGTGTCAGTCAAACTTGAAAGTGTATCAGCTGACCAAGAATAAGCAGAACCACTCCATCTCAATTTAGTATTGGTGCCAGAAGGGGCAATCAAGTTTAATGCATTAGTGCCATTGCCAACCAAAAGGTTGTTAGCTGTGACGGATGATCTTCCAGTACCACCATTCGCCACATTTAATGTCCCGCCAAGAGTTATTATTCCTGATGTTGCTGAGGTAGGAGTTAGCCCAGTAGTTCCGCCACTGAATGTAGTCACGCCAGTGCTTGATGTCAAATATGTATTTGTGTCAAGGGTCCAAGTATCAGTTCCTGTCCTTCTGGCTAAACCTGTACCACTCAACCCTTCTAAAGCAGCCAAATCATTTGCTAACGCAAATGTTAAAGTACCTGATGAAATGATAGGAGAACCGCTAATAGTTAAACCTGCGGCCGGTTGTGAAGCCGCAATAGATGTGACAGCTGATGACCAGCCAAAGGTTCCAGCACTTAAAAGATATAAAAATTGACCAGTTGATCCAGGGGAAGATGGCCAAGTTAATTGTATATTTGATGTGATAGTATCTGGAGCAGCAAAAGAAATAAAATTAGATTCATCAGTATCATAAAAACGCATTCTGGCAGGAGTGGATGATCCGACGCTTTTTAGATTGATTGAACCGTCATATATTCCAGATGATCCTGACCCTACTATTAAATTGATTGATCCGCCGCTATCGGTTGTAGACGACCCGGTTGTGATATTAAAAGATTCACCATTTGGACTTTCAGGATTAGATGAATCACTTCCATTTCTGGTAGAGATATCACCCTGTTGTTTTATATTACCAATCTTCATATTTGTTTACGCCCGACATAAAAATAGTGGCAAGTTCGCACCTGCCACTATTTATGGTTATTTGTTAGCTAAAATTTAGCCAAAAATTATGTAAGACCAAGTACCTGCAATTGTACCGTATGAGGACAAATCTACTGTAGTTGTGTTTGCATCGGTCAATGTAATAGTATCTGGAAGAATTTGCTGATTTGCTTCGTCATAAATTTGAATGAGTACTGAAGCAACATTCAAACTATGCGCAATTGCAAGTGTACCAGTTGTCAAATCACCATCAACAAACGTGCCACGAACCATACGTGAAGCAACAATTTGTGCTGGTGTAACTGTAACGTTATTAGTACCGTCATAGCTTGGGATTGTAGTTGATGCACCAACTGATCCAGCAGTCAAACCAGCAATATCAAGAGCGACAGTTGGGTCACCAGCAACACCGTCACCATTAGTAACTGTCAGACCTTCTTCACCAGCAGCGGTTGAAGCTGTGATTGTGCGTGAAGCATATGTATCGTCAGCAGTACGAACCACAAAGCCGTCAGCAGTAACACCATAAACAACGTTAAGTGTGGTGAATGCATCGGTGAAAGTGGTGTAAGCTGGTGCTGAACTGTCTTCACTATCAAAAATAACAATTTGATCAGCTAAGACTGGAGCAGTCTTTTCTGTCATACTGTGATTTGAGAAAGAAATTGTCAACAAATCATTGTCAGCAACATCTGAAGCGACCGTAGTAATACCAACACCACCAGCAAAAGTTAGGGTGTCGTTTGTGATATCAGCCTGTGCCGTGCCAGTATCACCAGCAACGTTTACATAGCCAGTTAAAGGAACAGTTACCCAGGAAAGAGCACCTGAACCATCAGTAGTCAAAACTTGGTTGCTTGAACCGTCAGCTGCTGGAAGAGTCCAAGTAACACTGCCAGCCATTGTGGAAGCAGCTTTGAAGCCGGCAAATTCCGTACCAGCATCATCATAAAATGCAAAAACAGATGCACCATTTGTTGTTGGTAGTATGGAAACCATACCGTCAACGCCAGTGCCGACGCCTGCACCTGGTTTAAATGTTAAACTACCACCGTCCGCATTGCCGGTATCAGCAGAGCCAAGCTCGAATGCCAAGGTATCTGCATTTACTGCATCAGTTGAACTACTGTGTGTAGTAACTATACCTTCAATTAATAAATTACCATATCTCATATGAAAACCTCGCAAGAAAGAGAAAAACGTTCTTCAAGGATATTTATTTGAGATGCTTATTTCATTAAGTTATGAGGTAACTTCTTGCTTGCCAAATTGTGAATTACTGTTTTATCGTGATCCGGACGAACGTATTTTGCCATACAGGTTTTAAATTCAAATAGTGAAAAACTATCAGCTGGTCTAATCACAGCACCTTCGTGTTTTTCAAAATCAATTTCCTGAATTGCTTTTTGTATTTTATCCTGATCCCATAGACCATCATAAACAACCTCAACAGGTGTCAGATCAAGCAATTGAAAATATTCAAGTGTTTCATCCCAGGAAAGGCAAATATTTTTATCAGTCCAAATAGAATATCCATACAAGTAACTATCCAATTTGTCATAATGAATAGAATGTGTGCTATATAGATCTTCACCACAGACCCGCCATCCATCTGGAATATTCGCTTGAAACTGTGACCACAAGGCCTTCACTCTGCCACTAATTGGATGTGTTCTTTCATTGAAGGACCTACCGTGGATATAATCATTATACATAGTTACATTTGATCCGTCCATTTTAATAGTAACTATTACCCGGCGGCCAGTGAACGATGAATAGTCTTTCAATACTCTATCATCTTTGCCAATACACCCACTCCACGGTAAATGGTAGGTCCTAGGATATTTTACATAATTGGTGAATTGTTCAAGCATTCCACCTTTGGCTAATATTTTTTGAACACTTGGGTCGTGGAAAAGCTCGCCCATAGTTCGGCGACCGTCTTCCATAATCAAATTTCCCCATTTATCATATTCATAATCTGGATAAAGATGATCAGGAATTATTTTATTTTTAATCCCACAAGCAGCCCGAACTTCTTCTAAAGTGAATTCTGTCGTTTCACACATAATATGATGTTCTTCACAGACACTTGCGCCATTATCGAGAAAATAGCCGCCATTATCAAAAAGTCGACGTTCTATAATGTGATGAGCATCCTTCGCATCTTTACCACAAAAGACACATTTATAATTATCACGTGCGAATGTTCCTTCTCGGAATTCATCCCGAGTGAGCAATTTAGATTTCATTTTTATGTTATCCGTTAAGGATACCTTTCTTTTAACTTACCACCAAATGCCAATTTATAACAGAATCACCAAAAGATCGCAAGCTCAAAGTTAAGGTATTAGAATTTACTAAAAAAACTTCATCAGGCATAACCATCCGATCGTTCTCGTCGTATAAAGAAAATTGGACGTATTTTTGTCCTAAATCGTGCTCAATTATGACATTGCCATTAATATCAAGATCTGACAAATTGATAGTTTGACTATGGCGGATCTTTTGCCAAACGTTTTTAACGCCGTCATAGGCGATCATTGACCCTGGGGCTGCTGATTGATTACTAATCTGTTTAATTCTAACTAAACTCACGCACCCGCACGCCTTTCATTAAATGTTCATCTATTACTTATTTTATCTGGGTAATTAATTTCTCAGTATTAATAGAAATATGTCACTACTAGCTCATCATATTGATCAAGCTGATAGCCTGCCAGAACAGGATTAAAGGTCAACGTATGGGAAGTCATATCGAAAGTAAAGGCAGTTGAAGCAACACCATTTACATCAATTTCAACAAGTTCTTTCATATCATTAGGTACAGAAAAAACCGTTTGATTATCGGATGAAACTGATAATACAATATTAGTAAGTGTCAGGTTATTATTCGTTGGTGGTATATGAGTAATTTCAGCTACATTTGGCAATGTAACACTTTCTGCTACATCGACGTTCTTAAAATCTAATCCAACATATTCTCCAACGAAAACCCCGTCGTGATAAACTTTAAGCATCGATGTATCCTCATCAAACAAATGTGAAACTATACCGCCCAATAACGCTATACAATCATCTTCAATAATAAAATTTTCAACTGAATTACTTCTAAACGTCGAATTTAAATTTTTATCTCTATTAATATACTGACTTAAATAATTCTTTTTATATTTACCACCTACGTAATTGTATAAAATAAAACACGAATCATTATATCTAAAAATCTTATCATTATCGGCAGATCCGCCAGTCAAAGCGGTCTGAAATGATGCAGTTTCACCCATCGCCCAATGATTATCAGTATATTCATAAACTGTCACATCATCTACTTTAAACCAAAATTTGTTTAAGGACTTGCTTGGTTCATTTTTTGACACCACTATGGATGAATTCTGCAATGAAACATATTCTTCCAAAGCAGTCCACGAAAAGGCATTTTTAACGTAAATTTCCATTTGGTTATTTTGAAGTACGCCCCATACGGATTTACTAAAGCCGTCGTTTATTCCTGGCATCTTTTCAGTAATTTTGAAATCGTTCATAGGCAACCATCCCAATACGGATGGTGCTATTTCAACGCATTGATATAGGGCAAATCCCTTGTCGTAAAATTCATAAGGATTTAATGAATATTGACCCTCATCGGGCATCAATTTTGGGAATAATGTGGAATTTTCTATGGCCTGCGTTAAGCTAGTTCTGTTCCAAGGATTGCTATAACGAGCGACGCCAAATAAAGCTTGGTATAATGTTCTGGGAGAATCATCATAAGCATCAAGATACCTTGAAAAGCTAACATTTGGTATTTGTCGTAAGGCTGGTGCCTCATATAATATTTCAGCACTTTCGGATATAATTGTTTTCAAGTATTCATAATTCTCTGATCCAATTGTGCCATTTGATGGTAAAACATCAAGTCCAGTTGTAACCAGAAAGAAAACAATGTTCTGACCAGGACCCAAATCACCATCACATATCATAAACCAAATCCTAAATTCAAAACTGTCCCACTTACTGTCTTATTTTCAGCCACAATATTATTTGTGCCAAGATATAAACTTCCGCCTACATCTTGATTAATAACCGTATTGTAAGTAGACGAATTAGTGATTAATGTAGTAACTATTGTTTTGCCACCAGTAATTCTAAAAATAGAATTTTGCGTGTTTGCAGCATCAATATTGTGAATTATTACATTACCACCACTTATATTAAATGATGCTGACGAATTGTCAATATATTGTTTTACACCATTAATATAAAGTGATCCAGAACCAATGACGACGTTCTCAAGTAGCTCACAGGACCATAATTCTAATGATCCGCCAGCTATAGTTATCACACCATTGATTTTCGAATTTCTTATAATCATTTTACCACTATTAACTGTAATATCACCGTTAATAGTCATATTCTCGAAATGAACTTCATCATCAGCCAAAGTTAAATTAACAATAGTTGGAGAATTTAGTTTAATATCTCTCCAAAGTGTTTCGTGAACCATTCCAGATGATGCACTTTCCATAATCAAATTTGGTATGGTAGTAGGCATTTGAACTATAACATTTTCCGAAGCCCCAGTACCAATTAAATTAATTCCTGGCTTGAATTCGAAATTATCGTGAAGTATGAATTGTGCAATCGCTCCCGGAGTAATGTAAATTGACGAATCATATCCAAAAGTGCTTTCAGTAATGCCCATATAGATGTCATTTAATTCATCAACATTGTCAACATAGTATAAACGCGAAGGTCGAATTATCGCTTGACCTAATAGCTCATCAATTTTTTCAATATGATCAGTCAACACTGATGTGGATGAATATGAAGAAGCAATATATTCTACGTGAACTTGATCACTTGAAATTGAATCTAAATCACCAGTTCCATTTAAGGTATTGTTTGATCCTATATCATTTATACCAAGTTGATAAGGACTGTCACCAGTTTTTTCAATCTTACCATAAGTACCATCATCTTGCTTTGTAGAAACAAGGTTCAAGTATAGGAAATTGTTTCCACTATTATCAGCGGTATCAGTGATGGATTCTCCTGAACCATCCGCATCAATTTGCCCAACATTGACTACTGACAAATAGCCTGCACTATGCTCAATATGTCCAACAACCGCACTATCACGTATATAGGTTTTTGATCCAACCCCATCAATTATGAAATTAGCTTGTGGTGAATTGATTCCACGTATTACTAACTTGTGCCCTGATGTGTCTGAATTGTAAAGATTTGCTGCCCAGTTACTGTCAATAATTTCACTATCAGCAGATAATTCAAGAATATTAATTGCTGAATCGGGAGATATGAAGTTTGAATTGTATAATTTAAACGAGCCATTGTTGACCATAAAAGCTGAAGTTGATGAATATACATTGATATGGTCAGTAATTAACATCGCCCCGTTGGTTATTTGAATTTCCGAATCAGTAAAGGTTGCATCAGCAAAGCCTATGATCTTCAAATCTTTATCAACAATAACGTTTTCACCGTCATATGATCCAGATGCTACTATAATTGTTTGATCAGCTTGTGCCTGCGTGACTGCATATTCCAAAGTTTGATATGGTCTATTGTAGGATCCAGTGTTCGAGTTACTACCATTTTCGGCAACCCATATTACATTATCCAATGATGAGACCGCCTGCCCCAATACTGCATCAATTCCAACTAAATGTGATGTTATGGATGCTTCACGAACATCACGCTTTTCAAGTGGATTATTAGGTATATTATAATTCGTTGGATTGTAGAATGATGAAAGATCAGATGCTTCAGTGACAAAATATGCTCGTGATCCCATTAGTACGTCAGCTTGAGCATCTCTGCCCACATTATTAATGACCCAATCACAATCTCCAGTTTTGTTAATATAACTCCATCCAGTCACTTGCTTGAATGAAACATTGTCAATTAACAACAAACCAGTATCAGAAGTTGATCTAATACTATTGTTGGTGCCAATTGTGGAATTGTCATCATCATAATCAAAAGTTGGCGCATTGCGTATTTCAACATCACCACCAACGTGATCAATCATTGGGGCCTTAATTGCTGAATGTATAATTAACGAAGTGTAAGTTGAAACCAATCCACCATCCGAATCAGTATTGTATAGTTCCGCAGGACCATTTGCAGAAATATGAGTTTTAATCAAAGTATTCTTTAAAATCAACAAGCCAATACCAGTCACACCATTTTGATCTTCACGAGTTAATGATCCAGAATCAATGGTTACTGTTCCGTTATTGATTAAAATTTCATCAACGTTGTTTTCAAACTTGATACCAGTTGCTTTAACCGAAGTATTTAAAGCAGTAGTCATTTTACCAAAAATAGTAACGTCAGCATCGTCAATAGCTAGAAAAGTTATCGACTTGGATACTGTCAAGTCCTCAGAATACGTGCCTGCGTAAATGACAATAGTATCGCCATCATCAACTACGATGTTTGCTTCATTAATTGTTTTAAATGGCGCCTCTTTTGATCCATCACCAGTTGTGGCAACTGATTGATCAACATAATAGGTAAGACCGGCTTGAGAATTAGATATTCCTGGGACTTTATACCAAACTAAATGACCATTACCATCAGTACCTAATAAATCACCAGCATCGCCATCATTATCTGGAAATTGTAGCCCATTTAAAATTAAATGACCACCAATACCGGGTTGTATTATTATATCCTGCCCAGCATTGGATATGATGCTATATCCATTTAAATTTAAATCGCCACCAAGCGTAGGGTCAGGATCAAGTCCAATATCGATAGTGCCACCAGGGCCTGTTCCAGTTAAGCCGATAATGACAGAATGTCGATCCTCACTGTATTCCAGACTTACACCAGTATCGGCTTCGAGCCATTTTGTTGTTGAGGAACCGGTGAAAATATCAAATAGACTTATCTTGGCCATGAATTTATCCTACGTGTAAATTTACCAACTATTTAGTCAGATCTTATAGGTGATAGAAAAACCCCGGAGGATTTTGTCCTCCGGGGCCGTATTCTTTTTCTAAAACTCTAATTAAAAATTAGATAGTTTCTGCGGCAGTTACAGCAACTGAAATAGTACCAGCATCAATACTTGCTGCCTTTACAATAGCTGCTTCCAAAGCATCAGACAAAACTGCTTGCTTTGTATCACCAGTATCTTTTGCTTCCTTGAAGCCAGCTACACGATTGGTAGCAAAGCGGAAACTTAGGTCACCTGGTGCCAATGCGCCCAAGATGATTGGGGTTTCAAACATTTCGATAGTTTCAACAAGAACGTCGAAAAGAGTCTTGTTAACATCGACGTCAAAAGTTCCGCCAACGCTACCATCAAAACCAGTTGTTGGTACGCCTTCTTTTAGAGTTAAAGCTGAGTTAGCGCCGCTGAAAGTTGCGGTTACTGTGAAAAACTGATTGTCACCGCCAACAAATTCAGCGCCAGCTACTTGACCGTTTACTTTAGTTGTCATTTTGGAGTATCTCCTGTTTATATTAACTATTAGAAATCCAATCCTGCAGGATATGTTTTAGTGATTTCTTCTTATTATTTATGATTTTAGTGATAAGAATTACTTTTTACCCTTTTTCTTTTTAGGTTTTGGCGGATTTTCACCATAAACTGAGCGTCTTATCACTTCGCCCGAGCCAAGCGGCATTGCCACCGAGGCAATAGCACCAGATGCCGTCGCGCCGGCAGACGCATTTTCCTGTATAATTTCATTTATTTTCATTTTTCTTTGGTCTCCCTGGGCCTCTTGATGTCTTATAAGCATCTTTATTATTGTCCAAATCAGGATCTTCCAATTTTGCCTTTTTAGCCACCGTTTCTAATATTGGCAATATATCTGCCTTACCAACATAAGAACGAAAGCTTTGTATTAATCGTGTAAAAACTAAAACCTTATCAGTTTCTGATTCAAATTCCCACTCACCACACAGACGGCGGATAGATTTTAAAGTAGTATCACTGACCTTCAATTGATTTTCTGCGTATAATAAAAATCTGCGATCAAATTCAACATTTTGCTGGCCCTTGATAGCCTGGTTAACGAATGTACGAAGAGTTGGCATATTGAAGGTCAAAGACTGAATAAAATGTTTACTCTCTTCAGGGTCTTTAAATTTTACTTGTTCAGCCGCTCTATCACTAAAAAGTAAATTGATTAAAACGTCCAAGTCATTACCCTTTAAAGATCCATCGGCCTGCAATCTACTGCCACCCAAATAGTCAGCGATGGCTGATGCGCCATAAAATTCCGATTTCAATATCCTAATAGCACACAAGTAGGCAAAGAAGATATTTGCAAAATCCCTCGCAGTATATTTGCTTGTGCCAAAAATATTCTTATTCAAAATATTCGCTTCAGTGATTGAATTCAAGAATTCCATAATATTTCCTCTTTATTTTATTTACTGGTTTCGAGGATTTCTTTAAAACGCTTTTCAATATTTTGCTGCATTTCTGCTGAATAGTTTTCTGAAATGGCCAATCTAAATGCCTCAACGGTATCATATTCATCAACATTGAAAGTTGATTTAGGGAAGAAATAGTCAATTATCTCATATGGGTTCACTAATGCTCTAACTGGCAATCGAATATCTCTACCATAAAGCTTTTTAAATTCTTCTTTGGTGATTTTTTTAATCTGTTTTACCCTACCACTACCATTTTTCTTTTTAGGATGGTGTCGGTATTCAAATGTTATACCCTTATGGCGGTCAAGTTTCGGTCCTGCAAAAGCTACAGGAATTCCATCTTCGTTTATGACTTCTCTCAATGATTGAGTCAAAGCTGATATATAGAAATTCCTATAAAATCCCTTGTTGTATTCTGTCCGATGTGACGGATCTGGTGAAGCAAACATAAATTTCAAAACTTCATAATCGCCCAAGATGAAATCAACCTGAACGTTGTGATTACTGCGAAGCTGATATAAAAGAGAGACAATCTTTAAGGACGCTCTTGCTCGAACCTCCATTGTGGGGAAACTTTTCTTTAAAAGCTCTTCAATAGTGGCCAAATCAATAGCTTCATCGCCGGATGATTTTGATACGGCAATGTCAATATCACCCATAATATCTTTCTTACCCAACTGTCCATCTAAGCACATTGATGAACTCCCAAGAGTCCGTTCACGTATAGATGGATTGGCAAACATACCGTGGTGGCCAAGCCTTGACTCCAAATCATTGATAATTATCTCAAGCTCATTTCGGGTTACTGGACCTATGTTGTCCACGTGAAACATATTACCACTCATATATAACCTCCCTGAAGGGCATTAAGACCAATTGACGAATGATTTGGCTTTTCAGCCGCAGACTCAACACACAAATCAATAAAATGTATTTTATCCTTGGCTGTTGAAAAAGCATCTAAATTGCGCTGATGAGTATATTCATCAATATAGCATTTACCATATGGAGTTTCAATAAACATAGACTTATATGATGAAAGATAATCATCTTCCATATCATTAACCATTTTGAGATACTTCCCAACAATAGCCTTAATAATGATATAGTTTCGGTTAAAAAACATACTGTCATTGAGAGAGATTAGTTGACTCCAAGTTGGATTACTTAAAACCCATCGTTTTTTCTGACTAGTTGCGAGCGGACCGCACGAATAGTGAGTTGCAATTTCAGATATCAATTCCTGATAAATTCCGCCCGTTGAGGCAACTCCAGGCTTGGGCGCACTAAGCTTCTTGCGTATTTCGTGCAAGAACTTATTCATAATCGTAAATCGGTCTTTGTTGACCAATTTATAAATCATATCACCGTTTTTAAAGACTAAACCTTCAATCCAACTATCAGGATTGTTGGTGCCATATTGGCTTGGAATATCAAGCAATGTCTTTTTCATTTGAACCAGGGCTTCGGATCGACTCAAACCCTGCTTAAACAGCGCCTGAACAGCGTCATAATCAATTTTGTATGGACGATTCATTTTAAAAGACCAAGTTCCGTGATTTGAAACGTCAATAGTCTCAGTATTAATGCTTAAGGATCCAGATTCAACACACAAAACAATCATCTGATGTTCATCATATGGAACAACATTTGTCACTGGAGTATCGATAATTTCAATCTCAACTTCAGTGCCGGCTTTCATAGAAATGGCGCCAGTTTGAACAAAACTGTGAATCACTTCCATATATTTGGCAAAATGCTTACCTAAAATATGTCTAGCCTCATATATAGTCCGGCCAGGTTTTCTCCCATCCTTCTTATCCCTGGACATATAAAGGACGCCATTTTCGTCTAATCCGAACGAAAGATTGGACCCATCAACCTTTTCGGTTACTTCAAATTTACCAATATTATCAATGAAATATTGAAACTCGTCGTCCTTTATTTTTTCATCACATAGGTGCCTAATGCCCATAAAAAATCCCGTATTGAGTGAAATAGTAACTCTCAATACAGGATTTTTAGTTTTATGTCAAGGACTTTAAACGGCGTTGATTGCTTTCAAATAACTATATCCTAAAGCAGCAAGTGTTCTACTATTCTTTGAAAAACTTTGGGTAAATCCACGCTTAGCATCATTAATTGCCTGCTGGCGGTCTGCTGCTGAAATATGCAAACTATTTAAGGTCTTGCCCATTTTGGTAGAAATCTGTGATGCTGATAGGCTGCCTGCATCTGCTGGTTCACTACCAGTTGCTTGAGACTTGTCTTCTTCACCATCTGCGGCTTCTTCACCGGATTTATTAGCATTAGTTTCAGGTTCAGCCTTGAATTTTGTTTGATTTTGAGGAAGATTTTCATATCCAAGATCATCAATATCAATGTGCTTTTCTTCAGCGCGAGTTTCAATTGCATCACCAACACCATAAAAATAAGCAAATGACAATGCTGGAATAAAATCTTCTATGTTTACAATCTTACCAGTTGCTCGATCAGTTTCTGGCTTAACCTGCTTAACTGCGTCATTAAAGGTGGCATCACCCATTTTATATTGGGTCTTTAAGAATTGCTTTAAATTATCAACAGTAAGCTCTTGATTAAATCTCTTACTATATTTGCCCCAATCTGCCATAAATTTAGCCTGATCGTCCATAGCCTGCATTGCGCCTTGGCGCTCAGCCGCCCATTGTTGGCCGAAAATTTTAGCACCAATCTTAGTCATCAAGCTAACATCTTGATCTGAAGGGTGATTAAATTCCATCAATTTTCTGTTAAGAGCAAACAAATCTTCTTTATCCATAGATTCTAAAATTAAATCAAGTTCATATTCACTAGCATTTCCAAGTGATTCTGTCAAGGTAGACATTTCGTCTTGATAAAGTTTGGTTACTGCATCAATATATTCTCTCATTTGGATTGCCCCTCTTTGAGTTGTCGAATTCTTTTACGAGTCTTTCCAAAATCTCTCGACTTGAGCGAATTAACTAATCTTCGTGAAATTTCTTCAGCTTCCTCAACAGAAAAATTCTCTTCAATATATTTCAAAAGATTTATTCCGCTTGATATGAATTGTTCCGATCTAGATTCCAATACAAGATACTTGTCGCGATTTCTCGCCATTGAATGTAGTTCAGATAAGATACTTTTATTGCTCATAGAAAAACTCTCTGGTATTTTACATTATTTATTTGATTCTGCTTTTTAATCAATTTGAGTTCTTCATCTTGAGAATTTTAGCCAATCTCTGTTCTGGTGATATAACCTCCTGCTTCAGTGAATCTGGGGTCATTTTTTCTATCTTTTCCATTATAGGATTTGAAGATGGCTTAGGTAGCGGGTCAGGTGCTGGTGCAGTTGATCCTATGTTTATGCCCAAATCTGCCCTTGCTTGTTTACCAAATAATACTGCCTTAACATCGTTTACTGATTCAATTGGAGTATCATCATCTTCATCACTATTAGACAAGCGCAATGCATCTTTATCAAGCAACAATGTAATTTTTCTATGAGTACCATTGCTTGAACGAGTCTTTAGAAATTGGAATTGATATTCACCACGATCACGCATAGCAGCCGAGCAGAAGATTGATACCAAGTTATCACAAGTTTGAATTTTTGATAGGCCGCCTTGGATCATAGCGTGATTGTGGTCTGCTTCATCCACCGCACCTCTGCCTAACTGGCTTGCGCTGGCGCCTAAAATATCATATTCTGCTAACAAACCACGAAGCTCTTCAGAAACATACTTATCTTTCTGATAAACATTGTTAACGTCAACCTTATTACTATTTGGATGCATCAAATCCATATAGTCAACTAGCAACGCATCTGGCTTTCTACCGTGTTGAACTTCATATTCTTTCAAATAGGCCTTGATTTGATTAGTTGTGGTTCCGGCCGGCATATATTTAACAATGAACGATCCACCCTTTTTAGAACTCAATGCCACCTTTGTTTCAAGATCATCCATCTTTTTATACATTTCATAAGATGGAATGCCTGCAATCATAGTGTACATTCTTCGAGCGATGAGTTCTTCACTCAATTCGAATGACAAATAAACCACGTGCATTGGCTCAAATGATCTAGTATCACCATTTTTAAGCTCATAGCTGGTACCATAGTACCAATTCAATCCCAAATTTTGCAGAACAAGACTTTTACCGACGCCCGAGCCAGCAGCAAAAATTGTCAATTCGCCTCTGTTTAATCCACCATATAATACTTCATCGAATTGTTTCCACCCGGTGGCAACAGTTTTGTTTTGCCTAATACGTTCCATCAATTCTCTAGGATTGCTGAAAATATTTGTACCAAGATCCTTTTGAAGTGAAACTTGAACCGCTTGTTTGACCATTGATTCGACTTCACCATAATTGCCCTTATCAATAAAGTCTAATGATTCGTTAACCGCGTGAACAATTGCTGATCGTTGACAAAACTTTTCAACATTATCTAATACCCACGAACTATCGTGAGTAGTCATATCGTATTGGGTTAATCTTTTGCCTGTCTCAGCATAAATTTGATCATTATTAGGCAAAGAATTAAATTTCTCAGTATGATACTGAACATATTTGACTATTGGTTGCAATTCTGTATCAAAATATTTGGTTTTTATAATACTATTTGCTCGCTGGAATACACTTTCATCAGCCAGCATATATGAAAGCATCAGTTCTTGTTTATCATACCCGAATTCTAAATCATATTTCATATTTGTTATGTTCTCATTATATTTGCTGTTTTAAATCGAGTTTCCAATTCAATGGAAGTGCCTGTATAGATTGAATTGTAAATCGTATATAATGTATAAAGCCTGCCGCACTCTTTAACCGATTGGGCACAATCCTTGATATCTTTTGGCCATTTGGGCAGTGATACTGAAAAGCCGTACTTGCCAGCATCCTGAACTAGTCTCAAGCCAGTATTTTCCATATCCGGAATAATTATAACTTTTTTGCGTGATTTAATCAATATTTCTGCTTCAACTTCATTCATTGTATTTGTCATTAAGGCCACTCCACCAATTGCCTTCGCATCAGTCGGGCCTTCGACGGCCACCACAGTATCTGCTTTATCATTCAGCATATCCATATTATAGATATAATTTTCTGGACGTTCCATCATATATTTTGCTATTCCAACAGGCGGTTTTTTCTCATAATACCTTGACGTCCATCCTACCACCTTACCATTCCAATAAAAAGGCAATATAAACCGTTTATTCATTTGTAGTCGCGTATCAGGGCTCCACATAACCTGTTTGTCCAATAACAGAAACGGAACCTCAGATGAGATATATTCTACGACTTTGTTGAATTCTGGGTCGCAAAATCCAGATTGGATTAGATCAATTATCGGCTTAGAATCTTGCGGCAACTTTACAATTGGGTAGGCACTTGGGACTTCTGGTATTATACGTTTACGGACTGTATTATTACCAAATCGTATTTCGATTGGTATTTCACTTATATCAGCACCTAAAGTCTTCAAAAAATCAAGGCACTTTTTGTTTGGTCGATTGCCTTCAGTATAGCCAGTAGAAAATTTACAATTGAAGCAGTTATAGACGAAGCCAAGTGGTTCAATTTTTAAGCCGCCGCGCATCTTAGTATCATTTCGGGCTTCACCCTGTTTGATACACATTGGGCAGTTAAATTTGAAGCCATTTCTATTCTTTTTAGAAGAGGTTGGCAAATGTTTAAGTAAAAGTTGTGTTACTACGTCAGTCATACCAATTTCATTATTTTATACACCAAAAGTCAGTATAAAATAATAGTAAATGGTTAGTCAAGATTAATTTCGATACAGGACTTTTGTAATTTGGCCATCTTGATTTTGTTGCGGGACGTATTTAAATCGAACCCATTTCGCATTTGCTTGAAATGTGAACGGCTCAATGCCAGTGAATTGGTCATAATTTTTCCAAGGCATTAACTCGTCTAACCAAATTGGAGACCAATCGCTTTGAATTGGCACATCGTTTAGGGATATTTCCACATAAAACTTACCAGTGTAATTTTCACAATAAACAGCAATAGTATGAAGACCATCATCGCGATATTGATTTGAATCTGCCTTAAATGGGCCAGCAACCCAAAAAGTTTCACTTTCTTCAGTAGTATCAGTCGATGGCGTGTAGTCATCTGGCAAAACACTCACAGATTTTACTGGAGTTGGCATCACTCCTTCTATCAATTCAAAATAACTGAGAGTATTTACTGTTTGGTCAATAAAATATGGTTCCGGAGTTCCATCTGCCACAACTGTGAGCGAATAGTAAAAATAAGCTGGTGATAAATCAACGGTGTCAACTACTTCAAATACAGCTTGTGCTCGACCTCTAATGGCATCAGTAATATCAAGCTGTTTATAAAATTGGAATTCATTAGTATCATAACTGAAGACATTTAATATTACCATCTTATCAGTTAGATCAATCACTTGCGAGTCTAAATCTCTTATTTTGAAATCGACTACAGTCTTTGTTCCTTTGAATACTTTGAAGTTAGTATCAGTTAGGGGTAGATTGGCGGATTGCGGACTTGATAGAGTAGTATCAATCAATTGATTATACGAATAGAAAGTGACCATTTGGCAATCCTTTTATTTTTTACGCAGATAAATAATTATACATTCAACAACGTATTTATTATAAGATGACTATGATCACAACCACAGATTTTTTCCAGTTGCAGACCAAATTTCCGTTTCTATCTTGCATTAGATTTAGGAATGAAGATTTAGTCGGTATAGTACAAAATATTGACAATCAAGTTATCAGCTTTTATGTATATAATCGCTTATCTACAAAACACGAAAAAACATCATTTCTAAACTTAGGCCAAGAATGGTGGGATAACAGTAACCGCCTCATCCCAATTGATATTTTCTTAAAAGACGATTTTGAATATTATAAAAAAATCCACCATTGCTTTCCTAAAAAAGAAGTCACTAACATTATGGGGCATACTGTATGTTTAGATGACCAATTCAATAAAAGAATCAAGAAACGCAGAAGTCAATTGGTCCGTAATCCAAAATAATCATCCCATTATATTGCAAAAAGACACATAAGCATTAAATGCGTCCAAGTCTGGGAAATCCAAATAATAATTAGTTAAATTATCAAGGGTTGGATGGGTGTATGGTGTTAAAGTTACGTCTATTGATTTCAAAAAGTCAACAACATTATCCAGCCAGATCGAAGTTCCCGTTTCCATACAAATAAAATTGCCACTTTGTCGGCCCCGAGTATTAACCGTTGCTATTAGTTTTGATCGTATCATACCACCGCACGTTCTGATTCAATTTTGACCATCAAACACCCAATAGCTACCGCATATGCAAAACTGTGAGCTCGTTTGAAGTAATAACCTTCATCATCGGCTATTTTATCCCATATTGTGTTCTTAATCTGAGACCAAGTTTTATCTTTATACCATTTGTGTTTTCTTCTAATTAAAGCCAAAAATGTAGCTAAATCCTCAATACTTTGGATTGGATATTTGTTAATCAGATCATAATAATCAGCAATATGTGGAAGTTGTTCAACTACAGTTTTATCGTTCAACAAACTCCAATTTGGTTCTATGGATAGCAATAGATTTAAATGATTTTCGTTCTCGATCCCTTCATACATTGATGCATTTAGAAAATCTATCTTGAACAACCCTAACTCAGACGCCAACTCATCATCAACTCCTGCCAATCCTGTTATAGGATCTGCTGGAACATTTTGAAAATAAAACCCCGACGGGTGGGGTGATAATTCACCATTCTTATGCAAAGAAGCTCTGATACACTTCAATCCTTCAAGAGCTTTGTCTCTATCATAAAAATCTATATCAATATCGGTCGAAACGGTCACGGAAACCCTCCACCATCGATTTGGATAAGCTATTGATTACTCTTTTCATCTGCTGGACTTCAGTAGTCAAAATTCGCAATTGCTTTTGAGTTTTAGCCAATTCTGCAACCACCCTATCGTGCTGTTCTTTAGTGACAACTGATGCTTTTTTACCCTTAGTTTCAACCACTACAGTATCTTGCAATATTTCTATTTTCTTATCATCCTGGCCAGATACTTTTGTGGTTTCGGCATCATTCCCATTGTACATAGACGCTCTATCAATCATAATCCATAATCCTTGACAATTTGCTCTACAAATTGCTGGTCCTTCGCTTTACGGCGCATAGCCTGTTGCCACCAGTTTATATCCAAATACTTATTAAGTAAAATTAACTGTTCATCGCTCATTCTATTCATCAAGCCCTGAGCTTTTTCTGAAGTAAAAAATACCCAAGGACTAATCCTTCCCGATCGAAGCCAATCCAATGCCTGCTGATTGGATATTTCATTAAAGAAATTAGTCCAATCTTGATCATTTTCTGAAGCCCATTTATCGATAAACTTAACAGTTTTACCAACCGCATCGTCAATTGATTCTTGACGCATATTCATCTTTACAAAATATTCATATGTGGAATCCTTATTCCAAGAAGACATTTTGTAATTATTTTTGATCATAAAATCAATGTAAGCCAAATAATTAGTAATATTATAATCATCTACAAAGAAACCAAATTTTACAAATGAAATATATGCAGTCGAATTCATAAAATCTTCGTAAGTCAGGCCGCCTTTCTTATTCAAATACAGCCCAGACTTTTTGCACCAATGTAGCCAGGAAGCAAAAGCAATCCTAACGTGCTTATCATCCTTGTTCATCCACCTTCGCTTCTTTTCGCAAAGATGGACCTCAAGTGTTTTTTCTCTCGAAAATTCTTTTTTACAAAAATGGCACTGAAATTTATCAGTCATTATTTCTTCAATTCTTTTATTTCTTTAATCAAAACTTTCACTTCATCGTCTTGTAAACCAGATTCTTCAACCATACTTATCAGTTGCTCTTTACTGTTAATTGAAACAAGAAAATCCAATTCATTATTAGATGCTGTTGGATAATATTGCTTTAAAAAATTATTCAATTTAGATTTTTTCTCCCTCGAGAAGCCCTTAATCCATTCGTGATTAACTTTCTGACCAATGCCACATTGCGCTAATAACATATAAAGCAATTCTGGATGTTTTGACAAGCACGGATCCCATAAATTTCGATTAATCATTTCGTTAACCATTTGGATATAGTATTCGTTTATTTCTCGCGAGCCCTTCACTGCACTAATCCAACGCATTATGACCAATGGTGAAAATGCCTTCTTTTCTTCATCAGTTAACGTCTTATAGAAACCAAAGTTGCGCTTATCAATTTGTTCCATCACTCTAAATATGTCTAGAGGAGGTTTCTTTTTGCCATCAGTCATTCTTGTATATCCTTTCTACCACACTAATACATCGTTGGGCCAAAATCAATATATCATTGATATCTTCTTGTTTTTTTGGATTGAATATTCCTTATAGTCTCTGTTGTCACATTATAATATTTTGCTAAATTAGATATTGTTTCATCTGACGATCTGATATCGCATATATCTTCCCAAGTTAAACCGTAAATACGAATTTCACCAGCAACCCCAAGAGTCGCAGTAATGGCTTGATAGGTATTACCGAATTTAATATTTCTGGCTACTTTAATTGAGCATCCAAATTTATTTTTTATTTCTTGAGCAGTTCCAGAAAAATAATATATTTGTTCGATTATTTCTGGTGTTAGTATTCGCTTTTTAGTATGTGCTGGCTGGCCAGGAATTCCAATGCCATTAGTGAAATTTTTATAATTTTTTCTACTTTTGATGTCATTGACAGTCGTTATAGATACGTCAAATTTTTTGGCTATATCTTTCGATGTCGAACTAGACTTAAAAATATCAATCACATCTTTTTTTGTTAATTTTTGGTTCATTTCAATTCGTTTATTAAACATTGTTTTGGTTTATTTATAAATATTAGCAGAGTTAGACATTTAAGTCAAAAATTAGGAGATTTTAAGATGGGTAGACCACTTAATAAGCGAAACTTTAAATCAGGTGCTGGAAACCAGCTTGCAGTTCGTGCAAAAATTGGCTCCAATGCAGAAGGTGACGGTTTCATCGTAAAGCAAACCGGTTCAGATCGTTACATCGTAACCGTTGGTGCAAATACTGGTACAGTATATTTGGTTGATAAATCAAATGGCTCACTTGCTGCAAACGAAGCAACTATCACATTCCAAGATGCCGAGCTTAATACTAAGAGAGTAAAGAAGCTGTTATCACACCGTGCTATTTTCTTTGACGATACTTCAGCTGGTTGGTCATTTGACCCAGCAACTGGTGCGTTGTGGGAAGCTGCTGATGTCGAGGATGGCTTCGCCCCAACAGTTGTTATCACAATCGACACTCAACCAAGCGATTCGTCCGTCAATGAAGGCGAAGGTGCTTCTTTCTCAGTTTCTGCATCATCAGAACCTTCAACCACACTTTCATACGAATGGAACACTGTTGATGGTGAAGATTTAACACCAATCAGCAATACTGGTGTTTATACTGGTGCAGATACTGATACATTAACGATTTCAGATGCTACTGGCTTGGATTCAACTGACTTCATCGTCGTAATTTCGGCAACAGGTGCTGAAACTGTATATTCTGATGTCGTGACATTGACCGTTGTCCCAACACAATTTTTAAAATTTCAGAAAAAAAATAAAGAGGGGTTAGAAATAGCCCCTCTTTTATATCATACAGCTTACGTCAATTGAATCAGGAAGTTTTACTTTAGGTTCGGAAAAATATACACAAAGTGGCTGCGGTCCAGTAGTTAATGGTATGCTTATTAAATTATCATTGAATAATGCAGGACTTGTCCATTTTAGATCTGGATAAAAATTGATAATTTTGACAGGAAGGAATTCAGGCATTGAACTTGATAATGGATTAAATGCGAATGCTTGAAAATCTCGACCATTAAATTTCTTAATTTCAATCAATTCAAGTTCGCTAAATTCCATTTCACCAGTAACGATTGCCCAGTCCCAAGGAACGTGTACAATGTATGGTCCGATTTGCAATTCAACACCAGCTTTGGTATATTCCTCAATAAACACTAAAGGTAAAAATCGGTAATCGACATCTTTTAAATTGCTATAATCAAAAACACAAAAGTTGATATCAACATTTGGATCATTGAATGATATATTGTTCATATCAAAAGGCATATTCTCTGCGGTCAGTAATTTGATCATTATTTTATTTTTCCATTTAGCTAAATATATTAAAGTTATTCATATCAAAAGATGAGTTTAAAATGTTGCCAGCACAATTCATTAAAAACAAATACTATCTCATTTACTATAAGATAATAGATCGGGCTAAGTCAAGAAATATTTCTGGATATATTGAGCGACACCACGTTATACCTAAATCACTTGGCGGATCTAACGACAAATCCAATATGGTTTGCTTGACTGCGAAAGAGCATTTTATATGTCATAGACTATTGACAAAATTTACTACAGGTAAATTTAAACTATCGATGGATCGGGCGGCCTGGAGAGTCAGCCACATACAAATCAAAAATAAAGAGGTATTAATAACATCATCACAATATGAAAAATTGAAGACAAACGCAGCAAAAGCACAAAGCATTTTAATGACAGGAACCCCAAAATCTCCAGAACATATTGAAAATATGAAAAAAGCATTTAAAGGCCGTCCTTCATCTTTTAAAGGAAAGCATCATACTGAAGAAAATAAATTGCGCCATTCTAAAATTTTAAAAGAAAAATATGCCTCTGGCGAACTTTTTAAATCACAAGAGACTATTGAAAAACACAGAGCAAGTCGACAAGGATATAAACATTCAGAAGAAACTAAAAGAAAAATTTCCGAATCTCAAATAGGTAAAACAGTAATCGTCAAAGAAGAAACTAAGGAAAAAATTTCCAAGACTCTGAAAGCTCGATATAAAGATCAGGTCCACCATTTGAAAGGTAGACCTGCTCACAATAGAGGTAAAAGTAGGACCGATGCCGAAAAAGCAAAAATGTCAGCTGGTCACCAAAATCGTGAGCATATTGTCTGCGAACACTGTAATAAATCAGTCCCGAAGCCAAATTATTCAAGATGGCACGGAAGTAATTGTCGAGCCATCTTGAATTAAAATTACCTTATAAATTTATTTTAGTTACTTTATGTGGGAATTCTTTTAGTTTATAGAAAGCTTTGCGCTTTGTCAAATGTCTTTTACTGTATTTTAAAGAACTTGTAATGTCCCACACTTCAACGTGGTCTTTATCAGCAGCTTTTCTAACACCACGACCTAATGTTTGAATTACTTTAATAAAGCTTTTACCAACCTCAATAACAACCAAGTTGAAAATACGTGGTATATTGATACCGGTGGACACGATGCCAGATGTTGCACCAACAATTACGTTATCACTATCATTAATTCGGTCATACTCTGCAACTCGAGCTTTTGATTTGTCCTTTCCTGAAATAAAAGTCATTTCAGGAATCAATTCTGCCAAAAGCTTACCACAGTCAATTCTATCAAAAACTACTAAGGTGTTTCCAGTCTTGGCGATATCCTGTATCATAGTAGCAATTTTTTCCATACGCTTTCTATTCTTAAGCAAATAGTCAAGCTCTTCGTGATATGTCTTGTATTCGCCAGTATCTTGTACTTGCATTATATTAATATTACAACTACTTAAGAATCCAGCGTCTTGAAGTTCCTTTGTTGTAACTTCATTAACTGTTTCTCCCAACAATGCCTTGACAGAAACTTTCTGAAATTCATATTCTGGCAAGGTACCAGTCATTCCCCACCTCAAAGGAGTATTTCGAAATGGTCCAGTTAGAAGATCATTCATAGCATCTTGTTTTGCGCCGTGACACTCATCAACAATCACAGCCACCACTCCATCAAGGAAAGTTTCAATGACATTTAAACCGTCAATAATTCCCATTTTCATCAAATTATTAAGACTCTGCCAAGTCACAATTGTGTGCTGACAACCAAGTTCTTTACGATCACCGTAAAAGACTCCAGCATCTAAACCAACATTTATGTAATCTTTATAAGTTTGATTGACCAAGTCCTTGGTAGGAACAATGATAATTGTCCGTGGTTTCTCAATTAGTTCGTCGTTTTTATAAACTGTCGCTTTTTCAACGACATAACTCATTGCAGCACTGAAAATTGTCTTACCAAAACTGACTGTAAGCTCTTGTACTGATTGTCGATTTTCAACAAAGTGCTTTACTGCTTCTATTTGATAATCACGCAACGTAATTGGCTGACCTTCAGCCGGGTGGCCTTTTGGCCAAACTTTACCATCGAAAATGTTTTCATCAAAATCGGCAAAAGTTATATCATATTTTTGTCGCTGGTCATCAAGAAGAATCTCATAACCATCGTTTTGCACAATTGGAAGCAAGATGTCTAATAAATTTAGATAAGTGTCACCACCAATTGTGCAAAAGGACTTCTTGCCATCCCATCTACCCATCCTAACACTTGGCTGGAATCGAGCACCAGGAACTTCATATTTTACTGCATTTACCAATTTACGCCTTGTACCAGGATTTAAATTGGAGAACTTAATGTTCACCTCATCAAATACAGTTAATAGTGTTTGATTTTCGTTCAATTCCATTTACTATCCTCAAATGCTCGCATCTTCAATTCCCGCAGCTCTTAATTTTGTTATATTGGATATTTGCCAATTTTTGATATCAAGTGATTTAATCAATCCAGTAAATTGATTCCTAACTAATGCGAAATAATTCAACAAATAGGAAAAATCTACGTATTCATCGTCACCTTCAACATATTTTTCAGCTTCTCGGACTGTCAGTTGTTTGTTGTATTTGGTTGTATAATATTCCAACCGCTCTTTTCTTATTTTTCGAAGCCGAATATTCAAATACTCAACAATACTTTCAATCTCTTGAAGTTGACTATACCTATACTCAAACAGCCCAGGTAGGCGGGCCGAAGCTTGTTCTAAATTACCTTTAACTGAAATTTCTGCTTTGGCAGCTTTCAATTGTTCTTCAAAATATTGAACTGCATCAGGTATCAAGTCTAATTTCGCTTCTAAACAAATTTGATTGTACCAATAATTAAGTCCACATTGCTGTGCCGCCACCTGGGTCATTATTACCTCATTTTATGATGACCATTCAGTAAGGAAGGTCATCATCCTCTTCGTCGTCTTCAGAATCATCAATTTTCAAGTATTCATCAAGTTGATCATTAATACCATATAAATCTTCTCTATCCATACCATCCATAACTGCGGCATCGACCATTTCTTCAAAAAAACCTTCGTGATCCGACTCAACAATATACTCAAGAGCCTTTGTTATCGCCAAATCAACCAGTTCACGTAAATTCATACCAATTCCTTTTCTTTTTTTCTTTTTACTTTAAAGATTATGATTCTAAACGTCGATTTTTATTTCAAATAGAATGTGGTCAGGTCTCCCCCAAGACCTGACCACAATGTCTTCACTCTTCAGTGTCTTCTTCAGCAGTTTGATTCATAGAAGTTTCAAGCTTTTCAGCAAATGCCTTATCTTCGCGGCTAATTGAGTATGGATTTTCATCCATAATCTGCTGTAGATGGTCATCTTTCCACTGCTTCTTAAACAGCTTAATCTCTGTACCATCTTTGGCAGTATATTTCAATTTATTACCGTCTTTAACAAGCAAGCCATCCATTTCAAAAAGTTCCAAAAGCCCGCTATATGGATCAAGACCAGTTGACCACGGAATTTCAATTGTTGTTTTTTCAAATGGTTTGTTGTATCGAGTCTTGTAACTCATACAAGTGGTTTTGATACCGTGAACACCAGTTGCTGTTGCTACCTGATCCTCATCGGATACTTCTTTCAATTTAAACTTACGCATAGCAATAACAATTGAGCTTGCATAAACGATACCATCACCACCAGTAATTTTAGCATCTGGATTAAACATATCCTGTGATGCATACGTGTGGTTAGTCATCAAGAAACCAATATCTTTCTGTTCGCACAGATAGATGCAGTTCTTAATAAAACGCTTCAATTGCTTTGCTAACTGACCTTGGTCACCTTTGGAATCACCCTTAAGGAAGTTTTCCTGGCCACTTTCAGTTTCTAACATACCAACAGAGTCAAGTACAATTAGAACTGGTTGATCTGCGCCAGATTCTTTGAGTGCGCTGATAAATTCAGCAACCATTTCAGTACAAGTAGACACAGTAAACACTGGAATACGCATAAAATTGTTTTCAGTATCCACTCCTGCATTTTTCAACCAAGCTTCGTCACCTGCACCTTCTGAGTCAAGCAATACTACGAAAGCATTGTGATCATTTTGTGCATTTCTCATAACTTGAGCTGCAATGAGTGATTTACCAGATCCAGATTCACCGGCCAACATATTAACCTTTGAAAGAGGGAAGCCTCTGTTGTAATCGCCTGATATTAAACGGTTAAGGGCATAGTTACCTGTGCTGATCCAAATTCGAGGATCACTAAATCCAACAGGAATGTCTAATTTTTCAGTAAGCTTCCTGCGGAATTTTGTTGGGTCAAAAGTTTTTGTTACAGTCATTATAATACACTCTCCAATAGAAATATTTGTCTAGTTTGGTGGCAGGCAACTGCCACCAAATCGTTTTGCTTAGTTACCAGCTCTACGAGCAGCAATTTCAGCCAACATTTCTTGTGGAGTTTTCTTTTTACCTGACTCAACAGTGGAAGCAGTCGTTGAAGCTGGTGCTGATACCGTTTCCTCAACAGCAGGTGTACCAGTATCAAACGGTGGTGTATCATCATCTGTTCCAGCAGTATCAGCTGGCTTTGTGAAACCAGATGATTGTGTAGCTGAATCGTCAGTCTTTAAACCAAACGGCTTATAGAACTTTGCCCAGCGGTCTGGATCATACTGCTCACCATCAACTGATGCTTGGAACATTTCTGCAATAGCATTGAGAGTGTCAGCATCTGGCTTCTTTGGCAAGAAATCATTAAGATTGAACAAACCGTGTGTTTCAATTGCTTTGAGCTCTTCTTCAGTCAACGGGCTTGTTTTACGTGAATATGATGACGCACTGTAATCAGCATATTGGCCCTTCTTACCCTTTACAATTCGGAAATCAGTACCGTGGCTGTAGTCTGTTGGAATTTCTTCCATATCCGGATCCAAAATACCATTATGAATTGTAGTATAAAGTGTCTTGTTGATCACAAAACGACGGATTGGATTTTCTGGTGAATTCTGTTCCTGGATTGGGTTGACACGAACGAACCCTTGGAACAGGAATGAACGCTTCTTCCAGTAAGAACGAGCAACGTCTTCCAACTGATTGTCCTTGAACCAAGGACGAATTTCAGTTAAAATTGGGCAGGTTTCTCCCCACATTTCCATACAAGGTACCTGGATCTCAACCGGCTTATTGCTTTGGCCTTTGATGCCAGAAAATTTGAGCTTAATCTTCTGCATTTCTCTCCAGAAATATTCATTGGAGTTATCACCATCCGGTAGGAAGCGAAGGTGTGCAGTCTCGCCTTCTGGAATGTCCCAGAATGGATAAGAGGCGCCATCATTTGAGGAAGTACGTTCTTTATTCTGATTGCTAAGAAGTTTAGCGCGAATTTCTTTTAAACTTAATTGTGCCATTTTATTAGTTCCTTATTAGTATTATTATTAGTATAATGTTAGTTTTTGGTGAATCTCTCTTTCACTTATTGAAGTAATTCTTCAATACCGCGACTACTATCGCTACTTTATTTATACATCGTGTGCGAAAAATATTTCAGTAACTAAACATTACTTTGTCAATATATGGCACCGACGTACTTTCAGTCAATAAATTAATGGGCCCGAAGGCCCATTAATTTTATGCTACGTGGTCTGATCCGATCTTTCCTTCATCCCACAAAATGTTAAATGCATCGTTGATCGCATCACGAGCCATTGGGTCACTCATCATAAAGCTATATTTGTGACCATTTGGGTAGCTGTCAATGCCAGTTTCGATTATTTGGTCTACGTCATCAATTGAAGGGTTGAATTCTTCAATTTTCTCACCCATCTTTTCAACAATTGTCAAATATGCGTCATTCATTACTTGAATAAACATTGGATCTTCAGCCAATTCGTTTGCATACAAATTTTCACTCGATACTACGAAATCTGGTGCTTCAAAAAAATCTTCATCTTCAGTCAATTCACCAGTCAAATCCATCGAACTACCAGCCTTACCACCAGTTAACAAGCCAATAAAGCTTCTGTCATCGATTTCAAATTCATATAGTACACGATGTACCACATCCAATTCCAATATAGCGTCTATTGCATCTCTGGCTGTAGAAGCTAGGACAATAACGGTCAAAGCATTGTCACGCTCCAATTCTGCCACCATTGGTAAGCCGCCCATATTCAGCTCGTTTCTAAATTTATCAACTGGACGACCATCCGCCATTAAAAATAATGCTGATTCCACATCAGTCATACCTTTATGCTCGATTTCAATGCGTTCTGGTGTGAAATCTACTGAAAGTATGAATGCTCGTTCAATGTCAGTCTCAGTAAGTGTCGATTCGTCCATTTGACCTGACTTACGATGTTCTTTTTTTGCTTCCATCCAGCCATCTTTTCCTGATGGATCTGTTGGGCAAGGTTGGCCATTCTCGAAAGCTTCATATCCAGATTCCCAAGCATCACGAGCATATGCTTCATCAAGCTCATCGTCAAATTCTTTTAAACCATATTTTTTAAAATAATCTATTAATTCTGGCTTTAGTTTTCTAAATTCACTATATGGTTTATTATAAAAATGCTTACTAAAAACATGATCAGCTGCGTCATGAGCATAATCGAAATGTCTTATAGCGTTGTATATGCTTGATCGCATAGTTTCACCCGTTGCATCTTTATCATCCAACATTCTTTCAAATTGCGATGTTCCTTCATCAATTTCTTTTTTTCGGGCGTTTTTGTTATGCTTACGCTGTTTAAAACGTTCCTGGCGATCCCAATCATCATCGTCAGCATCTGGATCATATCGGTAATCTTTACCTTCATCAAAATCTCGCATCATTCGATCATCACGCATTTGGTCATATTTGTAATCTGCATAATCAGCTTCTTGATCGGAAGCGTCTTGTGTTGCTTCATCAAACAATCGATTTGCGTCCTTAGGATTTACTACGTCCATTAAACTGTGATCTGTTCCTTTTTCGCATACATCAGTAATTACTACACCGCCTTGGTAGCCTACTGACGGATCAGACTCTTCAATTTCATAATGAACAGTCACTTCAACATCGTCGCGATCTGGTAAGTCGATATAACTATCAAAGCTACTCCCTGATGGCTTAAATTTGGCCTCTTCTAGATCTTCTCCAATTTTAAATTTGCCGTCCTGGTCAAATTCAATGTCATTTTGATCGTCAGTTGGTGCTGGACCATAATTATCACCGTCATCATTTCCTACACCATTATCTGAAGTAGTAATTTCGCCAGTTGTGCTGCTACCGTTGCCACCTTCAGCTATTTTTCGATATTCTTCAACAACATCTTCCTTAATATTATCAACAATCCAACTATTCATATCTTCTACAGAATCAAACGTACCAATGTGAATTGGTGCCTCGCTCTCATCTTCAGATGGAAATTCAATCAATTCAACTTTCCCGCTACTAATATCATAACACAATGGCAAATATGAATGGTGATAGATACCTTCACTTTCATAGGTCCAATCTGAATCATTATCTGATTCTGCTACTTGGTCTGAAACGGTAACTTCATATTCATCGTTCTTTTCGAAATTACTTGGTTCAATTACTGGAGTCTCTTCATTCACTGGTGTATTGTATGCTTTTTGCATCCATTCATCTTGATCTTGAGCTTCAACATTGGTATTGATAATGACTGGCTTATTGATCATATCATCATAATCAGCATAGTGGTATTTGCCAGTATCTTTAGTCAATTCAGCTGCTTCCTTTTCAGGATCGCCGGTCTTCGGAAGGATAACGTCTTCTGACACTACCTTAAGCATCATTTCTGACAAATTAACAATACGATGTTCATTCATTTTATTAGTTCCTTCACGTTTAACCTTTTCAATTGTTACGGTTTTTCTTCCTCTACGATAGGCAAATGGTAAAACTTTATTCTGATCGTGAAATAATGCCAATCTTTGACCAGTTTCTTTATCTTTTACTATCCAATCGTGCCCATCATCAAATGGTTCTTTTTCCATAATTATCCCTTTGACGAAAATTTATCTAAAGCTGCATCCATTTCTGCCAAAGCATCATCATATGATATTTTATATTTAGCTGAAATTTGATGCACTGCTTGGTCTGTCGCAACTCGATGGCCCATCCCCTGGCCAATTGTTTTCATACAATCGACCCATATATTATACATATCTTTGGCGCGCGAATCACCTTCGCTCTCATTAACAAACTGTGCTTGGCCGTAAAACTCTTGAGCTTTTATTGTTTGCATATCATCCACTAACTTCTTATTTCTTGCCAACATTCGATCTATTGTAATTTCATTTGGATTTTTAGGAATAAGCTTATCCTTTTCTGCCAAATCAGTTACCAGTTCTTTAATCTCTTTATATGATTCAGAATTGGCAAATTCAGAACAAATGTCCTCAATTGCATCGTGAACGCTGAGCTTATGACGTTTCACGTCGAGGGATTTCATTCTCCAAGCGCGCGCAATATCGTTTCGTTCTTGATCTTCAATAAATTCCAATACCATTGACTTAATGGGCCAGGACAAATGCTTTGACACATCATAGGCTATGCCAAGTTGTAGCATCTCATTAACTATTTGTGGTAAATTTTCTTTCGAAGCGTTATTGGCCTTTTGCAAATATTTTGAAACAATATTCTCACCATATTCTTCATCCAGTCTGTCTGATGGTACTAATGTCATCGCCCAATGCTCAAAATCAAGTGATTCCTTCAATGGCTTTGGTGCAAATCGATTAACAAAATCATTATATCGACGTTTTGATGAATAATTTTTCTTCAATTCTTCTCTTAAAGATATGTAGTGAGCTCGGATCCAAAATTTCTTTTCTGGGTCTTCTTCAGTAAGATGTTGTGATCTTAAACCTTCCATTGTTTCAACCATCTCTAAAATTTTATTTGAGATTGAATCGCCATAAAGGCCTTCATTATTTAAATGATAAGCAATTGCTCTCGCAGCATGTAAATTTTCATGAGGGATTTTAAATCGTTCACCGTCCGAAGTTTCGACAAAAATTTGCTTGATGTTTTTAGTTCTGGCGCCGCGCTTTTCTTCATTAACAGCGGTTGAGTGGCGTATAATCACTTTTGCGCCGCCAATTTTCTGATAGCTTGATTTAGAACTACCATAAAGATTCTCCAAAACTGGAGTGTTCGAGAAATCTTTTGGAGTCAACTTTTTACCGTATGTTCTCAATTTATATTTGTATCTATTGTTGAGTGCTATTTTACGTAATCTAGACCCATAACGGTCTTCAAAACTTTTTGCATCAACACCATCACTTAACGATACTTCAAGTGTTTGTTCAGTATCATTAATTTCAATCATGATATTGTCGTTCTTCAAAAAGAAACTTTCAGCCTCTTCTGGCTCATAAACAATATTGCCTTCATGGTTATATATGGCCATTGGTTCACTACCAATAACCTGATATATCTCCTTGGCAAAACCTTCTTTAGACATAGAGCTATCCCTTATAATTCTATGTGTATTTATTTGGTTTTAAAAGAATATGAAAATTAGATTTGGTCAATGAATTGACATTCATATTCTTGGGCAAACCGATCAGGTCCTAATGATTTCAAGGCATTTTGCTTAAAACTTTCATCACGGTCTGGGTGATCATTCCATCTAATAATAAATGGATGAAATCCATTGTTACCAGATACTGCACCTTGCCAGAGTTTATAAAATAAAGTATTTTTATTGCTAGGAGTAGATGTAACAATTATCTGTGATCCAATAGATGCACACGGAATAATACTTTGCCACAGCTCTGTGGCATTATTTTGGTCAGCAAATGCAAAATCATCAAAATATATTAAATTCAGTGACCGGCCACGAGCACTATGTGGCGAATTAGTAGTCAATACGATTAACCCGGATCCATTTTCAAAACGAAGTTCACGCTTGTTTCTAAGATCAATTTTTGGTTTTAAAAATGTAGGGAGTTGATCAAATGCAAATAGTAGACGGTTCAAAATTTCTTGACCGTAAGCGATATTGTTACCTATTATAGCTATTTGAAAATCCAATTTAAAGATCAAATTCCATAACATATATGCAGTTGCTATTGAGGTATTTCCCATCTGTCGGGCTGTCATCCCAATGCACATTTTGCTATTTTCATATATGTTGATTATATTTTTTTGATAATCATAAAGATTGAAATACATTGATCCTTTAACTGGATGTTGAATCTTAAAATAATTTTCAATAAAATATGTGATACTGTCGTAACATTGTATCGTTTCAATTGCTTCGTATCTAGTAATAATATTCATAAGTAATCCTCAAAGGATGAACGGCATTGGCTGATCGTCATTGTCGTAGTCTTCATCATCGTATCCATCGATTGAGTCACTAAGACGATCATACACTTCGTCATCATAATATTTGACTTCGTCTAACATTCTGATAGCATTGAATAGGCTCATAACCAAGTCGTCTTTACACCCAACTTCAGCTTCAAAACTTGATCCTTTTGCGACGAAGTTTTTTAATTCATAGATTAATTTTTTACTATGAATTTTTATTTTACCAGCTTCGATCATTCTTTTCATTTTTGAACAACCGTTTCTCTTAGTTTTGCCAGTAGTTTTAAATCCTCGATATTTTCGTTTTGGTTCAGATATGAATGTGCCCTTGAAATTTTCTTCACCAGTATCCTCAATAATTCTACTAATTGCTTCACCATTGTTATTGGCTTCTACTGTATAGAAAATTTCCGGATCACTGTTCTGACCAGCATCTTTCAAAATATAATAAATTTCATCCAATATTTGTTGTAACACTCTGACCTGAACTCTGTCAACTGATTTGTCATCTGACCATTCAGCAACTTGTTCAAATTCTGGCAATTGCCAAACAGTAATTGCGGCATTGTCGCCGCCACCAATGCCAATTGATGGATCGAGCGATACCAGGAATGACTTTCCTATTTCTGGCTCTTTAAACCATCGTATAGATCCAGTAGTCAAAACTGGATCCATCCCTTTCATATTTTCCAAAACAATTTGGTCAATTAACGTATCAGATTCTGAAATAAATTCACACTTAAATTCGCGTCTAAATCTAGCGTCACCAAGCTGTGCTCTCATTTTCGCTTCAAATTCGTCATCTCGATCTGGCGCTTCATCCCATTCCACAGTAAAGGAAGCAAACCCATTAGACCCGCGAGATCCGATTCCATTATCACACGCTCCGCGCCAAGTATTGGCGAACAAATCGTCAGCGTTGTTTGGAGTTGAAGTAATGATACAGCTACCACCAGTTGACAACGTCGGAGCGAGAGCAGTCCAAAATTCTTCAGCAATTCGACGCTCAACGAATGCAAATTCGTCCAAATAAACTAATGAAATAGCAAGACCACGGCCAGTCTTTTCAGTAGTGGCAGTAGCAATAATACGTGACCCGTTGTCAAAGGTTAAACTTTGCTTATTTTCTGTAATTGCTCCGCAACGAATAAAATCTGGCATCGCCTGATATGCGTGATATATTCTATGCATAATTTCACTTGCACCAGAAAATTGGTGGGCAGCAATTAATATTGTTTTATCCATATTAAACATCGCATACCAAAGCAGATATGCACCAGCAATGGTAGTCTTACCGACCTGTCGAGGCAAAAGATGTATGGAAAATTGATTTTCGTGGAAAACTTTGACCATTCTTCGTTGATATGGTCTAAGTTGGAATAAAATATCACCCTTAACTGGATGCTGAATCTTTACATAATTCTCAATAAAATATGCCGGATCAGAATGGCAGCGTCTGATCTCGTTGATTTGATACTGTGTAAAAACTTCTTCTTTATGGGCTTTCTTACTTGAAACGCCTGATGCCGCATTGGACATATTATAATACCTCTCAGCATTCTTCGTCTATATTTATGTGGTTGTTTTCAACAAAAGATCCATTTGACATTAAATAGCTATTGCAGTAATCTTGATTTTATGAATTATACTGAACGATATTCTTACGGATCTGACCGATATGGCGAAAGCCGAATTTTGACGTCATATGATCGATTTGATTTAGTCGACGAGTATCTATCATCGTTATCTAAAACCATATCACACACCCAAGCAGAATATTTTAATATGGTAATTTCTATATATGGTGAAATTTGGACCAAAAAGCGCGATCCAATCGACATCGATTCAATGAATTTAGAGCGAAATCGAACTATAGAAGACATACACAATGTATCTGATTTAACTAGGATAACCCCCATTCGCGACTTTATCTATAACGAACAAGCAAAAAATGAAGGATTTGGACTTTTACTAATGAAGGAAATTAGCCTCTACGGGCTAGTAGATTTATATCCTGAATTCTTTGGAGTTGAAGTAGGTGCGGTCGTTTCTGCAGGGACGTTGTTTTGTCAATGCAATAGTTTAATTAAAGTCAAAGGACCTGATGCTGAAACGTTTAGAAACGTTCGGAAACTTATATTATGACAAACGATAAATTTGAACATTTTATATCTATTATGACTGTCTATGATGGGTTCTCAGATACTAATTATCCATCAATTAAATTATGGTCATTAGAATTGGATGAAATGCGTCAGGAAGACTTTTCCTTTAACTGTATATTCAATTCAACATCCAAGGCAATATTTTCAATTATTGAAACCGAAGATGATTTAAAACTTCACATTGAACTAATGGTAGCAAAATATTCAGATTTAAATGCTGAAGACTATCCTGAATACACGAAAGGCGACTTTGAGTTCCAAAGTCGCCTTGTCGGTTTTGCAATTTGTCATCAATTCAATAATAGATTTTCATCTCTTCCAATTGTTGAATTGTCAGGTCCAGATGCGGAAACTATTGTAACTTCATTAGTATTACTTTCCTAAACGTCTTTTTGCGGCCTTTAGCGCACCTTTACTAATTCGCTGTTGACCAGTCAAGCTTTGAAACAAACCAGTTCCTTTGTTGCGGAATGAGTATTGATGACTATAACGAGCTTCATCAGTATCAACATCTTCGCCAGCTTCTGGTTCCATAGAATCTGGATCAATCACTACATCGTCGTCAGCTAATTGGTCGTCTTCCATTCCAGGCTCCATATCGGTTGGTTCCATTTCGTCACCCACACCTTCTTCACCGTCACCAATTGAGAAACTATATTCGTCATCGCCCATTGGTTCCATTTCTGTTGGAGCCATTGCCATATCGTCCATTTCTGGTTCAGCATCGCCAGTTGATGCCATAACATTAACTTGCTCTATTGCCTGCTCGACAATTTGACCCTGTACTGAGAATAAAGTTTCCAACGAGTCCAGCAAAGTTTCAAAACACGGTGCTTGAATGGTCATTGACGCTGTTGATCCAGAACTAAGTGTTAACCCGACCATAACTGACTTCAATTGTTGATCGTCATTTGAGGCGACACTTACGTCAAGTGAAACGATAGAGGCACCTTCATTAATTTGTGCTAATTTTTTAATTAAATCTTGATAATCATTCATTGATGGAGTTCCTTATCCTTTTGGAGTTTCTGACTTGCTATACTTGCTATTGAGCTTGGCTTTCTTCAAGTCAGCTTCCTTAACTTTAAATGGAACCATATGCAATTTAGCCTTAAGTTTTTTAACTTTTGGTCCATCGTTGATTTTAGCATTAAAGTCGTTAGAATTTTTAAAATCCCGTGTTTCTTTGTAACTTAAAGGATTTTCTACGATTTCAATATGTTCTTCTTTTTGCTTTGAGCGCATTTTGTTAATGGTTTCCAAATATGTTTCATTATATTTGTCACCATACAAAGTCATCGGTTCTGGAGAATCTGGATAAGATGATTCAGTAGTCAACAAAGGATCGTGCTCAACACCATTTTCCTCATCCTCAAATGCCTTTTCTTGGGCCTCAATATAACCTTCAACAGGTTCATTTGGGTTGCGAACTACTATTCTTTTACCATCGATATAAAATTTTTCACTGAGCTGTTTAGCTAGGACATTTGGAGCAACTGGCAACGAAGTAACAATATCCACAAAAAATATTTCAACATTTTCGTGTTGTGGAAAATCAAGAGATCGCTTATGGAAAATTGTTTTTTTAATTTTACCAATATCTTTCAATTTGTAACGATTTAGAAACTGCTCTAATTCATCTTGAATTCCAGTAATATCGTCCAAGCATTTAATCCTGAAACAATATTCTGGTTGATTACGTTCCAAATAGTCATAAAACTTGTTCATTGTAATTCCCCGGGTTCTTTTGATTATTTATCATCTTCTGGGTCAGTTTTTTCCTCAAAGTCAGCATCCTGAGTGTCACCGCCCATAATAGCTTTAAGTATATCGTTACGATGAGCTTTAATTCCTTCATTAACTGCATTTTCAACCAGGCCGGCTTGTATTTGGGCACGAGTCAATGCAACACTTAATTTAGCTCTATCATATTTGGCACTAACCTTTGAATCTGATGATTTATTAATTATATCCAAATATTGGGCAGCAACTTCAAATAAACGAGCAGACTTTTCAGGAGGTACTGATTGCGCTACTGCAAAAATTTTATCAAATGCATCTTTAGCCTGGTCAGCGACACTGTCCGAAGTTTTAGTATGCTCAAAAACGACTTGGTCAAGCTCAGTCAAATCTTTATAAGCTTTATCCATAGGCGATGATTGAGTGTTTTCACTATAGTCAGTTAAATCAATTTCACTATTTTCAGAAACTTCAATATCAGATTGAGTTAAATTTTCGTGAGTTTCTTGATCAGCCATAGCTTCTTTTAAGGTTCTCATATTAAGACTTGTGCTAATACTATTACTCATTATCGCTTCCTTGGCTTATATGTACCAGTTGCCTTATATAATTGATCTTCAGTTAAGATGACAAATTTACAACCGTGCTTTTGACACCACTGTTGGGCAGCGGCCCATTTCATTCTATTTAATGCAACTTGTAATTTATTTTGAATTCCTTTAGCCTTTTCTTGCAATGTTTGACTCATAGGCTTGATTTCTATCAATTCAGTTTTTAATCCGCCGTTTTTATCCTGATATCTAACTAAAAAATCCGGAACGTAAACTGTTGTTTTTCTTTTGAAATGATTATAATATGGAATTCTAATCGGCTCAGACGCCCAAGCAATTACGTCTGGATGAAAATCTAAATAGTGCATAAAGTTATATTCCCAGGAACTGCGCGCTATTGGATTTTTGTTTCCAATATATTTTTGCGGATTCTGAACTTCGTAAACACCTTTATAATAGTTACGAGCCATAAAATTGCTCCTTCAACGTTTCAATTTCAATATCACAGCGGCAATGTTTGGATAAATTATCAGATTTGGCCAACATTCTAAGATTATATTTTGACCCAATTATTTCAGGTTCAATTTGCATCGCATATCCGGCGCGCACGCTGAAAATGTGATCTAAATGAAATTCCTGACCTCGAAGACCGGTTGGATCAATTTCATCTTTGTTGTTAAAATAGCTCATCGCAGTGATGTAATCAACGGCGGCGCGATATTCTTCATATGTCTGATATTCTTGCCACTCAAATTGTATTTGTTCAATTTTCCCCAATTTTGTAGCAATACGCTTCAAATATACTATCTGTTTTTCTTCTTCACTAGCAGTCTTCCACCACTTATGGGCGCCAGTTTTAAACATTACATCAGCTTTCCATTGATCTTTTTCTTCATCAGAAAGTTTATTAAGCCATCCATATCTCGCTGCCATTTCTTCCTTAGTCAATAACGAATTATTAGCTTTGATAGTTTCACCAATCTGTGATCTTATAGACGCATCATCGCCGGCTTCTTTTCGATCGGCCCAAATGCGTGTTTGGTTCGCTCGAACTTTCTTAACAAATGAATTATGCTTTTCCTCATCTTGTGCATTTTCGGCTCGCCATTCTTTAGTTTTTAAAGATCGACATTTAATGCAGGATGAAGCATATCCTTTGTTGACGTTTATAAATTTATTAGGATCGCCACAAAATTTGCATTTTTCTTCACCATCAGCTTTGACATATTTGTTATAATAATCTTGCGAGCTAATATTATGTTGATCGCGAAAGTGCTTAGATAATTTACGCGCGGAATCAAATTGGTTATCGCAAATGTGACATTTCATCAATTATTTATTACTGGGAATAAAATTTAATGAATTATCCAAAAAGTCCCTTTAATACTTTAGCTGCTTTAACAGCCGTACCAACAGTTGGTGACAAGTTTGAAACAGTCTTCTCAGCTACGCCGAATACGGTCGATTGACTGACTAGTGCGTTGACCCCAGCCAGACCCTTTTGAGTGAATTGGATTTCGCCATTAGGTTTAGTAATAATCATACTGTTGGATCTAAAACTATTTGCATCTATATCTGATGATTTTGTCGACAACTGCGAATATAATCCGGTGCCCATAACTTTAGAGGCCACATTTCCCATCTGTCCTGAATACAAACTACGACCATTATCAGAATATTGAGAATCTAATGGAAAAGCACCAGTTGTGGATTGATTTTTATTCGTGCTGAAAACAACATTATTGTTAATAAGATCACTGAATGCATTAATACCGACGTTTAAGATTCCGCTTTTGGTACTTTTACTAGTGTTATTAGTCGTGACACTTGTTATAACTGAACGAAGAACTGAGTCTGCAATTTTACCAGTAGTAGTATTACCAAGCCCCAATGTATCACTTATTACGCTTGAGATTGAATCAGAAATTCCATTTTTCTGCAAAAAGGCATCCAAATATCCAGCAACCCGTTGGGTAGAAATACCAAGTGGTGGATTATTATAATCAAATTGAAACCCGAAATCAGTTGCTTCACTGGTGCTAATCTTAACAGGATCCATATTATAAGCGACATTTTCATATTCAAATGTTATAGTAACTTCAGTCAATTGGTCACTTGATCCAGCATAAGTTAATGGATTAGAATATTGGAAGGTACTAATCACTGGATTGAATAAGGTGATAGTAGTATAATAACCTCCAAAAAACTGGTAAATTATTATTTTTTCAAAATAATATTTTTCATCAGTACCAGGTATTGTCCTCATACCAAAACCACCAGTACCTGGATCATTAATCGCACTAGCCATTAAATCCCAAAATACGTAGCTATCATTTGATATAACACCATCTTGAAAATAGTGAGCAAAGTAGCTTTGCCAAAATTTCAATAGCTTGCCAGCAATATCGTCATAAAATGTTATACTAATAGGATTATGTGTCCTACCAGTGTAAATGACACGCTTTTTATTATATTGATTAACGACTTCAGTTTGGATTGAAGTATTTGGTCTTTCAACACTTTTCGCTTGGAAGTTAAATCCAGTTTTCGAACTTAGTTGAGATGCTGCATCAAATCCAGTACGTGTTGATGAGGCATTTAATGGGGTCACAAATTTGACCATATACAGGAACCCTGGGCGCGGTGCTGATGCGGTGTGAAATGCATAATTTTCACTTCCTACACCTAGTAACCTGCTCGCAGTCGGGGCTGATCTATAAATCAACCCACTTGAACGGCCAGCGACCTCAGAAAGCAACGTATCAGCTACGTCACCTAGAAGATTCCCAGCAATATTTTTGAAAACGCCTATACCAGCCATAAAAAATCCAATATCATTTATATTAGCTATTTATCTGATTATTTTTAAGTTTTATATAAGAAAATGGGTGGTAATCGTTTCCAATTACCACCCAGATAAAATTACCACTTAATTTTCTAAAACCTATTAGGCTCCAGAGAGGACGCCGCCAATACTTGTTAGAATTGGATTTGCAGTCATCAATTCTGTTGATGTTGCGTTATCGTAACGGATAGTTAAATCGATTGTTTGAACGCCGTTATTTTCAGCATAGTCTAAACCTTCGTTTTCATAGCTTTGGATCCAGCATCCTTCAAGAATCCACTGTTCCAAAACATTCACGTTACCGCCGTCCATAACTTCAACATACATATCAAACTTATAATTGACACCAGCAGCCGGACTTGTTTGTTCATAGTGGTTGTGTTGCTTTTGAAGCTGATATCCTACTAACTTTGAAACAGAGTTAGTGATATCGTCACGAAGCTTAACTGCAACAGTCTGCCAAGAATGCTTACCAGCAACGTAAACTTTTGAAGTGTAAACGTCGAGAGTAACTTCTTCGTGCTGAAGCTTAGGCTTATCAGCAGTCATAACCTGTTGGGTGAAATAAGATTGATCGCCAATCGGTCCGAAATTAATTGTGCGAATACGGAAGCGATATTTTAGCTTTGGCTGAAGGACACCCTTACGACCTTCTTGACCATCTGGTCCCATTGGAACGCCAAACTTTGTAAGTGTGGACATATTATAAAATACTCCTTTAGTGGTAATTCGTTATTCGTATTATTTATTGTTTAGGCTCAGAACCAAATTTAACATACAGATAATTCAATTTTATGGTTGAGTTTCTTCCTCTTCAGGCGGAGGTGGCGGATCTTCAACAGTGATGTAAATACATTTGGTTTCAGCAGTTTGACCACGCAACGTAATAATTGTATAACTAAAAGCATCAGCGCCAGTGTAGCCCGGATTGGGTACGTAAATTATACTCTTGCGATCGTCAGACATCCTAGCAAAACCATTATATGGTTGAGTGCATATTACCGGTTCACACCAAGTAGCCGCATACGTTTCCTCATCTGTCGGTGCCAAGGTTTCGCCACCAAATATATTATCGATGGTGATAATATACTCATCAGGAACAAACGGCTGTATAGTTTGATCACATATCACTTTGATTTCGGCAGCAACTGGTTGATTGAAAGTGATTAGCTGATCTTCAATCTCATAAGTTAACTGTGGCGGGTTCAAGTGTGTCTCGCCAAAGTCTGTACTTCTGTTAATTATCCTTATACCATCTTTATAAATCTCTACCATTTCAGCACTTGGTATTTTCCAAGGCACTTGTAATTGAGATGTCAATGCCATTTGATAGGTAAAAGATAGTTCACCGCGACTTAAAATCTGTTTAAATGTATCACTAGTTTGATTGACCGGTACTGTAATTTCCATATCATCAATAGGTGGAATTATTGTACGGCAATTATTAATATTAATCATTAGCCTCCTCCCAAATACCAAGCAATAGCTTTCAGCACTGGTTTAATTGGTACGTCGCCACACCAGACACTATTAGTATATAGTACGTTATAACTATAAGTTCCTTCAGGTTGTTGGTAAATTATAGTAATATCAGATGGATAAGCACTAGCTGCATCTTCTGCCAATTCGATGGTCGGATATCCGCCCTGACGAACATAATTTGTTGAATCGTAAATTACATTATTTTCAAATATAGCATTCAAATTAATAGTTTTTAAACTATCAATTGCATATTCATATGAATACAAAATATTAACCATTTGTGGTGCTGAATAACTTTGCATTATAGGTTGCGAATCATAAGCGATATTATTAGCTAGACCATAGAAACCAAAAGCAGTATTGACTACAAGATAGTTGCTTTGGATCCACGGGGCATATGAAGAAAATAATTCAAATTCGTGATTATGCACTAATACTTCATACATCCATTCAGAACCATATGAATGAAAGTTTTTATTTGTGAAATCAGCCCAATATGTATCATTGTATAGGTAACGATTATAATTATCCATTACCCAATTGGTCATTATTTCTCGGTTTTCCCAATTAATCCAATATTGAGGGATCAAGCTAATAAATTTATCAGCTTCAACTTGATTATTTTGGAAATAAACATCAATCAGACGAGTATCTTCATATTGTGAAATTGAATAATAGGTACTAACTACACGCCAATTCAATGGCGTGGCAATTTTACCTTCAATAGCATCAATTGGTTGAGATTCCACATAATTGTAACCGTGCTTACCAACTAATGAATCAAACACATATCCATAAATGTAAGCTTCTATCTTCTGTTGGGCTGAGTTAGCATTTACTAAGCTATTATGTATATTGTTAAAGAATAGCGCCTTCAAACTTTCCACAGTCTCATAATAAGTCAATTTACTAATAAACAACGAAGTAGGAGCAGTCCCATATTTGAGTTCATTAGTTTGGTCTTTAAATATGCCAATTGGTGCAAATGCATATTTAATTTGAGCTGTTTGATCTCGGAAATCACTATCAGGTGCTTTAGAATTTTTCAAACTGGAAGACTGATCCGCAAAATCACCATTCGGAGCATCAGAATTATATATAGTTTCATTTGTGAACAGTCCAACTGGACTACCAGTATTGCCTACTTTAGATTGATCAACAAATACTGATTCGATATCGTTATCGCCGTCAGCAACCGCCTTATATTCAATCCATTGCCCTTCTTGGGTATTTCTGTAAATATACTCATCATATTTGATTGCATCTGACGGTCCCACCAATTGCCAGGTGCCGACTTCAGTTTCGCCAGTAAAAGTTGAATCTGTATAAATTAAATATGTATCGGAAAAAATATTATCAAGATATTTCTTTAAATATACTTGATCGTCGTTTTGAACATTGATCGTCGACGAGAATGAATTACCATCAGATGAGAATTGCAATCCATCATATGAGTATAATGTAATTATTGTACTTTCTGACAAACCAGAGATAGTAACTGGATATGAATATAGGTCTTGATTAGGCACTCCGTCATATGCATCACCAAAATCTAAATAATCAGGCAAATCGTCAAGTAATTTGACGTCAACTAACATCTCCATACCGAGCCAATTTAAACTGATTTTCGGATCAGACGGGACAAGGAATTCAAGCCCCATCCAGCTAAAATTGGATTGAACTGCTGGCGCGATCGACATCAATAATTCGGTACCCATCCAAGATACATTAGCTATTGGATCACCGGTTACTGCGACATCAATATTTTGATTTGTCACATAAGCAATTGGTGTTGGCGCTTTTAGTACGACTTCTGTATTAACATTTGAAATTCTGGACGTTGAAGTGGTTGGTGATATTATTACTTCAGCAATTTCACTATGAACTCGTCGATCTGTTGGCGGATTAAGTTTCGTGATAACTTGAACCGCGGCGAAACCGACCGTCGTGCCAGGGACAGGCTTCAACAAAACTTCAGCACCAACAAAGCCAACTTTTGGTCTTTGTGGTTCTGTTATTGCTACTTCAATTGACGTAAAGCCGACATTAGAGGTCATTAGCTACTCCTCTTAATGCCAAGTTGCATATTTTGAACATCAGCTAAATTCCAAGCAGTGCTAGTTGATGGATTTGTTGTCATTATGGATGATGGTCTAGTTACTGATGATACTCTGCTGGCTGATAGAGAAGCTGTTGCCACCACTGTTTCAGTAGTATTGTTTTTCATTTTTAGTTCAACGCTGGTTGTTCCCAATGGAGATCCGGCGGCTTGCATATAAGGCAAAACCCCTAATACTTGAGTGTTGCCATCAATTCTATTAATTTGTGTTATATCGTAGTAATCAGCATCATTTACATTATTAGCCGTCACGTAAGTTTGACTAGTTCCAATAATTTGATCATTCACTACTGCAAAATTGTCAGCGCCATCAGACGGCAACCAATTCTTTTGAGCCGTATCAGACACGGGAACGACTGGCACCATATAAGTTAAGCCCAAACGCTCGCCGGTGGTTACATAAAAATTGTCATAATTTTGAATCGCACCAGATCCAGAAACCCAGCTAGTGTTGCCGCGGCCAATAGATAAGCTATCAATATTTTGGTATGAAACTGTTGAACTCAATGCCTGAACGTTTGATCTATTCAAAACTAATTGCCCATTTAAGTATAAATTAAATGTCATCGTTTGTCCATTAGTAGTTACCTGAAATTCAATATAATTCCACGTACCCGTAGTCAAAGTAGCTGTTCCTGAATATGCTACTTGTCCTTTAACAAATAAAACGTTACTTGAAGTATATAGTTGTATCACATCATTACTGGCAGATGATGCAGACGAATTAAAAAATGTTATAAGATTTGCTGACCCAGCATTGGTCATAACGTGGAAACCTGCACAAATACTTGTAGTAGGTGCAAAATTAATCATAAGACGATTATTCGAACTGGTACTATTAGAAAAACTTAAAAACTGGCCAGGAGGTGTGCCAGGCATCATTATACCTGGTGATCCTAAACTAAGAAAGCTAAAAGTCGATCCGCCGCCGCCAATATAACGGTCATCCAAGCACATAGATGTCTTTAGTGCATCAGAAGCTGAATCAGCGTATGCTTCAAATCCATCAGTAAAAATAATTGCCATTAGTTTTTCCTTAACGTTCTGAATATTTATTTTAATTGCAAGGACAAAGAAAATAGCAATTTTCCTAAGCTATCAAATATATACCCACATTAATTGAATTTATCACTTTAAACTATGATTAGGAATATGGCGCGGAAGGTACTGTGAAACTTGAACCAGTGTATCGAGCAACACTCTTAGTAACTCGAATTTCATCTATAGCGCCATACCAGCCAGTTGTACCTCTACCTGATGCATAAATCCACATTGGCTGGGTTGTTTGGTAGAGGGCGCCTGGTAATGTAGCACTATTAACTAATGATCCATTCAGATAAGATCGAACCACATTACTATCGTCTCTCGTAAGTGCGACGTGTGCCCAAGTACCAGTTAAGCTTGATTTATCAATACCGGTATAAAGTGAACTGAGGCTTGATCCGAATCCCAAATTAAAAATAAGTACGCCTACTGAATTAACTTGGATTTCGTAACCAAAATTAGAAGTATTGTCAGATCTATTACTGATAATATATCCGTTATTACTTATAGACACTGCATTAATCCAAAATTCAAACGTAAACGCACCAGGAAAAGCCCATACTGATTGATTTAGCGGTGTTATCGTATAATAATAAATTCCTGACGTTTTATTTAGATAATACGAATATGATGAATTAACGGGTGACGAATTTTGAACCGTAATGGCGGCGTTAGAACGCGCGACAGAGCCAGTATTGCCACTAATGTCAATATTGGTTGATAACACATTATTATTATCCCAATTTGCCATCAAAATAACATTTGACCAGTTAGGGTCATCAGTTCTAGCCAGCCCTAATTGGGTCGATGCTATGTCTGAATACGTCCAAGGTGATAAGGTATTGGGATTTGAAGTGATTACTGATCGTCGATAAAGAACAGTATTTGATCCAAAAGGTGCCATTGATAGTGTTGACCCAGATTCTGTCGAGCCAACTTTAATATTAGACTGTATTTTTTCAGTATTACCAGCCGTAGATCTTGCAAACATATATGGCTGGATTCCTGAGATCGTACATCCTTGATCTTTTAAACTTAAACCAGCAACATTATAATAATCCTTAACTCCAGCGTTCGGGGCAGAAACTAAAGTTGTCATACCAGGATTAGTTGTTTCATTGACCATTGCATAATTATCAGCGCCTGCAGAAGGTGTCCATTCTTTCTGCACATCCGACGATGGCAATAAAGGACGAATTTCTGTAGGACCAAGGCGCTCGCCAGTTGTCATATAAATGTGGTCAAACTGTTGCTGTCGATTGTTATATCGAGCATACGTTGATTTGCCATAGAATATCTGTTCAATACCAAAAACACCATTTCCACTACCATACCAGCTTAGAGTTGGCAAGTCGATAACTAATACATTATCCTGATAAACTTGAACAGCAGCAGATGAACCACTTATATTGATCATAACTTCAACGTGGATCCAAGTATTAATTGGAAATGTAACTGCGGAAGGGTTGCCAACCATTGATGCGCTAAGTGTATCAGACGTTGATATGATTGATAAATTGGAAGATCCATTAACAATTAATTCAATGTATGATTGAGTTGATCCAGTATTTTGAAATCTTATCACACTAGCAGTAGTATTACTGCATTGATAATACATACCAAAACAAAGTTGAGTCATAGGTGATGTATGGTATGTTGCTATATCATATGTCATAGCATTAAGTGAGGTATTAGTCGTTGACGAGCGCAAGCATCCGCCACGATTCTCAAAGCCTGGTTGAATTGTCAAATAACTCGATGTTACTTGGGACGCTGTAGAAAACAGACTGTATCTTTTACCTAAGTGTAGACCAGTAGCATTGTCAGTAGGTGCAGTGCCATAATAATAATCAAAACCTTCTGTATAAATTAATGCCATATCTACAGCCCTTTAAATTGCCCAAAACAATTGGTTTGCCATTGTAAATTTTCTAATGCCACCATAAAATTGCCTGGCTGGGTCTTTAGAATTATCACCCCCGATGGCGAAGCCGTTGGTGGAATCACGAATTTGTCCACCGTTTAATGCAATATCCAAAACTTGACTATCGTTTAAATATCCACGCAATCGACCAGAATAGAACATAAAACCAACCCGGTACCAAGTATTTGTTTGGATGTTCGCAATAGCTAACAAAGTGCCGCCGACTTGATTTCCTCCAAGGTTATCAGAGGCTGAATAAACTCCCAAACCAGCAAAAGATCCTTGACTACTATTTCCTAAGAATATTGACCATTCAGGCCACTGCGGCGCACCAGAATTTCCGCCAACTGTCGCAATTAGCTGATTATTGGCTACAGTAGTGGTATAAAATTCAAATTGAACTGAATATGGCATCGTTACGTGCCAAAACGGAACATCAGTATATCTGATGTTTTGTGATCCATTAAATATTAATGCATTACCAGATACTGTCGGGGCCGTATCGCCCGCGATAATCGTTGATCCACTCACAATGGATGGATAGTTTCCATTATCATCAATATAAAAACCGCTATTAGTCAATAGGAAATTTTCGTGTCTCCTAATACCAAGCTCACTTGAATTAAAACCACTAGCAGTCCACGGTGAAGATGTGGCTGGATCATTTCTAAGGTGTTCAGTAGTCGCTATTAGGGGGATACTCACTCCAGGCAGCATTGGTATTGATGAAGTCGTTTCTGTTGAGGATGATTTCAACTGAATTGAAGTTCTAGCAGTTGAACTAGCATCACTAGATGTTGAATAGGACAATCCTTGAACTGAAATTATACTGTCATTAGCATTCACTAATGATAAATCACTGATGGTATAATAATCAGTATCTAAGTCATTTTTTAATAAAACATTTGTATCCATTGATGGTGCGGAAATATCATTTACCATATTATAATTGGTTGTTCCGTTGAGAGGCACACCATCTTTTTGTGAGGTATCACTATCAGGGACCAATGTACTAATATTAATTGGTCCCAAAACTTCACCATCACTTAAATAAAAATTATCCATACGATAGCTACCACTATAGCCCAATTGGTATTTGCCAATAATGAAAGAAGACCAATAGTATGGAGTAGCTGTAAAACCAGTTCCTGAAAAGGTATATGCTAGTGTACCATTCAAATATACACTGACTAGAATTTGAGATCCACTGGTTATTTCAGCGTGTAGTTCAAGATACCACCAATTTCCAGTAGTAATTGAAAATGAGCTTTGCTGGGCAGCACTACCGTAAGTTGCCGAAATCCTCGTATTCAGCCTTCCTGACGAATTGACCGACAATAATATATATGCGCCATTTGGTGCTCGAATATTAAAGACATCTATGTCAGTACCAAATGATGGAAAATAGACGTGAGCGCCCATTGTCACTGATGTTAAAGTATTACCAATAGGTACTGGAATACTATTAACAGATGATGACGATACGGAATATACTAGTGATTTACCACCAGCATATCCAGTTGTATAACTAAAGTAGTTCGCCCAATTTACTGTAACCCCAGGATAGCGAGTTGAAATGTTAATTAACTCATTATTATTGCCTGAAGTTTCATTATAGTAATCAAACCCATCTGAAAAAAGTATAGTCATATTAGATCCGTTTTTATTTTATTTAATGCCAAAATTATCAAATTGGCCAAAAAAGTGATTTTGCAACACTTAAATTTCTTATACCGCCTTGAAGGAATACTGTTGGATAGCCAGCATTATCTCCGACTATTGCTAACCCATTTGGTGAATTCCAAGGTTGGACCAAGCTATCATCAAATCGTTGTGCCCCATTGAAATAACCACGCACCCTAAGTGATCCGTTGTTATATACCATAAAGCCAATCCTATACCAAGTATTCAACTGAACTGTACCGGCTGGCACTAATGTTCGAGTTACTTGGGCGGCGGCGCTGTTAGCTGATGCCGTAGCAAGTATGATCTGTCCGTTATTATACACTTGAACTACAAATTCAGGAAAACCGATACTAAATCCTTGACCGATATTAAACAACATTGGACTATTAGCTAATGAAGAGACGTAAAATTCCATCTCCATAGAATAAGGAGCAGTGACGTGAAAATCGCTCGAATCTGTATATCGTATCTGCTCAGTACCAGTAAAAATTAAAGTATCGCCCGATACTGCCGGTGCAGCTATGCCGCTTGTAATCCGAGTAGAAGTTGAGCTATTTGTAATTGATCCATTTGTGATTGAAAATTTTACATTTTCAAGCAAATTCATAACTACGCCGGACTGAATTCCATTAATATCTGAAGATGACCACGCACTGCTCGTAAAAGGATTGGCTTCGTAAATATTGCTTGGAAAGAATGATGAATTTGCCTGGCCTTCGTATGGTGTGAAAGATGGTTGATTTACTGTATTGGCGCCAACTTTTAATGTTTGGAATATGTTTGTTTGCCCGAAAGAGCTTTTATATCCAACTGTATTTGACTTAACTGCCTTAATTGGCCCAAGCACAGACGTGCCGCTTGACGGCAAGTCAGAAACATTAAACATATCAGTATTATTTGATGATGTGCCAATATTCGCCGTCTGAGTGGTTGAATATGCATTGCTATTAATTTGTGTATAATGAGCTGTTCCACTTGATGGAGTCCAGCCTAACGGTGTAGCATCAGAAGTTGGTCTAAGGGTTACGATATTCATTTCGTCACTTCGGGTTAAAGTGTTGTTTACGTAAAAATCATCAATCAAAACAGTGCGCAATGTGGTATCCCAGGAACCGTTTGTTATTATCGCTGAATTATAAAATGTATTTGAAGAATATGTAGTATCAGCATTAGATACTGATGCAACCATTACACCATCAATATAAAATCTCGCGATGCCGTTCGTTGTTCCTGCCCTTGCCTCAAGCTCATAATAATGCCAAGCTGTTGGGTCATAATTTGCTATCGGCTTACCAGTAAAAAGCGTAGTACCACTTCCATTTTTAACTACTGGATAGTAAAATAATCCATATGAATTATAATAAACATAAACCGACAAGGCTACATTTGAGTTAAAGGCTAAACTAATTAATGAATTAACATTTGACGTGGTTAATGACGGATTCGTATGTCTAATGGCTACCCCAACGGAAGTGGTAGCTATATTATTTGGGTAGGTATATTTAAAAGTAGTATTTTGAATAACAGATGATGATGTTATATACCCAGAAGAAGTTATGCATTGGCCACCATATCGGCCAGTTGTAAATCCATAAGAATTAGTACCATTACCACCCAATGTCCAATTTTGCGTGAACAGCGAGTTGGTAGCATAAGAGTTGAATCCATCAAAATAAATTAAAGCCATATCATCCTCATCAGCTTGACCTAATACCAATTTGCATATTATTCACACCACTTGTAGTCCAAGCTGTCGAAGTTGCCGGGTCTGTTTCTGATATAATGCTTGGTAGCACTATTAATGTATTTTCATACAATGACTGACTTGTTCCGTTCACTTCAGTGGTATTCGATTTTAAAGTCAAATTCGCCCCAGCTGGACCAAAAGTTGACTTGCTTCCTGCGCCATAAATCCCAACAGCTAAAATATTGCCAGTGATAGCAGTCACTGAAGAAATATCTTGAATATCATAATAATCTTTATCACCAGTATTAGCTGTTTGAACATACGTATTGTCTGCCGAGCTCATCAAGTCATTAACAACCGCATAATTGTCTGATCCGGATGATGCCGTCCACTGTTTTTGAGCGGTATCAGCATTTGGTTTTAATCCGGCAATGTGTAATTCCCCCAACCTAGCTGCCGTGTTGGTAATATAAAAATCATCATAATATAAATCGGGATTAAAACCAGATCCAAATGGGGGACTTAGACGAACAGAATCAATAGCAATAATGTTAGTGGTCGATTTCACTGGAACACTGCTTGTAGAATACAAAACCTGACCATTAAAATAAAAATTAATACTACCAGAAGTTAAGCTTGTTACGACTTCCAATTCAAAATAATTCCAAGCAGTTAAATCAAAGATTTTAGGCATTGTAACTGTAGCTACTGCACCATTGTTACTGACAACTATTTGACTTTCACTCATACCAACATAAGCAATAACTGTTGAGCCATTCATTAAGGTTATGACTGGATTCACTGTTCCAGATGTTGAGTTAGTTAGTCTTATAGCTGCACCAACAGAAATGTTATTCAATGTTGATGTTAGTGTTCTAATTAATCCAGTTGACCCTGGTTGAGTGATATAGCCACTACCAAGTGACAAACAGCGGCCGTCATAGCGACCAGATGCTAAAACTGAAACTCCTCCAGTAGCAGTAGCCTGTGAGTAATATTGTGGCAATATAGTATTGTCAAAATATCTTTCAAAACCGTCAAACCAAACAATCGCCATCATTTTTCTCCCTTAGAGTATTTCTGGGCCCATTTTTAAATTATTAATGTCTGTTGATTTCCAAGCCAGGCCAGTATCTGGATTTACCGTTAAGATAGGATCAGAATAACGATAAAAATCTGTCTGTGACATTAATAAGTTGTTAGTAGTTCCATTAACTGTCGTGCTACCGACAGTTAAATTTACTCTAACATCAATTGTGGCAGCGTCGTCCTTTCTGGCAGTATATACTGGTTGAATACCGTGTATTTTCAGAGGATTAAACGACATATCATCAATATCATATATATCCTTCCATCCCTGCGTACCGCCATAAATGAAGGACGAATTGTCCACAGTCAGACCATTTACCGCATCATAATTGCCAGCCAACCCAGTCGGATTGGTTTGGAAATTCTTCTGAGCAGTATCTGCATTTGGAGACAATACTATTACTCTACTTTCACCCAACTTGGTTGCCGTATTATTAATATATACATCATCAATATACCAAGTAGCTAATGAATTGGTATAGAACTTAATAAAATCACCACCTGTCAACGTGGTAGTATCTAGTGAATTAGAAACCGCTTGCGTGTCATTCACATATACAGATAATCTACCACTTGCAGAATTTAGCACGGCCTCGAATTCAATATAAACCCAGGTATTGAGCGGTATGACACCATTTGATGATGTTGCGACAACTGTTGACGGTCCTGATTTGATCTGCAATGCTCCATCAGTAGTTACATCTAACCTAAATTGAACCAAGCCGCCCGTTGAGTTAAAAATTTCAAGAATTGTATTTTGTTGTGTATAAGCTACTATTTTAGCAGCAAATCCGACACTCAAAGAAGTGAGTGTCGAGCCAATCTGTGTTTGTGCAAATGAACTGGACGCTGAAATATTGCTATTCATATACATTGCTTGGCTATTTGGATACCGGCCAACACCGGTTGTTATCAAGGTAGATCCGGCATTAGATATCGTCCATCGACTTGTTAATGGAAGTGCTGATCCAGAGCCAGAGGCTGTATAATAATCAAACCCCTCAATAAAAACAGCAGTCATAGAATTGCCCTCTTAATTAATCTACCAGTGTCTTCTACTGATATTTATTAATTAAGAGGGCAACAAAAAATTAATTATTATGGGGTAATACCACCACCCAAATTCAATACAACAATTCTAACTCCAGTATTATTTGAACCGCTTGATTTCAAAGCTAAATATTCTCTATTTTGCGATTCACCATAAACCGTCAATGGAACGATAGTTCCGTTTGAAACAACGTCAGCTGAAGTAAAACCGATCATATCAAGCTCATATGAATAGCAGAATCGACTTGTATTCAGACGAGCTGGGAACGTGACAATATATTTTTGATCTTCCGACAAAGAAACTTGGTTCTGTGCGTTGATAATCGAGTCGGAATCTTCCTGATTAATCTCGGCTCTGCGTCGGGCATAGTTTGGTCTTAGCAACCCAGTAACTGGGTCAGTTCCTTGCTCCACATTAGCAGTAGTATCTTCTGGATCATTAATATCGTCAGTGATATTATATAATGAATGGGCAATTCCTGCCGGCTTCAAAACATCAGCTTCACGAACAACCGTTTGGAAAAAATATGTTTGTTGTGGGAAATCCTGATTTGCACCATTGTATGCTACACACCAAACTGGTGCTTTACCATCAACAACTGTAGCACCAGTTTCACGATCTACCGGACGTTGAATTAGTACCCAATTAAAGTTGTAAGAAAATACGTCACTATCAGCATCTTCCCAAATACCGAACCATACACCGCGATCAGTAATTACCAATCTATATCGCAATGGAAAAGCTGTTCCAGAACCTGCGCCAATTCGAGTGGTTCGGTTAATAATACCAAATTTAGGGTCATCTTTAACTACTCGCTGTTCGTAAGTTGAGCTTGCAGTCATAATCGCCTCAGTAAATGGAGTCCAAACACCACTAGCGGTAATGTACTGCTGAACATTGTCTGTATTTGTTCCTGAACTAGGGGCAGTAACTGGATTATATACATTGGTACCCATCTTAAAATTAACATTACCAATAACATCGGTTGGCATCATCTTTTGCTGTTCTTGGGAGGAAGATGAAGCTTTTTTAACTAAGCCGACTTCATAAAGAAGTGGTAATGACCCATCATCAGCCAATGTTGCAGATGTACCAACGTAGCAAAAAGCATTTTGTATTTTCTGAACGTCAAACATAACTCTCCAAGGCTGTGTGGCTGCCAGTGGATCAACGTCAGATGATGCTTCTAACAAAACTTTATATGGAGCCGTAGCGGTTCCAGAATCAAACGTTAACGGATAAACTAAATCGAATCCATTCGCAACCATATCATCAACAAGTGATGCAATTAATGCAGTTGCTGATGGAAATCCGCCACGTTCTACAATAAATCCAGCCATTTTATACTCCTAATTATGTTCTTTTAATCTTTTGATTATATTGCATCAATACCGCCACCTTCGTGCAATACCAATACGCGCATACCAGTATTTCCAGTATAGTTTGCCTGAAGTGCTTTATATTTTCTTGGTGTTGGATTTGGTGTCGGGGTGGCACCATCATTTTCACCATAAACTTCAATGTCAATTATTGATTCTTGTGACACCACGTCTGCTGATGTTGTAGCAATCATATCAAGCTCGTGTGAGTAACGATAGCGTGACGAATTAAGTCTTGAAGGGAAATTAATTACATATTTGCCATCTTCAGTTAATCTAACTTGTTGATATGGATTGATAATCGCTTCTGAATCATCTTGATTTTGTGTTGCAGATCGGCGAGTCAATGTTGTATCAACCATCTTTGGTGCTTCTGGACGAAGAATATCTGATTCCCTAACCACAAATTGATAAATGTTATTTGTGATACCAGTAGTATCAGCAGTGCTATTCACACACCAAACTGGTGCTTTACCTGTTATAACTACTTCACCAGTATCTCTATCAACTGGTCTTTGAACTAATATCCAATTAAAGTGTGCTGAAGTTTCCGCAGTAACAGCGTCTTCCCAAGTTCCGAGGAAAAATCCACGTGGCGAAATAGACAATCTATAAGACATTGGGTAGGAATTGCCATCATCACCAACACGAGTACTGCGGTTAATGAAACCTTGCGAAAGTGATGAAGAAACAATATTTCCACCAGTAGCAATAGCGCCAACTGCACCAATAATATCAACTGGAGCGTTTGATGCATTCACTTCCTTAGCAAATGAACCATCATCTGGCAACTGGGTCGGAGTGGCGACAATAACACTAATTAAATCTTTTTCTAAAGCCTCAAAACGAATTCTCCAAGGCTGTGTAGCTGCTAGTGGATCAACATCAACACTAGCTTCTAATGTAACACTAAAAGCTTCGCCAGCAGTTTGAGGGTCAAACGCTGATACTGGATATTTCTGTGTAAATCCATTATCAATCATTTGGCCGACGGCATCAGCAATCAATTCCGCGGCTGTCAAAAAATTGTTTTTTTCAAATATATAGCCAGTCATTAATATTCTCCCGAACTTCAGGCGTTTAGTTCTTTATGTTATTTATTATTTAAATCCGATTTTTAAGATCGCAATTTAAAAGACTTGATCATATTCAACCGGCAAATAAGTTATAGTTATAGTAACGTCACCAGGTTGAAAATCAATATTTTCCATATCAAAATAAATTTTATTTGTTGGAGGATCTTCCAAATTAACAAATATTGAATATCGTCTATTTCTCAAAATTGACCCATCACTTAAAACCGTCGATCCATCATCTGTCAAATGATCCTCAGTTGCGGAGAATATATAAGGATTGGTCTCATCTTTATCAGGAGTAGACCAAGCCGTGACCTTAGCAACCTTACTTAATGTTAAATCGTAAATGATAGACGATTTGGCCATAGCTAATTCAAATGACTGAGTTTCACCAGCAACTAAATTAGTAACGGTATATTCAACAGTAACTCTTTTAGATGTTATGTCACCGCCTTTGGTAAAATAATCCCAAGTGCCGGCAGTTTCATTCCAAGTGTAAACGACACTCGTTTCAACCACAAAAACTGCCATACCATCATCCAATCGGTCAACAGGTATGAGTGCCAAATCGTCATAAGTAGGCACGCCGCGCCAGCCGCCTTTGCCATATTTGGCGTGATGAGTAGGAAATATGTCCGCATCTGTAAATGGTACGATAGCGGATGCAACGTTAGTACCTAAAATTGGTGTAGGATCTGCCATATGTTATGCCCAATGTACCTGTATGTTTGCGCCAGTTTGAATATTGTTAATTCTAATCAAGTTATACTGTGAAGCATAACCAGAAGCATTTGTAAAATTAATCACGGTGGTGGTAAAGTCACTGAATGCAAGGCCGCCAACAGTAACAGCATTCAATGTGCCGAAAGAAGCCGGATAGGCATAATAAACATATCTACCACCAGTAGCATTATAAGTAACATCTTTGACTTTTGATGTTGAAAATTCAGAACTTAAAGCGATGATTTCCGAATCAGTCAAAGTAGTATTCGGAGAGACACCCCAATATCTTTTATTTCTAAATTGCAAAGATGCCGTTGATGTTGCTGTATTTCCAGCATTTGCTGTACCATCAGAAACTGTTAATGTCCAAGAACGGTCCGAGCTAAATGGACCGTTGACTGTCGCAGTAGTATCAGACGGGGTGAGCGGGGTTCCGGTATAGTTTGTCATAGCCAATGTTGCGGCTGTCTTGTTCAACGACCAATTCAATGTGACAGACCCAACACTTGAACCAATTTCCACCAAATTTGGCGAGGCTGAGAATGAAGTGATCGCCATCGGCTTGTAAAGCAATGCTGCCATTTGAGCCTCCAAAATATCTAAACGTGCTTTATAATTTGCCAGGCCAGCAGGAGTAACTGCTACGTCATCTCTGACAGCAGCATCACATTCTTCCAAGGTGGCCTTAGGCACATCAATAGTCTTGTCAGCAGGTCCGTTATCAGTGACATATGCAAGACCAGTGCCAGTAATGGTAATAGATGGTGTGATCGCTGATGATAAATCATTAATGGAGGTCAAATATGTTTGACCTTGATCAGCCAACATTAACGTGGTATTACCATTTAAATTAGCTGTCGGGAATGTTGTTAAATTAAAAACATACTTACCCAATACATAATCACCAACAGATTCCGAAGTTATACTAACAGGTAGTTTTTCAGTAGCATTGTTAGCAGCTGGTAATAATTCATCACCAAGCAGTTCGTCCAAACGAGGCATTTGGACAATGTTAGTCAATTCTAATGTTTGATCAGGTAATGCCATTAAATTTTAATCCCGTTTCCGTCAATAAGAACAATGAACTGTTTGATTCGTAACAAATTAGCACCAACAGATAATGTGAAGCCACGGTCTTTGTAGTTTCCCCATTTATCATATGCTCTAACTGTAAAGAATGTTGTTGATCCTTCCGGTCCAGCAACACCAGTAATAATTCCTGTACTACTATTTAGCGTAAAGCCTGGTGGCAAACTACCAAAAACTAATTCATATGAAACAATTTGATCAACTAAATGATGCTTTGTTCTCAATTGGATTGTTACTGGTTTTTCTGTAGTAATATATCCCAATTCTCCAGGAGGAGTAATCCAAATTGGAGGATTAGCTGACCAGAATTCTTTAGTAAGCCCATTATAGAAAACTTCCTGATAATCTGGAGCCCATTTGAGTTGAAAAACTTGACCATTAGTTAATTTGCCAATATAGCGATCAAATAATAATTCTTTACCAACAAAAGTTAAACCGTCAGCTTGAATATTTTGTTTCTCATCTAAAATTAGGCTATAATCAAAGTGAACCAATTGTCCGTCAAAAGTAGTTTCTATATTCGATTGTGGCAAAAATCCAAGTTCTTCACAAGGGGCGCCAGTAATGTTCGATAAAGTGATGAAATTGCTTGCATAATTAAAACGCAAGGCATAGCCATAAGTTGGCGTGAATTCTGTACCAATATAGCTATATTGAACTGACTGTTCTAAATACACTCGTATTTCATTATTACCAGCAGCAGATAATGCCTGTTCAATATCGTTTTTAGCAGTGAAAACGTCACTACCAGTAAATGTTACTAAAACACCGCCAACAGACATTTGCGATCCGACAGTAACTATTGGATCTACTTTATCAGCCAATAGCACGTGGCGATCAAAAGTAGTTTCCTGAATATTGAAACTAGTTTGGTTGATGATTTGAGTAAAGTTTTGTACAATAGTTTGTGCTTTTCCTGGCTGGACATATGCAAGAACTATTGCTGGAACATAACCTAAAGTTTTTCCTGTGTCATCCTGTGGCAATCTCATCCAAGCTGGTAGGAATTCATCATTTTCAAGCTGCTTGACCTCTTGGCGGATATTATCAAATGAATGACTGTAATATTGAATACCATCCTGTGTTGGAATATTATAATCGGTACCATCCTGTGGATCAAGCAATGGAATATAAATTACTTCATACTCTACGTTGCCATAATTGTCTCTACCAACAGCATATGTTGGTATTCCCATCAAACTGCTAAATTTCTTATGATGGTTGGATAATATATTTTGTATTTGATTTTTATCATCAGTATGAATATTATTTGTGACCAATACATCATATTGTGATGCCCTGCCAAATGTTGGACTATCTGCCTTATATAAGACGCTGTCAGGAATTAAATCATCAGTATTCCAAGCTTCTAACATATGAACAAGTTCTACACTTAGCGGAACATAAAGGTCACAAGCAACACCAGTATATGCCGGCGTAGGAACAAATTTAATTACGAAATTTCTTGGTACAACATCAGATCCATCCATAGCTTCAACAATAAAACCAAGTTCTTGTGTTGAATAAACTTCACCAACATATCCTGTTAATAAACCATCACTTGATACACTTAAACCATATGGCAATGAACTATTGTATGATAAGCGATATGTTAATGGCAATGGCCCGTCATCAGGATCAATCGCCTGGAACTGGAAATTAACATATTGGCCCGGATGATACTCGATTGGATTTGAACCATCAGTCAATTGCCCAGATGGCGTAATCCAAATTGGTGCTAAATTAGTAGTATTGACGACCTTAACAGTAAATTGTTGATCAGAAAAAGCTAGATTAAAATCAGTTGCTCGAATAGTAAATTGATAGACGGTTTCACTATCAGTACCATTACTCGGTACGCCAGATAGTTGCCCAGTTGCTCCATTAAACAACATTCCCGTTGGTAAGAATCCGCTAACAAAAGAATAAGTAACCACGGATCCTTCAGGATCATTAGCAACAAAGTATAAAGTAGTTGGCTCACCAGAAACAATATTACCAAGGTTTGAACTAGTTATCCATACTGGAGGTTGATTTACTGTCGCACTGCTCACAAATATATTAAAAGATCTTTCAACTGTAAAAACACCATCAGTAACACTTGCAGTAAAATCATACCCAGTGTCTTGTGATATTAAGCCAATAGTGCCAGTTATCGAACCATTAATTTGATCCAACACCAAGCCGGGTGGTAATGAACCAGATACTATTTGATAAGACAGTGAATCTCCTTCTGGATCGTGCGCAATTAATGATGTGGAATAAATTTGGCCATTGATACCAGACGGTAACGGTCCTTCCTGAGTCAACCATATTGGTGGTGAATTTGGATTCAAAGCACCGTCAGATATTGTTAATGTAAATTCTTGTTCAGACTCTAATCCAGCACCAGGATTTGACAATATATCAGATACTGTAATGTGGAACGTTACTAAAGTGTCCTCGTCAACCGATCCAAGTGTACCACGCAAATAACTGTCTTGAATATACAAACCAGATGGCAAATCTACTGACGAGTATGTTAAAAGATCACCATCTTCATCATCAGCATTTAGTAAAATATTAACATACGATCCTTCAGGAAAGATTCCAAGATCTGCGTCATTCAGCCAAACAGGTGCAACATTAATTTTATTGGTCAAAATTGAAAAAGTAGAAGGAACAAGCTTATATCCATTACTTGCATATACGGTAAAGACATAAAGTTTATCAATATTATCTAAAATCGTACCAGTAATAGTACCATCAGTATTCAATGTTAATCCATTTGGGAACTCGCCAGAAGCAAAAAAGTAATTTAGAGTAAGATTTATCGTATCGTGTGCCAGCAAAGTTAATGCTACATCATCATTTTGATAATAAGAGCCCAAATTCCCAGTTGGCGTATCCCATATAATATCTGATGTCAAGTGCTGTTTGTAAACAAGAATAGAAAACAGATTTACTACCACATTTGCACCATCTGACAAATATACAGCAAATTCATATCCATCCGATTCATCCGGTATTACTTGTATTTGTCCAGATATAATTCCAGTCGCCGGATCTAATGTGAGCCCAGGAGGAAGTTCGCCAAATGTGTTGAAATATGTACCATCACCCGAACCTATTTCTAAATTGTACGTTAGTGGTTGCGGATCAGGTGATTGGTCAATGCCCTCGAGCTGGATAGATACTGCATCACCTTCAGCATATGATCCTAAAATACCAGTGGGCGTAATCCAATATGGTTCATTTCCATTCCCATATTCAGTATTTTGCTTAATTACAATTTTAAAAGTTTTAGACGTGTTTGTGAAACCATCATAAGCATTTATTGTAAAGCCAGTTTCAATATCACCATTTGTTGCAATTGGCGCGGTGCCAATGATTTGGTTATTAACCAATACCCACCCATATGGTAAATTACCAACAACTGAAAAAATGATCGGATCTGACGGAGAAGCAACATTGTCAGCATTCAATACTATATTGACCAGATCTCCTTCGCGCACTGTGCCTAAATCAGATTCAGTATTCCATCGGGCCGGGATAGTACCTTCGACAATGCCAAATACAATATCAATTGTACCATTTGTATCTGACGGACTTTCATTATATCCATTGTGAGCTTTAAACCTGACTGAATTATCGCCTATTAAGTTTGTATTTGCTACCCATCCATAGATACGACCAGTGCTTTCTTCAAGCACCAAACCATCCGGGAGTGATCCCATTTCTACAGTATATGATGATGCTGGACCAACAAAACTTACTGCACTGACGAACAATTCATAATAAGAATACATTGCCAAATTACTAAATGGTCCAGCAGAAGTCCATATAATACCAGTATCAATTTCAGTAACATTGAGTAATTTGTTATTTGATCCCACAGGCAGGCCGCTTATTTTATTTGTGGCGGCAGCATTGACCATTAATGTTTTCAGTGTAGATGGAGACATATTACTAGTCTGCAATGCCATCGCCATCGCGCCAGCAACTAACGGTGTGGAAAAACTTGTACCGCTTGAAACTATAGTTTCATTATATAAATTTGATGAAGTATTGAAAGAGGGAATCCAAGTCGATTCCATTCCAACACCTGGAGCATATAGCGTTACCGCTGATCCGTAGCAAGATGACGAAACATTAGCATTTCCGATATTATTGAAGCCAATATTGCCTAGTGTTGACTCACTGTCATCAACTAATGAAAAGTCAGCCAATTTATCCTGTTTGTCAGTCGCTCCAACTACCAAAATTGGACTTATTGAACTAATTCGGGCTGGTGAAACAAGCGATGCGTCTACGCCATAATTGCCTGCTGATATTGCAAAGTGCATACCATCAGCAGCCATATTAATAATAGCTTGTTCAATTAAATTAGGCAAATGACTATGGGTGCCAGAGGATATACCCAAAGCTGCTAATGGTGAATTAGTACCATCTGCTAGTGTTATGGAACCTAATGTTTTAAGTAAGATTACCAATTTGTTATTCTGGCTTATTGCTTCCACACCATCAATCGCTAAAGCATTAATTTTATTAACTATTTCTGATGTCGATCCATTAATTAGTGATATATTCATCGAATTGATGGAAAATGTTGATGGTGCAGGTGCAGATGTTGCTGTTGCTGAAATTTTAACTGGTTCTACAATATTGGCGAAGCTTAAATTCACAACCGATGTAGGTTTACCCAATGCAATGTAATCTTGATATACTGCATTCAATCCAGCAATAATTCGCCCACTAGTTGATGTGGTTTGTCCAAAAACTTTAGCTGATCGAATCTTTGCACCTTTAGCTACACCATATGTTGATGAAACAGCAAGGCCAGAGATAAATGTTCCGTGGCCAAGTTCATCAGCGCCACGTTCAAATGCTTCATTGTAACTAGCATCACTATCATAAATTCGCTGATCGATTATAGGATCAAATATTAAAGTAGGGAAATTGGGATCATATACTGGTGATACTCTATCGGACAATTCTAAATGGTTATATGATATGCCCGAGTCTACGGTATAGATATTAACTCCAAGACCATCGTTAACATATGAGAAATTGCCATTCAGTGGCAATGCTGGCTGATCAATTCTATCTAAATGCCACAGATAATCGCTAGTAATGGTTTGCACTGTTTGCAATTCATATTGAGAAACTGGCTCAATAGCCGCGATCCTAGGATCGTCTTTGATCCATTTGGATAGAAGAGTACCTAAATTAGCAGAAAAGCCAGCAAATCCCACTTTAGAGACATTTGAAACCCGAACATTCCAAGCGGCAAGTTCTTCAATTAACCCATCAACAAAGCGTGGCTCTTTTACCTTTACAATATATTCTTTAGCTTGACTCATAGAAACCCACAATAACCAAATCTAGTTCTGGTTATTTATTGGTTTTCAGCAGGGTTAATTATTAGCGTTTTTTGCGCTTAGTTGATGACTGATCATTCTTATCATAGTAGGATGGTGGCTTATTTTTAACCCATTTGATAAATTTTTCCATAGCTGGATGTGATCTGATCAATTCAGGAGTATTGAAGAATTTTGCTAATTGGTAATTGTCAATAGTAGAATGGATCTTAGTATGACAAAATCTATGAATTTCAATCGTGCCAGATTTTGCACCACCTTTTTGCTTTGGTATTAAGTGGTGCAAATCGCTAGTACCCGGTTCAATTTCCCTATCACATATAGGACATAGCTTCATTGAATCAATCTCATATGGCTTACCGCTGGCGTGTCAAAGCAAAAATAGTTAGTTTTATCAATTCCAAAGTCATAATATTGCACTCCGCAATCGTCCAAAATTTTCCTAACTCGAAATGGTGAGCCATCTTGAATAGTCAAATAATGACTACACTCTTTAACACCAAAAAGCCTAAAAAGAATTCGCCGAAGTAAGTTAGGATGCTCTAACATATCTAAAATTCGAACAATTGGCGGTCTGGTAGACATTTGCACTGTAGTTGAGGAGCCATATGTGACCGATGAGCCGCCTGGTAATGTATTGAATTTGCCAAATTTAACCATTATGCGCAAATTCTCATAGCAGTCAATGTCGCCTCATTACTAATCAGATAATAATGCTTTTCACGAAGCTTCATAATTTTGATGTCAGAATCAGTAATTATTCCATCTTTCAAAAAAGCTTTAATCATATCGTGATCATAAGAGGATGGTTCACACGCATCAGATATTTTATCAAACCAAGAATGAACCCTTAGGAAGATATAAAATTTCCTAAATTTGGAAATATCTTTATAATTCAGACTCAGAAACCTGCTTTCAATTTTACCTTCATCCATATCAGCACTCCAAATTACCATTTTTGATTACTTCATTATTCTCATAGCAGTGAGATCAGTCTCACCGCCGGCAATAAATTTTACAAATTTTCGCTCAAAGCTTTTATCAGCAGCTTCTCTGATTTGAAAATTTAGTCCTTGGTGTTTCATATCTTTAATTAAATCAATATGATCGTGCATATTGAACCAATATTCATTATAATATCGAGTAGTAAATTTATACTTACCACCATAACGAAAATAATAATATAGTTGCTTGAACACACCAATTGGTTGCCATTCCAAACTAGTTTCTCTAAGTTTGTTATCTTCCCAATCACCTAAGAGCGGTGCCATCGACTTGCCTCCTATAACTTCTCGAATTCCCAATTTACCACCAGCCCATATTAGTGAGCATATCCATCATAACCATACCTGACGTTACACCAACATTGTATGAACGAAGGACGCCGCGTTGACGGACGCTAACAATATCGCCAAACAGGCTATTAAGCAATACATCAGGTACGCCACGGTTTTCGTTTCCAAAAACCAAAATAGGCGTCATATTTGCCGCAGCAGCGTGATCGTGAAGCTTGCGCCAATCAAAATTGGGTATTTCAGTACCGCCCTGCTCAACATACACAGGCCAATAATTGCGATCTGTGAAAATCTTACGGACCTTATCGCAATCAATGGTTACTTCATCAACCATTGCCTCAATGCGCTCAACATTGATATAGTTTTCAGCGCCAACAGTACCGCGCTTGTCAATCTTTCGACGGCCAATGACCAATACTTCACGAGCCCCCATTAAGAGAGCATTCCGAATGATAGTACCAGTGTTTAGTTCACCAGTGACATTCAAAATAGCAACTGCATATGGTAGACGGTCTGAATCACATACCGCCTTACGCTCAGCTACGCTGATATCCTTATACTCTGGTAAAACATTGTGATGTGATAATGATGTAGCAATATCATCATTAGCCAACTTCTGATAATCAACCAATTGATCCTCCTTAACTTTTCGTCCTGTTTTATAAGACAAAAGTAAGGCCAAGTCAAGTAGCATAGTCAAGCTTCTGACGAACTTTCTTCCATTTCTATACGGAGGGGAAATTTATATTGTTTGGCAAAATCTAGACAAATATTACGCTTTTCATCAGCAATTTCATAAATGTATGTTCCAACAACTGCTGAATCACTTTCGTGAACTTTTAGCATAATTTCAGTGGCAGATTCAATATTATGATTGAATACTGAAACTAGCAATTTAACCACAAAATCCATAGGTGTATAATCATCATTAAAGAAAATAACATCATACATCTTTAATGGTGCAATTTTAATCTTTACCTTTTCCTCAAGGGCAGTATCCACAAAAAATCTCCTACTATTTCAAGCACACGTTCTACACTAAAATGATACTTATGTCAAGAATTACAGCGAATCATAAACGACAATCTCAACACCTGCCATATCAAATAGCATTTGAGCAAATTCAAATGATTCTTTCCATCTTACTAATTTGTCTTCAGGAGTCTTAAGGGTAACTACTCGCGTTATGCCCTTTTGTATTATCGATAGGGCACAATCAGAACAAGGAGCAAAGGGATATACATAAAGAGTATAGCCGTCAAGGTCTTCATTGGCTGAAAGTATAGCATTAAGTTCAGCGTGAATTGTAACTTTATATTTTATATCGCGGTCATTAAGCCATTCAGGATTATCAATAATCTTAGATGGAAAGCCGTTGAAGCCTTGACTAGCTATTTTGTTATTTGGTCGAACAATGACTGCGCCAACACCAGTTGATGGATCTTTACTCCACGATGCATTAAGCTTAGCAGATTCTAAAAATTTTTTATCCCATCCGGTTGGTTGGCTTATAGTAGTCATATAATTCTATCAAACTTACTTGAAAAGATGAATTGTTAACTGTTCGGAAAAACGTGTCTTTCCAATAAGAAACATATTCATATGTTACAAAAATTATCAACAATGCCAAAACACTGTTTAACACTATTGTTGATGTTATAGTCCACCAAGCTAAAAATACTAACGAAGCACTATAAAATGCAATTGCGTTTGACCTATTGCTTGGTGGACGAAAAAAGAAATCAAAAAAAGTAAATTTAACCCGATATACTTCATAAAGATCAGCCATAGCTAGAAAATAATTATAATTATTTTCCCCCAACATTTGTATGAAGGCATCTTTAGAGTCTGGACTATTCTTTAGCAATTTCGCCAACCTAAACTGATATGAATTTGTCAATACTCTTGACAGAACTAAACAGAAAAAGCTTAAAATCGCTAAGCTGAACATTATCGGACCAAACCTTCCTTCCTTAACTCACTGTGCATTTTACGCTGACGGCGGATTGCATCTAATTTTGCAAGACGCTTAATTTCACCTGGACGCTTAAATTCTTGACGCTGGCGCAATTCTTTAATCATACCATCAGTTGCTACTTTCTTTTTGAACTTTTTCAAGGCGCGTTCAAAATCATATTCATTTTTAACTTCGACTGAAAGTCCACCCTTGCCTGGGATGCAATTCCTGTGCTTATTTTGAGCCATTTCAAATCCTTTTTGTATGGTTACATTATTATAATATAACGATACTTATCAGTCAGTCAAATTTAATTATCTGATGTCTGTAATAAAAAGACCAGGAGAAGGCAATGCCCATTCATCAAAAACAGGATCATATTCAACAGGAATGCCGCAATATTCGTCCAATTTCATTCGATTTTGTTGGCTTATTGGTAGCAGAAGAGGATCTAGAACAATATAAAGCTCTCCTTTGTAAGGTTGCATCATAACTGTTTTAACATCTTTTATACCATCTTCCAGCTGTTTCTTCTGACTGGTTGAAATCCGTGATGCTAAAAATACCCCATCGTCTACAGAATGGACGGCCAAATAAGTTTGGCCGATTCCAGTCCGAGACCTTTTCATATATGCAAGTTGAATACCATCATAATATTCAATAACATCACTCATTATGAATCTTGGCACTTAAACCAGTTCCAGCATTCCATCTTGCAAGAATGAATAGCAATAGCCCTTAAGATCATCAACCCAATCTTCATCACTCGCAATCAAGTTTTCACGAACAGTCACTTGTGCGCCGCGTTCCAAAAGCTTTCGAACTGTAGAGATGAGATTTTCTTTCGTCCAGGCGCCAGTAAAATCATACTGATTAAAACCCATACTGACATTCTGCTTCAGAACTGTCGCAAACGATGGCTGTTCACCCATCATATGGGCTACAAAATCGCCAGCAATTCGAAATGGACGAACTTCCTGTTTCTCATCAAGAATGTCAAAATTTGACGTCTTCATAAAATATCTTGGAATAGGTGCTTGTTTGTCAAGTTCAAGCTCAATGTCATAACCTTCCGTCGTCTCAATACAGAATGGCTGAGAAATTGTTTTAGCCATTGGAGAACGTTCATAGTCTTCAACTTTGCGGCCATTATTTTGGATAACATACAAAACATTAAGATATCCATTATCTTCAGTCATTGTATTTGAAATATAAAACTGAAGATCGAGCAAAAATGTATCAGATGGGTTAATACCCATAACAGCAGGATTCAAAATGTCCTTCTGAACGTACCCAATCAAAGCGAAACGCATTTTATAACTCCTTGCTAAAAAGTTCACCATAACATAATGTAAAGGTTGCCTTATCTTGCTCGTCCAAAAAGTAAAATACTACCTTTTCAGCCAAAACACCATTCGGTCCTTGTTCATATTCTCTGTTTGCATAATACGGTTGAATGCAAACAATGTCAAGCCACCTAAGAATTTCGCTAATTTTTTCTCGCTCGTGTTTTTTGTGGGAGGCCGATAACCAAGTCGACTGTCTGATGAAATTTTTATTTCCACCCATTGTCATACATTTTTTGATATATTGGGTATCGGATAAGCGTTTACCCATCACATACCACCAGACTTTGCCACATCATCTATATCAGCATCTAATAATTGGAATAGCATTGCTTCATCTGCATCAAATAATACAATTTTTTTAGATCCAACATAATATATTGATTTGCAATGATTGGCTAACCACGAAATGTGACCTGCTGGAATTTGGTCAACCACTTTCTCATTCTGCCAAGACACATCATAACTATCAAAAAATTGACTGAAAAATTTCAAACCGCAATGGCGGAGCCTGAGAGTATCACCCCCTGGACAGAAGAAATAATCTCGACAAAAATCACCAAATTCAACAGTTGACATTTCGTGAGGATATTGGCGATTCATAAGATTGAATAGCGTTTTCCTATAGTTTTTCATAACAATACCATTCTCGATTACCAAGTAGATAATATAAATATCCGGTAACAGTTTGTCAATAGGATTTTCCATTATGGCTCGCCCTAAACCAGAAGTGCTTTTTGAAAGGATTGATACCAACTTTCGCTGTGAAGAAGTCTTGAGAGCTGGCTCAATCTTTGCAGTTTGCTATGATGGTGAACCTATCCATCTAAGAACTTACCATAAGTTGATTGATCAAAAGCAGGGTAAGTATAAAAATTGCAGTTTTACGACCGCAGCGCCTGCATATAACTTAGCGCAAAGGCTAAACAAATATTTTAATACTGATAAATTTTCAGTATTTGAAATGACCCCTGTTAAAGAAATTACCAGTGAAGTTGAAGCTAAGAAATTTATTAAGAAGAGATAATATTAATGGCTCAAGAAATTAGAAATAGAAGAGGTGATTTAGTAATTTCAATTCCTGATGGAGTTGTGCTGATGCCATCTGACCCAACCGTATCATCGGACGGACCAACACTACCGAATACTAATACTAGCCTCTTCCAAGTAGGGCGCGATGTTCTTGACTATGGTTTAGAAATTTCAGAAAACCTCCACTGGATAATGGAAAATTTTGCCAATTCAGTACCGCCACAAAATCCAGTAGATGGTCAACTCTGGTGGGATATTTCAAGTGCTGCATCACCAGTGATGAAAGTGTACAATACAGGTACTGGTGGTTGGGGCGCTGTTGTGAAACTTTCAAGCGATCCTAATCCAAGCCTTTCAGCAAATTTAAATGCCGCTGGTAGAAAAATTATCAACTTAGGAGCACCAGTTTCTGCCGCCGATGCAGCAACAAAACAATATGTCGATTCTGCAATAGGAGCAATATCTGGCGGTGTAAATTCATTTCTCTCCCTATCCGACACTCCGTCAACATATTCAGGCCAAGCTGGTAAAGTTACAAGAGTAAATGCAGCAAATACTGGTTTGGAATTTTATAAATTAAAATTTACCGACCTGGATGGTGTATCTTCAAGCTTTGCTGGACAAAATAGCAAATATTTGCGAGTCAATACTTCTGGAACTGCCATAGAATACGTTACACCAAGTATTACTCATATTGATTGGTCAGGTGCTGTCAATGTAAATGCCCAAGGAGTTAAAATTAGCAATATTGCTACTCCTACCGCAGGACAAGATGCTGCAACCAAAAGTTATGTTGATTCTGCTCTTTCATCAGCAACTGGTGGAATCTTACCACCAGGAAATGGGATTGTAGTAAGAACTAATTCAGGCTCGGTCAACAGGAATATCACTGCTGGAAATAACGGAATTGTAATCCAAAACGGTGATGGCGTTGCAGGAAACATTACAATATCACACGGGGCAGCCACAGGAAATGGATCAGTAAATTCTGGTGGTACAGTAATACAATCAATTACTTTAGACCCATACGGGCACATAAGCACTATCGGAACTACATCAATTACTGGTGGGTTAGGCTACATTCCAGTCAATAAAGCCGGTGATACAATGTCAGGCAATTTAAATGTGTCTGGTGGTGGACATATCACTTTGAGTACTAATGGTGACATCACTGCCCATCGTGGCAATAATACCGGCGTAATATTCTTAGGCAATGCTGGAAACCGATACTTGTATTTCGACGGCAGTAATTATCAAATGCCATCGAGCAATTTGTACGTCAATGGCGGTCTAGCTTGGACTTCAGTCAACCAAGGATCTGGAACTGGAATGAACTCAGACTTGTTAGACGGATATGATTGGACTTCAGGCCAATTCGTTAGCTTCGGACAGGGAAGATTCCTAACACCAAATTCGGGAACTACTGGAGGTATCCAATTAAGAGCAAATCCTTCACACGGTAATGCTATTTTACAATTTGTCAATGCGGATGTAAATCAACAATATGGCTTCTTATCAGTCAATTCTAATGGTAGATTGATTTATAATAATGGTACAGTTTGGCATTCCTTGTTGCAAGGTCCAGGCACTGGAATGAATGCGGATTTGCTTGATGGGTATCATTATTCGGATATTATTGCCAATGCTGCGGCCGCTGGTGGTGGTATTATTGCAGGCAGTTTGGGAGCAAATGGCTGGGTTAGATTTGGATTTAGTAATTTTATGATCCAATGGGGCTATTATAATGCTACAAGTGGCGGATATAAAAACATATATTTCCCGACTTCTTTTCCAACGGCTTGCAGAAGTGTTACGTTGGGTAGTGAAATGCAAGCAAATAACGACTCTACTGACGATGTCGCGGGCGTAAGCTCAGTAACACAATCATACTTCCAAGCAAGAACTAGAGGAAGTTTACATTTCTATTGGATGGCTATAGGATACTAAGATGATTTATTTACATTATAGCGAAGATGATGGCAAATTTTTAGGCTGGTTTGACGATCGAATTTGTGATAAAATCCCCGAACCAAATAAAGTAATTTCAGACAAAGATCATTTAAAATATCACGAACTCATAAGCGATAAAGAACAAATGATTTTCGTAGTCAATGACAAGATCATTGTAAAAAAAGCTGAACAAATAATTGATTGGTTAGACATAAGACTTCAAAGAAACAAACTATTGAATGAAACTGATTGGTCACAGCTGGGCGATGTTCAACCCGAACTTAGAGAAAAATATGCAATATATCGCCAAACCTTGCGAGATATTCCACAAAATTTCAATTCCCCATATGATGTAAAATGGCCAGTTCGACCAGAGTAAATTTTAATAAGAAATTCAGTATAAATAAACTACACAATTAATGCAAAACTGGAGTTACTATGGCATATATCTTAAACAAATCTAACGGTAACGTAGTAACAACCATCGCGGATGGTACTGTTGATTTGACTTCTACATCAATTGGACTTATCGGTCGTCACTATGCTGCATATGGCGAAATAATAAACGAAGACCTTATCAAATTGCTTGAAAACTTCTCCAACAATACGTCACCTGCATCACCACTAAAAGGCCAACTTTGGTTCAATGCAGTTGACAATTCAATAATGGTCAACATTAGCGACAATCCAAACAGTCCCCAATGGCTCAATGTTACAAAAGCATCAGTTAGTTCAACTGAGCCCGCATCATCCATTGAAGGTTCAATATGGTTTGATTCGTTGGCAGGAACTCTAAAAATCAAATCAGGTTCTTCCTGGGCAACTTTAAAAACTATCAAGTATGGTGAAGAAAACGGAGGAACAACCCTTCCATTCGTTTCTGACTCAGCAGATGGTGACTTATTTTTCGCAACTGATTCAAACCAACTTTATTCATTCTCATCAGCTTCCAGATTTACTGGCACACCGGGTTGGGATGCAGTTGGGATCCGTTATGATGACAGCAATGGTAATGCAGCATACAACCCTGCTGGTATTAAAAATGGCGAAGTTTGGTTTGATGACGATACTAAACAGCTCAAACTTTATTCAGAAGCTGATGGTGGCAATGCTGCCGGTTCTGAAATCATTGGACCAATTTTTCCAAAATCAATTGCTCACCAATTAAGCGGCTTCTTTGGTATTGAGGTCAATTCAATACCAATGATCGTTGAAATGGTTAATGGTAACCCAATCACTGTTTCAAGCCCAGCAACTGTACTAAACCCGGGCGGTCTTTTCGGTCCCGGAGATGCAATTAATATGGGTGTATTTGGTAGCACCATATACAAAGGTGTCAATCTAACTACTAACACGACAAATGGCGCGCCACGTTTTGCCGGTCCAGCATCAAGTATTGCAGCCGATATTGCAGAAAGATTTGCGAGTGACGTCGCAGTCGAGCCAGGTGATTTGATGGTAATTGGCGGTTCAAAAGACGTTACCAAATCTAAAGTAAGTTTAGATCAAAACGTATTTGGAGTAGTTTCAACCAACCCAGCATATATGATGAACGACGGCTTAGGTGATGGTGAAATGTTCCCATTCATTGCACTTGCAGGAAGAGTTCCAGTTAAAGTAGTTGGACCTGTTGAAAAAGGTCAGCGCTTAGTGAGTAGCAATATACCTGGTGTCGCTAAGGCAATCAGCAATAACCAAGTCGTATCATCTTACGTGTCTGTTTTTGGCCGCGCGATGATGACTGATATTGGTAATGAAGTTAGATTAATTGATGCAGTAGTCGGGGTTAAATAAGCCCCGACTCTGTCCATCCTTGAACTTGTTTTTCAATTTCTTCAACAGAATAATGTTGTCTCAAATTTAAATATTCCTGATGAGGAATAAGTTTTCCACCACACATAAAATTCCAGTCTTTCTGTTTTGGTCCCATCAAAAATAAGGTCCAAACATCAGGGACTTTTGGATCAAGTTCTAACCAATGCAAATCAGTTGCTGATCTGCTAGTATGATATCCTGGGCCTCTCCAAAAGGTACCTTCTGGTTTATGTTCCCAATATCCGCCTTTTAATATATAGGTTTGCCACGACCAAGGATGATCGTGAAATCCATCAAGGTCAGATCTGATTAAATTGTGGATAGTTATTCGAGCGAATGGTCGAAGATTCATATAGTAGAATCTATCTAGATATGGCGTAGCGCCATCACGTTCCATAATTGTAAAACGTTTTCCTTGATTTTTTAAATCTTCTACTACATTTTGTAAATTATTACCTTGCTGTAGGTAACGTCCGTGTGATACTAAGAATGATTCTTCCGTGTCAGCATTAAAAGTCAATTTTGCCTCCATTAGAAAATAGAAGCGGCCGAAGCCGCTTCTATTCACTTCACCTTAGCATTTTCTCTACGAGAAATTGCAGCTTTCAAGGCAGCTTCAGTTTTGTACGACTTACCAGTAGCATCATCAGTCCAAGCTGATGTTCCTTCAGCGAGTTCTGGATTAAGTGTAGGATCGTACTTATAAGCTTCCTTAAACTTAGCATCAGCATCAGCTTGAAGCATTTGCGCCTGAGCTAATAAGTTGCGAGCGATCGCTTTATTGTTCTCACTGGCATCAACTGCATCATTGTGATTTGAAACTGTAAAATTTGGCTCATTTGCAGCTTCCATCTGTGGCGCTTCAAATGCTTGTCCTGAATCTTTCCAAGCAGTATAAGCTTGAGCCAATTCAGGTGTATTTTCCAACATCATAGTGTAAACTTGCGATAGTGGCAATTGTGTATTTGGTTTTGGTACCATCAATACTTGACTTACAGCAGCGCGAGTAATCGCCGCTGGTGTATTGAACAAGAATCGTATCATATTCACACCATCATATTCTAAACCGTGTAGATGTTGTGAAAACCACACTTTAGATTGTGCGATATTAGTTTCAACTTCGCGAACTACCACTTCTTCAAGAGAATGTGGTAGACGCTCAGCTTCAATAACAAATACATAATTAAGATCTGATGGATCTGGCATCAACACGATGACTTTACGTCCAGATGAAACACCTACGTGCTTCAACATTTTGCCTGATCTATATAAATCCATATTATTTTCCTCTCATCGAGTTAAGTTAGTTGGCTTATTCGGCGCCTTCTTCCGTAGCTTCAGCAGCTTCTTCAGCTGGTGCGATGGCCTTAACAACTTCCGCAATACGGTCACGAACCTGGCCAACCTTAGTGATATTTTCACCAGTAAATGCGCCGCGAGCAGCAGCAAAATCGATAATTTGGACAGCAGCAGCCAAATCAGCTACTGACAAATTAACACTCTTATCTTCAACAGCTGGTGTTTCAACAACAGTTTCAGCTTCAACTTTCTTTTTTGCCATTTTATATTCCTTTCAAGAAAAAATGCAAGGTTTAATTGTTTCTAAATTTAACATAGTGGGATTTAATAAGTCAAATTTAATTTTAAAATCTATCTAAAATTTTTCTTAGATCGCCTTCAATTAAATTTGACTTATTATTTGGATCAATGGTAACTGGACCATCCCAATTCAAGTATGGAATCCACGACTCGTGTGCAACAGTGATTGGGTTCTTTCTCGCATTACTTGCAAGTTCCCAATATGACGGTCTCCACGGCTGTTTCATTGGCTTGATCTTAGTGCTATCACCCTTTGCTTGATTGCAAGGCAAACACGCGCTTGAGATGTTTTCCCAATTCGTCTTACCACCTAAGCTACGTGGAGTTACGTGCTCAAATGTCAGTTCAACTGGTCGAAACTTATTACCACAGTATTGGCAGACATAATTGTCCCTTAAGAAGATATTTTCCTTAGAAAATTCAATCTTACCGCTATGCTGCTGGAATTCCTTCAACATAATGATTGACGGCATTCTCAATTGAACAGATGGTGATCGAATAACCCAAGTATCATAGGATTCAACAACGACTGCGCGATCTAGGTAAATCACACGAATAGCTTCTTTCCAATGTGTTGTGCTCAACGGAATAACACTAACTGGGTTACCATCGGCATTTAGAACTAAAGTCGCATCTGACATTGTTAACTTTCCTTTTCAATATTTATTGATCTAGAAGGTCAACTTCATTGCGCTTAGTTGACCTCCTTTACTTGATCCAGTGTCTAAAAATATAGCCTTTCCGCCTTTTCTACCATTTTGGTAGTGAGGATATGCTTTATTTCTGATATCGTGGCCGACAATAACAGTTTTTTCTACTGGTATATAATCGACCCAATCATACCTACGAGTTGGATATCCATCTTCTCTTGGCGTTGCTTTCATATCAACTTGTCCAAACATTGACATTGATCGTGTCGCTTTTGCAAATTGATATTGATCCCAAAATTTAGGATCAATTGCCCCGTGAGCAAAAAAATAGTTACCACAACTCATAATAAAACAAGAATTATCATATGTATTAATAAATTCATCTTCAAAAGAAACCAAATCATTTGGTTCCAACTTTTCCATATCCTGAATAGTAGTCAATATTCCTCCCTGACGGCGGACTCTAACATTCTGTTCTCTGGATTGGTTAATATATTTAAACAATTTAAATTCGTGATTGCCAATTAACATTCTAGCTTGCCCATTGAGAATCAATGCATTTAATTCACGAAAACATTTAACATTGTCCAAACCATAATCCATAACATCGCCTAGACTGATCAGAAATAAATTTTCCTCTCGGGCTTGGTGTAGGACAATTTCAAATTCAGGCCAATTACCGTGGATATCACCCACAACGAGTGCTCCAGCGAACTGGGCCACCTCATTAGTAATATCCAAATAATTTATCACTGTAAAAATCCTTTATAATTCGTCAGCAGTGTAACAAGTCAATCAATCAGTGTCAACAGGATTCTTCAAATATGGGGATGAAAGGAATGGAATATATTGATTGTTGTTTTCTAAAACCTTATTCAACTCGTGCCTTGAAGCAAATTTCATAAAATGAAATCCAATATTTTTCCGCTCTTTAGGTTGTGATAAAACCGTCGCAATATATAGATCCATAGCCTCTCTAATTTCCTGAGGTTGCTGAGTTAAATCAACTAACATTATGTTTCTTTCATAAAGATCTTTAACTTTATATGATTCACCGAAACCATCTACCCAGGATTCTAAAATGAAATTATTCCATTCATATCCTCTATTAATTCTATCTTCAAAAACCTTGTCAAGCCGTGTTTGTCGAACTTTCGGCAAAACTGATGAAATATTGTCACTCATATCACCACGGACTATTTTTAAGAACTTCGCTTTCTCAATCCAATCATTGTCAGGAATAAAGTCTGGATTAGGCTTGCCATATTTGATCTTACCATCATTTTTTAATGTAAAGTCGACCGCCTGGCCTTTATCATTTACAATCTTTAATGGTGATATAGTAAATCCATTCATAGCATCATACATTTTAACATTTGGCGCCAGAAGCTGCACATAGTCCATATCACTAGTGACAACAATATGCTCATCTTCTGGATGGAGCGCTATAAATCTGGCAGCCAGGTCATCAGCCTCACTGAATTTCTGATGTAGAACTGTGCAGTTCGTTCTTTCATCCAAAAATGTGACAAATTCATTCATACTTGAAAAAAAGAATTCATCAGCCTCAATTTCTTTAGCCGGCTTTAAATTTTTTGCACTGACTCGATTTTTCTTATAAGGTTCATAGACATCTTTACGCCAAGATCGTCCATCCATACAAAAAACAACGTGATCAGCCTGATGTTGATTCCAAATCTTTTTAATAGAATTTAATATGACGTGCATTGCAAGTCCAGTTTGGGTTACTACGTCACCGCTCATTGAGAATCGAGCTCTATACAATAGGTGATTTGTATCAATTATTAAATATTTCAAGTTTCATTCCTTTAAGAAAATTTCTTAACTTCTTTACCATCTTGGGTTTTAGCAGCTTCCTTAACAATTGTAGTTTTAGGAATAGTATAATCTGCTTCAATTTCGTTAGCCATTTCTGTCTTACTTACATCATTGAACCATTCTTCAACAATCTCGTCATCAACCAAACCAGTATAGCCATTTTGTTTCAAGTATTGCACGAAAAGATGATTATAGTCAAGTTCAAAGGAAAATCCATCAATGCCATCTTCCGGTTCATACGAACTAGATACTACTTTAATCCAAGGCTGTTCTAAAACTGTGGCCACCTTCTTTTCATATTCAAAATTTGATATTTCTCCCAAAGTGACTTGCTGCTTTAACACGGCGAGTTTATATTCTGTGGAAGTTTCACCATATTCAAATTCAGCTTTTTTAAGCTCATATTGATGAATTGATATCTTGCCTTGATCGTAATCTAACTTCAATTTTGCCAACTGATTAGCAGTTGGGTCATCAGATGTTTCTATGTCAATCATTGCCATCTGGAATTCGTGATCATCAATCATTCCAGAGGAAGCTTTCAAATTCAAAATGGTTTTCTTACGTTCTTTTGTTGGTTCTTCAAGTTCTAAAAGTTTAATCTCTCTATCTGTACCATCGTATTCATACGCAATACGGGCTTGATCACGAACCTTACCCTCAAGTCCCCAATGACCTGGCAGCCATCCGAACGGAATCCATCTTTTTCTTTTAGCCATTTTAATCTGCTACCTTTTTGAAATGTTTTTTTAAATGTTCAGGAATCTTATCATACTGATCTTGGTCAGCTAAGATGCCAAACCGCAACTCGTGTTCAAAAAATGTCGAATTTTCATCGAGGCCAACGGCTTCAATTATTGTCAACAAATCAACAGTAGATTTCACTACCTTAGTCAAGTTAGGCTTTGATTGATATGTAGCCATATGTTATTTCTCCATTATGCCAATCCGGCGTAGAGGTGTTGCTGAAGATTGTACGTTAGACCATTATTTACACAATAATTGGCAGTATATTCGTGATTGATCTGATTGGACTTCATATCCAACAACCCTTCTTCCCAAAAGGAAATAACTTCATCAACATTTGATCGTTCACCAATCTTGATATTATCAGTAGAATATTCCTCATCAAATTTACGAGGAAATTTATTATAGATATTCATCGGGCTTACGAAAATCTGCCTACCAGTTTTATCTCTCCACTCAAAAGCCCATTCTGGTATTGAAGAATATGGCGAATCTTTATCAGCAGACATAACAAATTTTAAACAATTAGCTCGTTCTAATGTTTCAGCCCTTGGCGTTAAGTATCTAACTGGGGCACCACTCTTTTCAAGACATTTTGGGCTCACTACCAAGCAAGTCTCTTCTGGGATTTCTGTGAAAACCGTACCATTACTTTCAATTTGAGAATATCTAAATTCCTTATTTACAGCATCAAGTAATTGCTTAATGTTCTTCTGCAACATTGGTTCGCCGCCAGAAAGCACAAATACTGCTTCTTTCTTTTCACCAGCCATATAAGGAGGAACAAAACCACCAAAGTGATCTACAATTGCAGAATTTACTTCTTTCATCAATTCATCAACAGTAAACCAATCACCATTATCAAAATAAGTATCACAAAAGCTACAAGCAAGATTGCACTTAGCAAGTCTGACGAAAAAAGCAGGATATCCACGATATGGCCCCTCGCCTTGTAATGTCATAAATCGACTTACCACCATCAAATCGTCTCGGCCATTGAAGAACTTCTGACCAACTATGGAATTTTTACCGAACACGTTTATAACTTCCTTTTTTAAAATATCGACCTTTACTATAGCCTAAATCTATGTAAAAATCAATTTCTTCTTTTGTAATTTTCTTGTTAATGCCGTCTTTAGTAATCCAGCATTTTCCGTAATTTGAATTCTTTTCGCCCATTCCACCAAGAGCAATATTTGCTCGGTGTTGATCGGTAAATTTCATTCCAGTCCGGGCATTAGAAATTTTCTGTCTAGTTTCTTCTGAACGGTTCTTACCTTTATGCCAATTTGACTTACCTTTATGGGTTGCAGATATTTTTGCTCTGGCTTCATCAGTATGAGTTTTTCCACGCATACCATTATTATCAATTATCTTTTGCCGAGTTTTTTCCGAAAGAGGTATGCCTTTTTGTTTTTGGCCAGATCCAACGGGACAAACATTATAGCACTGCGGATTTGGTATCTTTAAATCTGAAATTAGTTTCGACTCTGCCAGCAATGCATCATTTTCAGTTTCGAATACAAACAAAATTTCTTTAGTGAAATTTTGTTTGCCATATTTTTTAATAGCACGAGTTATTCGAGTGCCAGATCCTAAATATAAATCATTAATATTTTCTGTAGAATGTTTACCAATATAAAACATACCATTTAATTGATTTATCGTTTTATAAACTATATGATACATATATCTCAAATCAAACAAAATTTAAAATCAAGCAACCCACATTCTTTGCTACGAAAAATTTGACCGTCGCGTTCCATAATAACCAATGCACCAATTGTTATATATCTTGATTGTCCAATATTAGACGATATTTCAGATACTAATAACGATTTACTTGGTGATTTTACTAATTCATTCTTAATAGACTGAATTGATCTTTCCATATCCATCTTATCAAATTTTTTGAATGGAAAATCCGTTGTAAAAATTTCTATTTTTACTGATAACGAAAATGGTCCTGATGATAATGTCTTATGATAATTTATCCATCCATAATTATGTAGAATATTCAAGCATTTTACAACATCGGCATAATTAATTTTTAATAATTTAGCTATATCTTCATCAATTACTTGACCTAAATTTTTGCCTACAACTTCTTTACCTAGAAAATATTTAATTTTTTCCATATTTGACCAACGGCGATAATCAGTTGAAATTTGATTTCTAATCCATTCAGAAAGATTATTGAAGCCATAATCAGCAATTCTCCCTGTAATCCACCCAATAAACCATTCTAACATAATTTTTCCTCGAACAAGTTTTCACTATAACAAATAGTGACATACGTTTCAATTTCTTTTTATGAGAGCATCATTAATGCCATCATTATTGTTTCCCAGTTTTCTTTTACGTGTGGATTTTCGCCAATCTGTTTGATTAGCTGTCGCCGATGTTCAATAGCATCGTGGGCTAGTCCCATCATCGCTATTCTATTATTAGCCATAGCGCCAACCATATCATAAAGAACCTTTGCCTTAGCCTTAACATTTTTAAGACTATGATCAGACTCAATATAATCGTTGAAATTATATGATCGTAATTCATTCTTAATATTGTTAGCTGCTCGTTCCAACTCATTTAGAGTTTTTATAAAATCTTCATCTGACATCATATTATTTCACCATTGCCATAGCTGTTTCAATTGTTGCCCATAGTTCTTTTATCTGCGGATCAGTGCTTGCTTGAATAAATTTTTCAGTATGTTCGCGCAGGCCACTGAGAACGTGGGCCATACCACACGCTATCCAAAACAACTCCGTTTTTGCATCAGCAATTTGAGTCGCCTTTTCAAGCAAATAATCTTCGATTCTTTCGCCAGTATTGATATCACGTTCTAATGCAAGATTGTCATATGTAACACTATCCAATCGATCTATTAATTTATCAAGCTCTTTCTGATATTCGTCCACTATTCTTTTTCCCACGGATAAACAAGCCAAATTGGATCAATTGCCTTGTTTATCTCAACTGCATAAAAATCTGGTTTGAACAATGTTTCACCACTGTTAAAATGGAGACAAACAGACGTAGCGGTTAATAAAAATCGAGCCGACTGATCAGCTAAAGCATCGTATATTTGATGCAAAGTTTCACCACTATCACATATATCATCTACAAAAAGCACTCTCTTTTTATAAATTGCTTTTGCGACATCTATCGGAAGTTCTTCCGGAGGCTGGCCATCACGAGTTTGCCAATTTAAACAAACTAAAGGAAGTCCTAAATGATGACTGAGTTCAACAGCAGGTACTAGGCCGCCGCGGGCGATCCCGACGACTACATCATAGTCGTCGGAATTAAGCATTGACTCCAGTTTAGTAATATCCTGGCCAAAATCTGACCAAGAGTAGTAAACTTTTGTTGTCACGAGTTATAACCTTTCATACCAGCCAAAAGCTTGTAGAATTCATCCTTAAGGGCCGCGTCGTCACGGAATTTACCACGCATAATAGCAGTAGTCATATCTGACTCGTGTTCACGGACACCACGATGTGTCATACAGTGATGTTCTGCCTTCAAAACAACAGCAACGTTTGGCGTTTCAGCAAACTTTTCCAATTCGTCAGCAATTTGAGTAGTCATTTCTTCTTGAATCTGTGGACGTTCAGCAATCCAATGAACCAATCGATTAAACTTGGATAGTCCAATAACCTTTTCTTCAGGGAAGATTCCTACCCAACAACGTCCAACAATATTCTGGAAATGGTGTGCGCAAGTGCTGCGAATACTAATTGGTCCAGCAGTATAAACATTCTCATATCCAATGTTTGGAAATGCTGTAATCTTTGGTGCTGGAACATATCTACCACCAAATGTTTCACGCAAGAACATTTTAGCAACTCTGCGAGCAGTATCTTGGGTATTGTGATCGTTTTCTGTGTCAATAACCAAAGTTTCCAAAACTTCTTGGAATTTTGCAGTTAGTTCATCTTGAAGAAGATCCATTTCACCAGTATTGATATACTCTGAAATGTTTTTATTTGAAACAAACTCGCCGCCTGCTTCAACAATACGTTGTCTAATCTGTTTGGAAATTGGGAGTGGGGTTGATCCGCAGCAATCGTTATTATTTGTCATTTTTATTTTGCTTTCCTATTTAAAAAGCAAGATTCTAAAAATATATCTCAATATTTCTTGTCTCTTGCCCGCTTATGCGATAAGTTTGACTTATTATTTTTTAATTTTACATTTAGTTGGATGAAAAATCAATTTATTTCATCCAACTAATCTGTTATACATATCAACTGGATTGATTGCGTTTTTTATAATTTCAAATCTTTGATCATAATCTTCCATATGAACATCATAATTTCTGACGTAATCAACTATAATATCAACCAATTTATCTCTATGTGGCAAGTATGCATCAAAGCTTGTAGTCCATTCGCTTGGATATACATTTTGTGGCAAATGGAATTCTGGATAACAGGCGCGGTTTGGTACAAGTGGTATAGCACCACACAAAACGCTTTCCATCATTCCAATGCCAAAATTCTCGTGAAGAGAACAGCTAAATGTTACCTTTGACCTACTAAGCAAATCGTAATACTCATCTTTATTTAGATTTTCTTCCTGGGTCATTACGCCACGAATATCTGATGGTAAATGATCTCTTAAATCTCTAAAAATCTCTGGTATTTTGTCTTCATTCAATCGATGAGTGAATAAAACAACATTTTCCTTTGGAAGGCTTTTGCGATATGCTAAATTCTCCAAATAATTCATTGGCAATCCAACTGTGACTACTCTATGATGATGCTCTTCAGGTATATTTAGATTTTTCAAAAATAAATTACGATTAAAGTCTGATGCAACATAAACTGCATCACAAGCATAAAACCAAGCACGTTCTTGATTATGTGACCAATCTTTGCCCATTTTCATACCAAGTATGTCTGACGGGTCATACGCACCGGCGTGGCAGATTGAGTAAATTTCAATCTTGATCCCTGACAGCTCTGCCATATAGCGCAGAGCCGTGATACCAAAATGCCACAAATCTGTTACGAGGAATCGATCACCGGATTTAATATATCCTTCCTGGAACAATTTAGCAATCCGTTCAATCTGTGATGATTTATAAGCATTTGTGTGAAAGAAATCCAAAAAAGCACCAGTTGAGACTTTATCATTTCCTTGAATACCATTCGTGCCAACAGTAGCAATATTAAAATTACTACCAATCAGATCTTTATAGTATTCTAATTGGTTTGGTATTTCAGTGTACCATTGTTTAGTATATCGAGCATCTATTGGCTCGAGCTCAACAATCCAGCAAGTATTTGCCATTTTATTTTCCTTGTATGACTGGTTGGAAGAAAAGGGTTGCGCCGTTTTCTCCGTCTTCCGAAACCGTAATGTTAAATGCCCGGTTTGGGTATTTTTGTGAAATTTCACCCGCAAGGTCCTCTGCAATCATTTCGCAGCTTTTATAATCAAGCTGCAAAGTTTCCATTGAATACAAACGCTCCAACCAGCGCTTGAATTGTATAAATTCAATATCCCGGTCGTTATGCACGACATCAATTTCCACCCTAAAGTGGAAAATATGACGATGAGGAACTCCTAAAAAGCTTACATCGTCCCAATCACCAGTTGCCAATTTTGGGTCAGTATCTGCACCTGGATACTTGTGAATACCTTCCTTCTGGAAGGTAACAAATATTGTTCTTTTTGTAACTATCACGCTATTATCCTTCATCAAATAAATCATCAAAGCTGATTTCCTGAATCACTGATGGTTCAGTGTCTTGATTTTCATCTTCAACTTCATTATCTTCAACTACATTATATAACTCATCTTCATCTTCATCAATATATTGTGACGATTCAACTGAATTGACTTCTGCAGGCGTCATACCAAGAACATTGTTAAGAGCTTCCATATTGTCAGCCATTACTTTTGGATCAAACTTGCTGCGAATAATTTCTTCAATAGCAGCTTTACCTTCAATCATTTTCATTGGCAAATTAGTCTTAGCAACTTCAGGATTTGGATCAGTGTAATACTTTAATCCGGTTTGAATTCCTTTAATGTGCTGTTCAACATTCATATTCATAATTGCTGAATAGCCCATTTCATCCCAAAGTGACTGCTCTTTGTAATTTCCTGCATCAAGGCGAGCTTTAAACTGTTCTTCAGTTTCTTCTTTTTTCTTTTTAGTAGGTTTACCGTCACGATAGCAAACATCACCTACTGTGATCATTTTACCCAATGTGGTATCATCGTGGGTTGAATAGGTTTGTTTGTCACCAATATATTGGAAAGTGAAATTTTCCCACAACTCACCACTTCTGTTTTCTGACAAATGTGAAAACATCCTACTAAGTTCCTTAGCATTCTTGTCTGGCATCACATCCATTCTAAATGCCATTTTTTGATTGTTAACTATGAAGTTACTATATCCTTTACCTTTAGCAGTGCAAAGAAATGGTGAAGCAGCATCATAAGTAACAATAAAATTAGGATTGATTTCTTTTCGTATCTCTTGTTGAATAGTAGTGTAAAGCAATCCAGCATTAATTCTACTAATACCAAGAAAATGCATTAACAATGGAACATCATCGCGAAGCTTGCCACCTTGGGATTGAGTCGTCAAAAATCCTTCATCATACATTATTTTTAAACGCTTCATTAACATCTGAAAGTCAAACTTCAAGTTGCCTGGGATAGCCCATCCTTCAAATGCTCGATCTCCAATAGGATTCCCTTCAAAATCGAGGGCGTTTGGATCATTGAATTTCTTGACAGCTTCCCACCAAATATCGCCTTCGCCTTGCTTTAGGCGCTTTGTTTCATTACCCTGGTCATCAGTATAGTATTCATAATCAAGTTGCATCTGATTATCAAATACCATTATGTTTCGACCTTGTAGAACATTAAGGAATTTAGTTTCACCAACAGTTCGGTGCTTGATGAAATATTCACAATTCCATTTAGTATGTTCCAAACAGTCATCAAACATTACACCACTATTTGGCAATTTAAAATTCGCAGTAATGTATTGACCATAAGTTTGTTTTAATATTGGGTTGTCTTTCTTACCCATATCATCATAAAAACAAACACCTGGATTGGATTCAATCAGTTTTTTAACATCATTTATCTTTGATGTTTTTTGCTTATCATCCAATGACGAATCATTGTTAATATTGGCAATAAGTGAGTTCAAAGCAACGGTATTTTCAGGAAGAGCATTAAAGTTTTTCTTGAAAATGATGGATTTTGTATTAGTGATTGAGGTCGTTGGAATATCCAAGATCATACTATAATCAGCACTATGCTCCAACCACTTCATAATCTTATGACGAAGACCTTTCGTATCAATGGTTAAATCATCAATAGCACCAGTTGATAGCTTGCCTTTCAAAACACCAGTACTCAACTGGTATCCACCAGAGTCGCCAACAATCAATGTAGCTGTTCGATCTCTAGAGTGGAATACACGTTCTTTATCCTGGCCTTTTTTAATATCCAACTCAGCGTGTCCTGCTGAATACAATGCCCAAGGATACCAAAAAACATTAGTATTAGCATTTAGGAAGTCAAAGTCGTCAAATGAATTCAAACCCACAGGGATATTACCATCCCTGAGGTTTTTCTTACTCAAACTTTTTGTATAAAAGCTGCTAATGCTTGGCAGGAAGATAGCCGCATCTTGGTTACCCGTCAAATACTCTGTAGCATTAGGGCCTTTTTTATTTTTTAATAAATCAGAAATGTCCAGTCTATCGGCCACGTGTCTTTATCCTTTTATTATTGTTGGCGTGGTGGGATAGTAAATTCGTACTGTGCAATACCAGTTTCAATGGTAATTTTTAACATACCACGATCACTAAATCCAATGCTTAGTGTAGCATTTGATGCCAATTTAAGCAATTTATTAACCTGATTAATGTCCCAGGACCAAGTATTTTTTAATACACCTTGAACGTCTTGGTGGAATTCGATAGTTGATTCGTTTCCAACTTCACCCAAGTTAATGAACAAACTGTCATTACCATTTGATCCTTCTTGAATCTTGACTTAGAACACATCACCATTTGATACAGATACCATCTTGTCCAAATATTCAATCGCAGCCGCAGTTGGCGTGAATTCCACTGCATAATCAACTGCTTTTGGTGAAAACTGTTGTGGGATCAAATTACGAGCAATAACTCGGAAATTGTTTTCCATCTTAAATGGCTTAGCTTTACTGAATACAAATTTCTCAATTGCATCTTCTTCAGTTTCTTCAAACTCAGGAGTTCCAGCAGAATCCAAAATTGGATTACCATCAGCATCTTTCTTTTCAATACGTACCTTACGTGCTTTACGAGCAACAGTCACAACGTCTGCTGGATCTTGATACAAGTTCAATATTGACGCAAGACGGTCCAAATTACCAATGCCGCTTACACCATCAAAGCTTTCATCTTCTGCCAACACGTTGCCCTTAAGGATAATGGTTCGACCATCATCAACGCCTTGGAAAGTAACCTTACCTTCCTCACCAGTAATCTTTACGGTACCGATGTCAGCAGCCCTAACAATCTTTACCAAATCTCTTAAAATATCACGCATTAATTTTCTCCATTAATTCTTATCTATTATTAACACACTTAGACCAATTAAATCAATATTATTATCAGTCAAACGAAAATAAATCTTCAAACGTTTCTTTAGATGCTTTAGTAGCACTAAAGTTATACCCAAGAACACCAAAAATATTGGATAACTTCTTGTCCAAGAGAGCCTCTTCCATTGCTTTATGGTCAAACGGAAGATCTTGGAACCAGTCAGGAAGATGAGTTTGATCCACAGGATATGCAATACTCGTTAATCCTAATGGGTTGTCCATTAGTTTACAAACCATAACTTTCATACCATCAGTGATTTCATTACTATAATGATCGTCAAACCGCTTCTTCATATTATTCCAATTCATCGCAGCTCGAACGTGGCCAGGCATATTAACTTTGCCAGTTTGTTCTTCTCTTGCCACATATCCAGTAATACCATTTGCACCTTTTGGTGATCCCTTCTTCCAACCTGGCCATTCTCTAAATTCCATTCGGAAATTGTCAACGAATTCATAAATTTCTTCATCATCCGTACCATCCAGGACCTTCATCAAAACCTCAGTTAAGAAATTTTGAATGACCTTTGGGGTATCTGATCTCTTGATTTCAATACCAAGTGCCTTCAACTTACCAGGCTTACCATCAATATCAACACGCTTACCGTCAATATCATAGCATAGAGCTGCATATCTCTTCTTCTTAAGATACATACCACGTTCAGCCAAAATTTCCCGGCCAGCAGCAATAATTGCTCCTCTTTCTAAGCTGGTATTAAACCTGAACCTCATAAATTCTGGGAAACTTTCGTTCACCAAATCTGCAATATTGTCATAAAGCTCAGCAACAGTTTCCTTATTCCATTCATAATGATCTTTAAGCACAGGATATGCGCTAAAATAACAAGAGTCAGTATCACCATAAACAATTGCCGGACCGTTGTGGTTATAATCACCAGCAATATATTCATTAATTTTACTCATCATATGGCGAGTAATATTACGCCCAGTCAACGTTGTACTTTGACCCATTCTCTGATCATAATATCGGCAATATTGATTCAAAAGAGCACCATATAGTGAATTTAGAAGAATCTTCTTAATCAACTGACGCTTGTCATAGAATGCAATCTTTTCCTGGATTTCAGCTAACTCTTCCTTTGAAGCTTTACGATCGCGAGCCTTATCCATCTCTTTGATCCATTTCTTCATTTCAGCTTGAAGTTGCTTACGCTCAGCATACCATCGAGCTAATAGCCCCGGTATGATACCATCACTATCAGTTCTAAACAATGTACCGTTAGCTGATATACACATTCCTGAATCAGGAGCAAATATTGTTTCATACCATTCACGGGCAGACTGTGTTATCGTTTGACCGTTTTCCAATTCAACTGTCAAAATTGTTGTAGTGCATTCCATCACTTCTTCAAATTCAATCACATTGAATAATTCACCCCAAGCATCAGACAATGTCGCATTTTTATTTGATGCAATATAATTCCTAATGAACTGTTCAGTAAGGGGAAGTTGGAATTGACCAATAATGGTTTCAGGACTGATATTTAGGGCTCGAATCGCTGACGGATACAGTGAGTTAATATCAACTGACCCAATCCATTGGTGCATACCTACTCTTGGATCTGCAACATAAGCACCAGCAACTGATTCACCAGATTCGCCTTCTTTTCGGCCCTTCTTTCTTGGAGCGACCAAGCCCTTACTATGAACTTCAATATTAATTGCTTGCTCAATAAGCGCCACAGAACCTGACGTTTTTGTGATCAAAACAGTGTTTTCGTGAGCCAATTGATTTGAAAGATCAATATATTGGTTCTTGGCGTCAATTTTTACAATAAGCATAACGTCCTGTCTGTTATATTCAACAAACGTTTTGAAATCTTTTTTGTAAAGTTGATCTAACGAACCTTCATAAGCCGTTTTACGTTCTTTAACCTCAACTTCGCCCACGTTATCCAAGGAATAACTGTGAAGCTCATTATAGGTGTATTTTTTATACAGATCCAAATAATCTAAATGTATTCGACCGACTAATTCATATGTTAGTTGAGTCTTACCATACATTTCAAATCGACGTTCGCTTGGATATTGGTTCCAAAGACAAAAACGTTTAGTTTTTTCTTTCTTAGAAACAAATTCAATTCGCTTAATAATGTATGGAATATCGAATGTAGTTGAGTTCCACCCAGTTAAAACGTCAGCATCTTCAATCGCAGTAAAAAAGTGATCAAAAAGTTCATCTTCTGTTTTACAAAGAATAGTATCCTCAAATTGATCAGTGATCTTTTTTGCTTCCATAAAAGTCAATGTCGGTGGACCAATGACGTATGTTAATAGTTTACCAGTCCAATTCTGGTAAACAGTTATTGCAGTAATTTTGCCGTGAGGATCTTCTGGTGAACTAAAACCACGCTTTGGATCAAAGTCCACCTCAATATCGAGGAATCCAATGTTTAGATTTGGTGCTTCACAACCTAAGTAATTTTCTTCTAAATGTCGTGTAATCGCGTCATAGTCATCTTCAAATAAGTTATATTCAGATACTGATTGGCGCTCTTTTTGGAATTCTTTATAATTATTTGATTCGTATTTGATTAATTTATCACCATACATTGAATCAAAAGAACCCTTTTTACTCTTTGCGTAAAAGCGATATAATGCTGGTGTTTTTTTGAAAATTCGTTGACCATTAATTCTTTCAACGACGTGTAGGGTATCTGCGATTTTAATCGCATCGACATAAGTCATATTATTATTATCTCCACTTTTGCCTGGATATTAGGCTTTCTTTGTCACGGTTATTTTAAGCGCATAACCAACGCAATGTATTTACATTAGTTTCTTGTAGACATTTAATGGGGAATTACCCCATTAAATAATGCCAGCAGCGTGAAGCAATTGATCAACAGTTGATTGCTTCTCTTCACGAGCCTGAATAGCATCTTCTTTTTGTTGCTTATAACCAAGCTTGATGGCTTCATTGATTTCGGCTGGTTTAACTTGAAGTTCTTCAGCCAAATTCTTCACAGCATCCTTCAAGGAACCCTTTAAGGTTTCAATTTCTTCCAAAGTGTCAATGCCGGCGTTAATGATACTCTTGACCTTAGTCTTTTGAGTGTCAGAAATATTTAGAGTCATTATTATCTCCATTTATGTTATAGACAAAATATACAGTATTTTATTCAAAAATGTCAAAATCTATTCTTGTGTTTCCTAATTTTTTAGTCAGATTTTCAAACATCGCTATAGTGTCTCTTGCCAAATTCAAGAGCTCGATTTCTTTTCGAATTTTATCAAACGTTGCATCAAGGTGATCCAAATCTACGTGATAAAATTTTGAAAGCATTAGATTTTACCCTGCCCTAAAGAACGGAATCGTTTAAATCGAGGAAAACGGAGTGACCAAGTATCACCATCCTTATTCTTAGTAATCATATCAAATTCAATTTCAACAATCTCACCAATAAGCTCGCCACGCCGATCCCAAAAATCCTTCAGCATCTCATCAGTAAAACCAGTACCAACGTTTGATTTGATAGGCTTACCATCAAATTCGCCCGAAACTACCAAGTTGCCCATAACGCCGTCACGTTTCTTACCTTCTTTACCAGGTTCAATGTCGATAATTTGAAGATCGGCTGATTCACTTGGCTTCCATTTTAGCCAAGACTGTGACCGCTTACATTCATAAACAGCATCAACGTCCTTGACCATAATTCCTTCATAACCAAGAGCAACCATTTCATTATAAAATTCAGTCATTTTCTCAACACCTTCATCAGTGTCAAGATCCACATATAATTTGCTGACTACTGAAAGTGCTCCGTTACTAATTTGAGTGAAAGTTGGTTCAAGATCAGCTAATATTTCGTGCCGATCTCTAAGTCCCATAATAGACTTGCCGTTAAAAAATTCTCCCATAGGAACAATATCAAACATAGCATAATACGCAGCGCTTGTATCTACGTCATATTTTCTATTAGCTTGGGTCATCAATTCCTGAAAAGTTGCAGAAACCATTTCCCCATCAATCATAAGTGATAGTGGTGATTGTGATAGAAATTCTTTTAGATATTTTTCAATATGAGGAAAATTTTCATTCCTGATACCATTACGAGTATAAAGTTCAACAGTATCGTTATCCTTATCCAAAATGGCGGTAATACGAATCCCATCAAGTTTTGGATCAATTGCCTTCTTGCCCTTCATCTTCTTTGGATGCTTTTTAGAGTCATCAGCTAATTGAACTGACCAAACAGGAATTAGATACTTTAAACAATCACCACCGACTTCAATTAGCACTTTATTTACGGTAGTTTCAGTGACCCCGCAACGCATATCTTTAGCCAAGATATTACGATAAAATGAGTTCCAATCAACAATACAAGACTTTTCAGCAGCTTCCATAACTGCATCTCTAGCAGCGTTTCCAGTCAATTCTCGACTAGCTAATTTTTCAGCCAATTGGCAGAAATCGATCCAAGAAAACTTGCCGTCCTCTTGAAGTTCTTGATCAGTAAATCCAGCTTCATCAATCAAAGGGAGTTTTTTAATACCAAAAACTCGACGTGAATCATATGCTAACTTAAAAGCTTCAAACAGTTCAAAGCATCCTTCAACAGCCGCTTTGCGTAGAATGACTTTCTTTTCATTACTACCTGAGGTTTGTTTTAATTTTTGAATATATTTTGTTGCTCGAAGCATTATACTTTTCTTCCCATTACGGCTAAATCATTTTTGATAGTATCATCAGACATATATTGATATCCGCCCTTATTATAAGCAACTGTCACACGCTTAGCTTTTCTCCGGGCTTCCTGAATTGCTTCTTTTCGACCACATTCCAAACAAGTATCGTATCCAAGAGCTAATCTCTTGTCCGAATACTCATCATCACACTCAATACAAAATGCCATATTCCTACCTTTCTTAGGCTCAGAATAACACCATTGCGATTTTTAGTCAATGAAATTTATTTTTTAGTGATTTTAAATCCGTTATCTTGGAGTACCTTAATCAGGTCTTTAATAACTTTAGGTTTGATGTCTCTTTCAGATTCATCTAATTGTGACCATTCTTTGATCAATGGGTGAGTTTTGTCTTCATCATTTCTCATTTCACCATAGCGCCATCCATTTTGGCGGCGTTCGTTCAGCCAATCTTCGTGAAGAACTTTAGCAAATTGCTCAGCTAACGAGGAATAATCATCATTTGAGACGTAATTGTCAAATAAATCTTTGTTTTCAATTAAGCTTGATTCAAGGATAAAATTACCCATATGTAATGTTTTAGATAGTTTATTAGCCAGGTCATCCATTTGGTGTTCTGTAGGACATTCCTTTAAAGGAATGATATACCAATGTTCGCCATCTAACACTTTATGAAACATTTTAGTTTTTGTTGGCTCACCGTCATCATTAGTAGTTTTAATTACTGCAATAATATCTGGTAACATATCAGCCACGACTGAATAGAATAAAGCTCTGGATTCTTTATTCATTTCTTTAGTGTTAATCTTTACAAAATGTTTCAGTTTCATTCGCTTATCCCATAATCACTAAGTTTAGGCCAAACAACATCTTCTGGGTTTTCATACGTTTGTGGCATATCACGCAATGCTTTACGATAATTTGCATACTTGACTTTCAAATCATCTGGAACGTCAGACAACTGCGTCCAATCAGTGCCATTCAATAGGCCATTTCTTGCAATTCTGATTGAGAACCAATCTTGGTATATTTCAGCAGGCTTGAACGTAACCTTACCTTCATTCACATATGGAATAAGGTCTTTAGTATGGATCATTTCGTTATAAGAAAGATACTCTGCTTTGGTCACTTCTACTGTTGGCGATGGAATATCATTATGAAACTCATCATCATACCACCCCATAAACTTTCCAGTTTCTTCGTTGTAATGTAAATATATCATTTTTAAAATCCAACTGCTATCCAATAAATCCCAAGATTTCCTCGGGTTCTAAGCTGCCAATATGAAGAAGCTACATAATAAACACCAGCAACGTCATCAACAGAGTCATTGTTTGGGTTCATTGTACTACCAATAGCCACGCTTAAGACTGCATTTGGCCAAGAGGTGTTCCAATATACTGTTTTGATGCCGCCGCTTCCAGACTGATATCTTCCCCATTGTATCATTAAATCACCATTGAATCGGGCGTATCCGTTACCAGAAAATGTTGGTGCAGACTGGAAAGCACCTGATGAATTAATGTAAAGAGTATGTCCACTCATTTCAGTAGTCACACCACTACCTGGTTTACCAATAACTTGTAAGGTATCCGGAGTAAAGCCAGCATCAACATAACCACTGTTGGCTGTAACTCTACCAAAAGCGCCCGGTGGCGTAAATGGTGATATACCAGTAATAATACCGTGCTGATTTACTGAATATGTGGCATATTGATTCGTGCCGCCACCGTGCCTTACTGGCAAATCATAATTAATGTTTGTTGCCGATGTACCATTAATAGCAATAGTGCCACCCGAGCTGGTCATACTAATGCTTGACTTGTTAGATATATCTGTACCACTCGGTACGTTTATTGATAAGCCAGCTGACCCATTTGAAGCTGAAGTGATTCGACCGGTAGCATCAACAGTAATATTTGCACTAGAATATGATCCAGGAGCAACGCCAGAATTTCTGATTGAAAAAGTTATACCAGCACCGGGGCCTGAATCTGGATCATATCCACTCAAATCTAGACCTTGACCAGCAGTAAGTATCAAATAATCATTCCAAACAACAGGAACCGCTGTTGTATTATTAGATGAACCACCAGAAGTAGCATTAACTCTAAATGTTTGGAACATACTATTATCGCTAATATTTGTAATAATTCCTTTGGAGTTAACTGTTACAATTGAATTTCGATAAGTTCCAGCAGTTATCGACTGTGTTGGCAAATCTAAAGATATAGTACCTGATGTAGTAATTGGCGATCCGGAAACTGAAATCGATGATCCTGGAGAGTTAACTGCTATACTAGTAACACCAGTCGAGGTTGAGTTACGCCATTTTCCACTAACATATTTTAGTATCTGGCCTTCAGATGGGCTACTAATGACAACGTCGCCTAAAGAGCCAGCTAATGTTAATGATCCAGCAGTTCCTGCTATAGCATTATCAACATATGTTTTATTTGTCAAATCATCACCAGCCGTCGGAACAAAGCTAGTTTTGACTCGCATTGGCGTTCCGTCTGACCAAGTAGCAGTCCAGGCTTGTGTTGCTTCCACATATCTTAAAGTAGCATAATTGCCAGCTCGAGCAACTTCAATACCAGACTGGTCTGGATTAGTTTGACCATTGGCCATTTTATTTAATGTAATGACTTTATCTTCAACTTGTACTTCGTGAACAGCCAGCTGGGTTAAATTACCATAAACGTTCAAGTTGGCATTAATATTAAGAACGTCATTAAGTTTATCATATTCAATAGTGGCATAGTTTGTATGGGCCACACCTTGTTCACCAATGGCTAATTTATCAACCAAAGCACCATTTTTAAATACTCTATTATAATCTGCCATCAGAAGCTATCCCATTTCCTAATACTAAATTTACCAGTTATATTTACACCAGTATTGGTAGTTGTGTATGTTACAATAACATTACCACTTGACACATTTACACCAAATGTGACTCCTATGTCTACAGTTTGAGCAGTAGCTCTTTCTGCAATGTTAGCAGTTGTGGTGCTATTCGCAACAGTTAGAGTACCAACTCTGAAATTAGTGCCGCGTTTTAATATATAATCAACCAACATACCGCTGGTTGCAGAAGCCGAATAAGTTAAGCCGCCTCCGACGGCAACATTAGTCGCTGCATTATTCAAAGTTAATGTTTGTGTTGGCTGGGCTGCTAAGGCAGCATTCGCACCAACAAATGATATCGATGCTGCTGAAATTGATCCAGTAACAGTCAAGTTGCCAGTTACAGTTTCACCAGTAGTGGTCCAAAGATGGCGCTGGGCATTTGAAATTACTAATGCTAATTGATTTGGATTTGGTCTATAAAAACCTGTAGTCTTTTCATTACTAAATGAAATACCTGGTGCGCTTAGGGTGCCATCAAGTGCCAATTGGCCAACGCCCTTCCATTCTAACGTAGCTTCTGAATAAACTTCAAGCCCTTTAGTGTCAGTATTAAAGCGTAAATAACCATTCTGGCCAGCAGTATTCCGTTGAGCTGTAGTTCCTGCTGGCAATTTCAATGATCCAGTGGAGTTTGATGACCAAGTATGGTCTCCATTATTTTTAGACAGAATTACTGACCCTTCCGTTGCGGCGAGGCCAGTAATATCCGTTATACTAATTTGATTTGGATTAATTCCCATAATTCAAGGTCCCTGATTTCAATAATATTTATTAGAACCAGGGACCTTTAAATTAAAGTTATTAAGCTACAGGATTGATATATTCTACGAATACTGTACCAGCACCAGTGCCGGTTGCGCCGGAAATGTTAATTTCCATATCACCAGCACCTGAGGTATCACCGTAAAAATCTACAATGTAAGTACCAACAGTTTCAAGATCAACGTCAGCGTCGACTACATAATTGTCACTATTTTGTGTCACTGAGAATACTGGTGTACCACCAAATACGGTAGTAACCTTAACAACCAAGCGAGTAACTGTTGCACCAGATACCATACCAGAAACCAATGTTACTGGTGATGAACTATTGTATGCAAATGCAGCCTTTGCAGTAATTGTCGATCCAGCGGAAATTGTAGCAACTTGAGTGTCAACATATGCCTTGGTGGCGGCGTCTTGGGCCGAGGTAGGATCTGTAACATTGATAATCTTATGACTATCTGCATCAAGATCGGCAGCGAGAGATGGTGTGTTATCATCAGAAACCGCAGTAAGGTAAGTTGATGCGTCAATCCCCCAAGTACCAGAAGTCTTTCTCAACAAACCATCAGCACTCAAGGCGGCAATTGCTGTAAGATCACCATCAAGTGGTTGATATGTCGAGGCCGCATCACCAGTGGTCAAATATGTATTCGTATCAAGTGACCAAGTATCTGCAGCAGTTTTAATAAGGATACCACTTGTTCCCACCAATCCAGCAATTGCAGTAAGATCTGCATCAAGTGGTTGCGCATCCGCAATACCATAACCAGATAATGTGGTTGGTGTCCCTGAAGTGATTGCTGACCAATCAATAGCAATTGCGGTTGTAGACGCACCGGTTAGTCGACCCTTCGCATCAACTGTGAAAGTAGCAACAGAACTTGCAGATCCATATGAACCAGCATTAACAGAAGTGTCGATCAACGAAAGTGAATAAGATGGATTCGATCCAACACTAATGTCAGAACTGCCAGTGAGCGAAACAGTACCAGTTGACGAATACTGAGTCCAAGTCATATCATTCGTACCAACCGTAATTGGATTGTCCGTAGTAATTACCCATCCAGTATCAGCATATGTGGCACCTTCTTCAACGAATACGAAAGTACCAGCGACGCCAGTTGCGCCGGTGGCCAAATCGTCCGCACGAATCATATCATCTGTAGCTTGGACTACGTAGATACCGTTTTGAGAAGGAACATTTTGAGATTTAACCAACACGCGATCACCAGTAGCAACCGTAACGCCATCAATAGTTGATCCATCTTGTATAACATTGAATGCAATTGCAGTGGTAGTAGCAACTCGTACTGATTGTTTGAAACTCAAACCAGCAGCAATACCATCAACATATCCCTTGTTGGCAGCGTCGGTAGCATTATTTGGTGTTGGCACAGTAACAGCACCGGTGAATGTTGGGTTGTCCTTCGGAGCATAAGTTGAAGCAGCAGCATCTTGACTCAAATATGTCGAGGCTGCATCACCAGTGGTCAAATATGTATTCGTATCAAGTGACCAAGTGTTAGCTGCGGTCTTTGTCAAAATACCACTTGTACCAGCCAATGCAGCAATAGCATCAAGATCAGCATCGTAAGCTTGTACTGTCGAATTAATATCAGTTGTTTGGAGGTAGCCTGACAAATCTGCAGATTTCAAATAACCCAATGCATCGACGTCAGTATCAAGTGAGCCGCCGTCAGTGATACCATATGTAGTTAATTCAGCAGTTGTAGTATAGGCTGCCAAAGCAGTAGTCAATGCTGATTCGACAATAAACGGATCACCAAGACCGGTCAAATAGCCTGACAAACCAGAAGTTGTAGTATAGTCTGCCAAAGTAGTTGTAAGTTCTGATGAATCAATGTAGTTGAGAGAATCAATATCGCTTTGCTTCAAATAGCCTGCGGATGCCGCAGTTGCATCTGTCAAAAAGCCTTGTGTAGTAACATATGTTTCTGTAGCAAGCGCTGCGGTATCAACCGTGAGCTTGCCGCCGGATTGGGCAAGTACGATACCGCCTTTGCCAAGTTTAACGCTTGAGCCGATACCGACCAAGCTAAAGTTATTAATTGCTGCCATTTATATAATCTCCTTACTGGATATACGACAAAGTTATCTTAAACGAGCCGGAGGTCGAACTTCCGGCATTAATATTTAGGACTACTTTAGTTTCAGTATCATATACATATGATGGCTGTACACTGAAAACTTGTCCTGCGCTGGCAGCTAGATCCGTTTCATCAGCCGTCAACAATACATCACTATTTACTGAATCACCCACGATCAGCGTAGCAGATGAGTCATCGAAAGGTGTTACTACTTCAACAGTAACATCTGCAATCATCACCCCAGCCGGTGCTGTAAAAATAGTAACCGGAGTTACTGATTGGTAAGTATAAGTCAATGGACCAACAATACCATCGTTGTCAGTACCAGTATCTGACCAAGCTAAAACGCCACCAACAACCTTCAACACCTGACCCTCTGTGCCAAGACTCGTTGGCAATGTATAGGCCGAGTTTTGAACGTTGCTTGATACCACTTCGTTTGTGATTTTCATCGAACCTTTAATGATAAGTTGGTTAGCCATTATATAATCCTTAACTCATTTGTCTCAATGTGACGATTAAATCTTGCGGGGCTGTGGAAGCTAGATTAGTACCAACAATATCCACATTACCACCATTAAGTGTAGCAGTAAAATCTATACTTGGTGTGTCAAGCTCAGTACCCATATCTGTTATTGATGTTGCTGTGCCGTTATTTAATACGAAAAGGGTGCCCATTTTCCATCCATCATCCGATTTAAAAATATAATCAATGTATGTTGATGTAAAAATATCCAAATATGAAAATGTAAATGAATATTCTGTTGCTGGGGTCACTTCAACAGCAGTAACAGTAAATGATGGGACTATGTTATAGTCACCAAATAAAATTGACTTGCCAGCGTCCAAATTAAATTGGATATTATCGCCAGTTGCTGCGTCAATTGAGTGTCCATTTAGATCTAAGTCGCCACCTAATTGTGGGGTCAGGTCTTCACTAACAGTGCCAATTTTTGTCAATACTTGAGTATCAACATAATTTTTAGTCGCAGCATCTTGAGCATTTGACGGATCAGCAACCGAAGCAATAACTTTACCAGCGGCGTTTAATGCAACTCCACCATAGTAGAATACTAAATTCCCACTTGAATCATATAATGCACTAACGTAACCCCAAGAAGCGTCATTGCCAGTTGATCCAACAAGTAACTGGTTATCTAATCCGCCAGAAACTGCCAATTGTGTACCTGTTCCGCCAGTCGCTGTAATGGTAGTTTCGTCCGCCTCAACGGCAGCCGAATTGTCAATGAATACTAAATTACCAACACTATCAACAGACAGTATTTGATTTTCCAACCCAGCCGATGAAGGAAATTCATAATTACCAATTTCCAAACCTGGCGCTTTAATCGGACTTTTTACAATAAATTTATTTGCCATTGCTTATTACCTTACCTTATACGCTCATTTTTCTTGTAGTAAATTTGACGTATGAATTAACTGGTGAACTGATAGTAATTTCAACATCCGTACCATTCATTGCCGCAGTAAATGTTACATCAGGCGCGCCTAATTCTGTACCCGTATCAGATATTGATGTCGCCGTACCGTCATTCAATACCAACAATGTACCAATTCTAATGTTCGATGAAAGAGTTACAGTTGACCATACTATATTATCAACACCAATATCAACAGACCCTGACGGTGATGTAATCATCCAATTAGTTCCTGCATTCAATGTTCCAATATTAACAGTGACCGCCATACCATTTGTTAATTCACCAGCATCATTGGCATCGTCTGATCTGGTCCAAGAACCGGAAGTTGAAACTACATAGATACCATTTTCAGTAGTATCCGTCTGATCCTTAACCAACACTCTCATACCGTCAGTTAAAGTAATATCATCCAACGTGGTAGTAGTATTGTCAAGTGTTATATCGCTTCCTGTTGTGGATACATCAACAGGGTCTTTGTATATTATAGCCTGTGAATAATAGTAATCAATTGCCATATATTTGTATGATGTGTCATACGACAACATTACATATGGTAACTCCGCTAATGATTTTGTAAATTCAACAGCTTGACCAATAATAACAGCCGACAATTCAATCTCACCAGATCCATATGGTTCAAGAACGATATTTTCATCCGGGTTTGATATGATATTATTACCATTCGTATTTAAATCAGCACCCAAAATTGGGTTAGGATCACTTATTAAAGCAAAACTTGATGCAGAAGTTGTCGACCATCCAAGACCATCCCAATAAAGAGTATCACCAGTGGATGGTGATGTAGCAGTAACATCTGTTAAATCTGACAATGCCAAACTAGCATTAATAGTAAGAGTGCCACTAGTACCAACAGTTGTAACACCAACACCACCGACAATTGATATTGTTGATTGGTATGTATCAATGGCCACTGAACCAGTATTACCGTTAATCGTACCAACAGTATTGATTATGGAATTAACCCATTCACTTCCTGAATATCGAAGGAAGTTATCCGCAGCTACCGAGGTTAAATTAACATCAGACAGACCAGCTAAACTATTAGCATTGACGGTACTTGGCGCCCATTGGGTTCCGTCCCAAGCTAAAACTGCACCAGTTGATGGAGTGGACAGCACTTCAACATCTGACAAATCATTGATGGCCATATTTTGACCAACATACAAAATACTATTTGTATTATCAATTTCAGTATAAATTCCAGAACCAGATACACCCAAAATACTAATTGATGATGATGGCGTACTTGGTACTAATGGACCGTCACCTGAATCGGCGGCTATAGAAGCAAATATATTTTGATCTATCGCAGATGGTGCAACAGAAACCCAATTACTCGAACCACTGTCATAAACTAAAATAAATCCATCAGCAATTGATGACACATTAACGTCAGTTAAATTATTCAATGCGCCAGTTACATTTCCGGATACCCAAGTGGAAAGTGAGTCACTGTAAACCAACACATTACCATCAATTGCTGACCCAACATCGACATTAGACAGGTCACCAAGAGCCTTTTCAACCGAAATGGTCAAAGTAGAACCAGAAGCGGAAGTGGATACGCCATTAATTCCCGTAATAGCAATACTTTGTGCGTTTGATGCAGCAGTAATAGTATTAGTATCATCAGCAACAATTTCAGTTATAGACAATAAAGCATAATCCGGAATAGTATATTGTGACCATTCCATTCCAGTCCAAGCCAGTACATCGTTGACGCTTGGTGCTCCGTTTAATACAACGTTTGTCAACGATTCTAATGTATTATATTCATTAGTAATAGTAATTTGATCCAGTGTGGCGACAGTTGAAATACCAGGGCCGCCGAGAACCTTGAATACGCCTGAAACTGATGTTGCTGTATTAGTATCATCATCACTAATAGTTACTTCGGTTAAAAATGCAGGAGCACCACTAACCCACTGTGAAGATCCAGCATTCCAAGTTAATATATCACCATCGTTAGTTGTCGTAGTATCAACATCAGCTAAATCATCAAGGCTTAACGTGCCAATAACAAGGTCTGCTGGTTCCCAAATAGTACCATTATATTGAAGGTATTTTCCAGTACCAATATTTGTTAAATCAACGTCAGTTAAATCACCCAACGATGCAACACCAGTTGAATTTTCCCATTGACTAGTGACGTCATTATAAACAAGCGTTTGCCCATTAGTTGGTGTTGAAATAGTGACATCAGTTAAACCATCTAAGGTCGCTGTGCCGCCAATAATTGCAGCATCAACATATGCTTTTGTAGCAGCGTCACTACCAACAGTTGGTGACGCTAGATTTATTATTTTAGCATTTGCTACACTAACTGATCCAGTTCCATTTGGACGTAATACAATATTACCATTAACAACGCTTGTGTTAATTTCATATGCGCCAATGTTTAAATTTCCACCTAATGCTGGATTAAGATCATTCGATACCGTTTGAAGTACAGATTTACTTGAGGCTGAGGTTATTCTACCATATGAATCAACTGTAATTTGGGCCGCAGTACCAGTTGCTGCGCCGTATGATCCAGCAGTAACACCAGAGGTTGCAAGACTAATTTTAACACTGCCAGTCACTACTGAAGTAGTGATGCCATTTATACCGTTAAGAGTTAGTGCTGCTGATGATGACCCAGAAGTTGCTGTACCTGAGTCAGTCACAACAGATCCGTATGTGCTTGGCAATGTGCCATTTGATGCTAATGTAATTCTACCCTTAGCATCTACAGTAATGGAAGCATTTGTGTAGGATCCTGGAGTTAGGCCACTCACGTTGCCTAAAGCAAAGGTCATTGTTGTTCCAGAAATTGATGTTACAACATCAGTACCACTAAAAGTGAAAATTCCACTATCAGTGGTAGCGGTAGCAGTTCCAGTATTACCATTAAAGGTATTAAATTTGTTATAATTTATTGCTGCACCTGCGGTTACCGCAGTAATACGACCATAAGCATCGACAATCAAGTCTGTCGGTCGAGCATAAGTGCCAGCAACACCAGATATTGAGGCTAAGTCAACATTTAATGTTCCGTTAGCAATAAGAGGTGAATTTGCAATAGTTAACGTTGAATTTGGTGATGCTAGGCCAACACTAGTTAAACCACCGCCGCCGCCAGCACTACCTGGGTCAGTATTGGTTATAGTAAGCTCATTACCAGTTTGGGTAATACTAATACCACTACCAGCTTTTAAGGTATTAAATTGTAATGTTTGTCCAGATTTGCCAGCATAGACACCAAGACCAGTGCCTAAATTAGCACCGTCATTAGCTTCACCAGTACCGCCAGCTTGAACTGTTGCTGGTGCCCAAGAAGTACCATTCCAAGTTAAAACTTGATCTATTGTTGGCGTTCCAGTAACATCATCAAGATCTGTTATTCCTAATGATACTGCACCCGTTTGTGTATTGACACTTGTAACAGGAGCATCTGCAACTGCAATTGTTATGTCATTTAAATTTTCAGTAACGGTAACATTAGAGCTACCAGAACTAATCCTTCTGAATTGAAGAACCGTTCCAGATTTCGCTGAAAATACTGCGGCTCCAGAGCCGATTAAACTCTCACCATTAGTGACATCACCAGTTCCAGAAGCAGTCGGAGTTTGCCACTGAACATAATCAGCTTCAGCAGAATTTGGATTATCTACTATTGTTAATACTTGACCTGGTGAGCCAATAGGCAACTCATCAACGATATTACCTACGCCAACCAACAAACTTCCGCTTGATAACGGTAAGCCAGTAATGCCTCTGCCCAATACTACCATATTGATTTTACCCTAAAGAAATATATTTCATTGATATTTATTTTTTCTTTTAGATAAGTCAGGCTGCTTTGAAAACTTTGTCACCAGTAAATTTTATCAAAATAAATAGCTTGATTATTCAAAAAGGAAATATAATTAATGCCATTATTGCCTGGTTTAGTTGGTTCCACCGCTTCAGCACAAGTCGGATCAGGCGGTGATCCATATTGGAACAGTGTAATCTTATTGGCTAATTTTGATAGTGGATCAGTATTGAATGCAGATATCGATGCTTCAGGAAATACTGCATCAGTCGCCCGATCAAATTCGGCAATTACAGTTCAAAATACGTCACCAGCAGATACTCCATATTCATATTATTTGAACAAAACCTCTGGCAATTATTATTATAGAATATTTCCATCAGATCAATCAGTATGGTCATTTTCTGGGCCATTTACCTTTGAGTTTTGGATCAATGCTGTTTCTATAAGCAATAATGGTTATATGATCAGTAACCGATCAGATAACACATCAAATTTTGGTTATGAACTACAATGCAATTCATCTGGAATTCTTACGTTCAATTTAGGGTTTGGTACTGGTGGTAGTTCACTTAACACTGGAATTAATAAAAGCAGCTTAACTGGTACTTGGGCCCACGTCGCACTCACGCGAGATGGCAGTGACGTAGTTCGATCTTACTTAAATGGGTCGGTAGTTAATAGTGCTACCATATCTGGTACTACGTATCAATCAACTCAACCGATGTGGATTTATGCATCAGGTCGTGGTTTAACCGGTTGGTATGGAGCATTAGATGAAATTAGAGTTACTAAAAGTGTCGCTAGATATACTGGATCAAGCTTCACAGTACCTTCTGCACCATTCCCAACTTCATAAGCCTGTTAGGCTAAAGTAGTATCACCAATCAAATCCCATTCATTAGTGCCAACTTTGGTTAAAGTAACCGCACCAAATTGCTTTCTTATAGCTAATGACTCTGGATAGTTAACTGTAACACCGCTTCCTGGCGATATAGATACTTGACCGGCGCCTACTTGAATTACTGAAATCTGATAACCTACCGGGAAAGCTACCGTTGCATTAGGCGGAATAGTTACTGTTTGCGGTGATGCATTTGATGCTCGAATATAAACATCAGATATGACCAAATCATATGTTGTAGCTGTGACTGTAGTTATTGGCGTAACATATGGCGTAAACTGTGCTGTACTAATAGCATCAGTAATACCATAACCTGCCAATGTGGTCGGGTTCGTACCAGCAGTCACTCGGCCTTTGACATCAACTGTTACTGACTTATATGTTCCAGCTGATACTCCACTATTAGCCAATGTAGTAGTAATTGAAGTGGTGCCCGTACCAGTAATATCGCCAGTTAATGATACGCTTTGGTTGGCGGTCAAATATGTATTAGTGTCGAGGGTCCAAGTGTTTGCGGCAGTTTTCTTTAAAATACCACTCGTTCCAGTCAGTGCAGCGATCGCATCTAAATCAGCATCCCAAGCTTGGATGTCGGTGCCGATCACAGGAGTACCAGACAAATCACTATAAGCACCAGTTGTAGAAACCGTAGCAATAGTTAACCACGAAGCATCGGTGCTAGTGCCATTACTTTTAAGCACTTGGCCTGATGATCCTCCACGCACTGCCAATTGAGCACCAGTACCGCCCACATTTGTAATAGTGCTTGAGTCAACATCTATACTAATAGTGTAGGCAGGTCCAGTGGTTACTGTTAAACCATCACCGACATCAATAGTAACTACACCTGGTGATGAAAATTGTGTCCACAAAATATCATCAGTTCCAATGATCGCAGGACCATCTGGGGAAACTATAACAAAACCACAATCGCCATATTCAGTACCTTGACTTACAAATACTGATGTACCGCCAGCCAGTTCTGCATCTTGGTCAGCATCAGCTGATCGTGCCCAAGAACCGGAAGTTGAAGCTACATAGATACCATTTTCAGACGAATCCGTTTGATCTTTAACCAATACTCTCATACCATCAGTGATCGCAACACCATCTAAAGTGGTAGTAGTATTATCAAGTGTTATATTACTTCCGGTTGTAGTTACTTGAACTGTTTCCTTGAAACTCAAACCAGCTGCAACACCATCAACATATCCCTTAGTTGCAGCATCATTAGTTCCTGATGGTGCGCCAGCTAATGTCAATGTACCAGTCATTGTACCACCGGATTTTAACAAATAAGCAGTAAGATCTGGAGTTCCAGCTAAATCACTATACAAACCTGAAGTAGCGACTGTAGATAGTGATGGTGTACCAGAGACTTCCGAATATGCAATTGTTGCGTTAACCCATCCGCTACCATTATATTTTAAATATTCGTGATTTGCTGGTGAAGTAACATCGACATCAACAAGATCAACCAGTCCAAGAGATCCAGAACTGCCTGGTACTGAGTTAATCCAAATGCTATTTGTAGCATCATAAACCAAAATATCACCATCAGCTGGCGTAGTTAAAGTGACATTATCAAGATCACCAATACTACTTGGTACTGATGGCTTATTTGTTAGGTCATTATAGTCACCAGAGAAAGCTGATGAGCTGTCTTGTTTCAATGCTAAAGCAGTAGCAAATTGATCGTATTCAACCGCGTCACCGGTAGTAGACCCCGATGTTAAATTTATTACTTTGTTTGAATTTAAATCTAAATCGGACGATAGTGACACTAAACCGCCCGGTGTTTGAAGTTCTAAATCAGATCCATTTTTAACAAGTTTAGGACCACTTTTGCCAACCTGAAACTCAGTCTGACTTGTGCCCTTGATATTATAGACTACCGCCATTTTTACATCCTTCCAATATCAGTGATAAAATCACTGTCACTATACTATCTATAGTGTTACTGAATATGTGTATATTTATTGTTCTTACTGAGCAATAAGAGTAGAGAACAATCTGATACTTCCAGTATAAGTATCCAAAGAATCAGTTGACAGTCTTGAGAATCTAACGGTGACGGTATCAAGCGGCTCAAACACATTTGCTGGAATGGTCCACGTAATAGTATGTATCAAATCATCAGCATTTGACACTGATGCCAATGAATCTGCCGTAAAATCCCAATTTGGTGCTGGACCGCGGGATGGATAATTAGCAGGTGCGATGCCTGGGCGCTGGTATTGATAAGCTAACGCAAGCCTTGCAGTACCTACAGCACTGTCTTCTTTAGCAACATTTGCATAGAAGGTAATTGGAAATGATGTATCATAGTTCGATGGGATGACAAAATCTGCATAAATTGCTGAATCACCCGATGGGTCAAACACCGCAACCTTACTATCTCTAACAATATCATTATTGACGTTTGGAACACCAACATCATAATTCCATATTGCAGTAAGATCTAAACTAAACTTAGGCAATGAGTTGGCAAAATAAGAATTTATGAATGCCAAAGCTTCTTCGACAGTAGTAGCATTTCCTAAACTTGCTTTTAGACTTGTACCAACTAAATCAGCACCTTCAGTAGTTGAGGTTGAACTGCCAATTTCAGTCTTAGTGAAATATAAGTTATCAGTAAATGCAGTATTAAGCTGAATAGAATCAGAATTAACTGTGATGCTTGAATCTGCGGCAATTATATCAATAGTATTACTAGTTTTAGTTAAACCTGCGCCAGCTGTTACACCATTTGCTAATTGAGCATCCACATATGCTTTTGAGGCTGCATCACCATTGTCAGTTGGCATTAGAAGATTAGTTATTGTATAACCATCCATATCAATATCGCCAGCCATTGTTCCACCAACTTTGGCCAAATAATCTGCCGAATTTTCATTCGCCATAGTACCAAAACCAAGGGCCGTACTTACTTCAGATGGTGTGCTTGACACCCATTGAGTACCATCACCGATTAAGAAATTGCCAACTGTCGGAGTGACCACACTTAATGAATTTAGTGCTGGTGATAGACCGATTAATATATCATCAGCATCAGTACCAATGACAATTCCTGGCGAATCACTTAAGATACCTCGATATTGCGCAATACCATTTTGGGCCAAAACAAAGATGTCAGCACCTGAACCTAAATTCGTACCATCAGTAATAGCACCGCCAGCTAACAAAATTTCAGTAATCGTTGCTTTATTCTGTGTACTGGCTGAAACGTCATTAATCAATAATTCATCAAGTGGGCTGATTGCAGTGTTCTGTGCCAAGTTGGATAAGTCCATACCAAATTGAATTGGACTATTAGCAGCATCGCCATTAACTACTTTCAATCCACCACCGCCGATGGCAGTCATTTGAACTTTTTGTAACGTTAAGCCATTGAACGACAGAAACCCAGGTGTCCCAGTTATATTAGCAATAAAATCTAAATTATCATTCTGTTCTTGTAATACTGATCCAATATCATTTTGGGTTAAGATGTTATTATCAGCAGCCGTCCCGTTTGTCCATTGTGAACCATCATAATATAATATATGGCCTGCTTGTGGGGTGCTAGTAGACACATCAGATAAAGAATTAACATCAAAATCTGCCGATACCCAAATTGATCCATTAAATGTTAATACCTGACCAGTGAGCGCCGTGGATACGTTAACATCAACCAAATCATCAAGAGAGCCGCTTGAGCCGCCACTACCATTGTCACCGTCAGATGCTGCTACAATCTGGCCTTTTGAGTTGACTGATATGTTAGCATTAGTATAAGTACCTGGTACAACACCAGTATCATCTAAGGTAACTGAATTAGAATATCTTGCCATTGTCCGTTGTTATCCTATTACACAGATTGAGTAAAACCATATATTACTGCATTAACATTATTACTAGTTGCTTGAACCAGTACCACGTGAGATGGCGGAATTACAATACCAGTATTTTCCAATATATCATTAGGTGCGATTGGTGCTTGATACTCAATATAATCAGCAGGTGATAAATTCGCCAAAGCAGTTGATTCATCAGGTGCAGCAACAATAGCTACCGAAACTGTGACCGTTGCAGTATTTCTATTAACAATTCTAATGTTTCCAGTGGTATCAACATCAGAACCAGAAGAATATAAGGCAGTGTTTATACCTGAAGCTAAATCAACATTTTGTAAAAAGCTTGCCATTTACCTATCCTTCATTACATTTTAATATATTTATTACTAAATTAATTTTAGAACTGCGCCATAAAATATTCTTTAGCTGGTCTGCTAAACGCCTTTTCGATGGTAGTTTTCTTCGTAGTATTTTCCGAAATATCGTGGAAAATAACCTCATCTTCCAATTTCGGTGTTTCGACGGAAGTTGTAAAGTCAAATACACTGAAAGAAAATGTTGGATTGCCATCAACACCATCTGGATATGTTATAGAAATACCATTGTCAGAAGTAGCTTGTAATGTTCTATTAACCATTCCCGTAGGAGTAGAAACCTTAATACCACTTCCGGAATTTATTTCATCAACTAAGTCAAAATAATCTGACACATTGTAGCCATTTATTTGATCAACATTGGTTAAGTCATTACCTGACATATTAATAGCACCAGTCATCGTGCCGCCCTGTAATGAAAGACTTGGATCTTGAACACCAGAGTGGAATTGGTACCAGGCGCCGTTCACATATGCCTCAATTACTGTTTCATCGGTATTAATTCTCAACATACCAACGTGCGGTACCGACGGTCTAAAATTAGTTGGGCCATATGGAATAGTGATCGATTCATATCCGCCAATAATTGGATTATCCGGAATTGAAATTTGAATTGATGGACCAGTATCATTAACTGTTATTTGATCAGTAGTTCCAATTATAGTCTTAGTAGTATAATCTGTAGCATCCCAATACATCAATCCCTCGTTGAATGATGGGTTTGAAAGCTCATCAAGCAATGAATTGCTGGCTTGGAAATCGTAAACTACATTCGTACCAGATACTACACGACCTTTAGTATCGACAGTAACTTGATTGAAAGTGCCAACTGGAATAATATCTGGCAAACTTAAATTAAGTGATGCGTCGTGTAGGCCTGAAATTGTAACAAAACCAGTAACATCACCATTAAATGTAATACTAAAATCATCCAAGCTGAAAACAGGTGGGCCAGCCACACCATCAGCATTGGCAATATTAATACCATTTGAAGCTAACATTGTTTGATTTTCAACAGCAGTTACCCAGCCCATTGAGTTTAATTGCACTCTATTAAACCATTGGCTTGTAGGCATATTAGCATTAGGCAAGTTCAAGGTAGTTCCAATTGTAACATTACCTAAATCAGTAACAGTTGCTTGACCTTGAACATCACCAGCCAATGTGATAGTAAAGTCATTAGGATGAATTACTGGATCGCCAATTGACATATCACCATTCACGATAGTCATACCAGGACCGGCAGTAAGCACTCGTTTAGTTCCTGAAACTACACGACCTTTGTTATCAACTGTCACTAAATTATATTGACCAGGGGATCCTACTAAATCTAAGTCAATTGAAATAGTAGTATTAGCTAAGCCGGATATAACCGCATAACCATTAACGTCACCATCAAAATTTAAATAAAAGTCATTAACTGAAATTTTAGTATTCGCATCATAGCCGTCTGGATCGGTGATAGTAAGACCTGAGCCAACTTCAATTTCTCGGGTTATCACACCATCATCAGTACCAACTAAATATCCGCCAGATGGTAAATCAGTGTTCAAATCCTCTATGTAGGATTCTAAACTCTGACCATTAACTGTGATATCATCAGCTACCAATTCTTGTGTATGGATTGTCTGGAACGTACCCATATTTGCTACAATGTTACCAGTATCGTCAAAGCTCATTCCTGTTGGAATATCTTCTTCAACAGTAACTATAGATATATTACCAAATTCATAATCAAACGGGCTTAAGAATATTTCATTAATTTCAACTTGATTACCATTGATTGATTGAACTGTATAAGTTCCATCATTTGCACTAGTTCCAGATAAAATAATAGTGTCGCCAACTGTTAACTCAGTCTGGCTTAAGTCAATACCATAAAGTGCAAACGTCAAGCTATTAATAAACTGAAATCTAGACCCTTTAATAGTTACTGGTGGCTGCAAGCCTGCATCAAGATTGGAATTAAATGCAGTCGTTAAGGTAATGGTATGTGATGTAACATTAGCAATCGTGTATTGGCCATCTTGCTCATCGGTACCATCAATATCAATTTTCTGACCAGCAAAGAAACCTAAAGCTTCAAAATTTTGTGAAGCTGAAATAATCTGCCCTGGATTGTTTGCAACGATAGTGATATCACCACTGGTGGAAATAAATGACACAGTTGGCTCAAAGGAAAATTTGTTTCCTCGACGATAAAAATTTAAATTACCATCGTTATCAAATACAATGTCAATACCGTCATTCTGCCAACGCCCAGTTTCATAAACAGTATTAGCAATGCGAATGTCAGTACCCATATTATTGAGTGTAATTCCGCCACCAGCAACCAGGCCTTTAAATTCTAGCAGTTGATTATTTTTTTGTTTGAAAATTTGGAAATTAGATGAAAGATTATAACCATTCGTGACATAATTGGCAAGGTCTGGGTCTGGGCTTCCATTTCCACCATTACCACCTGAATTTGAGCCACTTTCTACTGGTTTATTAACAAAGGCTCCAATCTGAGGATCATACACAAATGCATCGCCTTCAACTGGATTAGATATCAGTCGAAAGTCTGGTAGGTATGAATTTGTTTTTCTTGTGCGCGATGCGTAAATTGCCATTTAGCTATCCTCAAAAGTTCATTAAAATTCGACTTACAGAACCAAGCTGAGCTAAATCTTCTGAAGTTATTGGAGTTGGTACTACATAGTCCCTATTAATTCTTGCCCTAACAAATACAAAATTTCCCTGGATTATGAAAGAATCAACACCAGTGTCACCATCAATACCAGATGGCATCATTGGATTTACAGGATATTCAATGTAAGGATTCATACTGGTAAGCATAATTGGAAACCAATCATCTTCAGTTGGATGTAGTTCTAAGGTTGCTTCAATGTAAAGGCGGCCAGTAAAATTATCCAATTTAGCACTGATGGTATGTATTCCGTCAGAAAATCCATAAAATCCATCTGCTTTGACCGCCGGGCCAGTGACATTTAGACTGCCACTCGAATCGCCCATTAATTCATAACTTTGTATAGACACAAAAATCCCAGCCTAAATAAACGTTTATCAAACTTATTTATTTAGACCGGGATTGTATGGTGAGTTAATTTTTTTATGCTATTTGGAGGACTTTTGGTTTTCTGCCTCGCTTTTTGCCTGCTTCTTTTGGACTTCCATCTTTTTTAAGGCCATACACTGAAGCTAGTTTTAGCGGATCCATTCCATCTATTGTAATAATTTGATTGGGCACTACGTGAAGTTGACGACCGTCAACAGTGCTAATGCAGAAAAAATCTATTTTGGTATCATTTCGCCTTATATACGTTAGGCTAACGGTTTCTTTAGTTCGTCCTTGCGTTACGCCGCCGAGACCAAGGAGTGGACGTTCTATCATCATTTCTGCTCCTGGTTTGAGAACGTTTTTGCTGACAAAACCTTCAATAAGTCCTAAATCCATATTTTTAACCTTTATTATTATAGGGTGGTAAACAATCCCATAGTATTAACATATTTCAACAAGTCAGTCAAGCAAACATTTCAGTCAGTTACCCATAAATAACAGTGAAAGGAGAAAACATTATGGCTAAAATAGTAGAAACTAACACTATCTTGACTATTAGCAAATTAGTTAAGACTAGTGATAATACAGAAACATTAGAATTGCCAGAAGATTTTACTGACACGGTACTTGAGCTTGTAGCACAATTACTTGGCAGTGACTATGTTGTTGAACTAACTGTCGCCTAATAATCTTCTGATAAATATTAACGTGGGACGAATGTCCAACTAAAGGAGTTATCAAAATGGACCACGACAATTTTCTTTCCGAACTTGAACGCTGCATTTTAGCAAACTCAAGTTCACCACCAGATCTGCTTCCAAAATCATACAGTTCAGACGATCTTGCCTCTATGTATCTCAATGGAGACTTTGATCCAGAAGAAGATGAAGTTTATTACAGTGAAGAAGATCTCGAAGAAGAAGATGAAGATATCATCCAGGTAATTTACATCGACGACAGTAACTTTTCAAAGCTTGATCCTGAAGAAATTAAAGCATTTATCAACAACTTATCAACCATATTAGGTGTTGATGCTTATTCTGAAGAAGAAATTGCTCGATTTATTGAACAATGTAAAAAGCCTAAAGACTGAGGTAAAATGGAACACTGGCTAGCGGTAACACTCCTTTGGGGTGGTGGAACACTTATTGTACTTTGCTTACTCAAACTATTGTTTAGTTTGATGTCAAATCCTTTTGACGACCTTGATGATGAAGACTTGAAGGAAATCGATGAGGCAGGTAAAAATCTAACTGACCTAGGCGGTAAAATTAACTTTTAAAATAAAATAAGTCGGTCAATGAAATCAGCCAACCGTTCAATTGTTGACGAATGTTGATCATACGCATAATATTCAATAACAAACTGTTTCCTATTATCTCCCGGATAGGTAAATTTCTCACCCACAATTTGTTGTCCTAAATTTGGTTCACCCACTGCATAGATAATATCTTCCATTCGATAATAACTATATCCTTCATCCACTATCTGAATGTTTTCAAAAGCATATTCAGGCGGCCACAATGCCTCAATAATTAAAGGCATTGCAACCTTAAGTGCATCTATGTGGCTAGGGACGAATTTTCCCTGATAGATAATTTTTAATATAATCATTTGACAAGGCTGTAATAAGTTTCAAAAGCTTCCGGAATTTGAATATTATTCAGTTCAAGACGGTGCTTGAGTTCATCCATGCCAACCATATTGACCACATTCAGCCAATTGGAATAAGTTTCCTCTTCCGTGGCACATTCAAGATTCCACAGCTTTACCAACATCTCATTAAAAACTTCTTCGCCTTTCAGGGTTACTTGGCGAGCGACATAAAATGCCTGCAGGATTTCAGGATGTCGTTTGTTTATGTCGTCCCAATTTAAATCAATAGAGGCCATTCATTTTTCTCCGAAATTGCAGCGCCCATCTTCTTTAATATAAGCGCGAAGCGCGAAAAATTTACCTTTCGGCGAAAATTTTCCACCAGTTCAATAAACTACATACTTATTTGCAAAACAGCGCGAAATCAATTTCCCAAGGTTCCATAATAGGATCAAGTGCTTCTCGCAATTTTTCATTATAGACATAAAAATTAATACGATCGTGATTTGTCCAAGTCGAAACAATCTTACGTAACTCTACATTAAACCATTCCAACTGTGCCCAAGCGGCGGCTTCGCGTTCAGCTTTAGGAAGTTCAGTCATTGACTCAAACATCATATCACTATGTTGTCTCCTGAGATCGTGAAGTCGGCCCGAAAGATCATTCATCATATGTGCCCATTCTTCACTATGGGTGGAAACCACATATGGAATCACTGTAGTAGCTTGAAAGCTGTTATCTGACATTCGTCCATCCATTCCAGTACAATGCTCTGTTGATAAAAATACTTACAAAATATAATTTGTTCTTCCCAGGAAAGTTTATCCCATCGGATTTTCAACCATCGGCAAAAATCCAAATAATATCGTTCCCTAATCCTAAAAGTCCCATTAGTAAACACTACATCATTAGGTGCTTTCTTTTCCCAATCAAGTATTTCCGTATCCTGCTTGGCCAAGAGGTCTTGCGTATATGGTTCTACTTCTTCTGAAATCAGCGTAATGATTTGTTTTTCCATCTGGGTCAATTCTATCATAATAGTATCTTATATGCGGTAAATTGAACACTGTCAAGGAATGATTGGAAATAACCATTATGGCGCCACCGCAAAGCAAGTTGAATTTGTTCTTCCCAGGTGCATTCTTCCCATATTAGTTTAAAGAGTCTACCATAGTGGTAATCGTGATCCATTATACTCGCCTCCAGCTCGTCATCAGTTAGGCGGCCATTTTTATGATAATGCGTAATCACAGACCTGTCGTGCCTTTCCTTGGCGGTAATTTCTTTGGCGGCGTGAGGAATATTCATTAGTTTTTCATTATCCTATAACCTAATATTTTAGTATAATGTTTCAAGATCCAGTTGGGAATGGAGCAGAAGGTACACCAAACAGACCATCAGTAGTGTATCTTGCTATTCCTTTGGTCACTCTGAATTCGTCAATACGACCAGTAAACCCTCCAGATGTTGAATTTCTACAGAACAATCTAAACGGTTGGGCTGAGGACGACATCGTACCAGGAACGGCCGCTGATGATTTGCCAACCATTTCACCGTTTAAATAAATTCTAATGAAATCCGCCGAATCACGGGTAATGGCCCAGAATTGCCAAGTGTCATATCCCGCAGATGCTCGATTCTTATTGGTTAAAACAGTAGTCCTGGATGGTGCACCTGTCATATAGCAATTAAATTTAAAATAAGTATCTAAACCAAATCCAAATCCCTCAGAGCCAGTCCAACTCGTTAATTTATTAAAAAACCCGCCAGTGGACGCGAAACCGCTATTCACATAATACGCCCAAAATTCGAAAGTAAACTCGCCGTCAAATAACCAATCTGAACTAGATGCAGTAGTTATACTCACATATTGAGTGGTGGAAGTGGTATTGATATATCCACCGAATGGTGAACTTACCGGTCCGCTGACCTGAATAGTGGGTGATGTAGAAGAAGCAGTAATAGAAGAAACGTTACCCTTCACATCAGCAGCAGTGTCAGTAACTGAGGATGCATCATCCCATCTTAGCAACATAATAACATTATCCCAGTAAGGATCACCTGACGATAAATTTGCAACCTGTGCAGTAAGGGTAGATCCAGCAAATCCCACTTGAATGGCCATACATATAATTCTCCTTTCATTCTTCAAATTTTACTCAATACTAAAGAATATTTATAGTCTGGCCAGGTGTTATTTTATCAATCCGGCTTTCTCACACAGGCACTTCATCTGTTGTTTTTGTCATTAGAACCTGGGTGTGATATTTTTCTCTAACTTCTATTAATTTTTCATTATCCTATAAGCTGCCAACTGATTATTGTCAAGCCTTTTTACAAAATCCTCGTTGTCAGTATGGACGGCAATTTGGATTTGATCATCATAGGACAAAAGGCCAAACCACACTGCATTGGAGAACTTGTGCTTGTGTTTTAAATATTCTTCACGTTGGTCACATTCATCAGTCCAGGACCAATTTCCCTGATCAGCTTTCTGATATAATTGCCACAACTGTTGCCGCTGCTTCTCAAGTCTAGCTTGATATTTTTCCCTGACGTCCATTAGTCTTTCACAATCCAATATGTGGTTAATTGACTTTCATCCAGTCTATTGATTAGTTTTGGGTGGCGGCTAATTATACAAAGGGTAATTTGATCTTCCCAGGACAATTTGTCAAACCACATATGCAATTTAAGTAACAGTTTGGAATCAAGAGCTTTTTCCATTCGATCCAATTCATCTAGTGTAATTTTATCATAGTCAGCCTGACGCCATACTTTATGGAGAGCAGCCAGATGACTAGTGTACAGTAGATGATAACGTTCCGCGACAGGTCCTGTCCTCATACCAGTATCCTTGCGGCTGTTAGACTGAGTTCATCGTAGAAGAAAAATATATTATTTTCATTGAAATAATTAAAAATACGCTGTTCTTTCAGTGCTTTAATGAATTCATCCAGATCCTGAACCATAATTGTACCTACACTGCGTTGCTTACGCTTATAAAAATTTTCAATTATTTCCTCAAATTCTTTCCTCGTCAGTCCTTCCCGGACGCCCTGAACCTTTGATGAATAATCCTTGAAAGTCAAAGTTCGGGGTTCTTCCTTGTTGGCTGGATAGAGGTTCATTGCACCAGACCTCTTTCCATCAACAATCACTACCCATCGGTTCTTGGCTCGTGTCTGAAATTCAATTTTCATCCACATATCACCATAGCGTCTCTGACCAGTGGTATAAAATCCCGTATTGTGAGATAATACTTATAAACTCGCTTATTGTGAGCCGTTTGTTCATAGTGGGATTCTGGACCGCTATTTTCCAAAACCACATAGGTGTTTTTTATAAACTTTGGATCCATCATAGCCACGTAAAGGTGAACTTCCAAAAATGGCCAATGGTACAAAATATGACTTATATCGTGCTCATACGGTTTCCAGGCATTATAACCAAAGCTACTATTTTTTTCACGATCATAATTCTTTTTCACAATGTCAATCATAGGAAAGATATCCTGTGGTTGGGATAATTTACAATTTCCCATACGGCGAATATATCGCAACTGTTCCCGGGTCAAGTATGAAGTTAGCTCAGTCATATACCACCAACTGATCTTGAATTATAATAATTGCAGTTTTTTGTTCATCACTGAGTTCGCGGGACAAGCAGGATTGATGGTTACACTTGAGGTAATAGGTTATTTGATCCTCAGGAGACAATTTATTCCAACCATCAATTATATGATATTCAAGTATTTGATTTGCTTCCACGAGTCTAAGATGGTACTCGTCTCCCGTTATGTTCTTGCAAGTAAAATTATCATAAGCCAGATCAACAGTTTCCTGTGATTCATTGAAATAAACTTCAACTATCATACAAAGTTCAGTTATTGTCACGATAACAGGACCACAACAGAGCGTTGAACATCATCCAGACAATAAAGCAAATATGGCTGATCTTTCATATGTTGCATCACAAATGTAACTTGGTCCTCCCAGGTCAATTGACTACAGATACTCTTACACCGGGCGACCATCATATTATTAATTGAAGCTTCGGCTTCCCGGACTGTTTGACTCCGGCCACCATAATGCACGATGTCAGTATCTGAATGATTCTCTTTGAGAAGCTGATCTAAATCAAAAAAATCCTGTTGAGCTCGAAGCAAACATTCCTTATAGTTAATATGAGCTTCTTTTAAATTCCATTTCCAAGTCACGACACTATCCTACAAGCATTCCGCTGCCACTCAGGCATAAAGGTGATCCAAAATAGCATCTCTTCCGCATACTTGGGAGTATCGTGACTCATAAGAATATAGGTTGAAATTTGATCCTCTTCGGACAATTTATTATAAAGTCCACGAAGCGAATCTTCATAATTGGCATTCAGGACTTCATATACACGAATCCATTCAGTAACTTCCTTCCGACCCGTAACCATTTTCTTACGGATTTCCAATCGTTCCTTCAGTGTATCAATTATGTCAAGATTCAATGTTAGACTCCAGGTGCAAATTTATTGGGATTTATAAATTATACCAAGGGAAATGTCAAGGGCCTTATTCACTATAAAGCACCAATTGGTCCTGAATTATGATTATGGCAGCAGCTTGATCTGTGGTCAAATATGGCAATAAGACTTCCTGAGCTGAACACTTAGTATAGAATGTAATTTGATCTTCTGGTGAAAGGTTTTCCCATATATGGACGATTCTACTCTGACGTTCCCATATAAGGTGTTTGACTTTATCATCATATTTCTTTTTTGTAATAACACCATTATGATATTCCTTATAGGCGCGATCGCACTTTTCATAATGATCTTCATATATGTACTTTACCGTGGTGGCAAATAATCGTTCTATGTCCATTATATACTTTTCCCGAAATCAATAGGGCATAAAAGAAATTTTTCGGTCTGATCGAAAAGCCCCGTGAAGTTAAGCATAATGGAGGGTTTTTTGTCGAGTAAGAAAGATACCGAAATCAATGGGTCTGAAAAGAAAACTGGTAGCCAGATGTCGGCCCCCCTTTATACTTTAGTCAACCCTGAAATTCACTACACGCACCACTTTTTTTTCGAAAAATATTTTTTTTCTTTTCGGTTGACTTATCTTTTTCAATCAGTTAGGAGAAAAGATTCAGGACGCCGACGAAGAACATCACGGCGTGTTCGGGATAGAGAAAACTGAGCTTGATCTGCACGTCTGTAACTCCTCTGTATGTGTCTGTTATATAGGATCCTGTCCTATAGTCAAGAGCTTTTATTGTATTGACTCTATGCAGGAAAGGCCACTAGAGTCTCTACTCCCTGATAGCCCCTCTGCCAAAAGACTTGACGGGCCTTGGCTCGGGCTTCATCACCATCACGGGCCTTGACTTTGGTCGTATTGGTGACCGTCTTATTGCGCTTGGTGAGCATACGGCAGGTAACAGTGAAGAGGATCATTGTCTGTCTCCTTATGTGACCATCATATAGGAGAAAGATTATTAGTCAAGAGCCTTTTTGCTATAGACATTTGTTTGGGTCTACCATATAAGGAGTTATCAAGAGGAGATAGTCCAATGCATTAGGCGATAGGCTCAGCATAGACAGGAACCATATAGTAAGAGAAAACATTAGGCTGTTGACATATAGGAGGCTACAGTGTAACAGTTAGGGCGTCGGGTCAGGAAGCCAGGACCCACATATTAGAGAGATGTATAGTTAGAGAAGACTATCAATACTGAGTTCAGGTTGGTGTTTGTAGTCGGGATTGGAAGGGTGGAGTCCGAAAGGATGTTGAAGCCCTCCTTTCTTTTATTCAGGCCTGTTAACTATCTTTGTTTACACTAATGAGTAATGTTAATGCCAATAGTTAACCATTTCAGTCATAGGAATAGGCCGGGTTGACTACCGACCTTTTCTCCATTATCCAATAATGATTTCGCCTTGGCTGTAATAGACTTCCTGAATGTCGTCAGTGTCGCCATATTCCGGGTCAACTATAGCCACATCCTGGTCGCCGTGTTGGTCGATCATTTGTTCCAGACGTGCGATCAGTTCGCTTGCCTTCACGTTTGCCTCCTTAGTATTCGAATCGAACACCGGCATTGACACCACGCCATTTGTCGTGGACTGGCCGGACATTCATCGCGCCCAGTGCTGCCAGTTCCTGCTGGAGTCGACCGAGATCGTAAGGCTTGTATTGCCCGTAAATCTTGTATGTGCGGCCGTGGACGATGCGCTGGGTGTAAAGCTTGTAGCAGTTGAGCCCCAGGTTATTGAGGGCTTGACGAGCGAGGATCGAACCGGGAAGTGCCATTACCTATCTCCTGTGTATGTCAGTCGTATAGTGTATATTGGCCGACAATGCAAGAGGTTTTTTCAGTAAGTTATCAGTTGACTCCTGAACTTCAGGCCATCATTGGTATATGTCCTGGGCAGTAGAGGATTTGGTGTGTTCAGTATATCGTCGATTTCGATCGGCACGAATGATATCCGGACGAATGTCCTCTGAGTTCCTGTCGTGCTCGACGGGCGGCGATGTAGGATATAGGGGTCCATACAGTAGACAGTTTCGTCATCTGCCTTCTGGACTTCTTCGACGAACTGTTCCAGATAATGGTTAATGTTGTGGACCCTGGGGTCGAAATCGTCTGGGAATGTCACATTCAGGTCGGCGAATTCGGTCGCATCCGTGTTGGCCCAAATGTAATTCTGTTCGGGGTTGTGAGGTGTCTTGGTAGAGAAACCATCAACGTGCCATTCGTCGTCTCTCTTGCTCTTCACAATGCCGTGGCGAACGGTCACGTAACAGTAGGGATGATTGGCATTGATCGCCTTCTGATGCTCTTGGGCGAGCTTTATCAACGGCATTACCCAGTCGAGTTCGTCTGGGATTTGATAATCACCTGCTGACCGGATGACCATCCTGAGAATATATTGTTCATCAGTTGGTGGCGTGAGGTCAAGTCGACCAAGACTCAAAGGACCGCCAGCTGTCTGGAAATCCTTCAAGTTAACCAATCTATGTGCCCGCTGGTCGAGCATTAGATCTCCTCAAACCCTAAGGGCATAACGAGCATCTTTTTCGTGCCATTGACGACCACAATGTCGCCGACGCTCGTGCTGGTGTGTGCCGTATTGGGGATGGCCAAGCATTCGATACCAGCAGGCGGATAACCGTTGCCACAATCGAAGGCAACGTCGAGATCGTCGCTCTGGATAACGTAGGCGGGCTGATAGTAGCCATCCAGCATTAGCCGGTTGAACATTTCCTGGCGCTCGGGCTGGCTGATGCGATTGGGCATCATTACGTTGATGGCGTCCTCGCCCTGAAGTTCCCGGCTGGTGTAGTGGAAGATGACCATCGAACCCATCGTGTGTCTCCTTGTGTTGTGCCACCCTTATATGGAAAATGGTGGCCACTGTCAATGGAAAAAATCAGTCTGGGTTGTATTCCCACCCGTATTTGATACGGTGTTCATCCAATTTCCGGGCGGCAGCTTTCCATTCTGGAGTGCGAACTGAACCAGTTTCCATATAGGCTTGGCCGCAAGCATCGTGAAGGGCGTCGCGTTCGTCTTGGATGTGCTGAGGCTGATCTTCGAAGCGCATTAACCGTCTCCTTGTTACCAGACCCTCTTAGCAGAATCTGGTAACTGGTCAAGGATTATTTTCGGTTGACGGAGTTATTCTTCTCCGCCAAATCCTTCTTCACCTTCCGGCCATTCCAGCTGGGGCCAGTAGTAGATGCGAGCGCGCATCCCCATATCGTCTTCCCGGGGAGCATCCAGATCGAAGAGATCCATATTGCCGTTGTTCCGGTCAGCCAGGGCCAGGGCAAGTGTCCAGGCGGTGGTGTATTCCAGCACGACGCCAATGCAGCTCTTGCCATACATACCACGGCCGCTGTAGCTGCGGACTTCCAGCTGGATGTTGCCATCTTCGTAGACTTCGCGGAGCAGGTTGAGAAACGATTCGGAAGTGACCATCTTGTGTCTCCTTGTTACCTGACTCTTGTAGCAGAATCAGGTAACTGGTCAAGAGAAATGTTTAGTTGACAATCACTTCCAAAGACGCCGCACTAGTTGCGTCAATGACGCCCTGTTCGATGGCTGCCTCGAGGATGATCTTGTCCATTATCGGATCGACTTTTGCAGCGATGCGATCGAAATGAGTGCGCTGGTGACGGCCGGAGCCGCTGCGATAGTGAGACATACGAACGCCGAAATGGTATCCAATCTCTGCCGCGCGGTTCATTCCGCCATTGTTGAAGATATCGTAGTAGGCATTGCCAGCCGTGCGAAGCTTTTCGAGCTTCTTGTTCTTGCTGCGCGAGTGTTGGCACTTGCCTTCGATTGGGATCAAGCCGTTCAGAGCATCATAGAGCATCTGGTATTTGCCAGTGCCATCCCAGTAGCTGTTTCCTGATACGAGCATCTTGCATCTCCTTCGTTACTCCATCTTTTTAGCAGATCTGGTCACAGAGTCAATGAGAAAAAAGCAGTTGACAGAACATTTTGTTGGGCGTATAACGGCAGAGTTCAAGCAACACCGGGTCAGACGCTTAGCCGAAGCCGGTGCCAAGTTGGGCATTTTAGTAAGAACTGACTGAGTAGTGGAGCCAGAAATGGTCGATGAAGCGAAAGGCAGTATGGTTTGAGAGCGCCAGGAAGTGAAGGTTTCGCCCTGCGGATGGTTGCTTGGAAGGGGGCCTTGTGTCCCCTTCACCCATCTTAGCCAACCACTGTTAACTTTACTAATTAACGTTAACACGACTCTGACCAGACTAATCTTTTTTTGTTGACTCATATCAAAGATATGTTATCAGGAGACAACAGAAGGAGATGTTGAGATGGCCCGCAAGATCGAAACCGCCGC